GAATCCAAGGTGTTCAAGGTTTGCAGGGTCTCCAAGGTCAACAAGGTATCCAAGGTGTACAAGGCAAGCAAGGTACACAAGGAACACAAGGAATCCAAGGTGTTCAAGGCAAGCAAGGTACACAAGGAATCCAAGGTGTTCAAGGTCGCCAAGGTGTTCAAGGCACGCAGGGAATCCAAGGCATTCAAGGTCTGCAAGGTCTCCAAGGTCAGCAAGGAACACAAGGTACACAAGGAATCCAAGGTGTTCAAGGTCTCCAAGGAGAGCAAGGTGTTCAAGGTCGCCAAGGTCGCCAAGGTCGCCAAGGTGTTCAAGGCACGCAAGGAATCCAAGGCGTTCAAGGTCTGCAAGGTCTCCAAGGAGTCCAAGGCAATCAAGGTACGCAAGGAATCCAAGGTGTTCAAGGCAAACAAGGTACACAAGGTACACAAGGAATCCAAGGTGTTCAAGGAAAACAAGGTACACAAGGAATACAAGGAATCCAAGGTCGCCAAGGAATCCAAGGTGTTCAAGGCAAGCAAGGTACACAAGGTACACAAGGAATCCAAGGTGTTCAAGGTTTGCAGGGTCTCCAAGGTCAACAAGGTATCCAAGGTGTACAAGGCAAGCAAGGAACACAAGGTACACAAGGAATCCAAGGTGTTCAAGGAAAGCAAGGTACACAAGGAATCCAAGGTGTTCAAGGCAAGCAAGGTACACAAGGAACACAAGGAATCCAAGGTGTTCAAGGTTTGCAGGGTCTCCAAGGTCAACAAGGTATTCAAGGAATCCAAGGAAAACAAGGAACACAAGGAATACAAGGAATCCAAGGTCGCCAAGGAATCCAAGGTGTTCAAGGCAGACAAGGAATCCAAGGAATCCAAGGTCGCCAAGGAATACAAGGTGTTCAAGGCAGACAAGGAATCCAAGGAATCCAAGGTCGCCAAGGAATCCAAGGAATCCAAGGTAAGCAAGGCACGCAGGGTATTCAAGGTATAGAAGGTAATAGCGGAAGCGAGATAATACTTGAAACTATTGGCAGACAATCGGCAAATACGCTTTTTGTTCAATTTAGACCGAGTTCAAATATTCCAGAGTATGATGGCGATAATAATTGTTATATACATTTTAACGATAATGTAACTATCATATTCAATCACGCATTTAATCACGACAAGTCTTATGTGTCGGACGATTCAAATGCAACTAATGACGATGCTATGGGTGCGCCGCAAATGTTGGCTATATTTAATACAATAGATGGCGAAAAACCGTTATTTGAGGGAGTTGCTGCGAATGCGTATGTCCCGATTATGTATCGCGCACGCTTTGAGGAATTGGATAAAAATAATGTTAGACTTGTTGATAGTCTTCCCGTAATTGGTATAGACCCGATAACTGCGGAGAAATATGCAATAGGTATATACGGGACTTATGAAAATGGTGCAAGCGATGAAGAATGGTCTGATGTTTACAGTGCGGAAGCGTATGATTTGTCTGAAAGCGGTATTGAGGAACACCATTTCATTTATGAAAAATCATTTTATGGAAGTAACCATTCAACCAATTTCAAATATGGTGTTGGTGACGATTATGACGCTATATATAGTGGATGTAACACACAATCCTACACGTATTCGTTGCAAGGCATAAGCTGTGGTAATCCAGAATTGAAAGCATATCTTGAAAGTGTGTTTAGCAAAAATGACGATGTTGTGCTTCCGTGCCTTACAAAAATAGGTCATTTTGATACAATACATACATTTGATACTCAAAACATTGAAGAAAGTCAACAGAATACGTCTGATGATTTGAATACTCTTATCAACCATCTTATCAATATAAGTGGTGACTATTGTATTACTGATGCAGACGACTTTACTTATAGGGGTGGTACAAGTCCGAGTAATGTTGTGAAAACGCACTTGGCTAAACCTGCATTTTTGGTTTTGAGAACCACGCATTTGTACCAAGTTGACAATTGGGGAAGTATGTTCACCAATCCTATGTTTATTGATGTTGAGGTTCAAAAGAGTGGATATACAGCGAAAAATATAACCCAAATAAGAAGTTATATATCGGGTGGTATTGGCGATGATTGGTATAAGTATAATGACTATGGATTGAGACCGAGTATGGGTGGACAAGCGAAATTGTATCGTGACTATCAACTCAATCTCTTGAACCCTGGTTCATCTCTCGGAGACAGAAACAAGGAATGGAAAAACACTTGGTCAAAGATAGACAATGACGGATTGTTTGGAAATCGTGTGTTTAATGGACTTGCCAATATATTTGGCAAACTTGGAGGAAGTTTCCCGCATTTGGATACACACGTATCCGAGGGATATACTACTGATTCCGTTGACAAACTGATAAAACTTTGGGAAATTGTGTCGTATAATTATTACAATGGCGGCGAATACAATGAGACATTGGGTCCAGGCACGGGAATATTTCCGATTGATAAAAAATACAGAACGAAAAACGGTTTGATAGAATTATCAAATGTTGAAAATGAGGATTGGCGTGCATTGGTTTTAAATATGAACCACAATACCAATGGTGCGGCATTTGCCCTTAACGGAACAACTTTAAGGACTGAACGTATATGGCAAAATACACAAGCCACACTTAATGCTGCTATTGTCGGAACATACAACTCTTATTATCAAGGTAGATTGGGTGGTGTGAATACGCCGTTCATATTTGGTTTTGATGCCCTTTGGAATTATCTTGAAAATTATCTGTATGGCTCAAGTTATGTTTCAAATCCATATTTGTCACAAAACTTTTGGCATATGGTTGATAGGGGATACATCAGTGTTGGATATTGGAAAGATTTAGACCATTCTTACGGTGATTCGTTGCCTTATGACTTTGGGGGAAGTGCGCTTGGTATGAATACAACGCCTCCGTCTGACGGTAGCGGTAAATTGCGTGAATATTTTTGGAACGGTAGCCATACTGGTGAATTGATATGTCCTTGGCGATATCTGTTCAACAGTAACCATACCGATTGGAATCCGTGTTTGAAGTTGAAACGCGATGTTAGAAGTACATCTAATGTCAATTCGGGTCGTGGATTCAGAATTTTCTCTTGGTTTAACGGAAAACATACAACGTCTCCAGAAACAAACAATTTCAAGAATTATAGGAACAGCAGCAATGTGAATTATAGACTGTTCTCAACCAATAGCAGTCAAAGTTTGTGCTACAGTTACACTATTATTGAAATTCCTCTTAACTATGAAGACGCAAGTTTAAATTCAGCAAAGGGCGGTGAAGTTAGCGGATATATCAGCGGCGTAAAGAGCGGCGGTGAAGGTCAATCACAAATTGCGAATATAAACGAGATTAACTTTGACGGATGCTGCTGTGATAATGTGCTTATCGCCACAAGAGTTGACAGTACAACAAATAGGTTTAATTTAAGAGCGATTTCGGGTTCGTATCCATTGAACAGAAACGACAAATTTACTGTAATATTCAAAGATACGTATGATAATGCTCTTGACAGACCTATGATGTTCATAGACGGCGATAACGACATTGATATATTTGGTTCAGATGTTGATGTTTCAAATAACACAACTCATCCGATAACTACTTTGGCTGTTGTGTATAAGAATACAAAAATCAATGGTACTAACCCGACAAAATCATTACCCGCTCCATTTATGGGAATTTCACCTATAAATGGCAACGAAATCAGTATAACGGCATATTCTTCTTCTGACGCTGCATTGCGAAGCGGAGAAGTACATACATTCATATATGAAAAATGTTTGTATTATAAGCATAATAATTGCGCTTACAACTACGGCGGTAACGGTAAGAATTGTGCAACTATGTGGTCAAACGGCGTGGAGTTGGCTAACTGCTCTTGGCTTGGTGAAAGCGGTAACAGTTCAGATGCAAACAGTATGGTTATAACCGCCGCAATTAAAGTCGGTGACTTCGATACAGCGGGCAGCGGCGGTGGCGGCGGTGGCGAACAAGGTACGCAAGGAATACAAGGAGTCCAAGGTGTTCAAGGTCTCCAAGGTAAACAAGGCAGACAAGGCGTTCGCGGCTATCAAGGTTATCAAGGTGTCCAAGGTACAAGCGGCGGTGGCGGTTTGGAAGTCATTCTTCGCACAACAAAGGTTCATAACAATGTCTTCACTGTTGAGAGTGTATCTGGAATTTATCCTATTATAATAGAGCGGAACACAGTTGTTCGCATTCAGTTCAACCATAGTTTTGACCACGATTATCACGGTATGGGGTATAGTGAGCCGCAAATAATGTTCATAAAAGCATTGGATGAAAACCTTATTATATTCAAACTTGATGACAATAGTGACTTTGATATTGGAGCATCGGATAATGAATTACCGTTATTCTATAGATATTATTGGGATAGAGGCAATGGTTTTATGGGCGTGCCTGCTCCGATAATAGGAATAGACCCATTCAGCGGCGAAAACTATGCGATAGGTGTTAAGGGATTACAAGGTTTGACAAGAGGTGATACACCCGCCCCGTTGTCCACACACGAATTTTTGTACACGTGTGATGTTAATTTCATCTTTAGCATTTCGGTTAATGGTCTTTATTATGGAAATTCTATGTATGGAACGGCTGCATATTATGACGGTTCTGCCGTTCCGTTCGAGTATGAGTTTAATTTGGAACATATGTCAGAAAATGTGGGTTCTGAAGCAAACACAGTAATTCGTTGGATGGAAATGGATTGTTATGGTCGCACTCGTCATTATGTTCCAACGCTTACGAAAGTCGGACATTTCAACACAGACCATTATATAAGAAGTTCTAAATCGAAAAAGGGTGCGTCCGCGCTTTATTCGGAAGAATCTGTCAACTTGGATACTCAAAACACATTGTCCTGCTCAACATCAGACACCAATGCGTCTTACTTGTATGCCGCAGTTGAAACGGGTAAGGAAACAACGTTGAATGTTGACCTCAATGTCAACAACACATACGAGAATTATCTGTGTATCCAAAACAACGGAAAGACTGACTTGGATGTGGTGTTCAGCAGTGTCAAGTTCGGTGACGCAAAGAGTGTTGTAACGAAAGTCCCGTACACAAACGGCGTTGTTACAATCGCGGCAGGACGCTGTGTTGAGTTCTCAATCATAGGTCAAGAAGGCGGTGATGTCGTTGGAAGCAATAACGCTCTCGTTGTTGTGAAGATGAGCGACCCGATGTCAAGTATCACATTGGGGGAGATTGAAAAATAATCGGGAAACAGCCCGTTTTGACTTGAATTGTCAAAACGGGCATTTCATTAAAAACAACGAATATAAATATATCATTAAATAATTGAAATTATGAAAATAATCGTATTTGACAACGACAGCGATTTTGAGTTCTACTGCTTGAAACCGAAATATGAAATCAACCAATCCGAAATTTCGGGTACTCTCTACTATGATTTGGCATTCACAGACACATACATCAAAGACGTTAAGGACGGCGTTATGTTCTGCATAGACGACCCGAAGTCAAAGGTCGTGAAACGCGGCTGTGTCACAAGGGGTGTCGTATCAAAGAGGGTTGACAATTTGCTTGACGTTGAGGCGGAAGACCTCCAGATTCTTTACAGAAACGCCGAAATCGAAAGATACACATTGAGAAACAATAATAAATAACAATGAAAATACTTAACACGAAAGACTACGAAAGCGAATTGCTCGAAGGCAGAAATTCTGTCGGAGCAAAGTTGGGCAACAGCACGGAAGTGATTGACCCCGATAAGCCTGCGGGTGAAAACGAAACCATTGCAAGTATCGGCAAGACTGTTGTCAAACTTGACAACTATGACGACTTCGAGGGAAAGCGTGCAGACAAGAACCCGTCACACGGTATGTTCTCTGTTGACGCTCCGTTGGAGTACAGCAAGAAACTGTTTACCGACAAGAAAGTTTGGAACGACAACCTTGAGGATTTGTTTGACGCAATCAAGGGTAAATCCGATTTCTTCGTTCAAGGTGAAGCGGGTTGGGCTAAAACCGCCCTCATTACACAAATGGCTAACAAGTGCGGATATACCGTTATCACGGTTTATTTGGACAAGGCTGTACCAGAGGATTTGGACGGACTTCCTGCCGTCAGAGAGGACAAGAACAGACAGAGCGGAATCGTGCAAGTGCGTGCGCTTCCCGTTTGGGCGCAGTATATGCTTGACCGCCCCAATGAAAAATTCCTCTTGTTCTTTGACGAAATGAACCAAGCAACAAGTGACGTTATGCACTCACTTATGCCTATCGTTCTGAAGCACGTCATCGGCGGTATCGAATTTGACAACTACTTCTGTGGCGGTGCAGGTAATATGAGTTATGAGGATAACACCCTCGAATCAATCCCGAAGGCTCTTATGAGCCGTATGGGTGGTGCGCCTATCACTTGGATTACGGGTACTCCCGAAGCGTGGAAAGAGGCGTTTGAATACCTCCACGGCGAATGGGACAACCAAATCTCAAAGGAAGTTGTCAGCGCATTTGAGAGACACGCAACCATTTTCGCAAGCCCGCGTGACATTGAAAAGAACATCTTTAAGAATGTCGCAACAATCAAGAACTCATTTGACGAGGACGATGAGTTCAACGAAAGAGACCGTGTTTCTGTCGGTTCTTTGGAACGCCGTATCAAGAGGCAGACCAACACAGTCGAAGGCAGACAGTACAATATCGGTGAGGGCAACGAATACACCGATGCCATCGCAAGCCAAGTTAGGGAACTTGCCGAGAAATGCTACGACTTCATCAACGGAAGCAGCAGCGGCAGAAAGTTCAATGAAGAACCCGAACAGCAGGCAGACGAAAACGCCCCTACATTTGACAAGGACGAAATCAAGAGCATCATTGACTTGATTGTGTTCGGTGAAATGTCAGTCAGCGAGGACGACCCCGACACAATGGCCCCGATTACCCACGAGACAATCTTCGATTTCTTCCCATCAATGAACAAGGAACTCCTTAACTTCATTGACAAACAAATGGCTAAAGAGGGCAAGGAATGGATGTATCCGCACAACGAAGATGCCGTTAAGACGGGTAAGTGGACTCTTGACGAACTTGAATAACAAATAAAAACTTTGAGAAAGTGCCGTCTTTAAGGCGGCATTTTTTTCAATTTTTATTATATTGCACTGAACACAGTTTCTAAAATAATTGACAATATGAACAATTGGCAAAAATCAATATCAAAGATAAAGGACGAGCATACCGCTTGGAGATTCGACTTTACGAAATATCTTGACCAATCAACAAGATATAACGGGTTTCGTTTCTTTTGGGAACTTATACCTATGATTACGTTTGTCACGGGTCATAAGGGAATCGCTTGGACTGATAAGGATGTGAACATTTTTCTCAACATACCGCACGATAAAGTGCCTATGGACGATGAAAAGTGGGAGTTCATATACTATCACGAGTGTTTGCACCAAATGTACGAGACATTTGCTGTTGAGGATACCATCAAAAGCGAGTTTGGCAGTTGCAACCACGATTTGCTCAATGTGGCGAGTGATGTCGTAATCAACGATTATGTCAAGACCCGCTGCAATCTTGAATATCCTACCGATGGTCTTATGACACCCGAATACATCAAGGAGAAATTCGGCGTGGAATACGACAGAAAGACCGATGACCAATATGCTCTTTATATGAAACTCAAAGAGGTTGAGGACAAAATTGTTGACGACCCTCTTGTTCAACAGATGCGTGAGAACGCCCCTATTGTTGACATTGACGGCGGTGGTGATGTGAAGATTCCAAAAACGGTCAAGTTGCCGACAACAAGCGAGTGGAAAAAAGGAAGCAAGGAAGCGAGAAAGGCTATCAATGACATTCTTCAGAAATACTGTGACGGTATCAAAAAACAGTCCAATGGCAGAATCTCTGTAAACGATACATTGACTGCTATGAAAAAGGCTGCTGAAGAAATTGAAAAACTCGCAAAGGGTAAGTTGAAACCGACAGTAATCCAAGTTCCGCCAAACGAATCTGCGCATTATGTTATGAACTCCGCTATGTTCATAGGTGAGTCTGACGATACGAAGAAAGAGATTTCTCCCGAATATCAGACATACGAACAAGGTTGGGATTATGCCGTTAAAGACGTTCTCAATCAAATTAGCCAAATGATGCAAGGTTTGATGGGCGGCGGCGGTCCAGGAGGCGGCGGTGGTACGGATGATAATGAACCTATGCACCAAGAAGTTCCCGAAAACGACCCGTCAGAAGAACAACCGTTCCTCCCGCAGACTTTGGGCGGAAGCGGTGGAAAAGGCGACCCCGATGAAGACGATAAGGATTCAAAGGATTTAGACCATAATGACGTTTCCGATATGAACGCTGACGAGGCTGCTGACGAGGCGCAGAATGCCGCAGACAAAGCAAAGGATAATGCTGACGGCGCACAGAGTTCCGCAGATTCCGCACAACAGAACGCAGATAGTGCCGCTTCTGATGCTGAAAGCGCAAAGAACCAACACGGAGAGGATTCAAGCGAATACAAGAAAGCGAAGTCCAAGGCTGACAAAGCGCAGAAGAATGCCGACAAAGCAAAAGACGCTGCTAAAAAGGCAAAGGAAGCCGCAGATAAGGCGCAAGATTCCGCTGACAAAGCAAAGGACGCTGCAAGCAAAGGTGACACCGATGGGGCAAAAGACAACGCAAGAGACGCGCAGAAGGCTGCTGACGAGGCTGCTGACGAGGCTTCAAAGGCGGAAGATGCCGCAAACGGCAAGTCAAAGAAAAGCGGTCACAATGACGTTTCCAATATGAGTGCCGATGAAGCGGCTGACGAAGCGCAAGACGAAGCAGACCAAGCAAAAGAAATGGCTGACGGCGCACAAGAGGCTGCTGACAACGCACAGAGGGCTGCTGATTCCGCTGCTATGGATGCTGAACGCGCAGGCACGGAACACGGCAAGGATTCAAGCGAATACAAGAAAGCGAAGTCCAAGGCTGACAAAGCGCAGAAGAATGCTGACAAGGCTAAATCCGCTGCTAAAAAGGCAGGCGAATCCGCAGACCAAGCGCAGGACGCTGCTGACGCTGCAAAGGATGCTGCCGACAAAGGCGATACTGACGGCGCAAGAAACAATGCGAAGAAAGCGCAAAAGGCTGCTGACAAAACCGCTGACGAGGCTGCAAAGGCTGCTTCAGCAGAGAAAGAATCAGAAACCGAAACCGCCCGTGAAAACATCGGAGACGGTGAAGAAAATGTTGTCGGAAATGCAACCGAGGTTAATTGGGAAAGCAGCAGCCGAGACAAAGGTTGGGCTTGGAGTCAAGAAATGGAAGACAACATTCAACGCTACGCCGAAAAACTTGGCGATATGACTTCCGAGGATGCGAAGAATGTCATTAAGAAATTCGCCCGTTCAGCGGACGGCGCACTCGGCGAGTTCGTGCGCAAATGCGTTTCAAGCGAGGAAAAGAACAAGAAAGGTATAATTGTTCAAACTCCTATGCACAAGAGAAACGTGTCTTGGGCTGAAAAATTCAGCGAGAGTATAAAGAACACGGTTAAGCAGTATGTGAAAAGGCGTACAACCGAATGGTATGCCACTTACAGAAAGCCGAACCGCAGGCAGGGTGTTGTCAAGGATGACAGTTTCTTGAAGAAAGGCAAGATGCGCAAGAAAGACAAACTCACGATTTCTGTCGCTTTCTACATTGACATTTCTTCCTCTATGGACTCTTCATCAGTCCGTAACATATTCGACTATGTTTACAAGTTGAACGACAAGATTTACAAGCAGTACAAAGGCAACGAGGTTGTTGAAGATACCGTGTTTGACTTCTACTCATTCAACAGTTCCGTCCATAAGGAGAAACGACCCAATATTCCGAGACCGAATGGCACGACACTCCCGCTCCTTGAACTCATCAAGGAAATTGAGAAACTGTCGTTTAACCATATGATTAACGTGATTATCACGGACGCGGAAATGGGTAACTTCCCGACAGCGAAAATTAAGGCTGAAATGAAGAGTCTCCCAGGCAACATAGTGTTTATCACCGACAACACGGAGGTTGTGTCAGTTCTTTCGCCGCTTACGAGCATAACCACTTTCGGTTCAAATAAGAAGTTTGACATAATCACAGTGCCGCACGGATTCAAGATAAGCGACAAAGACTTCAAGCAGGTATAGCCTGCCATACATAAAGCAAAGGCGCACAAAATTGTGCGCCTTTTTTATTGTTTGCCTTTATTATTTATCGGTTTCCGCTTTCTTTTTGTCTTTCGCGTGGTGTTCGGCGTAAGCCTCTATCAGATATTCGACAATCTCGTGTCTGTGGTTTTCTTTTAGTTCGATGTTCACCATATCGGGTATCTTCTCTGCGCATTTGCACATAAACTTGAATCCGCTGTCGGTTCTGTGCTTCAAGTCAACCTGCGACACGTCACCACATATAATCATTTTCGAGCGGAGACCGATTCTCGTGACTATCATTTCCATCTGCTCGTCAGTTATGTTCTGCGCCTCGTCCACAATGACGCAGGCATCCAAGAAAGTCAGACCCCTCATAAACGATACGGGTACTATTTCCAATGTGCCGTCATTGAGCCATTGTTCGACAAGGTATCTCTTGTCTTTTCCCAACAGCAGATAGAAGTTTTGATATATCGGCTGAAGCCAAACATCCATTTTGTCACGCACGGTTCCAGGCAGGAATCCTATATCCTCCTTTGACACGGTGGGTCTCGTCACTACTATTTTCGTGAACTCCTTTTTCATAAGCCCATCCAATGCGATTTGGCAGGCGAGCAAAGTTTTGCCCGAACCCGCTTTTCCGTGCAGCACGCTTATTGTGTTGGCTAAAATAATGTTCTTGGCTTCCTTCTGCTCGTCATTCAGTTGGATGCCGAATTTGAATGATTTTTCACTCATAGGTGGAATAATGTTTTTGTGTTGGATTGGGGAGGAAACGGGCGTTTCCTCCATAAGTTCTGAAAGTTCTCTTCTTGATACTTTTGTCATATTGTATTTATAACCGAAAAAGGTCTGAAAACAGTTCGTATAAATAAAACAGCGAAATCGCCCGTTATAAATAAAAACGGTAAAATTGTCCTTTATAAATAAAAACGGAAATTCAACCGTTATAAATAAAAACGGCGAAATTGCCCGATATAAATAAAAAAAAGAAAAAACCGCACAAAATGAGAAAAATGTCCGATATTCGACCAACTTCTGCATACTTGACAGTGTGCCAATTGTGGCTGCAATCAAGTAAACAGAATCTCTTTGGGGCGTACAATGTTGACGAATGTTGTCCGTAAAAAGATATATCGTACAGATACACAATAAGTTGGCGGTATATCAAAAATGTACCGCCAATTTTTTTTGAGTTTTTTTCGATTTTTGTTCGTTGTTTTTGGAATTTTTATTATATTATACCGTAATCGTTCTTTGACATAATGAAAACCACCGATACCGCAGTTGAAATTTTTGAGCGGTTTTTCGGAAATTTTTATTATATTAGGAACAACGGCTCTTTGATATGATGAATGACGGAAGTCATAGGAAGAAAAAAGTTTTGCGACTTTCCGAAATTTTTATTATATTAGGGCATAAGGTTCTTTGTAATGATAAAATCTGCGAGAGAAATTGTTAATGTCAGAATTTTTTATTATATTACATCGAACAGAGTTCTTTGACATATTGGCGAGAAGGCACTATAAGGAAAACATAGTACGACAACGGCATAATCGGAGTAATCCGAGAACGCTGTTGGTCGGAAGAATCAGACGGGTCTGAAGTCCATCGTGTTTCGGCACGTTGGACTTGAAAGACCTACTTCGCAGTTCCTGCGTGAAGAGCGCAGGCAACTTGGAGTGCATCAGAGGAGTAATCCTCTTTGGCGGGAAACCCCGATGTAGAACAACCCTAAAACGGTGGACACCCTTTTGGTTAAGGAAGTAAATTGTGGATAGGAATAAGATACACCACAAGCACTAAACAATACGGTGCAAGGGCAATACCGTGCTAAATTGAGATAAACACGATGCCAATCGGAGCAAAGAAGTAGTGTTACTGTTACGCAATATACAGAATCTCATAAACGTGTAGAGAACATAGAGGTTGCACCTATAGTCAGAACTGTATCGCAAGTGGGTAGAGCGGGTATGACCCTTAATAACTCGTTAAATGCAGGCTTGCGGTAACTTGCAAGCGTTTCTGATATGGTGATAATATGCCCCAGACCACAACGTAGGAGTAGAAAGGAAGCCAACCCAAATGATTATACGGTGATTGGGTTACGAATACGGCTATGGTAACATAGAGTGGCAGGCAAAATCTTCAGCCTATTGCTGCGAAGTAAATTCATCTTTGGCGGCGGTACAGAACCGCTGTCATCTATCGGCACACAGCCCCCGTAACTCGGCGGCAGCAGCCGATTCTCCATCGGCGGGCACAATCCGCCGCACACCAAATCCCCGTTGAAACGATATATACGGGTTGCAACTGTCAGCGGAGTAGGTGCTGAACACACTGACAGCCAAAGTACCGAAAGCCTAACGATTGGCGAGATAACGATTCAAGTCCAAGAGGCATTCCGAGATGTCGTGGGAAACCGTCCGACATAGCGGAGACACTTACAATTACACGTAGGGGGTTTGCTAATTACATTTCGCAGTAAACCCAACACGGCGGTTTACTTATGTGCTATGACCTTGGCGATTGACTGCGTTTCCGCTTATAGGAGAACAGCAGAGCAGTGGCGAGAAAATGTAAAAACTGGCGCAGTGACGCTTTCGCTTACACGTTCTACATTATCCAACGGTCACATTAGAGGCGATTGTGTCGCCTTGTGTCATAGCATATATGATTTATACATAAATAGTCCTATCGGCAAGTGGTTTAAGCCACCACACTCTCAATGTGGAGTCACGGGTTCGAATCCCGTTGGGACGACAAATTCAAAAACCAAAGTTATGGATTCTGATACGATTAGACTTATCAAGAAGATGGAAGCCAACGCATTCTATCCTACATTCCCCGAAAAGGAATTTCGGTTCTACGACAAGAAGGTAGCGGAGGAAATTGCAAAGAGCGGGAAGAAAGAAATGAGAAAACTTCTGTCGAAGTTCAAACTTAAAAAATAGTCCTATCGGCAAGTGGTTTAAGCCGTCACCCTTTCACGGTGGAGTCACGGGTTCGAATCCCGTTGGGACTACACTTCTATTCCGTAGTTGGTACTTCACACCACTCGTATATTGAAGCCATTTTACGCTGTTTTATGGTAAAAAACCGCCCCGTAAGCAGTTTTGGGTGAAGAACCGCTCTTTTTGCGTATATCGGGTTAGATGCGCACGGCTCTTTTTGATGGTTTTTCGAGTTGGTTAGGTAGTATGTGCGATTCGGCGGTGAAGTCGTTGGGGCGTGCGACAAAAACCTTTTTTTCTTTGGGCCAGTAGTTCAGTTGGTAGAACGCCTGCCCTGCAAGCAGGATGTCGTGGGTTCGATTCCCATCTGTGTCCACAAGGTGTAAATCAATCTCTTTACCCGCACCCGAAGACGCATATCTTCAACAGTATAAAGAAGGGGCAGAGGTCACGGCATCGGAAAGCGGTGCTAATTTTGGGCCAGTAGTTCAGTTGGTAGAACGCCTGCCCTGCAAGCAGGATGTCGTGGGTTCAATTCCCATCTGTGTCCACAAAGGTGTTTACAGCAGACCATAAAATCAACTGTTTCATTTATAATCATTCGTTGCTTACAAAGCACCTTGTGAAACAGTCCTATAGTTCAACGGATAGAACGGGGGTTTCCTAAACCTCTGATGCAAGTTCGATTCTTGTTAGGACTACCAATGATAGATTGGGATAATACTATTAGTTAATGGTTTCATTGTACAAAGCAGTCTTGTCGGCTACCTCCGATTGCCGACAAGAAACGGGGGTGTAGTTCAGTCGGTAGAACGGCGGACTGTTAATCCGTAAGTCGCAGGTTCGAGTCCTGCCGCCCCCGCAAAGCCGAGGTTGTGGTTCCAGCAGCCCGCGTGAGGCGCAAGTAGCGCGGTTGCAAGAGGTGTCGTGTCCGAGCAGTCCGCAAGGAAATCGTGGCGTTTAACCACGTTGCACGGTTGGCACGGCTTAATAAGATTGGATGAGGGTCGGACAACGAGTGTCCGATGTGTAGGCTTTAATCTTTCCGTAGTTCAACGAATAGAACGTTAGTTTACGGAACTAAAGATTGGGGTTTGAATCCCTGCGGGAAGACTAAAAGGTGCATACAGCAAACTATAACAGCATCAAACTTTTAATTTGAACTTCGCTAAACCAAGCACCTTGTTTTTCTTTGACTGCTGATTTTTTTTGTATTTTTCATAATTGTAGAGAAAAGATGTATGCAGCAATCCACGGAACGCAAATGAGTTTCTTTCAGCATCTTGTTTCTTTTGTAAAATGCAAAAAATCAAAAAGATATATGAACTCACGCGGTTCTGGCCCCTTGGCGCAGTTGGTTAGCGCAACTGACTCATAATCAGAAGGTCGTAGGTTCAAGTCCTACAGGGGCCACTTGTGGGAATGCGACCGAGACTGTAAAGCCAACTTCGTTTCCAACGACACAAAGTGCAGTTTTTATGATATAAGTAATAAACGAGAATGTCTATCGGCTCTCAATCAGCATTGCTGACGGCTTTTGCCCCGCCGAGTTTTATGGTTTCCTGCACTTTTTTCCGATGGCTGAATAGCATAAACGGAAATGCGTCAATGCCGAAGTCAAGATGTGGGGTGTGGTGACACATCACCGTTCTGAAAATGGGGCGGGTATAATTCTGAAAAGTCGGGTTATAATGTTCGTTTTTCACGGTTGTTAGTCAACCACCCGATGAAATAGGCTCTTGCTTTGGCGAAGATTCAGAGGTTCGATTCCTCTGTCAGCCTCAAAGATACACACAGCAATCATTAAATCATAAAAAATTGTTGTTTAAGTTTTTTACCACAGTATCTTGTTTTCTTTATAATGGGAGATAGTGTAACGGAAGCACACGTAATTTTTCGGTTCTTGTCAAAGAATTATGCAGCAAACAATAAAATTTGCTTTTGGGTAGCCGTGGTGTGGGTTCGATTCCCGCTCTCCCAACAAAACGGAGCATTAGGCTTAATGGTAAACTGACGGACTGTCTATCCGATGTTACGGGTTCGAATCCCGTATGTTCCGCAAACGAAGTGACGTTTAATGCTGTATAAGCGGAATTTTCCTGCGGCTCGAAAGTCGCGAATTTCGTGTCGCTGAAAGCAACCTATCCTTTGTCAGTATCTGTAGTGGCGAAGCATTGGTGAGATTCCAATGTGGAGATGTCGGTCAGAACGTGAGGAAAAACCTCAAGGGCGCGGGTTCGACTCCTGCCAGATACGCAATGTGAACTTATAGTGAAACATCTGTTGGAGGTAGGCTTGAGAGTAGCCATCCTTTAAAGAGTTGCGAGAGGTAGTAACTATATATGCGTGCGCAGCGTTGATTTAGGGTTACAAGAAACACCGTGGCAGGTAACTTGGTCGCTACGGGTCCCCTCACGGAGTCATAAGCACAAATGCCCGATGTCCAATTTTTAGTCTGAAATGGCGAAGTTTCCTTTGGGCGTGACGGATTATTTAGGTGTCGGAGACAAGTATGACAGATAAGGTGCAACAGTACGGGAGGAGACTGCACTTAACATTTAACCATCGTGAATGGTATGGTGGACGGGAAATGACGAAATTCCCGCACGCCGTGGGTGCATCAAGTTAAGCCCACGCTTGAATGTCTGTGGAACAGCCGTTGGAGCATTTGGTGTAAAAACACACAACTGATGTTTTCTTTGACATAAGGGGTTTATAGATACCTACGGCAACCCATACAAAACTCAAACCGAAAAATTTGATTGACAATGTATCTTGTTACCCTTTTTTGATAGGGATATGGTGTAACGGTAGCACAACAGATTTTGGTTCTGTTGGTCAAGGTTCGAATCCTTGTATCCCCGCTAATGCACAACACATAACACATTGCGCAACACAACAATGGGCTATGGTGTAATGGTAGCACAACAGATTTTGGTTCTGTTGGTCAAGGTTCGAATCCTTGTAGCCCAACGATACGGTGAATTGCACACCGTCTATCCAAGTGCAGCAGGCTTGCACCGAAGCCGACAGACACGTGATGAGATAAGTATAATAATTTTGTTGTCGGCTGTTTGGGTGACGAACCCGCAAAAGTGTCAAGTGACATTCCCGTTAGCAGACGGAGAGAGCCGAAGGCGGTAGTCGGTTGCGGAATAGTTCCTAACGGTGGTATCTGCGTGATGGGTCTATCCATTCGCCGAACAAGGGTTTGATACCATATAGCGCAGGAATAACGCCTGCGGTTTGCATCGCGGGTGTTTGTATCAAACAGAAAGGGTTCACCGCAGCAGTGAAAGGTGGTTGAAAGTGTGCAATGCTTTCAATGTGCTGTAACTTATGGGGCGGTAGCGTAGGTGGTTATTTGCGCGTTGGTCTGAAAAACCAAAGGCGGTTGTTCAACTCAACCCCGCCCCACAATAAAGGTGATAACAGCAATTTTTTTAGAACATCAAACTGTAACTTTGAAATGTCTAATTCACCTTGTTTTTTTTGAATGTCTAACAATTAAAAATAGTAGAGATGATTTTCGAGACACTTGACAAACACATTGCGGACGCTATGTTCGAGGAAAAGAACAGCACCGCGAAGTTGAAAACGAATTTTTGGAAAGGCGTTAAGACCGAAATGGTGAACGCCGTCCACAACGGAGTGAAACTTCCGAATGACGAGGAAGAAACGAAGATTCTCCGTTCAATGCTGAAGCGATGCCGCACGGCTGCGCAGGAGTTTGCCAAGGCAGGTGACGATAACAAAGTCGCTGTCGAAAACAGAAAGGTAAACGAGTTCGAGGCTGCTGAACTTGAAAAACTCCTGCCGAAAGAGCCTACCGTTGAGGAAGTGTATAATGAGACGGTCAAGCAGGTTGATATGTTCGTTGCCGAGAAACTTGGCGAGGACGAGAATTTCAGCGTCAAACAACTACAACGCTTCACAAAGGACATCATTGCGAAAGTCAAGGCTAAATACCCCAACGCGAACAACGGTGTCATTGCGAATGTCGTGAAAGAGATTGCCAACAAGTAGTTGGCACAAATGGGAGTGCGGTCACGATGGTGGAGTGGCGGCGGTCTGTAAAACCGTTACAACGAAACACAGTAGGTTCGAATCCTACCACTCCCACGTGAAAAGGTGTAGTGTTGTTTACCGTTTTGTCAAAATGCACCAACCAACCTTGAGCAGCGCGTGTAAAAAGGCTTGCAAGGAGGACAAAACCAAAACGGAGTTACGCGGACATAGTTTAATGGTAGAACGCGATAATCACAACGGTTCTTGACAAGAATTATGCAGCAACTTTTTCGATTCGGTATTCCAAACCCGAAGTGCAGGTTCGAATCCTGCTGTCCGCTCAAAGTTTTCCAAATGGGGGTGTAGTTCAATTGGTAGAATGCGTATTTAACGCACCTCGTAAGAGGTACACGCAGCAAACTTTTTCTATGGTCTGTCACACCCGTGGTTGTAGGTTCGAGTCCTGCCGCCCCCGCCCTGCCCCAATAAGGCTTTTTGAATTGTATGCACGAGTTCGGTTGCGTGTGCTTTTGTATTGTAAGTATAGCATATCCGATAAGGAAGGTAAGAGTGTGATTCTCTTTCTGAAGTTACTGCTCCGAATATCACATTCAGTTCAGTTGGACATATTGTAAATGCAGCATATCTGATAAGGAAGGTTTCGGTTCATATCCGAATGTTCAGCAAACAGTGCGGAATAGGGAAGAGGTCAATCCCGCAAGGCTCATAACCTTGAAACCGCAGGTTCGAATCCTGCTTCCGCTACAAGGAGCAAAGCGCGGCTTCAACTTCGGAAAAGCGCAAACCGAAGTACCGAAACGTGATGTAATGTCAGCATATCTTCGAGTGCAGAGGAAAGTCTTGGTTTGAATCCAAGCGTTTCAACAAAACAGTGCGGGATGACGCAGTGGCAGCGTGCAAGGCTCATAACCTTGAAGTCGGGGGTTCAAGTCCCTCTCCCGCTACAATATAGTGACAGAAGTGTTCGGATAGATTGCACAGCCTCTTTTCCGCTCTTTAAGAACCGAGTTTATTATCAATACACAAGCGGAATGCTTCCGTGGCTGTTCGGACATCAACCTGCCCGTGCGCGGCATAGCCGCCTTTCTTCACGAACTCGGCAAACCAGCCGACTGCACTATATATTTGCGGGTGTAGCACAACGGTTAGTGTAGGAGATTTCCAATCTTCTAATGTGGGTTCGATTCCCATCATCCGCTCCACATAACTTGACAAGGTTGTGTAAAGTGTGGTCACGAACCACAACCCGTCCGTGCGAGCGGGCGCGGGGGATGCGGGAATATCCCGAAAAGATACGAAATCCCGTGGTGTAGGTTATCTGTATATTCCACCGAAGAAGAACAGAATATTTTTGGGCGAGTGGCGGAATTGGCAGACGCGCAAGTTTGAGGGACTTGTCTCCGAAAGGGGGTGTGGGTTCAAATCCCATCTTGCCCACCCAATAGAAGGTGTTTACCAAATAGGCACATTCGCTTATATCCAAGGTTCTTTAAGAGAGTTATGGAGCGAACTCACACGGTTAGTATGGACACAGATATATAGGATGGCGAGGCTTCATAAGCAAATGCCTATTTTTCCCAATCGGGTGAGTGGCGGAATTGGCAGACGCGGCAGCATCAGAGGCTGTTGCCCGCAATGGCTTGTGGGTTCGAGTCCCACCTCGCCCACAAATCTGCTTACTGTTCGGGCGAGTGGCGGAATTGGCAGACGCGGTAGTTTTAGGCACTACTGCTTCGGCGTGCGGGTTCGAACCCCGCCTTGCCCACTTCAACGGGCGAGTGGCGAAATTGGTAAACGCGGCAGACTTAAAATTTGCTGCCCGAAAGGGCTTGTGGGTTCGAGTCCCACCTTGCCTACACAAAAACTTAATAATATGAGTGCAAACCTTAATGATTTGATAAAGTCGAAACTGTTTTCTATCGGCGAGGAACAAGCCGAAACAGTCAAGCAGGAAATTGACAAACTCTGCAAAGCGGAATCTTCATCTGTTGATGAACTTACCAAGTTGGAGGAATATTTGAGAAAGAAAATGCTTGACGAACTTGCCATACCGAAAGAACGGTTCAATCAATAGAAACAATCCGCAAACCCGAAACGAGAGGGTGTGGGTAATAAGCCTCGTCCTGCACTTCGTAGAAAGCAGGTAGAGCGAGAACGGTGGCAACGCCGCGCTATCAAGATTAAATAACTACTGCGGATTCATTTTGGTCAAGTGGCGGAATTGGCAGACGCGATAGACTCAAAATCTATTGCCCGATAAGGGCGTGAGGGTTCGACCCCCTCCTTGACCACGCTGAAAGCGGCTGCATACCGTGAGTACGTTGGCGTTTCGGATTTTCTAATTGTTGGTGCTACGCTTTTTGTGGTTGCGCACAACAGTCCCCTAATGGAGCAATGTCTGCGTGTCCGAGTGGTTAGGAGGCGGTCTGCAAAACCGTCAACGGCGGTTCAATTCCGTCCGCAGACTCGTTATATGGGGGTTGTAATTCAATGGTAGAGCATCGTATAAATATTATAAAAAATGATATTATGTATGTATGCAAATATTGTGGAAAAGAATTAAAAAGACCTTGTGCATTGGGAATACACGAGCGTACTTGTAAAAACAACCCAAACCGAAAACCTTTGGAAAAACACGTATGTGGTTATGGCATATATCGTGCAAAAACATCAAATGTTGAAGATAATAGAAGATGTAAGTTTTGTGGAAAGGCTTGTAAAAATGAGAATTCTTGTCAAAATCACGAGCGTACTTGTCCTAAAAATCCAGATAGGAAGTATGTCAATGGTATGAAAGGAAAACCTGCTTGGAATAAAGGTTTGACAAAGGAAACTGATTCTCGTGTTGCAAAATCCGCAAATACATTAAAACAAAGATATGCTGATAAAATATATACATCACCGTCAAAGGGTAAATCAATGTCAGAAGAGCAAAAGAAAAAAATTTCAGATACAATGAAACGGTATTTATCTGATAATCCAAGCAAAACACCGTATGTGTTAAATCATCATTCGCACGGTGATAGTTATCCAGAAAAATATTTTAAAAGTATTTTTGATTTTAATAATATAAAATATGAACAAAATTATTTTACTTGTGGTTATTTTTTGGATTTTGCTTTTGTTGATTCTAAACAATATATTGAAATTGACGGGGAACAGCACTATGTTGACAATAGGATAGTGAAACACGATAAAATACGAACAGATAAATTACTTAAAAACGGATGGGAATGTATTATGCGTGTTCGTTGGAGTGAATATAAAAAAATGGAAAAATCAGAACAAGAAGAATTTGTTACAAATATGATTAAATTAATAATGTCGCGGTAGCATAATTGGTAATGCTCTTGACTTTTAATCAAGAGAGTACGAGTTCGAGTCTCGTCCGCGACACAATTCAAAACCGATTGTTATGTGGATAGTGATATTGTTTCTGTTTTTAGTTTTTGCGATAATAATCCTTGCTGTCGGTATAATCTGCGCTATGTTGGGTGAAGCCAACAAGCCGTTGGACGACTACAAAAGGGATGATTGCATAGGGGAATTTGACGATTTGAACGGGATATAGGGCGAATACTCACGCGAGTTGTGTGCCGCAATAACCACGACAAAATGGGGTCGGTACGGGAAAGCGGAGGAATAGTGCAAACATTGGGTCGGTACGCTTTAGACCGCTGAAGATAAGTGGCGGGGTCTCGGTGTCTCCAAGTGACTACGGAACTCTTGGAATGAGTGCTTTTTATTGTTAATCATAAATCATCCAAACAGCCAAGCGAGGTGTGTGCTGAACATAACCACGGCAAAATGGTGTCGGTACGGGAAAACGGCAGAAATATGGTACTCATCGGGTTGGCACGCTTTAGACCGCTGAACATAAGTGGCGGAATCTCGGTGCATCCAAGTGACTACGTAACGATAATGCGATAAGAAAATGGTGTAGAGCATACGGAATGTCTGATAAGGCAAAAGATTATAAGAAATGTAATAATTTGGGTGAGTAGCAAAATGGTACTGCACTTGACTCTTAATCAAGGGACTGTGGGTCCGAGTCCCACCTCACCCACAAATATTGGCGGGTAGTTCAATGGATTAGAACGGTTGACTTCTAATCAACTGGTTATGGGTTCGAGTCCCATCTCGCCAACAAGGTTAAAATGTCGGAAAATGTCACTTCGTGTGGGACGCGAACACACAGTACGGCAGGCGGTGACAAAGAGTATGGTTAAGTATAAAATCGCCGTTGTATCGTTTGCGCAAACGGTGCAATGTGAAATGATAGTCGTCTTGGTGTGTACAGCCATTCGGTGAAAGGGGCGAATCTAAAACACATCTACCGCAACCTTTTTTCTTGAAGAAAAACGCTTGTTTTTTAGCGATATAAATAAAAAAGTGCCAGCGTAGCATAATGGTAGTGCAACTGATTTGTAATCAGTCGGTTGTGGGTTCGACTCCCTCCGCTGGCTCAATTTTCTAAACCTATAATCCAATGACACAAGAGGAGATAGATTGCAGGGCTGCTGATTACGCGCACGAAAAAGGTGTTGAGCCTAACACACTCGTTCCCATACCAAAGAAAGATTTGGAAGTTGGCGCGACTTACGGTGGCGAGTGCAGGAATGCGAGTAAAGCGGTTTGGAATGGCAAAGTGTTCACATACAAACGCTACAAATTCGGCGACATATTTGATGAGGACATAAACCATTTCGAGGACGATGACGGATATGATGTTTTCGTTCCATTTGAGAAAATAAAAGTATAAAAATCAACTTGTATAATATATAAACATTGGTCAGTAGAAGACCTTAAAACCTCGGTGGGGAACACCGAGTACAGTCGTGGAGTTATGAACAAACCAAGTGGAACAATCAAGTTAATTGATGACTGCTTGGATAACAGTGAAGCGATTATTGAACTTGAAGTCCTACAAGACTAAAGGGATAATTCCGAAATTGGAGACACGCAACTAATGCTCCGAGTGGACGCTTGCACACTTATTTAGGTTAAGCCGACCCCGTAGAGAGACCACGGATTGCCCAAGCGCAGGGCTTACCGTTGCGGGGGGAAGTGATACAGAATGGACAGAGGGATTGTTGCTTACCCTTTGCCAAAGTTTCTCAAAATGCGGGCATAGCACAGTTGGTAGTGCGTGACGTTGCCAACGTCAAGGTCGCGGGTTCGAATCCCGTTGCCCGCTCAACTGAAACATAAAACGTGTGCGGCTTGGTTATTAGGAGGCTTGCGCCCGCCCAAGACCCTACCACGTTCTTTCGGGTAGTAACGCAGTTGGTAGCGTGCTGCATTTGGGATGCAGAAGTCGAAGGTTCGAGTCCTTTCTACCCGACAACCTCATACTAAAAAAGATTATAGAAAAACGGGGCATAGGATGCTTAAACGGGATGGAATCTGGCTACCCGCCCAATGACCTCCTTTCTTGGGCGGCAGGAGCATCGCGCTTGGGTTTTATAAAAATTTTACCCATTTGCCGCAAGGCGAAGTTCGAATCAGCATTGCTCCACAAAATCTGTGCGGGGTTTTTCTCGTAGGAGAAATCATCCGCAATTACTAAAATGGTTACATTGAGTTCGATTCTCAAACTTCACCTCGTACAGATTTTTTTTACGAAAAAACAAAACAGACATATACTGCGCGGGTTTGCGCCATTCGGGGCGCATCTTTCTTGAACAAGAAAGACCCCTGCATTAGAAACGGAATTAGTTCGACTCTAATAACCCGTGCAGTTTTTTCTTTGTTCATACATAACTTATATATAAATTTAATATGGCGTGGGTAGTTCAGTTGGCAGAACAGCAGATTGTGGTTCTGTTAGTCGTGGGTTCGAATCCCACCCCACGCCCCAATCGGCACTTTCACGCATCAAGGCGCGTGGATTTGTTTGTTTGTCGCTGTAGCGGAGTTGGTTCTTGCGCCTCTCTCATAAGGAGGAGACGGTGGTTCGAACCCACCCAGCGGCACATACATAATGCCAAAGTTGTGTTCCTTCGTTGTGGACACATTGCGGGTCTTTGAAAGGCTACTGTAAAATCCCATACGGTCAGTACCCGTGATTAGTTTAAGATGACGATACAAAATTGGTTTGGCATTTTTATGCGAGGTTAGTTCAGTTGGTGCAGAACACCTGCCCTACAAGCAGGGAGTCGGGGGTTCAAATCCCTCACCTCGCACACTGTTGAGTGAGAAGGAATTGGCATACTTCCGCTTGAAGCCGCTGTCGTGAGCGGTTATATAGTGGTCTTGGGAGTGAGACGTAAAGGTCGCCCGTTGGTCACGAAGCACCAACGGTACTGCGGGTTCGAGTCCCGTCTCGGCAGCAAATGGTCAGCCCAAACTGACGATTCGGTTTTGCGGTTACATAGTGAGGAACTGCACGGCGTGCGTAACGGTGTCGCGTAAGCGTCCGCGCCGTAAAGGTGTTCGGTGGGAGTTGTGTTAAGACCGAGCAACGGCTTTGCGCATTTGGGAAAGCGCGGGGCAAGACCGTTTTTCGGAGGGATACCCAAGTGGTTGAAGGGGACGGTTTGCTAAACCGTTAGGTCGTGAAGAGCGGCGCGAGGGTTCGAATCCCTCTCCCTCCGCAAATTCTAAATGCTAACTTATGTCAAAAGAGGAAATCGAAAAGGAAATGTCTGATTTGAGATTCGATATTGCTATGGAGGCTGATTCGGTTATTGTTGCGTGTATGGAGCGCAGGCTGAAAGAACTTGAGGAACAGAAGAAGAATATGGAAAACAAACCGATTGGTTTGGCGGGCAATATGCTTCATTTTTTCATTTATGCCGATGGAGAGGTCAAGTTGTTTAAGGAAGTATATTCGCCGAACACCTATTGTGACAAAGGTACGGTAAGACAGCAATGTTCCGATATAGCGTTGGCTTTCGCTGCGGAAAACGCCGATGCCGATTACAAGAATATCAAACTCAAATTGAACCTCAACTATGATACAGCAGTTTCGGAGTTCAGTTGGGATTCGTTTGTCACCAACCCGATACGCTGCGCGGTTGATGTGGTTTCCAAATTGAGGTGCGGCTGTTAGATACAACGGGATTTGGTTGTAGTATTCTGTGGGGTCAGCCCAAAAAATGTCTGGGTGTCGGTTCGAGTCCGAAAGTTCCGCTCCGACCAATTTGCGCAAAATCCCGTTTTTTAAATAGGAGTGTAGTTCAATGGTAGAATGTCGGTCTCCAAAACCGAGGATGGAGGTTCGAATCCTTCCGCTCCTGCAACAGAAATTTCAATTTTTTATTATATGTGTATATGGAGGGGTGGCAGAGTGGTCTATCGCGGCGGTCTTGAAAACCGTTGGGCGTAACAGCCCCGTGGGTTCGAATCCCACCCCCTCCGCCAATTTTTAATCTCATTCAATATGACGCAGGAAGAAATAAAAGAGTATATCGAAGAGATGGAGTACGAATCCGTCACTTTGTTTGAAAGCCCGACATACGATACCGCCTGCATAGGCATATCCGAGGACGAAAGGGCTGTCTATGACTACGATTTAATGGTGCAGCATCTTATGGAAAAAGACGGTATGACCTCCGAAGAAGCGGAGGATTTCATCTGCTATAACACCATAAGGGCATTGCCTTATTTTGACAAAGCACCGATTATCGTCAGACCATTTCCAAAGGCGGAGTAATATGATGCAGGTTGACTTCAACAAGTGTTATGTGCTGAAAAACGACACCACGTATTTCTGCGTTCCGTTGCAAAGGCGTGTTTCGTTTCCCGAAAAGATAGTTGTCCGTGCAAGACAAAAAAGTGCATTGCCTATATTTGCCAACAGACCCGACAGTGTGCGTTGGTTCGGCACGATTGTTGACACTTCTGGTGGGCGCGATTTTGACACGGGTAACGAGATTGAGTTCTTTGCGGAGGATGTTGAGGAAGAATACGAGTTTAGGGATAACTTGCAACTTGTTTGGTTTCATTTACCTTAAAATAAACTATGATTAGTATCGTAACTCCTGCGAATAGGGTTCTTCCGTGGCAAAATCTTCGTCTTATAAATGTATGTTCACAAGATTTTGAAGATTGGGAATGGATTATTCTTGATAATTCAAAAAACGGCTGCTTTAAAGAATATGTTGAGCGTTTTTTCGTTGAAATGCAGGGTGTTCATTATAAGCACTGCAAGGATAAAATCAAGGTGTACCACGAGCCGCTTGAAGGCATAACTGCTGAAAACGGACGGTTTGGCATTATGAGGAACAGATGTATAGACCTTGTTTCTTATGATGGCGATTGCGATGTCATACTTGTACTTGACAGTGATGATTTTCTATATGACGGTGCGCTGTCAAGGATTCAGAATGCCGTTGACACGCATAAGGACAGCGAATTGTTTACTGGTATGCGTTCTTGGTCTTTATGCCAAGATGTTATTGAAAATGTTATTGAATATCATAACACTGAATTGGTGACATTTTCATCGCAAAATGACAGCAGACCGATAAAAATGCTTGATGACGTTGGATTTTGTGGGGTTGGATATTCTGAATACAGAGAAAAATATCTAAATGGCGATATTAAACTGCGGCAAATGGTGCGTAGAAAAGATTTTGTGACATTTCCTTGTTTGGATTATAGGTTCGAAAGCAATTTTGTTACATTTGAATACAACCAAGCGTGGTCGTTTCTTGCATCGGCGGCGCAGCCGATTGCTTTCAAAAAAAGGGCGTTTGCTGATAAGATTGGTGGGTATTGCACGTCTTGTGTTTGTGAAGACAGTGTATATTATCTTATGCCGCATAGATTGAAATGCCCAGTTTTTATAAATCATCCGCTTATTATGATTTGTACTGTATGCTGTGGGGAACTTTTTTGTTCGGCGACAAACGATGTCATTGAAAACACTGATGAAACGAATAAATTGTACGAAGCCGTTCGGGTTGGAAATTATCTTGACCGATATAATTTCATAAAGGATTGTATGCAGGTTATAAAACCAATAATTCACGAATAGTATGTTGATAACTTTGTTGATAATTTTTTGCCGAAGCAATGCGTTGTATCAAAAATTTTTGTATTTTTGCGGCATAAAACTATTGTTATGAAAGACAGAAGATACATCATATTGAGAAAGGACAAAGTTAGCGGTGAAATCTGTGGCTATTGTGAAAACTCGTTTAGTATGAGTTTCGAGGCTAATCGCGTAAAAGTTTATGGCTGTGTTGTGAAGTTGGGAGCGAAACAGTCGGAGAAAAACTACAAATGGTATATTGATAACCCAAAAAGATACAAAGGAATACGTGGCGCAAATTCGCCCAACCAAAAACTTTGGTATGAACTTCGGATGTCCGTCAACAGTATGAACGCAAACAGTGATGGTCGGTATGAATACAAGTTGTTTAGGCTTGGCGGTCGCTGTCCCGTTGATGTTGACTTCACCGAGTATAATATGATGAAGAGTGGAAAAATGAAATACGACAAATACCTTTGGCGGAATCAGCCCTTCAAGGTTGTCAACCCCGACAAATGGTAGGATTTATTGTGATAACGGGCGTGTGGTTAGAACCTTTTGGTTTTGTGTACACGAACCAATTGCGGCACTTGGTGCAACGGTGCTTTCCCGAAAGTCATTAGTCGGGATAACGCAAGGCATATTTGAAGTTTCCAAATAGGGTATGTTAAGCGTTATGGCAACAAGAGGAGACTGCGCGTAATAAATGGAAATAAAGGTGCAGTAAGGCGTAAGCCCAATTCCGTTTTTAGGGAGAGTTCAATTCCTCCCCGCCCGACAAATTAACGGTAGGTATATCAGTTGGTAGATAGCGTGTCTGATACACACGAAGTCGCAGGTTCGAGTCCTGCCCTACCGACCAACACAAACACTATGGATATGTACTATTCAAGCAATGACAAAAAAGAAATTTTAGCAAATGCCGACAGATTCGGCAACCCGTCTGCATATATAGAAATCGCCACGCAGAAACAGACAGTTTACGCTGTGTGCGAGGTTTCGTTATCAAACATAGCCAAAGTCATAGGGGAATTGGCTCGCCCTCTCGTCAACAACGGCGAATCCGTGAATGTCGGAATCGGAAATTTCGACAACGGCAAGGAGAATATTATGGTGAACGGCTCTGCCGATTCGGAAACCATAGGCAAGTTGAAAGAGGCGAACTTGGACGCGATAACCGCGCTCACCTCCGCTATGATTAACCAAATCCTCCAATTCGCTTTCAAAACATATCACTGACAACTGTCCGCACCATTCGTTTGGCTGCGGATTTTTTTGTTTCCTGCGGAATCATATAAATACTGAAAAGGTATGCTATGGATTCCGAATGTGAAAAGAAAGACGAGCAAGTGTTCAATAACTACAACTTGGGCTGTGACGGCTGCTGTTGGGATTGCGAGGACAGAACTTGGTGCTGCCATTCCATCACGGGCGAACAGAGCAACGTGTAATTGTTCATAACTTTGTTGATAACTTTTTACGAATGTCTGTGTGCCGTATTGGTAAATGTTTTATTTTTGCGGCAATAAAATCACAGTTTATGGAATCTAAAAAGGAAATCAAGTACAGATGGCGCGAGGCTTTCAACAATGTTTGGCACGAGACGCGCTGCGAGGTTTTGTCAAAGACAGACAAAACGGCGAAAATCAAACTGCTCGAATTTGGAAAGAACGGTGCGAGACCGAATACCGTTATGCGTGTTCACCTCAAATCCCTTATCGGTCTTGAACAGCCGAAAGTCGAAGCGGACACCTCTTGGCAGAGATATACTTATTTTAATTAAACCAAATGATATGATTACTTCAGCAATGGTCTTGATTGACCGAAACGGAAACATTCTCGGTTGCCACGCATACGGCAGACCGAGTGACACGGGCTACGACTTCCCGAAAGGTCTCGTTGATGAAGGCGAGACCGACTTTGAAGCCGCTTGCCGAGAACTGAAAGAGGAGACGGGTCTCACGCTCGGACTTCTTTACAGAAAGAACCTGCTTGTTATCGCGCAGCCAATTGACTGCGGCGTGCATAAACACAATCGGGAAAAGAACATACATCTGTACGTCTGCCCCGTCAAGGGATTCCCGCTTGCCGATTTGAAATGCACCTCGTACTTTGAGTTGCACGGCAAACAGTTCCCCGAAGTTGACAGTTACTCTGTTATATCGAAAGAGGACAGAAAGATGTTCAACAAGGTTCTATGGAATAAGTTTGACATTATAGACAAAGCCGTGTCGGATGTCGAATTTTAAGGGCGTTGCAAAAGCAACGCCTTTTTCTTTTATAAATATCAGAAAAGTTAAGTATGGACATACTCAAATCGGAACAGTACATAGGCGAGAAACTTAATATAGCACCCGTTACGAAAGAACGGCTGAAAATGAGTGTGTATGATTTTGCCGCTGTGCGCGATTTCATACACGACAACAAATTGGTTTACAATAAGGAAACAAAGTGTTACGATTGCGAGGAAAGCGTTTCTGTTGACGACAGAATCGTTAGGGATGACAAAACGGGGTTTTTGATAAATTTCGGTGTGGTATTGGGCTTTTTCTGCAATGGCTGCAAATTGGTCGGGTTGAACGGCGCACCAAAGGAGGTTCTTGACAAATTCAATTGTGCAAACAACAAACTCACAAATCTCATAGGGTCTCCGACAAAGGTGGGGTATTTCTATTGCTACAACAACAAACTAACGTCATTGGAAGGCGCACCCGTTGAGGTGGAACACGATTTCAATTGCAGGGATAATCAGTTGACAACGCTCGAACACGCTCCGAAGAAAGTTGGTGGTATGTTTATTTGCAAGGGGAATAAGTTGACGACACTCGAAGGCGCACCATATCAATGTAAGACGTTCAACTGTAGCGACAACGAACTGTATTCGCTTGAATTTGCGCCAAAGAAAGTTTGGGGTAATTTCCTCTGTTCGAATAACCATCTTACTATGCTTGAATATGCACCGCCGATGGCTGTGCTTTTTGACTGTTCAAGAAACGAACTGACATCGCTCGTTGGCGCACCGAATCGTGTTACAAAGGATTTTTATTGCAACAAGAACAATTTGAAAACGCTTGTTGGCGCACCGAGGTATGTCGGTGGCACATTCGATTGCACGGAAAACCCTCTTGTGTCGCTTGATGGGAAACCCGTTACAATAGTTGGACATTTTGCGCATTGACGAATATAAATATATAAATGTTTTATTCTTATGGAAATACTGCGTTCCGAAGATTATATCAATGAGAAACTGAACATTCAGCCCGTTTCAAAGGAAAGAATGTCCGAGATAGTGGATGGCACATACGCCATAACGGGATGTACTGTTGAATGGGAGGATGACCAAGATTATATGAGTGAACACAAAAACGGATTGAGCGGAAGCAAGAAATATCCGATTCGTATGAAAGCGGATTCGCTCGAACAGTTGCTCATTGGTTTTGCAAAGAAAGTCGCGCCTAATCACACGTTGGACTTTGTGAATGATTGGGAGGAAAGTGATTTGAAGGATTATACTTTGATGCTGTTTTTGAAAGGGCATTTGAATAAGGAAACCTTTGAGTTCACAGACCCGACATCCGAAGAATGGGATGAATTTTTGGACGGTAAGCGGACAATGACTTGTGTTTACTATTGCGTTGACATAACCAAGGGTGGCAAACGTGCCGATTTGAGCGATGAAATGTCGGAACTTTATGAAAAGTATAATGAAATGAAAAGGAATAAAAAATAAGAAATATGGCACATATAAAGAAAATTAACGAAATGGCGGGTAATTACACGCTAAAAGGTCTCCTTCTCGGATATGAAGAAGAAGGTAAATATGCAATGGCTGTTGACGGTTTTCAAGCGATTTATCAAACATTATATAGTGATGACGAAGTAAATGGTGCTGTTGACTTTTGTGTATATGCTTCCGAAAAACCCAATATTGACGAAGAAAGCATTTTCGATTATCTTTGTGAATTTATATTTGATAAGTTGGTTGATGATGCCACTGACGCGAATATTATCAACGCCATTTATAACGGCGACCATTTGAACTATTTGTCGTCAAGATGTGAAATGTTTAAGGAATTTGACAATAGCCAATATACCCAATGGGCGAGCGAAGTTGCAGACTTGCTCGGTATAGAACTTGATTATTACGAAAATTAAATGATACCTCACATAACAAAAAGCCACTCTGAACAGAGGGGCTTTTTGTTATTTTTTAAAGTCTCCTTTAATCCAACTTGGTTTTGTTTTTGGTAAAACAAGGTTCGGGTTATTGATACAATAAAAATCATCTTTGACTTCATTTGGTGCGCCTTCGAGTGTGGTGAGTTGATTATAACTGCAATCAAAATAACCGCCGACTTTCTGTGGTGCGCCTTCAAGTGTTGTGAGTTTGTTATTGGAACAGTCAAAATTTTCGCCGACTTCATTCGGTGCGCCTTCAAGTGTTGTGAGTTGATTATAACTGCAATAAAAACTCCTACCAACTCTCTGCGGTGCGCCTTCGAGTGTGGTAAGTTGATTATGATGGCAATAAAAATTCCCGCTAATTTCATTTGGTGCGCCTTCAAGGGTTGTCAGTTCGTTAAAACTGCATTCAAAATCCCCGCCGATTTTACCAAAGTTAATGGCAAGTACACCGTTTTTTACAACACGACCGTCAACATTAATACTTTTATCAGTATCGTATAGTCTTGTTAATGGATTCCATACGAGATTGTTGTCTTTTATGAATTGTTTCGTTTTATCATCAACTTCGGGTTCTTTACACAATTCAGCAAGTCTATCTTTTGAAACGGACTTAATGTTCAGTTTCTCGTTTATGTATTGTTCGGATTTAAGTATTTCCATATTATTATTTTGTTATAAATTCGCCTTTTACCCAACTTGGTTTTTCGTTTGGAAATATATTTTCATATTTGTTGCCTTTGCAAATGAAGTTTCCGCCGACTTCATACGGTGCGCCATTTAGACTCAACAATTTATTATAACTGCAATCAAAATCACCCGCTATTTTTTGTGGAGAACCGCGTAGTGACATAAGTTCCCAATTATTTTGACAAGAAAAGTTGCCGCCAACCTCTTGCGGTGCGCCACGTAGCGATGTGAGAAAATTATTGCTGCATTGAAAATGACCGCCGACTTTTTGCGGTGAACCTGCGAGGGATTCGATTGTGTTACCAGAACACATAAAAAAACCTCCGACTTCTTGCGGTGCGCCTTCAAGCGTTTTCAATTTGGCTTTCGTATCTACAACAAAATTCCCCTTTACATATCCAAATTTTATTTTAAGTTTTTTGTCATTTCCGACAATATTTTCATTGACCCAAACATCACCGTCACAATCGTAACATTTTGTACGATGATTCCATTTCAAATTATATTCATCTATGAACTCTCTTACTTTTTCATCAACATTAGGTTCTTTGAAAAAGTCAGAAAGTCTTTCTTTTGTCACGGGTTTAATGTTCAGTTTCTCGCCAATGTATTGTTCTGATTTTAGTATTTTCATAATCTATTGTCTGATTTTTCCTTTAATCCAACTCGGTTTATTTTTCGGTAGAACAAGGTTTGGATTATTACTGCAACAAAAATCACCACCGACTTCATTCGGTGCGCCTTCAAGGGTTGTTAATTCGTTATTATAGCAATCAAATTCGCCATCTACTTTCTGCGGTGCGCCTTTTAGGTTTGTGAGTTCGTTATCACTGCAATAAAAACCACCACCGATTTCCTGCGGTGCGCCTTCAAGGGTTGTTAATTTGTTATTACTGCAACCAAAATATCCGCCGATTTCCTTCGGTGCGCCTTCAAGGGTTGTTAATTTGTTATAAGCGCAATCAAAGTATCCACCTACTTTTAAAGGTGCGCCTTCAAGGGTTGTTAATTTGTTATTAAAACAATTAAAATCACCGCCGACTTCCTGCGGTGCGCCTTCAAGCGTTGTGAGTTTGTTATATTTGCAACTAAAATACCCACCGACTTTCCTCGGTGCGCCGTCAAGCGTTGTCAAATTATTACGACCGCAATAAAAATTACCGCCGACTTCATTCGGTACGCCTTCAAGGGTTGTCATAATATTTTCATTGCAATCAAAATTGCCGTTTACTTTCCCGAATCTTATTTTAAGTTTACCGTCAAGCACTATGTCTTTTGAAATGTCAACGTCTCCGTCACAGTCATAACATTTTGTTAATGGATTCCATACGAGATTGTTGTCTTCTATGAATTGTTTCGTTTTATCATCAACTTCGGGTTCTTTACACGAATCAAGCATATCCTTTGAAACGGGTTTTATGTTCAGTTTCTCGCTTATGTATTGTTCGGATTTCAGTATTTCCATATTAGTATTTTGTTATAAGTTCGTCTATCTGTTGTTTTTGCATATAAAGTTTCCGTCAACTTTCTGCGGTTCGCCACGAAGTTGTTATGATTTTTCCTTTAATCCAACTCGGTTTTGTTTTTGGTAAAACAAGGTTCGGGTTATCACTACAATATAAATTACCACTGACTTCCTGCGGTGCGCCTTTAAGGTTTGTGAGTTCGTTATCACTGCAATTAAAACCATCTTTGACTTTCTGTGGTGCGCCTTCAAGCGTTTTCAGATTGTTATCACTGCAATCAAAACCATCACCGACTTTCCTTGGTGCGCCTTCAAGTGACGTGAGTCTATTTCCACTGCAATCAAAATAACCACCGACTTCCTGCGGTGCGCCGTCAAGGGTTGTAAGTTCGCTAAAACTGCAATTAAAATATCCTTTAACGTGTCCGAATCTTATTTTAAGTCTGCCGTCAGACACTATGTCGTTTGGAATTATAACATTCCCGTCACAATCATAACGTCTCGTTGATGGATTCCATACGAGATTGTTGTCTTCTATGAATCGCCTTGTTTCACTGTCGGTTAATGGTTCTTTAACTGAATCAAGCCTATCTTTTGTTACTGGTGTTATATTCAGTTTTTCGCTGATGTATTGTTCGGATTTCAGTATTTCCATAGTTCTTATATATAAGTTATTTATAAGCGTCAATAGTGTAGCGGCTGCGCCCTCAACTGTGTGTACGGGTTTGGTTTTGACACAGTTACAGTGCTTTGGTAGGGTGTCGGAAATTCCTGCTTCGGTTCTGCCTCGTAGTCGCTACCGTATAGATGCTTGTAAAGTTCCTGCTCGGTTTCGGGGTTGTCTTCAAGAACAATGTCGGCAGTCCAACGGAAGTCTCTGTTGTCGAAGAATGCGCTTGCGTCAACGCAGGACATAGCGCGGTCATCGTGGTCGGTGATTGCGGCGTATGTAGAACCGTTCCGACCGAAGAGGTTGAACTCGCCTATCGTTTCGGGTTCGTGGATAATCATACGACCCGAATTGATGTGCTTCCTTGTGTTCTGACAGTATATGAGTTTGTTGTCTTTGTTGAGTTTGAGTCCAGGCTCGGCAACCTTTCTGTCAGCAGCCCTTTTGAATTTGAGAACGGTTGACGGGTCGAAGTCGTTTTTGTCACCGAAAGCGTTGCCCATAGCGTTGTAAACCTCTCCGCCAAATGCGTTCCATTCAAGCAGAATCTTTATGTTGTCGGGATTGAACACCATATGCGTAAGTATGTAGAGCAATTTGGCGAACTTCTGCAAGTGTATCTTGTTGCTCGCAAATATGCCGACCTGCTCCAAGCCTATGAAGTCGTAAATCGAATCGGGCGAAGTGACCTTATCCCAATCAGCCTTATCCATAATCCGCATACGGAATATGTTTATGATTGAGTTGTCGCCTCCGTTACCTTCGGCGATGTCTATGCTGAACAAGAATTGGTCGTTTGTGGACTTTGCCGCTTCGGGGTCGAAATCCTGCTTCCACAGAATGTCGCGTGCTTCCTCTATGTCGTAGTCATCGAAGATTGCAAGTCCGTCAGACTTGACGAAATCTTCGCGGGATTCTTCGAGTATGCGCAGGGCGTTGGGTCCCAACAAGAGGTTGCCCGTACTCAAGAACGAGTTGCCGTACTGTGCGCCGAACCTTTCCCTGCCCAATTCCTCGTCAGAGCCGCCCAAGTCGCGTATCATTTTATCCATCCAAGATTTGTCCCTCTTGACCCAACATTTCTTTTCCTTATCCCAATCTGGTACTTGCCACCAATCAATTCTGAACGGTTTGAATGAGTTGATTCCCTTTGTTGCGGCATCGTAAATCTGATAAAAGCGGTTCATACCGTTTGGCGTTGAGGTCACGATAATCTTGCTGTCGGGCAATGACGAAACGGTAGGGTAGATGTTGTCAAAGAACTCGTCAATGACATTCTTTTCAACGTGAGCGAACTCGTCAAGGTAGAGACAGTGGATTGTGAATCCGATACCGCTTCGAGGGGTCGTTGATTCGCCTATGAGACGGCATCCGTTGTCGAACACGCATTCAAGACTGCCCCATTTGTTGACCCCAGGCTTCATAAAGAACGGCACGTTCATAATGACATCCTGCACCTTTTTCAGAACATCCCTTGCCGTTTTCTCCTTGTTTGCGCAACAGAACACCGTTTTGTCGTAGTTGAAAAGGATATACCAAGCGAGGTATATTGAGGAAGAAACGGTTTTTCCGCTCTGCCTGCTCGAAAGTATCACGGTGAATCTGTTGTCCGTTATTGTGTGTAGCAAATCCTCTTGGTAGTCGCGCAGTGTTATGGGTTCGAGTGCGCCCGTGGTTGGCGACATTGTGTATGCGTAGTGGTTGGCGAAGTAGTTGACATCGTTTTTGCATTTCACAAGTTCGTCAATCTCCTGCTGTGTGTATTCATATAAAAGATTGGGTTTCCTCAAATATGTGTTGCCGAAATAGTACGGGTTGTCCTTTCTCTCTATTCCGTTGTTGAGGTCGTCTGTGAACTGCTGTATCGCTTTCGTACTCCACACAGAGGTCTGCTGTGCCTGCTGTTGTGTTTGTCTTGCTGCCATATTTCACATATATTCTATGCGTCTTGGAATATCAAATCTGCGTTATTTCGTTCATATTTTTTGCGCGTTTTTGAGATTTTTTTATTATATTATTCCAAGAAACGCTATTTATATTTATAAAGGATAAAAACAACTTTTATGGAACATCAAATAGGTCAAGAAATTACGATTAACGCACGGCACAACATCAAGGTTGTTGTGTGCGAACACCGCAACTGTGACGGCTGTTTTTTCATCTACAAATGCAAGACCGACAACCGAGAGGATGTCAAGAACGCATACGGCGAATGCTCCTGCCTTGAACGCAAGGACGGCAAGAACATCATATTCCTGCCCGTCTCCGACAACGGTATGAAGTTCAATACCGACAAAGCGGTGGTGAACATTCCTCTGTACTTCCAAGAGACTGATTCATACGAAGTTGGCTCGAAAGTATGGTTCGCTTCCGACCTGCATTTGTTCCACGACAGAGAGTTCATTTGGCGTGCGAGAGGGTTCAAGGACATTGACGAAATGAACGCTGAAATCGAAAAGCGTTGGAACGAAACGGTGGGTAAAAACGACCACGTTTATGTGCTTGGCGACCTTATGCTCGGCGGTGTTTCCAACAAGGGAATGGACACGCTGAAACGGTTGAACGGCAATATACATATCGTAATCGGAAACCACGACACCGACAACCGTCTCGCGCTTTACAGAATGCTGCCGAATGTCAAGAGCGTGACATTCGCCGCGAAGGTAAAGTACGGCGGCTACAATTTCTTCCTCACCCACTTCCCGTGTCTGACGGGCAACATCGAAAAGGAAAGTCTGAAGCAGATGAGCCTTAATCTGTCGGGTCACACCCACAGCAAGGACAAATTCTTCTACGACCTGCCCTATGTTTACAATGTGGCTGTGGATGCGCACAACTGCACACCCGTTTCGGTTGACGAAATCATAACCGATATGATTGCCAAGGTTGAAGAATGCAAAAAGGAACTGTAATATGAAAAGGATTCTGTTTACTCTTGCTCTGTGTCTTATTGTATGTGCGTCTTGCAGGCATACCTTTTATGACCGAGAAGGCGTTGTCACAAAGGTGAAGATTGAGCATTCGTCATACAAAGACGTGAAATACTGTTACAAGGTCATTGTCGAAGACATTGATAAGACGGAACTTTCTGGTAAATTCATTTTATACACGAATGTCAAATACCAAGTCGGTGACACGGTTTCCATCGGAAATGCGAATACCAATACCGTTGTGGTACACGACACTATGTTTTACCGTATGAGTGACTGATTATGGCGGCACATAGGGAAGACCATAAAGAAAGCGGAGACAACAACAGTATCATACTTTTTATGACGTTGTTGCTTTGGTATTGCGACTTTGACGGTGTAGTCAAGGGTCACAAGGGCTGCGGTTATGACATAAAGGGGATAAAGGGGGACACGGAGTATTTGTTCAATCTCAAACAGCGTGCCGTCAGCAGCGACCGATATGGCGACCTCGTTATGGATAAGGAGGATTTCGATGCCCTGCATTGGGCGCAGGAAAAAAACAAGAACGCAAAGGTTCTCTATGTTCAGTTTTTTACCGACTATGTTATTTACATTACAAACGATAAGGATTGGGAGGAAATAAAAAGAGACTGTCCGACAACAACGAGGTTTTCCGACAACACTTATGTCAAAAAGGTTCTTATGCGGAAAGACCAATGCGCCGACAATGTGAAACGAATTGACTTGAACACAATGTGTTTGGACGATAAGAAGTATATCTATGGCAAGCCGTGCAGGAAAACAGAGGAACGCAAAAGTCTGTTCTGATGTTGATAACTTTGTTGATAACTTTTTTGTGAAAAATGTGTTGAGTGTATAAAAAAATTGTATTTTTGCAGCGTAATTAAATAAATGGTTATGAAGTACACTATCAATTCCACCGAGTACAATATCCCGTCAATCCCGATGATTGAGGGCAATTATCGCTATGCAAAAGAAGTCACCTGCAACTGCGGCGGTGACGAGCGTTTTTACGAGAGCGTATATCATTGGACTTGTGACGGCATTTATGACGGCAGCATAGGTCAACTCATTTGCTTCACCTGCAACCGCTGCGGCGACAAGTTCTGCTTCCACGCACGGGATTTGAATGCGTGGGCTAACCTTGGTGTGTTCGACAAATTTGTCGTCAAGGTGAATGGCGAATTGTTCGAGGCGGAGGACGTGGCATTTCCGAAACTTAACGACAAGCGTATAAACGAAGTTCTGTCGAAATGCAACAGTCTTGAACACGCGCTTTTGGGCGGCAGATACACGACAAAGGAAGTCGAGGAAGCGGGAAAGCGCACGGCGAAGATTTTGAGTATATTCAACCACCATTTCAACGGACATCGTTATCTGTACGGTGCTATGCTATTGCAATACAACAAGAACAAAAAGTTCTCGGACGATTTGTTCAAGTACAAGAACATTGTGACAACGGAGTTCAATAATATCTGCGACTTCATCGCCAAGGTTGACAACAATGAGTACCCGCAGGAAGTCAGTCTGTGGGACAGAAATGACTATGTAATCTATACCGCTGTGATTGTTGACAGAATCCCTAAATTAAAACAACTGCTGAAACACTCCGAAATCAATAACGAAATCAAGCGTTTGAAGGAGATTGTTAAGAACGGCGGTGCGTATTACTACAAGGATATGTTGGACGAACTGAAGAATTTTGACGGTGAGACCCCGAAAGTGGGAAGCCGTTATTACATCACGGATTAAATCGCCAAAAGCAATACAATTATGATTAACATTTACAAGTTGTTGGAAAATGCGCCGATTGGCGCAAGATTTTATTCCCTTTGCTTCGGGGAGGTTGAGTTCAAGGCGACCGCTGACGGGGAAATGCTCATTTTCAAATCGCTTGAAAAGGAAAAGTATTTCAAGTTCGACAAATACGGCAGGCTTTGCGGTGCGCAGAGTGAGGACGACATCAACCGTACGCAGTTCCATTTCCCGCAGAAAGGCGACTGTATGCTTTACCCGTCAAAACCGCATCCCGTTTGGGACGAGCATTGGCAGGATGTCGTTATGCCGCAGTGTGACGGCTGTGTGATTGTTGACGCTAACGGTTTCTCTTATCTTATTGACAGCAACAGTGAGCAGTTATATCCCGCCAACCCGAATGTGAAGGACGAGATAATCCGACTGCACAAGTTCAACTTCAAAGGCTCTCGTTTCGCTACGCCGACCGAAACGTTCACATATCTTTCTGAACTCAAAGGCAACGGGTTCTATTGGGACAATGCAAAGCGTAAGATGAAGATGGGCGGCAACGACAAGGCTTTCGAGTGCGTTGTCTGCAAGGTTGACATTGACTGCACAACTCGTGACGGCAAGAAGGCATACCTTGAAGAAGGCACGCCGCTGTTTGTCAACAGATACAGCAAGGTTTTATCCTCGTATAATCTCGTTGATTTGAACGGTGACGAATATGCCATCATTCCGAGTTTAATCCGTCCGTGGACTGTCAATGACGCTAAAAACGGCGATATTCTTTACGATGACAAACACATAATCATATTCGATTGTGTTCACGGCAATTTAGCGTATTACCACGCCATACTGCATCGTGACAGCAATAAAGTTGAGGACACGCAGTCCAAATCATATTCTTGTATGGACAAAGGCAACCTTAAATTCGCCAACAACGACATACGCAGGACTATGTTCGAGACTATGGAGAAAAACGGGTTGTATTGGAATGAGAAAGACAAAATCATCTACCATAGCAACAACGGTTATCCGAAGTACAGCGTTGACGACAGAATCAAGTACAACGGTGATGTGTACCTCATCAGAAAACTTGAAAAACACGGTTATAGCGTGTTCAGCGTTGACGGCGGTGACTGTACGGGAATCGGCTACAACACCGAGGTCAAGGAAGTGCCGTTCACCGTTGACGAACTGAAACCTTTTGATAAGGTTCTCGTCAGAATGGGCGGCGACTTTGAATGGTGCGCCGACTTGTTCAGTTACTATGAAAGGTTGAGTGAGGGCGAACTTGTATTTCACACTTTGGGCGAGTGTATTTGGATGCAGTGCGTTCCGTACAACGAAAAGACAAAACACTTGCTTGGCAAGCGAACCGACTATATTGGAAAATACAAAACTTGGTAATATGGAAGACAAATACACAGTTAGATTAAATAATGTAGTCTGTTTCGACATCAAAAACGGAAGCGGTTGTATCGTGCGGAAAGACGTTATGGAAAAGGCTATTGCCGATTTCACGAAAAGAGGCTGCGGTCTTGGCACATTGGCTCATTTAGACATAAGCGAGCAGGAACAGCCCCTTCCGCTGTCACGGGCTGACTACGCTGTTGAAAATATGCACGTTGACGACCTCGGTTATGTTGTTGCCGACATCAAGCCTATCGGAAAACAAAACGCGGAGATACTGAAAGCGATTATGCAGGGACATCCAGAATCCGTCAGTTTCAATGTTCGAGGCTTTTGCCACAAAGAAACTGACAAGATTTTGAAGAAAAACTGCAAAATCGGGGAAGTTCAAGGTGAATCCGAGCAGGAAGTATGCGGTGATTGCTGTGGTAAATGCCACACGAAGCAGGGCGGCAAAGATGAATCCGAACCGCAGCAGGGTATCGGCAGTCAAGAATGCGGCGCACCCGAACAAGAGTACGAGTATGTTGAACGCTGTGTGATTGACCAAATCACGGCGATTGATGTCACTTATAACCCGCATAACGAGAAAAAGTAAGACCTATGGCAAAGAGCAAGAAGAAAGTTATCAAGCAGTACAAGGAGGGTGACAGAGGGCTTCAAGCATATATGCAGCGGGACACCCCTATTGTCGTTCTGAAAATTGTTGAGGCGGAGTGTGTGTTCTGCCTTTACAAGTGGTGGAATCCGTACAAGCAGTTGTGGATATACGAGGGCAGGAAGTTCACCGAACTTCTGTTTTGGAACTCGTTGTATTATGAACTAACCAATGAGGAACGCATCAAACTTTTTGAACTCAACGGGTTCGATTACGAGAAAGTCAAAGGATAATAATACAAATAATTATGAGCAGGTCATATAAGAAATTCGTTAAGGTCGGAACTTGCGGTGGATTCGGCAGAGACAATTCGGAGTTTTACAAGTACCGCAGAAAAAGAACGGCAAACAAGAACAAACAGATTGTCAGAAACGCTGTCGCCAACTACAACCCCGAAGACATTGACGACCACGTGTACGCATACAAACCGTCAAAGCGTGACGATTGGGCAGAGCCTACTGACGGCACTTCCCTATTCGACAAAAAGACTGCCGAATCGCTTATAGGCAACCACCCATACGGCGAAAGATACGATGAGTGGATTCGGCGTAAGATACTGCCAAAACTGAAAAAGAAAGGAAAAAGGAGATGAACAATATCGAAATGTATGTCGTGCTTTATCTTGACATTATGGTTTTCGGAATTTGCTATTTCATATACACGCAGGTTCTGACAACAAAAGAGGGCAGGCAGACAAAACGAGGAGCATTGAAAGAATTTGTGACGGTGTTCATACCGTTTTACATATTGAAAAAATATTACAACAAGAAACGCAGAGTAACACGTAGAGTTAAAAACATCAAAAATGGAATTGTTAGCAAGGTATATACACGGTTCGGCAGACAGCACTGACGTTGATGTTGTCTATGTTGTTGACGCGATACCGTCACCGCAGGAATCGAAGTCTTTTTGCAGCGCAGACAAGTCGGAGAACCGAAACATAATCACCATTGACGCTCGGCGCGGTGTCGTCAGCGGCTGTTACAAGGGAAGCATTGACGAGATTAACAACTCTCTCTTTGAGACATATAACTTGCATCATCAGACAGACCCGCTTATGATTAGGTTCAGACGGTGCAGGGACATTGCCATCAAATGTATGCGCTCCACACGAATAGTGCTTTCCCATTTGTCTCGGTCACAGTACCGCAAGTATGTAAAGGACGCGCTTCGAGGCAGTTGGAATGAAAGACTGCTTACCTTGGAGATGCTGATGAACAATCTCGCCGAGATTGACTTCGACACCTTGAACAAGAATATGAGCGGAGACGACATAAAGAAAGCCATAGCGTTCCAAGTAGGTCAGTGCTGCGCACTTATCGGCGGCGTTGAGATTTACACGAAAATGGGGCTGTCTTGGTTCTACCCGTATCTCAAACCTTACCTTTACCGCAAGTCGGAAAACATAGACGACTTGAAAATCGGTATGCACTTGTTCTTGTCTGCTTTGAGTTATGATGTCTGTGGTATAAGCGGCATTGGCGAAACAACGCAGATTCAGCACGGCAACAAGATATATGACTTGATAAACGAAGTTAAAATTTCTTAAATGCCCTATGGAATTGAAATACACTACACCAATGACAAAGAGCGTTCTTGTGTTTGACAAGAACATATCCCACGCCTACGGGTTGCAGGTCTATGAAAAGACAATCAACATAAACGGAGGTGACAGTTGGATGTATATCAAAAACGAAAACGCAGTTCCCGTAAACCCAACGGGCGAGATTCCGATTAGTCAAATTGACTTGGAGTGGAATGACCTTGAACAGCCATATATTCCAACGCTGAAAGAGCGGTTGAAAAGTCTGTTCACGGGAAAACTGCCTACTATGCGGATTGTCAGACCCGAATCGGGAAGGATTGTCATTGCGGAATACGACAAAAACGGAAGGACATTTTTGGAGGTGGCGCGTTTTGATTATACAAATGACGGGCATCCGAGATGGACTACTTCCGTTGACACAAGGGGGTATCGTTTAGTCAGATGGGCTTATATCCCAACCCACATTGTTGACTTCGCCAAAAATTCCGTTCTTGCGAAAATGGAGAATGAAATGTACAGCGAGTGTATTCACCAACAAAGACGATTTGAATATGGAAAAAGCAACGGATAATTGGCAGACATTGCGCAACGAGATAGAAAAACAGTTGGAGTTATGTTCCAAGCGCAAGGCTTTCAGCGAATGGCTGCGGGCGAAGTCAATCGCGTTCAAGGAGGTGCTTGACGTTATGGATAGGATAGAGGACGGAACGCAGTCGGAGTATGTGCCTCACAAACACGGCGGTTGGGTTAAAAAAGCAAAGCCGTCCGAGTAGTGTGATTCGGATTTTTTTTATTATATTATGATGTAAATTTACGATTATGGAAGGCGTAACGAATACAGAAAATTGGCAAACGCTTCGTGAGCGTATCAACGAGCAGTTGACCGACTGCTGCAAGCACAGCGGTTGCGGCGGTAATTGGGGTATTTGTGCAAGGCTTTACAAAGAGGTGCTGAAGGAAATGGATAGGATAGAGGGAGGCACACAATCAGAATATGCCCCGTTCAACGGTGTGTGGCACACAAACGAAGAAATTGTTGAGTTATCAAATAACAATTAAACTATAAAATATGGAAAACACAGACAACAACAAAAAAGAAACCAAATCTGTTGAAAATTCGGAGCGTGCTGAAAATGTTGAAAAATGGTTGGCTATACGGAACGAGTGGGAACGCAGGGCAAAGACCGAAACCAAGACAATCACGGACTTAACAAATCTCGCCACCGACATTTGGAATCACGTTATCTCATTGAAAGACGGCGAGGACATTTACAACGATTCTTCGAGTGCGGCTTCATCGCTTGCTCTTGCAGGAATTTATATGTGTTCCTACAATTTCGGTCTGACATTATTCCAAATGCACTATATAATGTGGACTATCATAGACAAAATGATGATTGACGAACACGATGTCGGTCTCCGTATTGTGAACTTCAACAATATGCTGTATCCGCAGTATGAATACCTTTTCAACAAAACAATGTCGAAAGACGAGTTCGATGCGTTGCAGAAAAAGGCTGCGTCTATGCTTAAAATAGGCAATCTCGGAAAAGAGGTTGAGGAACATTTGAAATCCATCGTTGCGGGCAACGTGCCTTTCGGATGGAAAGTTGACGAATCACGAAAACGCTAACATTATGCCGCCGAAAGACTATAAGCCGTTATTGGAAAGTAAATGGGAGGTCACATTCAACATACCGAATGCTGTTATCCAAACGGATGCTGATACGGTGAACATAACCCGTAATATTGAGAAAAAGTATATACCCATAACATTGGAGGATGCCTATGCGGTGCTTCGCGACAAGGAACTTGCCAAATTCCCAACGATGTTCTGCAAGGTCATTGTCCGCAATGAGAAATATGCAAAGCACTATGCTCACTCCAATACAAAACTCCGCATACAGCCCGTCAATAAGGAGCGTCTTGGCGGTATGGGCGATGAAATCAAGCGCATCAAGGACAAGGATATACCGAGTTCCGAATTTTTGCTTAAAAATGCGTGTCTGCTTAACCGAAACAACACCACTATGGATTTTGACAGCGAGGAAAACAGAGAAATTGTGAAGCGTGTGTTTGAGGAATGCAACAATGAAATTTACAAATTTATGATAGGATAATGGCTGAACGTAGTGAAATATTGGAAAAATTGAAGGCTCTTTCGTCAGAGACACCATCGGATTGGCGCAAGCAGGCTGAATGGCGTGTCAAGAACAGAGAGTGGCTTCGCGTTTCGGGCGCGATAGCACTCAAAATACTTATGAACCACGATGGGGAGACTTCAGAGCAGATACATCAGTTCGTCAGAGAGACACTTGACTGTGACGAAAGTGCGGTTTCCCGCATTATGAGAGGTGATGCCGACCTGCATTTGAGCGCGATTATCGCCCTCATAGGTTTTGACGGATTGTGTGACGCTGTGAATGGACTTAAAAACTATATGAACAATGCTTCAAGAGATAGCAAATAGGAGACTGCTTGAAAAGGTGAAGCGGGATATGTCCGAACACTTGAAAACCCTGCACTTTACAAAGGCGCAGAAGTTTGAGACGTTTGAGGTCACTTTCGGCTTGCCTATGCCAATAAAGCGTGACGATAATGGCAATCTGTCTCCTATGACATTGGGCGAGATGCAGGATATGCTCGCCTACATATCAACGGAAACCGCTAAAACGAATCCGATGCGCAAATGCGTTATCGCAGTCAGAAACAATGATTATGTCGCACCGAGTTTACGGAAACTTCCGATAATCAAACCGATAACAAGGGGCAGGCTTGACGGGTTGGATATGGATTCAATTGAAAGGTCAAAAGAATCGTATGAAAGGAAATGCTCCGAGGTTTTGTTGCAGGATAGCAAATATATGGTGATTTGCGATATAAAGGATAACACGTTTGAAACTGACGGCAACAGAATTGTAATCAAAACCTTGTACGAAACATACGGGGAAATTTTTGCACTTTATTTTTTATAAGATTATGAAATACCCAAGGACATACCATCTGCCGTTCTCGAAAGGAACAACGTCAGATGACAGAATATTGAAAGCAGGTTGGTTCGACAACTATAAGGGTCGTGAGGTTGTTCTTACGGAGAAACTTGATGGCGAGAACAACTGTATGACACCGTATGGCGTGTTCGCCCGTTCACACGCAGCACCAACGCGGAATCCGTGGAGCAGGAATCTGTGGGATTACGGCGGTCTTTACGAAAAGGTGAAGGGGGTTATCGGTCCATACGAGGAAGTGTTCGGCGAGAACCTTTACGGTGAGCATTCCATAAAGTACAACCGACTGTCTCATTATTTTCATATCTTCGCTGTGAAGGGTTTGTCAAACGAGATGTTTCATTTCCCCGTGTTCTACTCGTGGGACGATGTTTGCCTTGTTGCCGAAATGATGGGTGTGCCTACCGTTCCGCTTCTTTGGCGCGGTGTGTTCGATTCCGAGGATGAGGTTGAGGCGAAAATCAACGAACTTATGTCGCAGCCGTCAACCTACGGTGACGAGAAAGAGGGCGTTGTTATGCGCATAGCGGACGAGTTCTACACAGACGATTTTCCGAAATGCGTATGCAAGTATGTACGCGCCAATCACGTTCAGACTGACGAGCATTGGACTAAAAATTGGAAAAAGGCTGAATTGTTAAGACAATGAAAAATGTTGAACTGCATAATACGGACTGTTTCGACTATATGCGGACGATTCCAGACAACTCTGTTCCGCTTATAGTCACCGACCCGCCATACGGTATAAAATTCAGCGGGCAGACTTCCGACACGAAGTGGGACTGCATAGGCAACTACTCCGATTTCATTTTAAGTTTTCTCCGCGAGGCTAAACGCATATTGACCGACAGCGGCACACTTTGGATGTGCTGCGCACGGACAATGATTCCAACGGTGTTCGCTGCCGTGGAAAAGGCGGGATTGCATTGCAACCTTGAAAATTGGCTTACCTATGCCCGACAAAAGGGCAGAGGCAGTTCGCACAAACTCAAGTCGCAAGCGGAAGAAATACTGCATATAACGAAGTCGGACAAATGGTTGTTTAACAAGGTCGAATATCTGCGTGAGGTTGTCGCCCCGTATGTCAAAGACGGTAAACCCCGTGGTTGGTTTTTAGACCAAAACACGGGTATGCGTGTCCGTTGGAGCGGCATAGGCAACGTGCTTGCGTTCACATCGCCAACATACAACTCCAAGTTCGAGCGGCAAATACATTCGACACAGAAGCCCGTGCTGCTGAATGTCGAACTTATAGTGTTGTCGTCTAACGAGGGAGACACCGTGTTCGACCCGTTTATGGGTAGCGGCAGTTGTGCCGTTGCCTGCGTTCTTACGGGCAGGAAGTTTGTCGGATGCGAGGTTGATTCGGATATGTTCGCCAAAGCGGGTCATTGGATTAACAACATAAACTATTCGGAGGCTGAACAATATGTCGCTTCGAGGGTTAGAGTCGGCGGTCTTTTTTAACTGAAATTGTCGGATTTTTATTATATTGTAGTATGATAGCGAAAAACTTGGTTGACAGAATAAAGAATGTGGAGAGTAATCCGAAGCAGGCGTTTGAATACAAGGCAAAGCGTGTATTCAAAGGGGATTTTGTGTTTTCCGTTGACACGCATAAGGAAGTGTTGGACATACCCGTTTTGGAGTTCAATATAAAGAAAATCGGTTTTTTCGCAGACCCCGCTCTTTCGGTTCTCATAAAAGGCGACAATCTCGTCAACTACTTTTGGTTTCACAGAAAAAACATTATGAGTCTGAATCCCCAACAGAAAATAGACGTTACATTATATGAGGATGACAATAAGATTTACGAATTTGGGGATTCTTGTGTCGGCGGGTTGTTCGAGGACGGCGTTCTTTTATGGGCGGGATATGCAGCCGAGATGAGTGGAATACAAAGTCAGACAGCAAAGGAAATAACAGAGGCGTTCCGAGAGAACAATGCAAAGAAGCATTACCTCGAATATGGTATGAACAAGCAAATGGAAGAAAAGTTGGCTGAACTTAAGGTATTTGACGAAAGCAAGTTGAAAGTGATGGCTGCTGACAAAATGGTGTCAATACAACGAAGTTCGATGGATTTGTTGCCAAAATTTACATTGCCTTTTACAATCACGCCACCTCCTTCAGTAACATTGCCACAAACACAACTTACGCCTTTTGTACCTACAAAGAACACATACGTTAAATTAAACACAGATTTTGATATATGAAAGAATTGTTGGTTGATGCCATTATGGGCATCTCGTTGAAATGGGAGCAGATAAAGAATCTGCCGAAACGCATTTACACCTTGAACAAGGAATACGAGTATAAGGCTGTCCGTTCCGAAGTCGAACTATATGACGAGGATGAACTTAAAGGACTGTACGACATTTTCAAAGGCACAAAGGAATCAATGGAGTTGTATGACGGGTTCGACCCGCGTAGCGAAGAGGAAATTGCATACGACAAAGCATACGAAAAATACATTGAATTTTGCAAGGAGAGAACAGCCAAGGAGCAGAAAATGTACACCAATGTTGACGAAATATCGGACACCATAAACTTCGGAATACTGCACAGTATGTTTGTCAAGGGTATCGGTGTTATGGGAAACAACAACGACTGCATAGCAGTCGGTATGAAGAAAAACGGGATTGACATATACCGTGCCAAAATATCAAAGGAAGATATGGAGACAAAAAGCGAGGGCATAAAAGAACAGAAACTTCGTGATGTCTTGCAAACACTTAACAAGAGACGAGTATGAACAGAGAGAAAATGATAGGTGACTATGTGTTCACCATAGAGGGAGACCAAGCAAGGGGAATCCCCGAATGCGATATACCGATTTGTGAGTTTGACTTTTCGACCTCATCGTCATATTCCGTTGACGTTGTGATTTATGGAGACAACATTTTCAATTATTTCTCCAAACTTAATCCGTTTGACAGTGTTAGCGGCAGAAGCGTATTAAAGTCTGACTATGCTTTCAACTGCGTAATCCGTGACGGTAACGACACGCTTATTGCGGAAATGAAAAGCACCATAGTAGTTGAATACAATCACATTCCCGATACAGAAGCGGAGACTGTCACTATGCGTTGCGACTTCTTTGAAATAACAGACAAGACGAAAGAGAGTGTGAAGTTGTCCGAAATGGTGAAGAACGCTAACAGAAAGGCAGAGGAAGAAGCCCGCAAGTGGATGATAAGTCCAAATGATATTGAGGAAGAGAAAGACGAAAGCATTGTTGGCAACCCGACTTTTCATACGGTGTTGGATTGTTTTATGGGAGGATTGTTATTTTAATTCATATCTAATTTATAAAGAAACGGGTGCTATTTGCATCTGTTTTTAGTGTCGATGCCATTTCAAAGTTTTCCATATAGGCTTCGCCTTATCCAATGGCGGCTCTTGGAAATATTTAACATCAAGAGGAAGTTTAAGGTCGGGTATTCGGTAAACCGAGTTCACTACGCTCAATCCTTTTTCTCTCACCAAATCGCCGTTGAATGGTTTGAAATCCTGCACATATTCATAGGTGTACATACCGTTGTTGCCCGCCAAATCGGGTTGACCAAATTTTATGTAGGATATGAACAACCCCTCTTTCGCATCGTTGTATGACGCTGATTTGAGGTCAAGGCTATGCAGGTAGTATCTGTCCTTTGCGTTCAAGTCATCGAATGAGAGGAACACCCCGATTGATTCGCCTATGCCGAAAATCACAATGTCACCCGTTTTGAAATTAGCCTTCATTTCCTCCGCAGTTCGGTAGTGTGGAACAGAGGTCGCGTCATATAGACGCTCCTTTGAGACGGGCTGTATCTTCAGTTTCTCATTCACCCGTTTGCCTATGAAACTTTCGTATGATTTCATATTGCTTAATCTTTTACAAACCTCACACTCAACGCGAGATGTTCGTATTCGGGTACTGCTTTTATGTATATGAAGTCGCTTGTTTCCCTGCCGCACAGTCTGTATGGGGCGTTGTCGTCACCTTGAACCCAAAATGCGAAGAAACGGTCTTCAATATATCTGCCGCTTTCAACATATCCGCTGAACTTTGCATTGAATCCGAATGTGTCGTTACCGCCATCTTCCTTTGACAATATCTCATTCAGTTTGTCGCCGCACGCGGTTCTCAAAAACCTCACGTCAGCCATAGTGGGGATGTGCCAACCGAGAGGCGCGATTCTTTTAGCAGCCTCGTATGTGTAGAACATACCCAAGCCATTGTCGTTATTGTCTCCACAAGCATAATAGTCAATTGACGCTCGCAATATCATTTTGCTCTGCGCTTTGTATTTTTCTGTCAATGCGATGTTTGTGGCAGTCCAAAAGGCGTTCCCGATTTTGACGACTTTTCCGAGTATGCCGTCATTGTATGTCATCGTATTGAGCAGCCTTTCCCTTGTGACGGGTTTTATGTTCAGTTTTTCCTCTATGTATTCGTTGTATGTTTTCACAAGCAATTCTTTCGGAATTATCCCTTTTAATCTTGTAATATTTATAAGACTTCAAGTTCAATAATCGCTTCACTGTTATCCAAGCAGTCATCAGTCAACTTGAGTGTTCCACTTGGTTTGTCTATAACTCCACGACTGTACTCGGTGTTCCTCACCGATGTTTTAAGGTCTTCCACTGACCTATGTCATCTGACTTTCTTGGTTTTACTTATACAAGTCAGTTTGTTTTTTTTAATTTAATATAAAACCACAATACCAATACTCCAAAGAACTACATACACTTAATATATTTATATTTTTCAAGATTTCTTGCAATACCAAATAGATGATTCCGTTATTATTTATCAAACAAGTCTTTCACGAACCTCACGGAGCAGGCTGTGTTTGACTTTATGCGTTTGAATGTCATCTCGTGTTCGCTCAACACAAACGCCTTGTAATAACCGTTTTCGTCACGCTCGTCAGATGTGATGAAGTGCGCACGGTGGTCGTTGTTTTTCCAAGCGGAATGTAACACCTCAACATATCCAATCAGTTTCGCGCCGAATGGTATAGTGCTTGTGCCGCCGTATTCTGTTGATATTAGGTCGGCTAACGGGAATTTGAATATACTCTGCGCCTTTATGATTCGCTTGAAATCTTCAGACGAGGGGAGACTCCAACCTTTCGGCACTATTTTCATAGCGGCTTCCGCTGTGTAATAATAGTCGTTGTCGAAAACAACATAATCCAATCCTTTTTTGATGGGTGTTCTGTCAGCAGCCAATTTGGTGTTTGCGTTGTCGCGTGTCCAAAGTATGCCGCCCACATTGACATCCTTTCTATGCTGCTGCATATTTTTCAGTCGCTCCTTGGTGACGGGCTGTATGTCAAGTTTCTCGTTGAATTGGTCTATGTCAAGTATTTTCATAGGTCTTTGCATAATCTTACAGACATACCGATGTAATGTTTGTCTTTCACGTCACTTATTTTACAATACGGCTTATCTTTTTTTGTTATCATAAAACATTTCGCATTTTGCGGGTTTTTATCGTCAACACACCAAAAGGATGCACACGAATCAAATCCGTTGACAAAAGGTCTTCTTGAAAAGCCCAACAACTTCGCATCAAAGCCATATTTGTCCGTACACTTGTTGTCTTTTGAAATAAGATGCTTCCCGTATTTCATTATTTTTTCAAAATCTTCTGTGGTCGGGATTCTCCAACCTTTCGGTACTAATTTCAACGCGCCAGGAAACGTATAGTATATCGTGTTGTCAATTTGTGTTATGATATAATCACCGAATTCTAAAAATTCTTGTTTGTCGTTATCATACACACCCTCTTTGAGCGGGTTTCCGTCCGCGCCGACAAGTGATGTCTCATTTTTTGTTCGCCAAAGCAAACCACCCAATGCTATTGTATTATAGTCGTTTTTCTTGGTGTTCAAAAGACGTTCCCTTGACACGGGTTTTATTTCAAGTTTCTCGTTGAATTGACTGTATTTTAGGATATTCATAATGTGTTATTTTTATAAATGCCAATATGTTCCGAGCATTCTCATATATAAGTTATATAAGTATTTATAGGTCAGTTTCGGATTAGCCTTATTGTTAGGGCAAATTCCCTTGAACAGAAACTTTTTCTGATATAGTATTGGTTGCTTTGTCCGTAAATATATTTCACATATCCCTCACCGCATTCTTCCGAAATCCAAAATCTGAATGAGCGTCTTGGATACATAAGTTCGCTTGCGAATCCGATATACCCCGTGTAGTGTGCGTTGAACCCTATTATGTCCTTTCCGCCGTCTTTCACCGACAAGAAATCGTCACGCTTGTATAGGCACTTTTCAAGAAGTTCAGCCCATTCAACGCTGTTCGGTATGTGCCAACCTTTAGGCACGACACGCAAGGCGGCATCGTAAGTATAGTACACGTTTCCTTTGAAAATGTAATAGTCGTTACCCCGTATCAGCGTATCGCCGTTAGGACACACAATTCCATTGTAATTTTCCACACTCCATATTTGGTTGCCTATCTTGATATTCTTCACCATAACGGGCAGAGAGTGCAGGCGTTTCTTTGTTATCGGCTGTATCTTGATTCTCTTGTTTTCCATAATCAATCGTTTTTGACCAATCTTATCGGCATAAAGATTTCCTTGTTCGATGTGCCTATTCTGATGTGTGGTGTTTCCTTGCTTATGCAGAGACAGTATGCGCTGCTTGTTGGAAGTTCACTGCAACCGAAAAGCCAAAAGTCGAACCTTATGTCCTTGCACACTATTCTGCGAAAATGATTCTTCATAATCCAACCCGTGTATTTTGCATTGAATCCGAATCTGTCAATGCCGCCGTCTTCTTCTGAAACGAGGTTGTCTCGGTTGCCTGCCGTTATCATCAAATCCATTGCTTCCGTTTTTGTCGGAATATGCCAGCCTATCGGTGTCACTTTCTTTGCACCATCGTAAGTGTAATATGCGTTGCCGTCCACAATGACATAATCAACGCATTTCACGAGTTTGCTGCCGTCAGCACAAGTGGTCTCCTTGCAGTTTTCCACAGCCCAACGATACGCACCTATTTTCAGATAATCGTACCGATTCGATATACTTTTCAGTTTGTCCTTGGTAACGGGTTGGATATTCAGTTTCTCCAATGTCAGAAATTTGTTGAATCCGTGTTCCGCAGACCAAACGTTGACATACGACAGCAATATATCCGAAGGCAGCGAATGCTTTATGTCAAGCGGTGTGTATGGTTGTTGTGGTGGTTTTTTGTATATGCCTATACAATATGCCCCCTCTTCGCGGGATGCGCTTTGCATATTGTCGTCAAACTCGCTCAACGTTATGGCGGTAAACCCGTTATCATATCCTATGAGAGTGCCTTCCAATTTCGATGATTCGTGTACATATTGTGTGTATCTTATGAGATTGAACTTTTTTTCGTAATTGTATTTTACCATATCTTCATAGGTTACGTAGAAATATGTGGCATTTTGCGATACAATTTCCCCGTGTTTCAAATCGCCCAATGTGACAAGATAACCACTTTTGTTGAGTATTGATTTAGGGGTTTTTCTGCGTGAGCCTTTCATAAGTCCCTCCTTGCTGACGGGTTGTATGTTCAGTTTCTCGTTGAATTTATGTGTGTCAAGTATTTCCATTTTATTTCATTGTTTGTAGTCTTTTCCAAATTGTTGTTGTATCTGTTGGGAGTTCTCTCTTGCCCGTAACTGTTTTGAGATAGTCGTAGTCAATTTGGTTCGGTTGGCTTTCGTCCTTCAATATGTCTGTTACCTTAAATGTATTTGAAGTCAACATATTGTTCAAAAACGAAACGAATCTGTATGTGTTATAACTTGCCATTGATGTTATCTCATATCTCAAAAATATCCCGTCATTTGTTATATCTTCGTATTTGTCAACGTCAAATCCCAATGTTTTGTATTTTGCATAATCGGCTTTCGCTATGTAGATATACACTAACCCGAACTCCTTTTGCTTGATGTCGTTGCCTATCACGATATATCCCGTTTTCAGCAGGCTTTTCGGGTTTGTAATGGCAGTTGTGTACGATTTCAGTTTTTCCTTTGACACGGGTTGTATTTTGAGTTTTTCCGTGACGGGTGCTGCGAACTGCTTTACGAGTGTCCAACCGCTTTCGATTTTTTTGTCATACTCAACGAAAAAATTTCGTGAATAAAGCGGACGCAGAACTTTCTTGTTTCTGTATATGCTTTCTATGTATTCATCCGCGTAAAGCGTTACGTTAGCCTTTGTTGTTTTGTTGTCGAAACGGGACAGCAAATTATACGAAAAGGTATCGTCTTTGCTGTTGTATCGTACAAGCAACCCTTCGTCAGCCTCTTTGCTTGTCTCCAAAAGTGTATTGAATTTGAATATGTCTTTATACAAGTGGAAATAGTCATATTTTGATATGTAATAATACAGCACTTGTATCGGACTTCCAACTCTGTTTCTGCTTATATCGGTTGTTGCGGTACGTGTCACGAACACAGCGTCTCCCGTTTGGAGATTGTGTTTCCACCCAATGTTTGCCCTTCCACTTTGTGACACAAGTTCCTCTTTTGATATTGGCTGTATGTTCAGTTTCTCGTTTACGCGAATAAGTTTGTCACCTTCCCGCTTGTAAATGATGGATGCGTTGTCGGTGTTAGGGTGTTTGAAATAATCGAATGGAAGCGGCTGTTCGATATTGTTTTGCCTATACACGAATGTCGTATATCTGTGCGAGAGTTCATTTTCGAGTTTATCGTTAAGGTTAAGCAAAGAAGTGAATGTGAATGTGTTTGCTTGCTTATACCGCACAATTATGCCTTCTTTCGTCAAAGAAAAAGGTATTGTCGCCATATTCAGAAGTTTGCCGTAATCATAGTTCGCATAATCGTACATTGATATATAGATGCCCGTGCGGGTCTCCCCAAGCCTCATTTCAGAAACAACAATATCTCCCGTTTTTAATAATTTTTTCGGGGAAACAATCGTATTGCGAAGTCTCTCCTTGCTGACGGGCTGTATGTCAAGTTTCTCGTTCAACGATTTGTCTTTGTATATGCAAACTGTGTCTGTGTTCTTTATGTTGTCGCGTATGAAAAACTCGCTTTTTATCGGTTGTTCGATAGTTCCAACGGGTCTTTTTATTTCGGTGACGGTTGTTTCGTTTCCGACCAAGTTTGTCGTCATACTGCTGTCCCTATAGAATGTTGACAGAAATATACAGCGGAATGTCTTTTTATTGTGGTCATACGTTATCAACATACCGTATTTGCTTTCTTTTTTTGAGCGTAGGTGCTTTTCAAAATTAGCCCCGAATGAATACCCGTGTTTGAAATAATCCTCGAATGCGACATATCTAAAACACATCAGACTCTCGTGTTGCACTATTCCGTCTTCGTCACGCCTTATCATACGGATAAAGAGAATGTCGCCCGTTTTCAGTCTGTCTTTCCAATTCTTTGTGTTTACCCACATTTCCCTGCCGTGGTTTGACAACTGCTGTTTTGTAACGGGTTGTATGTTAAGTTTCTCGTTGAGTTCTTTTGTGTTCAGTATCTTCATATCGGCATTATGTTATACTCTTGACCAAACAAGTTTCGCTTTCGCCGCGTCTGGGTGTTTGAAATACTCCGCATCCAACGGAAATTTAAGATTTTCGTATCTGTAAACAAGCCATATACGGAGACCTATACTGTTATAAACCAAGTTTTCGTCAAACGATTTTAGTGAAATAAACTTGAATCCATCATTCTCATAATATTGCATAAAAGCACCGTCACAGACCACTTCTTCCCATTGTGACATACGCGGAATCAAGTCGAATACGTCATCGTATGTGTGTCTCATTATATCTTCGTATGAGACATAAACGTGAGCCTTTATGTCTTTTCCATTACCCATAAAAACAATGTCACCCGTTTTAAAATCGAACACATAGTTCTTTGACGGTTTATGGCTACTGATTGCGCAGTCTTTTAACCGTTTCTTTGAAACGGGCTGTATGCTCATTTTCTCATTAAGTTCTTCTGTTTTCAGTATCTTCATAGTATCAGTTTCTTTTCCATATCAATTCGGCTTTTTCATAAGGTGGGCGTTGAAAATACATATAATCCAATTTAATGTCTTTACCTTTGAACCTATACACTTCATAAATTTCTTTGTGTAAATAACTGCTTGACAAATTTTCATTGAAAGCCGAAAGCATATACCGTTTGAAACCGCCGCCGTAGTTTATGGCAAACATTCCATCTTTGTATTCATCGCTATTGATAATGTTGTCAAGATTCAAACCAAATTCTAAAATGTCATCATAGGTTTTATTAACCATATCACTGTGCGATACATATACTGCATACTCTGACGAATCGTATGATTTGCCCATACGTACAATGTCTCCCGTTTTGAAGTTAACCGCGTATCTTTTTGAAAGTCTGTTTGGTATTTCGCCGACAGTCTTTTCCAAACGGTCTTTTGTGACGGGTTTAATGTTAAGTTTCTCGTTTAGTTCTTCTGTTTTCAGTATTTTCATATTTGCTTATTTTTGTCTCTTACAAACCTTACGGACATTCCGTATTTTGACGGTATCTTTTCCGAAAAAGCAACACCGCCGTCCTTTAGTTTGCTGCCCGCTATTTTCAGACCTTTTATGATGTCGGGTTCGTCAATACCGAATTTAGGATAGTCATAGGCAAGGGTGGCATAAAGGTCTTTTCCTATCACACGAGCCTTTGTGTGCGTTCCGACCAATTTCACATTGAATCCGTATTTGTCCGTGCCGCCGTAATCTTTTGAGATTATGTTAAGCACATTATTCTCGGTGTCGTTTGCGAGACTGTTGTAATCTTCCTTTGTCGGCAAACGCCAACCGCTCGGAACAATCCGCATAGCAGCGTCATAAGTGTAGTAGATTTCGCCGTTTTCTTCAAAGTAGTCAACACCCCTTTTAAGCGGTGTTCCATCGTTTGCGGTCAAAATTGAAGCGTTCTCGGCTGTCCAAATCTTATCGCCTATATACACAAACTTGTTTTTTGTCGCTTGAAGTCTCTCTTTCGATACGGGTTGTATGTTTAATTTCTCCATAACCTTTTTGGGTTGATGGCTGTAGTTGTAAATGAGTGACCAACCGTGGGACAATGCAAAAACAAGGTTTTGGTTGTCTTTAAAATATTTGTCGGTCAAGGGGTATTTGAAGTTCTCGTTTCTGTATATCCTGCACACGTATTCCAAATCCCACATAACGGTATTGCATATAGGTTTGGTGTCACCGAATCGGTTTACCCTGCTGAATCCGTATTTCTTTTCGTCCCAACGCCACCTTATAAACAAACCTTCTTTTATTGAAACATTCGATGTATCAATGGTTTTGAAGTTGAAAATTGATTTGTATTTGTGATAGTCCTCTTCCGACACATAGAAAAACTCAACCGTATTCTCTTTTTTTGAGGTTGATATTTGTTTGACAATAACGGCATCGCCCGTTTGGAGTTTGGTTTTCCAACCGAGTACATTCAGCCTGCCCTGCGAGGTTTTCAGTTCTTTCTGCGTTATGGGCTGTATTGCAAGTTTCTCGTATGTTTCTGTGCTGTATATTTCCATATTAATAGTTCTTTACCAATCTTACCGTGAGAGCGTGTACCGATGTTGTCGGTGCAGTCACCTGCGCGTTTCTGTTGTAGTTGCTTCTTCCGCAGTTGAATGCGTGCGCTCTTTCATATTCGCCGCTTCCGAATGATTTGTTTCCGAGCCAAAATGAGAATGTGTCTCCGTCTTCGTATGGGAATCCGCAGTAGTAGCATCCCCAAAGCAACCCGCTCAAACCGTATTTGTCAGAACCTCCGTTTTCCATTGAAATCCAAAGGTCTGAATCGCGACCATAAGTGTCCAACAACGAAGTTATTTCCTCAACTGTTGGGAGATGCCATCCGTTTGGTATTATATCCAAAGCCGTGTCGAACTTGTAGAACATCCGTAAATCTTTGTCGGTGTGTTCCATAAAGTAATCCCTTCTTTCTTTGTACTTTGAATTTGGCTGAATGCAAAGGTTTTCGGCAGTCCAATATAAACCACCTATTTTCACAATTTTTCCGAGAAGCCCGTTTTCATAGGTTTCGATTTCCTGCTTTACACACTTTCCGAGCCTTTCTTTTGTGACGGGCTGTATGTTGAGTTTTTCGTTGAATTGCTGTGCGTTCAGTATCTCCATTTCGTTGCTGTTTTCTATATTGTATATTTATCTTTCAGTTACCAAAACAGTGTTGTTTTATCAACGGGTTCAACACTGTCGGGTGTTTCATCCAATCTTTTATCCAATCTTTTATCCAATGCTTTATATTTCGGTCTGACCCATATTTTGACAGAATCCTTGAACGGGGGATTTTTGAAGTAATCCTTTTTCAAAGGCTGCTTTATGTTCGGGTTGCGAATAATCATATACAAGTCTAACGGTTTCAGCCATTTACTTTCAGCCCGTTTATCAGTCAGAGCATTGTCATAATGTTTCAGTCTGTTATAACTGAAAAGGTTGTTTCGTCTGCCCGTAATACGGGACGCTTCCTCTCGGTCTTTGTTGTATAGTATGAGTACACCGTCCTCAATCCAAGATTTGTCTTTTTTGTCATTTTCGTCAATTCCAACCAAAAGCATTTCCTCATAGTTGTACTTGAAATAATCTTCGGCTGTCACAAACACATAGCAAACGTGTCTCCTGCCGTCTCTTGTGCAACCAAACACAATGTCACCCGTCTGAAGCCTCTCTTTTGGAGGTACGGATTCGTTAAACAGTCGTTCCTTGCTGACGGGTTGTATGTTGAGTTTTTCTTCAACAGCATTGCCTTTATAATTAAAAACCATTTTCGCTTTCGAATTTGGAAATGTTTTGAAATATTCTACATCCAATGGTTTTTCTAAAAGTGGCACTCTGTAAACATACATAACCCTATTATTAAGATTGTTGTCATATTTAACAACAAAATGCCTTGTGAAAACGGGTTTTCCGCCGCGACCAGTAACCCCAGACAAATAAAAAATGAATATTCCGTCACGCAACGCACTATCTTTTTCATTTGAAATGGGTTCGTCAAGCAATTCATCATACGCACCGCTTTTTACGTCATCGTATGATACAAACACTCCATTTTCTTTTTCGTTTTCATCGCCAACAACAACAATATCACCCGTTATGAAATTATTTCTCATTTCAGATGGAGTTTTATACATTTTACATTTTGTAAAATCAGTAAGTCTGTCTTTTGTGATTGGCTGTATATTGAGTTTTTCGTTAAATTTCTTTGTATCAAGTATTTCCATATTATATTTTTCTTTTCCAAATGATGTCTGACGAATCAAACGGTGGGTTGATGAAATAATCTTTGGTCATAGGCTGCGGCAGTTCTTTCGGTCTGTATATAATGTCAATGCGCTGTTTGATAGTGTCCATTCTGTTGAGGTTGTCGTCATACCGTTCAAGCAAAAGGTAAATACATCTGCTGTAATAATGCGGGTCTTTGCGTATAAGCGCACCGTCTTCGCTTATCGGCAATCCGCCGCCTTCCAATCCGAGCAGTTTTGCACAGTCGTTTTCTCTGTATCCGTCTTCGGACATAAAGACATAATGTCGTGAAGAACCATCGTGCCTTGTGACAAGAACAATGTCCCAATCTCGCAACTGTTCCTTCAACGTGTAGGGCTTTGTATTGTGAAGCCTCTCCTTGCTGACTGGTTGTATGTTGAGTTTTTCGTTGAACTGCTTTGTGTCAAGTATTTTCATAATCCGTCTCTTTTCCAAATGATTTCCGCTTCTTCCGTTGGCGGGTCTAAAACATAATCCGCGTCAATTTTATCGGGTTTTTCTTTCGGACGGAGAATTTGTTTTACCGCAAATTGTTTACCCAAAGATGAACTGCCGCTGATTTTGGTGTCAAGGTTGTCATTGTATCGGTATGCTTTTGTATATTTTGGCACGTTTCTGTTGATGCTTGCATCATATTCCATACGGATAAAAATGCCTTCGTTTTTGAAAAAAGATAAGTCTGATACAAGGTCGAACATTGTGATATATCTTTTCAATTCGTCAAACGGAATGTAAACATATTCAAGCCCGTTGTCAATCAGCAATATGTCGCCGAACTTGAGCCTCCGTTTTGGAGGCAGTGTTGCGTTGTGCGCCTTTGCCAACATTTCCTTTGTGACGGGTTGTATGTCAAGTTTCTCGTCAATATGTTTTTCCTTGTAATTCCAAATTTGTTTCGCTTTCGGATTCGGGAATGTTTTAAGGTAATCTTCCGTCAACGGATTTTTCAAAAAAGGAACTCTGTAAACATACATAACTTTGTGCGTACCAATGCCTTCGTATTCGAGTTCGTCATTGAAATCCTTTACATAACTTCTTGTAAAAAACGATTGTTCCCAATACACAAACACGCCGTCAACACAATTGACGATTTCCGATTCACTTGTCAATTTTGGGAAGAAATGCGTGATTTCGTCATATACACCGCTTTTCACGTCTTTGTAAGATATGTATGTTCCGTGCAGGTTTTCTTTCTCGTTACCCACAACAACGATGTCACCCGTTTGAAAATTGGCACGCATTTCGCTTGCTGTCGGATACGGTACAACAAGTTTTTTCAGTCTGTCCGCTGTGACGGGTTGTATGTTAAGTTTTTCGTTGAACTGTTTTGTATCAAGTATTTCCATAATCAGTCTCTTTTCCAAATTGTTTTTGCCTTTCGTATCGAAGCGTCTTTGAAATAATCCTCGGTAAGAGGCAGGCTTACGTGCGGGTTACGCATAACCGCCCAAATGCCATATTTCTTGCCGCGCATTAGGTTTGAATCCAACTCCGCGAGGTTTGTGCGGGTGAAGTGGGGGTTGTCGTTGACAATGAACATAGGTTTCGCGTCATAGAAAATGAACATTCCCTCCTTGTAGAATTTCGTTTTCCAAAGAGGAATGTTAAATCCGAAATATTTGTCGTACAACTCCTTTTCGATGTCGCTTTTTGATATGAACACACCCAAATGCTTGTGGTCTATGTGACCCATAATGGCAATGTCTCCCGTAAGAAAATTGGCACGCATTTCACTTGCTGTTGCATACGGAATAACTCGGCTTTTCAGTCTGTCTTTTGTGACGGGCTGAATGTTCAGTTTCTCGTTTAATTGTTCTGTATTCAATATTTTCATAAGTCTCTGCAAAATCTTACTGTCATCATTTCCTCTTTTTCGGCGTTCTCATCCCACATACTTCCGTGTTCATTGTTGCCACCGTGTGAAATTGGGGCAAGCAGGTGCATTTTGTGCGGTTTTGGAACTTTTGCGTTTGCTATACCGCCGATGAATGTCGTATATGTCTTGTAAACCATAAAGTCGGCATACCTGCCTTCGCCGAGTATGTGACCTTTGTAGTATATGCCAACAAGTTTGGCGTTGAACCCCGATTCGTTTGTTCCGCCGTATTCAGTCGCTATAAGAGGCAGGAAGTTGTCATCTTCCATTGCTGCATAAAGGTCATCCGTGTCTTTGACTGACGGGACACGCCAACCTTTAGGCGCGATTTTGGTTGCGGCTCTCTGTGTGTAATAATACTCGCCGTCAACGACATTGTAGTCAACGCCATCCACCAATTCATATCCGTCTGCCGTAACAGTTGTGGCGGCGTTCCGTACAGTCCAATAACGGTTGCCGATTTTCACATAGTTTTGTCGTTTGATATTTGACAGACGTGATTTGGAAACGGGTTGTATGTTCAATTTCTCGGTGAACTGTTGTGCGTTGAGTATTTCCATAGCATTAAATTTTATCCCAAACAAAAATGAACAGTTGCAGGAAACACACAACCTCCATAAAGAATATCCAAGCCTTGTTGTCAACGTCAACGGAGTAGTCGGGGTTGTACGCGCCTGGGGTGTTCACCCCTATCAATATGAACATAACATAGGACAGAACCATACTTGCAATGGCGACAACGCTTGTGATGCACAGATAGACCGTTACGAGTGTTATCGTAACAAGTGAACTGATGTAGTGTATCGGTCTCGCCCAACCGTATTGCAGGAACACGCTCGGTTTGAATTTCTCCAACAGTTCCTTTATGAACTCCTTGAATGACTTTTTGACAGCGGGTTTCTCGGTGTCGAATCGCACTTCGGGAACGTAGTTGTCGCCGCCGTCACGCTTCGGTCCAGACTTGTAGCGGCAACTAACACCAATCATAACCATACACAAGACAACCACTATCGGAATCCAACAGAGGTTTTTTGGTGAGATTGTGAACCACCAAAAACCGAATGGTATAGCCGTCAGTGAACACCACGCACTGAAAAGCCAATCCCACTTGTTTGGCAGCAGGTAGTATGTCTCTGATATTGATACGGGAACTCCGTATTTGAAAAGAATGAAGATTATGTATGCAAAGCACAGCACAATCGAAATAATAGGCAAACTAATCATAATGCGTTTATTTTATATTGTTTATGGTCTATTCTTTTTTGATAATGAGCGTCATAGCCAAGTTCGGTGTTATCTTGTCGTCAAGTACGCCATCGAATATGTCAAGCATAGCGTTCCATACGGGCAGCATCATTTCATTCTCCCCGAATTGGAAAGGCAGGTGTGCCTTTATCATACCGCTCAATATATTGCTGAACCTGCCCGATTCCGATTCCGATTCGACAATTTCGTTGAGCAGATTGAGTTCATTTTCGGTCAGCCTTATCTTCAGACGAGTGTTTGTCATACTGCCGAAAAACGGGCTTTTCAGTTTTGACAGTTTTCTGTACAGTTTCTGTTTCACCATATCTCTTGTGCCGCCGACAGAACGCAGTCTGTCCGCGCTGACGGGTTGGATGTTCAGTTTTTCGTTGAATTGTTCTGTGTTCAGTATTTTCATATTATACTATATCTATTAAAAGTATTGTTTTAAGCGGGTTGCAGTTTTTTAAGAAATCATACCATACGCCGAATTGGAAATAAATTGCGGTTATTGTCACAGAATTTAGTTCGTTCAGCCCTTTTATGAACGGTATGGTGTCTTGCAGTTTTTGGTATGTTAGCGTGTCCGTCAGTGCGTTTTTCTTGACCTCATACATTATGTTGTTGAATGCGTCAAGTTCTTCCTCCGTCAGATACAGCCGTATGCAGTGTCTGTATTTACCGTTTTGGCTTTCGTGAAACTGTGTCGGTTCGAGTTTGGACGAAGCCAATTTCCGTTTCAGTGACCTTTCGGTAACATCCAAATTCTTCAACCTATCAGCCGTGACGGGTTGAATGTTCAGTTTTTCCTGCACAAGAAACTGCTCAATAGTTAAAACTTCCATCTTATAACATTGTGTTGCAATATTTATAATAAGTCCGCCGATACGGGGGTTGTTCGGTTTTTCGGCAATCTTTTCGAAATCCTGCGAAAAACCGCCAAGCGGGTATAAAACAAAAAAACTTGCATAAAAACCAAAAATGCGCACAAACGCTTGTGTATCAACTGATTGGGCGCGTTTTTGAAAAACTGAAAAATGTAGAAAACCCCGAAAAACCGCTGATATAAATATATTGAGCAAAAACACAAATAGTCTGTTAAGTTATAGAAGAAAAGAACTTTCACTGACTGTGCTTAATCAAAAATATTATTAAAAACAATGTATTACAATTCTATTAATGAATCACAAGTCCTCGCTACTTGGGGACAGCACATTAAGGAGAGTTTGGGCATTAACGATGAAAGCAAGTTGGCTTGGATGTCAAAATATGCTTATATGCACGATTTGCACGACAAGAAAATGCTTAACGAGTCTGTTGACGGTCACGCCCATTTGAATCCTAATATGACAATCGGCGGTATGGGTGCTATTCAGTTCCCAGGTGCTGCTACAAACAACACTTACGACCGTTCTCTCGCAGGCAGCGGTGATAATGTTTACAGCGTGCTTCCTCTTGCTCTGCAAGTAGCCGCTCAAACCATCGCTCTTGACCTCGTTCCCGTTGTTCCTATGCAGGGACCTCACGGACTGTTGCAATACCTTGACTATGTTTACGAAGGTGGTCGTCTCCACAACCAAGGTGGTAGCATCTACACAAGCGTAAACAACGAGAACTACGCATCACCTTATATGATTAAGGCTATGCTGTTCAATGTCACCGAAGGCAACGGCAGCGATGCTGAAAAGCACATTTTCCGTCCAAACGCTAAATACGTTTTGACCGAAGACGGCGAAGTTATGGAAGACTTCGATTTGACTTACATCTATCCTAACCGTATTGACGGTAAGCCTCTCTTCCGCGTGATTGAGAAATCACACTACAACGGACAGAAGATGGTTGGCGGAGAAAATGCAAGCACTCCTATCTACCGTATCTTCGAGAACTTGAAAACCACAGAGAACCCAAGCGGTATCTACGGTATCAAGTGCATCGGCAACGGTTCTGACGACATCGAACTTACTGTTGAGTCAAGTAAGGGAACTGAAGAAGTCCGTGCTTTTGAAGACCACATCACTTCATTCAGCGGCGAAGGCTTCTTGAAAGACACCGTTACTTCAAACAACCCTTACACAAGGGAAATGGGCGAAGCAACCCCAGGTCGTAAAATCGGTTTGAAATCTTACACTTTGGATGTTAAGGCTACAACCTTCCAAGTTGATTCTGCCATCACTCGTGAGCAAGTTCAAGACTTGAAGCAATTCGGTATTGACGCTGTGGCTCAAGCAGAGGCTGCATTGGTGAACGAACTCACCCAATGTATCAACAAGGTCATCCTTGAAAAGATGTTCAACCTCGGCGCACTCAACGCTAAACAACTCGAAGAAGTTGAAGGCTTCAACCAAGTTTCCGCTTGGTTCACCAACGGCACTCCTACTGCAACTACCAAAGAAATTTGGTTGGGTGACAAGTATGACAAAGAAGGTGAATTGGTCGGCAAAATCACAACCAAAGTTCCTTACACTAACGTAACGGGCGGCGGCGAAGTGATGGGTACTGTCCAAAGACGTGTGATGACTAAAATCATCGCTGCTTCCAACATCATCGCAGTTCGTGGTCGTAGAGGTGCAGGTACTTTCGCTGTCGTAAGCGGAACTATCGGAACAGCACTCCAAGACTGCGCAGGATTCGTTCCTTATCCATTGAGCAACACCATTTCCGCTAACGGAAACAGCCTTTACCCAATCGGTGCATTGGCAGGCATCAGCATCTATGTTGACCCCAATATGGCATTCAACGACACCCGCGTTTGCGTTGGTCGTAAGGGTAAAGAAAACGAGCCAGGCATCGTGTTTATGCCTTACTTGATGGCTGACAAAGTTGAAACCACTTCAGAGTTCACAATGGCTCCAGTCATTTCTCTGAAATCTCGTTTCGCAGTTGTTGAGGCGGGTATCTACCCACAAACTCAATACTACACCTTCGGCATCAAACTCGATGGTGTGAGCCTCGTGTAACCCTTAATTGGGATAACCCAAAAAGGAGTTGAGCAATCAACTCCTTTTTTTGTTTATTGCAGTTAGGTTATAAATATACAAAAAGGACAAATGAATATACTCAAATCCGAGCAATATATAAGCGAGAAACTGAATATTCAGCCCGTCACAAAGGACAGACTTACGGGTTTTGCAAAATACAAAATGTACAAAACACCGTCCGAAATGAGAAAGAATTTCAGAACGGGCGATATTGTCAATTTTACGTGTTATACAAAAGTCGAATTTGCGACATTTGTATCGTATGATGATTATCTGTCTGACAGATATTCGTTCATTAGAGACGAGTTTCCGCAAAACGCCCCGTCATTTTCAGAGGGTATATTCGTACACAAGCACGGAGGGGATTTGTCATTATATTGCTGTCTTTCCGATTTTGACGATAATCTCGTTCATTATAACAAGAATTGTGAAGTAATGAGAGTTTACAGACGCAATACAGCAAAGCCGTCAAGGAAAAGCGATTTCACAAATCTTCGTTATGATAATACGACTTTGGTATATGAAATAGAATATGAAGAATAATTATGGAAATACTGAAATCAGACAGATACGTGAATGAGAAACTGAATATTCAGCCCGTCACAAAGGATAGGTTGGCTAATGTTGTAAGACCAAATATGTATAAAACACCCGTTGAAATGAAAGAGCATTTCAAGACTGGCGACATAGCACTGATGTCCTCCACTTCGGACAAAAAACTTTGTGTGTTTATTTCGTATGAAGATTTTTCATCAGACAAATACCCGTTTATCGCGAAAGAACTTTTGGGAAGCAATGAAAACGCAACGGTAAAGGACATTCTCAAAACGGCTTCGAAAAATTCGCTTCTTAAAAAAATGATATGTGAAGGATGTTTCATAGCATCAACAAAAGACAATAAGATTTATATATTATGCGGACTTGCCGACCTTGACGAAAGGCTTATGGGTAATACCTATGGCGTATGGAGTGTTTTCAGAAAGAACGCTGTCAAACCGTTTGAAAGACGCGATTTCGCGTCCCCGCTTATGAGCAAGGCTGTGAAAATATACGAATACATACCGACAAACATATCGTAATATGAAAATACTAAACCTGCGGCAATTCAATGAAAAACTTAACATAAAACCCATAACAAAGAATAGAATTGATATGGGGTTCGTCAAGCCGTGCCATACAGTGAAGGAAATGCGTGGAAATATGGTCACGGGGGACATCGCCGTCATAGACATTGTTTATGTGATTGACGGAAAAGAAGTGGTTTGGGAACACGACAGAAGGACAGAGACATATATATCATACGAGGATATTGACAATGAAACGTACAATGCAATGCTTGATATGGATTATTTGGTTTTGAGGTCGGAAGAAATGAAAGAGGGCGCGTTCATTTCATTTTGGCGTTCAGATTTGTCATTTGCCCATTCTTTTATGTCCAATTTTGATGATGAATTTGTTTACACAACAGATACATTTAAATTCAAAATAATTGAAATACGCAGAATACCGAAATTGGAACTCCCCCTTACATTGGATTACTTCAAGAAACCCCCTATTGAGAAATCGGTTATCGTTTGGAAAAGAAAATAATGATATGTAAATATTGAAATGTTTGGACTCCGCAAAAGCCATAGGCAAAGAAACGACTATTGAACTTGAAGTCTTATAAATATTACAAGACTAAAAGGGATAATTCCGATGAATATAGACGATTTATGCAGGCAGATTGCCAAGACGCTCAAAATGCCGAGCGAGTATCACATAGCGGCTGTCTTTTCGGACAACGACAGTGACGAGGTAATAGGTTGGTGCATTTTGGACAGCGAAAACAACATACTGTCCGAAATGATACAGACGGAAAACCTCCCGAATTGGGAATCCTACATATTGGAATTTAATGATATTGATTATGACACGCCTTTTGTTATATAGGGCGTTTGTTTAAAAAAGGTTGTGTATTTTTACTTTACTGTTCAACATATCTTTGCGCATATCTTCTATATTTTTTAAAAGTTCATCATATCCTTGTATTTTTACACCTATGTATTTGTGGCAATAACTCCATCTTGACAGTCTGTTTTTGTAGTTCGGGTCTCCAACTTCACGTGTTTTGTGATTGTATGGCGTGGCTTCCCAATACGGTGAATTGTCTCTATATATTCCAAGCGCAGGGTTTGCTGTTTTCGTGTATATCACATATCCTGCGTTTGAAAAAATGCCTCCGATGAAGTTTGTCATTTTGACACCTATTCCAAGACCTTGAAAATCTGGTATGACTACTGTCCTGCTTATTGAGCAACTTTCGGGCAAGCCTTTTCTTGGCGCATTTAAAACACCACAGAATCCTACAATTTTGTTTTCCCAATAAAATATGAAGCATTTTGCCGACTTGTTCAGTTCAGAAGTCAGATAATGATGCTTGTCAAATCCTATTTCAGTCCAAGCGGAAGATTCCACCCTTTGCACATATAACTTAATGTCGGCTTTTCCGAATTTTTCTTTATCAACCAAATGCACGTATATCATAACACAACCTTTATATCTGACAGTTCGCTTTTTGAATCAATGTTTTTGTATGTTGAGTAGTCTTTGTCGTCCAAATATATCTGCCATTCCATCCGAACATTTCCGTCAATCTGCTTGTTGAGGTTATAAATCCAATCGGGTTTCAACCATTCTATAATGTCATAGTGACAACTTGCGATAATTATCTGAAAATTCTGTTTGCGTATATTTTTCTGCAATGTGTATGACATAGCCTTTGCCACATCACGATTGACAACAGATGTAAATTCATCAACAAGTATTATACTGTTGTCTGTTGCGTTTGCGATTTGCCAAGCAATATCAAGTCGCGCCTTTTCACCGAATGACAATTCATTTGGTTTACGAAGCCATACGGGTACACTTGACAGACCCACGCTTGTGAACAATACGCAAACCTCATTCGGCTCTAATTTTGGGAATTGGCTTATTATTGATTTTTCAAAATCATATACGGGTTTTTTCACACCCCCAAATTTTTTCAAAATTGTTGACTTTCCGCTTCCGCTTGAACCTACGATAAGACCTATGTTCCATTCACGATAATCCAAATCATTGAAATTGAACGGTATATTGACACAAGTTTTTTGTTTGTCTTGTATGTCAAACGCCTCATACACATATCTTGTATATTTGTCATTGTTTGTTGTACTTTCCAACAATATGTTTGAATTGACGTATTTTTTTGAAACATTGTTTTTGTTTTCAAATAATCCAAGGTCAACAAGCAACTCTTTCATTTTCGGAGAGGCGTATGCGTAGTAGTCGGCAATCTTCGCGTAATTGTAAACCGTGTGGCGTTGCGCCGCGTTGAGCAGGAACGCCTTTTCGTCATCGCGAATGTCGCTGTTCTTTATCTCCTTCACAAGTTCGTTTGTCTTGGTTTTGTCAATCAGTTCCGATATCTTCGGCTTGACATTCTTCGGTTCGTAGATAGGCACGTCTATCTTCGCCGTGTATTTATCATTTTCAAGCGAATCTTGTATGAGTTCGTCTTTGCTTTTTTCGTCTTCGCCGAACAATGCGTGCGGCTTCTTTGTGTCTTTGCTCATATTCTGACAATAATCGTTACATACTAATATAATAAAAAATTCGGATTTTCGCCACACATTTATATAAGATATATATGTGCGGCAGTCGGCTGTTGATAACTTTGTTGATAACTTTTTTTAAAAAAGATGTCGTGCGTATAAAAAATTTTGTATTTTTGCAGCGTAATCAAAAACAGTAACGATATGAAAGAACAGTTGACAGCCGAACAGCAACAGAGAATCCAAGAGGTTGAATCTTGGTACAACAAGGAACTCAACCAAATCAACGAGCGCAGACAGTACCGTATGCAGAACTACTACAACTGCGTTGACGACTATTCCTACGGCGGTCTGTGCGACAAAGCGGACGACCAATCTGAACGCAGAATCGAAACGACTCTCAAATTGCGGATTGAGGAAATCAAGAAAGGCAAGATTGTCCGTGAAATCTCCCATTGGGAACTTCAAGACCTTGCAGGCAACACAGTGTCGGTTAGACCGATTCTCGGTCGCTTCGGTCACTATTTTCCCGTGAACGGCGGCTATGTGAACATTCCGAAGCGTATGTCAACCGTTGAACGCAAGGGTTACAAGATTGTCAAGCGCACGGTCACGTTTGAACTCTTGTTCGGCGGATTCCTCTCCAACGGCTGCGTGAAGTGGAAGTCAATCAACCGCACGGGCGAGACGGTAACGGAATCCTGCGACTACGACTACGGCGAGCAAATGCGCTATGAGGCTGTCAAATATCAAGAGGAATTTGTCAGAAAATAGTTTCTTTTTCATACCCTTTAATTTTTTAGTTAAACGAGAAAAGCACCCGAATCGGGTGCTTTTCTTTTTAGAGTTTCGGTATGTTGAGTTTCGGCATACTCGGCATTTTCATATTGCTTTGTGCCTGCCTCATCATACTGTTTCCCATCTTCATAGGGTCGCTCATATTTGAAGCCTCTTGCTGCTTGTCTTGTTCCTCTTTCCTTTCCTTCAGTATCTTTTCGTATTCCTCCAACGTTATCTCGTACTCCCAATACTGCATATTGTCAATTTCAGAGGGTTGGATATGCAACTGCTCCATAAGCAGAACCCTACTCCTCAAGAAGTTCGTCAAATCTATCTGAAATAGTCGGAACAAATAGAGACTTGAATCCTCCTCTGACTTCTGTTCCATCGTCCGATACGCTTTGAAACATAACGGGGACTTCCATATCCCCTCCGCAAGATTCGCAAGTCACGTGAATGTTAGGACTCATACCGACCGTGGCGTTCATTTTTTCCACGAATCTGTAAATGAGCGTGTACTTCGTAGTGTCCCAATTCTCGAACTCGGTAGCCATATTGAAAATGTCCTTGTCTTTCAACTGTCTCCATTCGCGTCTGAAGAAAGGAATCATTTGGACGAGGGATTGTTCCCACTCCTTTTGGTTCTGCGTTCTTTTGATAGCCCAATCCCTCACGAATGTCGTGACACCGATTGTAGGCGGCGCGATTTGGATTGTGCCGTAGTGTTTCGTGCGGATGCTGTAACACTTGTTGTCGGGGTCGTAGTATTTCTCCAACTGCGGGTCGGGTTCGGGGCGTTCAAGCATATCTGCGGTCAAACGCACCTCTTTCTGCGGGTGACAGCCTGGGGTCTTGCACGCGCCATCGGGAATCGGGATGTTGATGACCGTCTCGCCGTTCTTGAATGTGAGTTCTTGGATTTTCTTGATGAGGTAGAAACGGTCGTGTTCGAGAATGTCCTTATAGGAGCCAGGCATATTGCCGAACATAACCTTCGTGCATTGTGACAGAATGTAGTTCATTTTGTCAATAATGTCGTTGGGGTTGCTCTCATCCATCTGCGAGTATTCGCGGATTTCACCGACACGGCAGGCGCGGATATGCACTTCGAAGTCGTCACGGTAGAAACGACCTTGTGACGGGAATCCTGCGAGCGGCAGATGTATGAAGTTCACGAGTTGGTTCATTTTCGCAATCTGCGGGTCGTTGTTCAGTTCCTCGCGGCTCATAGGCTTGTTGATACCCATAGGGTTCTCAACCCTGCCCAAGTCTGTGACAACGGGTCTTTGTTCGGGGGCTTCGTTGGCAGGTTCTGCTGCGCCGCCCTCTCCAAACTCACGAAGCAAATTAGCCTCGTATTCTTTGTCTGTTTTATTGTCCATATTATTTTTCGGTTAAATTGTTAAACTAATTCGAGTTTCTTGTAATTGGTTTCGAGGCTTTCCATCAGATACCCCGACACGTTCTTGCCGTTTTGGAGTATGCTTTCGTAAATCTCCTTCGGAACATTGAGGTACTTGTTGACCGAGCCGTCATTGTATTTTATGACGAGTTCCTTCAGCACTTCCGAATAGGTTATGCTCGTTACCGTTTTTGCGGAATCTATTAACATAGCGACAGTTTTATTTTCCTTGATTCAACGTCAATGAAGTTGATTTTCACCTTAACGTGGTCTCCGATTTTGATTGTGTTGTTCAGCGGCAGCGTGCCGATGACATTGTAGGTGAGTTGGACGAGCATAAAGTTCTTTGTCGTGCTGATTACGCAGCCGTCAAGGATTGTGTTCTGCTTGAACTCCTTGGCGATTTTGGTATTCCAAAGTTCCTTGGTGTACCAATTCTGCGTAAGCATAAACTGACCGTTCTGCTCGAAGTCAACAAAGAATTTGACGGGGGTTTTCTCAATCTCAATCTCGTTGTTGTTGAACATATTTCGGGTTTCCTCGTCCATATCGGAATAAAGCAGTTTGCCCGCGAGACTTCCGTTGAACACAACAAGCACGTAGTCGTGCTTCTTCATTGTGATTATGCCCTCGTACTCGGTGCTTCTGTCCTCGTCCATAACGGTCTTGATTGCTGCGGGTCGTATGATGTCAAGGAACGCCGTGTGTGACACGACAACCATATCCCTGCTTCTGTTGTACATTGTCGGGATAACCATACGCTCCTCTCCGAGTATGGAGGTGTAATCGTTGAGACGGTAGAACGAAGCCGTAGAGCCTGGCAGGAAGCACCTAACGCCTTGTATGCTGACATAGTACCCGCCGTTGACACACTCTTCGATTTTAGCCGCGTATGCGTGCGATGTGTCGTGGGATAATGCGGCGGCAATCAGTTCGGACTTTGCTGACAGTTTCAGCGAATCCTTGATTGAGATGTTGATGCCGTTCTTCATATTGGCTGCAACTGAAATCTTGTACTTCACACCCTCGTCAAACGTGTTCACGACTTCCTCCGATTCTTCCTCAACGGACATTTGGTAGTCGTATTTCTTGTTCAACTGAATGTTCAGTTTGCCGTCTTTCTTCTCAACGATTGTGTTGTCAATAAGTCGGCTCTGCTTTGAACGCTCAAAGTCGGAAATGCTTTCAATGTCAGACCCTCCGAGCGATGCACGGTAACGGTTGATACATTCCAATACGTAAGGTTCTTTTGAGATGATTTTTTCGCCGTTCTCGCACGGCACATTGATAATTTGTTCATCAAGCGGATTCTCCGCGTTGTGTACTTTAACTTTTTGAATAATCATCAATTTAGGTTTTAGATGGTTAGTAATAGGTTTATTTTTCTTTTTATTTATACACGGGATTCCTCGGTTCGGTTTCGGGTTGCCGACCGCCGTTCCGACTGTTTCCGTAATTTATTTATAATCCTGCTTTTTCGACTTTTTTGCGCCAATCCGTTGGCGTTGGCGGTATAAATACTAAAATTGTTTTTATATGGAAATACTGAAATCCGAACAATATATAAACGAGAAACTGAACATACAGCCCGTATCAAAGAATAGGCTTTCTGATTGGAACAATGACAGACTTGAGAGTTTGAAAGAACCGCAAGTTGATAAATTGGCTATGGATTTTATAAGAGACTATAATTTGAAATGGAACACAGCCACGGGTGGATATGATTCTTTCGGTGATGTCAAAGTTGATACAAGAATTATAGAAAATGGTAAATTGACAATAAAATTCGGTCATATACAAGGCAACTTTGCTGTTGAGTATAAAAATATCATTTCACTTAAAGGTTCACCGATAAAAGTTGACGGAAATTTCTATTGTGTCAACAACAAAATCGAATCATTGGTGTATTCACCAAAGGAAGTCGGCGGAAATTTTATTTGCAATAATAACAAATTGAAAAACCTTAATTGTTTACCAAAAAAAATAGGAGGTGGCATTCAAGTTCTATATAATGAACTTGAATCACTTGAAGGCGCACCAAATAAAGTCAATGGAACTTTTAATTGTAACCATAATAAGCCATTGAAAACTCTTGCAGGCGCACCGCAAAAGGTAGGAAAAGGTTTTGGCTGTGAAGACTGCAATCTCATCTCGCTTAAAGGCGCACCGCAGGAAGTCGGTGGTGATTTTGATTGCAGCGACAATAAATTAACTTCATTGGACGGCGCACCGCTAAAAATAGGTGGGATGTTTAGATGCAATGGCAACATTTTGAAATCAATCGAATGTGAAACACAAGAGGTTCTTGGAAATTTTGTGTGTATAAACAATAAAGACAAAGACCTTGTTTTACCAAAACGAAAGCCAAGTTGGATAAAAGGAAGAATAATAGAATAAATTATGGAAATACTGAAAGCAGACAAATACATATCGGAAAAATTGAACATTAAGCCCGTCACAACAGATAGACTTGTTGATTGGGTTAAAGTAAAGGATTTTATAAAGAAAAACAATCTCAAATGGAATCCTACAACAAAAAGGTATGATTGTGAGGGAAATGTTAAAGTGTATGGCAATCTGATAAAAGATGGAAAATTTATAATTAAGTTTGGTCGTGTAAAAGGTGATTTCAATTGTAGTCACAATCAATTGTCATCACTTATTGGCGCACCCGAATATGTAAGTGGAGATTTCAATTGTTCGTTCAACAAACTCGAAACACTTGAAGGCGCACCGCAGGAAGTCGTTGATGATTTTTATTGTGATTGCAACGAACTTGTATCATTGATGGGCGCACCAAAGAGCATAGGGGGTGATTTTTGCTGTGAAAATAATCCAAAACTTACAACTCTTAATGGCGCACCGCAAACAGTTGGCGGTGGTTTTGATTGCAGCAACTGTGGACTTAAAAACCTCGTTGGTTCACCACAAACAGTTGACGCTGATTTTAATTGCAAAAAGAATAAACTTGAATCACTTGAAGGCGCACCGCAAACAATAGGTGGTAAATTTGATTGTACCGAAAACAACTTGGAATCTCTTGTCGGCGCACCACAAACAGTAGGTGGCGATTTTGATTGCAGCGACAATAAATTGACATCGCTTAATGGCGCACCGAAAATTGTAAAAAAAGTATTTGCTTGCTGCAATAACAATCTGACAACAATCAATGACGCACCGCCAAGCGCACTGAACTATTATTATTACGGAAACCCGATAACCGAAAAATTGAACATTAAGCCCGTTTCAAAGGATAGGCTTGGCTCTTTTTCAAAAGAACCCGAAGTTGATGATAAAACAAAACAATTTATAAAAGACAACAATCTCGTATGGAATCCAGTTACACGAAACTACGATTGTAACGGAAATGTAAAAGTTAATAGCGATATCGTTGAAGACGGAAGGCTTACTATCAGATTCGGTTATGTAAAAGGAAATTTTAATTGTGCCTACATAGGACTCGAAACACTTGACGGTGTACCGAATAAGGTCGGCGGATATTTCGCCTGCAATGGAAATCATCTTACTTCGTTGAATTATGCGCCGAAGGAAGTTGGCGGTTATTTCGATTGCAAAAACAACAAACTTGTGTCACTCGAAGGCTCACCGAAAACAGTTGGAGACCATTTCACTTGCAGCAGTAATTTCATAGAATCGCTCAAAGGCGCACCGCAAAAAGTTGGAAAGTATTTCGCCTGCGCAAGCAACTATTTGAAATCCCTTGATAACGCCCCGCAGGAAGTCGGCGGAGACTTTTATTGTTCCGACAATCCACAACTTGTACTGCCGAAAGAAAAGCCAAGTTGGATAAAGGGCGATTTGATTTAATCACCAACGTGATTTGCCAAAACTCTCAAAATCCTCTCATATAAATAATATACGGTACAATGTATATTGTGCCTTTGAAAAATATTGAAAACATTATGGCATTACCGCATTATAGTAATTCTATCGCAAGTACACAGCACTACGAACCCGTCTATAAGGCGTTGTTTGAAGTTACTATATTCCCGCCTGCCGCTATAAACTTTGACCAAGCATTGTTGCTCCAACACGTTAAAAGTATCGGCGGTCTTGACGGATTGAACCCTGCCGTGACAACGACAGAGCAGAAGTTCAAACAAGCGACCCGTTCATACGCGGGATTCCCAGAGAAGACGACATTGGATTTGGCTATGGTGTTCACTATGAACCTCAACCACTCCAACGAGAACTACATCTACACGGCATTGAGAAGATGGTGCAACATCATTTGGAATCCGCTGAATGGTGCAAGTGGAATGAAAAAGGATTATGTCGGAAGTATGATTATCGTCCAATTCAACCGTGACGGTAGTATCTACCGTAAAATCATCTGCAAGGACGCTTTCCCGATGGGACAACTCCAAGTTGGTGACACTCTTGATTACAGCGATGCCGAGGCTGCTGAAGCGCAACTCTCTTTCCGTTGCGACTATTGGGACGAACAAATCGTTGGCATCTAATCCGAGAATCGGAAAAACAAAAAACCCCGCACACAGAAGTATGCGGGGTTTTCTTTTATATGGGTTATATATGAGTTACTGATTCTTCTTTTGTATTAAAACTCTTGGGTATATGGACTTTAATTTTCCGTCAATCAATAATGTTGGTCCAGCATTTAAGTCGCTGTATTTTGGGCTGTCGCTTTTCGTATAGACTTTTGTGCGATATTTGTAGTCACCAGGACCGCGTTTTGCTATACCAACAATTTCAAATTGATTTGGATTATGATTAAGTAAAAACGTAATAGGAACACCCATAACGCCGTTGTAATCAATTGGAATACTATTCAAGTCATCAACATTTATTGCATCATAATTGTCATATTTGGGAAATTCAATTGGGTCGTATGTTTTTTGTTCTTGTGCATAAAACATTTCTTTTCGTCTATTGTGTTCGACATTTGTGAACCAATAGCACAGTCCACTCAATTTTTGATACACAACACCATCTATCATATATTGACTGCTTTCGTCAATAACTTTATTTAATGGGGTTATGAAATCTTTTGGAGTTGTATAGCCAAGCCAAACTTGATTATTTTGTATGTATTTAAAAAAATCTTTATACGTTATGGCGTTTTTGTTACCAATAATGATAAAATTTTTTTTCAATTTCATAATTTGATTAACAAACTGACGAAATAAACTGAATGGCGGGTTGGTAACAATAACATCACACTCTTTCATTATATCAACACACTCTTTGCTTGAAAAAGAGCCGTCACCCTTTAATTGCGTTACAACAAACTTACTTTCATCAACAAACATTGAATCTTCGCATTCTCCATTGTATTCAAAAGCCAATCCGTTTATACCCAATTCTTTTTTCACGCCATTGCCATTTTTTATATATTGGGTAATTATAAGTTTTTTAATGCCCCAATCTTTAAAGTGGTATGTGAAAAAATTGACAAATTCACTTCTGCCTTTATTAAAAACTTTGTCGCAAGGCATATATATAACTTTTCCATTGAAAAAATTTTTATAATGACAGAGTTCTTTATCTATATCGTCAAAGGTTGTATAGAACTCATCATATTTTTCCTTTTTTGCTGCCCGCAAATTGCTGTTTTTTTGTTTTAATGGCTTTCCAAGAAATTCAGAAAAATCAGCATTTGGAACTTTTTTAGGTGCAATGCTTTTTCCTTCCAAATTGTTTTTGGAAAATCCCTCTTTTAAATGATATACTTCTTGTCCAAGTATGGGATTATATACTTTTTCAAAATGTTCAGATTTTTCCATAAGTTTAGATTTATAGTTAGCAAATTTATCAAGTCACAGATGACCTAACATATCAAGTCATCTGTGACATAACTTATTTATTATTTACTCTTTTTAATGAGTGGCACATATTTTTCGGGAGTTCCCTTTTTAACGCATTCAATTAAACGTTTTTTCGCTTTCTTAACTTCCGCATCGGTAAATTTGTTTCCGTGCAACAGTTTCTCGTGGTTTTCTTTTGTTGTAATCAAAAGATTTTCGGGTACTGTTTTTCCGCCCAACGACCACATTACAATATGATGACAACAAAAATCTTTCGGGTCATCGTGTTTTTTACCGTCAACGGGGTCAATACCACCAAATTCTTTAAATAAAGCATCTCTTTGGCTGATTGTGAAGTTTCGTATGCTTAACATTTTTTCATCCTCTTTTTTCTCACCGCGCAATACATATTCAACGATTCTTGATAATGCGACAACATCGGGGTCTTGCATAAGTCTGTCAACACTTTTATTGATTTCCTTTTTTTCTTTAATTGTTATTTTTTTACCGCCATATAAAGCGTAAATTCTCCCCCAATCGGTCAGTCTCGTTATTTTTGAATTTATTGTACTTTCGTCAAAAACAGAACGTACCCAATCAATAACTGTTTTATATGATTCAATCAAATGTTCGGCATTTGGAGACTTATGATATTCCTCCAAATAAAATAAGATTCGTTTAGCCTTTAGTTTTGGAGTTTCTTTTGAATATGTCTCCCCAACCAACTCACCTTCGCCGTGTTCTATGAACCATTTGTTTTCACCACTTTCGATAGCCCATATCGCACTTGCCCAATCCAATGCAGTTTCTAACACAAGTTGCCTTTCAGCAGCCCTATTAAACATAAATGTATCATAATAATACCTACCGCCATCGTGTTTTTTATTAAACACGAAACCATTTGTATAGTTTGGCTTTGAAGATTTTGATATTTTTGAGAAATGGCGTTTTGCGTCCTCACACCATTCCCCCGTATATGCACAATTTCGTAACTCTTGTTCATTAAGCAATGATGTATCACTGTTGATGATTGTAAACCATTCCATCAATTTATGTTCAGTACCCTTACATTCATTGATTGTTGGCTTATATTGTAAAAACTTTTCTTGAACGTCCCTTGGCAATTGTCTAAATAACATAAGTTTTCCACTTTGGTCGTTGATGTATTTGCCATATTTTACTTTTATTTTTCCGTCAAGGAAGTTAAATAGTGTCAATAATCTTTGTTGTCCATCAACAACACAGCAATCATTTGTCGCTGTGTTATATCCGAAATACATCTGTCCAATCGGATAACCTAAACTCACGCTATTCAACAACTTTGATTGCCATTTTTTATTTTCTTTAACAACATACCCCCTTTGAAATTTTGGACGAATTATAAGTTTTCCGTCCAAAGCGACAACACTACCGTCAACATCGTCAGACGTATCAGAAAATCCTCTGTAAAGTTGTCCCAATGTAGGTTCTTTACCATCAATTTCAAATTTATTGACGGTAAAATTTTGTTGAAATCCAACATTGTTAGTTGCATTTGTGTTTGACACTTGGTTGTTCTGTTTGCTGCTTACTTTTTTTGTCTCTTTCATTGCTTTAATTTTTAAAGGTTAATACTGAAATCATTTACGCTGCAAAAATACAAAAATTTTTATACGCTCAACATTTTTTCTGAAAAAAGTTATCAACAAAGTTATCAACAATTACACGGGGTCGTTCCGAGCCGAACACGTTGTCGCACTTATATATGAGATATAAATAATCTTTATAAATAATCTATAACTTCAAAATTTAGGACAATGGCAGGCTTTATAACCACAAGAAAAGACCCAAGGACATACGCCACGACCAACCGAGTGTCGAAGATGCTGCGTAAGATAAGCAACCTCGGTATGGACTTTGACGGCAAGGTGTTCAAAAACTCAAAGGCTATCGGTCTATACGATGTTGACCCGACAACTCCGAACACGCAGATATTCCAATACGAGGATTCGATATACGACATATTCCAAGGGTTCTCGTACACCGACCCGTCTATGCACAAGAACGTGTCAATCTATGACCAACGCTATGACGACAGAAAGAGAAACGAGTTGCGCAGACTTGCCGTGCAGGACGAGATTGAGGATATTCTTGACATTATCACCGATGACGCGATATGCTACAACAAGAACGGTGTGTTCTGTGAATTGCTGTACGACAAAACACTTTTGTCTGACGAACTGAACGAGGAAATCAACGACATATTCAACAGCATATATTCTTATTTAGGATTTTGGGACCAGAATATGGCGTGGGGCTATTTCCGCAAGTTCCTCATAGAAGGATTCCTTGCGTTTGAAATAATCTATGACGGCGAGCCTAACAAACCCGAAACGCAGCGCAATATCATCAACTTCAAGGAACTTGACATCCTCTCGTTGATACCCGCCGTTTCGCAGGAGACGGGTGAGAAGATTTGGATTCAGTATCCGAATGACCCTGCCCGCCAAAGGGTGCTTTTCGATTCGCAGGTCATCTACATAAGTTACGCGCAGTTCGACAGCGCGAGCCGTGTGTCATACGTTGAGCGTCTTTCAAGGGCGTTCAACCTGCTCCGTATTATGGAGGCTACCCGTATTATGTGGGCTGTCACCAATTCAAGTTACAAGACATTGTTCACAATCCCCGTGGAGAGTTATCGTAACCGTGGTCAGCAGACCCTTGCGCAGATGATGCACAACTACAAGGAGATTATTGACTTCAACGAGGAAAGCGGTGAATTGTTTGTCAATGGAAGACCTATGATGCCGTTCAGCAAGGAATATTGGTTTCCGAGTGTCGGCGGAGAAAGTCCGAGCATACAGACGATTGGAAATGACGGTCCAGACCTCTCGGATACGGAAGCCCTTAACTATTTCAAACAGAAACTTTGGCAGACAAGCAAGATTCCGTTCACCCGTTTCGACAACACGCAGGGCAGGGGCAGTTACGCGCTCAACACGGAATCAATGATGCGTGAGGAAGTGAAGTTCAACAACTTCGTAAACCGTCTCCGCAGCATATTCAAGGAAATGCTCGTCAAGCCTATCTACATACAACTTTGTCTGAAGCATAAGGAGTTTTCAACCGATGTTTCATTCCGTAACTCACTCACCCTTGACTTCGTGTCGGATAACGTGTTTACCGAAATGCGTGAGATTGAGGTGTTGCAGAAGAAATCCGAGTTCATTTCCGCTATGATGCAGAACCTTGTTACGCAGGACAGCGATGGCAATGACGTTCCTTACTTCGACCTTGACTTCCTTGTTATGAGATTCAGCGGACTGTCACAAGAGGACATTGAATCCAACAAGAAATACAAAGAGCGCAAGAAACTTGAAAAAGAGGGTTATAAGGATGAGGATATTGAGGAAATACTGAACGGCGAGCCGAAGAGTAAGTTCAAAGCCGAGAAGAAAGAGGAAAAGAAAGACGAGGGCGAGGAAGAAGAAGGCGGAGGGTTCTCACTCTAACGACTTATATATAACACATAAATAAGCAATGAAAATACTCAAGTCCGAGCAATATATAAACGAGAAACTGAACATTAAACCCGTTTCAAAGGATAGGCTTTCTGAATTGTGTAAAGAACCCGAATTTGATGATAAAACAAAACAATTCATAGAAGACAACAATTTCGTATGGAATACATCAACAAGAAGTTATGATTGTGACGGAGACGTTGAAATTACAAACGATATAGTGTCTGACGGTAAACTTAAAATAAGATTCGGGAAAGTAAACGGTGATTTCGTTTGCATAAATCGTCTGACAACTCTTGAAGGCGCACCGCAGGAAGTCGTTGGTGATTTTTATTGTATTAATAACAAATTGACAACTCTTGAAGGCGCACCGCAGAAAGTAAGCGGTGATTTTGTTTGTAGCGGAAATCATCTGACAACTCTTGAAGGCGCACCGCAGAAAGTAGGCGGTGATTTTATTTGCAGTAGTAACAATTTGACAACGCTTGAAGGCGCACCAAATGAAGTCGGCGGAAATTTTTATTGCAGGAATAACCAAAACCTTGTTCTACCGAAAAATAAACCAAGTTGGATTAAAGGAAAAATAATACAATAGATTATGGAAATACTCAAGTCCGAACAATATATAAGCGAGAAACTGAACATAAAACCCGTTTCAAAGGATAGGCTTGATTCGTTTAAAGAATCAGAAGTTGACGATAAAACAAGGCAATTCATAGAAGATAACAATCTCGTATGGAATCCATTAGCAAAATGTTATGATTGTGATGGTGACGTTAGGATTTCAAAAGACATAGTGCTTGACGGTAAACTTAAAATAAGATTCGGACACGTTAAAGGGAATTTTGGTTGCTTTGATATAAAACTGATAACTCTTGAGGGCGTACCGCAGAAAGTCGGCGGGAATTTTGATTGCAGTTCTAACGAACTCACAACACTTGAATACGCACCGCAGGAAATCGGTGGTGATTTTTATTGCAGTCATAACGAACTTACAACCCTTGAAGGCGCACCAAATGAAGTCGGAAGCGGTTTTGATTGCAGTAGCAATAAACTTACAACCCTTGAAGGCGCACCGCAAGAAATCGGTGGTGATTTTTATTGTATTAATAACAAATTGACAACTCTTGAAGGCGCACCACAGAAAGTAAGCGGTGATTTTGTTTGTACTTTCAACAAATTAACAAACCTAAAAGGCGCACCGCAGACAGTCGGCAGTGATTTATATTGCCGTAATAACCCAAACCTTGTTCTACCGAAAGAAAAACCAAGTTGGATTAAAGGAGAAATTAAAAAATAATATAAATATATCATATATAAGAAATGGACAACCCATCATTGACAAAGAAGCCGAAGATTGAAACGCCCGATGGCGTGTTCTTGGATATTTCCGCCCCAACGGTGAACTACGAACTGTTGACGGAAATAACAGACAGCGTGCATTTTGTACAAAGCGGTGAGGAAATGAGGATTGACAAAATTGCAAACCGCTACTACGGCGATTGCTCAAAAATGGACGCTATTATGTGGGCTAACAACATATACAACCCGTTTGCCATTGACGTGAGTGACTATATCTGCATACCGAGGGTTGGCGATGAATCCGTGACTTATGCAAAGACACCACAGAAACCGAAGAATCCCGACAGACCGCAGGCAACGACAAGCGAGAAAATTACTTCCGCTGCGGAGAAACTGAACGGAAGCACGGCATCCGCATTGAAAGAACGGGAAGAAAAACGCGGCAGGGTGAAACGCCCAACGAATATGCTCGGAACAAACGAGAAATCAAAACACGTTGAGGGCGGCTCTATCGTTCTCGGAAACTGATAAGGAATGAAAGAGTTTAAGGTTTGGATAGCAAAGGACGATGACGGCAGGGTTTTCCTGCACACGAAAAAACCGAAGCGGAACAAACTCGGAGGCGGCTGTTATCTGTCGCTTCCCTACAAGGAAATGGTTGATGTCAGCGGAACAGTGTTCGAGCGTATGCTGAACGACAGCGGCAAGACCATAATCAAACTCAACTTGATACAGAACTGAACATTCAGATATACAGCAAATGCAAAACAGAAAAAGCCTTCCAAATCGGAAGGCTTTTTCGTTGCACGTGAGTGCAGTTGCCAGGTCGGGGTTTTAGTATTTATAAGAGCAGATTACAGATAAACAAGGTCAAACGAATCGTTTGAAAAATAGTTGTCAATCTCTGCAAAATCAAACTTTATTCTGTTTTTGACAAGATATATCACAAGGTCATTGAAGTCCTTTATATCGCCGTCAAAACCGTGTTCCTTGAGGAATTTCGCCCATAGGAAAACATACTTGCCCTCCTTTGCCTTCTCTATCGTGCGCTTGTACGCTGCGGGGTCGTTGTCGAAGAAATACCTTGTGTTCGGCAACGATTCAACAAGTTCAAACCGTCTGCCGACACCGCTTATGCCAATGCTGTTCGGCAGGAAGAAACTGTCAATGCCGCCCTCGAACACATACACCTTGCCCATAAGGTTGGTGTTGGTTATGTTGAACGTCATACTCGTTTGGTTGAGCGCATTTATCGCTTCCTCATTTTCTATCGGGAACGGTATATCCTTTTTTGCGTATATCTTCGCTATGTTGTATGTTCTGTATTTTGTGAAGTCGGGGTCGAATGACCTTATCTGAAAACCGCAGATACGACCGCTTTGCGTGAGGTTCAGAACATACAGTTCGTTGCGGTACGAATTGTATAGGAATTTGTCAAGATGCTTGCCGAGACACCTGCCTTTCAGATAGTCGTACATCTTGCCGCCCGTTATCTCGTGCAGTTTATACATAGACTTCAACTGCGAGCGGGTGAATGCGATTTCGTCAATCTTCTTGAACAGTTCGAGGTCGAATGTGTAGTTGCGCTCCTTTTTCTTCGTGCGGATTATATTGACCGCCGTGTCCATAGTGCTTCCCGCACTAACTCCGAAATCGTGCAGGAAGCCCATATAGTCGGTGTGTCTGTCGCAGTTGAAGCAATGGAACGTGAGGTTGGATAGGAAAATATTGGCTCTTTTCTTGCGCAGGTTTTCGGAGTCGCCGCAATAAGGGCAGGCAAAGTTAAGTCTATCCTCGTATTCAAGAATATTCCGCTTTTCGCTTTCGTGAAAAGTATCGTCAAGAACCTCTTGAATCTTGTCCTTCAGATTCCGTATTTCCTCGCGTTCCATCAGTGAGCCTGCACGTCAGCCTCGTGCAGAAGCATAAGGTTTTCCTTGAATTGCTTTGGCGCGTTAGCCAAATCCTTTTCCATTTTCTTCTCATTGTTCTTCCAATTCAGCAACGGGTGCATATGGAAGTAGATGAGGTTGGCAAGGTAGGTCTTGCGCTCGTTGCCGTATTCGGTGGCGTAGAACACGCTGTCATACGCACCAACGCAGTGGTGCTGGTAGAAGTGGCATTCCTCGGTTATGTTGCCGTTGTGGTCTTTGAACGATGCCGTGAAAATCTTGCCGTTGTCGTGCAGCATAGCCGCAAGGCAGACAACCTCATCGTCACAACGCTCTTTCACATAGTCAAACGCACTCATACAATGCGCACCGAGTGTCAGAGTGTGGTGCTTGTTGTGCTGCTCGAATGGCATAGCCTTCTCGAAGAATCTGTCAACGGTGTATTCCCGCATACAGTCCTCAACACGGTCGGGGGTGTTGATGAGAATGTCGTCAAACCCTTCCTCGTAGCCTGGGGGCGCGAAGTTCAGATACATTCGTCTGATGACGAACTCGCCGACTTTTCTGCTTCTGCCCTTGTCTCTGCGCAGGCACTCTTGGTACGGCACGGCAACCCAAAACGCGACAATCTCGAACTCGGTATTGACCTTTTGGCGCATTTCCTTGATAAACGGGATTCTGTATTTTTTGCGCAGGTTGGTCGCATCGAATATAACGGTGTCGTAGTTTCCGTTGAGTGCGTCAATCATACGGGTCTTTGCAATGCTGAACACCTTGTTCGGGTCGCCCTGCTCGCTTTCGCTGCCGTACAGTTCGCCGCGAATCGCATCGGTTGACACGATAAGTGTTTTGTCGGTTGCATCGTTGGTTTTGATTTGCGAGGCAACGGTGCTTTTCCCGCTGCCTGGCAATCCAATCATCACTAAAAGTCTTTTCATATTAAACGTGTTTTCTGATGTCAATGATAATGTCGTTGATAAGGTTGCGGTCAACCTTTTCGGGAATCGTTGAGTTCTTTGTCGCAGTCTCCATTTCGGCGATTTTCTTTTCGAGCATTTCCATAAGTTCGTCATACTCGAATTTGTGCGCACGGATGTCAAGCAGGAACTTGTCGTCAATACCCTTACGGTTCACAATATAGTCGCCACCGTTGGCGATTTCAATGCAGGTATGGATGAGTCTGAAGCACTCGCTCATATTCTTCGCGTCATAGTTCTTGTTGAGGTTGGACTGATAACGCACGGGGTTTCTGTTTTTCTCCCACTCCTTGTAACGCTTGTAGTCTGTGCAATGTTTCGAATAGGCATCCTTGTTGAAAAACAAAGTTGAGATTGCTTTCAGACCTTTCGGCAGGTTGTTGACGTGGACATCGTTTGCATTGGGTTTGCAGAACCCGCCTGGGTACAAGAACACGGCGTATGCGTCTCTTGCGTGGTTCATTTTCGCCAACGAAATGTCGTTTTCGGTAAACCCGTGTTTCTTCAGCCATTCATCAACGCTGATGGTGTCGTTGCCGTCAACCATATAGCAGAAGTCTCTCGGAATCTTGCGTTCCACAATGGGCTGCACAATCATTTTGTTGAGACCGCGAGCCTTCTTGATTTGGTTGATTGCATAACCGCCGAATGGCATAAAGCACTCTTTCGTCAGAAATTCCTGCTTGTTTTCGATGAACGGGGCAAACAGAGGACTTTGTTCAAGGACAAACTCCTCGTCAACGAAAAGGCTTTCAAGGACTGTCGGGTTAGATGTGGAAAGCAGTCTGCCGAACTTGTTTAGTTCGTAATAAACGACATCGTGTTTCTCGTCACTGACTTCCTCTTGATAATCAAGTCCGAGACCGAGCAGGTCGTTGTTGTCGCACACGAACACGCCGCCCATATCCGTATCGGACTGCGGCGTTGAGATTCCGTGAGCCTTGCTCCCTCTGATGTATTTGTAAAGCGTGTTCATTTTATATGATTTTTAATATGTTTTTGAGATAATAGTTGATTGCTTCCTCGCAACAGCCGTAATACGACTTGTGTTTGTCGGCGCATTCATAGGATATAGAACCCACATTCGAGTCTTTATAGACGATTGAGCGCGTGTTCTCTTGGATTCCGCGTTTCTCGCCGTTGTCGGTTTGTATGATACGCCAAAAGTAAAGGCGTTTCTTCGGGTCGGGGCATCGTGTGATTTCAACGAACAGCCCCTTGCGCTCACGCATCCAATCAACAACCTCGCTTATCCTCGGTGCTGCCACCGAATATTTGTTGCCCTTGACGGGTTTGAATCCGAGCAGTTCGCCGTATTCGAGATTGACGCATCGTTTTCCTCTGAAATAACTTTTCTCGGTCTCGTACTGCGGATACTTGGCTTTGCGCAGCGCAATGGCAGTCTCGAATGACACAAGGCAGTTCTCGTTGTTTCTCTTATTCGTACTCATACTTTCTGTGTTTTTTGTGGCGTTTGTAACGTTTCTTGCTCTCCCGTATATTCAGCAGGCATATAGGCTTCCCGTGCAGGGCGATTTCCTCCGCTCTGTTCTGCGCCTTGACCGCTTTCAATAGGTCAATGACCTGCCGATTTTTGTTTTTCTTCTTTCCCATATTTTCTGTCGTGTGCGCTCTGCAAAGCCTTGAAGCAGATATTGCCTACCTTGACCTCCTTACCCTCGGCGTTGTCGTTGAAGAACCACGCGCTCTGTCCGTTGATTACTCTGTAACGGAGGGTCTTGTAGTTCTTTTTAAGTTCCCTGCTGCACAAGTGGCACAAGCATTCTTCCTTGATACCATTTTTCTTCGCAACAGCCTCATTCATCATAACGAAGTCGTAACCGAAGTTGCAGAAATATTGATACTCGTCCCAATTGACATATTCGTCAACGCCCCATTGCTTTTGGGTTTTCTTGACGGTCTTGCCGCCGACATTCTTGGTCTCCATACTGACTGACTTTTCCATAACGCTGTCCGTTTTGAATACGCTGCAAAAATACAACTTTTTTTATACACACAGCACTTTTTCTGAAAAAGTTATCAACAGAGTTATCAACATCACATACTGCGGAGCGTGCATACCAATATCGTAATCCACGAACCGAAGCAGGCAAGGAACAGTCGGAATACGTACCGAGCCTTGTTGCCGCATCGTTTGTATCCGTAAAAGAACTGCGGCTTGCCGTGTGCGCCCTGCACCCATCTGTGGTCGTATGCGTCAATGACGGGAACAGCCACGAACCCGATTATGTAGAACGCCAACAATATCCAAAACCAAACACCCATTAGTCCTACTTTTTGGTACATTGACAGTCGGGGTCGTGTACGATACCGCAATTACCACCATACGTTCCTACGTGGAATTGGATATAGTCGTGTCCCTTATATGTGAAGTGTCGGATTGACGAAATCTGACCGTAGGTATAACTCTCGGATTCAAGCATAATCTGTTCTGTATATACATACGGCACATTTTTCGTTATGGTTTCGTCCGAATCATCTTTGTGCGTTTTGCTGTCGTAGCAGGACACGCAAGTCAATGCCACAATGATAAATGCTAATAGTTTTTTCATTTTTCTGTTATTTGTATGGGTTAAAAAATTCATTGACCTCAACGGCGAGACTCTTTGCTATCAATCCGTTGTGGTCGAAGTGGCGGGCGTTCAGCCATTCAAGTATTCTTGACATAAAGTCGTAGTGTATCTTGTCCCCGAAATGGCTCATAGGAACTACAAGACCTTCCTCGTCAAACGAACCCGTACCCGTAGGGCAGAGCATTTTCTTCATTTCGTTCCGCTCATCCTCGGTCATAGATGACATAGGGCGTAGGCAGGGTTTCCAATCCAACACGCTGCCCAACTCATATCCGCTGTCGGGTTCTGCTTCGAGTTCAAACATACCAAACGATGCGTTGAGTGTGCGAAGCACTGCGGTCACGCCGTACTTGTTTCGCATAACAACTCCAAACGGAATCCTGCCGCACAAGTCTCTGACAATAAGTTTTTTCGTTTCTTTTTCCATATTCATTCGTTTATATAAGTTATATATGAATATAATAAAAAAATCCGAAAACTACATTTCGGATTCTTTTTTAATGTACGGATTGTTGTTGTCAGTCACCTTTATCGCAAGACCGCGTTTGATTAGACCACGGTAGTCGAAGTGGTGTTTGTGCAGCCAATCAATTGGCACTGTGCAGTATTGCGCCCAAATGCCCCAACTTTTTCTGAAATCCTCGCACGATGAGGGGTCATCGAAGTTCGGATATTTTGTTCTGTCCGCCGCTGTGAGTTCTTTCGCTTCCTCATCGGTCATAGAATCCATACTGCGCAAATACGGTTTTATGTCACAAAATCCTTTTCTGAATGCCTCAATCTCAATGCCCTTAATCGGAATCACCATACGCTCATTGTCGTTATCGTACACTTCGGCGATTACACCAAACGGGATTCTGCCCGACAAATCGGTAATGAGCAAATCTTTGTCGTTGGTTGTTTCAACACCTTCGATTTTGATTTCCTTATTAACGCCGCATATCAGAAGAGCCTGCTGCAACTCGTGGACATAGTGTATGATGTTGAAGTCAACCTCGCAGCATACGCCGCTTACCGTTATTTGGAACAGACCGCCTGCCCCCAATTTAGCCTTGAATCCGTTGTACTCCAATATCTCTTTTGTGAGCGGAAGCGGGCTGATTTCTTTGGCGAGGACGTTGTTCGCTATGTTCGTCATTACACCGTTTGTGTAAACCTCTCTAATTATGGCGGGCTTTCCTATTTTGTCAACGAAAACCCAATTGCCAATCATAAGTTCTTTCGTGTTCATATCCTATTGTTTATGTGTGTTGCTGTCTTTTGTTACCGCTATGGAGAGACCGTACAACAAAATCTAATAAAATTTTGAATATGAATCTAATTTTTCCCATAATTTTGAGCGTCTGCATAATTCTTGGGTCTTTATGTCATACCACGGGCATATCTTGTCCATCGGTTCAAAAACGGTCACAATCATACCAAAAAAATTCATTACTGGCACAAACGAATGTAAAAGTCTGAAAACAATCCAAATTCTTGAATATACCCTTTGATTTTTTGTTTCGTACTTTGTCAAGTAATTGTATAAGGTAACAAACAAAGATAAAACAGTGATAATCACATAAATTAAAAAAAGTATTTCCAAATTTGTCATAATATTTATAATTTTAAGTTATTTAATAATCATAATCTGCCATCACGATGCTTCTATTATAATGCTTATGCTTCTCGTGAACTTTATTCAATACATCTTTTCCACGTTGCTCAAGCAATGCTTCATTCTCGTCTGTTGATTTAAGGTTTTTTCTGCAAATCTTATACAAGTTTTTGTAGTACTTCATATCGTTTCCCCACAGAACCCATCCAAGAAGCACACCCAATCCGATGCAACCGAGCATCACTAAAATTATTATAAGGAATCCGTCTATCATAATTGTTATGTTTTAGTTATTTTCTTCATTTATTCTTTTTTCTTCTCTCGGCACTTCGTTTACCCTTCGGTCTTGCTAAAACATATCATCAAGTGAATTTATATATGAACTTTCACCGTATTTTTTGATAAGTTCCTTTTCGTCCTTGCCGTGATAATACGATTTCTCGTTATATATGTGGAGACGCTTGTTTTTCAATTCAACATATCTAAAGACAAATTCTTCAACAAGCACATTGTCATAGACAATATCCCCGTCATCGTCCTCAAAATAAGTACGTGTTGGTTTCCCAACAAAATCTTTGTAAAAAATCAACGCAATTTCCTTACCCTTGTATGATATTTTTTTAACAAGAACACCTTCAGAGTCAAAACTATCAAACTCTCTACAATATGTAATCCTAATGTTTATCATAAATTTAACGTTTACAAGACCAAATGGGATAATTCCGATTAAATTTTCATAAGTTTCATTTGCTGCAAGAATTTGTATGCGAGACATTTCACGCTGCTGAAATCCCTAAATTCAAGGTATTTTTCGCACATCAGTTTGCCTGCGATTTCCTTAATGTGCTCGCAGTTTCCACAGCACGGGTACTTCGTGCCGTAGGTTTCCAAATTATATTTTTCTTGTTGTACTGTCATAATTATTCCTCTATATTTTCTTTTTTAGCCCAACTAAAATCAAGGTTGATTGTGTTCCACACATATTTCATAAACCAATCTGGGAATCTTCCGTATATTATAAGGTCAAATCTAAAAATCCACCAAATGAATGTGATTGTCGGTTGTGAATATGTCACACTGACATAAAGAGATGGGAGGATATGCAAGTCGCCCCAATGACTCATATTGATGAATCTGAACTTAATCTTTGGAAAAAGTTTTCTTTTCATACCGCATTCTTCCTCTATATGTTGCTTGGCTTATACAGTCCTATGAACTTGTGCGGTTTGTCCTTTGTGTTGCCGAACAGTTTGCCGATGTCCTCACACCAACAAGTCGTTTCAAATCTGAATTTCCGCCAATTGAACCAAATAAATTGGCAATGTCCTTTTTCGTTGAATCTGATTATTTTCATATTATCTTATGTTATTTAATGTTCATAATAGTATTCCCCGTTTGGCAGCATACGTTCCTCAACGGGTTCGGTTCCGCGTTCAGCGGTTATGCTGCCGCACATAACAAGGTCGAACACTTTGTTGTCATCCTCCGCTGTCTTGATGAGGTTGCCGAGTTCAGATTCCCCGTCAAGAAACGATTGCCTTTCTTCCGCCGAAACCTGTGAACCTATTGCAAGCAAATCGCCTTCCTCGGTAATGTCGTACACAAGGCAGACATAATCGTTGCCATCCGTGTCTGTGACGGTGAACAGTTGCGGCGCGTCATACCAAACGAGCATTTTGCTGACTGAAAGTTGCATCTTTTCCATAGCCAAAGTGTTATAATTTAAGACCCGAAAACTTGTCGAACTTTATTGTTATTATGTCGAAACATTCGATTTTAGTCACTTTGCCGAACTCCTCCATAGTCTCGAATGAAATCTGCTCGCCTTTGTCAATCAACGGTTTCCATCTTTGCCAAAAGAAGTTTCTGACATAGACATAGTACCTGCCGTTTGGCTTTCTTTCAAGTTTCGCTTTTCCTTTCATATCCCTTTTATATTTGTGTACATATCATCGGGGGCTTCCAAGGCGAGACCCTTTTCTATCAGTCCACGGTAGTCAATGTGGATTGAGTTCAGATAGTCAAGTTTCTTTGCCATAATGTTGCCAACGGTGTCGTTGTTGAAACTGTTGTATTTTTCCGTTTCTTCTTTTGTCGCCGATGTCAGCGGTCGCAGATACAGCCGTATGTCTTCTATGTCCAGGTCATCATTGTTCTCACCGCAGACCAAGTTGTCGCAGGTGTTCACAATACACAAATAGTCGTCAAAAGGTTCATACTCTCCATCGGAAAACGGTGATTCCCAATGGAATGTCGGGTTGTACGGCAACCTCGCGCAGAGGTCTTCAATCATAAGTTTCAAATGGTCGCTTCTCATTGTTGTTGGTTTTTTGTTACATACATATCGTAATAGCATTTTGACATTTTCAGACCGATGTTGGTCGTGGATTGAATATACTTCACGGCGTGAGGCCAGTCCATTGCGCTAACTTCCTTGAACTGTTCCTCCGTCAGCAATTCTTTCGGCAGTTCCTCCTTCAGCATTTCATCCAATTCCTCCATTGTCATATCATACATACCTTCGGGGGCTTCAATTGCCAATCCTCTTTCAATGAGGTGGTTTATGTCATAATGGTTTTCAATGAGGTATCGCATATTGTCAGATACCGTCTTGAAAGTTTCCCATCGGTAACATTCCATACCGTTCTCGTTGAACTTGCGCAGGTACGGCTTGATGTGGTATATGTCCATACCGACAAGCAGTTTGTGGGCGTTATAAACGTTCAGCACAATATCCACGTCATCACCGTTCTTGTGGTAATGCGCGTACTTCACTTTCGGGTTGTACGGCAACCTCGCACAGAGGTCTTTAACCAATAATTGTTTTTCTTCCCGTGTCATATCTTATACAATTCCTTTTTGTTGTAAATACTCGGTTAGTTTAAGGCACGATGCAACCGATGGTCCCATTTCATCATCGTCATAACAGTAGGCTTCGTCACACAATGTACTCCAACCAATATCGCCCTTTATATAATTGTTCATTGCTTCGGTAATTGCGGTATAGTATTCCTTTTTTTCCTCGGCATCACTCTCGTTAAGCGATAGGTCAATGTTAAAAAGGAAAATGTTGCGGTAGATGTGGCAGGCTTCTTTTACTGTTAAATCACGCTTCATCTGTAACCCATACATATACGGATTTTTCTCCGACCTACGAAACGCAACGACTGGGTTAAGTTTTATTCTTCTTTTAAGTTCCATAACTTAATCATTTTTATACATTCCTTCGGGGGCTTCCACGGCGAGACCTTTTTCTATAAGACCCGCTGTGTCAAAATGTTTCTTGGCAAACCAATCCTGCACCTTTTTCATATCCGCTATTTTTATCATACAGTCGTAATGGCTCGGTGTGACTTGTTGGTAGTTTACTATTGAGATGGATTCCGAGATATTGTCAAACTCTTTGGCTTCATCGTCTGTCATAGTTGTAAGAGGGCGCAGATAAGGTCTGACTTCATCAAGGTCAAGGTGGGCGACAGTGACTGTGTTGCATTTCATTACGCCGTTCTTTGTGAATACAAGTTCAAGTTTGGAATCGAAATTCGGGTGTTTTACGATATTCATCATCAGACCGTATGGAAGACTGGCGCACATTTCAGAAAACATAAGTTGTTTCTCGCTGTCGGAAAGACCGCATTCTATGTTGTACAATTCATCGGAAGCCTCTTGCGCCAACCCCATTTCAATCAGACCGTTGTAGTCGAAATGATGGGAAAGCAGCCAATGCGACAGTTCCATAAGATAATCCATAGATTTGCCTTCAGTCCAAAGGTTGTTGTACTTTCCGCGCAGAGCGTCATATTCCTCACGCTCTTTATTTGTCATTTTTGACATACTGCGCAGCATCGGCTTGCAGGCTTCAATCGGGTGGCTTCCGTTGATAGTCATATCGTTTCCCTCAACAGAAAACACCTCGCAAATGTCCGCCCCGCAGTTCACCATAACGTGATACGGCATACGGGCGCACAGAACATTGTATAGCAGTTTCAAGTATTTTGTTTCCATATTCTTAACGGGGGTTTTGTGATTTGTGATAAATTTCGTTGCCGTTTTGCTTCCATAGATTGACAACTATGATTGGGTTTCTGTCAATCTGCGATGACATAAGATATGTGCCTTCAACATAGGAATCGTCCGATTCAACGATACATTTATCACCCTCTTTGAACGCCTTTTGAAACATCGCTGTGCGTCCGTTAAATTTTTGGTCGAACATAGCAAGCACATATTTCTGCCCGTTGTTTGTCGGGACTTCCCTTATTTTACCGTGTGCGGAATAGGATAGGGTTGCCAAGGCGTTGTCCTTTTCGCCATAAATGACTGTCGTTTTCATATTGCTCTATTTTTTGTTTGATACATTTCTTCGGGTGCTTCGATTGCCAACCCTTTCCCGATGAGACCACGGTAGTCGAAGTGGTGTGCGTTGAAAAAATCCTGCATTTTGCTCGGCAGTTTTTCTTCCAACTGTATGGGTTCAAGCAGTTCATCGTTTCTGAACGAAAAATCGTGGATTTCTTGCAGGCAACCGTTCAGTTCGCGTTCTTCTTCCTCGGTTATTGAACGGATAGAACGCAGGTACGGGCGGACATTCTGCATAGAGTGAACCGTGGTCAAACCAGCCCCGTCAAAGTACAGTTCAAAGTCGGTCATTTCATCATTGAGGAAAACAGCCCCGCTGAACACGGCATCGCGCCAACCGAAACAAACATCGTCCACTCGGTATATGGAACATTTCACACCGTGGCGCAACCGCCCGCAAAGGTCGTCAAAAAGCAACCGCTTTTCTTCCAATAGCATTGTCTCCATTTGTCAAAATTTTTCAAAGTTATACATCCCTTCCTCCGCTTCGAGAGCCAAGCCATTTTCGATAAGCCCGCTGTAATCGAAGTGGTGCTTGTTCAAAAAATCCACGTTCTTTATTCCGTAGTAGCCTTTGGAAAAATAATCAAAGTCCAAGTCCTGCCCAATCTCACCAAGGAACGGGTCGTGCGATATCGTGTACCAACTGCCGTCAGCCTTTTTGTATGGAACGCCGCCCAACATTATGGCGGCTGCATCGTACAGTTCGCTGTCGGTAATGCTTGACAGCGGGCGCAGGTACGGTTTGACAACATCGTTTGTCCATTCGTCTGTTGCGACATTTCTGTGATAGGCTATGAGCGGGTAAACAAAGTCATTGGTTGAACATATAACTTTGCCGAACTCTCGGCTGTTGTCAACCCCACTGTAAACGATTCCGAATGCATCAGTGATACTCAAGTTGTAATCGTTCTCGTAACGCAGGTATTCCCGTTTACGCTCATTCTCCTTTATGGAAACACCGAACAATGTCACGGTCAGTTGGGTTTCACCGCCGAGGTTAGCCTTTATTCCGTATGGAATCCCTGCATATATGCGTTTTATATATTCGTGCAGGAGTTCGTCCGAAATCATACCATCGTATGTGGTCTTTGATTCTTTCTTTTCCATAGTCGTCAGATTGTAAATTCTTCGACAAACACGCCGTACTCTTTCTCCATTTCAGCCTTGTGTTCGGCTGCACGCTGCTTGGCTTCCTCAATGGTGTCGGTGAAATTGAAATCTTGGAAACGGCAGTATGCCTCCTTTTCCCAAATCACACGCTCCCATTTGATTCCGCTGTTGTCGTAATCATTCTTGAACCAAACCGAATATCCTTTGTCTGTTTTTAAGATTCTGTATGTCATTGCTTTCGATTTATAGGATTGTCACATATTTCGGGTCAACATACTCGGTGAGCCACACACCGTTGTTGCTGAAGTAGAACTTTATTCCGTCAGCAGACATACGACCCGTGTCAACTGACAGCACAACGGGTTTACCGTGTCGCTTGCCGACCTCAACGGCGGTAGCCTCCGTGTCTGACAGATGCACATAAAGACGAGAGCCTTTCAGTATGCCCTGCTCCATAATGGAATCAACGAATCTATCGGCTGTTCCGTGGTACAGCGTCTTGGGAGGGATTTTCTCGGTGAGACCCACATCAACCTTGACACTGTGACCCTGCCGTGCGCGGATATGGAGTCCGTCCTCCGAGAACTCGTACCGTTTCTTGTTGTTGGTTTCCACTATTTCTTTGAGTTCCTGCATAGTGTAGCCGTGGTTCACGATGAGGTCTTCAATCGTGCGCCAACCGCCTTCCTCGAACTTGTATGACGTGTCGTGCCGCAGCAGATACGCCAACTCTTTTCCTCTTTCTACAATGTCTTTCATTTTTCTTTATTTTTTCGTTTGTTTCTCATTCCGTTGTAATACAGAACAACCATTAATGTTCAGTTTTTCACCTATATATTGGTTTGTGTCAAGTATTTTCATAGTTTGTCAATGTCTGAAATCTGGTTGAAGCTCTTCCTCATATTGCATTGGGCAGTTTTTGAATATGTCGTGGCGATGCCACACATTCCCAACCGACCATCGGGATAGGTCGCCTTTAAATCTTGAATCGCAAAACATATACGACATTTTCGTAACGCAAGACACATTCCAGTTGGAAATGTCGCCGTTGAAATCCGAATTTTGGAACATATTCTCCATATTTAAAACTTTCCCGACATTCCATTTTGATATGTCGCCATCAAAGTATGAATTGTAAAACATATATGACATATTTGTAACATTGCCCACATTCCAGTTGGAAATGTCGCCGTTGAATTTTGAGCTTTGGAACATACCAGTCATATTTTTCGCATTTCTGACATTCCATTCAGATATGTTTCCATCAAAATCCTTTAATGTGGAAATGAAAAACAAATATGAGAAGTTCGTTATGCAAGAAACATCAATGTCGTTCAAGTTGCAAAAAAAGCCATATTCTTCAATGTGGTTTTCTATGCAAATAATCAGTTCGCCTTTTGTTTTTGGCTTGTATTTGTATGGGGACAGCGCAGCAAGCCTCGTTTTTGTAACTGGCTTGATGTTGAGCTTCTCGTTTATATATCGGTCGGCATTAAGTATAAGCATAATTCAATTTTATTTTAAGAACTTACCTTTTATCCAACTTGGTTTTTCTTTTGGCAAAACAAGGTTTGGATTGTATAAGCAGCAAAAAGTTCCGTCAACTTCTTGTGGTGCGCCGTCAAGTGATACCATTTTTTTATTGTTTTCACAATAAAAGCTGCCATAAACTTTTGTTGGTGAGCCTTCGAGAGTGGTCAAATTATTATCATAACAATAAAAATCCCCACGGATTTCTTGAGGTGCGCCTTTTAATGTTGTTAATTTATTTCTTTTACAATCAAAATCCCCACCGACTTTTTGCGGTGCGCCTTCAAGTGTGGTCAATACATTACTGCTGCAATCAAAATTCCCACCGACTTCATTTGGTGCTCCTTCAAGTGAAGTCAGTCTATTGATACGGCAATTAAAATCTCCTCCAACTTTTTGCGGTGCGCCTATAAGAGATGTCAAATCGTTAAAACTGCAATTAAATTTTCCTCCGACTTTTTGCGGTGCGCCTTCAAGCGAAGCTATGTTGTTGTCGCCGCAACCAAAATTTCTACCAACCACCTTCGGTGCGCCTTCAAGCGAAGCCAATTTGTTTTGATAGCAATAAAAATTCCCACCGACTTTTTGTGGTGCTCCTTCAAGGGTGGTCAAATTATTGCCACTGCAATCAAAATCTCTTCCGACTTCTTGCGGTGCTCCTTCAAGCGAGGTCAGTTTATTTTTCACACAATAAAACCCACCACCGATTTTCTTTGGTGCACCTTTAAGTGTTATTAATGAATTGTTTGTACAATCAAAATCTCCACCCACTTCATATGGCGCACCGTCAAGTGTGGTAAGTTCATTGTCCATACAGTAAAAACAGCCGCTAACTTTTCCGAATTTTATTTTTAATTTTCCGTTGGCAACTATGTCTTTTGGCACATATACATTGCCATTGCAGTCATAGCATTTTGTGGTTTTATCTAATACCAACTTATTGTATTCTATAAATTGATTTATTGTAACAGCAGATAATTTTTTATCACCACGTGCAGATTTTGTTATTTGCTTGATATTATAATTATTGTTTTTGAAATCGTTGAATTTAAGTATTTTCATATATTAATGTAATGTTTTTCCATTATATTTATAAATATAGAAATTATTTTGTATGGAATCTGATTGAACAGTCTCCAAACATCCTGCGTTGTCATACCGTCCATTCCGCTTCTGCCGCAGCCGTTAGCCACATTCCGAATTTCGGTCGCCCGCCAATCGTCATATATGGATTCCAAGACGGACATCACCTCTTTCTTGTCGTAATCATCTTTGATTTCGAGTTCATTCAGATTCTTTATAAGTATTCCCATATCACTCTCCTTTGTTTTTGTTCTTCATTGCGTTCTTGAAATCCTTGATAAAACGGGTTGTATTGACACTGCCGTCATATTCGCAACAGTGGTGGAACTCGTTGTACTCGTAGTTCAGATAGTTCGATGCGTTCTTTTCAATCCACTCGCAAGCGAACTCAATGTCAAAGTCCGTTGTGTCTCTCCGCGCCAATGTCGGCATCACAGCCTTTGTCTTGAACTCTGCAAGCGATTCGTAGTTGGTTAGTCTGTCATATATGAAGTCCTCAATCACGGGCATAACGGTATCAACCAATTTGTCAATGGCTATTTTGCTTATAGCCTGCTTTATGGCATCCCGCGTGTTTACATAAAGCGGGGTCTTGTCTATTTCTTCCCTATTCATTGTTTTCTTGTTTTATGTCGTACATATCTTTGGTCGCCTTGTAAGCCATTTCCTTTTCGATAAGTCCGCGATAGTCGAAATGATTGGCATTGAGCCATTCGACAAACGAGTAAGCATCACAGACCTCAACGAAGCCGCGATTCACCATATCCATTATGTCGTTCTCGTCACGGCATTTCTCGGTGAACACCCAACGCTGTTTGATATAGGCGAACTCTTCCGCTGTCATATCGGACAGCGGGCGCAGATAAGGCTTGAACTCGTATTTGTCAAGAAATGTTTCTTCACCTCCGCAAATGTGGATTATCGCAAGACCGTTGTCAATGATTGATTGGATAGCCTCCAAGTCGTTAGCGTCCATCACTGTAACAGTATCTTCGGGTGATTTCGTCATCGGGGCAATCCATTTGCAGCGACCTTTCACTTTGTAAGGCAGTCTCCCGCATAGGTCTTTGAGCAGGAGTTTCATTTTTTCTTTATTATCCATTGTATTGCTATTTTTCGTCATACAATCCTTCGGGTGCAACCAACGCGAGACCATTTTCAATCATATTGCGGTAGTCAACGTGTATAGAATTGAGATAGTCAAATGACTCGCACGTGTTGAAATAAAGAATTTCACCAGTGAAATCGCCGTCATCGGTCTCACATAATTGATGATATTTTTCCGTTTCCTCTTTTGTCATACTTGACATTTGGCGAAGATACGGAACGAAATCTTCAAGAATGTCGGGACATTCGGTGAACTGCTCATTCAGATAATTTGCAGTTTCTTCGTCCTCGTGATAAATGAGAATATCGGTCGGGTCGCCGTCTATGTTGATTGCGTATAGCGTGGCATCGAAGTCGCAATGCTGTTCCACAGAGTCGTAACTCGTGTCATAAGATAAGTCCAAGGTTACTTTCATTTTCACCCCATAGGGCAACCTTGCACTCAAATCTTTGAATACCAATAATTTTTCTTCTTCTGTCATAATGTCATTTTGTGTTCGAGGTTATACATATTGTCGGGTGCTTCCAAGGCGAGACCTTTTTCAATAAGCCCGCGATAGTCAAATTGCCGCTCATTGAGGTAGTCGAAAATGCCAAGGGAACGGACAATCTCGTTATGAAAAACATAATTTTTCTCAAAACTTGCAACACCGTCATCAACATACGCTTCGATTCCGTCTTCGGTTACATTTACCATATATACCTTTTGGTCGCCGAGAATGAATTTCAATATGAACCTTGCTTCGTCCTCGGTCATAGAATAAAGCGGGCGCAGATACGGTCTTACGTCTTCCGCACGGTTAATCCAATTGCCTTCAATGCTCGGTTCACCCTCGGAAAAATAGTCATTCGTAATGGTTGACAAAACACCGTCACTCCACCCGTATTCGTCATTGTACTCTCTTATACGAACACCGTAAGACAGCCTTGCCGAAAGGTCTTTAATCAAAAGTTGTCTATCTTTTTTTTCCATAACAAAAATGTGCTAATTTATAATAAACAAATTCAGCAATCGGTAATCTTAACGATGTGCTGTTTATGTATTGTCCAAGTATTCTAACAATTTCTTTCATAACACAACATCTTAATACATTCCTTCGGGTGCTTCCAAGGCGAGACCCTTTTCAATCAGTCCATTGTAGTCAAAATGATGTTCGTTCAGCCAACGTATCCAATCAGCCGCGTTTTTGTATTCGAAGATTGAGTTGGAGTTGACGAATTTGTCATATTCATAACGCTCGTCCATAGTCATATTAGACAAAGAGACAGACCGTAGGTAAGGTTTTACTTCCTCCCATTCCAAGTCAAAATACCCGTCACCCACATCATACACGGGTGAATCCAAGTGAACTTCATACCCGTCAATGCCCAATAATTTATAGTCACCGACAGATGATTTACAGACCACGCCATACGGCAGTCTTGCACACAATTCAATACGAACCGATTGTATTTCCTGCGCTGTCATAACTTTATATTTTTGTGTCATACATACCTTCGGGGGCTTCATAAGCCAACCCCATTTCGATTAGCCCGCGATAGTCGAAATGATGCTCGTTGAGCCAATCAATAAATTCACTAATTTCGTCAACACGAGAAATCCTCCCATAATCACTACCACTTATTCCAACAATCCATCCAGGGTCATTGGTTTTATTAATTGTTGAGTGGGGGCATATACTACGAAGTTCTTGAAATTCGCCATCAGTCATACTTGACAAATGGCGCAGGTAAGGTTTCGGCAGGTTTTCCGCGACAACATCCATAGGAAACAACGCCCTCGGACAAACATTCGCCTCAATCTTCACGTTGTAGGGCAACCGACCGCAAAGGTCTTTCTTCAATAATGCTCTTTCTTTATCGTTCATAATTGTTGATTTATCTGTACATATCTTCGGGGGCTTCGACAGCCAATCCCATTTCAATAAGCCCGCGATGGTCGAAATGATGTTCATTAAGCCATTCAATCGCCCTTGAAACCTCATTGTAGTTCAACCGATATATGCCGTCACCGACATATATGTAATCTTCGTAACACCACTTGCCGTCACCGAGATATTCTGTGTCATCGTATGAAAACACATACAATGTCAATTCCTTGGATTCATCCCTTGTCATACTTGACATTGGACGGAGGTAAGGTCTGCACAGTTCCAAACTGACTGAACGACATTGTTCGGTCAAGTCCACTATGCTGCCGCGATAATCAACTTTCGTGTGATACGGCAGCATAGAACCGAGTTGTGAAACCAACAACTGTTTGTTTGAGTATTTCTTGTTGTTTTTCATAACTCCACGTTTTGTTGGTAAACCTCACCCGTTATTTTGACTTTTTTCTCGAACACCTTGACCTTGGCTTGCGCTTGGATTGCGCGTATCATAAGCGTAACCAATTCAACAACCATTTCATAGCACTCGTCATCGCTGAATCCGTTTTTAACGTGTGCCTTGAAAAACGCCGTGTCGAACCTGCCGCAGTCGTTTTTAGTGAACATAACCTTCTGCTCGGCTTTGTCATTGCAGTACACGGTGGCGACAGCAACGTCATCGTTCATAAACTTCGTGTTGATTGTGATATTCTCTTTACGGAGAATGTCGTTGTCGGAAAGCCTTGCGACACCCAAAGTGAGTTCGTTGTTCACCGCTTCTTTGTTTGATGCAAATGTATTTTCCATAATTGTAGGTTTATTGTTCGTACATTTCATTCGTTGCGGGCAGGGCTAAACCCATTCCGATAAGACCACGGAAATCGAAGTTGCGGGCGATGAGCCAATCCAAGTAATCGTATGCAATATGGGAGAAAGTCCATTCATCCCTCTGCGGGTCTCTCGTGAATCGGATTATCTCGTCACGCTCCTCATCAGTCATAGAATCCATAGGGCGCAGGTACGGGGTTATCGTCAGATTCCTGCTGTTGCCCCTTTGGTTGACAAACACGTCCAACAGATTGCTCGGCTTTCCGATTTTCAGTTCCGTGTCATACTGTTCAAGTTCGTCATAGAACCAATCGCCGCTGACACGAACTTTTACACCGTGCGGCAGTCTGCTGCACAAGTCGGTAACAAGGATTTTATATTCCTCGTCACTCATAAGGGTTTTGTCCAATTTCCGTCTTTTGTCCATTGTTGTTGTTTTTATTCTTCGCCTTTCCAACCGAGAATGATTTTCACAATCTCCCAAAGTTCATCGGGCATTGTGTATGAATAGCGGTCTTTATCTTCTATAGAACCGAATCTCTTGTCAAGGTCATCCTCACTGTAACTGCTTTCGTTTATGCCTTCGTACAAGGCGTATTCCACCATATATCTCGGCGCGGTGCGATATGCTTTTAGAATAGATATTTTGCTTGTGCCTGCGACAAAATCGTCAAGTTTCTCTTGCAGTGAGTTGAACTTTTCGGTGACATCGTATGGGTCGTACTTCATATCAAGATACTCCTCGACCCTGCGGAAAAGGTAGCCTGGCGCGATGGAATCATAACGCGAGAAATCGTCATTGTTGTAGTCGGACACTTTTTCTTTCTCCGCGATTGCCCACTCGTTGCCGCAGTCTTTGCATTTGTTCACGGGGAATGTGTCCAATTCGCCGTCAATCTTTGAACTACCGTATGAGCCGTGGCTGTAACTTCCGCCGAACAAAATGTGCGAAGCGGATGAGTATGAACGGTTAGAACCGCTGCCGTGAACCTCTCCCTTTACTCTCTTGATGTGGTTGATGACATTGTGACTGCCGCACTTCGGGCAAACGCTGTTCTCTTTGCAAATCTTCGCGTTTTCCTTATCCACATACTCTTTTGCAATATCGTATTGCTTGCTGTGGTATTCTTTGAGGTATTTTTCGATTTGAGCCTTGCGGGATTGATACGCTTCTTTGTTGCGTCTCGCTTGTTCGAGGCGTTCCGCTTCGGCTTTTTCTCTTTCTGCTTTTTTGCGTGCAAGCCTTGCCTGCTTTCTCGCTTTGAATCCAAATAAGTCCATAGTTATTCCTTTACCATATTAGTGTATTTCTCCAAAATGTCGTTGTACGCTTCCTCACGGTTCTTTCCCATAGCGCACAAGTAGTACCAATATTCTTTGTCGTGGACATTGGCGGGTCTGTCCGTTTCGTCCACATATCCGAAGAACCACCAACCTCCGAAATTCTCATCGCTGCACTCGTGCGCCTTCAGAGTGTATTTCTTGCCGCCGTAGTCTATTGATTCGGGCAGTTTGCCTTCAGCCACTTCGGGTATCTCGCTGCCAATGTATTCTTTTCTTTCCATTTATATATGCGTTTACATAAGAATATAATAAAAAAATCCGAATTGTGCAACCATTAAATTTTTGAATATGGTTTGTTGTTTTTAATTACCAAGTTTTCAAAAATTTGGTTGTCCGTATTCTGCGTCCTACGCCAACGGCGATTTCTTTATGAGACCAAGACCAAAGGTCAATACGCACACTGTGTACTCTTTCCATTTTGCACACATAGACATCACCGACCAAAGTCGGTTCTCCGAAACGATACACATATCGGTTGTTCATCAGTGAATACTTGATGTATGGAAACAATTTGTAAAAATTGTTCCAAATCTTTTTACTGCGTTTCAACGAAGGCACTCTTATTGTGTAACCAGTTTCACAAGGTCTGCTGTTTGCATTGTAGTAATCCTTGTTGTCCCTGCCTTTCTTTTCATTATAAAAGTCAGTTGGATATTTCGCTCTGATTTTCTTTTTCATTATACCGAAGTTTTTATTATTTGTATTTTATTTCTTTATATTAAATGCAAGACCAAAAAGATGATTACGTTAAATTTTTCCAACCTCGGAAGCGGCTGACGCTATGTAGTTGTAGTGCAGGAACTCCGAGTACATTCTGTCAAGTTCCGCATAGTCACCGTCAGCGGCGTTGCCGAGTATGAACGTCTTGTAAGTGCCGTCAGTGACCTTTCTGATTTCACACACATAATACAGTTTGCCGTTTCTTGACTTCTTTATGGCAAACTCCATAGCGGCAACCTCATCGTCTGTGAGGTAGCAACTGTCAAGCGAAGATTCGACAACACAGTATTTGTAGTTCGGGTTCACCGATTCCTCGGCTTTCTTCTTTTCAGTGTAGATAATATCCTCCACCTTCGAACCCTCTTTGTAACCCAATATTGTTTTCGGTTCTTCGGGCTTGCTTTTCCCAACCTCCTTGTTGTCGAAAATGGACTTCAAGGTCGGCAGTTGTTTGGACAGAATTTGAGCATCAGTCGGCTCATCGTCAGCCAACTTGACATCTATATTATATTCAACGTATGCGTCAAGGAACTCAATGACCTCACGCAGCACGCCTAACTGTTTTTCCGTTATAACTTTCATAGCCTTACAATTTTTCGATTATGTTCTTGATGAGTTCAGCGTCAACGGCGTTCTTGTAGCCGCCCTCATATTTCGGTTTGTTTGACGCGACAATGTAAACCACAGAGCCGTCACTTTTGTCAAGCAGTTCTTTGAGTTTGCCCTTGCACTCCTCTACACCGCATTTATTGATGAAGTCGGCGATTAAATCGGAAGCCTTGGCGTTGTCGTAATAGGTCGGAGACCAAGTTCCGCTGATGAGGTCGCTTGACTTCACGACAAATGTGTTCGGCGCAATCCGTCTTTCAATGCGCGGGGATTCCTTGCCCGCTTCTTTGACAACGCAAAGTATAGCGTCCATAAGTTTGGATTCAACCTCGCTCTTGCGCTTGGCGATTTCTTCAAGTTCCTTGTAAATGTTTTTAATGTCTGTCATAACAACCGTTTTTGATTACGCCGCAAAAATACAAAATTTTTTATACACTCAACATTTTTTCTGAAAAAAGTTATCAACAAAGTTATGAACAGTCCAAAGCATACACATATATACTATAATACATTCCGACAAAAATAATTTTTGTGCAGTTTTGATTTTTTTATTATATTACTCTGTCGGGCTTGGAATCGGGTGTTGACAACTATGTTGATAACTTTATGAAAAAAATTGACCGAGTATAAAAAAATTTTGTATTTTTGCGGCGTTAAACAATAAAAGTAAAAGTTATGAGTAAATACTATTTCACATTCGGCTGCGGCATTGACGACCCGCACAGAAACTGTTACACAGTCATTGAGGCTTCCTCTTGGTCGGAGGCGAGGGAAATTATGTTTTCCCGCTTCGGTACGCATTGGGCGTTCCAATATGAGGAAAAGGATTGGGTGATTGACCCAAAGACCAGCGAGAACTTCCAAGCGGTCGCCCGTATCTATGGCATTGACCCGAACAGAGAAACGCCGATTACGCAGGCGGAACTCTACAACTTAACCGAAATCAAATAGCACCAAACACCAAAAAATATGTTACACGTCATCAGTTATATCATAGCGATTTCAATTGCAGCCGTTTGCGGCATTTACGTGGATAAAAAGCAAAAGTATTGGTTGCTTGTGCCGACAATCATTTTCGGCATATACGGCGCGGTCGGTATGCTCGCATACACGGGTTGTGACAGTGCCGAAACGGAGAAAAAAATGTATGTCAAAGCGAAATCGGAATCCGAAATCCTCAAATCAAACGCAAGCATCGCGATTGAGACGGCATACACTTACACAAAAGACATTGAGGAGATGAACTCTCTCATCGACCGTTCAAGGGAAAAGTGCAACCATTGGTTTTGGAGCGGATACTATCACAAGGAAACAGCCGCATTGGAAAAAATCAACTGCGACTCAATCAATGTTACTCTGATTACAGAGTTCAAATAAGCATCTGTTATGAAAAGGAACAAGCGTGTGAAAAGCGAGTACGAGGTTCAACTTGCCAAGAAAATCAAAAGTGTCAACCTGCATTGCAAGGAAATGAACAAAATCTTTGCCCGCAGGAACGACAACTTCATTGACGAACTAAACGCCGTTATGGACAAGGTGTTCGCCCTCGGAGGTGACTTGTATTGGGACAGAGAACTCTACATTGATTGCAACTGCAACAACGAGGAGGCGCAGAAACTCGTCAGAACGTCAGAGAACATTATGTTCAAACCAAATGATGACCCGACTGAACATCTCGGAATCGTTGTGTGTTACAAGAATAAAAAGAGATAATATGTATGTAAAGAATTTCAAAGTCGGCGATTGGATATTCGACAACGAGGGTGAGTTGAAGCAGATTATATCCACAAAGAACGGCAGCATCACCTACACGGACGGCACAATCAACACCACCGTGTCGGCGAGCGGCGAAACCAAATGCTGGCCTCTCTCCGTCCGCAATCTCGTGCTGTCCCGCTATCTGCAAGGTCAGCGTGACATACTCAAAAAAATCAACGCATTTTCCCAACGGCTCGTGCGGGAAAAGTTCTACGACTTTACCGAGCGTCTGTTCGAACTGCCATACGGAAAGGAAAACATCAGCAAAAAGGAAATCAGAAAATGCGAGAATCTGTATAAGGAGATTGAGGACTATGTTGCGTATATCCTCAAGCAGAACGAAATGATAGAACACATAAAGAGTTACGGATACTACAAAAAAGATACAAGCGGCTGTTGATAACTTGTTGATAACTTTTTTCAGAAAAAATGTTGAGTGTATAAAAATTTTTGTATTTTTGCGGCGTATATAAAACTGTTATTATGAAAACCTATAAGTTTGTCAGAGTACACAAGAAAGGAACATCGGATTACGGCACTTGGTATTTCAAGCCGCAGTCCATTGAGGATGTCAATCTGCATTGGAAAGAGATTTGCGGTGCTGAAATAAAATCGCACGTGAACGAGCGGTTTGAGAAATCCGTTCTTATTGAACGCGAAGGCAAAGAACCGTATATCAAAACGCCTCATCCGACAACGCAGTTCGGTATGGCTGTTGAGGCTTATATGCAGGTATGTAACGGAATCTACGCATTGGGTATGCTTGAAGTTGAGAACATTGCATACCAAACCCGAATCAACTCGTTCAACAGAGGTGATGACATTTACCTTGCAAACGGTATGCCCGTCTATATGATTGACGACAGATTCTTCGAGATTGCGGAGACTGTCGAATCCGAAAAGTTCGCATATCCGACCAAGAAGAATTGGTGTCTTGATGATGTCCGTTATATGCAGTGGAATATGCTCGGCAACCGTGGCACGCATTGGTACGCTAAAATCGAAAAACGTGACATTTATGACGAGCAGGGCAGAATGAAGTGGGATACCAAGGACGAGGCGGTCAAGGCTGCTGAATGGTTCATCAAAAACAAACTGACGAAATAAATGAGGAAATAAATGAGGAAATAAATGAGGAAATAAATTTCAGCAATATGGATTACAATACCCTTATCACATTCACTGCAAAATTCATCTCCATTGTGTGCCTGCTGCTTGTTGTCATCACAAACGGGTTCGCAACGCATTTCATTATTGATATGGTGAAACAAAAAGACAAGAAGAAATTTGGCGACTACTTTATTATGATAATCATTCCGATGTTGCTCATTCTGCTTGACTTTATGACAGTTCTCGGTGTGTGTATATACATTGCAGACGGCTGCACGTTCAAATAACCTTAAACATTACCATTATGAAAATAGAAGACGAAAGATACGATTTGGTCGGGGTAGGCAGAGACTTGCTGTTGTCCGTAACAGTTTCCGACCTGCGGAAGTTTCTGAAAGAACGGTTTGTCGAAATCGTGTTTGCCACTTCCGAAAACGGCAGGGGCGTGGTTTACGACAACAGAGAAACGGATGTGAAATTGGGTGATTTCGGTGAATACCCTATGTATATCATAGGCGGTTGTCCGAATGGTGCTACAGACATTACAAACTGCTACACTTGGGTTAGTGGCAATGACAGCATTCTCGGAAAGACATTCCTAATCAACAGTATGACTGACGAGGAAATCGTGTCATTCGCCAGGTACGACAAGACCGTTATGCTCACCCATATTGTTGAAAAGTTCGGCAAGTACATAGCATTTGAGTCATACGAAAGTCTGTCCACCCCGTACAACATACTAATCACGCTGAAGGGTTTGGCTTCGGATAAATGCGTGGCTACAGACTACTCACTTAAAATGGCGAAGTTGAACGCCGAGTATCTGAAGGTATGCAAGGAGTTCGACAAACTTGCCGAAAAGAAACAGCGTCTGTATTCTGAATTGAAAAATGCGGAACGGCAGGAAAAGGAAAGTAAAAGAATCTTCAAAAAATAAAGTTATGGGATATATTATCAGTTTTGTATTGGCTCTCCTTGTCGGGTTTTATATGGTGTATCTGTCTGTAAAGGCAAATCCTTTCGGCATTCTGTTCACATTCATAGGCATATTGTGTTTCGCCTATGCCATCTTTGTCGGGTGTGTGTACGGCGCGAAACCTTCTGCGGAGGACGAATACGCGGAGTATATGAAAGCGAAATGCGAATGTGAAATGCTGTCGTCAGAAACGGTGCTTACAATCCAAACGGTTGAAAGTTTCAAGTCTGACATTGACCACATCAACAAGAGAATTGCCAAATCGAAAAAATACAAAGACACTTTCTATATCCAAGGTTTCTACAATAAGGAAACTGCGGAGTTGACACCTATTTCATACGACACGATAAAGATTACAATAACAATTCAATAAAAATGGAAAATATGGAAAGTACAAGATTAGAAGATTTTTGCGCGGCATTTTCCTCAATGCTTATTGTCGCGTGTATTCTGCTGTTTTTCTGTGTCGCCTGCAACAGAGCGAACACGACCTACACAGTCAATGACGTACCGAACATCGAAGTCAAGTCGGGCGAATCGTCCATACAGACAAAAACAATCATAAAGTCGTTCAAACAAACGATGGATTGTGACGATGCTGCGGAGTTCGTTGACGAGTGTTATGCGAAGTACGGCAACAATGTGCTGAATGTTACTGTTGGTTCAAACGACTTTTATCACCATAATATCATTATGGTAACGGTCAGAACGGACACGGCTGTCCCGAAAAGTTCATAGAAACACGTGTAAAAATATTGTTAAACTTATAAATAATGAAGAAATGATTGTACTATTGGAAAATCTGAAACAACTGTCAAAGTCTGAACGCCAATTCATTGTGGATTATGGCGCGTTCAACTGCGTAGGTGTCAGATTGAAACGAAATTTCAAGAATACGCTGTTCAATCTGTTCGGTCGTGATACCTACAATGCCGAGGAAATCGCCTTTATTGACAGTCTGAAGCACGACCGCTACTATCTCTCCCATAAAAACGGTGACTCATATTTCATTTGCAATGACGATAACATTGCGTTCAAGGAGGAATGCTTTGAGGACATCGTTGACAATCCGAACCCGTCTCTGTTCAAGGAGCGCACGAAACACGACAGAAAGACGGAGGCTTGCCTGCGGTGCGCTGAACGCAGGGACGTGTTCAACAAACTCTATATCGAAGGGGACAACGCTGACGCTATGATGGAAAAAATGCGGACAAACGGCTATCCCAATATCTCCGTGCAGGTTGTTTACAAGGTAGCCTGCGAGTGCGGTGTCAAGATGGAAAAACCGAAACGCGGGTATGACTACGGCAACAAGTACCGTGGAAGATACAAGACCGCCTATGACATCTATGGCAACCGAACTATGGTTAGGGTTGACAAAATTGACAACATCAATTGGTTCGCGTCAAAAAAGGCATACAACGATTTCAAAAGCAACTGATATGGAAAAGCCAAAATTAAGTTTCACCGAAGCGGACTTTGACAATATGGTTGACATAATGCTCGAATCAAAGGACAGTATGTTCAAGACCGTTGTTAAAATGTTGGACAAAGGTTACAAGGAGAATGTCATTTCGGCGTTTTTCAGAACAATCAATGCCATTTCAGACCATCTCGAAAAGGCGGACAGCAGGGAGCGGCTGATGGGAATCAAGGCATATTCCATTTTGAGAATCAACTTCGAGGTTATGGATGATACTCCCAAACTTGACAAAGTGGGAAAGCAGATTCACGCCATAAAAGAGGTTGTGGAAGGAAAATTCGATTAACCAATAAAAATTACCACTATGGCAAGAAAGAAAAAAGTAATTTACGAAAAGCACCCCGTCACGGACTATGCCTATGAAGTCAGAGAAAAAGTGATTGAGGTTGACGTACCCGAAGCGGAACGCTTTGAGGAAAACGAGGACAAATGCAAACCCTCGCCAAAAGTCAAAAAGCCCAAATCGGCATTCGCCACAGACAGCGATTGGAACAATCTGTCGAAAAACACGGACTTGAACGCCGCGCTGAACAAGGGAAATTGAGAGTTCGGGCAGACTATTAAAAACTAAATAACAGAACGATGAAAAGAATCAAACGGAAAATCAGAATGTGGCTGCGGCGTATGTTCGACCCGAAGCATTCCACCAAAATCACAACGGAGGAACGCTACCTTATGATTATCATATCACAACTTATGAAGCGTAAGGATTCCGAGTTGCTGACAATCCCCTATGTCACGAAATGCTACATCAAAAACGACAACGCCAAAATATTCATTACCGTTGACTTTGTGCAGAATGAGGCGTTTGTAAGAAACCACGTTTTCGGTTACGACATCAAACTGTCGCCGAGGGTAACGGTTTACATCTACGATAAATTCATCAAAGAGGTTGAGATTAGGCGAAACGAAATGGAAAACGAGTACCGAAGCAATGTGCAGAACTCGCTCCATTCGGTAGTTGACAGATACTTAAAAGAATTTCCCGATGAAGGCATACAAGGTTAGACACAAGGACAGCGGGCTGTACTACAAGCCAGGCAAAACGAACTTGGACGAAAAGGGCAAATTATACCCGAACAAGAACACTGTGTTGGCGCAATGCCAAAGCAGTGGAACGGTCGCTGTGACGATTGCCAAAAGCAGCCGCATATACAAGAAACGCCCCGATGTGTTCAGCGGTTGGGGCGAAGACAGATACAACAAGACTTACATTGTAGCCTATCTGCCCGTGGATTCTTTTGAACTGATTGAATTGGACTTAAACCTATAAATTATGGAAGTAAGAATTAAACTGTTTGAAGGCGGCACAATGCCTATCAAAATGCACGAGACCGATGCAGGTTTCGACTGTTACGCCCGCTCGAAGAAAACACGGCGTAACGACCAAATCATATACGAACTCGGATTCGCAATCGAAGTGCCGAGATGGTATGTGGCACTTATGTTCCCCCGTTCAAGCGTCTGTGACTATGACGTGATATTGTCGAACTGCGTTGGCGTGGTTGACAGCGGCTATCGCGGTGAGGTCAAGGCGGTGTTCAACGCAAGGAACTTCCCAGAGTGCAAGGCGTATGAGGTCGGCGACAGAGTTTGCCAAATGATTATCATCCCCTATCCCGAAATCCAACTGCTCCAAGTGAAAGACTTGTCTGTCGGCGAGCGTGGCGACAACGGGTTCGGCAGCACAAGCAGAAAGACCGAAGAAAAAGTCGCATTCAATCTGAATGTGGGATATTCTGATTGGAAAACCAACATCATCAATTTCGCCGAGAATACAAAGCCGCAGGAATGGCGAAAGGGGCAGGCGGTGTTCAACGCAGCCGAATCACTCTACAAGGATGCAGTCCGAAAGGTTCAGACCGACTATCACATAGACTGCTTCTATGACGATTCAAAGATTGACGATTTTCTGTCGGTGGTGTACACGATTATCGCACCAAGTCAACCGAATGAAACAAAAAAGTCTCTGTTTTAACAGAGACTTTTTTGTTTAGAATTGCAGGAATCTCGGATTCCAATTCAGACTGACACCGACACCGACATAAGGCGTAAGTTTGACGGGTCTTGACAACGCAGCCCCGTAACCGACCTGCAAACCGATTCCCAACCCGAACTGTTTTCTGTTCTTGTAGTCGTATGATTTGTCGGCGACAAGTATTCCCGCCCCGTTATTGAATGTGCAGGCAGGATAGTCTGTCTTCAGTTTGATGTAAGTGTAGCCTTTCTTGTCACGGTAGAGCATACTTTCGACCCAAATGTTCTGCGATAAGTCAACATCAGCATTGCCGTTGCTTTCAAGAATACCCGTCTCGCAGTTCACCTTGTACGGTATTCTGACATATATGCTTCTGTTCGAATTGCCGAACTCTGCGATTTCGCTTGCATCCAAGAATCCCATATCGCTCCAAGCCTTGTCAATATAAACAGTGTCGTGCAGTACGGTGACGGGCAGGCTTATCGAATCGGACAATGATGCCACGTATTTGATTATGGTGATTGGTGACTTTCCCCTTTCGAGTTTGAGGGAATCCGCCAACTCGTCAATACGCAACTGCATAGCACGCATCTCGGCAATGTTGTACTTGCCTTCCTTGTAGTTTTTCAGCGTGTCGTTTACCGCAAGCAGGTTGTTTTCGAGACGAGCCTTTTCGCTCTTGTACTTGTTTATGCTGTCGCATTGCTTTATTGTTATGGCAGCGAGTACAGTCACGGCAAGAATGACTACCCATTTGCCATATTTGTTTATAAAGTTCTTTACGTTTTCCATAGTCTATAAGTATGATACCAAGTCAAGCAAGGTGACGCGACCGTATTTTTCATTGAGGGTTTTCAAAAATGTCTTTTCGTGTTCCTCAATGCCCTTTATTTCCGCAGCGAGATTGTCGTGCTTTTCCTTCAGCAAAAGGAGTTCGGTCTTGACTGCATTGATTTCGTTGTCACAACGGCTGTATTCCGATGTGATTTCTTTCAATTCTCTTATTTCTTCCTCGGTAAGTGTCATAATTCCGTTTATTTATCTCCATTGGTGAAACCGCCCACTTCGCGTTCTTCGAATGATACATCCTTTCCATACACCCCTGGAACCTTGTATCCCATAGTTCCGATTTCATTACCGTCACTTTGGTATTTTCTGAATGAGACGAATGGCGTGCTGTTCAGTTTCGGGCCCAATACATAGGAGTAGTTGAAGTTCATTGCCGTATAAAGTCCGACAACGGGTCTCAACATTTCATTTATGTTGTCAGTTATATTGCCGTTTCTGTTGAACCAACTGCAAAGCATTGTAGGTATAACGTAAGTGTATGCGTCACCGTTTATCATCATTTTCGGGAAATATCCTTCTCCCAAAGGATTTGAAGTCACATTAAACCTTGAAGATGATGTGTTAAATGTTTTTCCGTCAAATTTTTCACCCGATGTGTTTTCTGAAATTTTGCTGCCTTTTATCTTACCGTATTGTGAATGGTAAGCCGAATCATACAGAGAATTGTTAGAGTATGAATTGAAAGGCGGTTCGTTTCCGATAAAGACATTGTGGTTAAGCAGTGACTTCTTTGAAATATTTTCGCTGTCATAAATTTCAGTGATTATACTTCCTCCGCCATTGCAGAACATATTTCTGCTTGATATAACAGAATACGGCGTGCGTATCATAGACATAGGCTGCTTATGGAAAATATTAGTATCGGTGAACATACTGTCATCGGGTAAATCAAAGTAACCCGTTTGACCTTTATATGTTTTATATATGCCCATCACGTTACATAATGTTTCATTATGGGCAGTTGCACCGTTACACCAATATTTGACATTTGTTTGGGCAAATTGTGAACCTGGCGAAAGCATTCTCAACATACCGTTAAATATGCGATGCAGCCCCCTACGGTCATCACTGCTGCCATTCGTATAGTTGTTGTATGCAAACCATTCACACCTTGCTGACACATTGACAACGTTGCCGACTTTTTGCCAAGTCTGCTGAACTTGCAAAAGCAATGAGTTTTTGATTTTGCTTGAAACGCTGTTCGTGTTGGTACTTTTGATGAGTTTGAAAAATTTGTCATTATCCACCAAGAACACCTCTGGTGCATCACTTCCATTATAGTAGAATCCCATAACATAATTCATAGTACCGCAAAGGAACTGATGGTAGTAAATGTCGTCTATGCTTACAACAATAGGTTCTTCGTGATAAATGGTGTTCAATGCGCTGACTTGGAGTGTTGAATCGTTCAATGTCTCAATATACGGTGTACCGTCAATAGCCCTCGGTTTCGTTACTGCGGAACTTCCGCCACCGCTCATACCTTTTGACGAGCCGCTTCCCGTTCCGCCGCTGCCTCCCGTTGGCATTGTTCTCTGATTTACGATAGCCTGCTCCAACTTGCGTTGGTTTGCGTGAGAGTCAATCACAATTCTGTTGCCGTGGATTGCAACATCGGCTACATCGAAGAAATCAATGTCTTTCGGGTCGGTTGCGCTTATTTCCTCATCAGTCTTGGCTGAACCGTAAACCGTTGATTGTATGGTTTTGTGATTGTTCGGGTTTATACCGATAATCACATTACCGAGATTACGCATATCACCCATAATGGCGGTTGAAGGCAAATGACCACCGCTAATATTGGCATTCTTTCTTATAGCACCGCCGCCGCTAACAAACACGTTACCACCGACATATTTGTGTTGGTTTGCGTTGTCACCGAATCCGCCGCTTGAAACGCTGTCGCCGCCCTGCACAAGTATATCTTCACCGCAAAGACCATTGCGACCTTTAAGTTTCAGCATACGTTTAAGCATACGGTCTCCGCTGTTTTTTTGCACATCGTCAAAGACCGTGAGTATTGGTGAAATCAAATCTTTTTCGTATGCAGCGCAGTTGAGTTGCGAAGAGAATGAAATGGCATACCCGACATCCGTTGTGGTTGTGTTGATGTAACCTATCATAGTCTGCAACACCAAGTCGGTGTTACCGCTGTCTATACTTGTGTTTGCTGGTTTCATTGCAATATACGGGGCATATCCCTTCGGATTCTGCGAAGCAAGTCTGTCGCTTCCGACATACAATCCGAATGTGTCGGAGTTGATGAAGTTGTTGAAAAATGACGCGCTCTCTATTCCAAGAGAAACACCGTTCTGTGACCAACCCATAACGGTCTTCGGTACATTGTCGGGGTCTTTCGTCTTGAATTTCGGGAACTTGTTGTCCGAATCTATCACATTGCCGCAATAGACAACGCTGTCGGGTCTGATGTAGATGTCCTTTATTCTGTTGTTAGGTTCTTTCAGACCGAGATTGTAATTTGCTTCGGGGAACAAAGAACCCGCAAAGTTGCCCTCGTGTTCAATAAACCACTGTGGAGTGTCAAACCCCACAATGCCGTCTTGGTTGTTGACTGCGACAAGTGCGCGTTTTCCGTTATGCGAGGTGTCGGCATATCCGCTGATTTTGAGTTTGCCTGCCAAATCAACACATATCGAATCGTTTATTGAGTTTCCTATATGAATGTTGCCTTGGTTCAGTATATTGAAATCAATGCCGTTGCTTGCGCCCATAGTGACAGCAACATTCTGTGCGCCGCCGCCGAATATCGTTATTGCATTTCCGCTGCTTGTGATGTTCAGCGCACCCTTATCTGACGACTGTGCTATGTTACCGATAAGACCCGCATTGTCAGTTCCTATGATGACGGGAATGTTGACACGCTGTCTTATGGCGATTTTGTCTTGTATTGAAGTGTGGTATGTGAACGGGCTTTCGGCAGTGTCTGTTGGATTATATATACAAACCCAATTGCCGCCTTGGTTTTCGTAAATGCTGCCGTCCTCGCTGTTTATATAAACATCACCGTCATCGCCGATGCCTTGCGGAACGCCTTGACCGTTTATCAATCCGTTTCCCTTTACACCTTGCACGCCTTGGATACCTTGTATTCCGACAGAACCTCTTACACCCTGCACACCTTGAACGCCCTGCACACCGCCGCCTTTCAAAGCCAACAAGTCGAAGTTGAAATTGATTTTGTCAACCATTGAGGAAATGGTGTCACCAGCGTTTATGTCTTTTATTGGAATGCTCATTGAAATAGATTTTTAATATTTATAACGTAACAAAAAACAACCCGTATTGGTTACGGGTTGTTTGTCGGTGCATTTGGGTTGCTTGAAACAAACACGGGCGGCTTTTCAGACCAACCGTGAAAGTTCTTGTGCCAACCGTGAAAGTTATTGTAAGCCCGAATCCATTTCATTTTCTCTATCTTGTCTGGCAATCGTTTCAACTGCTCCTTTGTAATGGGTTTTATGTTCATTGCAATATGCTTTTGTAGTCGTACAGAATCTTGTGCATTTTGTGCAGGTATTTGTCAAGCACGTCAATCAGATACTCGCACATTTTTTTATATGAATGGTCAACTCCAAGAGGCTTTTTGAGTTTTTGGAACATTGTCGTAAAGTCGCTTACGAACTTTTCGTCAAGCAGTTTTTCGGCAGTCGCCTCGTCTATGTTTGTTTGCAGTATCCGCTTTATGCTTATGTATCGCTTATATATATCGCAATCATATTCACTGACCGTGCTTGATACGGAAAGTTGGTTCGAGAATGTCTGCAAGTATGCGTTCATTTCGGTTTTGGCGAAATAGTAGGGGAGCATATATAAAAAATCCCGAAGGTGGTTCTCGGACAAAAGGTAGTCTTTGTCAACATTGTAAGTCTTGCCGCTCCACGACCCGAATGCCACAAGGGTCACTGTTTTCTTGTCTATGCCGTTTGCCTTGCGGTACGCCTTGTATATCTTTTTCATACGGTTTATCTGCATACGCTCGAATCCCTTTATGAAATATGTATCGTATGCGTGCATAAACTCGTGCTTGACTGTGCCTGCGAGTTCTTGGTCGAAAAAGGTCGAAGCGATGAACTCACCCACACTCATACGACACTCATAGGCAAGGCGGTATGTGTTGATATAGATTATGTGTTCACGGGAATCCCCGCCGAGTCTGACGGTCTTATGGCTTCCGTGTTCGTTGCCCATCGTTGACAGAATGCGGGCTTGGTCGTGCATAAGCCGCCTGCTTCTGATGTCCCTTCCGACTGAAATTTTCACGCCTATTGTTGATTGGACATCAATGAGGAACACGGGGTAATGAAACTCCCGTTTCTGTTCCTTGAACCAAGCGGTTATGTCGTTATAGTCCCAATAGTAGTAGTTGATGAATTTCTTTTTGTCGTATTGGAGTTTTTTCTTGGTTGAATGCGTAACCTGCCACTTGACAAAATCGCCTATGTCAACTGCGAGAGCGTCAAGCGAATTGTCACCTCCGAGCAGGTGATGCGCCTCAACCAAAAATTCAAGTCTGTCATTCATTATTTCGGGTTCACTTTGTCACAGAATACGTTTTCGTCATAGTATTTCTCTATGGCGTTCTTGTAGAAGAGCATTTTCTCCTCGCTTATCGGCGTGTAGTCGTGAGCGTCAACACCAACATTCAATCCGTTGCGTTTAACCATACCCTTTTCGTGTATGTGTCCAAAAAGGTAGAACGCCTTTTCTTCGGGCAGTTCAGTCAAAGGTTCGTGTACGCAGCAGATGTCTTTGAATCGCATAATGTCGCCAACGGAATCCTTAACGAGAACACGCGGGTTGTTCACGGCAAAGTTGGGGTCGTCACGCTCATAATTCCCTTTAAGGTAAATCATAGAACCGAAGTTCAGTTTGTCAAGAACAGACAGTTCGCCGAAGTCTCCGAGGTGAAAAACGAAATCGTCTGCATAGACGGTTTTGTTCCAATTCGATATGAGGGTCAAATCCATCTCGTTCACGTTCAAGAACGGTCTTTGGCTTAACTCCAAGTGTCTGTCAGAACCGAAGTGTGTGTCGGAAGTGAAGAAAAGTTTTGCAACCCTCTTGTATTTGTTGACAACTGCGGTTGCGACATCAGCCATAGTTGTATAGACGGGTATGCCCTTTTTCTCGCACACCCATTTGATGTATTCGCATTTCTCACTGCCTTCGGGTATGCCGACAATCAGAGCCTGCGGTGCTTTTCCGCTCCAAATCCCGAACTCTATGTTTGTTGTGAAAGCGGGGTGTTTGTCGCTTCTGTCAATCCAAAAAACTATTGTTGACGCTATGTGCAATCCCTCGGTCTCCCAAGAACACTGCTTGTCATAATAAGTTTCGTCTGACGTGTCGTAGTTCGGGTTTGTCGGGTTTATGATATCGCCCGTGAACCCCGCCGCTTCGAGTTCTGAAATCATTTCTTCGCGCCAATCAACCTCATTCTTTTTGCGCGGGCAAGCCCCTGCAAGGAATATGGCGTTTTTAAGATTTTTCAATTCTTCCAATGGTTTGTATATCATATTGTTTTTTATATTTCATAGGTATTCTGTTTAATGGGTTCTAAACCGAATTTATCGTATCGTTCCTTGAACAGTTTTCCCATCATATTTATAAAAACGGGGTTCTCTCCTATCTCCACATACTCCTTGGTACACAGAGTGTTGACCTTTTCTCTGTTCTCGTTTATGACGGTTGTTATAGCCAAATACGGGTACGGAACATACACGTTCTTGAACTCTGTCGCGCTTTGGTAGAGCAGCGGCAAATCCTCACAAGCAAGCGTGTCAACATAGCCGCCCAACTTTTTCAACACACGCTTTCTGCCGACAAAACGCTCGCACCCGTAATTGAACAAAGTCCACGGGTCTCCCGTCTTGCGTATGTTGGCATATTCATATTTGAAAGCACCTTGGTATTCGAGGTAGTATTTTCCATATTGGAGATAGCCGTTTTTCTGAACGTGCGAATCCGCGTATTCTCTGAACGCGCTGTCATTCTCGTAAAGCGACTTGTATTCTTCCGTGCGCTCGAACAGCCAAAACCCGTCAATGCCGCACCATATTGTGTTGGTCGTGTGAGTGTACATATCGCCGTTCACGCAGGACATAGCCATAGAATCGATGATGTCGAAGTTGATTATGTCGGCATCGGTGTCGTTGACAGCCATTGCCATATATTCAAGTGACCTTGTGTTGATAAAATCGTCATAGTCAAGCGTTACGATTATATCGTCATCGCCGCAGGTGGTGAGTTCCACACATTTGTTTTTGAGTTTTCCGACCCTGCCGTTTTCAAGAAGCCTATCATCGTTCATAGGGTCGTGATAGACCTTTATCTTGCCCCTGCATTCAGCGGCATAGTCGCTTCCCATTCCGTCATCGAAAAAACGATTCACATATTCCTCGGCGAATCCTTCCTCCGAGTTGTCAAGTATGATGTATTCCCAATTCTTGTATGTCTGTTGGCATACACCGAGCAGTCGGAGATTCCACCAAGGAAGCAGTTTGTGGGCAGGTGTTATCAGACTAATCATCAAAACGGGAGGTTGTAGAGGTTTTCGGAATCATCCCTCTTTTCAAGGAGGTAATCGTATTTCTCGTGATAATTCTTTACAAGGCGGAGGAATTGGCGAAGCCAACTTTTCAATTCGTCCTTTGTCACGATAACCAACTGCGGTATATCGTTCTCAACGGCAATCCACAGTTCAGCGTGGTCAAGCACGACACCGTGCATTTGGTAGTAGGCGAGGAAATATGCCGACAGTTGCAGATAGTAGTTGGTAAGATACTCTTGTGTTTTTTTCCTGCGGGCGGTCTTGAAGTCAAGCAGCACGTTCTGCCCGTTTTTGTTTCGGTAAACACAGTCAACACGACCCGCGTAGCCGCCCTGCTCGAATGAGTAAAGAGTGTTTTCCATTTCGATAATGGAATCCACGCGCTCGAAGAATCCGCATAAGTAAAGGCTGTCGAAAAGTTTGTCGCCGCAGGCAAGTTCCTCCGCAGTATAACCCTCGTTCTTGGCGAACTCAATCATCTTCCTGCTGACATCATCGAACCTGCGCTTTCTGTCCTCAATATCGGAAGTGAACCAATATTCGAGTTTTTGGTGCATACAAGTCCCTCTGTTGGCGGAGAATGTTGATATTCTGTCAGCCTCTTCCTCCCCGATTCTCCTGCGCCAAGCGTCAAGGCTCGAATGGTCGGTCATAGCACCCAATATGGTGGTGACTGAAGGCAGTTTCGACAGTTTCCCGTCAAGTTGTATGTTGTAATACCGCTTGTTGTCTATTGTCTCGGTAAGTGACAGACTTTCCGCTGTTGCCATTTTGTATTAAATTAAGGTGAGTAAATATTTCGTGAGATAAACCAATCCCGTGATGATGCCTCCCAAGCCGACAAAGTATGCGCCGACAACTGCGGGCTTGCTCCATTTTCTTGCGGCAGAAAGCACGATAAGGAGCGAGTTCGTGTTCTCGAACATTTCGTATTTGTCGGGATATACAATCAAGTCGGCGAGACGGAGTTTCGTCAGAAGTTCGGAAGCGGGAATGAGTTGCTGCTTGATATACGTGTCAATCATCATATTGCGGATTTCGTAGTCCTTTCTTGAATTGATTGGCATTTGCATTATTTCTTCGGGTATGTTGATGACTGTGTATATCCTGCCAATCCAATCACAGAAGAAACCGACTTCCTCAAGTTCCTTCGCGTGTTCCTTGACAGTTGTGCGCACGACTTTCCAAATCTGCCACTCCTTTATCATTTTCTTTATAATCATCTCTTTCCGCTTTTTAACTGTTTGACAACTTTTTTGACCATATTCATTTCTATCGGAGCGAACTCCCAAAAGTCCGTTCTGACATTGACGCGACCTTCGGCGATATTGGTTTCGGCTTTTCCGCCGTGGAAGTTCAACACACCGTTTTCCTTACCCTCCCATTCGACCAAAGGAACTGTTGACAGCACTACGCCATATTCGGGCATCTCGAAAATCTGCGTTTTCAGAATAGTCAAATCCTGCATCAAGTCGGATTTGATAATCAGCGTGTTCAACGCTTGCTCTGGCGAACTAACCCCGAAGTTGTCGCAGGCGATGTCGAACAGTATGTTGTCGCTCTTGACATTGAAGTCTTTGAGAATGTTAGCCGCGCTCTTTGTATCCTCCATCATAAGGTTGTCAAGCAGGCTTCTGTCTGAACGGATGGAGTATTTGTCGTTGGCTGTCGGAATAAGTATCTTCATTCCGCGCAGCGTTTCGAGGGTGTTCCTCATTATGAACGGGTTATACACGAAATTTCCAAGGATGAACACTATGTCGAAATCGCCGACCGTGGTGTTCCACTTTTCGATTATCGCGTTGTTCATTTGATAAGTGCCGTCAAACGGTCTTGAAAACTCCGTGATGGCATTCGGTCTGTCAAGCCAAAGGTCTGACGTGAAAAAAATCTTCGTTTTCTTTTTCATTATTAGAAATCGTCATTAGTTATCAATAAATCATATCCCTTGAATCCATCGAACTGCGCCTTGTCTGCCGCGAGCCGTCTGTCAACGGTGTCCGCGTCACATCTTTCTGCAAGACGCTTGCGCCGAGTTTCCTCATCGGGACACAATAATATAATAAAAAATTCCGATTTCCGCTTACCGAGCATTGAAATATATTCGGGTGTCATAACAAACAAGTCGCAGGAAGCCAAGTCATCGTTGAGTATCCCGTACTTCCAACCGTTGTATGTATGGTGAACGCCGAAGCCACCGTGTTCGAGTATGAAGTCGAAATCGTCCTCGGAGACGAATGTGTAGTCGCTGTCTGTCTCACCTATTCTCATAGGTCTTGTCGTGTACGGTTTGCCGTAAACCATACCTTTTTTTTCAAGCCGTCTGCGCAGGGTGTCCTTACCCGATGCGCCTGGACCCGCAATTATAATTTTCAAGTTCATTTCTTTTCGGATTTAGATGGATGAATTATTTATGCTTTTCTAAATGTCAAAACAATGGATGAATTTTGGACAGTATGCAATCAAACCGTGCATATCTGTTACTCTTTTTTTCACCAAGATGTTTCAGAGACAACGGATTGTTGCAATTTTCTTTCTGTGTTACCCATCGCAAGTTGCTTACAAGTGTCCCGTCAACATCAACGACATTGTTTTGCCGATTGGTATCAATATGGTCTATGCAAGGTTTGTTTTCTGGATTCGGTAAAAACGCTTCCGCGACAAGTCTATGCACTGTGTATAATTTACCATCAATGCCAACAATCAAATATCCGTGACCGTTGTCGGTCAATTTACAGAGTTTTGCATAACCCTTGTTGCGCCAATTCAAGCATTTTACCCGTCCAAAATTACTTACTTGATAGCGAGAATTTTCGATGCCGTTGATTATCACAGTTTTCCAATATTCACCCATATTTAATTTAATTGGTTGAGTTATTTATGCTGTTTTTAATTTTTGCCGTTTCCCTAACTTGAACGGTCTCGCCTATGACGCATTTGTCGCATTTGCCCGTTGCAATCGAATCGCCGAATATCCTGCACTCCGTTGAAACGCTTTCGTCAGAAAGGAACGTGCTGTATATGTTGGAACGGTGAAGTTTGGTGTCGCTCATAACGGAGCAGGAGTTCAGTATCGAATCCTCAACAACGCAACTGTAAAGGTCGCAGGATTCCAACTTACCCGACACCTTGCATTCAACGATATCCATATTCGACAGATACACATATCCGTTGAACTCGGTCTCCCTTATTTGGTATGCGCCCGAATCGCTGTCGTAGTTGAAACTGACGCGGGTGTCAGCGTCAATGCCGCCGCAAAGGAATATGTCTTTCAGTTTCTGCTTGATGACAGTCCAAAACACAGAAGCCGTATTCTCTATCGAAGACATATCAACAAGTATCTCCGCGTTCTTGTAAACCTTGGCGAAGTTGTCGTATGAATCGAACACGGTCTTTGTTTCTGCGCACTTCCTTGCAACCTCTTTCAGCATTGCGACCTCATCGACCGTGTATGCAGGTTCTTCAAGAACACTGTATAAGTGGGTTATATAATAGTCGCACAATGCGCTTGCCTCAACAAATTTGTTCTCATATCCGCTGCCGCCGATATAGCCGTACTTGATGTAGTTGTCGTGGATTTTGGTGAAGTCAACGCCGTAACCCTCGCCGACAAATCTGTTGATTTCGTCATATATGTCGTTCATACCGTCAATGCCCGTGAACGCCTTGATGCTTTTAGCACCTATGCGGTTTTTCCTTTTCGGAAACGCTCTGTATGACATATCCTCGTCAAACGACATTATGAACTTGCACTTGTTGACCTTGCAGATGTCCATACCTTTTATTTTGATTGCTATGGTGAAACTGCAAGTTCCGTCAGTGTAGCCGTTCTCTTTGATATGCGAGAATATGTCGCCCATACGGAGTTTGGCACTTGCATAAGGTAGCATTTCCGTATGAATGGAGGTCTTGCCGTATTCGGTCACTTCCTTTCCGTATGGAAATATCGCATTGGTTTCCTTGTAGAAGTCCGCTTTGAATGCAAGTTCCGCACTTGACAGTATTTGGAATTTATTTTTGTTCATTGTTATTGTATATCTTCAAATTTGTAATCGTTAAGTCTGTTCAGCCAACCTTTCAAGAAAATTCTGTTGTTGCCTTTCTGTGCGATGTTCATAAGCCACAGTTTTCTCATTTCCCACAGTTTGTCAAACACCTCCTTATGGTAAAGCCAAGCGTGCTTGCCGTCACCGTTGAGGGCTGCGAGTGTTTTTGCGCCCACAATACCGTCAACCGTGAGACCCAATGTACGCTGAATCTTCTTTATGGCTGTTACCGTTCCGCTTCCCCAACACATCTGCACGCAGAGGTTCGCCACCGATTGACTTTGTATCAAGTCAGCCTGCATTTTGTCCCAATAACCCGTTTTGAGTATGTGCGTCCATTGTTGCTCGGTTATCTTTTTCAAATCGGCGCAGGTCTTTGTGCTGCCGTAATACTTGCGGAATGTTGCGATGGTTATGCCCATCATAGTGCATCCGCCCGTATCATAGGGGTTGTTGGCATATCCGCCTTCCCATTTTTTTATCTTCGGTACAAGTTTGTTTACATTTGCCATTATCTTTATAATGTTCCACAAATCTTGGCAATCTCGGTTGCAAGCAATATGATTGGCTCAACCAAGTCAATGCCCACATAGGATTTGATTCTTCCGTTGATTTTCAAATCCTTTTCATAGTCACCGTATGGCGGCTCGTCAAAATGGAAGAAATTTTCAAATTCACCGTGGTTCACCACATAGTATATAATGTGTTTGAAAATCTCATCGTCAAAAAGGAACAAGTCGTCAAGGCTGAAAGAGAGAATTTCAAAATCTTCAAAGCAGGTGGTGTATTCGTCATCATAGCACCAATACCCCTGCTCCGCACGACCCATATATTCGATGGCTTCCTTCGGACTTATCATACGTCCGCTGTATTCGGAAATGAACTCCTTATGAGTGCAGAGTTTCATACTGTCGTAACAATGGTACTCGTTCCACAGTTCGATTATATCATCTTTGGAAACCTCTTTCTGTATGCGCTCGCAAAGACTGTCAATCATAGGCTTCAAACCCTTGAAATCATCATTCAGTTCTTCACATACATCACCCTCGTCAAGTATGTATTCTCTAACTTCATTTTTCAATTCACTTATCATAATTAAACCAATGTTTTTGTATTTATAAACCTATGTTTCCAACTGCTAAAGTATGCCGTCACCATTTGGAATTTACACTAATATAATAAAAATTTCCCAAAAACACTTAATTACATAAAGAGTTAAGTATGTATAAAAATGCAACCCGTCTAAAAGGTTTAGATTTAAAAACGCCGCCCATATTTCTATATAATTACAAATTTTCTATTTTCCTCATATATAACTGATACATAAGTTTTTCTGAAATCGGTTTTTCTGTCGGTGTTATGTGATTCCAGACTTGATATAAATAATATGGCAAAAAATCGGTAAATGATATTCATAAAGAAAAACGACAAGGGAATTGAACTTCTGAACGAGAATATGGAGAACATCAGACAGTTCGATGATGCCGAAATGCAACAGCGTGACGGCGTTTACAATATACACAAGAAAGGCTGTGACTTTGTTGTATTCTGCACGATACCGACCGCAGCCGCAGCAATATTGAATGTTTAATATGAAATCAGATATAATCACTTCGGCTAATTTGGTTTACAGCGGCGCACAAACTGTTGTCACGGCAAACGGTGTGCGCACAATCTATCCGAACCCGTACAATGACGGCGGGTGTTCGGGCAACAACAACTGCAAGGGGTATTACATTGGCGTTCCCTGCCTAATTGAATTGTACCAAGGAATCACAGCCTGCCAATATCTTTACCTTATGGACGGCAACGGAAACCCCGTTGACTTGAATAGGGTGGACTATATGAGCATCGGAATCTTTAACGAGTACGAGTGTGAGGTTATGCGATTCTCCACTTTGGAGGGTTCTGACGCTGACGGCACGATTGATTTCTTCCAAGAGAGCGGGGAGAAGGTCTTGCTTGACTTGAATCCGAAGAACTTTATGGACTGCGGTTGTTTTTTCGATTTGAACAACGTGCGTGTTCTTGACGCTGACGCTGAAAAGGTATGCCCCGATGACAGAACGGCTATCATTGTTGGCGGTGCAGTTGACGATTGTGTTGTTTCTGGCAACATATTCTTCAACCCGCTTGACAAACGGGGCGATATGCACATAAGGATAGAGCCTGCCGAATCAAACAACGGCGAATGTGTCGTGCGTTACAACGGTATGCCGTATGCCGTTGAGTTCGGTGTTGATATGCCGCTCATAGACCTTGATGAAACGGAAAGCGGTGTCATAGAGATTGTCTCCGAGACAAGCGACTATGAACCGTCAATCGCCGAGATTTCAAGGATAGTCGTTTCGGACGAAAGCGATGTCACAGATGTCGGCAAGTTCAGAATATGCTATGACGGCGACAAGACCGCCAATATGCTGCCATCGTTCCTCACGGCGGTCGTTGAGTTCAAGTTCAAGGACAGCGACAAGGAGGAAAGGGGTGCTACACACGTAATATCTTGCGTCAAACTCGGAACATTGAAAAGACACAGACCGATAGTTTAGTGTATTTCATTCTGACAACGAGTGCCAAACGACATTTTATAAATATAACAAATATGTCGTTTGGCATTTTTTTGCCTTATGACGCGGTAATAATAACAGTAATCAAAAAGTCGTAATATGAACTCTAAAAACAATTTGTCTTCACTGCTTTCACAACTCCTTCTGTTGAGCAACAATTCGATAGAGAGTTTTGCGAAAATCAACGAGGCGGTGACTTCTGACGCTGAATCAGTAACAGTAAATGTTGAGAACCCCGATGGAAGCGTTGACACGTTCACCATACCGAGTTTCGGTTGGCTCAAAAATTCTATTGAGCGTCTGAACAACAACATCAACGCTATGTCAAACATAACGGGTGCGGGAAGCACCGTGCGTTTGAGTGATGGAACATACAGAAAGATTGTGACAGCCAAACTTCCTTCGGAGGCGGCTACAATCACAAAACTCGGAACGGTAAACAACTTCAAGATAAAGAGCAATTACTTTTTCGAGAATATGATGAACCCGCTGCTCTGTGTCACCATTGACCTTACGGGGCAGGTGAAGCCCGACACCGACAAACTCGTTGTCAAGCGTTTCCTGCTTGATACAGACACAACGGCGAAGGCGGAGTTGTTCGAGCGCGAGTTCAACGGTAACGCGAAGATTGATTACAACGACTTTCTGCATACGCTTATAGACAATAAAATCTCCTATGTCTTGGACGAGGAGACTGTTTCCGTGCAGCCGAAGATGAAGAAATACAGCGGCAATTTCTCCGTAATCAAAATCACAAACGATACGGTTACTGAACTCATTAACGGCGTTTCTGTCAGCCGCACGCGCAAACTCGTGAAACTGAACACACTCAACTACACGGATAACAGCGCGGGTTACAACAACACTATGCAACTTGCTGTTGGCGATTCTATTGAGGTGAACAGCGACCCCGTTGACACAAGGTATGTCATCAAGCAGATTGACACCTCAACGAACACTGTCGTTCTTGAACTCGCCGAGGGTTACAGAGCGGTAAAGATGGGTGCTGACTATTTCAGAATATCGGCAAGCAGGGATGCCGCAGTCACTATGGATGTTACTGTCGGCTACAATGAGCATTGCGTTGTGTTCGTGAAGGCTGCTGACCCCGACTCGAATATGTTGGCTGCTAATTGGAGTCCAGGCACGGGATTCTTCACCAACAATCTCGCGTTCACCGATTCAAACGGTGTTCAGATGACCTTGCAGCAATACTACCAAAGGTCGGTCATTGATTTCGGTGCGTTCTTGTTGAGTTATGCTAACGATTGGTATCCTACTTCAAGCGAGGGTATCAAGCCGAATGCCCCCGTGTTGGAAACCAAGAATTTCAAGGTTGTTCAGATAAACAAGCAGGTTACTGAATCCGAGGAAATTTCAAGAATCAAGCAACTCAACGCGGAGAAATCAAACCTCTCCGCACAGATTACCGCAAAGAGCAACGCGATAAACGACTTGAAAACGAAAATCAACACAACCAACTATGCATCAACGGCGTTGAAGAATGCTGATGTCTTGGACTTGCAGGATAAAATCCGCGAGTATGAATCTATGACAAGCACATACGCCTCAAAGGTGAGCGCGATTTCATCGCTCGCCAATGCAAGCAGTGTGGCGGGGGTAAGCCCGAAGTTCCGCATAAGGGGATTTTGGGAGATGCCCGTTGAGCAGTCAAGTGACGCTACGGGTGCGCAGGCAATCATAAAGTTCAAAATAAGATATAGGTATTTAAGCCCAGACGGTTCGGCGAACAATGTTGAGCAGATAGGCGACACTGTTAGCGGAAGTTTCTCCAACTACGCTGTCGTGGAAAGCGTGCTGCGTGAACGTGTGAAAGACACAAACGGCGTGTTTTATTGGAAGCCGATAGACTTGAACGATTCGGATGAAATCAACATCAACCAACTTGACATTCCTATCACAAAGGGCGAGCAGGTTGAAATTCAAGTCAAGTCAATTTCCGAAGCGGGCTTCCCAAGCAATCCGTTGGAGAGTGATTGGAGCGACCCGATAATCATAGAGTTCCCCGAAGAATATTCAACGGACAGTGTTGTTGACAGCATATTGCAGTCAAACACCGCTGACGAGGCACAGATGCTCATCAACCAAACCTTGCAGTCAAGGGGTGTTATGAGCCATTTGAGCGATTCGTTCAATACAAGCGACAAATCATATATGCACTCCGCGCAGAACATCGCTTCGGGATTCGTTTCGGAAGAGCAGACCCCGATAAGCCTCTATCAGAAACTTGCCGATATGCAGACGACAATCAACCAACTTCTTGACATAATTGGCGATTCAACGGGTACTATGGTTGTCACGCTTTCCGATGAGAATGGTAATGTGTACGAGTTGAAAAAAGACACCGTTACGAGAATTTTCGCAGGTTCTTATATCAACGAGGCGAAGAAACTCACAGTCAAGAAAGGTGCTATCATATCAAAGAACTTCAACATCAACATACAGAACACTGCGCAGACGGGATTGCGTTTGCTCGCCCACATTGCGGGAAGCAGGACGGGTATGGTGAAACAGAGCAACCCGTACACGGACGGGGCAAACGGTACAAGGAACTACTATCCGAACAAAGACACATACGATGCGCAGGACACTATGTACAACACGCATTACAGATACGACCTCGTTCCTATCAATGTGTATTCGGAAGACCCGAACATTGTTGACGGCGTTACCTCATCACCGAACTTGTATCAGTCCGCCCAATGCAAAAACCAATTCATAAATGTCCGTTTCTTCGATGTCAGCGGCGACATCAAACTGTATAGACACGAGAGCGGAGACGACAATGCGGTCATTGACAACGACAAGTTTTGGGGCAATGAGTGCGGCGTTACCCTCAACCCGATAGGCAACAACTCAACAGAATCTTTCTTGTGGAATCCTATTGTCGGATTTGACGCAAACGGCAACGCTTCCACTCTGAATAGTGACCCGTCACCACTTTCCGACTTTATGGTTCATATCGAACACCCATACGTTAAGGATAGGGATGCTTGGTTGAGTTACATAAACGAGGTGCTTGGCACGGGTGCTAATGAGCCTATAAGTACGGTTACGGCATTCTCCAACACGCTTAACAAGTATATCTTCAGACTGCCGAAGAACGAGGCTTACACAATATCGAACAATACAGTAAAAAGCACAGTTCTCTCAAAGAGCGCGAAGGCTGCTTTGAAAACGAAGATATACAAGCAGATACCTTACGAGTTTTTCAACTATAATGTGGCTGACGAATCGGCATTGGTTCAGAACAACGCCAACGAGGACACCTATCTCACGCTGACACATAAGATTGGTTATGAGCCAAACGACCAATACCTTGTCGGCAAGGACACTTGCACTTCGTTCTTGTTCTTGAATCCCGCCAACCATACGAGCATACAAGTTGAGGGCGACTCGAAGATGAGTTCAAAGGTCGTTACGGGCGGTTCTGTGATTTCGATACCGCTTACATTCCAATACCGTATGACCGACTATTGGGGAGAAGGCAATATGGGCGGCGGTCGTATTCTCGGAGACGCTAACATTTCAACCGTGAACAAAACCTCTTTGAGCAACATACAGATGGCTAACAGAATCGGTATAGACATTTGGGGCAGCAAGGACACGCCCGTCTCATTCGACATTGAGATATATGCGACATACGGTGATTCTTCATCCAATATCAATCCCGATTCACTTATTCAATACAACGCGGCTACAATGACAACGGCTGTGAACGGTTCGAAGGCTACCAAAAATTTGGTAAAGGGCGTTTCAGAAATTTCACCCGTTGTGCCGCAGACACATAAATAATCGTGACAAGAAAGCACAATGAACATAACAACTGAATATTGCGAAAACATCATATCAAACGGCAGCGGCTTGCTTGACAAGGCGAGCCGTATGCTTGTCCGTACAAACCCGAAACTCTCAACGAATGTCAAGATAATGACAAACGGCGAGAAGATTTGGCTTGAAAGTTACGATGCCGACAAGAACTTGGCTGACAGCAAGTACAAGGCGTTTGTCGTGAGTTCGGACTCGAAGTACAACAAGGATGTTGTTAAATTCTACGGAACGCTTGACACTGTTTCGGCATTCAGACCGTTGCAGCAGTATGACGATTTGTCAGTAAAGGACGTGTTTGATTCGCAGTATGAGACATTCTATCATTGCGGTTGCGAATACGTGAAGTCGCTTGACTATGACGAGCAGTTCGGATTTGTCGCCCCGTTGTGGATTGACGAAAAGATACCCGAATACTTTGTCATATTCAAGGTGGAAGAGCCTTCTTATTTCAATCTCGTTGACAACGGGGAGGATAATTTGAGGGATATGAACTTCAAGACGGACATACTTGACAAATGCACGATAGTAAAGACATTCTCTCTTAAAGAGGATTCCCCGATAGGCAAGTACATAAGGAACTATCGCAATCAAGACAAGTTCCCCGTGTCGCCTCTTTATGCCCGTATGGAAAAGGGCGGTTACATCTCGTTCAACGGCATATCATACAAGACGGGCGAGTTCACCGAAGCGCACGAACACGATTTTGAACGTATGTTTACCAAAGACGAGACCGTTACGGGATTCGACAATTTCATCACGGGCGGATTTGAGCGCAACGGCATAATCTGTGCTAACCTGCTCAATTTGGAGTTTTTGTTTGACGACACAACTTCGGAGGAATACACGATAAACAGATATTTCGGATTGTACTGCAATATGGTCGCTGAAGGCACAGCCGACATTGACTATGCTGGATTGTACGGATGCGGCAATCTGTATTCAAGAAATGTAAAGAACTTCGACCAATACACGGTGTCGAAAGTCACTGCTTCAAACAATGGCGGCGTTTTGATACCCGTTGTTCAGCCGCAGGTGAACCAAGATGAAATACTTGACCTTATCTCACAGATTAACACCGAGAGAATCGCCAATCATCTAACGCCATTGGAGGGCGAAGAGTTGGTTGAAAATGTCGGAAAAATATGCAATATTTCGGACATTTTGTTTCCTACTTGGGACAACATAAGCGCGGCAGACAATCCAAGTGCGGCGGATGTTGACGCAGGCGGTTCGCTTAACGGCTCTGTCCATTGCATTGTTGACAGACTTGGCAACATCCACAGCATAAGCAGGTCTAATTCATATCCAAACGGAATGATTAGACTGACCGACAAGAAAGTTGAGTTGACCGACTTCAACGGTTTTGTCAAGACGAACAGAAGCGTGACCTGCGAGTATGAGGATAAGGCAACTCCGTCACAACTTGTGATAACCATAAACTCGGAAATTGAGGCATACACCCGTTTCACTTTGAAGCACGACAATCTCGGCGACATAGGATATATCGAATGCGGTGTCGTTTATGACGATGAAACGCAGGAGTTCCTTTCCGTTGCGGGTTGGTCTGACTATGATACATTCAGCGGCATAGGCGACTTGTCTGTTGTCGCGCAGGCATTGGCTGATTCGTTCAATGCTGTGTTTGAGAACGAAGGACTGCACGCATACTACTATGCAAACAATGTGGTGATTGAAGCCTGCAATTCTTCCGACACTTATAATTTGTACCATATTGAATGTGAGAACACGACAAGCGTTCCAGTGACTTCTGTTGAAATATCAAACGGGGGTCGTTTCTGCGGGGCTAACGATTACTCACACATCAAGATTATGGAGATGTACTCGAATCTGTTGCAGGTCGGTGAATACCTGCCTACAAGGAGCAAGCGCGGTTATGGAAAGATAATCGCCAAGACGATAGACTTCGAGAAGGCTACCATTGACGGCGACAGACTTGTTTTCAACGAAGGTCTGTACTATGACGTTCTTGTTGACGAGAACAATGTTTTCGTGAACAGAACGAACACGGTTCGCGTGTATGACGAGTTCGACCTTATATACGGAAGACTGTCATTCTTCCCCGTACACGATTTTGACTTTCAAACAACTACACCCGTTACACAATATGGCGACTTTGGCGAGTTGGAGTATGAACGCTGTTATCTTTCAGCGGACGGCAACGACACTTCGGAGGATGCCGAAGAGGAAGCAATGCGGGAGTATTCATTCGAGGTTGACGGCAATACGCTCACCATATATTTTGAAAATGACGATGACACCATTGTCGTTGACATTGACGGATATGATGTGACGCAAGACCCCGATGACCCAGACACATTCATTGTGGAGATGATTATGACGCATTACAACCCGAACTATGTTCCAAGTGGCGAGGATACCAATGTCGAACCCGACTTTGACTTCAGCACACTTACGAGCGATTTGGGTGACGGCTCTGTTTTGCGAAGCGAGTATATGAGGCTGTATGAGAACTTCAGCAACGACTTTATGCTTCTGTCAAAGACTGTGCCTTATATCAACAAGTGGGTTTATCACGACAACGGATTCGATGTTAGGGAACGCAAATACAGACTGAACACCAACCCCGTGTTCGGTATGAACTCGTTTGCGCCCGACCCTTACACATACAACGATGTAAGTACAAACCCCAACTGTTTCGGTTGCGAATGGTATTACATATTCGACAAATTCCCGCACAATGAGCCGTCAAACTTCGACTTTACAAATATGTGGAGTTACATAGGTGATGTATGCCCGATTGACAGCGGTTCTACTGCGGAGGAAACGCTTGAGCGTATGCTGCTTGACACAAAGACAAACTACTTCAATGTGTTCTTTGTCAGAGACCATATTGTTGACACAGCCGATGCCAACAACAAGGCGTTCTACGACACGCTTGACTATGTGAAAAAATATTCCCTCATAGAGAATGGTAGCGATAAGACCATCGCGGAGACATTCTTCCGTGGGGCGAAGATTGAGTTCTTGCAGAAAACCGACTATTCGGCGAAGATTGACAACAACATAAACACAATCAAAATCAAGTCCGACAATATGCTCAACGGATACAAGTTCACGTCAGTGATTGTTCCGATAGAGACGGACGGTGTTTTGGAGAATCCAAGGATTCGTGTCATAAGAAACGATGTGTTCAAATTCATCGTTATGGTGATATTCGTTGTCCGCAAGTACAAGGATGTATTGAATAGCGGTGAAAACAGCATACCGCAGTTCAATGCGGGCGACTTGACACGCTATCTGCTTTACAACCCGCAGAAAGTTCTTAATCCCGAAGCATACGGATTTGACAGCGATGACGATGCTTTGAGCGAGAATGGCATTTATGGCGGTGAGAGACGCATAACGGTTGGCGGTCGTGGAAAGGTTGTGAGCATAACGATAAACTCTCCGCACAAATTGAAAGGTGACGGAACGAACTTTATAAATGATTTTTCCGATGACAGCAGGGTTATGATTGTTGTCAAGGATTATTATGATGCAACACGTTTCAACATATTGAAACCAACGAATGTTGAGGACAACTGCAATATGGTGGTTGAGGAAATATTCGACAAGATTCAGATGTCGAATACACAGCAGTATGCGCAGTACGCGAAGTATGTGTCGTTGGTTGATTATCTGACCCAAACCCTGCATTGGCAGCACTCGGACAATCTTTCAATATCCTCAAACGGATTCGAGTATTGCATTGGTTACTGTGACGCTACTGTGTTTGCCGACTACTACAATTCCTGCGATTTCTTCAACATTGTGAACAATGTGAACTACACGCAGAAGGACGATGTTGTGTATATCCACGTTGACCAAAACGGGGTTGTTCGCAGAAGCGACAACAATGAGTACACATACGCATTGCGGTTCGTTATGCCCGCAGACAACGCCAAGTACGAGTACCTTGACTTCAGTTTTGACGGAGAGATTGTGTCGTATTTCGACAATCCGAAGTACGCATTCCGTATGCACAGATACGGCGGTTGGTTCGAGCCTCTTACCAAACCCGTCATTTATTTCAAAGACCCGTTTGTCAAAGACGCTTTCAATGACCCGTACAATGAGAATCCCTGCGCGATAACCGTGACTGACACCGAGTATCTTTACAAGAAACTGTCATTGCTGACAACACGTTATCTCAACACGGCATTCGCATACAACTACAAGGGATTCGGTATGGTGAAACAGTTGGCATACCATAGGGTGAACGACACGAACAATAACCCGTTCAAGTTGAAAGACGGAGACAAACCGCTGTACCCCGTGTCAAACAAGTTCGCCGTAGGATATAGGGATGTCAATGTGTTCAACTCGTCTTGGGATTTGTGGTATTTTGTGAAAACAAACACCAATACGGACGAGCAGTTGGTACACGGAACTTGCAGTATGCTTGAAAAATTCGCTATGCTCGGTTCTAAATGTATGACATTGCCCGACACGTTGAAGATAGAGGACTTCACGATAACCGACTTGGTTGACGAGAATTACAAGTCTGACATTGAGCATACGGTGTTCCGTTCAGAAAAAAGCGGAAGCGTGAGTTATGTCATTATGGTTGAACGCAGGTTAAAGGCATATCTTCACGGAATATTGAAGGACTACTTCGCCCGCTATGTATTGGAATCCTGCTCATACGGCGACAGAGAAAGCATTGACGATGACATAGACAGATACATTGAGCAGAACATAATACCTCTGTATATGTTCGACCATTTCGACTTGTATGTCAAGAAAACCCCAAATGGACTGAAACGCGAGATGAAATACGACTATGTTGGTTCGAGCGATGCGGTCAAACTGATAAACGGACTTCGCCCCGACAACTCATTCGGTTTGAGTGTTGTTGATTACAGCGAGTTCGACAAGAAGATTGTGCTTAATACAAAAGAGCAATATACCTACGAAATGGCGTTTACTCTTTATTTGAAGAAACGCTAATCCTATAACATATTATGGCTATGAACGGATTTGGAATGTTTGTCGCGCTTATTGTCGCAGTGCTTTGCTTTTTCGCAAGTATGGACGATGATGACAACAGCGGGCAGGCTACTTCTTTTTAAGGTGCTTGACTATCTTGACGACAGCAACGCAAACGCCGACAGTTATGACGCAGGCTACCATTGCAATCAGAACGGCAGTCCAACTGTAACATAGGAAATAAGTGACGACTGCTATTATGGCGATGATAATCAAGAACGCAATTATGCCGAGAGTAATCATATAAATAGTAATATTCTGCTTTATTTATCGGAACGCATTTATAACTTATATATAACAAAAACTATGAAAAATAAGAAAATGAAAATATTGAGTTGTTCCGTGTTCGGCGCACTCTATTTGTTGGTGAGCGTAATCAGTTTGATTTGCTCAACGTATTTTTTCAAACTCGCCCACACGGGCATTATGAGTTGGGCTTTGGCAATCGGCTTCGAGTTGGGTGCTATGAGTTGCCTTCTCTCCACAATGGTATTGCCGAGAAACAAGCAGGGTCTTGTTTGGGTTATGTTCGTCATACTTACGCTGTTTCAGTGTATGGGTAATATGTATGCTGCATACGTGAGCCTTGAAAACTATATGGATTGGATTGATATGTTCGGTCTGAACGATATGGAGGAAATCTCGCAGAAGCGTGTTCTCGCAGCCATATCGGGTATAATCCTGCCTCTCGTTGCATTGGGCTTCATCAGAATAATGGCTGATATGCTGCAAAGCAACACGGAAGAATCCGAACAGCCGCTGCAAATTGAAGCACCCGCTGTCGGGGACACTTCAATCCAAGAGGAAATCCCCGTCAAAGAGGAAACCGAAAAGGTTGAGGAAAAAGTTGAAACAGAACCAGAACCCGCCAAAGAAGAGGAATCAAAAAAATAGAGCCGCTGATTGAACAACCCGTGGCAGTCAGCGGTGGTCGGCAAGCGGGGGATGAGGTTGCGGAGAAAACCGAAGTTGAATCGGTCTCCGAACCCGTTGTTGAGGAAGTGAAACCCATTGCTACTGAAACGCCTAAACCCGTTGAATCCCCGAAAGAGGAGGTCAAGAAAGAGGTAAAGAAAGAGGTCAAGAAAGAGGTGAAGCAAGAGGTGAAGCCTGCCCCAAAGAAAGAACTGACCAAACCCGTCAAAAAAGGTGACGATGAGTTCGTTACACCTGCGGAACGCAAGATGCTTACGGGCGGAAGCACATTTTGGAAACACGCATAATAAACCGAATATGATAACGAAATTGGTGAACGTGAAACTTAAAAAGAGCCTTGCCGAAAGAATCAAGGATTTCATTTGCAGGGTACACGAATATTGGAGGAAGTTCGAACAGTCGCTTATTGACTACATAATGTCTTAATATGGGCGGTTTCGTGTATCTGATATGTGACCCCGCGACCGATACATACAAGATAGGTCGCACAAAGAACAGCGTGGAAAAGCGTCTGAAGCAGATACAGACGGGCTGCTCCACGGAACTTTTCATTGTCAATTACTATTACACGCAATACCCGAACCAACTTGAACAGATGCTTCACCGCAGGTTCAAGAACAAGCAGCAACTCAACGAATGGTTCAGACTTGAATCGGACGACATAATTGGGTTCACGGATATTTGTGAGCATACAAACAACATTATCAAGGCTTTACATACCGAAACGGAAATTTATTAAAAAATTTTGCGCGTTTCGGATTTTTTTATTATATTATCACAGAAGGCTGTGTTGAAAGAAGCGGGCAGCAATTATGAACGAATTGCCAAAATTTGAAAGAACAACTTCTTGTTTGCAGTCTTTTAATAGGATTATTAACCCTTAAATTGATATAATATGGAAGATTTAGGAGCAACTGAAATGATGTCAAAGACAGAACCTATTGTCTGTGAAAAGTGTGGTTGTGACCGCTTTGTTCAAGTGACGCTTTTGAGAAAGGTGTCTCGTTTTGTAATCGGTGCGTCAGAAGACGGCGTTATTCCAATCCCCACATTCTCCTGCCAAAAGTGCGGACACGTGAACGAGGAGTTCCTGCCGAAAGGCTTGTCCAAGGTGGAAAAGAAGGAGGAAACACCGAAATCAAGTATCATAATGCCTTAATCCCGTTACGCTATGTTATACGGTCTTGACGACATAACGCTCATTCCCGCGAAGATAACGGACATTGATTCTCGTGCGGAGTGCGACCCGTTCTATCACGACTATAACGACAAGGGCATATTCGGCAAGCATCTTCCGTTGCTTGCCGCCCCTATGAGTTCCGTGATTGACGAAAACAACTTCAACAAGTTCACCAACTGTGGTATCAATGCCGTTGTTCCGAGAAGCGTTGATATTGAAAAACGCATTTCATTATGCAAGCACACATTCTGCGCATTCGGCTTGGACGAAATCAAAACGCATTTCATTGACGATACACCGCTCGGATTCGGCAAGATGAGCGGGTTTCTCAATATGTATGTCTGCATAGACGTTGCCAACGGGCATATGCTGCGTGTGTATTCCGCTTGCAGGAAACTGAAAGACAAGTACAAAGACGGCATTTCCATAATGACGGGTAACATTGCCAATCCCGACACATACGCATATATTTGCGACCGATATGAAGGTGCTGTTGATTATATTCGTGTTGGAATCGGTGGCGGTTCTTGCTGCACAACATCAGCCAACGCCGCAATTCACTATCCTATGGCTTCCCTCATTGAAGGCTGTTATACAGTAAGGGTTGACCGTGGAAACAATAATGTGGTATGCCCGTATATAGTTGCTGACGGCGGCTTTGATTCGTTTGACAAAATCATCAAGGCTCTCGCCCTCGGTGCTGACTATGTTATGCTCGGATATGTCCTTGCGAAGTCGGAGGAGGCTTGCGGCAAAATTATTAGCGAGGAATATGTTGACGGTTGGCGCAGATTCCGCTATTACTACGGTATGTCAACGAAGAAAGCGCAAAAGGAAATGGGCAAGGGGGAACTGAAAACTGCGGAAGGCATTGAACGCAAAGTCAATATCGAATACCCGATAGCGAAATGGGTTGAGAACTTCACGTCATACCTGCGTTCCGCTATGTCCTATATGGATGCCCGCAGCATTCTTGACTTCATTGGCAGCGTGTGCTACGACAAAATATCGCCAAACGCATTCAAATCATTTTACAAATAACAATCATTAAAAATTTTAAGCAATGTTTACATTATTAGTTATTGGAATCATTTTCATTGTGGCGGTTGCAGCAAGCATTCTCATTTCAAATTATTGCGACACGCACGAACACCGCTCTTGGCTTGAAGGTGTGATTGTGATGACCTTTATGGTGACGGTTATTTCGTTTGTTTGTCTTGTGTTCGCCGTAATATCCCTTGCAGGTGTCAAGAACGATTTTGAATTGTGCAAGGAGAAATACGCAAATGCCGAGAGAATTGTCGAACAGACTTCACAAGGCAACGATACAATCCCGTTCTATGAGGTTGACGACATTGTGTTGGAGACGAACAATATGATTTCCGAACATAAGGTTATGTGCAACGACAAGTGGCGCGACCTTTGGCACTCCGAGGAAGTAGGCAGTCTCACACCCCTTACATTGGACGGCAAATAGTGTTGATAACTTTGTTGATAACTTTTTCTGAAAAAAGTGTTGAGCGTATAAAAAATTTTGTATTTTTGCAGCGTCAATCAATCAGTAATAATCAAAAATAAAAAGTTATGTACACGGTTATTTTAATTTCGGTTTTAACAGTAGTATTGTTTATCGCAGGTGTTGTTTTTAGTCAAAAGGACAAATTTTACAGTGCGAATTGGCCAGATGCGATGGCGGGTGTGTCATTAGCCCTTGCGGTTTTCGGGGCTTGTATGTTGATTATCATAGGAATCTCTTTAATCGGCAAGAAGTCGGATTTCGAGTTGTGCAAGGAAAAATACAATATCACAGTCGAACTTGTCGAATCGTACTATGAGGGTGAGACTGAAACCGACAAAGGCGTGTTCGAGTATGACCTGCGCAAAATGATTGTCGCCACCAACACTATGATTGCGGAGCATAGGGTTTATTCAAAGAACAAGTGGCTGAACCTTTGGTACTCCGAGGAAGTCGGCAGTTTGAAGCCGATTTCGTATGAAACTCTGAAAAAATAACAACTATGAAGAAATATGACGATACTGAAATAAGGAAAGTCAACGCCGAGTTGGAGGAGAAGTTTTCCAAGGAGCGCGACCAATGGCAGGAGTGGATTACAGAACTGCTTGATATGATTAAGCACGACAGCCAACTCACCGACTGTATGGTCAAGGGTCTTTCCTACCGTCAGAAAATCATTGAGAAGGTAGCCTATTACCGTCAGTCGCTCTACAAGCAGAAGTCGAAGTATGACGTGGTTCGAGCCGACAGATACAAACAGTACACGGTTGAGGGCGACATAAAGTTCAATGCAACCGAAAAGAACGATGCCGTTACAGCGGACTTGACAGCCTCTCTGTACCGACTGAACTTGATTCAGAACCAAATTGACTACCTCAACGAAACAAACCAAACTCTCACGAGTTTGCAGTATGCGATTAAGAACAAGATTGTAATTCTCACTGAACAAATTATGTAGTATGAGAACTGAAGAAAAAAACGGAATCACCCATTACTATTTCTACCGAGAGGATTTGGAGAAAAAGACGACCCTCGAACTCATTTCGATTTTGAGAAGTCTTCGCCGAACCATTTGGAACACCGAGTGGGATGACATTGAGGAAGATTCCTTGAAGAATATGGAAGGCACTATGGTGGAGTTCAAGCGCGGGGACAATTTCCGCAACTACGCGGTGCTTTGGATTGTCAAGGACATTCTCGCCAACAGACCCCACATCAACAAATCAAAGCAGGAACGCAAGGCTATCCGCCAACAGAGTGCGAAACTGCATAAGAGAATTTAGTTTGCGTGGTTTCGGAAATTTTTATTATATTATAACGAAAATGGTCGGCATTGCCGCCAAGTAATAAACCCAATTTAATAATCAAAAATAACAAAGTTATGTTTGAAAATTTGCAAAACACATTCAACGGAATGTTTGGTAAGGTAGCACCAGGTATGTGCCGCATTACTATGAACGGTAACATCGCTGTCAAAACGAGCGATGGTTACAAGTCCTACAACGTGGAACAGAAGCGTCTGACCAATGTCAACAGTTTCTGCTTCAACATCGGTGACGAGATGTTCTTCGTCATTCCCACCAACAAGGTGCAGGTCGGCGACATTATTCTCGTCAAGGGCAAACCCAAATGCGTTGTGAGCGCAACGAAGGAATGCATCAATGTCATTGACTACGAGAGTTCCGAAATGCGCCAAGTCATTCCCGAAAGACACGTCTTTATGGGCAGCACCTACTTCTATGGCAAGATTGTCTCTATGTTCGGCAACTCCTTCAAGAAAGGCAAAGGTCTCGGAAATGTTATGAAAATGATGATGATGAGCCAGTTGATGGGCGGCGGCAACAGCAACAACGCCAACCCCTTCGGACAAATGATGGCAATGTCTATGTTTATGGGCGGCAAGAACGATAACCCGTTTGAGGGTATGTTCGACTTCAACCTTGACGTGGACGATGACGATGACGATGACGACAATGACGGTGACGAGACCGAGACCGTTCCCGCTGCCGCCCCTGCGAAAAAGTCAAGAAAAACCAAAAAAGTTGAGGAGGAGTAGTTATGGGAAGCGGCAGTTGGACACCCTCATCTTATGCGTCATACTCTGTTGCCAACAAAAAGAGTTATGATGCCTCAACGCACCGCGTTAGCGGTCAAGTTTTCCACAAGTCCTCTTTGGACGATTCTCTCAATCCGAGACTGTTCAGCATCCGTGAGTGCGTGAACTCCGAGGAACACCCCAACACTATCCCGATTATCCTCGCTCTTGACGTGACGGGTTCTATGGGTCGTTCCTGCAAGGAAACCGCCGAGGCACTTGGTGTCATTATGACGGACTTGTATAAAAAGTACAAGGACATTGAGTTCTGCATTATGGGTATCGGCGATTTGGCTTATGACGAAGCACCAATTCAAATGAGCCAATTCGAGAGCGATGTCCGAATCGCGGAGGCGTTGGACAAAATCTTTATGGAACACGGCGGGGGCGGCAACGCCTACGAAAGTTACACCGCCGCGTGGTATATGGGTCTGCGCCGCACCTCCCTTGACCGTATCACGAAGAACGGCAAGAAAGGTATCATCATCACTATGGGTGACGAACCTCTAAACCCCTATCTTCCCAAGGACGAGTTGAACTACGCCATCAAGGGCAGCGAGCAGGGCGACATTGACACGAAGCAACTCTACAAGGAGGCTTCCGAGAAATTCGACATCTACCACATCGCCGTCAAGGATGACCACAACTGTTACGGTCGTTATGCCGACAGAATCAAAGAATCCTTTGGCGAATACCTCGGACAGAGATTGAAAATCTCTACTGTGAACGAACTCTCAAACACCATTACGGAGTGCATTGACGACTCCCTCGCCGCTGAAGGCGTTATGCCCGAACAGCCCGCCAATATGGTGAACGAGAACGGTGACATCCAATGGTAAAAATCTGAAAGTATGAATACAGCGAGAATAATAGTCGGTGCGAACTACGGTGACGAAGGCAAAGGCACAGTTACCGCGCATTACGCGAAACATTCAGCCAACGCTCTGAACATTCTGACAAACGGAGGCGCACAGCGAGGACACTCCATTGTCAGCGAACACGGAAGCCATACATTCCAACATTTCGGTTCGGGGACTTATTACGGCGCGGCGAACTATTATTCTCGCTTTTTCATTCTCAACCCTATGCAGTTTGCAAAGGAGTACGAAGCACTTGTTGTCAAGCCTTCAGTAATCTATCGGCACGAGGACTGCCGTTGGACTACGCCATACGATATGATGGCTAACGCCATTACGGAGGAATTGCAGAAGAGACACGCCTCCTGCGGTATGGGTATTTGGAACACGATAAAACGTTATCGTGAGACGGGTACAAGGTCTTTTGACAGTTTTTGTGACCTGCCCGTCCGTATGCAAATCGAAGAAATGTATATGGTCAAGGTGTATTATGAGAGAAAGATTACGATACCCGAACTGTGGAAGCACGTTTGGGATTCGCAAACCCTCATAGCGAACTTCCTTTATGACTGCAAGTTTATGCGCGAGCATACCACCCCGAACAAAGACAAAGACGTGGGTATGCTTGCGGGAATCTACAAAGACCTTATCTTCGAGAACGGGCAGGGCCTCCTGCTTTGCGACACGGGTAAGGACACTGCTGACACCACGCCGTCAGATACGGGTTTGAAAAACGCAATCTCAATACTCAAAGATATGGGGGTTATGGACGAGAATGGCAAAGCCGTTGGCGATTCAATTATCACGGCGCATTACGTTACCCGCCCGTATCTGACACGGCACGGTGACGGCGGTATGGAAAACGAATCAAAAAGAGCCATTATTTCAGATGGCGTTGCGGAAGACCGCACTAACCATTACAACCAATACCAAGGAATTTTCCGTTACGGAAAACTTGACATTGGCAGTCTCAAAGAAAGGATTGAGGCTAACGCGGGAATTATCCCATACGAAATCGAACTGACCCATTGTGACGAAATGGATAGGGTGGGTGAGTTCAAGCAAATGTTCGATACGATAAACGTATATGACAAACCCGAAATTGAGTAAAATGTACAAGAGAAAAATAACGGGCGGTGTTGCGAGAATAGCGATTGAACGCGCCCGACAAATGGAAAGCGAGCATTGGACTGCCGAACACGATGACGAACACATACGCGGCGAACTCGCTATGGCTGCTGTGTGTTATGCCAACCCATCGCACACCAAAGAACTGCCCGCATTGTTCCCGTTTGACGAATGTTGGTGGAAGCCTACGCCAAATGACAGAATCAAGGAACTCACAAAAGCGGGTGCTTTGATTGCTGCGGAGATTGACAGACTTCTGCGTGCCGAGTGTGAGGAAAAAGGCATATTCAGCGTCATTGATGTTTTGCCGAATGACGGCGAGCGTGTGCTTGTTTGGAACAATATGTGTTCGAGATGGCACATTCTGACATACAACAAGCCAGGTCAGTGTTGGAATACGGAGGACGATTCCAATTGGGCTTACGGCTTGGACGAATTGGTTGAGGGAACGGATGTTCTCGCCATTGAGTATTGGAAACCGCTTCCGCAAAAAATACGATAATATGGATTGGATTAGCGTAAAAGAAAGAATGCCGAATGACGGCGAGCGTGTTCTTGTTTGGAACAACAAGCAAGGTGAACCCACATTGCAGGTTTACAACAAGGATTACGAATGTTGGGACACCGAGGATGGTGACGATTTTGATTTTCAAGTCGGTGCTGTTTGCGGCAACGGTGAGAAAATTGTGGAATATTGGATGCCCCTTCCCGAAAAGCCAAACAAACAGTAATATGAAACACGAGATTGAAGTTCAGTTTGAGGTGGGCGACACCGTATGGCACAAGAACCTTGTTACCAACGAGGCAATTCAGACCAAGATACGGTTCTACCAAGCAATGATAATGTCTGACGGCAGCAAGTGCGTGTTGTATCACACGGAGGACGAAGCCCCGATAGTGAATATCATAGGAAAGCCCCGCAACACAAACGTGTTTGCCACCAAGGAAGAATGTGATTCATACCCGCCTTATGACCAATCACAAGATTAGACTATGTTCACGAAAGAAGAGCGTTCAACATTCCCTTATTGGTTCGCGCATTGGTGCGCGTTCAATATGACTGCACTCAACCTGCGGTGTTGGAAATTCAGATTCCTTTTCCACGATATGCTGAAGCCGTGGATGAAATTGATTTTCCCGTACAAGACCGTGCAGTCGTTTCATAGAAAGCATTCCCGCCATCACGCGGAATACGAGGGTCGCCGACCCGATTATCTCGGTATGGTGATTGATTGGGAGTGTTCGAGATTCACAAAAGTTGCGGCAGGTCTGACCGCCCGTGAGAAAATGGAGACCTACAAGGAGAAAGACCCCGTGCTATACAAAAGGCTCAAAGAGAATTTCGAGCCGATACTTATACAGTTGGGACTATAAAAAAACCGCAAAATTTGCGGTTCGAGATACAAAAACGGTGTGACCGTTGATTGTGGCTTGTTGTTAATATTGGTTTGAAAAGGAGGCGTTCAGCCTCCTTTCGTTTTATCAAATTAGATTTTTATTCCCAAGTAGGTGCAGATTGCGGTTGTCACAATCTTGCTGTTGAGCAGTTGGTAGAGCGGACCAGTAGTAATGCCGAGAGCCTTGCAAATCGCGTTGCCGATTTTGTCGCCGACCGCGATTCCCGTGATACCGCCGAGGATACCACCGATAAGACCTTCGTTTTGAACCTCACCCATTTTTGCTTCGATTCCTGCCACATCGGAAATGTTCTCACCGTTGTTAAGGCTTTCAGCGAGGAACTTGATTTCTTTGTCAGACAATGACATTCTCTTTTCGTAAAGAGCGGTGAAAAGTTCGATTGCTTTCTTTTCGTTTGCAGCATCGTTCTGCAAGTCGTAGTATGTTTTTACGTTTTCCATATTGCTTATTATTTTCTTTATTTATGAGTTATATATGTTACTTATAATATTCTATAACCACACCGTTATCCATAAGGCAATAGTCGTCATTGACTTCTTTCGGGTCAATCTTGCTGAAATCATATCCGAGTGAAACGAGTGTGTCGTATGAAAGGTCTCCGCAATCTTCAGCATCTTCAAGGTATTCGGTGATTTCATCGTCTTCGCCGTCATAGTTGTCTTTCAGAAAGTTCACGAGCCAAGATTGTGCGCCGAAGTTCATTATGAGGTCTTGCACAAATACATCAACATTATCATACGAATGGCATATACCGTGGTCGAAATACTCGTTGTTTGATGGATAATCGTCAACAATGTCCTTTGCTGTTTTTTCCGAAACCCCGCATTCTCTTGCTATGATTTTGATTTCGTCTCTTTTTACTTTCTCAATCAGTTTTTCGTTTCTTTTTGACAAAAGGGTTTTCACTATGGAATAATTCATTTCGTCAGAGACCTTGCCTTTGAATGCGTTGAACTGTTCTTCAGACAGCACGGTTTCATAATCCGAATATTTTGCATCCTCGTCATCATCGTCAAGCGACATAAGGAAATTCGCGCCCTCTATTTTTATTTCACCTTCACGGTTTGTGTCGCATCTTCCGTTTTCTATTCTCACATATTTTACAGCGTCTCTGTCGGGTTTTGCGATGTTTTTGAACGCAAACACATATCCTATGTATGAATCATAATAGGATTTTGGTTTGTCGCAGTCACCGATATTCTTCAACTTTTCCTTTGATATGGGTTGAATGTTCAGTTTCTCGTTTATGTATTCGGAGGAATTTAATATTTTCATTGCCAAAAATCTTGTACTGTATATTTATAACGGGCTGTTTGCCTTATGTTCTGTTGTATATTTGTACCGTATAGAAAAATCTAATAAAAATTGTAATTATTAGTCCTTCTTTCTTGCTTCAACCTGCCACTACTTTTTAGGTTCATTTCTGAACGGTCATCCATAGTCGGGCAGTCCGCAAGCGTGAATTCGGTGCTACGGACACCTATTGTTTTCAAGCCTTCACTCAAGATGTTCATTGCTGCGTTTATATCTCTGTCGTGGTGTTCACCACACATCGGGCAAGTCCATTCACGGTTGCTCAAAGTCAAGTCTTTATTGATGTAACCACACTTGTGACAAGTCTTACTGCTCGGATAGAAGCGGTCAACGAATACAACTTGTTTGCCATTCAACAACGCCTTGTCCGTCAGAACTTGTCTGAACCTATACAAGCCGATTTCTTGGATTGCTTTTGCAAGTTTGTGGTTCTTCAACATTCCCTGCACGTTTAAGTCTTCCATACAAACCAAGTCGTAATCTTTAAGCAGACAATTCACGACATAGTAAATATATGCTTCCTTTCGGTTAGTCAATCGTTCAAACGCCTTCGCGAGTCTGATGCGCTGTTTGTTTCGGTTGTTCGAGCCTTTAACTTTCCTTGACAGTTGCTTTTGCAGTCTATTAACCTTTTGTTCCTGCTTCTTAAAGAAATGCTTGTTCTCAAAGACTTCACCATCGGATGTTATTACGAAGTCCTTTACACCGAGGTCTATGCCAACGCATTGATTGGTGTGTTTGAACTTTTGAAGTTCTTCCTGCGGGATATCAACAAGGATAGATAAGAAGTAGTTGCCGCTCTTGGTTCTCGAAACGGTGGCACTCCTTATCTTGTCCTTATAATCTTGAAGTCGTTTGAAATACAAGTCCGAACATCTGAAACGGATGTCCTTCAAATCTTGTGTGAGTGTTATCTTTCTTTCATTGAACGTGTTACGTTTGGAAATCGCTTCTGACGGGAACAACGCTGACTGCTTGTCTTTCTTTGACTTGAACTTCGGGAATCCGTTGTGCTGCTTGAAAAACTTTGAATAAGCGTCAAGCATCTGACGGATTGATTGCTTCATCACCTTTGTGTTCTGTTCCTGCAACCAAGCATAGTTCTCGTCTTTTAACAATGTTCCGTGAAACCACTTGGACAGTTCGGTCAATCCAAGATTGTTACCGTTTTCGTTGTATTCCTTTTGTTTTCGGTCAAGGCATTGGTTATAGACGAAGCGGTAGCAGCCAAGCACTTGTTTTAGTCTTGATTGCTGTTCCTTGTTCGGATATAACCTCACCTTGATTCCTCGCAACATATTCAATAATAGAATGTTCAATTAAAAAAGAGGCATTAAACTTGCGGCAGTGATGTGGAGAGTACCGACAAGGATAAAACCTCTGTATATATCTTATTCTATTTTGAAACGACTCTCCACTTTCGTTTCATTTTATTTATAAATAGTCTTAAACTACAATATATTTATACGAGTTTGTTTTTATAAGTTTTTTGTAGATTTTATTAGATTTTTAAGGAACTGTTATGTACCCAAAATCCGTAGAACCGCTTCTCATAAATGGGTCGTTGACATATATGGTGTTGAAATCCGACATTGATATATAATAGTATTCTCGGTATATGGTTTCACCTTTATTTTCTCGTTTGCATACAACAACGTCACCCGTTTTGAGTTTATCTTTCCAACCCAATCCTTCTTGTATTCGGACAAGGGAAGTTCTTTTCAGTCTATCTTTGGTTATAGGCTGAATGTTCAGTTTCTCGTTTATATATTCCGATGAGGTCGCTATTTTCATATTAGTATAATTTGAATTTTCCACCGATTCTCTTCGGTTTGCTTTTTGTTGATTTAAGCGATAGGTTGTTCGTGCAGTCGAAGTCCTTGCCCACTTTTTGCGGTGCGCCCACAAGGGATTTGAGTTCGTTGAACGAGCAGATGAATGAACCGCCCACTGCTCTCGGAGAGCCTTTCAAGTCTGATAAGTTGTTTCCCGAACAGTCGAATGTTCCGCCGACATATTGCGGTGCGCCTTCAAGGGTTACGAGGTTGTTGTCGCAGCAACTGAACACGTGTTTCACTTTTTGGGGTGCGCCTTTCAAATCAGTCAGACTGCATCCCTTGCAATAGAAGTTGCCGTTGATTTCACTTGGTGCGCCGACAAGCGAGGTTAGTGCCTTGCAGTTTGAACAGTTGAAGTTGCTTCCGACTTTCTTTGGCACACCTTCGAGTGATTCAAGCATAGGGTTGTTTTCGCAGCGAAACTCATATCCTACTTTTTTCGGTGCGCCTTTCAGCGATTTGAGATTTTTGTTGTCTGCGAAGAAGTTGCCCTTGACATAGCCGAAGTTTATCTTGAACCCGTCACCGTCTTTTGCTATGATTTTATTGTCTATGAAAACGGAATGTTCCGAATCGTAGCATTTTGTAATCGGGTTGTATGTTAGTTTCTGTTTGGCGATGAACTCTTTTGCTTGCTCATCGGTCAGTCCCGCGTCCTCGTATTCCTTGTGTATGTATTTGCCGAGCCGTTCCTTTGAGACGGGTTCTATCTCCAATTTCTCGCCTATGTATTCGTCTGCTTTGAGAATCTTCATAATGGTGCATTATTTTAATTCTTGTCGTCTATTATTGCGATTTTGACCCAAGACGGTTTCTCTTTTGGTAAAATGAGATTCGGGTTTCCGCTGCACAAAAATATTCTGTCAACTTTCTGTGGTGCGCCTTCAAGCGTTATGAGTTTGTTATATCTGCAATCAAAATCGCCTTTTATTTTCTGTGGTGCGCCATTGAGTGATGTCAGCAAGTTGTTGTTGCAGTGGAAAGAACCAGTTTTCTTCGGTGCGCCTTCGAGTGACGATATGTAATTGTTGTCGCAACGAAAACTTGCACCCACTTTATGCGGTGCGCCTTTTAGACTTGTAAGTTTGTTGTTTGAACAATCAAAGTGTCTGTTCACTATATATGGTGCGCCTTCAAGGGATGTGAGTTCGTTATTTTTACATACATAGTTCTGTTCCACCGTATATGGGGAATGCTTCAGTGATGTTAATTTGTTATTGCTACAAATAAAATATTCGCCAATTTCGTTTGGCGCATATTCAAGTGTGGTGAGTTTATTGTTACTGCAATCGAAGCCACCACCGACTTTTATGGGTGCGCCTTTTAATGATGTTAGTTTGTTGTTATTGCAATTAAAATATCCGCTAACAATTTTCGGTGCGCCCTCAAGTGTGGTGAGTTCATTTTTGGCACAATCAAAATCCCCGTTGATTATTCCAAATTTTATTTTAAGTTTTCCGTCTTTTACAATTCGTTTGTCAACGGATACGGCACAATTTGCGTCATAGCAAATGGTGGCATTGTTGAAAACGAGTTTGTATTCTTTTATGTATGATGCTGTATCGAAGTCTATTATTTTTGATTCGGCGTGTTTTTTAAGTGTTTCTTTTGATATAGGTTTGATGTTTAGTTTTTCATCTACCCGTTTTTTGCGTTTGGCTTTATTTGTTTGGCTTGTACACGTGTTCTCTTTTTTTGTTTGTTCTATTCTGTCTTTGACATAACTGTCGAAGTCCATTACGCTGCCCTCGAATCTTCTTATTTTTTCTAATCTGCCATCCATTTTTTCGTACTTTTTATTATTTATATGTATGGCTTATATATAAGCACTTTGGCGGATTTGAAAAAAGTCTGATTTTGACTTTTATAAATATATAAATGTAAAAACGAAAACTATGGCAATCAGAGTAACCGAGGTACTTGGTACGGACAGTATGAACAATTCCCGTATCACGATAAATAACAACTTCAAGACGTTGGCTGATGCAATCAACAAGATTGACAAAGCCCTGCACAGCAGTATTGATATGGGTACTGTTTCGGCGGAATCGTTGAGTGCGCAGACTTTGCATTTGGGCGATGTCTCGCTTAATGCAGAGCAGTTACAGCAACTGCTTGCGCTCATACCTTCAGCGCAAACTCCTGCAACCGAAGAAGTTACACCGTAGTTGAAAATTTTTTCATTTTTTTTCAAACAAAAATCGTTTGGATTTATTATATGATATTGTAGTTAGAAATTATAACAAGCGCGTTAGTTATTATATTTAGTTATTTTTAATCTTAAAAAATTTTAGAAGTTATGAATTTTGACGAATTATTGAGTATGGACGACAATGTGTCCGTAGAAGACGTTTCAACAGAACCCGTTAGAAACAAGGTCATTGACCCGAACCTTTACACAATCAACCTTGCCGATGCCAAGGACGGCGTTTACAAAGCAAGGGTAAGATTCCTTCCCAACCCCGTTGATGTAAAGAAATCCATTCTCGCAAAGTACACCTATTGGCTTACCGATGCAAACGGTGAGAACGGTATCTATGTTGACGACCCAAGCACCATCGGAGAGAAATCCCCAATCGGCGACTTGTATTGGAAACTGAAAAAGTCCACCAATGTCGTTGACCAAAACCTTGCTGAAGAATATCTCAACAGAAATCGCCAATACTTCTCTCTCGTTCAAATTATCAAGGACGAACAACACCCCGACCTTGTTGGTCAAGTCAAGGTGTTCAGATACGGTATCAAAGTCAAGGAAAAAATTGATGCCGAGTTCACAGACGAGGACGGCGGAAATCCGTTCAACATTATGTCGGGTCGCGAGTTCAAGATTGAGGTCAAGAAATCGGGCGGCTATCAGAACTATGACGCTTGCAAATTTGCAGGCAGCAAAGAGCCTATCACCATTGACGGCAAGAAACTCGGCAAGACCTCCGCTGATATGAAGCGTCTTGAAGCGTTGTACGAGGATGCACCAAGTCTTGACGACTACAACTTCAAGCCTTGGAGTGCCGAACTCACCGAACAAGTCTATGAACGTCTGCGTACATTCGGCAAGACGGGCGGCGCAATCGGCGGCACAAAGCACAACGCCCCGAAGTCTGCTGTTGAGGCTGCAATGGCACAAGAGAAAGAACCCGAAGTTGATGTTGACGAAGACGATGGCGGCGGCAGAGACGAGGATGAAATCCCTTACAGCGACAGCGGCGATGACGATGACTTGCTTGCAGGAATTGACATTTAATAAATAGTCCAAAGCACCCGACTTGTTCGGGTGCTTTTAACCCCTTAAAAAATTTAATATGAGCGAAAACACTGAATTGAAAGAAAAACAAGAGGTTATGGTTGCCGAAAACGAAGTGACCGAACAAGAAAACAAGTCTGTTGAAAACAACGAGGAAGTGACCGCCCCAAGAGAAGGCGAGGGTGAAGAACTCTCGCAAACCAATGAGGGTGTCAACGAACACGAGGAATCTCCCGCCGAGAACGGTAAGGAATTACTTCCACTTCCGAAGAAAAGTGAACTGCTCAACGAACAAATCGCGTTGGAGAAACAGTACGATTCCGAATCAGCCGCTATGCTTGAAGAGACCTATAACGTCAAATTCGGCACAAAGGGCGCATTCGACAAAATGATGAAATACCTCGAACACGATGTGGAGTTCGACCACGGCACAGCAACGGGTCTTATCCTGCTCTATGCCAATATGAGGCAGCAAAAGCAATTCACCCGTGAAAAAGATTGGAACGGCGAGGTTCAGTTGAAAACTTCAAGTTGCCTTATGCTGTGGAAGTTCTTGATGGGTCACAAGGGTCACGGATTCTTCGAGGCAAAGGCTTTCTTGGAGACAATCCAAGTTGTCGGTCAAGACATTTCAAAGGCTATCAACACCATCAATGAGAAGCAGACTGCTTTGCGTGGAATCCACAACAGACTGAACGAGATTTACAACCAACTTGACTCCAACCGTTTTGAAAACGACCTCACTCCCGAACAAGAAAAGGAGTTGCTTGAAAAGAGCAAGGAAGTTGTTAAAAACGAGGAAGAAATCAACAACGAGGTGAACCCCGATGTTGAATAAACTGAAAAAATAAAAATTCAACTATGAAAAAAGTATTATTTGCTGCATTGTTTACAATGTGCCTGCTCTTCGCTTCTTGCGGAGTGAAGACCGCAGAAACCGAAACCGTTGTCGGCGATACTTTGACAACCGTCATCGAACCCGACACTACTCTGTGCGATACTGTTCTTACTGACACTGTTAGATAACTGATTTTGGTTTTTGGAAGCCCGTCATCATTGGCGGGCTTTTTTTTTTGTTTATAAATATGAAAATTACAATCGGTATGAATATATTGGATTACGACAATTTTGTGAGTGAAAAACTTGACATAAAACCCGTTTCAAAAAGCACGCTTGTTTCTTTTTCCGATGGTTATAACTTATTCAAGTCATACCTTAAGCGGCTTATGGAAGATTTGAAAAACGACAGTGATTTGAAAGGTGAAATTGACCGTCTTGATATGAGGGCATCATTTGGCGATGGCGATATAAGTGGACTGACATATTCAATTCCCAAAACAGAAAAGGAGTTTAAGGAGATGTGGGACGACCTTAACGAGAGATTTGACCAAGGTGATTTTTATGATGACGGCGAAGATGGCGAGGTCTATATGTTTTATGACGTGTATTATAATGACACCGAAAGCAATTCGGCGGATTATGTTGACCATTATTTGTATGTGTATTGCAACAGAGCAGAAAAAAGATACCGTTTTGATGAAGGCTAATGCTATTGAAGTGGGTATGGCAGGTTCAATTTGATTACAAGCATTGACACAAGCCCGTCAGTTTGACGGGCTTTTTTTATTGTTGATAACTTTGTTGATAACTTTTTTCAGAAAAAATGTTGAGTGTATAAAAAATTTTGTATTTTTGCAGCGTAATCAAAAACGATACCGATATGGAAAAAGAAGCAACAAGAAGAATGTTATCACGGCAGGATGCCGCCGAGTTTTTACGCTGCAATCAACAGACAATATCCAATTGGATTGAGAGCGGCATTTTGAGAGGTCACAAAATCAACGGTCGCGTTTTCGTTGACGCTGACACGCTTCACGCAATTGCCGACAGTGTTGATGACATTGAACGTGCGAAAAGAAGAATCGAAGAACTCCGTGACGAGTACGCCAAGAAGTGCAAGGAACTCGAAGATGCTGTGAACAGCAAGCGTGAGGAACTTGAACTCTACAACAATTCCTCCGTGAACAGAATCACGAAGCACGCCATTACATCAATGCTTTCTTCATTCGGCGAGGTCATTCCCCAATATGCACGAGAGATTGTTGTTGACCTCGTGAACAACGGCAACCTTGACTATACGGCGCAGAAGATGGAAATGTCAACGAAGAATGTCATCAGAATCGCCGACAGCGTTTGCAACAGTATTAGATTTGCGAGATACGACAAGAAGGTTGCCGAGAACGAGTATCTGATGAGACGCATCGCTGAATTGGAACACGAGAACGATTGTCTCAAAAAGGGAATCCACTGCGAGACAAACACGGCGAACAATCCCATTCTGAAATCCAAGATTATTGACTGCGACTTCAGCGTGAGGGCAATCAACTGTATGCGTGCCATCGGCATTGAGACTGTTGAGGATATGCTGAAGGTCGGCTTGCGTGAGATTGCAAAGTACCGTAATGTCGGTCGCAAGACCCTTTCCGAGATTGAGGAGTTCGCACAAACCAACGGTTTGAATATTCGTTAATTGTTTCACATTAAAAATAAATGGTTATGAATACAGTTATGTATGATATTGAGCAATACGGAAGCGAAGACGCTAATTGGCAGGCTATCGGCGTGTATGCCGTTATCCTCGGTAATTGGAGACGAATCAAGTCTCCGAGAATCGCCCGTTGTATCGGCAAGCGGATTGACACCACACTGCTTCCGAAAGAGTACAATGCCAAGATAAAGATTGGTCGTTTTAACAACTGCCGTGAGCAGGGCTATGTGTTCACTTTGTGGGAGGGCGGCAAGCAACTGAAGCACTATGCCGTCTATGAACACCGAAACAGTGACGAACTTATCGTTATGACCAATGCGATTTACTCGGAGCATACCCCGTCAGCAGACTTTATTTTCGGCGGTCGCGGCAAGTATGACTACGACAAAAAGTTCCATTGCGGCGAAATTGTCGAATGCGCAAATTGGATTATGGACGATATGTGCGATATGATTGAAGCCAAATATGCTGACCTTCAATTAGTTCCACAAAAATAATTTTTTTCGAGAAATTTTGTGTTGATATTGATTTTTTTATTATATTGGATTGTAAGCAATTAAAACATAAAAGAAATGAGACAGCCAAGTGAAATTTACGAATCGGGTACAATGGTTCGGAAGATATCGGAAAAACCGTTCAAATCGGGATTCAGAATCAACACCGTCAAGTCGGTTGTTGAACATCAGCAGAAGATTGACCCGCAAACCAACAAGGGAGTTCCCGCTTACACGTTCTTTGAGGATAGCAGCATTGTTGAGGCTGCTGCCGTTATAAAGGTGTTCGATAATTCGGACACGCCAATCACGGATGAAAACCAACTGCGGTTGGACAGCCTTATGGAAGGTACAAAGGGCGAAAGAATCAACGGGCAGGGTTTCCTGCTTTGCTTGGCTATCGGTAAAACAGTCAATTAACAAACATTTTCAATAAACCTTATTTATTAACTTAAAACCAAAAAATTATGCAGTTATTTATTTTAATCGCAGCAGCAGTAATCGTGTTAGTAATCTTTATCGCCGTGTGCTACGTGAAAGCACCCCCGAAAGATGCCTACATCATCAGCGGTCTTTCCAAACAGCCGCGAATCCTCATCGGCAAGGGCGGATTCAGAATCCCAGGATTGGAACGAGTGGACAAGGTGTTCCTCGGTCAGACTTCCGTGGATATTAAGACCTCCGTTCCCGTGCCGACCAACGACTTCATCTCCGTTATGGTGGATGCCGTGGCGAAGATTAGGGTAATCAACACGCCCGAAGGTATCAGACTTGCGGCAAAGAACTTCCTCAATATGTCTGAAAAGGACATTGCCAACCAAGTCAAGGATTCCCTCGAAGGTAATATGCGTGAGATTATCGGTACTCTTGACCTCAAGTCGCTGAACATTGACCGAGACGGTTTCTCCGACCAAATCGCCAAGAAAGCGGCAAACGATATGGCGAAACTCGGTATCGAAGTGATTTCCTGCAACATTCAGAACATCACCGACAACGAAGGTCTTATCAAAAACTTGGGTGCTGACAACACGTTCAAAATCCGCAAAGAAGCCGCCATTACCAAGGCACAAGCCGAGCGAGACATTTCCATCGCCGAATCGGTAGCCGCCAAGGAAGCCAACGATGCCCGCGTTGAGAACGAGACTATTATCGCCGAGAAGAACAACGCTCTCGCCATCAAGAAAGCCAATCTGAAGGTCTCCGAGGACACCCAAAAGGCAAAGGCTGACGCTGCCTACGAAATCCAAAAGCAGGAGCAGCAGAAAACAGTCAACGAGAAAACGGTTGAAGCAGAGGCTGCGAAGATGATTCTCACGCAAGAGCGTCAGAAGGAAATCAACGCCAAGGCTGTTGAAGCGGAGACCGAGAAAGCCCGCCGCGAGCAGGAACTGACCGAGGAGCAGGTCAAGATTCAGAAGAACAAACTCGAAGCGGAGATTCAGAAGAAAGCCGATGCCGACAAGTACCAAAAGGAAATCGCCGCCGCCGCCGAACTCGAACAGAGAAAGCGTAACGCCGAGGCAGAGGCTTACGAGGCAGAGCAACGCGCCCGCGCTATCAAGGCACAAGCCGAGGCTGAACAGTTCCGTATGGAGCAGGAAGCCCTCGGTAAGAAGAAACTCGCCGATGCCGCCGCCTACGAAATCGAACAGAAAGGTATGGCAGAAGCCGCCGCAATCGAAAAGAAAGGTGTCGCCGAGGCAGAGGCTATGCGCAAGAAAGCAGACGCTTTCAAGGAGTACGGTGACGCTGCAAAGGCACAGATGGTCATTGAAAAACTGCCCGAAATCGCCAAGGCTGTCGCCGAACCTATCTCGGCTATTGACAGCGTGAACATCTACGGCACTAACGGCAATGGTGTCGGCGAAATGAGCGGCAACGTCCCAGTTCTCATCAAGCAAACGATGGATGTCGTGTCTGACACCACGGGTGTCAATATGACGGAGATTATGGAAAAGACAACCCTCGAAAACGCCGTGAAGCGTGTGGGTGGGAAAGAGTAGTCTCCCCGTCCGTCCGTAAACGAAAAGGACTCACAGTTTGTGAGTCCTTTTTTGTTTGCTGTTCTTGTGTTATATCTATTCTGTAAATTTCGGTTGATTTTCTGTATGCTGTTCAATTGGACTGCCTTTGAAAATATGATAATGCCTTTTTACCATTTCAACATTCCATTTTGAAATATTCCCATCAAACTTTGAGCGGCAAAACATTTCTTCCATATCATACACATTTGATACGTTCCAATCGGATATATTGCCGTTGAATTTTGATTTGTAAAACATTGCACGCATATCTTTAACATTTTTCACATTCCAGTTGGATAAATCACCATTAAAAATTGAATCTGTGAACATATAGGACATATCACCAACACGTTTAACATCCCATTCGGATATATCGCCGTTGAATTTACTCATATTAAACATACCAGACATATTATAAACATTAGATACATCCCATTTTGATATGTCGTTATTGAAAATGGATTGGGTGAACATATTTTTCATATAATTCACTTTGCTGACATTCCAATTAGATATATCGCCGTTAAATCTTGAAAAATGAAACATATGACTCATATTAGTTACATTTGACACATCCCATTTTGATATATCTCCATTGAAATCGCTACTTCCGAACATATAAGACATATCTTTCACGTTAGAAACATCCCATTCGGATATATTCCCCGTAAATTTGGTATGGTCGAATAGGTCACTCATATCGGTTATTTTTGAAGTGTCAATAATGTTCAAGTCACATTCATAGCCTTCATCTTTAATGATTTTCGATATGATTTTTTTCAATTCTTCCTTTGTCTGTGGATGATATTTTCCGTCAGACATCAAGTTTTCTGTGTTGTAATCAGTTTGTGTTGTTGTGTACTTTTGAGCATTAACTGATAAATATTCGTTAATTTTGTAAATTTTCATTTTTCTTTATTTTTTTGGAATTATCTCTTTTATTTATATGTTACTCATCGCGGCGGCATCTGCTATTGATATGTCCAACACACCCTTCAGTTCCGTTCCGTGCAAAACATCGCCTCCGCAGTACAGATTCATAAGAGGCAGGCATTCTTTTACAAATTTCAACGTCTTGTTGATTATGTCTTGCGGGGTCTTGTATGCGACTTTTCTCCAAGGTTTGCCCCCGCATTCTTTCAGCAAGTCTTCCGCGCTGCGCATAGCCATATATTTAAGGTTTGGCTTGTATGTGTTGTTTCCGCTTCTGTCAAACGGGGAAAGATACATAAGCGGTTTCGCAACACCGTCTATCTTACCGCTATACAAATCGAATCGGAATGCGTTGGTGCTGTGGGTTTCTATTTTTTTGCCATTTATGCCTATAAAAAGGCTCACTGGTGATATTTTATTCCCGTTTCTTGTCATCTTCAATATCACATTGGCATCATTTATTTCGTTTTTAATGCCATTGATGATTTCGTCTTTGTAGTAGGTTTTCCAAGTGCTGTTCTGATTGTATGTTTTGTCAAGTTCGCTTTTTATTCTGTCGTTGAACATTCCCTTTTCGTCACATACGAGTTCGTTTATGGGTTTCAAGTTTTTCTCGTTAAACACTTTTTTTATTATGCCGAACATATTGTCGCCCATAAACAATTTGTGGTTTTCGCCAATATGTATTGACGGAATTGTCTCTGAAGGAGAGTACAATCCCATATATACAACGTAAAACTCTGTGGAGTATTCCATTTTTTTATAGAACCCGATTGTTCCATATATCCGAACAATTAAAGATGTGCTGCTTCCTGCTGTGACGGTTTTTATTTCAATGCCATATTGGTTTCTCTCTATGTTTTTTTGTATCTTCGCATAGGCATCTGTGATGAAATCCGCATATTCCGCTGTATTGTGGTTAAACTCACTTTTTTTAAACCATTTATCCTCATCTTCTTTTGCGGACAACGATACACTGTTAAGCCTGCCTTTTGAAACGGGTTGGATGTTTAGTTTCTCTGATACAGAGTTAAACTCATTAAAATTGAGTATCTTTGTCATTTGTGTATTTGTTTTATGTAAATTTTTCGTTTTTCCTAAACGGAATCAAATTATTTGGAGTTCAGTATCTTTGTCATTTCTTATTGGTACTGTATTTGTTGAAACTTCTTACACTTTTTATTTGGATTATTTTGCCGCTGTCGTTTATTGCGAAAAGATAGTGTCGTTTATTGAATATATCTGAAATATTCGGTTCTTTGAAAAATCGCAACGCATCATATTTCAGATTTATTGAAAACACCACATCTTCTTGGGATGATTTATCTGCCAATCTTTTCTTTAATTCCTCAAGCGAATGATACAATCCAATAAAACTGTTGTTATCATTATCATATTGTGGTAGTGGCTTTTCGCTAACGACATAATCACCGCTCCAAATTTCACTATTTTCCGCATTTGGAGACCCGTGGTCTTGATATAGATATAATTTCACCATTTCATCAACGGCTTGTTTCAACCTATCCTTTGAAACGGGTTGTATATCAAGTTTCTCGGAAATAAATTCCTTTGCGTTTAATATTTTTGTCATATTGTTTATTGTTTTTCAAATCCGTTGCTTTTGAGGAATTTTTTGATTGTAGGCAGTTCATACAACTGCTCTGGACCGATGTTGTACTTAATCAATTCCTCCCTTGCGCCGTCATCCATTTTGCGTATTTCCTCATATCCCGTGAGGTATGAACTGTCAAGCGAAGTCGCGTAGTTCTCGTTCCAAAACACGATACGCATAGCCCTAATGATTCCAATGAGGGCATCGTCCATTTTGGATTCGGTCATCTTCATAATCTTTTTCACGAGTTCGTCAGTTGACATAGTGAACAAGTGCTTCAGTATGATGATTTTCTTCGAGATGTAGAACATAATGTTCGGCTTCGGCTTCGGCGATTTGTCAAGGGAATTGTAGATTGCCATACCCTCGTCATACTTGCCCGCGCCGTGGAGACCGTATAGAAACAGATTCAACCCCGTCTTTATTCCGCTGTCCTTTCTCGCAACGTGGGTGTTCACTTCGTGGCGTTTGAGTGAGTCAATGTCAACCTTGCTGAAGTTGCTGTGGGCGTTTATGAGGAATTTCTTGTATGTCTTGACGCTCATTCTCGGAACGAGGTTGTCATCAAGTTCGACTTCCCAATTATACCCTTTTTTCTTTATTTCTTCCTCCATCTCCTTTTTAGCCTCTTTCGGGGTTATGGTGCGCTTGTAGTCTTTGTCTTTTTTCTCCAGGTCGTGTATGTCGTCCACGGGGTTTTCCTTGATGTATTTCAATGCCTTGTGATAAAGGTAGTTTGACGGACGGTAGAAGTTCTTTGGAAGTTTGCGCTTGCCGTTCACGTAGTCGTGTATGTATTCTATGTTCTTTTTCACGATTTCGAGTTTGTCAAGGTAGAATTTTGTGAGGTAGCAGGCTTGGAACTCGCGGAAATCGTCAATGAGTGATTCCACGTCATCCATAAACGTCTTGTATTGTTTTTCGTCACTCCAAGCGGATTTTTCGTATTCGATTTTATCGAATGTCAAGTCGTAGTCATCGTCCTCGCGCAAGTGCTTTTTATACCTGCTTATGAGTTCGCTCATATTGGTTATGTTTTGGAAGTGGGATTTTTCCTTGTGGTATTTGTCCATTATCTTCCCGTAACGCTTGTCGTATTCGATAAGTTTCTCCTTGTTCTTGTCGGATAATTTTATTTTCTCGTCTATGTAGTCGTTCACTGATTCAAGCACGAACACGTTACCGTATTCACTGCGAACCAAGTCACGCTGCTGAAGTTCGTTGTCTGTGAGGTCGTCAAACGGAACAACCCTAACGTTTCTGTTGTTGTCGTCATAGCAGATATAGTTGAGGTCGGTCTTTATGTCGGTTATGCCGATAACACCGCTCGGACTTTTCACTACATTGAACGAAAGCATACCTCCGACACGCTTTGCGGTCTCGTTACCTTTTTGGCGGGCGACACAGTTTCCAAGTGAATATGCGCAGAGAGTCCTGCCTCTGTCGCCAACCCATCTGACGGGTTGCACAACGTGCGGGTGTGTTCCGATGATTATGTTCACTCCGAGTTGGGAGAGATATTCGGATATGTGACGCTGCTCCTTGTTGATGTCGCCGAGCATATATTCAGTACCCCAATGCAGGGAGACTATCACGACATCGGCGTTCTTGCGGGCGTACATAATATCCCTTACACCGAACTGCTCGTCCCAAATGTTGATGCCGCTTACCCGTTTCTTGCGCATAGTGTTCACCCGTGTGGTGTATGAAACGAAAGCGAACACGATTCCGTTCTTTGTAAAAAACGATACCCTTGATTCGGGGCTGTTTTCATCAAGACCCGAACACACAGCCCCGCTTGAATACCAAAACTTTCTGTTCTGTTCCAAGCCGTCCAATCCGTTGTCGATGACGTGGTTGTTGGCAAGTGAGATGAGGTTGAACCCTGCGTCAAGTATGGCATCGCCGAAATTGGTGTCCGCAGCGAACAGAGCAGTACCCATTTCACCCAATTCTCCGCCGTGCTTGCTGTCGCATATAGGGGTTTCGGCGTTGCAGTATCTTATGTCGTATTGCTGTATCTTCGGTTTTAGTGCGCTGAACACATCGCTGTAATCATACCCGTTTTCCGCAGCGTCATTCTGTATGTCCGTATGGGCGAGCATATCGCCGACAGCCACGAAACTGACTATGGCGTTTTCGGAGTTTGCTGATTCATTTACGAATTTGTCGTATGTCTTAATGTAGTTCATTGCTTGTATATATGTTATGTATATGATTTATATGATTTAAGAGTTGTGTTTTGGTTTTACGAGTGATTTTCTTCCAAGTATTTCAAACATATCTTGGGATTTTATATTATTTATAAATATATCGTACTTTACAATAAGAATGAAACTATGGAAAAATATGTTTTACTGTCGGAAGACTATCTGAATTTGAGAGAGGAAGAAATTGAGGAAGCCAAGATGTTGGCGGAGGGTTGGAATCCATTAAAGATATTCGGAAGAAAAACGGGTGCGCTCACGAGCCAAATGCTCGGAGGTACAAAGAGAATGGGTACGGAAACATTCAACAATATTAACGAGAATGTCCGTATCATAGAGGAACTGATTGACAAATGGAACAAGGAACACGAGGACAGCAAGCAGTACAGCGGCCCGCTCGCCCTCAAGATAGACAAGGCTAAACTTGACTTGACCCATCTTATTTCGCTTACCTATGTCAGTACGGCTACCTTTATGGCTGACATATTCATCGGCAACCTTTTGAACTACCGTATGCTTATCAGACCTATAAGAAACGCCAAGATTATCACACTCGGTTACAAATACTATCTCGCAATCATACGCTCCGCTTTGCAGCAGGCACTTATCACTCTTGAATTTTCATCCGATATGTTCTTCTCGCAGTTGTCTATGTGCATAACAAGCAGCCGCAAGAAAATGAGGGAACTGCACGGTCGTATCTTTGACGAGGCTTACCGTTCTATGATGAACCTCATCCAAGGTTCTCGTTACCAAGACGAGGATAACAAATTCAAGAATCTGACAAAGAAAGAGATTGAGGAAATCGGTAAACTGTACCGCTCACTCTTGCAGAACGACAAGCAGTATTTTACCCAAATGTACGGCAGCAACAGCGGTATGAACCAAAACATATTCATTGAAAGCGGTCGTAATGTTGAGGCTCTTATCCGTGCCAACCAAGACAAGGAGATTCAGTCTCTTGCCGAACAGTTCAATACAATGGCTAACACGGCAAAGCAGGAAGCGAAGGAAATGGCTACAAACTATGTCAATTTGGTCAAATCTTCTGCGGAGGCAAGGGCGCAACGTGTTGCGGCGCAGATAAATATGAATATGATTGACGTTCTCAAAATGTTCAGTCTGCGTAACTTGGAGAATTACAGTTCCATTTTCGAGAATATGGACGATGTTGTTGAAAACAACTCAAAACTCCAAGCGGAATTGGACGACAGCAAGAAAGCGTACCAAGACTTGCTCAACAAGAAAGCGAAAGACGAGAGCGAGGGTATCAAGTTCACGGAGGAAGAGCAGGCGGAAATTCGTGGTAAATGGGACAGAAAGGGTATTGACGAACTGTTCGGAGACCCGAAAGAATATGATAACCTCATCAACGGAAAACTTGACATTCGTGAATATATGCAGAAGAAACTATTTACTGAAACGCAGGTGTCTAACATTGTTGACGGAGATGACAAAGTTGACGACTATGCACATATCACAATGTCCGAACTGAAAGAATACAACAAAGAACACGAGGACGAACCGCTCAATCTTGTCGGTGCTAAAAATGTAAAGGATTACAAAATTGAAGATGGCGATAGCGACAAATATGTCGGATGGCTCAAAAAATCTTCAAAGGCGTATAAAAATATGACATCTAACAAATAACGAAATTATGTCTTTTCACACTTCATCTTTGCAAGAACTTATAAAATTTAGGGTTGAGGTCGGTCGTGAACTCACACATACGGAGGTTGACACCAACTTCAAAAAAGTGGCTAACCCTTGGAACAGCCTGCGTGATTATTTTTCGCAGGACATTGTTTATTACGGCGGTGAGAACGACTTGACGTTGTATATGTATTGCGATACGGGAAGTACACTTGTTCCCGCAGAAAGTAATCTTGCACCACCTAATAATTTATTTAATAGTGGAACGGGAAAAGGTTGGATTCCGTTTAACGGCGGAGGCGGCGGTGGAGGCGGTGCGCAGGGCGCACAAGGCGTTCAAGGCACACAAGGTGTCCAAGGCATTCAAGGTGTCCAAGGTGTTCAAGGTGTGCAGGGTGTTCAAGGTGTTCAAGGTACACAAGGTACACAAGGCATACAAGGCACAGAGGGTATTCAAGGTGCTGACGGAAAGCAGGGCGCACAAGGTACACAAGGCACAACGGGTCAAAAGGGTGAGGACGGAGAGCCTGGAACCCCAGGCATCCAAGGTGCAACGGGTTCACAAGGTGTCGCGGGTGAAGCGACTGTCTATATAGAAGATACCGAAGAATATATCCGTATATACCAAGGTGCGCAAGGTGCAAATGGTGCTGACGGCGCACAAGGCGCACAAGGTTTGCAGGGCATACAAGGTACGCAGGGCGCACAAGGTTTGCAGGGTATGCAAGGTTCGCAAGGTCTGCAAGGTGAAAAGGGCGAGGCTTTTGTTTACCAAGGCGACCAATATATTCAAATCGTGCAGGGTGTTCAAGGCGTTGAAGGCATACAAGGCATCCAAGGCGTTGAAGGCTTGCAGGGCATAGCAGGCGAGTTCGCCGCACAAGGTGTGCAGGGTGTTCAAGGTACTGAAGGATTCCAAGGCGAGCAAGGTGTTGAAGGTCTGCAAGGCGAGCAAGGCTTGCAAGGTGAGCAGGGTTATGACGGCGAGCAGGGAATCCAAGGTCTGCAAGGTGAACAAGGATTGCAGGGTAATACGGGTTACGGCGAAGCGGGGCCGATGGGCGCACAAGGTCTCCAAGGTCTCCAAGGTGTTCAAGGCGTTCAAGGTCTGCAAGGTGTCCAAGGTATAATCGGTATAGGAAAATCCGTTTATGAGATTTGGGTTGAGACTATGCAGCCTACCGACCCGTCATTCGAGAATTTCCTTCACACAATACAAGGTGTGCAAGGCGCAAGCGGAAAAAGCGGAGGAAGTGGCGGCGGTGGCGGCTGCGGCTGCGGTTGCGGCTGCGGCGGTGACGACTGCGAAGTAAATGAGACTTTGGTGCAACTCGTTCCGCCTGGCGAGACAATGACATTTGACTTTTCCGATTTGATTTACGAGTATTGGAACGACAATATCCAAATGTATATGAACTTGGCTACTCCGAGCGGATTGTTCATTATGACCGACACTTCGTTGGAGTTCACCAACCCGTCATCTTCTGACATTGCGGTTGTGTCTGTCGCTTATTCATACTTCAAGTCGGGCAACTACATATTGCTGTCACCAACGGTGTTCGCACCTATTAAATAATTTGAAATATTGTTGATATGGCAAACGCAGCAAAAGGAAACGGTTTGAGCAGGAATACTGTTCAATGGAAAAGCAGTTTTGTTAAGGTATCCGAAACACAGTACAAGATGATTTTGGAAGGCACGTTCTATCCGTTGGACTTTCGGAAGTACAATATGGATATAATAAGCAGACCAGAGGGGGAGGGTGCTACATCGCCAGCTATGCACGAATTTTTGGATAACCAACTCGGAAACTTTGTTTTTGCAACGCTATACAATTATGCGCCGTTTGTGTTTCTGAAATCTGTCAATGAGGGTCTTTACACAAATGTCAAAGATTACGCATACGATGAACTTGGACATTTTGACGAAATTTCAATGTCGCCGACAATAGACAAAACAAAGTTCTACTATAACAATTTCAACGCGGCGGCTAAAAGGTTCATAACGGGTAACGAGGAATGGTACAACACTTATGTAGGTAGCGGATTCGGGTTCAACAATGCAATCAACACTTGTATGTTTTTTGGTGCTGATGTTGTGGTTGAATCTATGGGCGGCAGAAGTTTCGCATTTGACAACTTCAATAAGATTCTCGTTGATTTGAAGGCAAACGGTGAACAGAGCGAATATTATGATAGTTATTTGGTTTACCCGAAACAGCAGGTATATACGGTTAGGATAGTAAAGACGATAACAGTAGCCGATGAGGACAGAACCTATGCTATATGTTATGTGAACCCGTATTCGGAATATCCAACGGTTGACTTGTATTATACTAAAAAAACAACGTCACCGACACACACAAAGAACTATATCATTGATACGAACTCTCTCACATATACAAGCAGTTATGTGAATCTGAACTTCAAGGGCGGCATATCGCCCGCCACTATGGAGGTGAATACAAAAAACAAGAAATACAAAAGAAAAAAGGCGAAGATAGTCTTCAAGGTTAAAAGAATTGTTGAGTAATGGAAGCAAGGGATTTAATGTTTTTTGACAAGAACGGCAGTAACTACGGATTCGTGTTCAACGAGGAAACGGGTCTGTGGGGCGGCAGCATATTCATTGATAAGGTGTCAAGGGGGTTGTTCGAGACACAGAAGATTGTCATATTGCAAAAATATCCAAAAAAAGCCGAATCGTTTGACAACAGCGGAGTGCCGACAACAGACAACCCAAGCGGATTGGTTCGCCCCGTTTACACTTACCAATACGGAAAGCCAAATGGCGATTCTGACGAATGCTATCTGTTCGAGTGGGATGACAGCACAAAGGAAGTTGACGAAATCCGTCTGTATGGCATAGATTTGGAGAATGAGTGCGACCAAACACCCGACACATCTTCGCTTGACTACAATGAGTACACCTGCCCGACTGTTGATTTTATTGATTCTTTTGTGGTCGGGTGTACAACGCAGACATTGAACGTGTCGCCAAGCAGTTACACTATGGATGATGAGACTGTGTATGTGAACGATTATAGCGATATAACGGACACTGACGCGGCATTCCTTGACATCTGCTTCTGCAACACGGACGACCAATACAACACATTCAGACGCGACCTTATGCTTTACACGGGCAGGATTGTAGGATACGATGCCGATAACAAGCCAATCATTGACAATAAGGTTCTTGTTGGCGTGTTCAGTGTATATGCTGAATCGGTTGAGGAAGACGAGCGTCTTTCCGTGTTGTGCGCCAATCTCGGTTACAACATAAACAACGCTGATTTCAGCATATTCAAGGAAACTGACATAAAGGAACAACTCATTGACTACGACTTCATAAATCTCAAACGCAAGGAGATTCTTATGGAGGGTCACAATATATACCCGTATGTAGGCTCATACAAATCTGTTTTGAATGCCATACGGTATTTCGGATATGATAATGTATCCATCAAGGAATGGTGGAAGAATGTGAACATCAACTCGCAGGATTACGGCAAGTATTTCCTTGCAACGAGTTATTCACTTGAAAACAGAGAAATCATAAAGGGTAAGAACAATCTGTCTCTGCCAAACAAGAATTTCAGAAAAACCCCGAAGATAACGCTTGCATACAAGATAAACTCCGTTGATTCATTGCAGCAGGCACAGTCATCTTATTACGGTCACGGCTATCCGCAGACAAATGAGAATTTCGACTACACGATAGAGGAGGCTGTAATCAAGTTGTACGGTTTGAAACGCAAACTTGACAAAGAGTTCCTGCCGATGTCAACGCGGATAGTTGACATTGTTGGCGAGGCTGACGCTTTCTATGTGAACACGGTTCGGCACGTTATGACTGCCAATATGACAGAGAACACATACGCGGGTAACAAGTACGACTTTGATGTCGAAAACGGTGACGAGGAAAACACATTCTATTTGGAAGACCTGCGTCCGTTTGGACTTCACGCATTGGACGACTCGAATTGGTCGGGCGACAATATGGTCGGCGAATCTTCAGACACCCCGCACTATATAGGTGGAAACCCTCCGACAAAATCGTTGGTGTCGGCAGACCCGAACCCGTCATTGCAAGAACTCGGTATGCAGAACTTGTCTGACTTCAACACGAACTTCGACACAACCACACATCCTATGTCATCCTCATTGATTCCCGTTGCGGGAGACAAAGAGGACGTAGCGGGATTGCAGGCAGTCTTTCCTGCCGTAGTTCCGCCAAACGATGCTTATCCGAAAATCCTCGGAGCGGGTTACAATGAGAACGCGCCGTGGAACTATTACGAATATTACCTTGACCAATTAAACGAGCAGGGTTTGACGCACACGAACTATTACCTTGCTCATTTCAGCGACTACTATCCGAATTTGAAGCACAATTCAGTTCCCGCCAACACATTCGACTATGACAGCGCGGAATACTTGCCCGACACCGAATATGCTGTATCGGGTGCGCTTGTGCGCCTTGTGCTGAAGAATGCGGGTGAGACTTGTTCAAGGATAAAGTGGGATATTTACAAGGGCGAGACCGACACCCCCGAATTTCACGCGCAGATTTTCGGTATGTATTCTGACGGGTATGGGGATATCGGAGTGGTGCTTCCATACGTGGGAACATACGATGTCGTTATGACTGTGTTCGGCTTTGACAATTCAATATCAGTCAAGACCAAGCAGAATTGTATAATCGTAGAGCCGAAAGAGGTTGAGATGACGGGTTGGTGTGTTATGGCTCGTGAATACTGCACTTGGAACACAGACATTTGTTGGGATGACGCTACCTTTGAATGGAGACTTCCCATAATCAACGATTCTGCGACTTCCGAAAACAAGAGTGCGTCATACGAAAGTATGGATAGGGCTACTTTCATCGGCGACTATCTTGAAGAGGAAGACCCCGACAGTTCAATGTACGCATACGAATTTGAGGATTCCTATGTAGGTTTGCAGGGCATACAAGAACCGATTGGCTATGGCGCGAAGTTGGTTTCACCTGGCCCCTATTTTTGGAACAACATCAAAGATTGCACTTGGGACGACCTCAACCACTTGTGGTGGGACGCTATGTGCATAAGTGGCGACCTACCTGCTTATATGGACTTCGGTTATTTTGATATGAATGGCAACTGTACGAGTTCGCCCGACAATTCAGACACGCTTCTCGGAAATTGGTTGGAGATTGTCACGGCGGATTACAAATACGGTTCAATAAGAATACCGTCAAGTCTGTCGGGCGGTCTTACGCAAATGTCGGAGATTGTCCGTTTGCTGAACGCCTCAACAGACCCCGTTATAAGCAGATACCATTATTCTTGGGTCTATGACTACACGGGCGGAATCGGTGATGCTGATATAGCACAGAATGAGCCGCTTGGATTCAAGATAACGGCTGTTGCAAAGACAACAAACAGAAGCGCGGACATACTTTATGCGGGAATCGTTGACGCTGCACACCACGCCACTGCGGACAACGGTATGCTTGTTGTCAAGAACAATGACACGAATCCGCAGAGAAATCAGTTCAGATACGCATCCAACACACTATCATACAACCCTAATTGGTTCAATTGTGTGTATATAAATAATGTGACGAGAGTTCCGAGGTTTACCGATGTGAACTTTAACTATTCAAACTGCAAGATTGTCGGAAAGAAAAATCCGCATTGGGTCATTACAAACCTCAACACGGGTACTGTATTTGAATCCGACAAAAAGAACTTCCACAGATTGTTCAGAGAGCGTGGCTGCTACGAGGTTGCACTTACGCTCAATGACAACAACGGTAACACATATACGGCAAAACGGAATATGCTTATAATAGAATAATTTAAACTATGTGCGAAACAATGAATCCGAATGTCCCCGCAGGAAGTATGGGGGAGATAAAGTTCCCGCAAGACGGGGAGTATGGCAGCGGTGATGTGATAGCGACACCCGCTCCGAAAAAGAAGAAACGTGTTCATAAGCAGAAACCTGCGAAAACCGTTATGAACTTTGACGAATTTATAAAATCAAACAAGTAATGTAAACCACAATTTATATAAACGGCGATGTATTTGATATGTCGCCGTTGTTTGTTTGTGCGCACTGGATAAATATATATACTTTATAAATATAAGAAAGAATATTGATTATGAGACAAGACTACTATCATAACGGCCCGTTTGACATAAGTGAGTCGGGATTTACCGATGGCGGTAAAGAAGTAATTGAAATTGTTGACTACGGTTTGCCCGATGACGGAGAGGGTTATGTGGAAGGTGTGCAGGGCGCACAAGGAATCCAAGGTGTGCAGGGTACTAATGGGGGCGGCGGCGGAGGCGGCGGCTCACAAGGCGCACAAGGTATTCAAGGAATCCAAGGAAAGCAGGGTATGCAAGGTGTTCAAGGTATTAAAGGTTCTGACGGCATACAAGGTACGGCAGGTTCTAACGGCGAACAAGGCGTTCAAGGTGTAGCAGGTGCTGATGGCGAACAAGGTATTAAAGGTGCTGACGGCATACAAGGTACGGCAGGTTCTAACGGCGAACAAGGCGTTCAAGGTGTAGCAGGTGCTGATGGAATCCAAGGCGCACAAGGTACAGCAGGTTCTGAAGGTATCCAAGGTGCAACGGGTACTGACGGTATCCAAGGTACAGCAGGTGCTGATGGTTTGCAAGGTGCAACGGGTGCTGATGGTTTGCAAGGTGCTGACGGTATTCAAGGTGCAACGGGTGCTGATGGTTTGCAAGGTGCTGACGGTATTCAAGGTACAGCAGGTGCTGATGGTTTGCAAGGTGCTGACGGTATTCAAGGTGCGGACGGCGCACAAGGTGTTCAAGGTATAATGGGTGCTGACGGAATCCAAGGTGCTGACGGTATTCAAGGAACTGACGGTTTCCAAGGTGCGGACGGCGCACAAGGTGTTCAAGGTATAATGGGTGCTGACGGAATCCAAGGTGCTGACGGCGTGCAGGGTGTACAAGGTGTGCAGGGTGCGCAGGCTGTGTATCAAGACTTTCAACTTGTCACCGCATTGAACTCTGATGTCAGTATGAGTGATTTGTTCGACAATGAATCATACAACAATGCAAGCATAATGTTTGATATTGACGCTTCAATAGACATAACGGTTGATGTTATGGCAAGCAATGATAACTACTTCATTCTTTCAAACACATCAAACAATCCCATAAATGTCACATTCGACTATTCCAATTTAAGCAACATTCGCTTTATTGGAGATGAAGGATATTCGTCAGATGACAGTATCATTATACCTATGCAATCACAGTCTTTTATACAGTTTACATTCAGAAAAATGGGAAGCAATATTATAGTGTACTCTGTGAAACCGATTGCTTCACACGTGACACTTGTTGACGAATCCGATTTGAGCAGAACGGCAGTTGCACTTGTTTACAAGAATGCGTCAAGCAACGAACTCAAATACCTTGACATTGACACTATCGGAGGAAACTCGGTTGACATTCAAGGATGGGTTATGCAGGACTATGTTAGGTTCACGAGAGGAAAGAACGGCATACCCGTTGTTATTCACAAGAATGCTCTCAACAAGTATATGTACGCTGAATACAACAGATACAAACTCTACTGCGATACAACGGCAGCGGGCGGATTCCATTGGAAAGTCACAATCAACAATGCAGCCAAGCAGGGCGATGTCACTTGGGCTGTTGGCGATACATTAGATAGTATTGTCGCGCAAATGACGGGTGTTAATACATATTTGGTATTCTCACACGACAGCGGTGATGATTTTATCAAAGTTAGAAAAGGCGGAACTTCAAATTCTGTGTTCACACTTACCAATAACACGGGTGCTACCCTCGTTGACTTGTCGCTCTATACAAGAGTGAACGGTGTTCAGCAAGCGGAAACCCATAGGGATTGGCAGGCACAAAGTATCGCAACATTGTTCCCGAACTCTAACTTTCCTGCCCCTACAAGCAAGTATTACTGTGAAAACACTTACGATATGTCACAGCGTACTGGTGCCAATTATCCAAAGTACACTTCATATTGGGAGAACAACAGTTCGGGCAACGCTTGGTATCCCGAAGATTCAACATCAAAGAGAATGAACAGAACCAAGTTTGCGTCACTTGACGGTGACGGAAACGCAGAGCATCAAGCGTTATTCGACAAATATAATGGTTCTTGGGACAGATATATGGCTGCTGCTATGAACAAAAAGGATGACGTAAATACTGACGGTATAGACTATACGTCATACGACAACGGTGATGTATTTACTGCATTTGCCGTGTCTGTTGAGACTATGGACTTTGACGGAAGTTACTTGCACGCATATCCCGCAGCATACAATACTTCATTGCGCACAGACTCCGTTTTGGGCGCATACCAAATGCCTACAGTACACGAGGTCGCTGTGTTTATGGACGATGAGACTATGCGCAAGATTAACACGGCATTCGGCTATTTGAGCGATGTAGCCCTTCTTATTGATACAACATCATATTGGGCTGCTGGCGAATACAGCGAACAATACGCTTGGTTCTACAACGGTCAGCGTGGCGAAATGGGTTACAACGAAAGATACCAAAACGCCAACGCAGGCAGGTTTGTGGCATACATAAGACCGCAGAACCCGTAACATACTATTCTACGATAACGAAAGCCCGATAAAATGTCGGGCTTTTTTATTTTGCGGGCGTTTATTTTTTCCGAAATTTTATTATATATTATAGTGAATAAGTATTTGTAATATGGAACTGTATAACGGCGATTGCATAGATATAATGAAAGACATACCAAGCGGCAGCGTGGATATGGTGCTGTGCGATTTGCCATACGGAACTACACAGAACAAATGGGATGCCGTCATTCCGTTTGACTTGCTGTGGGAGCAGTACAACCGTGTGGCAAAGGTATCAGCAGCCATTGTTCTGTTCGCGCAGGGTGTGTTCTATGCAGACCTTGTTCACTCCAACAGAAATAATTTTCGATACGACCTTGTGTGGGATAAAATGCTTAAAGGCGGGTTCTTGAACGCAAAGGTTATGCCGATGCGCATACACGAGCAGATTGCTGTGTTTTATAGAAAGAAACCCGTTTACAACCCGCAGAAGACAAAAGGCAAACCGAACCACACGAAAGGGACGGCTATATTCACGAAAGGCGAGACCAACAACAACTATGGTAAATACAACCCCGTTGAAACTGACGTGAATGACGATATGAAATATCCGAGTACCATACTGTCGTTCCAAAAACCTCATCCGAGTGTTTCGGTTCATCCCACACAGAAGCCCGTTGAGTTGCTTGAATATCTCATAAGGACATTCACAAACGAGGGTGACACGGTGTTGGACAATACAATGGGTAGCGGCAGCACGGGTGTAGCCTGCGTGAATACGAACCGAAATTTTATAGGCATAGAGAAAGATACTAATTATTTTGAAATAGCGAAAAAGAGAATTGAGGAATCAAATAAAAAATTGTTCTGAATGAACGACATCAGACTATATAACGGGGATTGTCTTGAAGTTATGGCGGGTTTGGAAGAGCATAGCGTTGACTGCGTTATATGCGACCTTCCATACGGCATAACGAGTAACAAGTGGGATATTGTCATACCCTTTGACAAATTGTGGGAATCGTATGACAGAGTGTGCAAGGAAAACGCTATGATATGTTTGTTCGGCGGGCAACCGTTTTCGTCAATGCTTGTTATGTCGAACTTGAAGATGTTTCGTCACGAGTGGATTTGGATTAAGAACAGAGGAAGCAACTTTGCGAATACGGTGAGAGAGCCTATGAAAGAACACGAAAGCATATTGTGTTTCTCGAAAGGCAAATGGACTTACAACAAGCAGATGCAGGAGCGCACTGGCGGGGGTGCTGACCGTGTTAAGTACAGCATATCGTTTGACACTTCATCATCGAACTACCGTGATTTTGACAAAAAGGAAAACCTTGTGCTTACGGAGGAACGTGTGCTGTCATCATACCAAAAGTTCAACACGGAAGTTGGGTTGCACCCCACACAGAAACCAGTAGCCTTGCTTGAATATCTGATACGGACATACACTAATGAGGGCGACACTGTAATGGACAATACGATGGGCAGCGGCTCTACGGGTGTAGCCTGCGCCAACACGGACAGAAATTTTATAGGAATAGAACTTGATAAAAAATATTTTGACATTGCTGAAAGTAGGATAAAATATGCAAATAAAAAACTTTTCTGAAATGGACGGGGTGAAACTATACAACGGGGACTGCCTCGAAGTTATGAACGATATACCCGATAACAGCGTTAATTTAATACTTTGTGACCTTCCATACGGCACAATGGGTATAAAATGGGACGTTACGATACCGTTTGACAAACTGTGGGAACACTACAATCGTGTACTGAAACCAAACGGTACGGTTCTGCTTTTCGGAAGCGAGCCGTTTGCTTCTATGGTTCGTTACAGCAATCCGTCTATGTACAAATACGATTGGGTTTGGGAGAAAAACAACTGCGGCAATTTCCAATTGGTGAACAAGCAGCCTATGAAGATACACGAGACAATATCCGTGTTTTATGAGATTCCGAGACATTACGCCTTTTCGGAAATAATCGTTTCCAATATGAAGCGTCTTGGCTTGGGTTACAACGAGGTCAGTATGCTGTTCCCGTCACGAAACGGTTTACAGACGGGTTGGCTGTCCAACAAGATAAGCGGAAAGCAGTTGCCTACAAGAGAGCAATGGAAGCGTTTGTGTAATTTGTTCGGTATTGAAGATGAATATGACAAACTCGCAGTCAAGAACACTATAACCTATAATATGGTTCTGAAAGACGTTGAGAGAACATTGTCAAACAAAGGCAAAGGCGGCAGGCTCGGACATCTCGGCTCGCAGAACAAGCGCAGCGAGTATAAGCAGACAAAGAGCGGTTATCCAAAAAGCATATTGAAGTTCAACCGAGAGACGGGATTTCACCCTACGCAGAAGCCCGTTTCGCTGCTTGAATTTTTGGTTAAAACCCACAGCAACGAGGGTGACGTTGTTCTTGACAACTGTATGGGCAGCGGTTCTACGGGTGTAGCCTGCGTGAATACGGGCAGGAACTTTGTCGGCATTGAAATTGAGAAAAAGTATTTCGAGATTGCCGAAGAACGCATTTTGGATTCCGAAAAGAAACTGTTTTAGTTGTGTTAAAAAACAAAAAATTATTCTGATGGTAAGAAACATTATAATTGATGGCGAATTGCCAATAATATGTTCCGTCCCCGCCATTGAGGGTGTCGCTTATATGCTCAAGGAGCATTTTAACGACAAACCGAACAGACAGTTCACGGTGAACACAAGCATAGAGGATTACGATGAGTTGGAGAAAAACAGCGAACTCACGGACTGTATGGTCTATTACAATATGGAGCATAAGTGCAAGATTATGTGGAACGGGCAGTTGCCGTTCTGCGGTTCGTATTGGACGGAGAAAAACAACGAAATGTTCGCCAAGTATGATGAGATATGGGATTTCCAAATTGAGAACTACGAGTATTTCAAGTACCACGGTCTCGGAGACAAATTCAGATTCAGACCGCTACGGTACACAAGTTTCTATGAATGGTACAGAACAAGCGAGAAACCGCAGTTCGACATTCAGTTGGAGTGTGTTATTGATTCCGATATTAGGGCGGTTGCATTGCGTAATCTGACCGATATTCCTATGGCTGTTGACGATAACGGAAATTATGTGATTACGGGTGAGCGTATGCGAATCAACCTAACAAACACAATGGAAAGCGGCGTGAAACTGTTGGCAAAGAACAACTGCCGCTATGGTATTGACATTCCGAGATATGACGTGCTTTGCACGATAAACACGTTCCGAATCTATGAGTATGTCTGTATGAACAAGCCCGTTATTGTATGGGATAAATACGGCATCACATCAAAGCGTTATTTCAACGACTTGTGCATTTACACAAAAGACATTACCGCGTACAACATAAACAACATAATTCAGAACGAGCCGAAGTCCGATGTTGCCGACACATTCAAGCAGATGACATTCAATGATTCCGACTATAACGAATACATACTTGACATAGTGCGCGACCATAAAGATAGGACGGGTGAGACTATTCCCGATTCAGTATTGCAATGATAGACGATACAAACATAGAACTTTTGCACGGTGATTGCCTTGAACTTATGAAAGGCATACCCGACAACAGCATAGACCTCGTGCTGTGCGATTTGCCATACGGCACGACCGCCTGCGCTTGGGATGCCGTCATACCATTCGAGCCGCTTTGGGAACAGTACAAAAGGGTTACAAAAGACAATTCACCGATTGTGCTGTTCAGCACACAGCCGTTTACAACAATGCTCATCTACTCAAACATAAAATGGTTCAGAGAGGAAATCATTTGGCTTAAAAACCGTGGCGGCAGCGGTCTCCATTCCGACAGACGGCATATCAAGACTCACGAGAATATCGTTGTTTTTTCCAAAGGTTCGTACACGTTCAACCCGCAGAAGTGGGCAGTGTGTGACAAAAAGTTCCTCGTACACAGAAAGGTGTTTGACTACGGCTATGCGAAAAACAACATATACGGAAATATTCGCGATGTGAAGAAACCCGATGACGGAACTCGGAATCCGATAAGCGTTGTGTCATACGAAGTGCCTCATACCCCGTCAAAAGGCAGGCATTATGACAGCAATGTTGACTTGCGATACCATCCGACACAGAAACCGATAGAACTGCTCGAATACCTTATAAAGACATATAGCAATGAGGGAGGCGTTGTTCTTGACAACACTATGGGTTGCGGCAGCACGGGTGCAGCCTGCGTGAACACAAACCGCAAATTCATAGGCATTGAGATTGAGAAAGAGTATTTTGACATTGCGGAGAAACGCATAAAAGAAGCCAAGCAAAAACAGCAAACTGAAGCAAAGACATTGTTCTGATGGAAGTGAACAAGATATACAACCAAGACTGCATTGATGGTATGCGGTTTATTGGCGACAAGTCAATAGACTGCATAATTTGTGATTTGCCATACGGAACGACTGCCTGCAAATGGGATTCCGTCATTCCGATAGAATCGCTATGGGAACAGTATGAGAGGATTATAACCGATGTCGGTGCTATTGTGCTGTTCGGTCAAGAGCCGTTTTCCTCCTTTTTGAGAATGAGCAACACTAAACTCTACCGTTACGATTGGATATGGGAAAAGCAGAGACCATCCAACTTCCAACTTATGAATTACCAATGCGGCAGGATTCACGAAACGATAAGTGTTTTCAGCAAAAGCAACGCCTGCTATTCAAACGGCAAGCCTACTATGACATACTATCCGCAGACGACTTCAAGGGAAAAGGCGAGGGTTAGTACAAAGAACACAGTTTACAGCAACAACATTCTGCACAACTACAATAAGACTGCAACTGACTGTGACGAGAAAAAGACCTATAACGTGAAGCAGCCGACTTCCATCATCAAGTACAATACGGTTGAGGGTGGCAAGATACACCCGACACAGAAGCCCGTTGAACTTGTGCAGTACCTTGTGCGGACTTACACGAAAGAGGGCGACCTTGTGTTGGACAACTGTATGGGCAGCGGCACGACCGCAGTAGCCTGCATTCGGGAAAACCGCAGGTATATAGGGTTCGAAACGGATTCGGAATACTATGAAAAGTCGTTGGAACGTATAAAAGGCGAGATTGAGGAAAAGAGAAAACAACTTTTTTGATACTGGAGTATAAATATACATATATAAAAGTTATATATGAAGATACTTGACACAAAACAATTAGACGAAAAACTCAAAATAGAACCCGTTTCAAAGACAAAACTCAATGGGTTGAAAACAAAAATTGAGGAAGACAAGGATTTGATGGGTTTGCTTGAAAAAACAATATCCAAAATCGGTGACTATGTTGATATTGACGGTGAAAGATGGGATGAAGAATGCGTCAAAGGATTGAAAAAAGGTTTTGATATGCTTTTGGACTTTTATGTCAAAGTGAAACGAGACGAAGAATAATACAACGTATATGGCAAAAATCAGAAAAATTGACGAACTTGATGCAGTTTCTGAAAAGATTAGCATACAACCCGTTACGAGAGGTGAGTTGGCTAATTTGACTTACGGCAAGGGCAGATACATAATCACCGACATTTGGGTCTTGGAAAAGGATAAAGACGATGACGGTTCGTATCTTGAGTTTAAAATGTCAATCGGTGATGATTTGAAGAAATTGGTTGCCGAAACCTTGCTGAAATTTTGCGATGTCGTTGTTGACACAAGCAAACTCTCTTATGTCGAATATCCCGACAATGAGGTTTGGGCGAATTATACCGACAAGGATGTCGCAGTTTATCAATGCAAGGTTGATATTTTACGGAATATGACAACAAGGGATTACGAAAGACTTGGAATCCAAGACGATTTGACAAGATGAAATATTTATTGAAACGAACACCGAACTTCGGTGACAGCAAGGTGCATTTCCTGCTGTTCTGCATTGACTATCCTTGGAATCCGCCGTTTGTACGGTATGACATTGAAGTAATTAGGGAGATTGCAAAAGGTATGAAAGTCGGTGAGCAGAAGATATTGAATATTGAACCATTGATGTTCTCAAAGGAAAAATACGGCGAAATAACAATAGTTGAAGATAACTGCAAAACATTATTTCAAATCCCCGAAGACGGCTCTGCCCGTGAATATTAGACTATGGCTGATACCAATTTACATTTGTACGATATAGAGTTGAGAATCGCCCGCTCACGGGATTTCGACTATACGAAGAAACTTGTTGTGTTCAACGTGATAGGGCAGGGCGGCGTGTTACCGCTATGGCACGAGTGTGATGTTCTTGTTTGTACAAAGGTAGGCTACCTAACTGAAATTGAGATAAAACGCTCATACGCTGATTTTCTCAATGACTTCAAGAAAGAACACAACCATAAGTCGGATTACATAAAATATTTTTATTATTGCGTTCCCGCAAAAATTAAGGACAAAGTTCTGTCGTTTCTATCGTCATACGAGAACCAAAACGATTGGCGTGCTATGGCGGGTGTAATAACCTATTGGGACGATAGCAAGTGGATAGACATTGTGAAAGCACCTACACAAAACAAGGACGTACTGAAACTGTCGCTTGAACAGATGCTATATCTCGCACGGCTTGGAAGTATGCGGGTGCTTACGCTCAAAAAGAAAATACTTGATTTGAAAAAACAACGGATATGAATGACAAAGAACTTGACATTGATTGGAACAATGTTCTCATTGAGGCGAGCATAGCGGCTATGCAAGGAATACAAGAAAGCGGAAAATTCGGATTGGCTGCGGATGTTATGCCCGAAAAACTTGCGGAGATTTCTGTCAAGATAGCAAAATGTCTCGTAACCGAACTGAAAGCGGAAATTGAATCAAAAAGCGAGCGGCAATTACCGCTCGCTTTTTGATTATGTGCTTGTTTGTTATGTGGCAGAAAATCTGACTGAATGTCGTTTTTTTTTTTGTTTGACAAATATGCTATTTCTTTACAACACCTCGGCAGTGCATACCATAATATCTCTTCATATTTGCTACATTCCAACCATTATCATTGATTATGGCATAATATGCCATACCTTCTTCGCTTCTGCTATGTTCTTTTGTCCAAAAGCAAATAGAAGATTTCTCATACGTTTCGCCTTCAATGGTATAGCCGAATCCAGTGAATTGAATCGTTTGACCATTTCTTATTGACTCAAGAATAAGTGTTTCAGTTTCTTCGTCATATAAATTAATTATTGTGTTCTCAAAAAGTTCTTGAACATCTTCGGTTGTCGGCATTTCCCAATCGCCACCCATAAACGTATGCGCGACATCATCTTCTTTATCAAGAATATAGCGTTCTAAATCGTAATTATTATAAGGAAAATAGCCGTATTTATCAGCGTAGAAATCTTCATTGCAATATTCGGTATTATATGTAAATCCCCACATATAATCGAATCCCTTCGCTGAAGGGTCATCACATTCTTCAATATTGCCAATTGACCAAATAGTTCCGCTTGGAAGTCCGAGGTCAACATATTGATGACCATTGTAATCCACACCACTATTATAATTGGCATACCACTCGGACATACCAGCGTCAAATGCATCCACCAATGCCAATATGCCATTCTTAATATTTTTATACATATCGTCTATACACACCCGTTCGTCAGTATATTCACAATCTATGTGATAACCTTTTATTCCGCATATTGGGATTAACACCAAGTCTCCGTTGCATAAAACATATTTTTTATGATATAATGTATCATCGGGAAAAATTGGAGCATTAGGATGACCGAAAATACGCGAAATCAGTAATTCTTCTTGCGTTGACGGATTCAATACACGTTTACTGATATTAACCAATACATCATATGCTGCGGTTTCAAGTGTTTTTGTATCTATCAACTTATCATATTGGGAGATTTTTATGCCAGGTTGTTTGTCATCGTCATAAAAATTTATTTTATATGTGAGTGGTATATATCCAAAAAATGTAAATGATTTTCCCATTTCACCCGTATAACGACCAACATCAGCGTATCCAATAAGGCTTGGCGGGTTGACATCAGTATATATTGGGCTAAAATTAGGATAACAACCCACATTATTATCCATTATGCACCAATTTTCATTTGTACTTCCATAATACGCTTCGCGCAAGTTAGGGGCAAATCCGTCTGGCGATAATTCATCCAAATACAATAATCTAAAAATATCAGAATGGATGTTAAAATCATATGATATATGATGTAATACATCATTGTACGTAGAATGCAGTGTATTTATATCTAATTCGTTTATTATTATCATAATTTCTTGTGTTTTTACTTATTTATACGAGTGTTTACGCTCAAAAAAGATATTATAGAAATAAAAACGGACGGCAAATACCGTCCGTTTTCTTTATGCGAGTTTGTCTTGTTTATTTTCCTACAATGTTCTTTTTTGTAGTTTGGGAAGTCCACAATATTGCATTTTTCAATTTTTTCGCTTTCACGTAATCGCCATCTTTGTCCTCGCCCGTTTTTTCGCACTCGAAATATGTGTCAAGTTGTGGGTATTTAATGTCAGAACCGCTCTCGGAAAATGAGAAACGCATCATTTTGTCAGTATAACTGTATCCTTCACCTGCGGGTTTCCATTTCAGTTTGGTACACACGGCGAATAACAGTTCGGATGTTGTCATATCCTTTTTCAAGTTTTTCTTGAAAAAATCTTCCACATTTTTTGCTGGCATTTGCAGCATCTCGTCAATTTTCATTATGTGTGTCATAGTCGTTTGTATTTTATATTATGCAAGTTTTTTAATTTTCATTGAAAAGTCTTTCCACCAAGTGTGGAACGGAATCGCATCCCCGATACCTTTCACGGTTTCGTTGTACTTTTTCTCAACGTCTTTTTCTATGTCGTTGATAGTGTCTGAAACCTTTTTGTATTTCTTCGGGTCTTTCTCCATAAGTTCGGCTGCTTTGTCGAACACGAATGCGTTTAACTTCGTCATTCTGTAATTGAGTTTGACAGCACTAATAAAACCCTCTCCGATAAAATCGCTGTATGTTTTCATAGTCTTTATTTGTTATAAAAGTACACTGCCTCGTACCAATCGCCGCCGTCATCGGAACTTGTTTGCGTGACGTGGTGCAGTTTGTAGCCCAATTCGGTTATGAGTTTTTTAGAGAATCCGTGTTCGTGCTTCCAATTACCCTCTATCTGTACGCAGACATACCGTGGGTCTTGCGGCGTTTCTATCCAAACTTCCGCGCTGACACCATTGTTCTCAAGGGTCTTTTGAATCCTATCAACGTCTTTGTCGCTAATCATTCTGCGTTCAATTTCGTTTTGGATATTGTCCAACCGTTCTTTCGACACGGGTTGGATGTCAAGTTTTTCCTTGATGAATTTGTCTGCTTTGAGAATTTCCATAGTCGGTTGTTTTCGTTATGTTGTGAAGAAATAGGCAACCGAATGTCTTGCGTTGTTTATTTCCTCTTTGATTTCTTGTATTTCGCTGTCGCCCCATTGGGTGTACATATCGTAGTTTATCGTCACATTACCTGGGAGGTTGTATTGGAACATTCCCAAAATCCTGCTCATATTCTTCATACACATAGCCACGCAGTATCTGAAGAACAAGTCGTCTTCGAACAACGCGCAGTCGGATATGGTTGAAAGAACGTGGAACACGCAGGGTCTTGTCGGGAGTTCGCCCGTGAACCTCAACTTCTTTGTAAGTCTGTTGTAACTGAATCCGTGCATTTCCTGCAACATCTGACGGGCTTGGTCGAAGAAACTCCAATTGCAAGTCCAATACACGAGGTTGTCAGCAGCCTGCGGGAGACGGTCGTTGTACATACTCGAAGCAAACATTCTCTGAACGCCGAAGTCAAGGTTTCCGCCGTCAAGACGTGTCGAACTGCCCCAACCCGCTTCACCGCTGAATCTGCCGACTTGATAGACGCGCAGCACGGAGAATATGTTGTCGGGCATAACAAGCACACCACGGTCTTTTTTCGTTTCGGATTTCAATATCTTGTTTCCCTGCACGCCGCTTCTGTTGGTAAGACCGAGACGGAAACTGTCGGTCATAAAGACCTCATAGGGGCAGGATATGTAAATTTCCTCAACTGAATCATCGTATGCGTTGTAGAAATACCTTTTAGCCTCGCCCACAATCTGCGCTATCGCAGCCTTCGGGAGCGAGAAAGGTATCTGACAGTTCAGCGTCATTTGCTTGTTTATTCTGTCAGTGAAAGCGGCAAGACATTCTTGGCTTTCAGTATCTTCGCAATCTACATAGTAACCCACTGTTATACCAATATTCTTCTATTATTTATAATTCGATAATCAAACGGGTGTTCTTGTTACGCAAAACCCTTGCGTTTTCAGTAAGTTTGTAAACATCACACAGAACATCCAACGTTGTCAGATTAAGGAAATTGTCGCCTTTTTCAAAAGGAATGGCGGATTGCAGATAGACCTGCTTTTCTATCGGTATGCCAAGTTTTTGAAACCTGCTTCTTGTGTACGCGATGTTTTTCAGAGTGTTGTTCACCCTGCGTAACTCGCTTTCGGTCATTTTGACCTTTATTGTCTGTGTGTACACAGTGCCTTGTTTATCCCATACTTTGTTGTAGTTGACAGACAAAATATTCAGTCTCGGCTCGTTGATTTCGTTTTTCAGTTTGCCAAGTCTGTCCTTTGTTACGGGCTTTATGTCCAATTTTTCGGAGACAAACTCCTCTATGTTCAATACTTTCATAGCCTTATTCTATATATTTTACTGTGTCAAAATGGCAGGTGTCTTTCGCCACTTCGCATCTTTGTTGCAATTCAATGGAATCCTTTTTGTCATAGCAGTAAATGTAAAGTTTCTTGCCGACAATCTTGTTTCCGAATTTTTTCATATTTTTGTCTATGGCTTTGTAATCGTTTTTCTCGTGCATAATGCTGTCATAGTCATATATCGCTTTCCAAAAATCGTTGCTGTATGTTGTGTCCTCAAATTCTTTCACATTTTTCATATTCGTGAAAGTGAACTCGTATTTTGGACACATCATAAAATCGGTGTCATCGTCTTTGAAAGTCGGAAGTGAAGCAAGGATTCTGCCTTGACTGTCCAACACGCTTTCAAACGGTGTTTTTGTCGCAACAGTCTTTGCGCTTTCTGCTATGAATTGTTCAAATTTGTATATTTCCATAATTTTGTTATTTTTTAATTTTTCCTTCAATCCAATTCTGTTTATTTATCGGTAGAACAAGGTTTGGATTATTACCGCAATATAAATTATCGCCGATTTTCTGCGGTGCGCCTTCAATGGTTGTAAGTTTGTTATTACGGCAATAAAAACCACCTCCGACTTCTTGCGGTGCGCCTTTAAGGGTTGTCAAATAGTTGTATCTGCAAATAAAATCATCACCGACTTCCTTTGGTGCGCCTTCAAGGGTTGTCAGTTTATTATTACTGCAATTAAAATCACCACCTACTTTCTGCGGTGCGCCTTTAAGGGTTTTCAGTTTATTACCACTGCAATCAAAATCCCCGCCGACTTTCTGCGGTGCGCCTTCAAGGGTTATCAGTTTGTTATTAAAGCAGCCAAAATACCCTTTAACGTGTCCGAATCTTATTTTAAGTTTACCGTCAAGCACTATGTCGTTTGAAATCCTAACGTCCCCGTCACAATCATAACTTCTTGTTGATGGATTCCATACGAGATTGTTGACTTCTATGAATAATTTCGTTTTATCATCAACTTCGGGTTCTTTACACAATTCAGCAAGTCTATCTTTTGAAACGGGCTTAATGTTAAGTTTCTCGTTTATATATTGTTCGAACTTGAGTATTTTCATAACATATTTATTGTTTATCACAAGTAAGAATGCCTTGTATCCAATTTGGTTTTTCTTTTGGCATTGTTAAATTTGGATTGTTTTTGCATACAAAATGAAAAACGCCTTTTATTACACAATCTATCGAATGCAACATATTATCACTGCAATCAAAATTGCCTCCTACATATTTCGGTGCGCCTTCAAGCGTTGCAAGATTGTTATGGCTGCAATTAAAATTCCCGCCCACTTCTTTCGGTGCGCCCTTTAGCGTTTTTAATTTGTTTTGGCTGCAATCAAACACATACGGTATTTCTTTGGGCGCACCTTCAAGGGTTTTCAACATATTCTTACTACAAATAAAAGAGTCATCAATTTCTTGTGGGGCAAAGCAAAGGGATGTCAGTTCGTTGTCCGAACAATCAAAGAAACCCATTACTTTTAACGGTGCGCCTTCAAGGGATTTCAGATTGTTATTGGAACAGTTGAAGTTTCCATTTATAACTCCGAATTTTATCGGGAATGAATCCAACCCTATGTCGTTTATATAAACATTTCCGTGGCAATCATAGCGCATTGTTTGCTTATTGAACACAAGTTCGTGACGTTTGATGAAATTTTTTCTGTATTCATTTAAGTATAGTTCACCGAAACGATTATCAAGTCTGTCTTTTCTGACGGGCTTAATGTTAAGTTTCTCGTTTATGTATTGTTCTGTTTTAAGTATTTCCATAGTTAAAATATTATATATTTGTCTTTTACCCAATTTGGTTTTTCTCTTGGAGGATTCAGTTTCGGGTTGTTATTGCAATAAAAATCACCAACTCTTTGTGGTGCGCCGTAAAATGATTCAAGTTCATTGTTTGAACAATCAAGTTTGTATTTTACAACTTTTGGCGAACCCACCAATGATTTCAGTTTGTTGTGCGATATGTCTATTTTGTCGCAATTCGGAATCCCGACAAATGACTCTATGTTATTGTCTTTGCAATTTATAAAACTGGTGCTGATACCCGTTCCGATTTTTTGCGGTGCGCCTTCAAATGTTTTTAGTTTGTTGTGTTCACAATGCAAATCCCCACCGATTTCTTTCGGCGCGCCTTTAAGGGTTTCAAGTTCATTGTTATTACACCAAAGACCCCATTTGATTTCCTGCGGTGCGCCTTTTAGTGTTTTTAGTTTGTTGTAACCACAATAAAAAGAATCTCCTACTTTTTGTGGTGCGCCCTCAAGTGATGTAAGTTCGTTATATCTGCAATCAAAATAGCCACCGACTTCCTGCGGTGCGCCTTTTAGTGATGTCAGTTTGTTGCCCGCACAGATAAAATTACCATTGACCACACCAAATCTAACGGGAAATTCAGTAAGCCCCTTTTCTATCAAATTAACATTTCCTTTACAATCATACAACATAGTTTCTTTGTTATAAACAAGGTTATACTCTTTTATGAATGTTTTCATTTTTGTGGTTTGAATTAACCTGCTTTTTGAAACGGGCTTAATGTTAAGTTTCTCGTTTATATATTGTTTCGAGTTCAGTATTTCCATAACACTATTCTATGTTTTCAACTGTAACGGGGGAAACCCTAACACGGATATTCCTGCGGTCAATAAACGATGAGGTCACATACTTGTTCACTTGGATTATCGGGGTGTCGCTGTTTGTCACAGCACCGATAGGTCTGTTTATGGTGCTGACGTTTATCTTCGCGCCGACCTCAACTCTGTTGTATATGTGGTTTTCAGTCATACCCTCGCTCAAGTCAATGGCGACCATATTAGCACCGAACCTCTGCGGGTTTATTATGTCCACGCTTGCGGTCTTTATGATTGTCGTGTTGTCTCTGTTGTTAGTTATCCTCACAGTGTAGTCTATCGTAGCCTTTACTAACCCTTCCGTGTGTTCGAGTATCGGTCTGAATTTGATGAGTGGAGATTCGTGGTTATCCCTTGCGTTGACAAGCATTTCCCAAGTCTGTATGTATGTAATCGGTATCTGCGAATCAACAAGCGTGACATTCGGTTCGTTGCCCTCATTCGGTACGTTGTATTTCTCCGTTACCGTAAGTGTGTGGGCGAGCGTGAATGTTGTGTCGAACCTGCACAAATAGTCGTACAGTGAATTTGGGTCATACAACGGGTGCTGTATGTCGTTCTCGTAGTATGTGTATAATGTGTAAAAGTCTCCACCATTTACATCGGGCAATATACAAGCCTTGAGGTTATCGTATGAATCCTTGTTGGGAAACAGCGTTGAGGTCAACGCTCTTGTCTTGATAACCTCGAATCCCTTTTTCTCCTCATAACCGACAATGGCGTGCAGGTCAATTCCGATTGACGGGTTCTGATAGTATCCGTGTTCGGAAAGATGGTATGCGAGGGAGTTTTCAAACGGGTATCTTCTTTGGTATTGTGTGCCGTTGTAGTTATGTTCCATACTATCCGTGTTATTCTTGTCTGTTGACAAGTATGCGGTTGAAGGTACTCTGAACTCAATGTAGTTCACATAAACCTTGTCGGCAAACCAAAGAGGCTCTGCAAGCATCTTATAGTCGTCATAGTTCGTGTGTATCGCACAGAGCAGGTTTATGTACTCGCCCGAATGGTTTTTTGTGTATAGGTTGAATATGAATCCGTCATATTCGGAATGGTAGTTGGAACGGAAATAGATACGGAGTATGTCGTATGGTATGTACTCGTGTTCGATGTCGGGCTGCTTCATTATGTCACCCTCGCCCGATTCAATGTCAGACCACTTGCTGTCAACGCTTGTGTAGAACTGACCGTTCACCTGCTGTGTGCGAACCCACATAGTGCTGTCCTTTTTTGCAGGAAGCACGGTGTTCAGAAGTGTGTTGTTCGTCAGCGGAACGGAAGCCGCATTGTTGACAAAGTATTTTTCGTTGGTGTATCTGTTGCCCGTTATGTAGTAGTTACATATCGCGCTGTCACCGTATGTACCTTCGCCGTTTGAAGTAAGTATGTCCTCACTCAACTGTGATTCGCCCGCAACAAAGCGGTCTGCTACATAGACATATTCCATAAGGATATTGTCGGTAAGCGGTATGTACCTTTTGCCCGATTCAGTAGGTTTGCTCATATTCGTTATATTTAATAGTGAATCAATTTGTATATTTATAAACAAACAGAAAAACCCGACAAGTGTCGGGCTTTCCGTTTGGGTGATATGAATGGGTAATCCAAACTATTGGTTAATCTCAATATCGTTGTTACTGCGGGGCCAAATCTGATAACCGTAATTAGTTGAAAAATAAGCAAATCCCGTTATGTTTGCGTGCGTTCCATTTGGAATTTCCATTGATATTGAATTAAATCTATTGTATAATTTAATTGTGTTTTCATTCTGACTTATAGTCATAGTATCTCCGTCAATAATAACATCATTTAATGTCACTAATTGTGATTCGTAATGTGCATAATTATTTTCAATATCGTTTATCGTAACGGGGATAGGTTCAATTTTAACTGGAACATACGTTGCTTCTGGTGTATTTTTTGACGGTATAAATTCCCACGTTCCTTGATAAAGTGTAAGCCTTCCTTGTATTCCATCAAAGATATCGCCTTCATTGTATTGAGTAGTAATTTTTGGTGTATTATAATCATATATACATAATCCACCGCTATCATCTTTAACATACATATAACGACCATATCTAAACACAAAAGTAATAGGATTTTCTATTATAATTTCCGATTGTACATTGGCATAATTTTTGAGTTCTAAAATTGATGCAACTCTTATTACATTATCTTCTTGGGCTTCTTGGATACCTTGGATTCCTTGAACGCCTTGAATTTCATCTGTTTCTTGAACGTCTTGTACGCCTTGAACACATTGGATTCCTTGTTCGCTTTGGTTGTTTTGACTGTTTGGCTTTGCACTTTTATTGGGATATGAAAAATCCCCTTGAACCAAAAGTTCGCCATTGTCTGAAAACCCTGCCGTAGTTATGTCAAACGGGTTTTTGTATCTGTATGAATCAATAGCCATATTTGTATAATGTTCTAAAATGAAAGATTGTTTTCATCTAATTAGTATTTATATTTTTGTCGGCGAAATTTTTTCATCTATAAAACAACATAATTCCGATTTTTTTATTATATTAGATTGTATCGAAAAAACGAGAACTATGAGTTGCTATGATTGCATACACGGGCCAGTACCCTGCGAGCGTTGGGAAGTTGAAGGACACACTATGCTGTGCCAAGAGTCAATAGACTACACTGCCAACTCAACGCCTGCGCCGCCTGCACCCGTTGACACAAAGGAAATAATCGAACTTGCCGAGAAGCAAGTTTCCGAAATGCTTGGAGAATCACATAATCAATAAACCAAAACACGTATAAATGGAACAATTACTGACAGAAAAGTACAGACCGCAAAGCATAGACGAAATCGCTTTGCCGAAACGAATCAAGGATATGTTGTCCAAGGGCATACGGACAAATATGCTGTTCTACGGAACGCAGGGAACGGGAAAAACCTCAACTGCCAAACTTATGGTGAAGCAGTTCGGTCACAACTACATCTATATCAACTGCTCCAAGGAGACGGGAATTGACACAATCAGAGAGCGTATTCAGAACTTCTGTATGACTTCCTCGCTGACCCAATCGAAAAGCGGTCTGAAGGTTGTCATTATGGACGAGATGGACGGTATGAGTGCGCAGGCTTACCAAGCGTTGCGCGGCAGTATCGAAGAGTTCGCTTGCAACACCCGTTTCGTTGCCACCTGCAACTTCGTGTCGAAAGTACCCGAACCAATCCAAAGCCGTTTCGAATGCATCAGTTTCGACTTCGAGGGTGAGGAAATGAAAGAGGTGAAGATTGCCTGCGTTTACCGCATCAAGGAAATTTGCGACAACGAGGGTGTGAAAATCACGAAAGACGCAATCTCCGCGCTTATCAAAAACAACTTCCCCGATATGCGCAGCATCGTGAACAAGTTGCAGACTATGATTCTGCAAGGCGTTGAGGAAATCAAGTTGGAAGACGTGTCGAAGTACAATTCGAGTTTCACCGATATTTTTGAACTCGTCACCACGAGTAACGACCCCGTGAACAACTACAAGGTTCTCGTCAGCGAGTACGCCAACAAGACCGATGATGTTCTCAACTCACTCGGCAGGGAGTTCATTCAGTACATCATTTCAAACAGAGAGGATTTGACACGGTTCATTCCGCATCTCACCATAGCGGCTGCGAAGTATCAGAACCAAAAGTTCCAAATCATTGACCCCGTTGTGTGTATGCTTGCTTGCGTTGCCGAAATGCAGCAAATCATAAACCAAAAGATTGAGTAGTATGAAAGAAATTGTTTGGGGCAACAAGATTGTCTATAAGAAGAATTTTATCGAAAGGCTCTATTACAAACTAAAAGGGAAGAAAATAACTTTGGGGAAGAAGGAGATTTTCGAGTTCAAAGAGTTGCCGTTCTTTTTCAGAAACAAGCGCAGGTACAACAAACACGTGAAAAATGTCTTGTCTGTGACAAAGAAACTTATCGGCGAGACCGAGTGCAATATCTACGAAATGCAAAAGAAATATAGGGAAAACGAAAATAAAAAGGACATCAAGAAAAAACGCAAAAGACTGTTCGGGAGAAAGAAGTAAAATTGTTGATAACTTTGTTGATAACTTTTTTCAGAAAAAATGTTGAGTGTATAAAAATTTTTGTATTTTTGCAGCGTAATCAATTTCAGTATTAACCCTTAAAAATTTAGAGCAATGAATCTTTATGAAATCACAAACGAGCAAGTTGAATTGAACAACCTCCTTGAAGAGTCTATGGGCGAATTGACCCCCGAATTGGAAGCCGCCCTCGAACTGAACAGAGAGAATTTCCACACCAAGGCTGAAGGCTATGTGAAAGCCATCAAGAACTACAAGGCTGATGCCGACAGCATTGCCGAGGAAATCAAGAAATTGCAGGCAAAGAAGAAAACCTGCGAGAACGCCATCGAAAGAATGAAGACCGCCCTTTGCGGTGCTATGCAGATTTTCGATATGCCGAAAGTGCAGTTGGGTCTGTTTAAGGTTTCCCTCACCAACAGCGAAAGCGTCAATATCATTAACGAGGACGCTATCCCTATGGAATTTAAGAAAGTAAGGTACGAGATTTCCAAGACCGAACTGAAGAAAGCCATCAACGAGGGCGTGGAAATCGAAGGTGCTGAAATCAGAAAGAACACCTCAATCACAATCCGATGAAGAAAGAGACCTTTGTTAAACTTGTTGACACCCTCGTGAGTGTCTGCAAGAACAGAGACAAGATGAATGACGAGTTAGTGGCGGTGATTAAAAAACACCGCCACTGTAACGAAGAATTGTCGTTCAGAGATGCCATTTACGACTACACACTTGAAGATACCATCATTGACGTTATTGAAATGGAAATGGGCGTGTATGTTAGGGACAGAGTTGCCGACTATGTGTATGAGCAGCACGGCAGCAAACCCGTTTGTTCCCCGTACCCAATCCTTGATTCCGCAGAAGATTTGTATGACGATATAATGGAGAGCAATATATGCGGAAAATAATCCTACTTTCGATTATGCTTTTCTGCCTGCGCTGCAATGCGCAAAGGTATGAAATCAATGAAGTGTTTTCAGTGTTGAACGCAACAACCGAGGAAACGGTTGAACGACTGTGTTCGATTGTCATAAAAGGCGACACGGCATACCTCAACATATTCGACATACCAGCAAAGGTTGAAATCACACGAAAGGAAAGAGTGTGCGGGAAAACCGAAATTGTTGAGAACAATATTCTGTACCGTGACCGAATTTGTGGTAAGGTGTTCTTTTTTGACGATTCGTCCTATGTTTTCATAGGCAAGGTGAACGGCAACCGTATGGTTATGCTATCCATCGAATCATCAGATAATTACATCTTTATAAATACAGAGTATTTGACACAAAATGGACACTTTTTTAAGCGATGATAAACGATTTATAACAATACGCGAATGCTCACAAGAAGAATACGACCAAGTGAAAACAGCGTACACGAAGAAAGCGGACGGATACCGCTTCAACCCGTTATACAAGAAAAAATTGTGGGACGGCACGGTTTCCTATTTCAAGGGTGCTAATCTGCCATCGGGTACTTGGTCTTACCTCATAGACATTTCCAAACAATGTGGTTGGAAGTTGAGAATAGAGGGGCTTCGCGGACTTTTTGACAACAACATAACACTTGAATCCTATACCGAATGGGTAAACAAATTCTTTGACGGTCTCCCGTTCACACCACGCGACTATCAGATAAAGAGCGCGTACAGAATACTTCGGTACAGAAAGTGTCTGTCGGAACTCGCAACGTCTGCGGGAAAAACGCTGATATGCTTTATGGTGTTGGCGTATCTGATAGACAACAAAATAATCAAGGGCAAGGTGCTTATGATTGTGCCAACCGTTCAACTCGTGCTGCAATCTTCGGGCGACTTCGAGGAATACAACACGGACAAACTTCCCATTGTCATACAGCAGATATACGCAGGTTACAAAATGAAGCCCGATGCGAACATATTTGTCGGGACATACCAAACCCTTACGAAAATGGAGGAGTCTTGGTTCAAGCAATTCGACTGTATCATAGTTGACGAGACGCACAAGGCAAAGGCGAAGTCAATCAAGGATATACTCGAAAGGTGTTGGCACTGCGAGTACAAGTTCGGTGTTACGGGTACGCTGCCGAAACCTAACAGCGCGGAATCGTTGACTCTGCAAACGTACTTGGGGCCGTTGGTGACGGAGGTCAAAGCCAAATCCCTCCAAGACCGAGGCTTCATATCAAACTGCAATATCGTGCAGATGCGTATTGATTATGTCAGCGAGGCGAAGAAATCCGAGTTCGCCGAGGCGTACAAGTTCCTTATGAAAAAGAAGAAAGGCTCTGACGCATTCAACCTTGAAAAGAACTTTATCATAGAGAACGAAAAGCGTTTCAACTTCATATCCGACTTGATACGGAAAACGACCAAGAACACACTCGTTCTGTTCCACCGAATCATATACGGCAAGAAACTGTTTGAGTTCCTGCGGGCGAACCTGCCGAACAAACGGGTGTACTATATTGACGGAAGTATAGACAAAGACATAAGAAAGGAGATAACCGACAGAATGGATAAGTTTGATGACGTTATCCTTGTTGCGAGTTTCGCCACATTGAGTACTGGTGTCAGCGTGAACCACATATACAATGTGATATTCACGGAGAGTTTCAAAAGCCCGTTTGTCATTATTCAGTCAATAGGTCGTAGTTTGCGTCTGAAAGACAAGGAGAACAAGGAGAAAAACAAGGCGACAATCATTGACATTGTTGACGATTTCCGTTATGGAAAATATGTTAATTATCTGTACCGACACGGGGTTGAGCGTATGCGGATGTACAAAGAGCAGCAATATCCCGTCATAATAAGAAAAGCGAAATGGTAATAAACTATGTTACAAATGCCGAACTCTGCAATATCGTGAGGAACAACCTGCACAAGATTCCTCACGACATAGACGGCGTTATCGGAATACCGAGGGGAGGTATGTTCATCGCCACCATAATCAGCGAGTATTTCAACATACCGTTATATTCGGTTGAGAGTTTCCTTTTCGGCAGCAGTATAGGCAGCGGCGAGGCGGGCAAGACTATGAAGAAAAGCAGCCACGGCAAATACCTTGTTGTTGACGATTCCGCAAGTTCGGGCAAGAGTTTCAAAAATATAAGGGCTATATTCGCTGAACGCAGCGAAAAATTCGTGTATTTGGCAGCAGTGTGTGACGACAGAAAGAACCTTGACTGTGTTGACATAGTTCTTTCTTATGTCAGAGAGTTGAGGATATTTGAACTCAATCTTTTCAGAATACCTTTCATAAGAAGGTCAATCATAGATTTTGACGGTGTGCTGTGTGAAAACCCGCCGAGAGACATAGACAAAGACGAGGAAAAATACATTGAGTTTATGAAAACGGCGAAGCCTATGTTTCCGCTATGTTACCCGCCACTTGCTATATGCACGGGCAGGCTGCTGAAATATTCGAAAGAGACTATATCGTGGTTGAGGGAACGTGGTATTTCATACGGAAAACTCTATATGCTTGACATACCGTCCATTGAAGAAAAATTGGAGAAAATGAACACGCCATCTGTCAAGAATATGAAGGCTACCGTTTACAAAAAGCACAAGGAAGCCGCTTTGTTCATTGAGAGCGACAAAATTGAGGCTATGCACATCTATAACTGCACGGGAAGACCCGTCTTGTGCATAGGTAATAACACATTGTATCAGAATCAGAAATAAGTAAAACACACCTACAATTATGAAAAACTACAAAGATGTAAAAGCACAGATATCCGCATTCGAGACGATATGCGAGGAACTTGAAGTTGATTTGCAGACGACAAACAGCGACAAGGAGTACAGAGAAATAGAGTCAACACTCGAACAAGCGAAAAAGAACATAGCCGAATTGGAGAATGTGTTAAGCACAAGCATACACGTCAGCATAACGGACACGTGCAGGTCATTCAGTCCTTGCGAGTTCGACATACCGATAAAACTCGGAAGCGTGAACTATATGGTGGGCTGCAACGGCAGCGGAAAGACTACAATCTTGCAGAAGATTCGCTCCGATATGGATTCACTATACGATATAAACAAGAATGACCGTGACGGTATGACAAGTGTGAACTTGGATATAATTAAATTCGTACCTATTAAAATCAGCGGAGTGACCGATAAGTTCACCCATATATTCGCGTTGGATTCCATAGAGGACGACCCGTCAAACTTCATCAATTCGTCAACGGCATACGGTCTTGTCGCAGGCGGCGGTCTTGAAGTGCAGCATAGGTCAAAGGGAGAGAAGTCGAAGATTATGCTGTCAATGCTTATCACAAAAATACAAAAGGTTCTCGGCTTCACCATTGACGATTACAAGAAAGGCGAAGATATTAAGGATTGCAGACCTCTGATTCTGATTGACGAGATTGACGAGGGTATGGACTTTAAAAGTATGCTCACATACGACCGCCTGCTTTCCAACTTATGCAACATTTTCAACGCTACCGTGATATGCGTTACACACAATCCGTTGGTTTGCTTCGGGAACAGTAAGTACGACCAATGCCCCGTGTTCGACATCAAGCAAATGAAGCAGATAACAATAAGCGACTACATAACAAACGAAACGGGTATGCGTTTGCAGATGGTTATGCCGCCGTCAGAGGATAAACAAGATATATAACTTATATAAGAGATATGAAAGCACTTATCATTACATTGATTGTCATTGCTGTATTGGTTCTGCTTGTTATTGCAGGCATTGCCATATCCCGCAGGATTATACGGAAAAAGTTTGAATCGGCATTCGGGTCTTTGCTCTTGAATCTTGCGATGCACGTAATATCGTTGAAACTTGACACCCTGCCCGATGAGGAAAATATGCCGAAACCAAAATTCTCCTATTTGGATTTTGTGTATGACAAAGACAAGAAAAGGCATTGGAGACGTAAGAATCGTAAGGCATACAAATTTGTAAGGACAACGGCATTTGACTTGATTGACAATAACGAGGTGTTCGAGAAACACGGTATGAGCAAGCCGAGCGGGTTGCTTCCCTATGACCTTGTTGACGAACACGGGAATCCGCTTCCGTCAGACGCAAAAATCAAATTAGATTAACCCACAAAACCAAAAAATATGAAAAATGTTTTAGCAATCATTGTTATCGTTGGCTTGGCTGTAATGTTCATCGCAGCGGAAGTCATCGCCCGTAATAAAAGACGGGACAAAATGAAAGAGATTCTGAAGGTCGGCAGACGCATAGTGGTCTATGACTATATACCGTTTTTAAATGAATGCAACTATCTCGGCAGCGGAACTATAATATCCTGCGGCGACCGCAAGTTCACCTACGTTATGGGTGACGATTCCAAACACACGGAAAGATATGCCTCATTCGGGAAAACAATCTATACCGTTGAGGTGTATGACGGCGATAAACTTGTTTACACAAACAACAGCGCGAAAAAATAAAGTTAGTATATGACAAAGGAACAACTTATAGAATTTGTCGAAGAGGCACACAAGAATAAGGTACTTAACCTATTCCTCGTGTCTCTGATTACCTCGGAGAATACGGACGAGCAAAAGAAAGTCGCCCTTGACTTGGCTAAACGGTTGGTTGAATGCGCTGACGAAATCAACCTGCCGAAAACTGTAAAGGCACGGGTCAAGCGGTGTGCGAAGAAAACAATCACCACGCTTGAAATCGAATTGGGCTTGGCTGAAAGGAAAGAGCCGAAAGGTGAATCAGAAAAATAAAAAGGCGGGAAGTTATCCCGCCTTTCTTTTTCAGAGAGTTGCTATCTCTCAATGTAGTTGTGATTCACAAGCGTTTCTTGAATATCGAAATCGCTTGCGAAGTAGAGAATGTGGAAAGTGATACTTCCAATCATTTCAGCCTCGTCAGCCATTTCATCGCCGAGGTCTGTTGTGAAAAATTCGGCGACATACCTCTTGTTGGTTTCATCGGGTGTGATTGTGTAGTATCCGTTTGATGTCTCGGCAACACCTGCGCAGCGTTGCATAAAGTCAATAAGTCCGACCATTTCGTTAGGGGCATAGTCGAATCCGTTGTCAATGCCTCTGTCCTTGTGTTCTGCGGAAAGGGTGGCATCCTCAATGATTACGCTCAAATTATCTTGAGCCAATTCAGCAAACACCGTGTCGGGGTTGCTATACATTTCGTTTACTCTTTTAATATGTGTCATAGTCTTTAATTTTTTGCATTGTTAAAACATCGGCGTGTCGTGACGGTATTCCCGTTTGAGCAACGACAGAACGTGGTTGTTCGGGTAAACGCCGCGACCCGCAAGATTGGTTATCTTGTATCCGTAGCAGTCCGCAAGAAACCTGCCGACCGCCTGCGAGCGGGAGACACCCGCCCTGCAATGTATGTAGAAATCTTTTCCGATATTCTCCGCTATAAAGTCGTATATGGTTTTAGCCTCGCTGTCGGTAAGACCCTTTATTCCACTAACATCATAGTCGTTCACATCCCAAAAGTCAATGTTAAGCACGCGCTCCGTGCCGTTCTTGAAGTAGTGTGAACCTCCATTCGGTTCGCTTATGGAAATGACAGCCATATTGTCGGAAATCGAATCCAAATATCCGTTGTCCGCCATATATTTGTCAAACAGCCTTCTACTGAATATGTATGCGTTCATTATCTTTTGTTTAGTTTGTTTATGAGTTCCTTTTGTTCCGCTTTGACATCAGCCGCCATATCGTCATATTCAACTCTGTTGTCCAATGTATCTTCAACACAGACGTGTCTGCCGCTTCTGCCTAACATAAAAAACTCTGTGTTGTATTTTGCTTTCAGTCTTTCAAGTGCTTCTTGGCACAATCTATTGTATTTTTCCTCGTTAAAATTCTCTGGCTCAACATTCACATCCCACAATATATGCTCGTCTGAAAGTTGCAGATAATTCATACCGTCATCTTCATTATAATATGTTTCGTAGTCACCGTAAGCGTATGAGGCATATTTGTAAAAGTTGTTAATATCTTCAACAATGCGCTCGCAATCTATGTGCAACTCCACGCAATATATGCAGACATTTGCGAAGTTGTCGGTGTATTCGGCAAACGGGTATTCAAAGTAATATTCTTTGTTGTTGCCTACTGCTCCGCCAAGAACAATGGGATTCGGCAGGTTTTGATGTGCATATCCGCCACCGTAATTAAATTCAAGGTCTATTGAATCATTGCATTCGTCATTAAGGAATTTCTGCAAGTATTCGGAATATCCCTTTATTTTCTCAACGACAGCCTTGTTGTTTTTCAACCTATCAGCCGTTATAGGCTGTATGTTGAGTTTTTCGTTTACTTGGACTTCGTAATGGTCGGATATGTATTCGAGAAAATCGTCTTTTTTCACCCACCAAACCGAAGTGCCGCCGTGAACCCAAAGGTCTTCATCATCCTCATACATAAACATATTGTCATCGCCGTCAGAAGTTATTCCGTTGTAATAGTCATTTGTTGACCATTTGTCAATAAGGTCGTTGCATATTTCCATTGTTATCTTCCAATGCTCACTTCCGTTGATTGTTTTGCGCTCCCCCGTGAAAGCGGCGGTGTTGAAATCGAAATGAAATCCCTCGAATTTGACGCTATAACCTGCGCCCGCGCCCTCGGCTATGAATTGGTCTAATGATAAAATTTTCATAATCTCGTTTGTTTAACCATATATTTATAAGTGTTGATAACTCTGTTGATAACTTTTTTGAAAAAATGTGATGAGTGTATGAAATAATTTGTATTTTTGCGATGTCTTAAAAACGATAAGCAATGAGTATGAGATTCAAGTCAAAAAAGGAATTGGAAAACGCAATCAGAGAGTCAATCACGACCAATCCGAAACGCGCCATTGACGCTATGCTGCGGATATTCGAGTACCAAACCGCTGACGAGCAGGCGTGCGGTACGGTGAGCAAACTTAACGGTGTCGGATTCGTCTGCACCGATGCCCCGATTCTCACCTCGTTCTGTGAAAGATACAAGAAATTCGGCAATCTCACAGAGCGTCAGATTGAGTTTCTTATGAAGAAAATCGGGAAATACGCAAAGCAACTAACGACCCAAGCAATCGAAAAGGGGTTGTATGTCAAGGAAGGCAGTATGTGGATTGTCAACAAATCAAACAAGTAATCACCTTAAATACCTTTATTATGAGTTTTGCGAAATACGATGACGGCATTGTAAAAAAATGCGAGATGGTTTACACCAACCGTGTGAATAAAATAGAGGACATAAAGATTCTCGCTGACGGCACATACCTTGGATTCAAGGTCTGTATTCTTTCCTATGGCACACACCCCTGCTGCTATTTCAAACTGAACGAGGGTGACAAGTTCATTGGCGAGGATATGGACAATATCCCATTAAACTGCCACGGCGGTCTCACGTTTGCGCGGAAAACCGAAAAGGATTCCCCGATGGGTGAGGGTTATTGGCTCGGTTGGGACTATGCACACTACGGAGACGCAGACGGCAGCGGAATATTCGAAATGCTCGGAATGTCGGGTAAGAAGTACACAACCGATATGCTCGTTGCCGACTTGAAAGAGGCTATCAAACACTATGTAACACTTTAATTGAACGTCCTATGGAAAAACTTATAGCATTCGGATTTGTTTTGCTTGTTATCTTTATGTGGATTGTCACAGAGGAATTGTCAAGCAGGAAGTTTCTCAAAGAACGAAGGGCTATCCTTACTGAAGGCAGGAAAATCATATTTTTCGCTTGTGTCAACAAGGAGTTTGACGATTGGAAACAAATTGCTTCCTGCGTCATTGTTGACTGCCGTGACGAATATTTCAAGTGCAAGTACAGTGACGGCACAGTTGACTATATCAGATACACATACCTCGGCGAATATGACGACAAGGTTGAAGTTTATGACGGTGACACCCTCGTTATGAGGACTGGGTTCGCCCTTCGTTATGACTATTAAAGCAAAAGGTTATGAATATTGTAAAGGCATTTGAAAAGGCTTTCGCCCAAAAGGAACGCTTGGGCTGGGATAAAATCTACGTTCTCGTTGATGTTCACGACACCATTATGAGCGGCGTGCATAAAAAAGACGAGCCGTATCTTTGGTACGATATGGCGTTGGTTGGTCTGAAAATGCTTTCTTCCCGTGACGACATCTGTCTGATTATGTGGACGGGTTCGCACGACACGAGGATAAGACAGACGCTTGCTGAACTTGAAAAACGTGGCATCCATTTCGACTATGTGAACGAGAACCCCGAAGCGGAGGACAACGATTTCTATTGCAGCACAAGCAAGATATATTTCAATGTCGGCATAGACGACAGATTCGGATTCGAGGCGGAGAAAGATTGGGCTGACATTGTTAGATTTCTGACAAACTCAAAATAACTGAAATATGGAAAAGGAAAGATTATTGACTTTGTGTAACTGCCTGCTGTCCGACAATGATGCGGAGCGAGACACCGCCGAGGAAGTCTTGATTCGGTATTTCGCCCCGCTGTTCAAGAAATGGTATGAGCGGATACATAAGTATTTGGGAATGAACATCTCGTATTATGAATATTACAACCCCGACAGCGGTATGTTCATTCGAGTAGTGTATGCCCAAAACAAAAACACACTGTCGTTTTATTATTATGACGAAATACGTTCTTGTGAGGATGTTGTTGAAGTTGACATAAATGAAATCACAAACGGCAACTTCCTTGACAGAGAGGAATACGAGGCCTGGCGAACAGAGGTAATGTATCACGAAAGCAGACTTTGCGAACTTAAAAAGAATCAACCAAAAGAAGTGTTATGAAAAAAGAAGAATTAAAAGAGTGGATTTACAAAATCAACGATGACTCGAAGTCGGTTACAAAAAACGCAAAACGCATTGTGATTGACGAGTGCGTTCCTTTCATCCAAAAATGGTACAATATCGTCACCAAATACGGCGGCGGTAACATTTCTAAATACGATGATTATCGTGATAACCGAGGTGAGATTGATGACGTGTCGTTCAATGTGTCCAAATCGGAACTGACATTCCATTACTCTGACGGTTGCAGGGGTGAATATATTGAGGACTTCATAACCGTCAAATTGAACAACCTGCTTGACGAAAACTTCTTTGAGAAGGAGGAACTGCGTGTTTGGAAAAAAGCGGTTGCTTTTACCGAAAAAACGCTTGCCGAATACAAGGAAAAGGTTATGCGAATCGAAGAGACTTTGGCAGACCTAAAAGCCAACAAACCGAAAGTAAAAACCGAATAAAAATATTGTTATGAACAAAGACAGAATGATAGACGTTAGCAAGTTCAGAATTGGCAACTATGTCATTTCAAGGGGTGAAATCACGAAGATAATCGGAATCCGCACCGACACGGACGACCCCACCTATCTGTGTGAGAACTGCGATATTTGGATGCCCGTGGTTGAGGGCATACGGCTGAACTTGGAAATCCTCCAATACAATCGTTTCGGTATGTCGGACGACAAGAGTTACGGCGTATTGAGAACTACGTTCAACCCGTTTGGCGAACGAGGGTTCAAGGAGTTCGAGGACTGCATTATAATTGACCTTAAAATGCCGCAGTCCTGCTTGGTGAAGCATCAATACCTGCAATATCACGAAGGGTTCAAACCAAGTCTGATATGCAGGAAATACGATGGGGAAATCATTTACTTCCACGAGTTGCAGAACATTATGTCAGTCTGTGAAAACAAGGTCGAAATCAAGATTGACCCCAATATGAAAATTCAACAATAACAATTATGGACAGAAGAGAATTTATCGCAAGGAAAGCCCACGCAATCGTTATGGGCGATTTGGACAAATATGTTGTCCTTAAAGAAGATGAGAAAGGTCGCTATATCGAATACGCATTCAAGGATGGCGCACCGCACGACAACCGCTGTCTGTCTTGGTATGTCACGTTGCAGCCGAAAGCATTGAAGCGTAACGGTCACGACATCAAGGAATGGAAACTTTGTGAAGTCGGTCAAATATACAGACTTCTCGAAAACAACTGCGGCGAGGGTGACAAGAAAGGTGATGAATACTGCGCCGCAGGTCATCTCCGCGAAAAGTGCAGAAGCAACTACCCGCATTGGACTTATGATGAACCCGTCAAGTGCGCTTGTTGGAGTCTGTGGAGATTGGAAGACTTGGGTCAGTTGAGCATCCCGCTTGACAAAGTGGTTGACTATATGCACGAACTTGTGAACCTGCAAAAAGAAAAGCACGAAAGTTAAACCAATAAACCGACAATTATGAAAGAAGAAATTATGAATGTCAAGGTGTTCATCGCCGATGACGGAAAGAAATTCCTTGACGAAGACGAGTGCAAGAGATACGACAAGATAATCAAGAACATTCGCTATTTCTTGGTTAAGCACACACCCGACTTGACCGAAACGGGTCTGTTTAAGGAAATCAGCGTTGTCGCTGTTTATTCCGAAAACGGATACCATCGTGAAATCGTTGAGCGTTGGTGCGTTGAAGAATGGAAATACTGCATTCTCGGCGTATCTGTGCAGGGTTACGGATTCCAACCGCACTTCGAGATTATCGAAGGCACGGGTGATGACATCGTGAAAACCCGTTGGAACAACTATGTCTATGACCAAAGGGTTGATTCCTTCAGATATAAGAAAAAGTTGTTCCTATCCCCGATACGTGTTGAGGGATTCCCGAACAACACGGACTATTACGAAAAATGGTTCAAACTCTGATAAAAAAATTTTTTATTCGACATTTTTCGGAAATTTTTATTATATTGTATTGTAAAGTTCTTTGAAAACCCATAAGGTGTGTAGCATAAACAATGCGCGGCGTGCGTCTATTTTTTTTTCGGTTCTTGTCTTAAAGAACACAGCAGCAAAACTCACTATCATCTGTATTTAATAAATTTCAATCAAAATCATTCCGCGAGACGCTTTGCCGATATGCGGGTCACAACCCCGCCACACCTTTGTTTTGAATCCCTTGTATTTCTACTCATAATAATTATTTTTGTTGAAGAAAAAAGGAAGCCCGTTTGGACTTCCTTTTTCTTTTTGTGTTGTCGGCATAAGTTACACTTCCCTGCCGTTCTCGTCATACACACACTTGACTGTCGGGAATCGCATACTCGTTCCACCTTTTTGATTCTTGGTTTCCTCGAAATACTTGACGCTTATTGTGCGACCGAGGATTTCTTCGGGGTGTTCGGCATAGTATATCCTCTGTTGTTTGTTGAACCCGCTTCCGACACCTACACGATTGCCCTTGTAGTCAATCACCACATTGGTAAGAACGTGCCGCACAACCTGCTTGCCGTCCTCAACCATACGCATATCGCCGAGTTCGTAGTCAATCACGGTGAACTCATCGTCCAGAAAATCCTTTACTTTAAGCAGGTTGTTCGTGCGCTTGCCCTCGTAGGCGACATCGCGGCGAATCATAAGACCCTCCCATTTCTTCGCCCTTGCCTCGTCATAGAGCGTGTTGAACACTTCGTTGCTTTCGACTTTGGTCTGCTTCAGCATCTTTATATTGTTGCCGACAATTTCCGCATTGTCCAAACAGAACTGCCGCAGGTCTTCCAACCTCAACGAAAGATACCTTCCGCCGCCGCAATACAGTTCTTCCAATGTGAGTTTGTCGAACACTTGGTAGCAGGGATTAGGAATTGTGTAGTCTTTTTTCCTAACGAGTTTTACAATGCTTATGAAATCCTCGTTGCCGAGCAGGTCAACTATGCAGAGTTCACCGTCAAGAACGAAGTTGTCTTCGGGACATTTTTCAAGGATTCGTTTCAGCACGCCGAGTGTAAGGAACTCCTTTTTCTGTCTTGAATAGAATTTGACCAATCCGTTGCGCTTTATCGCTATGCACCTCACGCCGTCACATTTGCGGGATGCCCACCAATCCTGCGTGGTGAAGTCAACCTTTTCGGCAATGTCGAAATACTTGTTTGCCAAAGCGACACCGAAATTCTCGTTGATTGTGTCGAACCCTTTGAGGTCGAATACTGTTTGGATTGTGTTCGCAGCCACACCGCAGCCGAAGTCCTTGTCTATGATGTCAAGGAAAAGGTTGGAGACCGCAAGGTCTTTTTTGCGCAGGGCGTTCCGTATCGAAGCACAAATCTCAACAGCATAGTTGCCAGTTATTTTTCTCTCCGAAAGTGATTCGAGTACATACATAATGTTCTCATCGGAAACGGTCTCGGCGCATCTGTCGGACTTGCATTTCAGAATGTTGTCTGCTGACACATAGAATCTGACGTGGGGGTTGGCAATGAAGTTGAACACTCTCATAGCGAAGTCGCTGTCCGCAGTTTTCTTGTATTGTTCAAGCATTTCACGCTTTTTGTTCAGCGATGAAGTTTCCATTAGATGTTGCTGCAAATCAGAGAGTTTCTTGAATTGTACCAAATTTTCCATAGTGAAATTTTTAAAATTGCAATTATTTATATTCGTTTTTTATTATATCAATATCGGATGGGTTGTATAAATAAAATCCCGATGCAACCCGTCAAAAGTAAATAATAAAAATTGTCCAAAAATAATTATCGAATATAAAGACTAACTGATATGCGCGTATTAAAAAGAGACAAAACGATTGAGAAATTTTCCAAGATGAAAATTCGCAAATCACTTCAAAAAACATTCAAGTCAAGCAAAGTTAAATTCTGTGCAGAATGTTATGACGAAATTATCAAGAACATAAACGCTGCCTACTTAAACGAGAAATCCGATGTGCTTGATATTAACAAAATCCAAGACATAACAGAATCAACGCTCGTCAAGTGCGACCTGCCCGAAGTGGCGAAAGCGTATATTCTGTACCGCCACGAAAGAGACAGAATCAGAGAGTTCGCAAAGCAGAAGCAGGACTTCATTGAGAGTTACAAGAAGGCGTACAATACTGCCGACAACACCATTGACGACAACTCCAACGTGGCAAACAAGAACATAGGCGTTCTGAATGCGGAAATCCACAAAAAGGACAACATCCAAATCAACAGATTGACCGTAACCAACAAAATCCACGACCTCTACCCCGATTTTGACGCGAAGCAGTATTGCAGGGATTTGGAAGACCACATTATCTACAAGAATGACGAGAGTTCATTCGCCTGCATCAGCCCGTACTGCGTGGCAATCACAATGTACCCGTTCCTTATCAACGGTATGAAGGACTTGGGCGGGCTTTCGGCAAAGCCCAAAAACCTTGACAGTTACTGCGGTATGCTCGTGAACCTTGTGTTCGCTTTGTCAAGTCAGTTCGCAGGTGCTGTCGCACTTCCCGAAGCGTTGCTTTGTTTCGACTATTTCGCAAGAAAAGAGTGGGGTGACGATTACATTGACCACATCGAAGAGCCTTGTAAGAGCAACTTTTGCGCAACGCAGAGAACCGTGAAAGAACAAATCCATCAGTATTTCCAACAAATCATTTATTCCATCAACCAACCCGCAAGCGCGAGGGGTATGCAGAGCGCGTTTGTCAATTTCTCGTATTTTGACGAGCCGTTCTTCCACGGAATGTTCGATGACTTCGTGTTCCCCGATGGAACGAGACCCATTTGGCGTTCACTCAATTGGCTGCAAAAGGAGTTTATGACTTGGTTTAACGAGGAAAGATTGAAGTGTGTACTCACATTCCCCGTGGAGAGTTTCGCTATGATTTACAAAGACGGCGAGTTTGTTGACAAAGACAACTTCAAGTTCGTTTGTGACGAATATTCACGCGGTCACAGTTTCTTCACTTACATCAGCGACAGCGTTGATTCGTTGAGTTCCTGCTGCCGTTTGCGCAACAACATCACGACTCACGAGTTCAATTTCACCAACGGGAACATTTCCGTACAGACGGGTTCAAAGTCCGTTATTTCACTCAACCTTTCCCGTATCGTGCAGAACGCTGTCAAGGATTTCGACAATCCGCAGGATAGATTGGAGAAGGACACTATCTACGAGGCTATCCGTAACTATCTCATTGACGTACTCGGTCGCGTTTACATTTACCATAACGCATACAACCAACTTCTGTGGGATATGTACGAAGCCAAACTTATGCCCGCATACGATGCAGGGTTCATCCACCTTGACAAACAGTATCTAACAATCGGCTTGAATGGACTGAACCAAGCGGCTGAATTTCTCGGATTGAAATGTACCAAGAACAAACAGTACGGCGAGTTCTGCCATATGATATTCGGTACTGTGAAAGAGCAAAACGCGCTTCACAAGACAAAGCACACAATGTTCAACACCGAGCAAGTTCCCGCTGAAAGCCTCGCGGTAAAGAACTACAATTGGGATAAGGAGGATGGATATTGGGTTCCAGAGGATACGAACCTTTACGCAAGTTATATCTTCAAGCCGAATGACCCGAATATTTCCGTTCTTGACAAAATCGAAATGCACGGGCGCGACTATATTGGCGACTATCTTGACGGCGGTTCAGCAGCCCATATTAATTTGAGCGAGCATTTGACAACAAAGCAATATGACGTTCTGCTGCACCACGCAGCAAAGACGGGTTGCCAATACCTCACTTTCAATGTTCCGAACAGTGAATGCGAAGCCTGCGGTTGGATTGGCAAGACCCCCGTTGACGAATGTCCGCACTGCCACAGCAAGAGCATTGTGTATTGGGACAGAATCATCGGCTACCTCACCAAAATCAGAAATTGGAGCGAGGGAAGGCGCATTGAGCAGAAGACCCGTGTTTACACAAAGAATGTGAATGTTTAACATATATGACTTATATAAAAGCGGGTGCGACTGCCGCATCCGCTTTTTTTAATACCAGAACCTTATGATTAGCATTATAACCCCCGCACACAAGGTGCTGCCGTGGTACAACGCTCGGCTCATAAACGTGTGCAGCCAAGACTCTGACGAGTGGGAGTGGATTATCCTTGACAACTCGAAGGACGGATGCGTTAAAGAATATGTTGACCGTTTCTTTACTGAAATGCAGGGTGTGAATTACTTGCATTGCAGGTCTAAAATCAAAGTCTATCACGAGCCGCAGTTTTCTGACATACCGCTTGTTGACGGTAAAATGGGCAAGATGTGCAATCGAATGCTTGAACTCGCAACGTGCGATGATGACGGATTCTTTATGCGTCTTGACTTTGACGATTTTCTGTGTGACGGGAGTATCCGTATAATTAACAAGGCTATCCGTATGAATCCCGACAGCGAATTTATCACGGGTCAAATAGGCGATTGGCTTGTTATGACAAAGAACGGGGATTTTGACTATTGCGATTTCAGCGATGCGTTCAACCACGACCCCGATGACTTGCTTGAAGTTATGCGGTGCGAGAAAATCTGCGACCCGTCATTGATTGACGAATACAAAGCAAGAATACAAAAATACGGGCTGACAAGAAAACTTGTTAGCGCACCCTGCCGTGTGACATTACCATATACCGAATTTAATTTTTTTCGAAACGAAGTGCAGACTTTGGGCGCGGGTTGGGATATGTTCGGCGGAGTTGAGCATCCCCTTTGTTTGAAGAAAAGCGCGTTTCTGAAAAAGATAGGCGGATTCGTAACGAACAATTCAAAAGAGGATTTGGTGAGCCTACTCTATGTGACGAGATTCGAGAACATTGTCTATATAGACAACGCACTTTACCTCCGCTGTGTAGTATGCAGCAAACGCGGAAGATTCTATTATATGGACAGCGGCACTATTGAGGTATGCAACCAAGCAAACAAGCAGATAGAGTGGGATATAATCACTTCCGAACTTAAAGAGAATTACAGCAGGCTCGGATTGTTCGGGCTTGTAGTACCAAAACGCATTAAATTCAACTAACAATGATTAGCATTATAACACCTGCCCACAAGGTGATTCCTTGGCACAATGCTCGCCTCATAAACGTTTGCGAGCAAGATTCCGATAATTGGGAATGGGTTATTCTTGACAACTCGAAAGACGGGTGCGTCAAAGATTATGTAGAGCGTTTCTTTATTGAAATGCAGGGTGTGAATTATCCGCATTGCAAAGACAAAATCAAAGTTTATCACGAGCCGCAGTTCGCCGACATAACTATTGTTGACGGCAAGATGGGCAAGATGTGCAACAGACTTGTGGAATTGTCCGAATGCGGCGATGACGGATTCTTCCTGCGACTTGACTTTGACGATTTTCTGTTCAAGGGCTGCATCCGTATGCTCACAGAAGCAATAGAGGCATATCCCGAAACCGAGTTTGTCACGGGTCAACTGTGCAACAACCTATGTCAGAAATTCAGTGACGGCGAGTTCTATTACAATGACGGCTCGGCTTCTTGGTATGTCGTTCCCGAAAACCAACTTCAAGTTCTGATACACGAGGGTTTCGGGAAAATTGAAGGTTTCAATGAGTTTGCCGAGAATATAAGGAATAACTATCGTAACATTGCTCCGAGATATTTGGTTGACTGTCCGAGTGAAATTGAAATACCGAACACGGGTCTCGTTTTCTACGGCAGGAACGTACTCACATTGAGAGACGGTTGGGGAATGTTCGGAGTGCCAGAGCATCCGCTGTGTGTGAAAAAAGGCGCGTTCATTGAAAAATTAGGCGGCTTTGTCACGGACAACACGAAAGAGGATTTGAACCGATTGTCATACCCGCTTGTGTTCAATGAGCAGGTATGGATTGACAACCCTCTGTATATGAGGTGTTTTCAAATAAATGATTCATTGCAGATGTGCGGTACGACAAACATTGTCCGTGAGCAATGCAACTACGAGAACGAATACTATTACAAGGCGAGAACACTCAAAGCGTTCTACGAGAAATACGGATTGTACGGAAAAGTGATTCCACATAGAATAAAGTTCTGATGTCCGAACATTTTTTCTTGATTTTTATTATATGAAAATATAAGACTAATACAAATCAACAAAATCACAGTATTATGGGTTACGAAATTGATTTCATTCCAACGAAAGAATTTATCGAAGAAAAGATAAAACCGTTGATGGCATACAAGTTGAAACCAACGGAGATTCCGATTACGGAAACGGAAATATTGGTTTACGTTATGAAAAACGGAGAGGAAACACGTTCCGTTATGAACCACCTCTATTTTCAACTGAAATACTTGCGTGAATCAGTCCGTATAGCAACTATACAAGATGCCATAAAACAGTTTGAAAGCGAGGGCAGGATTTGGTACTGCGGTTGGGAATATGCAAAAGACAGTTACAGTCAAGATATTGACGATGTTACCAACAATGTGATTCGTACATTCACTTTGCTGAAGCAGACTGTACCGACTGCTGACTATTTCAAGGATGGCGACCACTATTACAAAAAGGTGAACGAGATTGAGGAGCAACTTGAATACTTCACCGACACTTGCAGGGATGCAACCATATACGAGATTATGGATTTGCTGCGCCCGTTTGTCGAAAAAGACGAGGACGAGGACAATGAGAAAGACGATGAGAAAGACGAAACATTTGGCGGTTGCTTCGGTAAAACGGATGACGGCGGAATTGGCGGCTGTTTCGGTGTGATTGACAATGAAGACCAATTCAGACCGTTGCCAGGGGATGAAGTCATTCTTGGCTCGGACGGCGATTTGCCAAAAACAAAAGCAGACAACATTTAATAACATTTAGTATAAACTTTAAATTTATCAAAGTAATGGGAAAAATCTTAAAACTTGAAAATTGTGACAAAAACGCTTTGCTGTCATTGGTGAAGCAGATGGTGGTTGTTGACAAGTATATGAACATTCGTGTCAGCAAGGAGTTCACCGATTCATCTTCCTACACGGGTCAAAAGGATGTTGTGAAATACATCAAGACCGAAAACGCCTCATTGTTCGAGAGCAAATACGAATTGGACAAACCCGTGCGTATGTGCTTCATCAACGGCGTGAAGATTATGCTCTACCTAAACCAATTCGACATTGACAAGGTTAACCTTGAAATCCGCTATGAGGAATACGAGGACGAGTACTACGCAACCCGCGTGACATTCTTGGGCGGCGACTTGAAGATGACCGAAATGTGCGCCGACCGTCAATATGACGGCATCAACATCGCACCAATCAAGGACGAGATTATGCAGAAACTGCTTGACACAAGCAACACAACGGTCAATTTCGACATTTCAAAGGATACCGTCAAGTCTATGAAGGCTCTGTGCGGAATCGAAAAGAACACCTCTTGGTTCGAGTATGTCATTGCCGACAGCAAGATTTCCGTCCGCGAGAGAACCGACTTGGAGGAAGAGGATTCCGTCTTCTTCAACAAGGTCATTTCCGACACGGAATACGATGACGAAGCCTTGGTCGTACTCTGCAAGAAAAACGTGTTCGAGGCTATGAACACTCTCCTTGACTACAATGTCTGCATCTGCAACGATGACAGCAAGATTGTTTACAAGCACGAGGAGAAAGATTCCGAAACCTATATTATCGCTGCAATTTAATGAAAGCGGTAGGCAAATACATAGTATTGAGGCAAGACCCGCGCCAAAACTTTATCGGCGGATTGTATATACCAGAGCAAATACAGAGCGAAAAGGTAATCAATCCGCCGTACAGCGGCGTGATTGATTCGGTCGGAGAGGATGTGGTTGGGTATGCGAAAGGCGACCACATAGCCTTTGACGATATGTGCAGACCGTGGTTGGTTGAGATTGACGACCACGATGTTATAGTAATCAAAGATACTGACGTTGTTTGTAAATTTAGAGATGAAAAATAATTTTTGCGATTACATACTGAAAAGGGGCGGTGAACTGCGAAGCCTTGAAATACCTTACGAGTTCTCGAAAGGTCTCGGACTTTGTAACCCGTCCGTTTTTATAGACGGAGATGACATATTGGTAAATGTGCGCAGGGTAAACTATGCCCTGCACACCTCGGCGGATGTATATGAGTGGAACTCGGCATACGGCCCAACGAACTATCACCACCCCGATACCGATGTCAAACTCCGTACCGACAACTTTATGATGAAACTTGACGACAATTTCAACATCATTCCAAGTACGATTCGGGAAATTGACTACTCGAAATTCAACAAAAAGCCGATTTGGGATTTTGTCGGCGAGGAAGACGTGAGGATTGTGCGTTGGGACGGCAGGCTGTTTGTAACGGGTTGCAGGCGCGATGTCAAGACAAACGGTGAATCACGAATGGAGTTGAGCGAACTTGATTCCGACTTCAAGGAGATTTCAAGAACCCGTGTTCCCGCAGTTGACGACACTTCGTATTGCGAAAAGAATTGGATGCCGATTCTTGACAAACCATATCATTTCGTAAAGTGGTGCAATCCTCTTGAAATTGTCAAGTTCGACCCAAAGACGGGCAAGACTGAACGTGTCGTTTCCAAGTCATACAAGGTTGAGAGCAAGGAACAACTTTGTGATTTGCGCGGAAGCAGCCAAGTTTTGAAGGTTGATGACTACTACATTGCCTTGGTTCACGAAGTAACGCTTTGGCGTAACAGATACAACGAGCGTGAGGGTGACTATTTCAACCGATTCATCGTTTGGGATAAGGATTGGAATATAGTCAAACTTTCCGAAAGGTTCTTGTATATGAACTTTGAGGTTGAGTTCGGTGTCGGTCTCGCCTACAAAGACGGAAAATTCTTGATTCCTTTCGGCGTGTATGACAACACACCGTTTATGCTTGTCGCCTCAAAAGAAAGCATTTTCGGCTATATCGGTCTGACCGATGAGGTGAAACCTTCCGACTATTCGACAGACGGGGACTTGACACTCGTCAAAAACTACATTGCCGATATGAGGAATCCATACGCTTCATACGAAGTCGGTATGGACTACTATATGCGCAAACAGTATTGCTGCGCACACGCATTTTTCCTGCGGTCGGCGCAGATGAGTGTTGAGGCATTCCAAAACGCCAAGGAGAAATACAAGAAAATAGGTTACGATGCGTTCTATATGTGCCAAAAGTGTCTTGAACATCTTGGTAACAGAAAGGACAAAATGCTTGCCCAATACCAACAACTCATTGATTGGGACACGGAGCGTTTCGAGGCATATTACGAACTGTCAAGCCTATACTACGGATTCGGAGAAAACTTCAACAATCACTATGTGGCACTCGGATATGCGGCGATTGCAAAGTCAAAACGGCACACGACCGTAACCAAAATGCCGCAGGATGAATACATAACCCCCGACAGAATTATGCTGCAATACTATATATGTAATTACAGATGCTATAAGGACTATGTTGCCGTTGACGGTTTGCGTCACCTTTTGGCGTGCGGCTCTACTGAAGTGAAACGATTGATTAAATCATTAAACCTTAATATATGAAAATACTTGCCAATACCATAATGGGTAGCGGCGGCATTATATGCCCCGTCAAAATAAAGGATTGCGACACCGTGAAAAACAGAGGGATTTCAAACCCCTCCATTGTGAACCACAACGGAAAGAAACTGATAACATTCAGAAGTTGCGACTACACATTTTTCGCTTCGGTAAAACCGAATCTGTCACACCATATACTTGTGTGGTATCCCATTGACAGACCAAACGCCCACACACATCTGAACTCAAGGAATGTTATCTGCGAGTTTGACGATGACTGCAACGTGTTCAACCCGAAGCAGTATTTGACGGAACACGGGTACGATAAATTCAACGGTTATGAGGATATACGGCTGTCGTCATTTGACGGGGTGCTGTATGCCTCCGCCTCGCATCCGACAAAGAACGGCATTCCTATGCGTATATGCAAGTTGGACGACAACTTCGAGTTGGTGTCGTTTGACGAGTACAGCAGCGGGAACCCAGAGAAGAATTGGATGCCCGTTATGGACAAAAAGGGCGTGTACTATTACCTCGCTCCCGAAAGGGTGATTGCTGTTGAAAACGGCAATGTGACGGATATAAGAAACGTGCATTGTGAGGATAGGTTCAGCGGTTCTTCCCAACTCGTTCCTTACAACCTTGAAGGAACTGACGGGTATGTGTGTGTTATTCACAGAGGAACTATTGAAAGTTATAACGACAAGGGCAACTACATTCTGAACTACCTGCACAAATTCTTGTTCTTTGACAGAGACTATAACTTGGTACATCAATCGGATTGGTTCAGATTCACGGGATTCCCGATTGAGTACACCTGCGGTCTTATGATTGAGGACGGAATTGTCACACTTCCATTCAGCATTATGGATTCATACTCTTTCATATCGAAATTCAGCACGAATGTACTTGACGACCTGCTCCTTTGGAAGAACGACAAATTCTACAATGAGAATCCGAATGACATAAGCGGTGAACTCGGCGACCTGCGTTTCAAATTGGGCAGGATGATAATGGACGAGGACAGCACCAACTATGCGGCGAAGATTGCGGTCTCCACATACCTTGCAACAATGTCGAAGTCCAATAAAGAGGCTATAAATATGTATGAGTATGCTTTGGGTGTCTTGGGCAGTTTCGACAGCAACCAAGAGAACAAATACTTCCATTCGCTTCTGTTCCAAGACCACGCGATAAACCAAATAAAATATTTGAAAGAAAAATAATATGGAAAACTACGCATTCTTGATGGTGAAGTACGACACCCCGTTGGTGATTGAGAAACTTCACAAGGACATTGACCCCGAAGACGTTTACGAATACGGAAACGAGCAATTCGGATTGGAGAAAGACACACACGTCACTCTCGCTCCCTGCCTTGACAACGGAATAACTGTTGTTGAATTGAAGAAATATCTCAACCCGATAGGTTCATATTCCGCCTGCATAGGCGAGTTGAGTATGTTCGAGTGTCCCGATTTTGATGTGCTGAAATATGATGTGACCTGCCAAGCGTTGCACGAATCAAACGCGAAGATTGGTGCGCACCACACTATGCACACGGAACACACTTACCATCCGCATATGACCGTAGCCTATATGAAAAAAGGCTGCGCGAAGAAATATATGCTGCCGAAATACAATGCGTTCCCAATCCTATATGTTCCCGCAAAGTATTTTATGTGGAGTTTCTATGACAATTCAGACAACCAACAACGCATAAACTTTTTGTAATATGACACGATGTAACATAGTTGTAAATGACAGCACTGACACGCTGTATATCTATCATCATTGTGACGGCTATCCAAAAGGCGTGGGTCAGCAACTAATTAAATACCTGCAATGCAACACACCGTTGAGTGCGCAGGATGTGCTTGACGGTCTTGTCTTTATGTACGGAGAGGAGTACGAGGAAACTTCAAGCGTACACGGTGACATAGAGTATCTTTACACCATTGACATTCGTGACGACAAAATCTCGCTCAAATGCGATGACGTTTACGCAAACAAAAAGGCATTCAGTTGTGACTTTTCCAAAGGCGATGTCATTGAAACCGCATTGAGCAAGAAAGACATTGAACGCCTTGAAGTCACCATTGAAATGAAATACGACACGCCGAAAAGCAAAGTTTACCAAAATATGCCCGTTGATATGAATATCCCGCAGAGGAAATTCGTTGATATGGTCGTTGATGAGGTTACGGAATATTTGAAAAAGAAAAGTTTACCCGACCATATAACAATAAGAACAACATTAACACCAAATGATACTGAAAATAAACACGACTAAAGGCAACCACCTCATAAACACAGCAGACATCGCCAAGGTCACGCAGGACGGCGGAGCAGGTGGTATCGGTAAAATTACCATAATGTATATGTGCGGACTGATGTACACGTTGGAACTCGAATACGGCGAATCGAAACGAGTGTTCGACTTCATATCCGACTGCTTGAAAACGGAGCATCACTTTTCCGTGTACGGTGAGGAAAAGCCGCCGAAAGACCCAAGGAACGAAGGAAACACCTCGTACAGCGGCGGTGACGGTAAATATTCATCGAATATGACACCACTTCCTAACCTTGACAAATGCACTCTCATAACTGATTGATTTTCTGTTTTATGATTTTTTTTTGTTTGTAAAAATCGGAAATGCTTTGCGCGTTTCCGATTTTTTTATTATATTATATCGTAACAACTTTAATTTTTTATAATATGAAAAACCAAATCGAAAGAATTACCAAGGGGCGTTATCACTACACAGTCAACGCCGAGAAGGGCGTGGTGGTCTGCATCACGTCAAAGAAGTTCAACGGTGACGAGTACCAAGGAAAGGGTATCTCACGCTGCAACAAGGATGACCAATTCAACAAGGAGTTGGGTATGGAAATCGCCAAACTCCGCGCCATCCAAAACTGCAACAAGACAATGTACCGCTGCGAGTTCAGCGGTGTGCGCAACGACTTCCTCCAAAAGAAGATTGACTATTGGACTTACCTGCTCAATATGAAAACCTATTTGGAGGGTCAACGCAAGAAACTCGCCGAAGACCTCAACAAACTCACAAAGGATTTGTAATGAATCCGAAATGCGTAATCGTGCCAGATGTCCACGGCAGGGGATTTTGGCGCACAGCCATATCCCTTTGCCCCACGGACACACCGATAGTCTTTCTCGGTGACTATCTTGACCCATACGGTTTCGAGGGAATAACACCATACGAAGCGGTTGAGGTGTTCAAGGAAGTCATAGCGTTCAGAAAGGCTAACCCCAATGTCGTGCTTCTGCTCGGAAACCACGACTGCACCTATTTCATAGGAAAAAGCATCTGCGAGTGCCGTTGCAACTATGAACAGTATGACGAAATAAGAAAACTGTTCAAAGACAACGCGGAACTTTTCGGCATAGTTCATCCGTTTAGTGTTGGCAAAAAGAAATTCATTCTGTCGCACGCGGGAATCCAACCGAAATGGCTCGAAGACTATGGTTATACCGTTGACGACATTGAAAAGTTCAATGGCTATATCAAAGGGTTCGATGAGGAAAGTGAAAGGTTCAAGGGTGCTTTGAGTGCAGTCAGTTACTATCGCGGTGGAATCGGATACTCGGCTTCGCCAATTTGGGCTGACATACGGGAATACGGTTTGAAAATGAATGATTTGAGTGCGTTTGACTTCTATCAGATTGTCGGACACACATACATAGAAAAACCCGTTGTCGTTGGTAAAATCACCTGCATTGACGTGCAGAGGGTATTCTGCATAGGTGATAACGGAAAACTTTACGACTACGAAACAGAAAAGGAAATCAAGAACGATGGAAGAACAAATAATGGAAATTGAGGGGCATTGCAGAGAATCCCTGCAAATGTGGAGTGAAGTGCTTACCGAATCAAATACAAAAGGTTGGGGTATTCACTTGAATTTCACGAGTGATGACGCTAAAAATGCCCTGCGCATAGCGACAAATATCTGCTCCAACATAGCAATCAAGAATGGAAAAATCCGCACAGTTGAAGATGCGGAAAAAATCGGCGATGCAATCAGAGAATTTGTTTGGGATAACTTTGGCATTGACACAACCAAAAGTAACGAGAATGGCGAACAAGAATCAGACGAAAGTTTACAAGTACAGCCTTAATGGAAAACTTCTTGCTGTCTATGACAGCATTTCCATTGCCGCCAAAGACAACAAGATTTCGACAACCTGCATCGCCAACGCAATGTACGGCGGTACTAAATTCAATATCAGTCACAAGAATATTTGGCTTCGCGAATCTATGGTTGGGGAGATAGACAAAATCGTTGCCGACCGAAAAAAGGCTGTGACGTTGGAGGGAAGAATGCACGCGACCATCAAGAAAAGCGAACCCATTGACAACAAGGTTGAGCGCAGGGGCAACTACATATTCATAGAAAAGAACTTGCCCGCCGTTGAAAGGTGCATACGCTGCGCTATGTATAACAGCACTATGGAATGTCCGCCCTGCGACAAACGCGACAGAGAAGATGGCAAGGAGGGGTATTGGAGATATTGCAAACCGATGAATGTTGAATATTGATTATGTGGGTGGCAAGAGACAAAGACGGAGGTTTGGCGGTTTATCGGGTGAAACCGATAAGAGATGCGCGGAATTGGTCGTGCGACCGAAAGGTGTCCTGCGAATGGAGACCCTTGTGGTTCGGGTTCGATGACTTGAAATGGGAGGATGAACCGCTCGAAATTGACGATATGTACCTCGGATTACTACTTTGGTGATACATAACTTATATATAAACACAATCATATCAACCTATAAAACAAGCATTTATAAAGAAAAATTTTTTTGTTGCGAAATTCAGATTTTTTTATTATATTATCACAGTTGCAAATGTTTTTCAAAAAGAAGTTTTCAGCATTTGTATAAGTAATCAAACTTCTTGCAAACCAAAAAAATCGTATCAGTATGATTGAACAAATGAAAGAAACATTGAACTCGGACGGCTACAATGTCGCCTACTCCGAAAACGGCGCAAAAATGTACGCAACAACGGGCAAGAACCTGCTTGACTTGTTCTTCAAAATCCCGATGTTCCGTAAATTCAAGGCAGGCAAACTGCCAAACGGTTCTAACCTTCAGAACTTGTTTATGCCCGCCCTCACCGAGAACCGCGAACTCTTTGCGAAGTTTATGTTCTACCTGCGCGATGTCCGTGGCGGCGTTGGTGAACGTGATATGTTCCGCAATATGTTCTTGTGGTTCTCCGACAACTATCCGCAGGAGGCAACGAAACTCATCGGATTCATTCCCGAATTTGGTCGTTGGGACGACCTTGTGTTCATCGCTGTAAACACCCGCAGCAACGAAGTCTGCGAGGCAGCGTTCAACATCATCAAAGCCCAACTCGAAGCCGACAAGACTTCCGACCATCCTTCCTTGCTCGCCAAGTGGATGCCCTCTATCAACGCGGGCAACAAGGCGAAGAGCGATGCGAAGTTCGTCATTTCCAAACTCGGTATCATCAGCGCAGATTACCGTAAGATGCTCGCCGAACTCCGTAAGAAAATTGACATTGTGGAGACCCACATTGCGTCAAAGACCTACGGTGAAATTGACTACGAGAAAGTGCCTTCCGTGGCTAACACCCGTTACGCCAACTTGTTCTTGAAATACGATGAGGACAGACGCAGGGCATACCTCGGCGCACTTGTCAAGGGCGAAGCCAAAATCAACGCTTCCGCCGTGTTCCCGCACGACATTTGGAAGAAACTGCACGAGAGCAACTGCGACAGAACCACTGTCAACGAAATGTGGAAGAATCTTCCCGACTTCGTTAAGGGAGACACGGGTACGCTCGTTGTCCGTGACGGTTCGGGTTCTATGACTGTCCGTCTGCCGAACTCAACAACCCAAGTGCTTGACATCGCTTCCGCTTTGAGCGTGTACTTTGCCGAGCGTATGACGGGCGAGTTCAAGGGCAAGTTCATCACCTTCAGTTCAAACCCGCAGTTGGTTGACATTTCGGGTGCAAAGAACCTCTACGAAGCATACAGCATTCTGCGCTCCTACAACGATTGCAGCAACACTGACATCGAAAAGACGTTTGACCTTGTGCTTGACACCGCAGTCAGACATCAAATCCCGCAGAGCGAACTGCCGAAGCAACTCCTCATTATCTCCGATATGGAGTTCGACTACGCGCACTCCGTGGGCTACTACTCTCAAAGAGTGGACGATGACACGCTGTTCACCACAATCGCCAAGAAGTACGAGAAAGCGGGCTACCAACTTCCGAAACTCGTGTTTTGGAATGTCAACTCCCGCACTGGTGCCATCCCAATGACCCAAAATCCCAACGGCGTAATCTTGGTTGCGGGTTACTCACCTGCAATCTGCAAGATGGTTCTCTCCGAAGAGACCGACCCGTACTTGGCTCTTGTCAAGGTGCTGATGGGCGAGCGTTATTCTCAAATCACATTAGGATAGTGCTATGGGATACATTATCGTAACTGCGATTGTTGCTTTTTGGGTGGGTGTGATTGTGGGCTACGCAATCGCCCCCGCCTTAAAAAAGCAAAACGAGATTGACCGACAAATCGAAGAATTTGTTGAATCTGACGGTTCTTGCGAGGACAACAATGACAACGATGAGCAGCCGCAGTTGAAATCGGCGCAAGTCAATGACGGCAAGTTTGAAATCGGCGATATTGTTATGAAGGACTTCGCCATCGAAAATCCTTTTGCACAAGACAGTTGTATGCTGATTACAAACAAGCGGCGCAATGAAAAGGGTGTTATGTACTATGAGTATATGTTTTGCGACAGAGACGGCAGAAGTACGGGTATGATAAGGTACGGCGACACTCTTGACAGATGCACAAAAGTCGGTCATAAAAACTAATATACACCATTCTTCACATTTATTCATAATCATTTTCCAATCGGGGTTGCAAGCAGTCAAGCAATCCCGATTTTTATAAGCAGATGAAACATTACGATTCGATAAACAGAGTGCAGGACGATGGATTCCTGCTTGGCAAGAGCGTGTGGGCGTTCAACAAATTGGACGGTCAGAACTTCGCTGTCAAATACAATCCGAAGAAAAACATATACGATTCATTCGGCAGCAGGAACAGAATGGTTGACGAGAATGACGAGCAGTTTGGCTGGGCTGTGCGGCATTTCAAGGAATCACTGATACCGAATGTACTGTCGGAACTTGTAAAGGCAAATAAGGGCAAAAACGGCGTGTTTGCAGGCGTTGACGAGATAACATTCTTCTTTGAATGGTACGGGGAACATTCATTCGCAGGCAGGCACGACCCGTCAGACATACTCCGTCTGTCTCTGATTGACGTGTTCCTCAAAAAGAAAGGCTACATTGAGCCTAAACCGTACTATGACATATTCTGCAAAGACGATAGGATTGAAACACCCGAACTCGTATTCAAGGGCATTTTGACAAACTCATTCATACAAGAGATACGCGACAACGATTGGACGAAAGCGGATTGTTTATACCCTATGGTGAAAGAGGGTGTCGTGTGCCGCTCGTCATCTCTGCTGAAAGGTCAGCGTATGCCGAAAGTGAAGTTCAAGACCCAATGGTGGCTTGACCGCTTGCACGAACTCTACACAGAAGAAGAGTGCAAACTCCTCGAATAACCGAAATTTTTATTATATTAGTATAAATGTACGATTATGATAAAGAGTGTTTTTTATCCGACAGAGGGCAGCGGCTACCTCTATGACAAATACAAAAAACCCGAACCGCTTGAAACACGCAAGGGCAGGTCAACGAGATGCGATAAGGAAGTTTATGAACGTGAACTTGCCGACTACAACGAGTATGGCGAGACATACAAGCACCCGCTTGCAGCAAAACTCATAGGCAGGAAAATCACATTCGCCAACGACAAGATAAACATTATTTTCGGTGAGAACGCCTCTGGCAAGACCACCATCCTCAAATCCCTCTCCGCAGTCTGCAATGCGGAAGACGGTTGGAGTTCAATCATACGACCCATTGACCTTATGCACGTAAGGACACTCGGCGAGAATGTCAAGAAAAGCGATGTCAAGAAATACCTCAACAGCATACAGCCGAACACCTGCAATGTTGAATGGGACGGCGCACCCATATTCAAACACAACTTCGGAGAAAACACGGGTGCATACACCGCCCCGATGAGTGACGAGTGTTTCGTTTGGTGGACTAAAAGCAAATCGCGTTTGAGCGCAATGCAGAAGGATATGATGTTCTTGTGCAAGGTGTTCAACCTTATGTTGATAAAGGTGAAGTTCACAAACATATTTTCCAACTACATCAGAAAGTCGGAGATATGGAACAACTTGTGGCAGAGTTGCGTTGACGCACAAGTGGAATACTACAACGATTTCCCTATGGCACAGAGTGACGACTTGCAGAACACTTATCTGTTCGATGAGTTCGACAAACATTTGAGCATAGCGAATGCCATAAACCTCTACACGGAATATCTGCCGAATGTGTTTGAAAAGTCAAAGCCGCAGATAATCCTTGTATCGCACTCGCCCATTGTTCTGTCAAAGGCTGTTGCCGATACGGGAATCTACAACTTGGTTTCCCTTGACGAAGAATACACAGAGACCTGCAAGAAAAGGTTGGCTGAAATTTTCTGAAATTTTGTGTTCATATCGGTTTTTTTATTATATTACATCAAAACGATATTATGGAAGTACAATTAAGCCATTCAAGCGAACCCGTTGAGGTTGACGGATTCAGAGTGAAAATACACGACAATGAGTTCCTTATCAAAGGGGTCGCTGACGGCTTGCATATTATTGAAATAACGAATGACAACATTATGATTCGCCCTAACACGGCAAACAGTGTTGTATTGGTAACAAGAACGAATAAATATGAAAAACACGGCTAAATCATCATTTTGGATTGTGGCGTTGTTTGTGTTTGTCGGACTGTTCATCGGTCTGATATTGAGCGCAACTTCGTCTTGCACAAGTGCGACAAACTGCAATCAGCAGGAGACAACACAAGTTAAAAACCAACAGCAGGAACTGCCCGAATACACGGATAGGTTTGTTCGCGTTGAGATTGGCAGACACAATATGGTTAATGTCGTTTACGACAAACATACGCGGGTTATGTATGCCATATCAGCAGGCAATCATAACATTGGCAGTATGACTATGCTCTGCGATTCAACGGGCAAACCATTACTTTGGAAAGGCAATGAATAAAGTGAAATTGAACGAGAGAAACCTTATGGTCGGCGATTGGGTGTACTACGGTACTGACAGACCCAATATGGAAGGCGACTATGACGTGGTGTTTGAGATAAGGCAAATCACGCTTGACGACTTCAAGTTTTGGGCTGACAACGATTGGGACGATTCCGTATTCGAGGAATTTATCAAGCCCATTGACTTGTCGGACGAAATCCTCGAACACAATTTTCCGACCTCGGAACTGTTGGCTTGGTGGAGATGCGAGGACAAAGACAAAGGCTACCATATCGAATACACGCCCGATGGCGACTTTCCGAGCGGCGATTACGGTGAGTTTGTGGAATGCGTCAATAGTGTTCACGAGTTGCAGCACCTTATGCTCGCCCACGGAATCGAACACAAGATTGAAATTGAAAATTATATGTTCACAGAAAATATCGAATTATGACAAAGAAAGACATTATCGCACTTCGTGAATGCGAGGAGACACGGGAAAAATTGGCTCACAGTATCCTTTCGAGATATGCGAAAAAGAAAGGGTTTACCGAGTACAAATTCGACAACGGATACTACTGTTTCGCCGAAACAAAAGAGGGTGCGGAACGGAAGTACAAGGAATGGCTTGACAGCAGGCTTCGTGACAAGAACGGCGCGATTCTCAAAGTCGGTGATGTCGTTCACAACAAGTGGGGCTACGACCTCGTAGTACACCGTGAGCGTCACGGTAAGTGCAAATGGTACGGTATGCTTGTGTGCAATATCGGACATTCCTGCGAGACAATCCCCTATGCGCTTATATCGGAAGAAATTGAACTTTTAAATGAATAAAAATGGAATACGTAGAATTTTTCTTTGGTAACTTTTGGCATTGGCTCGGTCTGTGGGTCATTGTCGCAACGATTTTCGGTGGAGCGTACATCCACATTTCAAACGACAAACGCAGATAGTATGGAAAAGTGCTTTGAAAAAACGCCTTGTGTCAAATTCGGTTGGCTTGATTCTGACGGCAAGATTGTCTATATAAAGAAAAAGGCATACGACACCGATAAGGAGGCAATCGAAGCGGCAAGGAAACTCAACGCAAGCCAACATCAAATAAGCAAGGCTGTGGCGTACAAGTGTCCTATATGCTTCAAATGGCACATCGGGCGTAACGGAAAGACACTTACAGAAAAAGACAAACAACATTACAAACAGCAAAACGGAATGCTATGGAAAAGTTGAACATTTCAGACATCAGCAGCGGCGATTGGCTTTCAATCAACGGCAACGAAGTAAAGGTTATCGGCACAAACGAACTTCACAACTCCGTGTGTTACTTCGAGGAAGAATTGCAGGATATTGTTGAAGCGGACATCAGCGCGTTCTCGCCTATACCGATTTATCACGAGGCATTGCTGAAAAACGACTTTGTTTCGGAAGTCACTTGGCACGGCATAGTCACGCTCACATATTCGGTCAAGAAAGACAAAGACATAGACTATGAGAATATGAAGTTCAGCACGGATATAACCGTAAGTGTTGAAATGTTGGAAAAGGAAGACCACGTAAGGCACATCAAGATTGATGCTTTCAACAAACACGGGATTTTCAATTCCAAGCGTGTCAAAGCGGGCGAACCGCACTATATCCACGAATTGCAGCACGCTATGCGTGACGCTCACATAGAAAAACAAATTGAACTGTAATGGACAGCAACAGATTCGTTTCATACGATATTGCGCGATACCTGCACAACATCGGCTTTTACAGCGATGAGTGCATTGCGTTGTACTACACGGGCTACCATACAACGGAGCGTGAGTTGGACATCAACACAGCCATATACGAGTACGGCGCGGAGGACTACCTTGAATCCCAATACGGAATCGAATGGCAACGGTTTCCATACTATCTCGCCCCAACACCGAGCGAGGCGTTGAGGTGGCTTCGTGAGAAAGGCATATATGTTTTTGTCAGACTTGACAACAAGTCGGAGATTGACAGAAGAGTTGTTGCCGAGGTGTGTGTGAAGGTGCGGTCGTTCATTACAATCACCGTTTTGTACGACAACGATTCGTTTGAGGCTGCTGAACTGGCTGGTCTCAAATATGCGTTGGTGAATTTTGACGAATTAGATAAAATGATAAATGGATATGACTGATTTTATGGCAGGTGAATGGGCTTACCTAAAAGTCCAAGAAAAAGACAAGCCTACACGTCTCACAAAGAAGATGTTGAATGACGGCATTGATGCGAAGCCTATCCCGTTGGATAGAACAACACTCATACGAAACGATTTCGGTATTGTAAAGCGCGATGACGAGGATTATTCTGACGGATTCACATACAGACTGAAAAACGACAGCGGCATATATGCAACTGTAAATGAAGTGTTCAAGCGTGACGGCACACAGAGTGACATTTGGCGTTTGCGCATAGTCTGCAACAACGGGTCGGTTGACTTGAACATCCGATATGTTCACGAACTGCAACGGCAACTCGGATTGTGTGGCATTCAGAGGTATATTAAGGTCTTTGATGACGGCATTGTGTTCGCCCCGTACATTATGGCTGACAGTGTTGGAACAGTCGGCAACATCGGCGAAATGGCAAAGAAAGAAGTCAATTCAAGATATGCAACGGTTGAGGTTGCGCCCAACACCTACGGAACGATGCCAAAATACAAGGTTGGCGACATATTCACCAAAAAAGGTTGCAGAGACTGTGCCGTTATGAAGGTGACGCAGATAATCCTCGGTTTAGAACCGATATATCACCTCGAACCCGTTAAAGGCATAGGATTGTCCGCTGAATGGTGTGAATCCGCATTGGACGAACTTTACAGATATGTTGAACGCAAAAATTAACAACCATAAATTTTACGGCTATGAAAAAATGCACGCTTTATGACGGCGAACTGAATGATATTGACATCAACAATGTTATCGGAAAGGTAATCGAAATGAAAAAGGAATCAGACGAGGACGTGTTCCTGCGTTGGAACGGCGCAACTATGCGCATAACCAAAACAAGCACTGTGCAGGAAGTTCTTGATGATTACGACAGACAGACAAATGCAACGAACCTTCTTTGGAAAAAGGAGCATAACCTTTTGTTCGATGCCGAAACCGTAGCCAACAAGTTATTGAAATTTTTAGCAAGTATATAAAATGAAAGACGAATACACCTCATCGGAAGAGTTTTACAGAGACTACGAGAAAGAGCATTGCCGCTGTCCTATTTGCGGGCAGAAAGGCGTGCAAACATCGCTTGTCGGTTACATCGCGGATTTGAAACGCCCCAACGAGTACAAGGACAAAAACCGAGTCATCTGTCACAACTGCGGATACAAAGGAATCTATCACGATTTGGTCGGCGAGGGTGACGTGGTTGAAAAGGTTGTCACATACAGAGTGGCGGAGGTGCTGCGCAGTTTGGGGTTCAACAAGAGCAAAGACCATAATTGCAAGTTCGTCTATCTGTCGCCGAGAATAATAACCAAAGTCGGTTATCACATTGACCGAAATATGGTTTATGAAGCACCGACATTGGATGCCGCTATGGATTGGCTTCGCGAAACGCACAAAATCCACATTGAAATCCACGCAAGTCTTGAAGGCGAAAATGCGCAATCCCGCCGAGAACTCAAATACTCATACGCCATTGTTATAAACAACGGCGACACCACAATAACAAGGGTGCAGAGCAACGAATACTACGACACATACGAGGAAGCCGTGAACGAAGGTATCTTTATGGCAACCCAATACATCTAACAATATGGAAAAGGTATTAGTAGGATATGACAACGCAATGCTGCTGAAGAAATGCGGCTTTGACGAACCCTGCCAAGATTTCTATTCGGACGATATAACCTATGACGGTAAATCAATATCGTTCAACGAACAACTTGAAATAATCAAGAGAGGCAGGGTGAATGAAATAGAATGCAAGAACGGCGGCAAGTTGTTACACGGAAACGTGCGCAATTCCGATGATTGGGTTCACGAAAAAATAGCGGCAGCACCCGAACAGCACGATGTCACCAAATGGCTTCGTGACACATACGGTATAATCATTCTAATCCGATTCGCCTACAAGTTCAAAGACAACAGCACAGACGGAGTGGAGTACACATTCTCCGTTTACGAAGAGAAACCCCGTGATTGGGGATATGAATGCGAAGAATATTGGGACAGATTCGAGGATGCTGTGGAAAACGGAATAAACCACGCATTGAACAAACTTATAAAAATACAAGCAATATGAAAGAACACGCAAAAGATTTGCTAAAAACACTTGCCGTTATTTGCATTATTGGAGTCGCAATCGGTTTGATTTTTAAAAAATGTGCGAAAGACGCGGAGGAAGCGATACCGTTCAAAATCAAAGGCGATGTCGAATATGTGTACGAGGGTGACAGCGTTGTGCATCACTACGAATTTGATGACCTTTTCGACCCCAACTCAAGGGTCAAGAGTATGAGTGTCGAATACTTTGCCAAGACGGGATATATGAACAGAATGGTCTTGGTTTGTACATACAAGTTTTCAAATCATATAGCACAAACATACGAAAAGGAACTGTTCTACATACCCGACAGACGGTTCACGGTCAAGAACATAACTTGGCATTTCACACAAACACGAGAAACAGATACGAAATAAAATGTTGACATACGCAAACACATTTAGAAGATTAAGAAAGGACGAGATATTGGATGCCGCCCTTGAAAGCCTTAATGGGTCAAATATGTTTTACGACCCAGGCGATGAGGTGTATCTTGTGAACGCGAGGTATTTAATCCGAAAGAAAATGTCGGAAATCCTGCTCTTGGATTCACCTATGCTTTCGATTGAGTATTCAGTTCTTGTGCGGCGTGACGTTTATGAAAGGCTTGCCGTTGCAGGCGTTAATACCAACCAAGAGCCTCCGAAGATAAATGAGCAGAGGGTTGCCGTTCTTGAAAAGGCACGGCAAAGTATGATAGACATACCCATTAAAGGCTATGAACAATACGCAATCGTGCATTATATTATGAATCTGCAAAGGGATGAAATATCGGCGAAAAGCCTAATCCATCAGATAATGTCTCCGAAGGGAATGGCGTTTCTTTGGTTTGACGGTGAAAAGGATTTGTTGTCAATGCCGCTAATCAGATGGTGATATGAAGTACCAAGGCAACAAGAACAGATACCGAGCGGAAATTCTGCCGATAATCCTCAACGGGTGGAAAGGGTACAACAGCGGTCGCTATTATGTAGAGCCGTTCTGCGGCAGTTGCAGCGTCCTGCAATACGTGAACGGCAAACGAATCGCCAACGACAAAAACAAGTACCTTATCGCTATGTGGAAATCCCTCGTTGCGAATAAGGATATGCCGAGAATCATAGACAAGGAGTTCTATGACGATGTGAGGGATTGCTTCTACGGCAGAAACGCCAAGTATTCGGACGATATTGTCGGTTGGGTAGGGTATATGGCTTCGTATAACGGTCGCTTCTTTGACGGAGGATACAGCGGTCACAATGTCGTTATAAAGGACGGCAGCACCCGTGACTATATAACGGAAAACATAGAGAACACCATTGTCCAAATTCCGTACCTGCACGATGTTGATTTCAGAAGTTGCGACTACAACGAACTTGAACTGCCGCCGAATTCGCTCGTATATGCAGACCCGCCGTACAAGAACACCAAGCAGTATATGTATTCAAAGGATTTCGACCACGAGGCGTTCTACGAATGGTGCAGGAAAACGGTCGCTGACGGACACACGCTGTTCATATCCGAATACAATATGCCAAGCGATTTCGAGTGTGTTTGGAGCAAGGATGTGACCTGCGCTATGAACCCGAACATAACAAAGAACAACACGGAGAAACTGTTTGTCCTTAAAGGCACAGTGAAACGAAAGACATTATTTTAAATCGTGCAATCAAATAAGTTAAACTCAAAACTATGGATAATCGTTGCAAACAGATAAGTTATGGAAATAACCACGTCAAAGCGGAGTTCAAGTTAGCAAACGGTAGGACGTTTATGACGGAGCAGATTAAATGTCCGATATGTGCCGCAAAAATGGAGATAGCGCAGATGACAACTTTGCCGAGAAACGAACTGCGGCTTCGAGACCGCACACCGCCGTTCTGCGGTATTGTCTGTGAATCGGTCAACACATACGAAAGCGTTATGCAATGTCCGAACAGATGCTGCACGCTGAACTTTGAACACGAGGTCACGCAGGTTGCTGTCGGCAATTAACATACATAAGTTATATATAAACCAAACCAATATGCAAAGAGACGAGGCTATATTTTTCCTCAAAGAAGTGTTTGAGGAATTGAAGAAAGACTATCCGAATCTGACATACGGTACATACAATACGGGTGATGTCGGGTTTTTCACAAAAGACGAAAACGGGGTTGAATACCTTGTTGCATACGCACCCGCAATTATGCAGAGGTTTCCGAAAGAGAACCGAGTGAAGTATTATATCAATTGCCTGCAAGTGCTTAAAAAGGGCTGCACCTCAAACATTGATTCATACAAAATGGAAAATGTAATCGGTATGGTGTCGCTTGACGAAAAAGAGGTTTTATCACGATTCAAGCAGAGTATCAAGAGCGATATGGTGAAACTCATAAACAAAAGAATGAACAGCGATGGAAAGGAATAAGGAATACAAGCAGATAATATTGAAGGCGCACGAATACAACGAAGCACTCAAAGGCAAGGTTGTTGACAAAGTTGTGTTCAATGACAACGGCTCGTATGATACACAATTCTGTATCATAATGTTCACGGACAAAACCTATATTGCCATTGGCACTGGTTACAAAGACCTTGAAAGCGGCAATGACGAACCAAACCTCGAAAACTACTGCGTCAATTCGCCCAACTGTGTTGACAGCGGATGTTTCGATTGTCACAGTTGGGTTGACACAGAAGGCAACCTGCATTTCTACGAGTGGATTCAGATTCTCAAAGACTTGGGTCTTTGGATTATAGACGAAAAAGAAGCCAAGGGAATTATTGACCGAAAGAACGCTGAATATGAGGAACGTGAGTATCAGAATTACCTGCGGCTGAAGGAAAAATTTGAGAAAAAGGAAAACACCTAATAAAAACTTTCGTTTTTTATTATATGTGTATATGGATAAAGAAACAAAGTTGAATATAGTAAAGGCTTTGCACGCGGAAACGGGCTGCGGTCTTATGAAGATAACGCAATGCCTTGACTCACTAATACACGCATTGAAGCACAAGCCTATGGTGAAAATGGATGTCGGCTACCGCTTGAATATGAAATGGGAAGAGTACGACCTCCGCACAGTAAGAAAAAACGCAGAATGACTAAAAGACAATGTTATGGACGGAATGAAATATGACATTTATATGGACAGAGAGTGTGTCGCCTTGTGTGACGCTCTAAACGAACTGCCCGATGTAGAGACAACAGAAAGTTGCTGCGGGCATTTCGAGAACCCGTACCGAATTTGGTTCAGAACAAAGAACCCGTATTCGGTAGCCGTAATAGCGCGGGCAGTTGACAAACGGTATATCGGTATCGAAATGGGTTGGGAGTTGAATGTGGAGACATCCGATGCCGAATCAGACCCGCAATACTGTTTCTGCCTCCACTCGGCGAGACCCTACGCCGATTACGGTGAGATGATGACTGACATCACAAAAATTATTGAGAATATAGAGTATTGGAAATCACCAACTTTTTACAACTATTTCAAATTTAACAATTAAAAATTATAGTTATGAAGGAAATCTTTTCAAAGTCAGAAAATTTCAAGCAGGAATATTCTGCAACAATCGTAAGGGTCGGGGAACTCAAGGACATTGAGAACTCCGACAACTTGAAGCAAACCATCATTGACGGATTCAGCGTTGTCGTCAACAAGAACGATGTCAAGGAGGGCGACTATATGATTTACTGCAAGAACGAGACCGAATTGAACTCGGAGTACCTTGCCGTGAACAATATGTACGAAATCGGCGAGCGTCACCTTAACGCAAACTGTGTTGAGGTTGAGAAGTTGATTGCTGACGGCAAAACCGATGAGGCGAAGAAAATGGTCGGCTACTTCAACAAGAACGGTCGTGTCAAGATGATTCGTCTGCGCGGCTGTCCGTCTATGGGCGTTCTTATGCGTTTGGTGAGTTTCATCAATTGGGACGGCGCATTGGCTGATGTCAATCTCCAAGACTATGTTCACTACGACAGCAACGGCAACTTCGTTCCATTCGACTTCGACACCGTGAACGGCAAACTGTTCATCAAGGCATACGTGCCGAAAATCAACCCTTGCAGAAGCGGTGGCGGAAGCGGCGGCGGAAAGAAGAAGGACAAGTCAAAGAAGTTCGACCGAATGATTGAGGGCGAATGGGCGTTCCACTATGACACCAACCAACTCAACTCTAATATGTGGAGACTGTCTCCCGAAGACGTTGTGTATATCTCAACCAAGGTACACGGCACATCAATCTGTCTCGGCAACATTCTTGTCAAGAAGCCCACATTGCTTAACAAGTTCCGCGACTTCCTCAACTCATTCAAGGACAAGAAAATCAGCAAGTACGAGCGTCAGTTGAAGCGCACCGAGGACGATTTGCTGAAACTTGAACTCCAAAAGAAAATCGCAGTCGTTGACAACCGCAAGATTCGCAAGTTCGATACGGAATACTACAATGTGTATTCCTCACGCACGGTCATCAAGAACCAATACATCAACAAGCAGGTCAACAGCGGTTTCTACTCAACCGACATTTGGGGCGAGTACAACGAAATGCTGAAGGGCAAGATTCCGCAGAACGTGTCAATCTACGGCGAGATTGTCGGCTACCTCACGGGTTCGTCAAAGATGATTCAGAAGAACTACGACTACGGCTGTGAGGTCGGCGAGAACAAACTTATGATTTACCGTGTCAACGAAAAGTTGGAGGACGGCACTCACAAGGAGTACGAGATTGATGAGGTTATTGAGTTCACCAAGCAGTTGGTCGCCCAATACCCCGAAATCGAAAGCAGGATTCTGCCGTACACTCTGCTGTTCCACGGCAAACTCTCCGACTTGTATCCGCAAGTTGACAGAGCAAACCATTGGAACGAGAATATCCTTGAGGAACTGAAGAACGACAAGGAGCATTTCGGTATGGAACTTGACGAGCCTATGTGCAAGAACAAAGTTCCACGCGAGGGTATCTGTCTGCGTATCGCAAACGACCCCGTTAAGGAGTGCTTCAAGTTGAAGTGCCTCTACTTCCTCGGCAAAGAAGCAGCCAATATTGACAAGGGTGAAGTCGATATCGAAATGGCTGACAACTACGGCGAGCAACAACAATAGTGCTTAACGCACAGCGGGCGTGTGGCTGAATTGGTAAAGGCAATTAAGTCACAAAACGGTTCTCGAAAGAGAATACAGCAGCAACTTATACAAACTCACTTATCGTATGGCGGTTCGAGTCCGCCCGCGTCCGCAAAGGGAGTGTGGCTGAACGGTTAGGCGGCGGGATGGCAGATAATTCTTGAACAAGAACTTTACAGCAACATTAACCAAGGTAAACCCGTGAGATGGTGGTTCGACTCCATCCGCTCCCACAAAAATTTAGAAATATGCTATTCAACGTAGATTATCACATAACTGACATTTGCAACCTCAACTGTGCGCATTGCAGTCATTACTGTCCGTTGGTGAAGTTTATACCAAACACAAAGCACAAGTCGGTTGAGCAGATTACGGCAGACTTGACGCTGCTGTCAAAGCACAAGGACTATTTGGAGAGATTGGGCATATTGGGCGGCGAACCCTGCCTGCACCCGCAACTCTCGAAGATATTGCGAATCGCCCGTGGGCTGTTTCCGAAAACAAAAATCGTTCTGACGACAAACGGAACGCTGACCGAGAAATACCTGCGGTGGAAAGATGCCATTGAGGAAAACGACATACAACTTTGTGTAACGCTGTACCCGTTCAAAGGGGATGAACAATCCGCTTGGCAGAATTTCAAGAGAATATCCGACTTCATACCGTCAGTTGATGTTTGGGCATATCCTGCGCAGGTAGGTATGACATATCACCAACTCGCATACGAACCTTGCATAAAGGATGATATGGATAGAGAGGAAAAGGATAAACTCGAAAGCAAGGTGTTCGGCTGTTACAAGCGTTGGCAATGTAACCAACTCAAAGACGGCAAACTTTGGATATGCCACTATGCCGCTTACTTGGACATACTTGAAAAGGCGTTTCCAAACAAGGTGAATATCGGTCAAGACGCACAATGCTATTTGGACTTGAACAATGACAATCTGACCGAGCAGGACATATACCAATGGCAATGCGAGACATATCCAAAAATATGCAAGCACTGTACCGATGTCCAACACGGCGGCTATGACGGCGAAACAGAGCCTTGGTGCAGGACAAAGTATGACATTTCCGAATGGGTTGAATAAGCAATAAACTTATGCGAAACAGAGAAGAACTTAATAGATGTATAGCGCAATCCTTAAAGGATGGTCGTTTTTATGAAAGATTTGTTGAAGCCCAAATCAAAATAAATTTTCCGCAGTCTTTCTGCAAGCACATTGAGGATTTTGACGACAATATGGTGTTTAGAGTTGACGGCAAACAATGCGCAAAGACGGAAGTTGATGAAAAATACCACATTGATTTGTTTTTGAAATTTGACAAAAACAAAGAACGGATGCAGAGTATGGATGCCAAATCTCCAAAACGCTTGAAACGCCAAGACACATCATATAATTATAACATAGAGTACGTTGAATTTACCAATGTGAATGGAGAAGAAGGATGGGTTCGTGGCAGAGCGGATTTTATCGCGTTTGTTACAAATGTTGACATAATCATAGTTAGCAGACATTGGCTTTTCGGATATTCAAATGATATTGTGAAACCAAACACACCCATTTATATCGGTAACATAGCAGACAAATATCCAAATGACTATCTACATAAATTGAGCAGAAGAAAAGACCGAAAGGATTTGATTACTATATTAAGCACGGAAGAAATACGCAAAATTGCCAAAGAGCAAAATGGATTGATTATGCGATTTGACAAAAGCATTGATTGGAATCAAATTGACCAAATGAGAAAAAACGGTGAAGATGTGACTGAATTGCTTGATGTTGACGCGACTGTTATTGATTACAGAAAGACTGAATCTGTCGCAGAAGCATCATAAACAGCAGGACGTGTAGCCAAATCGGTAAAGGCAGAGGAGCGCAAAAGTTTCTTGTAAAGAAACAATCAGCAACCATAGCAAAGAAAACCTCGCATACACATAGGTGTATTGGTGGTTCGAGTCCACCCGCGTCCACAATCTGACTTCATAACTATACGGCGTTCAAACGCCACAAAAAAAGCCGCCTTTCGGGGCGGCTTTCCATTTCTTATATATAAGTTATGTATCACACAAAAACATACGCCGTTTTGCACTTGTCTGCAAAAATGTTCACAACATCCCGTATGTTACTACACAGAAATTCAACGTTATTGTCAATAAACCAAGGTTTGTCAATAAAGATATGCTCCATCAAAAACGGAAGCCATATAGTCAGACTGCCGTTTTTACTGTCCCAACCTTTGCTCGTTTGGGATTCCTCTTTTATTCTCGAACCCACAAAATAAGGATTGTGCAAATCATTATTGTATATATCACGCATTTTGGCAGTCATTCTCGCTGCCTTGTTGTCACCATAGTCTTGTGCAAACAAGTCTCTGTCAAAAACAAAAAACAGCAACACAAACAGACATCCTTCACCCGTTCTTTCATTTTTTGGTATGAACGCAACTGTATTGACACCCTCGTCATACTTGCCGTTTAACCAACGCTCGTTTATAGTTGCCCGTTTAGCCATTTCATCGCCGAATTCCGAATAGTAGAATCCGTTTGCGTAAATATGCAGGTGATTGTACTTTGTCTGCGGATAAAGCAGCAAGTGACCTGGCATACTGACATCCTGCAATATATTGTCTATGACCCTTGAAGTCTGTTCAACAAGCAGAATCTTGTTGTTCTGCATTTTAAGGTAATCCTTTGAAATCGGTGCTATTTGTATCTTGCCCATTGTTATAAGCCTAACTCTTTGCTTACTTTATTAACAACATTCCTTATTTCTTTCGACAGTCTGTTAAATCCCGTAATGTCGTAAAATTCCTCCATAAGATGTTCGGGTACTTTGACCATCCCCGTGGAATGCGGCAAATGTTCCAACGATTTCAAATTGCAGCAGTCGTTGCAATAGAAGTTGTTTCTGATTGACTTCGGCGCACCTTCGAGCGATTCAAGTTTCTTGCAGTAACTGCAATCGAACAAGCCGAACACCTCTTCGGGTACGCCGATGAGGTTTGTTATACTTGTATAGGAGCAGATGAAAGAGCCGCATCCCAAGGTTTTTGGAGCATATTCGAGAGATTCAAGTCTGCCGCATTGACAGCAGTCGAATGTGTCGCTTATGTGTTCGGGCGCACCTTTCAATGATGTCAGACTGCTACAAGTTCTGCATCTGAACGAACCATTCACCTTTTTCGGTGCGCCTTCCAAATTGACCAACTTAACACAATCGGAACAGTTGAAATTGCCTCCGACATCAACGGGCGCGTGTTCAAGGCTGTTCAATTTCACACAATTTGAACAGTCAAACGTGCCGCTTACAGACCTTGGCGCATATTCAAGTGATGTCAGTTTGGCACACCCGCTGCAATCAAACATACCGTTCACCGAATACGGCGCACCTTCCAACGACACCAATTCGTCACAACCCCTGCAATCGAAATTAGTGAATATATATTTTGACGCGCCTTTCAACGACTTTATTTTTCGGCAAAAGCAGCAGGCGTAAAAACCGCCGACATATTCGGGTGAGTGTTCAAGCGATTCAATGTTGGTGTTGCCGCAATTGAAATTGCCGTAAACCTTTCTCGGTGCGCCATCCAACGAAGTGAGTTCACGCATATTGCTGCAAATGAAGTCACCTTTTATCACGCCGAATTTAATGAGGAAGTGTCCGTTTTTGTCAAGCATACTCGGAGTGACTTTAACCGCTGTCTCGGAATCATACAAACGGGTCTCCCTATTATAGACGAGACCCATATCCTCCGCCATACGCTTGGCTATAAAGTCATTCTGTATGTCTTTAAGCCTTCTTGCCGATACGGGTTGTATTTTCATAGCGCAAGCCTTATATTTTTGGTGGTATATGTGTTTAGTTTCAGACAACGTGTGTGATTGAACTCACCAATGATAGAGCCTGCGCCTTCAAGTGATTCGAGGTTGATGCAGTCGCTGCAATTAAACGAACCCGTCACCATTTGCGGTGCGCCTTCAAGCGTGGTGATGTTGTCGCAATGCGTGCAGGAAAACGACTGAACTTCCTGCGGTGCGCCTTTAAGTGATTTCAGCCCACGACAATACCCGCTCATAAACGCCCCTTTCACTATTTGCGGTGCGCCTTCAAGCGTTGTCAACCCGTCACATAGGTTGCAGACAAAATTGCCGTCAACAATATTTGGTGCGCCTTCCAATGTCTTTATACCCGCCATAACGCAGGAAAACGAACCCACATAATCGGGTGAACCTTCAAGAGATGTTAGACTTGGACAGCATTCGCAGTTGAAATTACCCTTTACTGTTCTCGGTGCGCCAGACAAAGTTGTGAGGTTATCGCAATGCGAGCAGGAAAACCTGCCGCCTACAATTCTCGGTGAGCCGAACAGCGTGTGCAAACTTATGTTATTGTTGCAAACAAAATCGCCTTTTACCTCTTTCGGTGCGCCTTCAAGGGAAGTGAGGTTCTTGTTAAATGAACAGTGAAAATGCCCGCCGACCTTTTCGGGAGAGTGTTTCAGATTCTTTATGCTTGTGTGGGAACAGTCAAAACTGCCGCCGACATAAGTCGGTGCGCCTTCCAACGTGGTGAGTTTATGACATTCGTCACATAAGAAGTCGCCTATCACAACGCCGAAATCCAAGATGAACCTGCCGTTGTCGTTTACGAGGGCATCGGTTATAGTTATGCCTTCGAGACAATCATAACGCTTCGTGTCATTATTGTAGGTAAGTTCGTATGCGTTGACTATCCTCTGTATTTTAAGCCATTCATCAGTGTTTCTCAACCGAGCGGCGTTCACGGGTTTTATCTTTAACTTTGTACCTTCCATAATTTCTTTTATGGCAATATAATAAAAAAATCAACACAAACACAAAAAATAATTGTTGATAACTCTGTTGATAACTTTTTCCGAAAAAAGTGATTGGTATATAAAAAATTTTGTATTTTTGTGTCGTAATAAAAACATTCAAGTATAGCAAAGATGACAACTGAAGAATTTATCACAAGAGCGAAACAAGTACACGGAGACAAGTACGACTATTCCTTGGTGAAGTATGTTAATGCTAATACAAAGATTAAGATTATTTGCAAAATACACGGTATCTTTGAACAAAGACCGCTTAACCATTTATATAATAGCCACGGCTGTCCAAAATGTGGTGGTAATAAGCGATTAACAAAAGACGAGTTTGAAATAAAGGCAAATGAAGTTCACGGTAACAAATATAATTATGAATATGTTGAATATATCAATGGTCAAACTAAAGTAAAAATTGAGTGTCCTACTCACGGTATATTTGAGCAAACACCAGGCAGTCATTTAGGAGGATGCGGGTGTCCAAAATGTCAGAAAGTAGAAGCCGCTAATAAGCAGCGATTAACAAAAGACGAGTTTGAAATAAAGGCAAATGAAGTTCACGGTAACAAATATAATTATGAATATGTTGAATATATCAATAGTCGAACTAAAGTAAAAATTGAGTGTCCTACTCACGGTATATTTGAACAAAAACCAAGTAGTCATTTAATGGGTCACGGCTGTCCGAAATGCGGTAATATAGTAAAAATGACAGCAGACGAATTTTTAAAAAAAGGAATACAAATTCATAGTTCTGCTAATTATATATATGATTATGTTGATTATGTTGACTATCATACAAAAGTAAAAATTGAATGTCCTACGCACGGTATATTTGAAATAAGACCAAATAATTTTTTACGAGGACAAGGGTGTCATAAATGCGCATTGGAAAGAAATGCAAATAGACGCAAACTAACAAAAGAAGAATTTGAAACAAGGGCAAACGTAGTTCACGATAATAAATATGATTATTCAGAAACACAGTTAAACGGTGTTGATAAAAATGCTCGTATTCGTTGTCCATATCACGGATATTTTTGGCAACGTCCTTATAGTCATCTTTGCGGATGCGGGTGTCCAAAATGTAGTGGAACTGGAATTAGAAATTCACATAAATTTAACCTCCTTGAAGAATTTGAGAGTGAGTATGCGTTCCGCACGTTCCTCGAAAACAATGACATTAACATTCTTCTTTTGATTATCACCAATATAGAACCGAAATATAAGCCTCTGAAAAAGGACATAATGTTCGCGTTGAGACACGCTGACGAAATAAACCCCATACAATATTTGCGTGAAAAATACAGTTCGGAATCCAATGACAGTTTTGCTCAAAATACAAATAATACAGACATCACTTCAAGCGATTCAAATGATGATATTGTAAACGACATACTCTCACAAAAAATAAAGCCAAACATAAACGACAATTTATCAATAGGTGACATTATCAAGAATGACAGTGAAGAAATCCAAGTGATAAACAGATTGGACTGTGAACACCTTATTACGCCAGAAATTCGTGAGTATATTATGAATAAGTTTATCAATGATATGCACCGTAACAAAATTTCAAGTAGCAAATAGTTACAACATTTAAAAACACTATTATGACATTTGAAGAAGAATTGAAGTTGAGATTTGAAGAAGAATTGGATTCCATCAATGAAATGGAAAAACAAGGTTCAGAGGTATTCAATCATAAATTGAACTATCAACAAAAACTTACTGTAACAAGACTTAAAAAACTTGATTTTTTTCTTAATTACAGTGACACGGGTGCAGGCAAAACAAAGGCTGCTATTTCATCGGCATTTTATCTTGGCGCAAAACATATACTTGTGTTCTGTCCCAAACAAGTGATGTCAACTTGGGAACAGCAAATCACCGAAGCAAAATTCGTTGATTCCGAAAACGTAGCAATAGGATATACAATTAAAAACTATAAAGATGGTTGCACCTTTGAAGTATTCAATTACGATAAATTCAACACCGAAGTTCGTGCAAGCAAACGAATTGAAAGATTACTCAATTCAAAGACTTATGATTTGATTGTATTTGACGAAATACACAGATTGAAAAACAAAAATTCGGAAACATACAAACAAATTTTCAAATTGGTTAATATATTACGTAGAACCAATCCAAATGTTAAATTTCTTGGTGCTACTGCAACACCAATTACAACAAGTAACGCTGATTTGCAAGGTATATATGAAATTTTGTCGGGCAAGCAGGCTGATGAACTAACAATGGGCAATCTTGCGTCCAAACTGTTAAATGCAAACAAGGTTCTTGAAACAAGTGGTTTTGGTTATTTTCCGAAAAGTGTTATAACTGTTAGATACAATGATATAGACGGAAACCACTTGTTTGAATCAGAACAAAATCGTGATGAGATTTTTAATACAGAACTTGCTAAAATTGACGGAACGTCCATAGAAGAAGATTGCATTAAAAATAAAAGCAACATAAGCAAAATTGAAGAACTGCACCTTGAATTAAAATTTGAAGCATACAAGCACCTTATTAAAAAAGGAACTGTTATCTATACCGAATACACATACGGCGACACAATCCTTTTTAATTTGAAATACCTTGTTGAAAATGAATGCAATCTTACAACTTGTATTTACAGCGGTGAATACAAAGAAACCGATAGCGGTAACTCAATAGAAGAGTTCATAAAAGGCAACAAGGATGTCCTTATAGCAACAAAATCTATGTGTGAAGGCGTGGACGGATTACAAAAAGTGTCAAACAGAGTGATACTTCACACAGTTCCTTCAGTATGGTCTGTTATGCACCAACTGATAGGCAGGTTTGACAGACAAGGTTCAAACTTCGTTGCCGAAGGCGTTGACGTATATGTTCCTATGGTTGTATTCACACTCAACGACAGCACAACTGTATCGTTTGACGGCAGGCGGTGGAACAAGGCTATGATGAGAAAAATAAATGACGACATCGTAAAGGGCGGTCATCTTGAAGAAATATCTATTGCGGAAAAAAGAGATATGATTGATGATGTTGTTTCAAAACTTAAAGACAAATATGAAATGACAGAATTGCCCCGAAAAAATGTTGAGTTTGATATTGACAATAATGAAATTGAGCGAAAAGAGCGTGTTAAGTCAATTATCAACGACTTTAATCAAAGAGGAAAAATTACTGATTCTGAAAAATTACACAAAGAATTGGAAAAATATCCAAGTTTATGGTTTGAATATCATAACGCGAGAGATGAGCGTATGAAAGAATGGAATGAAATACCATACGAACATATTGCTTCAAAAATTAAAAACAAAAACAGCGTTGTTGCTGATTTTGGTTGTGGTATGAACCGTATGAAAGATTGTATTCCCAACAATAAAGTATATGCGTTTGACCACGTTGCAATAGACGATTCTGTAATCGCTTGTAATATGGCTCATACACCGCTTGACGATGAAAGTGTTGATGTTGCAGTTTTTTCTCTTTCATTATGGGGAAACTATGAGGACTATTTTAAAGAAGCATACAGAATCCTCAATTTTGGCGGATTGGTACATATTGCAGAACCGTCAAAATCTTATAATGAAGATAAAATAAATGAACTTATCGAAATGCTCAAAAGAAACGGTTTTGTGAAAGTTGGCGACATTGAAAACAGAGGTAAATTTTTCTATTTAACCTTTATGAAAATGTAGTTCGTGTTAATAACTATGTTGATAACTTTTTCCGAAAAAAGTGATTGGTGTATAAAAAATTTTGTATTTTTGCAGCGTAATCAAAAACGATAAACGATATGAAAGTAAAACTGTATAATATGAATGTTGTGACGGACATCATTGACTGCAACGACATAGACCACGTTGACAACCCGTGCTATTTCGATGATGTTGTCAGAGTACACCTCCGAAACCACCAAACGAAACTTTGTGACGATTTGGTGTTTCTGACAGAGGAAGAATCCAAGGAAGTCAAAAGTACATTGAATTTTTAACCTATAAATCGGCAATTATGGCACACAAGAGAATCAGAGCAAGATACAGAAACTGCGACAGAATCCCTTACAAAAAGGGCGGCAGAGACAACAAGGACTACTTCAACACGAGGGGCGGCAATATGTGCTACACGCGCAACACAATCCGCATACCCTCGCTGAACGCGAACAACAAGACGTGGAACAACTTTTACAAACTGTTCCCTCGTTTGAAAAGATACCTTATGGGCGACAAGACCGCGTTGTACGGCAAATTCCGCGAGACCGAGTATGACGAAAAGAACAATGTTCTGATTGTCAGAGAAGAGTGCTATGTTGGCGACCCGTTCAACCCGAAGTTCGGACGTTTCTATGTCAAAACGCACAAGTTCAAGAAAACTTGGTAGGATTCAGAATTTTTTATTATATTAAATCAAACGGGTTATATGACAAAGGAAGAAAAACGCGAAATGTTCAGACCGAGAATGTGGCATCTTTACGAGAACGGTGTTTGGATTGACACTTTATTTTCCCACAAGGAGGCTAAACGGGTGAAACACAGACTGACGGTCGAAGCATATAGGGATTTTCTTGATTTGACATATACTATTAAAAAAGCATAAAATGAAAGAAACAAGAGACATAAAAATCTATCTCGCTTCCTCAATGGAATCGCAGTTCAGAGACAAAATCAAACAAGTTGCCGACATTCTGCGCAATACATTCAGAGATGTTTACGTTCCTATGGAACACGTTGTCACTAACGCTTGGGACTACCCGAACAACGAGTGGGGTCTTATGGTGTTCGAGGACGATTTGAGCGCAATCAACAACTGCGACTATGTTGTGTTCCTAAACTACGGCAGGAAGAAAACCACTGCGGGCTGCGCTTGGGAAGCGGGCTACGCATTCGCCCTCGGCAAGAAAGTGTTTGTGGTTGATATGTGCGAGGACATCAACCGCGAAATCGAAAAGCGTATAAGCGAGGGCAAGCCCTACGAGATATTCGTCACTTCCCTTATGATTGAGAACGGCAGGTACGCCACAATCAACGGTATCGAAGGTCTTATTGCTTACGATTGGGAAAAACTCCCGAAAACAAGAACAATGTTTGAACAAAAGTAACAACAATTATGGAAAAGGAAGATAAATCAGTAATTTGCCAAGTCATTATCCAAGCGGTAGGCGATGCCGCAGACGAACTCGGATATGACGCTTATATGGTCGGCGGCTATGTCCGCGATATGATTATGAACCGCGAGTCCGATGACATTGACTTCGTTTGTGTCGGCGGAAAGACACCCGATGTCCGTGCTGGTATTGCGGTAGCCAACAGAGCGGCGCACAAACTCGGCGTTGACAAAGTTGAGGAGTTCAAGAACTTCGGTACTGCCCACTTCGTCTATGACGGGGTTGAGGCTGAATTTGTCGGCGCACGCAAGGAGAGTTACAGCCGTGGAAGCCGCAAACCCGTTGTCGAAAACGGCACGCTCGAAGACGACCTCAACAGACGAGACCTCACAATCAACGCAATAGCGTACTGCGTGAACCGCAACAAGCGAGGCTACATCGACAAGTTCAATGGGGAAAAGGACATCAAGAACGGGATTATCCGCACCCCTCTTGACCCGAACATCACATTCTCGGACGACCCGTTGCGTATGCTCCGTGCAATTCGTTTCGCCGTGAGGTTCAACTTCAGCATTGAGGAACGCACGCTGAATGGCATCACCAACAACGCCCACCGCATTTCGATTATCTCTGCGGAGAGAATCAGCACGGAACTGAACAAAATACTTATGTCGAAAGACCCGTCACGCGGAATCCAACTGTTGCAGTACACGGGGTTGCTCAAACTTATCCTGCCGAGTGTTGCCGCATTGGATGAGGTCAAAACCGAGAAAGGCGTAAAGCACAAAAACAACTTCATTCACACGCTCGGTGTCCTGCAATATGTCAGCAACCACGGTGCAAGCCTCAATGTCCGTTGGGCTGCTCTGCTGCACGATATTGGGAAGACCAAGACCCGCAGGTTCGAGAACGGCACTTGGACATTCAGATACCACGAGGTTGAGGGTGCGAAGATGGTTGCCAAAGTGTTCAACAAACTCAAACTGCCGCTTGACGATATGAAGCACGTCCAAAAACTCGTTGAGTTGCATATGCGCCCGCAGGCAATCGTTGAGGAAGTCACCGATTCCGCAATCCGCAGACTTATGTTTGACGCGGGTGACGACCTCGAAGACCTTATGCTGCTCTGTATGGGTGATGTCACCTCGAAAAATGACGAAAAGGTCAAGCGTATCCGTGCGGGTTTCGAGCATTTGAAAGAAAAGTTCGTTGACCTTGAGGAACGCGACCATATCAGAAACTTCCAACCGCCCGTGAATGGTGACGAGATTATGGCTATGCTCAATCTGAAGCCTGGGCGTGAGGTCGGTATGGTCAAAGAGAATATCAAGAACGCAATCCTTGACGGCGAACTCGAAAACGACCACGACAAGGTTGCCGCCTACATTATGCAGAAGTACGCGGGTCGTGACGGCATCCGTGAGGATTCGCAGAAGAAAACTTCCATTGCCGACAATCAAGAGCAAAAACCCGTTGATAGCGTTGAGCAAATGGCGGAAAAATACGCGAAACTGCTGACCCACATTGACAGCCGTATGGAAGAATTGTGGGAACTGCTGCCCGATGGGGACAAAGCGCAGAAAGGAGAAATAACCCTTGAAGATGCCAACGCCCTCGGCAGATATATGGAGTTGGAACAGTTGGAAAATTTCATTGAATCACTTAAATAATTTAGTAATATGAAACCTTACGTTTATTTGGCAGGACAAATTACAAAAAATTGGTGGCGAAACGCACTCACCAACACAGAGTACACCCCAAAAACAAGAATACCCTTTGTTGATGTAATGAATTATCACAAAGATGATTATTTTTATTCAACTTATGAATGCGAAGATTTTATTGTAACTGGACCACACGCTGTTGGATGTGACCACGAATGCTTTCACGATTTTCCGCACGCGGCAAGTGGGTATTGCCTTGGAAGTGGGGACACGTTTGTCACAACAAAAGAAGTATGTGATGCTTGTTGCGACCAAATAAAAAGGGCTGAAGTATTGTTTGCTTACATTGAAGAAGAAGAAGCATTCGGCACTTTTGCTGAAATTGGTGTCGCAAAAGGATTAGGCAAGTACATACATATTCTTTTCAAAACGAAAAAACTCGCCAAAAAACTTTGGTTTTTATCCGAGATGGCTGACGCTTTTAGCATACAAGATGGTGAAGATACACCCGAAATAAGAAAGGCGTTTCAGAAATGTATGGTTGATTTTGAGCATAAGAAAATAAGTGATACTATTAAAGCAAACACAAAGGCTGCGGCAGAAAAAGCAAAAATGACAAAAAAATAATCAAATAAATCACTATGGCAAGTAAAGACAGTTTGGGCGACCGTATGAAAGAGAACTACGAAGCCCGATTCAAGTTTAAGTTATTGAGACGCACACCCGTAATCATCAGAGTTGACGGCAAGGCGTTCCACAGTTTCACACGCGGGTTCAACAAACCGTTTGACCGTGTTCTGTCAAACGCTATGGACAGAACTATGAAAGCGTTGTGCGAGAATATCCAAGGCTGCGTGTTCGGATATGTGCAATCGGACGAAATCACACTCGTTCTGAACGACTACTCGAAACTCACAAGTTGCGCTTGGTTCGACAACGAGGTTCAGAAAATGTGCAGCGTTTCCGCTTCTATGACTACTTCTTATTTCAACAGAGCGTTTGCCGATGAGGTTGCCAAGTTCAAAGACCTTAAAGACCTTGTGTCCAGACTGTTGAATAATCCGTCAGTTGATGTTGATTCCGTACTCAAAACCGAATACTACATTGACGATTACAGCAAGGCGGTTAAACTGTATGAAGCATACTCGAATAAACTGCATACCGCTATGTTCGATTCGAGATGCTTCAACATTCCCGTTGAGGAAGTCACCAACTGTGTCCTTTGGAGACAGCAGGATGCCACCCGCAACAGTATCGAAATGGTCGGCAGAAACTACTTCAACAGCAGCGAACTGTACGGCAAGAACACGAGCAATATCCAAGATATGCTAATGGAAAAACACAGCGTGAATTGGAACGACTTTCCCGTGAGATACAAACGCGGCTGCGCCTGCTTCAAACGCGAGACAGACAACGGCAGAACCGAGTGGTTTGTTGACTACGATATGCCAATCATCTCAAAGGACAGAGACTACATTGAGAAATTCATTTTAACAAACAACAATTAAATTCATTAACAATCAAAAATTAAAAGTTATGCTTACAATTATTTTAATGGTTCTTGCTGCGGCAGGATGTATCGTATGGGCTGTAAAGTCCGATTGGGACATTGAAGAAGTTGCCATTGCTTTGGCAATCGTAATGTGCATCTGTGTTGTTGTCACACTTCTCACACTTTGCAACCGAGGCAAACGCTTCGATTACACAATTGAGAAATACAACAACATCAAAGCGCAGGTTGAGGATTACAACTCGCTTCCCGACAGTGCCAAACTCATTTCCCTCGAATATGACATCAGAGAGGACGTTTTGGATATGAACAACACAATCTCCAAGCACGAGGTTATGCACGAAAGCATTTGGAAAGGATTGTGGTACAGCGAGGAAGTTGGAAACCTGCCAAAACTGCACATCATCGGCAAGAATGAAAATGAACTGCCGCAGGCTACCGAATTACCAACCGACCAAAACCAATAAGGTATGAAGATTGACTTTGAAATGTGTCCGCAGCCTATGCCGATGAATTTTGATACTGTCAAATTCCTCGCCAAGAAAGGCAGTATGCACTTTGTGATTCTGCGAAAGACGGAAACCCGATACAGCGCAAAGACTTACAGAGACGAAAAAGTTGTCACGGAAAAAATCGGAACATTGGACATACATCCGAATATCACCATATTGGAACACGATGTTTTCTATGACACAAGGTATCGTGACACGGAACTCCTTGGCTACTGCCCCATTGAGTTCCCAAGTCAATACAAAAACATTAACATTTAATCCAAGCCACTATGTACAGATTGTTTTTAACGGCACTCGGACTTTCGTCACAGCCGACAACGCAGGAAATTAAAAAAGACACAAGCGACCTGCCGTATCAACTGAAGGAAGTGGTGTTCACGGAAAAGGAGAAAAAGCGTCTCAATATCAACGACCGAGAGACCTATTACCGAATCACCAAAAACGGCAAGGTTGTGAACAATGCCATATTCCGCCAAGGCGCGTTCTCGTCAGACATAATTGACTTGAACACGAAACGCTATGTCGAACTGCTCACCTATGACGAGGAAAGATACAGCGACTACGTTATCAAGGAATGCAAACTGAAAAGCCCCTACTGTCTCAAAAGCCACAACTGCGTCTTCGATATGGAGACTCACGAGATAGTCTTCAAGACAAAGGACTTTATGAAAGACTACATTTTCATTTACGACAATCTGTGCGTGAACAACATTCGTGACGGCATTTGGTTTCTTACAGAAAGACGGTGGATTTTGGGCGATGCCAAATTGGAGAAATACATTGAAACAGACAAATACATTTTCGCCCACACAAACAAGTACGATTCGGGAAAGGTTGTCGTGTACCGAGTTGACAGAATTACGGGCGAGGTCATAAACTGCAACGAGATATGAAAATCACATCAATCAAAAAAACAAAACACATCACCCCGCTCGGCGGCAGCGGCACGGGCTATTCAGAACCCGATGTGTTCAAGGTGTGCTGCGATGACGGCACTACCCGTGAAATAACCATTGACATTTGGTACAAGACCGCCGATTCAGTAAAGCGGGAGTTTGAGACCGAATTGCAAAAGGCATTCGGCGACACCTGCAAGAACCCTATGGAGGCATTCGGTATGTACTCCAAGGAAGTCGCCAACACAAGTTGCCCGTATTCCGTTGACGAACTTATGCGGAACGGCTTGGTCGGTTGCCCCGTTGACGACAGCGACAAATCGAAATCCATTGCAGATGACCCCTGCGAATACTGTTCGCTTATGTCTATGGCGGAGTGGAAAAACAAAACATTCGCCGACTTCCTGCGCGGGCTTCTGTTCGTATCGAACCACACCATACTGCACGAGATTATCAACAACAAAATCCAAGAACTTGACTGATGAGTTACAAACCCGTTGAACGGTATGTTTCATACGAAACCGCCGCGCTGATGAAGTCGCTTGGTTTCTATGTGAATTGGTGCAACCAATGGTACAACAACAAGGAGCAGGACGGGCATCCCGTATCTGTCGGATTCAAAAACTGTGTACCTGCCGCCACACAGCAGATGGCTATGGAGTGGATTCGCGACATTTACCACATTCACATATACGTTGACTACAACGGCGATATTGGTCAATACTGTTGGGCTGTCACCGACACGGAAAGCGGTGAGGCGAGACCCTATGACGGTTTGGGCGACACTTATCCCGAAACCGTGGAAAACGCCTTGCAGTACGTTATGAAATATGTGATTCCGAAAGACATTGAATGGCAAAAGGAACACGGGCAGCAAAACGACCAAGCGATACATCACGACCTGCTTCACAAATTCAATGAAGAGCATTGCGAGTTCTGTGGCACGCAACGCTGTATTGGTTGCTTCGATGAGGTTTGGCGCGAGGGCTGTGAAAAATTCAAAGAATTTATAAAGAATAACAAATAAACAGAAAGTTATGGAAGTAAAAGACGAAAAAGAAATCACTCCGAGTCAATATTTTGACTATATCAAGGAGGCAAAGAACACCATTACGACAGATGCGTTGAAAAACTCATTCGAGATTTTCATCAAACTTGCCGAAAAATACAACAAACTCGGTCAGAAGGAATCGTTGAAGAAACTCTGTTTTCTCGCTGACACCCTCAAAAAAGAGGAACAACTTATTGAAATGGGAATCACCACCTATGTCTATAAGAGCGTGGTTGAGGACTATATCGAACACGTTGCCGACAAGACCGTCAAGATTGTCGAACTTTCGAGATATATGCGGGAAATCCCAGACGAACTTGTGGAGACGGTGGAAAAAACGAAACCGCTGTTTGACGAATTCTATGTTCTGTTCACCGATTACACGGGCAAAGAAGAGCGCACCGTGGAGAAAGAACGCAGGGACAAAGACCCGATTCTGTTCGGCGTGTTCAAGAACCAATCCAATGTAGCCGACCGTTTCTATTTCCTCGGCGATTGGATTGACGAGTTCTGTGACTTGACCCTTGACAAAATGATTGAGACCTACTCGGCATACACCAAAGAGAAAAACGGCAAGGCGATTGACCCGACAGTCACCACAATAATCCCGCAGAGCAGCGATGAACTTATCGCCATTCTCAAGTCATACCACATTGAAGAGGACAAGAACAGCCATATCAAGTTGAGTGTTGCAAGCGGTGAAGCATTCGATACCACGCTGCCGTATTACAAGAAAACCGAAACCACCGATAAAACCAACGGCGGATTCTTCGACAAGGTTCGTTCAATCTTCAAGAAGCAATGACACCTAAAACCGACCTAACGGAAAACCGAGAGTTCAGCAGGATTCCGCAGCGCACATTCGTCTATGATGTCGTATCGTCTGAAGAATTGGGTGAAATGCTCAATATGACAAACGAAAAGTACGACCGCATACACGGGTGGGAGAGAATCTTCGGAAAGAAGTATCACACATCTGAAAGATACCGAATTTTCAATGATGAAGAGCAGTATATGTGCGATATGAAAACGCATTGCCTGCGCTGCGGGGTTGTCTTGCGGATTCCTTGGCGGAACAATGACGGATTGTGTGTCGAATGCGCCCGCGACTTGGATGGGGATTTTAACAAGTTCCCGTGGCGTAACCTAAAGATTCAGCCTTGGGAAAACCCCGTTTCCGAGGAGGATGAGCGTACAAAAATGGATTTGTTCGGATTACGGTAAATTTGATTTCGTCATTTGCGACTTTTTTATTATATTATGGTATAAGCAGTACAGTTATGAACAATACCGAACACTATGTCAGTTACGATTTCGCCGAGTTCTTGGAAAGCATTGGCTATGACGGTGAATATCACGCATTGTACGCGAAAGGCGATGTGGAGGAGGGTTTGTACAGTCAAGGAAAACAGCAGATTATGAAGTTCAAGCGTGAGAAAGGCTACTTCTTTGCTGTTGACCAAATGTACCTCCACGAACTGAAACCGCAGAAAAACCTGCTCAAAGCACCGACATTGGAATCCGTGATGAATTGGCTTCGTGAAAAATACGACATATTGGTAAGCGTATGCATCGTTGACTCGAACACGGTCTATATGGGAGGCGAATACTACTACTGCCGAATATTCAAGAACAGAAGCGAAGAGCGCAAGTTCAGATACAATTTGGAGAAATTCGTCACATACGAGGAAGCCGTGAATTATGCGCTCGAATACATATTCGTTAATTTTGAAATACTTTCACACATAGACAATGAATTATAGAACAAAGGAAATAATGGAATGGGTAATCCCAGGCGTGTTCGTGTTTTTGATTCTGACGAGCGTGTTCGGTTACATCGGTGCAAAAAATCTCAACGCTACCCGAAAGGCGAACAACATTGAAGTCGGCGACACGTTCAAGGTTGAATATGTAACCGACAATCCGTATGAGGATAGTTTCATATTCGGCGGCAGGATTATAGACAAGAAAGGCAACTACATACTCTATGTCACCTCAAAAGGCGACACCTGCACCACCAACATACGCGACCCCTACACGTTGCCGAAATTTTTCAAAGTGACAGTTTACAAAAACAAATAGTTATGAGCAAATCAGAAATTACAATCAGAAGAAAAAGTGACGGCAAGGTTCTGAAAGACATAATCAACGATTCCTGCCAAGTCCACAATATCTATGACGGTGACACGCTTGTCGCATCGGAAAAAGACAGCGCAATCGGCTACATTGAAGGCAGCGGATTCTGTGATTGGTCTGACTACGAGGAAATAGGGCGGAAGAATGATGCCCAAAAATTTTTCGAGAGTTTGGAGAATGTGTCGGAATACAACAAGAACCTTTTGGTCGCCGACTTGGGTATAAGGATTCCGTACAATGTCGTGTGCCATATTTCACAACACGTAAACGGAGGCGACTTGGAAACTGACGACATATTGAGGGCTGTTTACAAAGAAGGCGTTTGCGAGTTCGACCAAGCCATAGGATTCGACCTTGGTGACTTCAATGTCGAAACGGATGTGCGCCCGTACTTGCGTCCTATGAGTTCTATGACAGAGAGCGAATACAAACAAATGAAGGAAGAGACAGTCCATAACGATTTATACGGCAGCATTTTCAAATACGATTTGGCTGCATACCAAATCGCCGCACAAATCAAATGGCTCGCTATGCGGCATTTCGATTTCAACGACCTTATCGGTAGAGGTCTCGCAATAAAAGTGACGGAAGATAACAACCCATACAAAGATGAAAAAGGAAGATAAGTTGGAATTGCACAAGGCTCTTGCGAGCGGTCTCCCGCACGGTCTGAAGGTCGAATACAACGGCGACTTATATGACTTATATATGTTGGGTGTGGAAAACGCCGTAACGCTGAAGCCGTTTATGTCAAATCTCGAATCGCATCCGATTGAAACTGTCAAACCATACCTGCGCCCATTTTCTGATTTGACTGACAAAGAGAAGAAAACCATTGACGAAATGACATACGGTGCAGGTATGGTGGGCAGAAAAAAGAGTGTCGAATGGTACAGCAACGCCATACATTTCCTTGACAAAATACACGTTGACTACCGTGGTCTCATAAAGAAAGGACTTGCGGTTGAAGCACCAAAAGATATGTACCCCAAAAACACAGAAGATTATGGAAGTGACAATAATTAAAAAACTGTTTCTGACAGTTGACCTTGACATTCCCGAAAACGAAATCACCAAGGAGCGTGTTTCGGATGAAATCAAGAAAGTGATTGACGAACACGATGACCTCGAATGTTGGGACACCCAAGATTGGACGGGCAACGAGCGTTACGAGGCTTATGAAACCTACGGCGGAACTAATATTGAACTGAATTTCTGATGGAGATAAAGTGCAAAGAGGAACGGGAGATTTCCGAGGCTATCGTAGCCGCCCGAAAGATGCAGGAAGTTCTGTGGGGCGAATACAACGGCAAGTGGAACATTGAGGAATGGCGGCGTATGTTCAGAAAACGCATACAGAAGATTGACGACATAGACCCCACCAACCCGCACGCAAAAGTTGAAATGCGCAAACGCTTTATACAGAACGCCGCGCTTTCAATAGCCCTGCTCCACATAATCAACGAAAGCGGCATACCGACAGCGGAATGTAACATACCGAGTAACCTGCCGCAATACAGCGAACCTATAAAAAGTTAAAAATGAAAAAGGAAGAAGTATTTGACATTAACGGAAAGAACCCGAAAGTCGGCGACCGAATTGCGTTGGCGGTTGGTTGGACTACGAACAACGCATACCTCAACGTATGCGTCATTGACGAAATCATAGAGAAACCGACAACCGTTGTAATGAAGTTATCAATAGAACGGACTGGTCTGTGGAACAAACTCACCGAGGTCACTTGGAACAGAAAGAATGTCATCAAGTTCCCTATGTCTCACTGCAAATTCATCATACTATGAAAAGAATGGGTGTCATAACTGACGGCAACTGTACGAAATTGGCTGTTGTGTGCCATAATCTTGACGATGACGGCACATTCGGTCATATCGGAAAAATGTACCAATTCGATGACGTGAAAGCCGTTATAAAGAAAGACTGCTATGACGAGGCGGACATTCACTATTTCAGCAAGAACCCCAAAAAGATTTTGGCAGGAACAGAAGTGACGCTTAATGTGTATTGGATTAACTTCTACGGTTCTTATTACAGAATAAGCCACGAGGGTCGCACATACGACATTAAAAAAAGTAACGTGTTATTCAAATTAGAAAACAAAAAGCAATGACAGACGAAGAAAGAAACATATTGACCGAGGATTTGTTCGGACGGCTCGCACACGAGGTCGTAATCAAGTTGCTGCCCGATGACGATGAGGAATATCTCTTCTCGGCAAGAATCAACGGCGGCAAGTGGCTGATAAACGATGCCTACTATGTTGACGAGGTGCGCCCGTACCTGCGCCCTATGGAATCAATGTCAATCGAAGAACTGAACGAGTGCGCGATTGCTTCGGGTATCCGTGACATACCCTGCCCGAATTGGAAAAATGATGAGCCGACTGAACGGCTGAAACATTCAGCCAACGTGTTCAAGTGCGACAGCAGGCAGGTTGAATGGTTGAACACTCACCACTTCGACTACCGTGGTCTGATTGAAATTGGGTTGGCACTCGAAGCCCCCGAAGGGATGTATAACATTTAAATTTGAATAATATGAAAAAGTTACTTATCGTTGGTGATTATAATGACGCAGATTATGTAAAAGATGTTGTCAATGTTGAAGATTCTGTCTTTGAGAAGTTTTTTCCGTTTATGAAGGCAATCAATAATTTTGAACCTTATGTTCGCCGTAGTAAGGTTGGCGGTATTTGTGAACGTAATTGGATTAGCACGCGAGAAGAACTTGGAGAAAAGAACATCTATGAATCTTATCCTCAATTCACTACTGAATATATTGATGAGTTCATTGACATTTTTACAAGCGGTCTATATCCACCTTATGATGACTGTGCTTGCCATACCATTATTGAAATTAGTGATGTAGTTACTGATGAAAAATATGTTGACTATGACCCAAGTCGGCAAGCATTTGAGAAGAAATATAGTCCTAAAGTAAAGGAATATCTTAAAAAAAGAAATGAGATTTATTCTTATAAACGCCCTTCTGATGGGAAACCTTTAAATTGCATTCCTTACACAGAAATGAATGATTATGAGAATGAACTTATTCGTAAGTTATATACACTTTGGAAAGATTATCAATAATATGACAGAACAAGAAAAACAATTATTGTTGAAAGACATCTGTACAAGATTGCCGTATGACGTTAAAATTGTATTGAATAAAAACGTCTATACTGTTAAAGGAATTGATTTAATCGTTACAGATGAAGGCGATTGGAAATATGCTGTTACTGCAAAAGGTATTGCGCCTATTGAAATTGGTTTTGTCAAGCCATATCTGCGCCCGATAGAAAAAATGACGGAAATAGAATGGGAGGAGTTCACAAACATATACAATTGGTGTCACCCACATTCACGGTATATACTGCCGAAAGTGGGAGACATTGCCGAACCACTTGAATGGTTAAACGAACATCATATAGACTATAATGGGCTAATCGAAAAAGGTCTCGCTATCGAAGCCCCCGAAGGAATGTATAATAATTAAAGATTATGACACAAGAAGAAAAACAACTGTTATTGACAGACCTTTGCGCAAGGGCGCGATATAAGGTAAAGATTTGTGTGGCAAAAGGTGTACGCATCAATATTAACGGCAAAATAAAAGAAAAAAATTTGGTAGATACTGTATATGGAGTAATCTTTTATAACGATGAGCCTAAAATTGTAACTCCGCAAAATTTTTCATATTTGGATAGATATGGTATCTACAATTTTGGTGGTTGGAGTGTTGAAAGGGTAAAACCTTATCTCCGACCTATGTCAAATATGACAAAGAAGGAGAAGTGTGAATATAGAAATATTGATAGCAGGTCATATTCTTGTCCGATTGATTATGCACATATTCCTGCTTCGGATAGAATAAATTGGCTCAACGCACACCACTTCGACTACCGTGGATTAATAGAAAAGGGATTGGCACTTGAATCGCCAAAAGGTATGTATGAATAAATTCGGAAATTATGACAACTGAAGAAAAAGACATATTGTTCAAAGACCTCTGCGGCAGGTTGCCATACGGTGTGATATGCGACCTTTGGATGTGCAAAAATCCGAATGAAAAGATTACGGAAGTTCTAAAATTCGGGGGTCTGCGTATGTTTCACGAAGACCACATCAATTTTAACATTAAACCGTATCTACGACCGATGAAGTCTATGACCGCAGATGAGGAAAAGGTGTTCCTATCGCTATCAGACCGTCTCGAATACGACAACAATACAGAGAACGTAGTGTTCACCACAAATGCCGTTGATTGGCTCAATGAACATCACTTTGACTACCGTGGACTTATCCATAAGGATTTGGCTAATGCAGCACCCGAAGAAATGTACAGTTAAAAAATGTTATTATGATTGAACAAGTGTTTAGAATTACTTGCGATTGGTGCGGCGAGCAAACCATTTACAGCATCACGAAAAGAAAAGATGATGTGTTGGCGGACTATGCAAAACGTTTCCTTTTGTATAAGTTTGTCAATGTGAACCCGCTTGCTGACGAATTGTTTGCCAAAGACCGCCCTTACGTGGCAAAACACCTTATGTTCTGTTGTGAGAATTGCGCCGAACACTATTTCAACGAATCACCCGAAGAAAGGGGTCATTATAAAATCGTAAACAAGAAAAAATGAAAAACGAGGAAAAAGAACTTTTGGTAAAAGACCTATGTAGCAGGTTGCAACACGGCGTTATGCTGGATGTCACGTTTCACAACGATACTGACGAATACACAAACGCATTCACTATGGTCGGTATAATGGAATCCGAAGTGTTGATTGAGCCAGAGTATGATGAGGAAAGTATGGGTATGATGGATACAAGACCTATTCGTATTCCGATAGAGGATGTCAGACCTTATCTGCGTCCTATGGATTCTATGACCGAGGATGAGCGTGACGAATATAACGAGCAACACCATTTGGCGGGTTCGGGCAAATGGCTTGTTTGGGAGGATGAGGTTAATACAAGAACCGACTTTCTCAACGCACACCTTTTAGACCACAGAGGTCTCATTGAAAAAGGGTTGGCACTTGAAGCACCCAAAGGTATGTACAATTTTTAATCAAACAGATATGAAAAAAATCGTATTTTTATTGTTAGCGGTCTTTATGTTAGCAGGTTGCCGACAAGTTGACCATAGTTACAAAGGCAAAGTCCCAACGGGCTGTCAAATTATCATCATTGACGGTTGTGAATATGTTGATTTTGGCTACGGTCTCGCACACAAAGGCAACTGCAAATATTGCAAAATCAGACGCGAAATCGAACAAGACAGCCTTATAGCAAAACTTAAAAAACAATAGTTATGACACCACAAGACAAAGAACTGCTTACAGCGGACATATTCGCAAGATTGCCGTATGGCGTTAAATTGAATTGTGTAATTGATTTCAGAAACGACCTCGAAACCCTTGAAAACAAGGATGTCGTTGAATTTGTGCCAAAGGACATTGCGTTAAACTATAACGGCGTTGTCGTTTATCTTGAGGACAATGACGAGTTTGACCAAGACACAATGAATGCCATACAAGATTATGTCGAATCGGGATTTGTCACCATTGACAACCTTGTACCATATCTGCGCCCATTGTCAAGCGCAACAAAAAAAGAAAAGAAAGAGTATGATAAATTAAGAATGTCATTTTACAAAAACGTCAAAGATGCCTCTCTTGTTCTTATTGATTGGCTGAACGCCCACCACTTCGACTACCGTGGTTTGATTGAACTCGGAATCGCACTTAATGCGCCCGAAGGTATGTATTCAAAAGAAAATAATGCCTAAACTTAAATAATGTTATGACGACTAAAGATAAAGACCTTTTAACGAAAGACCTTTGCGGCAGGTTGCCGTATGGCATTAAAGTAGAAGTCTGTATAAAAGACAAAGATATAAAATCTGTGGATAATGTAAAATATGACACAGTTGGCACTTACATTAGGTTAATAGATGACGAGAAATTTTCAGTCAAACCTTATATCCGCCCTATGTCAAGTATGACCGATGACGAAAGGGACGATATGAGAGAAGAGTTGGAATGGGTTGAATCATTCGGAGAGAGGTTCTATGACAAAACCACAGAGTTCTATGATTGGATGAACGCCCACCACTTCGACTACCGTGGACTTATCGAAAAAGGGTTGGCACTTGAAGCACCCGAAGATATGTATTCAAAAGAAGATATGCCTAAACTTAAAGAATATTATGACGACTGAAGACAGAGACCTTTTGATGAAAGACCTTTGCGGTAGGTTGCCGTACAAGGTGAGATGCAAATGCGTGAACGGCTTGGGCGGCGGTAAAACCGAAAAAGGCGTACTGAAATATGTCGGCAACTGCTACGGTGTCATCAGCAATTACTACGAAGACGTGCCACTCCATTCGGGATTCGTGAACAACGTGTTCTATCCGATTGAGAATGTCAAGCCGTATCTCCGACCAATGTGGAGTATGACAAATGAAGAACAAAAAGAATTTGTAGGATTTCATTGTGTAAACTTATGCCCTATTATAATGAATGAAATGCTCACATTGGAAAATGAAACCAAGATGTTTGACTGGCTCAACACTCATCATTTTGACTATCGTGGATTGATTAAAAAAGGTCTTGCATTGGTAGCACCCGAAGGAATGTATTAGTATGAAAGGACAATCGTTACAAAGACAGTTCAATTACTTGAAAGAGAGACTTGATAATAAGGAAGGAACACGTATAATTGTGGATGAAAACCCTTATTATGGATTTTATGCCGAGTGTGATTGTCTCTATCATACAGAACGACACGGTGATTGGGAATTGGTTATTGACGAAAAGATAAAAAACTGTGACTCAAACTGTAAGGAATGTAAAGAATGTGGTTTGTGGAATAAGAAAGGGTATTATTTTATTCCTTGTTCAAATATTTGGAGAATAAGATTGGATTGATTCCGATGGGTCTGGCGTTGGCTGCACCCGAAGGAATGTATCAAATACAATAGATTATGACAACAGAAGAAAAACAATTATTGGTGAAGGACATCTGTGCAAGGATTCCGTTTGGATTAAAATGCACAACAAAAGCAAACAGTTGGCAGGGCGCATATCAGATAAGGGGTTGTTTGGACGGCAAAATATTCCTTGACTGCCACGAATACAACGAGGGCGATGACGAATGGCTCGTTCAGAATATCGTCCCATATCTCCGTCCCATACAAAGTATGACCGATGAGGAAATGGAAGACTATGCAAGATACAAATTCTCGTCAGACGAAATTTGGGAAATCGTTGATTTCAAACGGACGGGCAAGGGATTCATAAATGTAAACTGCAAGAACAGAAATGACGCAAGCGCACAATGGACGTTCCAAGTCAATCAAAAAAGCCCGCTTGAAAACCATAAAGGCATTGATTGGCTCAACGCACGCCACTTCGACTACCGTGGGCTTATAAAAATGGGATTGGCTAAAAAAGCCGCCGAAGGAATCTATTAAACCGAACAGATATGACTGAAGAAGAAAAACAACTGCTTTTCACAGACCTATGCGCAAGACTGCCATACGGTGTGATATTAGACAACGGGGTAAAACTGCGTACAATAGACGCATTGACAAAAGTGATAAGCGGTGACGGCTCGGACAGAAATATTGAGTTCGTCAAACCTTACCTGCGCCCAATGTCAAGCGTTACGGATAAGGAACAGTATGAATACGACCACGCAATAGAAAACAATAAATTCACTGGGTTCCGAGGCAGGATTATTTGGGGTTTGGATTGGCTGAACGCACATCATCTTGACTACCGTGGTTTGATAGAAAAGGGGTTGGCACTTGAAGCACCCGAAGGAATGTATAAAACGCCAAACATAAAAAATCAAGAATTATGACAGAGGACGACAAAAAACTTCTATTAAAAGACCTATCAGCGAGATTGCCGTACAATGTGAAAGTCTTGTGCAGTTACTATGACGACACAGATGACACAGAACCGACAGTAAAAACATTCACTCTCACCGAAATAAACACGGAGAACGGCAATCACCCATATTGGATAGGTGGCGAACAGTTGCAGGATAGCGGTTTTTCCAACGGCACTACGTCTTTCGCCGTGAATATAGACGATGACTTGCAATACATCAAGCCGTACCTGCGACCAATCACAAGCATAACGGGGAACGAGGAGCGGGAAATAAGAAATTTCTTCAGAAAGTGTATTGACGATTTACACGGAAAATCAAGCGAGGAACAATTTTTTCTTGGTTTTTGCCAAGACGCGGAATCACTTGACTATCTCAATATGCACCATTTAGATTATCGCGGTCTGATTGGGATGGGGTTGGCAATCGAAGCCCCCGAAGGAATGTATGAAATCTAATGTTATGACAAAGAACGAATTACACAGACTGATGAAGTTGCTTTCCTACAAGGAACAGCACAAGGATATTTTGAAAAAACTGCACAACGATGCACAGATAATCTACGATGGGTTTGCCACAGAGGGATTGGTTACAATCTATGAAATGTGCAGTGACGAATGCAAAGACAAATTGGTTTCCATTCTATTGGAGACAATTCAACAATAAAACATACAGTTATGACAGAACAAGAAAAAGAATTGCTTATTAAAAATTATTGCGCGAGACTTCCTTACGGGTTGAAACTGAATTTCTACGCACGCGCAACAAACGAAAACGTGTTATGCACGCTGTTGGGTATCGAACCCGAAAGCGACAAACCCATAATCGCCAAAACGGACAACGGGTCGTTCACATTCACGCAAGACCACGTTAAGCCATACCTGCGCCCGCTCTCAACTATGAAGCAGGAAGAGTGTGACGAATGGGGTGAAATAATATATCAACCGTTAATAAAACTCGAACAATATGATTATGAAGGGCTTGGTGTGGAACGCGCACCATATTGCTTCGCGGAAAGTAACGCCAACGCTTTTGAATGGATGCTCAAAAAACAATTTGATTACGACCATTTAATCGAAAAAGGTCTCGCGCTCGAAGCCCCAGAAGGAATGTATGAACATAAAAGCGAATAGTTATGACGCAAGAAGATAAAAAACTGTTGTTGACTGACATCTGCGCACGATTGCCATACGGATTGATGTTCGCCCTTTGGAACGATTACCGCAAAGAGTTCTGTTGGGAAGTGCAAGTTAGCGGATTGGAATACGCGAACGCAAAACCTATTTTCGTATTCGACAAACCATCTTATCGAAAACACGGCATAGAAACAATCAAGCCATACCTGCGCCGCATATCGTCTATGATTGACGATGAAAAATCGGAGTACGCTAACTTTTGGAGTTATGACGAATATGACGAAGCCATACTCACACCCGAAGACGCTGTACGCTGCGGCGATTGGCTTGACGCTCATTTCTTCGACTATCGCGGACTGCTCGAAAAAGGATTGGCACTCGAAGCACCGAGCGGAATGTATGCTGCCTTGAACAAAGAAACGCATACCCCGATGACCGTTGAGGAAGCAAAGGCGTTCATTCGTCAGCACAATGTGGTGCATCCGAGGTGCAGGCAATGCAAGGAAAGTTTCTGTGACGGCTGTGCCGAGATTGTTGACAGAGAACTCGTGAACGATGTCATAAGCGGCAAGATAAACGAAATCAACTGTTTTGAATTTTAATGGTATGGATAAAGAAAAAGAAAAGATAAAATACGCAGACATCTGTGCGAGGATTCCATACGGGGTGTATGTGTTTGTTGAAACAATCCCGAAAGACGACTGCGTGTGCAGGCTTTGGAAAACCGACTGCACGAATGCTGATGTGAGGAACAAATGTAAAACATACAATGTATCGCTTGACCATATCAAGCCCATATTGAGACCGTTTAAAGATATGTCAACCGATGAGGTTGACAATCTCAACACCATACTGCAAAAATGCAAAATGACAGAACTTTCCGCTTCTAATGGTTCTGACGTGGCGCAGATTATGCAGAATCTGAACATAAGTGCAATGGCTGAAATATTGGACTACCTAAACTCAATTCACATTGACTACCGTGGTCTTATAACAATGGGCATCGCCGTCAAGACCGAAAAATCAATAATAGAAAAATACATTAAAAAGGACACCAATGGCAACTAAAAAAGAATTTACCGTCACCTACACCTATATCAAAACGGATGACGGTACAAAAATGTTGAAAGCACCGCAATTCGGCGGCAACTACACGGAGCAGGAACGCGAGGAACTGCTTGACTACGTGTTGGACACGGAGATTTCCCTTACAAATCATTTTGAATGTCCCGCCGCTTACAGTCTGAAAAACGCTTGGGAATCATACAAGATGGAAAAAGAGTTGAAAAAGAAATTCAAAAAATAACACTATGGACAGTTACAATATAAAGGACAACAAGTTTGTTAGGAATATAAGCCCATTTGAGAGTGTGTATTTGAGAAATGATGTCATAGCATTCCTCAACCGTTGGTTGGAATACTATGAGGACAAACTTAAACGCGCACAAACAGACAAAGAAAAGTTGGAATATGAGGGGTCGGTCAACGCGATAAGAATATTGAAAGATGAACTTAAATCATAAAGTTATGGCAGAAGAATATATACAATTCAAAAGAGGCTGCGTTTACAAGTCGCTGAAGGACTTTAGCAGAATGAACCCCGATTGTTTCTGTGCAGGCGATTGGCTGTTCTCAAAGAACTGTATTTACCGTTGTGAGGAAGACGGCACGCTCAATGCCTGCGGCGGCACATACAAAGACGAGAAAATGCCAATCGAATACGAGAAAGACTTTGTTCTTGTCGGGCATTACGATTACAAACTATGCGATTACGAACTGCGCAAGAAAGCAATGCAGGAGGCGTATGAAAAACGCTACTTCGACTTCGACAAATTCTATTCCGCATACTGCGAGATACTTGAACAGTTGGACGAAGAAAACAGCAAAATAGACGAAAAAACCATCAGATATATTGACGGGCAGGTCGGTCAGTATTTTGACGAATACGGCAGCGTCAGTGAAAGTCTTATATAAATTGTGTACTATGCGTTCAGACTACAATGAACTTGTTTGGAAAGACCTCTGTGGCAGATTGCCATACGGCGTAAGATGTTACGTTCCGACTCACGATGAGGTTATGCGGCTGACGGGTCAGCGGCTAAACTATCTGTGCTTTCACAAGGACAGTTTCGGATTGGATTACAGTCACGAGATTGAGACTGTGTTAGACCCGTGGAACAGCGACATTATCGTAAGACCATACCTGCGCCCGCTTTCAAGTATGACAAAGAAAGAAAAAAAAGAGTATGCCAACCTTGAAGAATACAACTACGTGCAAGCCGTTGATTGGATGTACGAACACCATTTCGACTGCCGTGGTCTTATCGAAAAAGGATTGGCTTACGAAGCACCGAAAAATATGTACGCAAAAAGAAAAAGAATATGACAAACGAAGATAAGTCGTTATTGTTTGCAGACCTTTGCGGCAGGTTGCCATACGAAGTTCAATGTGAATACACATCAATCCAAAAAGGGCTGGAACTGTGTAATGTAATTGGAACATTGACTTGTGTTGAAAAAATTGTAAATGCCTATAAAGTTGAAGTGGATAGGCATTTGGTTGGTTTTTCCGACTTCAAACCATATCTCCGACCGTTATCCGATATGTCGGAGTTGGAATCTGTATATTACAACACAGCATTTGTATATAAGAAATTCCACGAAAAAACAGATTGGCTTAATGCCCATCATTTCGACTACCGTGGATTGATTGAAAAAGGGTTGGCTCTTGAAGCCCCAAAAGATATGTACGAAAAAATAAAAAAGTTATGACAAACGAAGATATGCAACTTCTTATGACCGACATCGCGCCGAGACTGCAACACAAGTTGAAATTTAAGGCGGAATCGTTCCACGACAATTACAAATTTGAGAACGATATTCTTGAATTGTGGGGCATAAACTATATATCGGGCGGTTGGATTATGTTGGATTTCAGAGGCTGTATGAATGTGACTGCCCCAATTGAGCGTTACAAGCCGTACCTGCGCCCTATGTCAAGTATGACAAAGGAAGAATGCGAGGAATGTATGCCGTTGTTTGACGTGATGGATGACAACTACATACCCCACGAAGAATGGTCTTACCGTGCGTTTGATTGGCTCAACGCGCATCATTTCGACTACCGTGGACTGATTGAAAAGGGGTTGGCTATTGAAGCCCACGAAGGCATTTATGAAGTGAAAGGAGGTTCGGTATGCCAGTCATAGCACCCGTGGTTTACCCTTATCTGTACGGCAATCTGTTTGACGGATGGGCGAGAATGGGCGAACTGAAAGCAAAGGAAGCCAACGAACAATGGCATAAATCACTGAAATCAAAATTCATTGAAAGGTTCAACGCGCTCGGATTCAACATTATAGCAATGGATTCTTTGTCTTACGGGGCAAGGTGCTTTGTTGCAAGCAGGAAATACCCGAATCTGTATTCCTCATTCGAAGTATCGTTGGATAATGTGACGAACTCCGTCACTTGGAAATGCTATCTGAAGGAAAGGCATTGGAGTACATTTGATGTTAGCCTTACTAACTTGCTGTCTATGCTCGGTATGATGTCCAAAGTGACAAAGAAAGTCGGTCTGTTCGGTCTGTTCAGAAAAGAAGTTTCGCCCGAACCGCTTATGTCATTGGAACAATTCTACGAAACAGCGGAAATGTCATTCAAGGAAATCGGTGTCACGCCAACACCTTATAAATTCATATACGAGGACAACAATGACGATGAAATACACGAGGAATTGGACAGAGACACAAATTGGTTCAGCTACCATTATGAAATGCTGCATTTCACTTTGGGCAAAGGCGATATTATTCCGTTGAACAACAAGGAACTTGATATGAAAACATTGGGTGAGATAGTCAAATACAACACGGGTCGCGACCTGCGTTATGACGAATGTCCTTGCGGAATCCAAACGACTGCTATGGTGAAACACCATCTGAAGATAGATATGATGCAGTACAGACTTCTGCAAATGTTCAAGAACAACACAGTCGGCGAATCCATAAAATTACAAGCAAAATGACAATAGAAGAAAAGAAACTTTTGGCAAGAGACCTTATCGGCAGAATCCCATACGGCGTGATGATTCGGCACAATAATAGCGGGGTCGTGCGTGTGCTTCACGACATATCCGTTTACCCGAAATATGATGGCAACGATATATGCGACTATCTGTGCAACATTATGTTCTTTGGTAGGAGCATATCTGTCGAATATTTCAAGCCTATCTTGCGACCCGTATCGGATATGACAAAAGAGGAAATTGAGCATATCTGCAAAATATGCTATTTCGGCAATCCCGCAGACGACTATGACAAACACGACCATCGCGGTGTTGAGATTGTGTCATACATATACAAGAGTATGCAAGAACCGCACACGGATGTTACCTTTGACTTCGATGAGGTCGCCGAGATAACCGACTACCTCAACTCACGTCACATTGACTATCGCGGGCTTATCGAAAAGGGTCTTGCAATAAAATCCGAATCAAGCGAATATTTCTAAATAAATTAAACAAATTATGAAAGACATAGTAAAAACACAAAGACTTGAACAACAGTGTTGCCACTGTGACAATATTGAAAACGTACTTAAATCCGCATCCGAAAGGTATAGAAAGATTCGTGCCGATGAGGAAGTGCTTATAGGTGAATACGGAGCGATTGTAAGACATATCAAATCATTCAAAGACTACGAGTATTTCATTGACGCATTCTTCGACAAAGGAAACGACTATATTGAGTTGTATTCAAAGTTCAATATGGTTAGAATACACGGAAACTTTGTTGAATTGAAGTATGAACCGATTTATGCAAGATATGACAAGAACAACTATTCTTTCGGAGTATGTACAATTGAGGATATTCTGAACATAGATAAAATCATTGAAAAACAGAAACAGAAATATTTGTGATATGGCAAACACAAAGCACACCTATTATGTCGAATACGTGTACGAGTACGAAATCTTCCTGCCCGAAGACAACGAATGGTTCAAGGACGAAATGTGCGATGCCAAAATCGTATGCGACCAACTGAAACGGGATATACCCAAGTATCTTAAAGAGAAAGTCCTTGAAGATTTGAAGTTCGACAACATAAGGAATTTCAAATTCAAGATAACGGATATGTACTTAACAAGTGACGATGCCCGTCTATGATTTCGGATTTTTTATTATATTCTTATATAAGTTATATATGCAATGGACGAAAAAGATTTGACAATAAAAGATTTGTGCGCACGCATCCCATACGGCGTTATGGTTCACGTTCACATTGACAAAGATTGCATTGACGCGCACAACCACATTTACAGCGATTATGACAGACCGCTTGACACCGAGTGTTTCAATTGGTATGTCGGGTTGGACGGCGTTACGCTGAAGCCGTACTTGCGTCCTATGGAAGATATGGACAAAAACGAAAAAAGCGACTACCAATACATAACCGAGCAGTGGATGTACGATGCCGAACATACCATAAGCGAAAGCATAGATTGGCTGAATGAGCGACATTTCGACCATCGTGGATTGATTGGGAAGGGTCTTGCGATTGAAGCACCGAAAGAAATGTATAAAAACAAATTAAAATTATGATACAAAGCAAGCAAAACGGTCATAGCATTGTTATTGACGGCAATATGGTAACTTACGATGGTGTCAAATACGAACTCCCAAAAAGAATATGGAACAGAAACGGACGCTCGGTTGTCCAATCCAATGATAAGATATACATAGACGAGTACGTTTTCAAAGACGGTAAATTTCGTTGGTCTCTTATCGGTTTATTAAACAGACTGTTCTGATTGAAACTGTATAATTCAGAAAAATATGATATTCATTAAATACATCAACTATGGAGAAAAATAAAGAAAACATTTTGTTTGCCGACTTGGTTGCAAGACTGCCATACGGTGTAAAAATTGAAGTTGAGGCTTGGAACGAGGAGACCGAAAGTTCCGAAATGGTAGCCATACCAATCTATTCAGTAAATACCGACAGATATTTCTATGCGTGTACTGACAGTGAAGAGATACAAATTCACATAGACGAAGTTCAACCGTACCTCCGAAAGATGTCAAGTATGACAGAAGAGGAAAAGGTAGAATATGACAAGTTGTGTTATAATTGCCAAGAGCAAGATAGCGTTGATTACAACATAACTCAACTTGATAGGACACAACTTATATATGTTATTGATTGGCTCAACGCCCACCACTTCGACCATCGTGGTCTGATTGAAATTGGATTGGCACTTGAAGCCCCCGAAGATATGTATCAATTCTGATTGCTATGACAAAGGAAGAAACTGAACTTCTCGTAAAGGATTTGAGCGCGAGAATAGCATACGGGGTGATTCTGAAAACGCCAAGCGGAAACGGCTATCTGTCCGACATACACCACACAATTTCTGATTGGAGAATCGGCGTGGAAGTAACTACAACGAAACGGTGCGTTTACAGCATAGATGAAGTCAAACCTTACCTGCGGAGTTTCGACTCTATCGAAATGGAAGAATGCGACAGAATCGAAGAAATGGTGTTTCCTATGGAAACTTGGGATGGTGAAATGCCCGCAGTCGTCAAAGTGAATGACGCTCCGAAGTTGCTTGACTGCTATGACAGAATAATGGTGGACTACCGAGACTTGATTGAAAAGGGATTGGCTATAGAAGCCCCAGAAGGAATGTATGACCTTATGATAAAAAACAACCAACTATGATATACACTATTTTACTTGTTTTGTTCGTTATAGGTGTTTCGGCTTACATATACACAACGTTCAGAACAATGAAAAAGAACGAGGAAAAGAAAGCCGAGCCGCCAAAGGAAAAATCCGAGGAAACGGATAATCCAAATAAGATGACCGCAAACCAAAAACTTGTGTATGCGGATTTGTGCGGCAGACTGCCATTCGGTGTGAAATGCGCCGTGTATTTCAAGAATCCGAGAAAGGACGGGTTTAACGGCTATATAACCGAACTCAACACGTACCTGCTTGAAGAACTTGAGGATTTGGAATCAACCGAGGTTAAGGAGATAAAGCCGATTTTACGCAGGCTTGTTGATATGACCGAAGAGGAGCAGGCGAACTTGAGAAAAGTAGCCCACGAAAAAGACGAAAAACTGTACCTTGAAGCGATAAACAGAAGCAAGATGGGGGACGGTTCTATGCGCGGAAAAGTCATAACCCATTTCGCCGCAGATTGGTGCAACGCGCACCATTTCGACTACCGAGGTTTGATTGACAAGGGGCTTGCCAATATGGTTGACGAAAAGTACAATCCTTACAATTAAAGAAACGCGGTTGCAATGCAGCCGCGTTTTATTATTGAAAATTTTGTTCGTTTCGGATTTTTTTATTATATTACATCAAAAGGAATTGTATGAGAGATTACAACAGCATATTCAACCGAGTACCGAGCGACCATTGCATAGTCGGCGGTATGTGCGTTCCGATAGGGCTGCTCACAAGTTCAAAAACGAAAAGCAATGACAAAAGAAGAAAGAGATTATCTGTTCGCTGACGTTAGCGCGAGACTGCCTTACTCACCGATTTTTGATTACGGTGACGATGACGGCAAAGTGTTTAAACTCGGAGTGATAAATTACGAGTTTCTTGCCCATATGTATTTTCAAAATGTCAACAACAAAGACGCTGATATGCTTCGCCCGTATTTGCGTCCTATGTCAAGTATGACAGAAAAAGAAATGAGCGAATTAAGGCAATGGGGATGTTTGTGTATGACCCCCGATGGCTGTGTAGAAGACATTGGCGTATATGGTGCTATTCATAGTATTCCCGTTATAGATTGGCTCAACGCCCACCATTTCGACTATCGCGGTTTGATTGAAAAAGGGTTGGCACTTGAAGCCCTCGAAGGAATGTACGACTTCAAATAAAGCATTATGGAAAAGAACGAAATCGGAAGTTTAATTGACGACTTGGCGTTCAACGACATCTGTGCGAGAATACCATACGGATTGAAAATTGAACGCATATACAAGATGAACGGCAAACGCCATCAAGAGACAATAGACATTGACATTGATAATGTCAGCGTTTTCTTCGAGTACATAGAAAAGGATTGGTACGAAAGCGTAAAACCCGTCCTGCGACCCATAGCAGATATGACACAAGCGGAGGTCAACAAAGTGTTTGACATTTTGAACATTGACGAGGAACACGGAGATTGGCTCAAAGTGAACGATATCGGAATCCTGCGATTATTCACCGAGGCGGGCAAGGACTTGTACGAAATTGCAGCCGCTATGGACTATCTGAACAAAATTCACATTGACTACCGCAACCTCATTGAAAAAGGATTGGCGGTCAAGGCAAGCAAAGGAACATATTAAAACCCAAATATTATGAGAAACGCTATCATTTATTTTTGCTCAAACATTTTGAGAATTTTGATTTACTCCGTGATTGCATTGGTTTTCATTTCAATCGGAAATCTGTTCGGCGGAGTTAAGGACAACATTTCCGTATCGCTGCTCATCGGTTTCACTTGGGCTATTCTCAACGACATAGCGAACTGATATGACACGCAAGAAAGAATTACTCGCGGAAGAGCGGCTGCTATTTGAAGACCTATGCGGACGAATCCCATACGGCGTGATGCTATTTTACGAAAAATGGAACTATGATTTTGACAATTCTATGGGAATAGTCGAAAAACTGTTCGGCATTGACGGGAAATGGATATACACCGTTGACAGTTCGGGCAAGGTTGACAAGCATTCAATCCAAGAGCCTCTGCGGATAACAAGGTTCAAGCCGTACCTGCGTAAAATATCGGATATGACCGCAGAGGAATACGAGGACTTCTACAAGGCAGTCGCCACCGACAACAACAATCACCACGGTTGCGTGGTTGACGGAAAGCCAAAGATATTCACCCTCGGAATCAGAACGATGGCTTGGCTGAATGCCCACCACTTCGACTACCGAGGTCTTATCGAAAGAAAATTGGCATTGGATGTCAAGGAAACATCAAACCCATATAAAGAAAAGGAACAATGAGACAACGTGCTGTATTCGCTGGGTCATTCGACCCGTTCACAATGGCTCACTTGGAGATATGCCGAAAAGCGAGCGACTTTTTCAAAGTGACTGTGCTTATTTGTGTCAACCCGAACAAAAGCAACAGTATGTTCACGGCAGAGGAACGCAAGGAAATGATTGACCTTCTGTTCAAAGACACAGACCTTGTTGATGTTGACATCTGCTACGGTCTGCTCGCAGACTACTGCAAGTCACACAACATAAAGTATGTTGTCAGAGGTCTGCGCTATACCAACGCGATAGAGGAAATCGAACTTGCCAACATATACCACGAGGACGGCGTTGAAACCGTTATGTTCCCGCTGTGTGACGGCAAGTATGCCAATGTATCTTCAACCCGCATTAGGGAATATATCAAATACGGTTGGAATTGGAAACGGTTTGTCCACCACAAACTTCACGCTATGATAGAGGAAAGTCTGCAACGCCGCAGCCTTTGTGAACGAGAACTGATAAACAAATAACAACTGCGATATGGCTGACTACATTGTAACATACCAAAGACGCGAGCAATACGACTGCCAAGGAAACTGCGGGGTAAAAACCGTGGCAAAGGCATTTAACGGCAGCACAACGCTCGAAGAGGTTGCCAAGTGGGTAAAAGACACGGCAGGTGTGTTCTGCAACCAACCGAATGTAATTGACAACCCGAAAATAATCGGAATAGGAGACGATAATTAAACTATGACAAAAGAACAGAAAAAACGGCTTATCAACGACTTGTGTTGCAGACTTCCATTCCAACCAATCGCATATTTCTATTTGGAGTTCAATATGGATGGTGTCAAGGAAGACGGATATTGCAGGATTCGTTCAGTCAACATAGAACGGGAAACCGTTGACACTGACTGCGGCGAGTTCTCGTTGGATGACATCAAACTCTGCCTGCGCAGGCAAAGCCAAATGACAGACGAGGAACGTGAAGAATATGAGAATGCCATTGAATACCGAAGCGATTACGACAAATACGATTGGCTTGCGGAACACCACTTCGACTTCCGTATGCTGATTGAGGATAATATCGCAATCGAAGCGGATGACGTTATAAGAGACGAACTCGGACTAACAACAAAGCCTGCCGAAGACCCGTACAAAACACCCGTGCATATCGAAATGTTAGATAAAGACGGTATGGTGGTATCGGAAAACGACTACCTCGGTATAATGCTGCCGTCAGACAATCCGAATGAAATCAGCCTATCATTAAAACCAATAGAATAATGGACAACAGAGAAAAACAACTGCTCACCGCCGAAACGTGCGCAAGAATGATGTACGGCGTAAAGGCGAAGTCGAACCAATCAGAGGTTGTGTTCACCGTCCTGCGAGGCGGCAACTACGATGATGAGGAACAGTATTTCATTCCCGACAATTTGGGGTTTGCATTCAAGATTGACGAGTTCAAACTTCTGCTGCGCCCTATGTCATCTATGTCTGACGATGACGATATGCACCGTTGCGCGTTCTTGGACGATATTGAGGGCGGTGTCGCGGAGGCTATTCCAAACTACATCGAATGGCTCAACCAAAACCACTACGACTACCGTGGTTGGATTGAAAAGGGGTTGGCACTCGAAGCACCCGAAGGAACTTACAACTTAAAATAAACGATATGACACTACTTACATTCATAACAATTCTCACAATCGCTGACGTGTTGGCATTGATTGCCGACTTGGTGATTCTTTACAAATACTGCGATGCGGGTTTTCTCGGCTATCCCGATGAATGGCACTCGCCGAAAGCGGAAAAAGCGCATTACGCGCTTGCAACGGCAGTCTTGGTGCTGTCAATCATAATCACTGTGCTAATGGTAATTTTTGGCAATAAATAACAAGAAAAATGGAAAACACGAAAGTATCAAAAAACATCGTCTATCTCGTGGACATTATCCAAAAGGAGATAAACAAACAATGCTGCCTACCCGAAGGCTACAACGCAGACCTCGAACTCGAAGACAATGACAAGGAACTGCTCGGACTGAAAGTCATCGGAATCACAGTCACCGACAAAGACGGCAACCAAGTCGGCGGCGTGTTCAAAGACGAAAAGGAGGTCGCAGCATACTTCAAGTCAATGCAGCATATCAGCGGAGACACACTCGCTGACGAATATGTCAAGGGCGTGCAAGAAGTCAACCCATACCCAACTTGGGATTTGGTAAGGACTGCGTTCTGCGCTGGAATGAACGAGCAGCGAATCCAAACCAAAAAGTACGAGCAAATGCTGAACACTCTGAAAGAGGATGATGAATAAAAAAAGAGGGCTGAATTTCAGCCCTCTTTTTATATCATTTGTTGATTACCATTCTTCAATTCCCTCTTTTTCAAAATCTTCTTTTGTTACGGGGACTTCTTTTATGATTGACATTTGAAATACAAAAGACCTTAATTCTATTTTGTCGTTATTGTAGTCATCCCATTCCTTTTGTGTAGGTTCTTTAAAATTCCACGATACTTGAATTGAAGACATTGCTGTATATTCTGCAATCAAACTTCCATCTTTCATTTCTGTAAAATGCAAGTTGTCTGGATTGAATTTATGTCCGTCACATCTTCCATTTATGAATTTTTCAATGCAATGCAATATAGTAACACCATTGCCAATAGGCGTACTATTTGTTTCTTCGGACATATTTGGGTCTTCACCGTTTGAGTGATGATTATTGTTCATAATTGTATGAACATTGGTTATCTTGTAATAGCCATTTTCCATACTCTCATTTACAGATTGAGTTTTTATCATCTCGTCAACTCTTTTAATATGTGTCATAACAGTCTTATATTTTTAATATTTATACTACTTGTTTTCCCTAACATCTTCGTAGTTTGATTTAAGTGCGGGCTTGTATTCACGCCTGCTCAAATAAACACGTTGCTTCAAGTTGTTCGGGTTGTCGGTGTCAACCTCGTCCATATAGATTTCAAAACCCGTCACAACGTACCAACCGCTCAAACTCTCGTTAAGGGTTTCCGCAGCCTTGTTAAGCGGGTCGGCTGCACCGTTTGTGGCGAACTCGCTGTAAACACCCGCCTTAATTGCCTCATTCTTGCCTTCCTCGGTGTCAAGGTCAAACCTCGGTGTTGTATCGCTTTGAATTGACGGGTGGTCTTTGAGATTGAGCGTTTCGCCTTTCTCGTTTTCAAGAACAGCATCCTCCTTCAGATTCGGATTCTCCGTAAGCGCACCCTGCCCCATATCGTTTTTCTCGAACACAATGAGTTTGATTCTCGAAAACCTTGTTATCGAAGGATTCACCGCAGGCAGTTCCACAACCATACCGAACTTTTCCATATCGCCCAAATTCATTCGGTTGTTGACCTCGGCGTAATAGTAGTTATCGTCCATATGGTCGTTCACTATGCCGCTGAACGTGTATGTCTTCAAGTTCTCAACAAGTTCGGAAGCATTGCCGTCAATAAGCATACCCTTGTTCAAAGGCATCATACCCTCCGTGTTCGGATTGTTCACCGTGACGGGAATATCCATATATTCCTGCGAAGCGTACTTCCACCATTGGGCGTACTTCACATATCCGTCAAGCAGACTGCCGCCTGGGGAGTTGACCTCCGAATAATTGTCATAGTAGGGTGTCCAACCCGACAGATACTTGCTGTTGTTCAGTTCGTACCAATACTTGTGCCGCCTGCCTTTCCAATCGCTTATATCCTGCTCCTCATCTTCTACCGTGTTGGCTTCATCGGCTGCTTCGGAGTTCTCGTCAGCGAAGTATGCTGTCTTGTATGCGTAGCAATACTCGTTTTCCTCAATCTGCGAGAACAGCCTTGAGACCTCAACAAAGTTGAGGTTGTAGAATTGGTCTATGAAAGCGGTAAAGAACGAATCGTCATCCTTGTATGCGTGACGGGCAATACTCTGCATAAAACTCTCAACGGAGCTGTAGCCGTTTATCCACAGTTGGGCATCGTCCGTGTTGTCAATGTTGGAAGCGAATCCGAGTCCCAACTCCTCGGATATGTCGAACAGCGAATCGTATGAAGTTCCGCTGCAAAACATATTCTTTCTGAAATACAGTTTCGGCACGTTGAGTTGCGCCGTTATGACAAATGAACTTGAACTGCCCGTGACAACCGAGCCTACAAACCCGTCACGCTCCTTTGTGTTCGTCACAATGTAGTCCATTCTTATCGGGCGGTATATCTTTTCATCCCCGATTGTCGCCACATAAACGCTTATGATAGAGCCGTCCGTTGCATAATACTTGCCTTTTATCTCGTTGTTCGGGTCGGCTACAACTAATTCCATAGACGGAATGAAGTCCGTGAAACGCAACTTGAAACTGATTATGTTCTGCGGCTGAACCACAAACGACTTGTTAAGCCTTATCATTGGCAGAAAGGCATAGCGTTTCGACTCATCGCCGAAAGCCTGCGGATATTCCTCCTTAATCGCGTGTTCGTCACCCGATTCGGTGTTGGGTATAATCAGTTTCTCCGTTTTGACTGTCGGTTCGAGACGCTGATAAATCTTCAAATCGTCAAGTGTGTAGTCTGCCATTTTAGTTGATTTTACGGTAATTCTTCGGTACGGCGTAATTGAAATAGTTTCTGATGTACTTGACGCTCTCCACCAAGTTCACCATAAAGTCGTTGAGGTGGTCAAGGAATCCCGCAAGTTTCTCGTTTGCGTACAGATATTTTGACAACGAGTTTCTAATCAAGGTTTTCGAGTAATCGTAGCCTTGATACAGAACATTCCAATCGTCATATCTGATTTGCTCTTTGGGATGCACAAATCCCTTGTATTTGTTCACGTTTTCCATATCACTATTTCATATCTTTCACCTTCTTTATACGAGGTTTGCGTTTTTTCTTCTTTTTAAGATAGTCGGCGAAATCGCTGACTTGTTTTTTTGTCATACCGTTTGCCGCGTCCCTAACGGATTGGCTCACTTCCTTTTTCTTCACGTCACCGTTCTGCACGGCTCTTACAAGTTTGAAGAAATTTTGCTGTTTTTTACTTACACTCGGCATAGAAAAAATTTTTTGTAGCAGTTTTCCGAATTTTTTATTATATTATCGTAACCACCTTATATTTATAAGTTATGAATAAATTGCCATCAGAAAGGGGAATCCACCCAATCTACGAAAAGACAACCGAGGCTTGGAAAATGATTTACCAAGGCAAGGACAAAATTTTGAAGTGCATCAAATCTTCCAACACAGTTGGGCAGTTCGAGACCTGCGCCAATATGATTCGCAATTTCAGAGAAATGGTTTTCAGCAAATACGGCATACCGAAAGACGGGTTCACCGAGCAAACATTGCTTCAACGGATTGGCTTTTGGAAAGAGAAAGACGTTGCCCGCGAACTAATCTGCGAGGGTATGAAGTGTGCCAACAGAGAAATGGTTATGACACTTGCTCGTGTCAGAAAGGAGACTGTCGGTGACATTTAAGGGTGTGCTTCTTATAACAGTTGTTCTCGTCATACTGAAAATGACGGACACAATCAAATGGAAATGGCGTTGGGTATTGTCCCCTCTGTGGATTTACCTGCTTGTGGTGCTTTTTATGTGCGCCTGCCTTATCCTAATCGGCTGTTGGGTTGAAATTTTCTAAAACATCATATTATGAATCATCGTGATTATTTGATAAAAACAGCGCGTGCCGTTGAGGTAATCAATACCGTCAGCCAACTTTTCGGTATTGAAATGAGCGAGATTCTGAACGCCCAAGAATCGGCTGACACCAACACCATCATATCGGCACTCAACATAGCGAAAAAACACATTGACCGAGAAATCGAACATATCAAAACCGTTGACGAAGAATACAAGGATGACCTCGCATACGAAACATTCGTCAACGAATGCCGCAATGCGGGCGAATCGCCCCGTGTTTTGAGTTGGAATGACATACCCAACAAGGCGCGTGCGGAAATCTACGACAACTACAAGCGTTATGTCCGCGATTTAGGTGTAGTCACCAACGCGGAGTTCAACAAATATATGACACTTGCAACAGAACAATTCAAAAGAAAATACAACATAGATAAAATAGAACTGTAACACATTATGCGAAACGAAAGTATAGCAACAAGAAAAAGCAGGGTGAAAAAAAGCACAACTGCAATCAAACCGCAAACCGACCAAAACGAAATGTCGGTCATAAAAGAAAAAGAAATCCGTCTTACCAACGCGCAAGCGCAGTTAAAAAAAGAGTTCATCGGGATTGACAATGTTATTGACAGCATTGTATCGAACATACGGGTATGGTATCTGTTCCCGAAAATGATTTCAAAACCGCTCGTCATCAACCTATGGGGTTTGACTGGCTGCGGCAAGACGAGCCTTGTGAACAGACTTTGCGAATTGCTTGAAATCCACGACAAAACAATCTGCTACAACCTCGCAAAACTTGATGAGGACAACTCAACCGAACTTGAAGACAACATAACGGAAAACATCCCGAACAAGGAGCGCAACCCCGTGTTCATATTCGATGAGTTCCAATTCGCCGCAACCAAGTCGGAGGACGGCAAAGAAAAGGACAACAAGACCGCATTGAAAACCATTTGGGAAATCATTGACAGCGGCATATTCAGAGCGAAGTTGGAGCGTTACGTTATGTCCCACTTTGCTGAAATCATATTCCTATCGTCCTATATGGATAAATCGGGTGTCACGATAAAGAAAGGCAAACTCGTGAACATAGAGCGCGTCATAGGTTCGACAAAATCCGAACACACAAAGGACGACAAACAAAAGGACACAATCCCCATTGACACAATCACAGATATTAAAATGGTGATTGACCGCTACTTCAACTATGACGAAAAGCAATATGACGAAAACGACCCCACAAGCAGTTGGTGCGAGGTAGCCGACAGATACATAAAAAACAAAAAGAACCTTTGGTTCTCGGCGCAAACCATAAGCACGCTCTACACAATGTACTACCTCATCATTGACGACAGTATGCAACTCTATATGTTCGAGAAAATGCTGACAGAAATGACGATAAAGGACTTGATGCAGTTCCTATACAAACTCGAAACAAAGGCTAAAAGCGGATTCAGCCACGATTACAGCGGCTCGCTTGTGTTCGTAATCGGCAATGTTGACGAGGCTTACACCATAAGTTACAACGTGAACCCCGATATGGATGCCGACCAATTCCACGAAATCACGAGCAAGTTGAGTATGGTTGACATCAAGGAGGCTTTGCAGGAGAGATTCCGCAACGAGCAAATCGCCCGTCTCGGAAACATTATGCTTATGTACCCGTCATTCTCATCGGAGAATTTCACGAACATTATCAAACTGCGCCTTGAGCAATACAAGAAGCGCGTGCTTGAAAACTTCGGAATCAACATTGGGTTTGACGAGAGCATTGTTGATGTCATATACAAAGACGGCGTGTTCCCGACACAAGGAACAAGACCCGTGTTTTCAAGCGTGTACGAAATTGTGGAAACCAAGTTGCCGCACATTATGCTGCACGCCTACGAAAACAACAACTGCAACATCGAACTCATCACACTGTCATACGCCGACAACAAGGTAATCGCCGAAATAACGCAGAAAAACGGCGGCGAAAAACAGCGCATAGAGTTCAAGCAGGAACTCAAAATCGAAGACCTGCGTAAGAACAAGCGTGACGAACAGCAGGCTCTTACCGCAGTACACGAAAGTATGCACTTCGTTATGTACGCCAAACTGTTCGGAAAAATCCCCGATAAACTCGTGTCGAACTGCGTGTCGGACAACGCCAACGGGTTTATGATGCCGTCACGGGACGACAAGCACTTCATCAGCAAGAACGAATACCTCGCCCACATACAAGTCGCAATCGCGGGATATGTGGCGGAGAAACGAGTGTTCGGCTGCGATGAGATTTCCTCTGGCGCAAGCAACGACCTGCTCCACGCAACCATTGACGCTATGGATATGGTCAAGAACTACGGTATGTTTTCCGACATTGTGCCTCCCTGCGTTTACACCTATCTGCAAGACGCACAAAGCACAAGCGGCGGATGCTTGGTGAACAATGATTACGACAACAGCGTAATTTCCGATGTTGTCAAACAAATAATCCGCGACTGTGAAAACAGCGTTAAACTCACGATGGACGACCCCGAATGGTACAATATGTTCGTGAAATCCTCAAAGTACCTTTTCGACAACGTATCAATGCCGAAAGATGTTATGCGCCAACTCTACGAGGAAGTGAGCGAGGAAAAACGCAGCAGATTCCTGCGCAGCGAAACCTACTACCGAGACAGACTGCAAAACCTCTGATAAATAGCAAAAATACAACTATGGCGAAAACAATAGAAGTTGATGGCAAGACCATCACATTGAAAGAAAGCAAGCGGATGAAAAAAGCCGCTGAACACTATTTCAGAGTGGCTTCCTCACTCGGTCTCACACTCGAAATGGAACTCAACACAAAAGTAAAGATTCTCTTGGATGCAGGCGTAAAGGCTATGCGTGCAATGAACGAGGAACTTGACAACATTGTTGACGAGGACTACACAACCGTATCGGAGGTGCTTCAGATTCCCGTGTCGAAACAGCAATACACGGAGTTTGTCACAATCCTTACGAAAATCAAGACGGGCGAGTTCACCGACAAAAACAGAGAGCGTTACGAGGCGAATGTGAAACAAAAGATGTTCGACCAATGTATGCGTGAGAAATTCTTGGACACCGTTATCAACTCATACGAGGAAAAGGTGCAGGTTCCAGACTTCGGGGGATTGGCTAATTTCAACATCGGCTCAAATGATGACGAAGAGTTCAGCGAGGTCATTGAAAAATCCGTTGAGCGCAATATGAACGCCACCGAGGTACACCGCAAACTCATAGTTTCCTACTCACTCGCTTTCGAGTACATCACAGAGTGCAAGTACAGCGCAAAGGAGTTCAAAAATATGCTTGATTGGAAATACTTCTGCGGCGGAATCCCGACAGAGAAAAGCAAGCCGAAACTCTTTGACTTGTTCTACAAGTTTATGAAGGCTGTCAGACTGTGCGAAACATTCAACGTGAACGACCACGAAAGTCTGCTGTACGAAATGGGTCTCAACTTGGAAACCACCGAGCCTATGCCTCTCGGAGACCACTTCGATTGGTGGGATGCCGAAACCATTATGAGATACTGCCCGACTGCAAAGGAAGATTATCTTGATTACCTCAACGAAAAACGACACAGAAATGATTAAGTACGTACCCGAAGATACAAGCGTTGTGTTCTCCGAAATACCAGATGAGGTAACGCTTGCATTCAACATAAGCAACTGCCGCAACCGCTGCAAAGGTTGCCACACACCGTATCTCCAAACGGATACGGGCGAGGAACTTACTGAATGCGTTGTTGACGAACTCATAGCAAAGAACGCAGGGATTACCTGCGTTTGCTTTATGGGTGAAGGCAATGACGAGGAGGCTCTATACCGAATGGCAAAGCATATAAAAGCCAAACACAGCGGATTGAAACTCGGCATATATTCGGGCAGAGATGATGTTGAGCGTTGGTATGGCGAGACATTCGACTATATCAAATTGGGTCGCTATGACGAAACTATGGGCGCGATAAACAAGGTCGGTACAAACCAACGGCTATACAAAAGAACATTCAACCCAAATGACATAACCAAAATCGGAGAGGGATGGCAAAACATAACGTCAAAAATGCAGAAAGCGAATTTGTAAAGCATATCATATATTGTATAAATTCCCGCCAATACGCCATAATCAATATGGATTTGGACGGAATTATGTGCTATGCCATTGCAAAAATATTCCAACCGAATATGGAAATTGCTGGTTATAGCGATTCGGCTACACAATTTTTCAAAGCAAAATATGCGAAAATCGCAAATACTGTTTGCCTTGACTTGTACTGCAAGACAAAAGGTCTCGCCTGCATAGACAACCATATAATTGACATAGTAATCCGTACCATAGAGGAAGAGTTCAAGTACAACCCGAATATCGTAAAAAACAAAACATTAGAAAACTACACGGAAAAATACCCGTTTTCAACATTCATACTACTGTGCGCCGTGTTTGACAACATAGGTTGGCACGGATTCAACTTGGACACAGTTGTCTGCTATTACGAAAACCAACCAATTTACTTATGAGAACTGATATTGAGGGCTGACGACACACTATGCACTTCAAGAATGAACTATATAGAAAACGCCGAAAATTGGTGGGAATGGCTTTTAAGCATAGCGGGAAAGGACGGTATGCTCTATAAGATATACCAAAAGGTTATGTCATTCAGCAAAGAGCAAGCCAATGAAAAAAAAAAAATCCGCATAACAAAGTTCTCAAAAAATATTTCCACACAGAAACCGATGACGGTTTTTTGACACTATGCGACAACTACCACATTTTCAACGAAACAATACTTGACGCATTCAGACTTGGCTATGAATATCCGCATCCACAAAACTTGACACGGCACGCTTTTATAAAGATAGTGTTCAAGACTTCCGACAGCGACCTTATGGACAGAATAATAAACGACAATGACGTGTTCTCATACGCATTTGTCGCAAAAGACAGATTGTCCGTAAGTATCACCGAAAGCAGCAAGCCAAAGTTTGACAAAATTAGATGCACAGAAAAATTGTACGATTTTCCATTGGATGAAATCGAAGGTATAGATACCAAACATTATTAAGCACATACATAACTTATATAAAATAATATGACAGACAACTATACAAGATTATCAAAAATTCAAAAATTTTCTGAAGAATTGATTAAGTTGCAAGAAAGCATTACAACTATTGATAATGAAATTTCAATAGCAGAAAACAATATAGAACAAGAAAAAGAAAAAATAAGCCAAGAAATAGAAAAAATAGTTAGTCTTTTATCAAAAAAGAAAAACAATATTTTGAAAATTAAACAAGTAAATGCAAAAATCAATAGCATAAAAAACGAAATAGCCGAATCCAAAGGTGCAAAACCTATTTGTGTTGGATATGTACGATTGTCAAAAAAAAGTGAAAAAAATTTTGAAAGACAATATCACACAATATATGATTCAAATTTTAATATTGTGAAAGTCTTTAAAGAAACAATATCAGCACATAACATAGAACTATCAAAAAGGCTTTTGGATGAATGTATAGACTATTGCTATGAAAATGGAATACTGCTTATTGTCGTGTCAGAAGCAGGAAGATTGAGTAGAAACAGACACTTGTTTGAAGAAATACGTGCTAAACTTATTGATAAATGTATAAATGTCTATTCGTGTAGCGAACATATATATCTTTTTGATAATGAGTTTAATTTGAATGCCGAATTTTACAATAAAATAATTGATGCAGAGAAAGAAATTGAACAAATACATAACAGATTAGCACAAGGACGTGAATTATACAAAGCAAAAGGCGGAACACTTGGGAGAAGAAAGGGTAGTGGAAAAACATTAGAACAATTGCAAAATGAATATCCAAACCAAATATCTCTTTTACGAGAAGGTGTATCAATAAGAAAAGTTGCACATATAACTGGAATAAGTGTTTCAACCGTCCAACGATTAAAACGAGAGTTCAAAATAACAAAGCAAAAAGATTATGTTAATGTTGAACCTATAACACACAACACAAATATTAAACAAAAAAATACAATATCTGATAAAAAATTATTCTAACTTCAATAAATCACATACATAACTTATATATAATGGATTTGACGGTAAACAAGAATGTGTGGAACAACTACTCCGAGGAAGAAAAGGAGCGGTTCGCCGATGCTGTGTTCAAGCATTACAGAGCATCGGGATTCCCGTATTTTCCGTCAGACCACGGGTTCAGAAAAGCGGAACTTGAAAAGTTCACCGACTTCCCCTATATGAAACTGCTTGACGGAAAGAACATCGGGCAGTCTATGCACGGGCTTTCGTTCTGTTGGAGTTATATGCCGCACGCATATTCAGTGAAGTGCAACAATATGCGCACACCGCTCGAAACATACAACGATGACGAACTGTTCAAGCAGGTGATACGCAAACGTATGAAAATGGGTGACACGGTTACGCCAAACGGAATCCGCAAGATGCTCAAAATATTCACGGGTACGCAATGCGTGTCGAACTTCAGACCGACAGCGGCTGCTGTGTTTTACGAGTTGTTCGGTAAGGGCAAAACCGTTTGGGATATGTCCTGCGGCTACGGGGGTCGTATGCTCGGAGCAATGCGGGCAGGCGTGAAGAAATACATTGGAACAGAACCCTGCACAGAGACATTTGACGGACTGTGCGCCATACTTGACGAGTTCCCGCAATTCAAGGCAAAAACCGAATACGAACTACACAAGGTCGGCTCTGAATGCTTCAAACCCGAAAGCGGCTCGCTTGACCTATGCTTCACTTCGCCGCCTTATTTTGACACGGAGAAATACTCTGATGACGAAACGCAATCCTACATAAAATACAGCACACCTTCTGAATGGATGAACGGGTTTATGAAAGACACACTTGAAAACTGCTACAACGGATTGAAGTCTGACGGTGTGTTGGCTGTGAACATAGCGAATGTGAAAAGTTATCCTACAATAGAAAAAGATATGGTTAAGGTCGCTGAATCAATAGGGTTCAAACACAACACGATTATGCGCTACGCACTTTCTCTGCTTTCTTCCGACAGAGCAAGCAAGTTCAAATATGAGCCGATATATATTTTCACAAAGGACAGCAGGTCTGACTTGGTTGACAGTATGAGCCGAATAAAGGCACTTTTTTGATGGGCAATATTCCGAAATTTTTATTATATTGTAGTATAAGATTCAAAATTATGAACGCCAAGCAAGAACAACTCTTTAAGAAGTGCATTTTTGAAAAAGTGCCGTACAATATTCTGTGCGAGTGCAAGACAAAGAACGGGGAGTCCACCGACAGTTACAGATGCACCCTTACACCGATGGTGGCTGCTTCTTTCTTCCAAGGCGAGGAAATGGACGGCGGCAACATAGTCACCGAAATCAAACCATATCTGCGGCAGATGGAATGTATGAGCAAATCGGAGGAGATTGAATACGATAGCACATTCAACCACCTCGAAGGTCTCGGCGCGATTGAGACGTTAGCCACATTTGATTGGCTGAACGCAAACGGATTCGACTACCGTGGAATCATACATTTGGGTCTCGCATACCCCGCCACGGATGAGGTCACTGAAATTTACAGACGCAATTACGCCAACTACATACAAGAGAAGGATTCGCTTGACAAAAACGGATTCGGTATGCAAATGACTATTGACTTATAACCAAACCAAAAATTATGACAGCCGAGGAAAAACTTATGGCAATCAGAGATGCGTTTGAAAAATCATTTGTGCATCTCGCCAACGCTACATATCAATTTGAGGGTTGTGCATTGTCAAAGAAACGTGATTGGACAAAGGAGTGGATGGATTGGATTGTGAAATTGATAGAGGACGACCCAGAGACGATAGGGGAGGAAAGCACCCAATATCTTACGGATGACGAAGTTCTCGAAGTGGCAAGAAAAATGGCATACGGCATACAACTGACGAAATTTCCAAATGCCCTTCAAGTTTACATCAGAGGATTCCAAGACGGGCAATGGTGGAGAAAAGAGCAAGAAAAAAGTTGATAACTTTGTTGATAACTTTTTTTGAAACTATATCACGGCATAAAAAATAATTGTATTTTTGCAGCATAAAAACAAACGGTATGAAAGTAGAATTAAAGCAAATCATTGAACAGTTGACCGAACTTGTCGGTCTCGAAGATGGCTATAAAGTAGCCGCATTGGTTGACACCAAGACAAACGTGGTTGAAGGTTGGTATGTCGTCAAGGTTCTTGAGGACGGTAGAATCATTCCAATCGAAACTCTGAACTTCAAAACCGTCAAAGAAATGATGGAATGCTCACAGAACGACAACCATCTGATTTCCTCATACATCAAGAAAAACAAAGACACGAAATTATGTCAATAGTGATACTCATTTTAGGCGTTGTACTTGTATTGCTTATGGCATACGGTGCTATTGTTTGTTCCCCTCTTTACGAGTGTATGCCGTTTTGGTTCAGCAGGGACGAGTGGAAGGTTTGGAAACAATGCTACAACGACAGCGTGGAAAGCGGCTATTCCGAAACCCACACTTATGAGGGGAAAACCTATTTGGAAAAGCACTACTATTTTTCAAACGGCAAATACGAGGCTCTTGTATTCAAAATAACAAACAGACCAATGGAATGCGCCATATTCGACAGAGAATCAAGAGACTGCGTGTTCTGCTCGTTTTGGAAACACCACTCCAACAAACTTATGGAAAAACTGCTTCAAATTGACATTCCCCACAAAACATTTGAATAAATACTCCATCATCTGTTAAATGTAATCTTGTTGACTGAACCCCGCGCAATGCGGGGTTTGGTTTGTTTGCGAAATTTTTATTATATTGTATAAAAAAAACTATTATGAAAAAGAAAGAATTTTATATCATCGGATGCGATGACCTCAAAATCAAGGACAAGGTTGAGTTGAGCGAAAACGAACTGAAGATTGTGAAGTTCCTGCCGCTCGCAAAGGCTATGGTTGCATTGGTGTTTTTCATTGTCATAATGCTCGCCTTGCAACTGACCATCAATCAGAAAATCGAAATGAACAAAATGGCAACGGCACACGTGTTCGAGGTTGAAGCACTTATTTCAGAATTAGATTCCGTCACATACTGCTATGACGAGAGCGTGCGTATGAACGACCTGCACGATGCCATATACGATGCTATTATGGGAGACCCTCACGAAAAGCCGACAAAGGAAAATGTGTGGAACTTCATACAGAAGTGCAACACTTGGTATCCCGACATCATTATGGCGCAGGCTGTGCAAGAAAGCGGGTGCGGTAACAGCGCGGTAGCCAAACGCTGCCACAATCTGTTCGGTATGACGAAACCCAATGCACGGAAACTGCGCTGCGATATAAACCGTCACAACAAGTCGGAGCAGTATGCCGAGTACAATAATTGGAAAATGAGTATCATTGACCGCATACTTTGGGACAGATGGGTGTTCAGACACACCAAGGGAATCCCGTCAAGAGACGTTTACCTATGCAAAATAGGAACGGTGTACAACACGGAAACCGAGGGCTACGCCCAACACATAGACAAGGTTTCGCGCAGTTATCAGACCGATTGACGCTGTTGATAACTTTGTTGATAATTTTTTTATAAAAAGTGTGCTATGTATAAAAATTTTTGTATTTTTGCAGTGTCATTCAAAAAGCAATGAGTATGAATACAGAGACAATGAAACAAGCCGCTTCAATCGCCGAACTCAAATCGGCTTACCGCAAACTCGCATTTGAAAACCATCCCGACCGTGGGGGCAGCGAGGAAGCAATGAAAGAAATCAACAGCGTTTTCACAGCCTGCTTCGACAGACTGAAAGGAAAGGTTGTCACAAAGGCTGACAGCGAGGACTTCGGAACAGCCAAGACCGCCCGCGAATATACGGACTTCGTTTACAACGAGTACCGTTGGGAGGGTAGCCGATACGACAGAAGTCTGTCGCTCTCCGAAATCTGCAAGAAAATCAAAGACTATGCGGCAAAGAGATTCCCTACCTGCAAGTTCAGTGTGCGCAAAGACGGATATCGCTCAATTGACATTTCCCTTATGTCTGGCGACTTCAACGCCTATGCCACAGACAAGGACAGAGAACTCAATTATCGAAGTTACAACCACTATCATTCCGACATCAACACGGAATTTTCCTCCCGTTGCAACGAGGTTCTTCGTCTCGTCAGCGAATACGCCGAATCATACAACTACGACAATTCCGACATTATGACAGATTACTTCGATGTAAACTTCTATCTCAATGTGAGTGTGGGCAAGTTCAACAAGGCATACGTAAACACGTCAACAGTAATCAACGGAGAAAAGATAGCCAAGACCGAAACCGAGAAGAGTGTTCAAAAAGCACTCGGCACGAACAATTGGGTGTTCAAGACAACGGTTGCCAAGGTTGAGGACTACTTCATCTGCGAGCGCGGCGACAACCCATACGCGCATTACTATTCACAGTACAGTTTGGTACAAGCCAAGTTGGATAAACTGAACGCTGCGGGCATCAAGGCTGAATCCTTCAGACACGCAATCAGAATCACGAATTGGGAGGAAATCGCCAAGCAGATTGAGAGCGAGAGAGCCGCTATGGTCACAAAGTCGGAAACGAAACCCGAAGTGAAGTCCGAACCCGCACAAGAGGTGAAGTGCGGTGAAGTCAGAATCATTGACTACTCTGAACGCGCAATCGCCGTAATCGGCGACACCAAACCCATCAAGGGTCTGCTCAAATCAGCAGGCGGCAGTTTCAACTCAAAACTCTCCTGCGGCTGCGGTTGGGTGTTCAGCAAGAAAAGACGCAGCGAGGTTGAACAGATAGTCAAAAACGCATCAAAATAATACCGCTATGATAATCAAAATCAAATGTGTCGGGGAGACACGGATAATCAACACGAAACATATCGTTGAAATCGTGTTCTATGAAATGAAAGACAGCAGCGAAGATGCCCAAATCAGCATATTCTACGACTGCTGTGAAGAACCGAGCGTCATTAAGGGCAGAACCGATGAAATACGCAGATTGCTCAACTTCATAGAAAATAAGTTGAGTGACACGGAACGAATCGAAACATTCACTTTTGCCGAAGAAAGCAAACGGGAATATGACAGAAAATTCGATGTTATGTTTCCCGAAGAACATATCGGCGACCTATACGTCCCGAAATCGAAAGTATAAATACAAAAAATATCCAATATGAAAATTGAACGCATAGACGAATATTCACGCCACGAAAAACACAGATTCACGAGAAACGCCATAGGCTCGCTTCTCGGAAAGGGAAAGGCTATCAAGGATTTCACCGTTCTGACGAGTGCAAATCCCGATTCAAAGCCATTAACCGATAAAGAAAACGACAAACTGTTTGCCGATTTGAAGAAAAGCCTCAAAAGCGGCAGATATGTTTGGATTGAGCAGAAAGGTCACTTCGGCGGAAACACCGAGGATTCCCTCTTCATTCTGAATATGCCGTTGGATTCAAAGGGCTATCCCGCAGTGTCGGCATATTATGCGGGCAAATATGAACAGACATCGTTCATTTACGGAACTGTCATTGACGGTGAACTTCATTCGTTCTACTACGAGAAAAAGTATATTGACAAAAAGTACGACAAAAAGGAAAACCCCTATGTTCTCGTTGAGGAAACTGTCGGAATCAAAGATGCTTCAAGCGAGGACGACTATTCAATCATCGGCAAGAACTTCAAGTACACAATACCGTTCAAGATTTTCGGCAACGTGGACAACAAGATTGTTGAGTGCATCAACAACTTCAATGACCGATTCGAGAAAAAGGCGGGTTACAAAAACACATTCGACAGCATCTTGCGTATGGTGACGGAAAGTGTCGGGCAAGCGGGATACTACTACCGAAGCATATACGGTGAACTCCTTGACGGAGTTGTCGTTGAAGATTAGAAAAAGGCGGCGCACAGCCGCCTTTTTTAATTATGTTGTATAACACGCAATTATAAATATAAAAATAACGCATTATTGTATGAAATGGAAATTTAACCCTAAAACGGGAAGAATGGAGCAGGAGAAACGGACGGGTGTCGAAGTGTCGGCAAGGCAGGGCGGCATTATGGTTGAGGATTTCGACAGCCACATCCAATTTCTGATAAATTACGGAACGAGCAAAATCACGCATTGTTTCGGATGCAAGCCGACAGACATACATCTGTTTGACGATAGCAACGCACGCGCCATAGCCGAGCGTGTAAGGAGAATCGGCACGGGTCGCGGCATAGACAAATCTCTGTTCGATTACAGAGCGTATTCAGCAAAAAACAAAAATTTCAATATGACCGAGAATAATCATTCAAATGACGAGCAATTCTTCAACGATTTGCACAAAGATTCAACGGCGTACCAATACAGACAATACATTGAGGAACGCCTTAACGAACTTATGCCGAGAACCGAGGCTGTGAATGAATCAACGGACACCGAGGAAGCCAACAACGACTTCAGCAAAATCCACACAGACAAAGCCCCGAAGGTAAAAGGATATTTCAAACTCATTTCATTGAGGTATATGAAAAGCGTCAAGGACATCAAGAAAATGTGCATTGAGTACATTAACACATACATTGATTCTTGTATGAATGTCGCTATGAAGATGAAAGACGACCAAGTGAAACTCGTTGATTCAGTCAACAGTTTGGCAAAGGACTTGAACTTCGCGGCAAAGGGCGCAAGCACAAAAGACACGGAAAAAACCTCCGACAACTTGAAGGGCGTTCTGTTCCTCACGGGCGACAAAGCGTTACTTGACAAACTCAACGCAATCTTGGAGAAAATTAAACTCCGTTCAAACAAGTCCGAACAACTCCGTAATTGGGCTAAACTTATGATTGAGCAGTCCAAAATAGTTGCCAACGAAATCGTGTTCAAGGAAACCAACAAGATGATTAAGGACGAAAACGAGCGCGAAAAGGCGGAAGCCGCACAGAAAAAGGCTATGGAGGAAGCACAGAAGCAGTACGAGCAAGACAACAACGAAGTCAACAAGCAGGCAAAGGAAGAGGAACGCGAAGCCAACCTGCTTGGCGGAGACCCGTCAGAAGCCACCTCGAAGATAACGACAGATGACTTGAAAGAAGTCGGCAAACTCACGACAGACGACTTTGAGAAAGCCGAACCCGTAACCGATAAAGATAACAAAGAGGACAGCGGCGAAAAGAGCGAACTCCAAAAGAACATTGAGGGATGGATGAGCAAATACGGCGACCCGTCCGAAGATGTTTACAAAAAGTACAAGGAAGTCCTTGACGCTAAAAAAGACGCAGGCGGCGATGACTACACAAACGCCGAAAAGCAGTTCTTGTTCGGAGCGATTTGGGCAGACCACACCGACATCAAGAACGATGACGTTCCCGCTCCCGCATACATAGTTTATATATGTTCGAACTGCGAGGCACTTCGCCAAGCATTGTCAAAACACCAAATGTCCGACAGCGAATATGTCGAACTCGGCAAATACAAGATTGACGGTCTTGACGGCGACAAACTTCTCAAAGACAGCAACGCTGTTGGCGACACCAAAGCGTTCTATGAGAAAGCGGGCAAAGAGTGGAAATATTTCTTCTCAAAAGAATACACTGAAGTCAAGGATAAATCCGAGAAATCAAACGAATCACGCTACGTTATGTCCTCTGAAGATTTCATTAACGAAAAGTACAACAGATAAACTATGCTTAACATACAACCTTTGACAAAACAAGACTTGACATCCAAATACTTGGATGTCAGTCTTGATTTTTTGACGGGCATTAGGGATAGTATCGTAAAGAAGTTCCAAAAATTCGAGCAGGAACATACCACAATGGAGGAAAGGTGTTGGGAAAACACATTCACCGTGGATTATGACAGAAAGGCGAAAGCAAATATTCTGACAATAAGGTATGTTACTTGGGATAATACGGACAAAGAGGAATTTATCGAAAAACTGTCGCATTACTTCACTATGAATGTCGCCCATTTTTGGGATATACTTCCGAATGTTGTATTCAAGGTGAAGTCCAAAAAAGAAGATTCCTACGACTTATACGCATACAAAATGATGAGGGGAAACCCAATATTGTTGAAGATATAAATAATTGAAATTCTTAAACAAACACAAATGAATTACGAAGAAATCAACGAAGAATTGTACAGTCAGTTGTCCGAGATAATCATTGATAACGGATATGAACTTGACATTAGTGAACTTGACTTCATTTCCTTCGGTATGCCAGTCACAAGCGTAGGCATAGACGAAAACGGAAAACTCTACTTCTATTCAAACGAGACTATTGACGAGATACCCGTTGAAGTCCAACTTGAATCCGATGATTACATTGAATTGGCAAACAAAATAATTGAATACTACGAATGAAAAGAGTGTTAAGATTTTTGAAATCCCTCATACGCTACATATTCACGGGGCATTTCCAAAACGTGTCGTTTGACGAATACGCAAAGAGAATTGAGATATGTTCAAAGTGCGACAAAATCAACCAACACAACTATTCCTGCGGCGTATGCGGATGCTATATGGACAAGAAAGCCAAATGGTCAACAGAGTGCTGCGAACTTGAAAAATGGTAGCACACCGCCCGTATAAATATATAGAACATTTTATCAATATGAACGAAAATCTTTTGAGACTTATCTATTCCCACAAGAAATGCGAATTGTCTGACGAGCAGATATTGAGCGTTCTTTTGGGTATGGGCATTGTAGATACCGTTGCCAAGGCGCATCTCGAATACTACAACAAAAACATCGCAAAGAAAAAAGACCCAATGGAAACCGATGAACTGAAACTTGACAGAAGTTTCGAGGTAAGCGGCGACACCAAAAAGAATATAAATATAAAAGAAAATAATACATCCACTATGAAGAAATTAAATACTATTCAGTTATATGAAAATTTGACCAACGCAGCACGCGAACTTCACGAGATGGCTACTGCAAAGTCAAATGCTTCATATTCAGCGGTGACTGCTTATTCAATCATCGAAAAGGCTTTGGCTTCTATGCCAACGGAGGTTTCATTGATTGTCAGCAGAATGAAAGCAGGTCTGCCTGGCGCGGACGAATCCAAACTCAACCCCGCACTAAAATACGAGGTTGCTGAAAGCGTTTACAATATGCTCAACAATTCAAGTTACCTCGTTCCCGTCAAGGTTCTCTGCGAGTATATCAGCGAGAGTATGAAAGAGGACAAATGGGGCTATGTCGCTGCCAAGATGATGAGCATCTGCGGCGCGAAGTCTGCCAACAATATGTACGCTGCCGTTTACGAGCAACTGTCAAACGCTCTCAACGGTGACAACATCTACGAGGATTTGAAGAAAATCGCTTCCGAATCCGAGTTTTGGTGCAGCGAATCAAAGCAGGTTATCGCCCTTATGGAATCAGAGGAATACAGCAAGACCAACGAAATCAACAAGACTGTCGTTGAAAACAGCGGATTCTCTATGGTCGCTATGTTCTCACCGATTCTCGAAAACGAGGATTCTGTCTGCTTCAACCTCTACGGAAAGAACTATATGATGAAAGACGGGAAGGTCAACGAGTGCCAAGTTTCCGACAAACGCTACAATGACGTTGTGAACGGTCTCTGCCTTATGAGTTACAATCAGAAGGACGACACCTTGGAATACTACGGTGCAAACGGCAAGGTTCTCGAATATCACTTGAACGAAGGCAAAATCACTATCGGAAAGAACGACCTTACCGAGAACTCATCTCTTGATTTGAGAAACAGTCTCGCTATCAGCGGTCTTTTCAACAACTCAACAATCGGTGATGCCGACATTCTTACCAAGATGTTCGAGAGCAAGGATATGATTGGCAGACTTGACAGTTGTATCAATCTGAAATCCGAAATCGAAGCAGGTTTGTTCCTTACCCTCATTTCAGTTGAGGAAGGCTACTATGTGAACACAGTCAACTACAATACCTTGGTGAACGAAATGAAGTATTTCAAGACAGCAACCGCTACCAAGAACTTTATCAAGGAATCATTCAACTATGACGCTACTGCAATCCTCAAGGAAGCCCTTAAAGCCGAGGGTGACAAGTTCGCTGCCATTATGGAGCAACGCAACACCATCCAAGACAGAATCAACTTCCTCAAAGGAAAACGCGGTGAGATTATGGCGAAGATTGAGGCTCTGCCATCAAATGTTGATTCGGCAAACCTCGTTGAAGCCCTCAACTTGCTTGAATGCGAAATCAAGGACAACGAATGCTCTCTCGCCGACACATACAAGAACTTCGACCTCGGCAACAACGTACCCGTCAAAGTGTGCAATGTTGTGGGAACTTTGAACCCAGGCGATGTGGTGTATGTTGACGCTGCCGTATTCACAGCAACTCCCGAATGCACAACAATCAGCGTGACCGACCCCAAAACGGGTTCAGCAATCGTTCTTAACAAATCAGACATCGTGTTTGATTTGAACCACCCGTCACCCGAAGCACCTGCAACTCCCGAAGGTGAAGGCGGTTGCGAGGGAGGCTGCAAAGGCTGCGATTGTAAAGGCGGCTGCGAGGGCGGCTGCGAGGGCGGCTGCAAAGAAAAACCTGCCGTAGCACCAACAAGCGGCGTTGACGGCGAGCAGGTTTTGATTGGTGAAAACGAATAACCACGAACACCTTTCTATATAAACGAAGAAGCCCGATGAGATTTCATCGGGCTTCTTCATTATCCAATCAATGAAAATATCGTTCAATTCTATGACCCAAACAATGTGTCGTTTATAGTATTAATTACATTAAGAGTATTGTTGAGACTTATTGATGAAGTATCACTTGCGTACATTTTCATAGTCATATTATCTTTGTCAATCATACAATCATAATTCATTGAAGCAGGCAATCTTTTGTCAAAACCCCAACTATAATATATTTTGTTGCCATCTACTGTCTTAAACAAATCTTCGCCGTCATCCCCTATATTGTTAACGTGATTTTCAATGTATTTACAAACACTATCAGCATCAAGTTTTCCATCCACCTTTTTGAACATCATTTCTGGAACATCGTCTTGAATGTCTCTGCTTACGATTTCTTTATAAATCGCATTCGCTTCCATCACATATCCTTTATCTAAACAAATCATATAATATGCTTTAAGTTTTTCATCAGAACACGCTTTTACATTTTGCCTTCGCTGTCCTTTATGCCATTGCTCCATTTTGTTAATTTTTGTACTTTCATTTGAAGCACTTGACATTTCATAAATTTTTGATATATATTGTTCCGAATTAAATATATCCATAACCGTTATATATCTTTCACAAAGCGCACGGAGAATCCGTTTTGCGCATTCATTCTGACAAGTGGCATTTTCCAATATCCGTCATATATGATGTCAATGAAATACGATTCGTCAACCCTGCCTGCATCAATAATGTCGTCAATCAGTATGCAAGCCTCCTTACCTACACCAACAGTATCAACGGTGTAGTATGAAAAATAGCCGACCATTTTTGCATCGAAACCGAACTCGTTAGTACAGCCGTCATAGTCGGTTGAAACGAGTTTGCTTATATTGTCATAACCAACTGTATCGTACAAGTTGTCATAATCGCTCTTTGTCGGAATACGCCAACCGTTAGGCACGATTTTTCTCGCCCCTACGAGTGTGTAGTAAATTTCCTTGCCTTTCTTGAAATAATCAACATTAGGCTGCAAATAAGAACCGTTTGCCGCGTATAATGTTTTCACATTCTCGGCACACCATTCAAGGTTGCCGATAACAACACTTTTCATTTTCAAACCGTTTGCAGTGTTGTAAAGCCTTTCCTTTGTGATTGGCTTTATATCCAATTTCTCATTGAATTGTTCTATACTTAATACTTTCATAGTTGTCATAATTTTTGAAAATCAGAGGCATCAAACAAAATGTCTTCCATAACGAATGATTCGTGTCTTATTGCAAGCCCCAAGCACCTTAAAAACAAATAGTGACCGTCAGCATTGCCGATTGAATCCAAATATTTTATAGCCTCGTCCGCCGTATAGTATTTTCCACTCCTATCATAAGCAAAAACACAATGTTCATCCAACGCCATTTGGAACACTTCCATATCATCGTCATCGTAATTGCAAGACTCCTTCAAAAACGATTTGTCGTAATCATTCAGCGTATATTCCAACGCCATATTGGAACTTTGCTTTTCCGCAGCCGCTTTCGCAAATTCAGACAGCCTCGCTTTTGACACGGGTTGAATGTTCAGTTTCTCCGCAACGTATGTCTCATATCCGAGTATTTTCATAAGTCGTATTTATGAGTTATATATAAGTCAAACCACAACTTACTGTATCTTGTCGGTGACGAGATATGTGTTGTTCGGGTCTATGCTCACCATATTTCCGAGCAATGAAAGAAATGCGTTGCCGAGAACAATCTTCGTATCCTCGTCACGGTTCACCTTGACCTTGAACATAATGTTCTTATATGAGGCATCGTTGAAATCCAATCTTGCACTGATGAGGTAACTGCGGTTCATATCGGGTTCAAGCAATGTTCCTATCACGTTCCTTATGATAGTCTTATCGCCCACACAGAATGAAACCTTGTTGCCGTCCTCATTGTATGCTGCGGATTTGGTTGAAATGACATTGATGTCAGTGTTCATATCGAACATAATGTCGGTGTCGCAGTCAATATCGTCAAACACAAGTTTAGCCGATTCAACGCTACCGATTGTGGTCACGTTGTTGTTGATATACTTAAACTTCTTTAAGAAGTCGAATATGTAGTTCACGGGGGAAACTTCCGAAACGGAAGAAATACCCTTAACACCTGGCGATGCGTTCACCTCAATAATGTAGTTCTCGCCCGTGTTCTTGTCAACAATCATATCAACGCCGCACCAACGACATTTGACTGCGGCAGCGGTCTTGATTGCAAGTTCCTTCTGCTCGTCACTCAACTCGAACTTTTCGATAGTTCCACCGAGGCTGAAATTGGTTCTGAAGTCACCGTCAATCTTGTTACGGCGCATAACGCCGATAATCTCGAATGATTCAGTGTTGTTTGAAATCCTGCTGTATGACTTGTTGAACACGTGGATACGGAGGTCGTAATCGGATTCGATTTTGTTTTGCAACAGAATCTCCGCATTCGGAACGAGTTTGAATATGGTTTCGAGTGTTGACTTCAGACTCATATAGGAATCTATGATGAACACGCCTATACCTTTCTTTCCGTCAAGAAGTTTGCACACCACAGGAAAGTTGCCGCCAATAAATTTCACCTTCTTTTCAAGTCTGTCAATGTCGTCAGCAGTCACAACTGTTGTGGCGGGTGTCGGGATATTCTCCGCAGACAGCACTTTGTATGTCGTGTACTTGTTCTCACAGTTCTCGTAACTGTCAAGGCTGTTTATGACGAAGAAACCTCTGTTCTCGAACTCCTTTAAGAAGTTCTTTGTGCGTGAGTTTTTGAGAATGGTAAGACGCGGCAGGATAATTGTGTTGTTCGTGCTGATTGCCACGGATTTGTCTGTGTCGTTGAGAATGTAGTTTTTCTCGTCCTTTCTCTCCAACGAAGCCGTCTCTGGGTTCGCATACAAGAACGTAATCCCGTATTCCGCACACTTCTCTTTCAACATTTTACAGAATGTTGAGTTGGTTATTGAACTCAAATAAAGCAACTGAACGGTGTCAATTTTTTTGGACTCCGTTATCAAACTATATGTTTGTGATAAAGTTTTCATACAAAAATTCTTTCTTTTTATTATTTATAAGTGATAGATTTGAACTAATACAAAAAGCAATATGGAACAATTCAACTTAAATTATCACGTAATAGACAGATGCAACAAGAATTGCATTGCCTGCGGTCACTATGCCCCGCTTGCCAAACCGACAGACGAGGGAGTGAGTGTTGAGGATTTCCGCAAAGACCTTGAACTTTGCAGTTTTCTGAAACCATACATCAACACCTTTTACTTGACGGGCGGCGAGCCTACGCTTCACAAGAATCTGAAGGAAATCATTGAAATCGCCGCGCAATGGCACGACAATGTGGTGCTTATCACAAACGGTCTGAACATTGACCTTCTTCGGGAAAACGCAGAGTTCATCAAAAAGAACAACATTCTGCTGTCTGTAACCAATTACAGTCAAAAACGGGTGCAGGAAATCGCGGACATTTTCGGCTATATCGAAAGTATGCACATTCCGAATCTTGACAAAGACGGAAACCGTGTCAAATTCAACACAAAGCAACTTTCGATAAAAGAGGTCAACCCGCAGGTGGAATACTGCGACAGAGGGCTGTGTGTGCAATACAGATACGGAAAACTGTATATGTGCCAAGTAGCAGCAAACCTGCATTTGTTCAAAGCACACTTCGGCGATGCCGTGTCAATGTTCACAGACGAAGGAACTTATGTTGACTTGAACGAGACGCAGGATTTGAATGTAATCGAAAACCTGCTGTTCAAGAAATTCCCTAAACTTTGCAGGCACTGCAACGAGGCGTTCTACCAACACGATTTGAAAGACAATTCCCAACCGATTTGTGCAAGCAGGCAAAGTCTGTCCGAATGGGTTGAGGATGTACAATAGAAAATCACAATATGTTTAATTAAAAATTTGTATGAAATGACAGATGAAGTAATTAAAAAAATCAATGAAAAGAGGGCAGAATTAGATGCCATCTACACAAAGTACCACAATTGGGAACAAGGTACGAAGATTATGATTAACTCATTCTACGGGGGATTGGCAAACCCGTATATGTACTTTTTCGACCCCGCGTTGGCAGAGTGCATTACGAAGCAGGGAAAGAACGCCATTCTCTACGCGGAAGCGAACATCAACGACTACTTCCACAACTATTGGTACGATGACAAAGAGACCCACGAAAAAATGGGCATAACAGTATCAAAACCCGTCAAAAAGCAGGTGACGGTTTACATTGACACCGATTCGGTGTACTCGCAACTTGACGAGGTAATCTCAACTACGGATTGGTGTATGAATCCAGAAAAGAATTGGATTATCAGCGCGAAGTACACAGACGGCAAGACATTCACACGGACATTCTGCGGAAAGAAGTCAAAGGAATACATTATAGACTATTTCAAGTTAAACAGCCCCGAAGTCGAATCATACGAAATAAAGCCCATAAACGGCGAACCAAAGGACTTTGCCCTGCTGCTTGACGAAGTGTTCCTCGCAGACTATTTCAAGCGTATTTTCGAGCGTTACGCGAAAGGAATCAACGCCGACAACTACCTCAACTTTGAACTTGAAACCTATTCCGATGCGGGAATTTGGCTCTCGAAGAAAAAGTATATGCAGAACATACGTTGGACTGATTCTATGCCGAGACACGACATTCTTGACAATTTCAGCAAAATCAAGTCAAAGGGTGTCGAACTCATACAAGCGTCAAGCCCGACATTCGCAAGAAAGAAACTCTCATACCTTGTGAAATGGATTTTCGAGAGGGAAAAATTCGACTTGAAATTGTTTGTCGCCGAACTGAAGAAAATCAAAAAGGAATTGGAACTCTCCAACATTGACGACATCTGTTGGAACAAAAAAGCAACTGGTTATATGAAGTGGGTCATTGACGACACGAAAGAACTCGTTATGAAGAAAGGCACGCCAATCACCACCAAGGGAATCGCATACTACAACTATCTGTTGGAACACAACAGACAGTACAAAAAGAAATATTCGAGGCTCACGGAGGGCAACAAGTGCAAATACTACTACTGCAAGGGACAGACTTCAGAGATGTTTGCATACGACCCAGGCAACTACCCGATTGAGTTCGCACCGAAAGTTGACACGGACACTATGTTCGCCAAGACAATACTCAACCCAATCAACAGAGTCGTAAAGGCTTTGGGCTATGACGAGATTCCAAACGACTTGGTTATTTTAAGTAAATCGGCACTATTCTAAAAAGGAGGTCACTATGTTAATGGATTATATGCAAGTGGGAGACACAATCAGCGTTTCGTATTTTGACAAAAACGGAAAAACGCAAATTAAGGATATTCCTTTAAGCGAGGAACAGATGTTCAATTGGGAATACTGCAAGCCATACAACTTAAAGAATGCCGACAAGAAATACACAAGTTGGGACGGCAAGCCCGTTGTGAAAGTCAAGCCGAAGGACGGCAAACTTTCACCGTTCAGATTGGCTGAAATCATTGACGACCTGCCTAAAGAAACGTATGACGAGATTTTTGAATACAACCTGCCGCAGACATACTTCGTTGATATTGAGACGAAAATTGACCCGACTTTGACTGTCAAGGAATCTGCGGAAGTCGCTCGCCAACCGATAACCCTTATCGGTATCGCCACGCCAAACAGAGGAATCATCGTATTGAGTTCGGGCAAAGACCTAACACCATACGAGCAGAAGCAAATACAAGCGGACATAACAAGGCACACCAAACCGTTTGGCGTGAACTTCAAATTCCAATTCAAATGCTTCCCCGATGAGACCTCTATGCTGAAGCAGTTTATGCACCATATGGTAAAGAAATTCCCCGTTATGAGCGGGTGGAACTTCGTTGACTTCGACTGGAAATACATAACCAACCGCTGCAAGAAATTCGGCATTTCAATCGCAAAGGCTTCACGCATCGAAAAGGTTATAGGCAAAGACAAAAATATGCCTGCACACGCCTGCATATTGGATTATATGCAATGCTATTCCAAATGGGACACTTCCGTATCACAGAAAGAGAATTTGAAATTAGACCAAGCGGGTGAAGACGTACTCGGTATCAAGAAAGTTCACCACGATGGCACGCTTGACGATTTGTATAACAACAATTTCAAGGACTATGTGTACTACAACGCCATTGACTGCGCATTGGTTGAAATGCTGCACGAAAAACTTGGCGTATCGTCAATCGGAAACACTCTGACATACATCGCCCAATGCCCGACTACAAGAATGTTCTCACCCGTGTCATTGACCGAGAGTATCCTTGCACGCAACTACTACAAGATAAACAGAGTGCTGCCCGTTGTCAAAAAGGACAACAAACAAGAGGGATATGACGGCGCATACGTCAAAGCACCTATTGTCGGATTGCACAGATTCTGCATATGCAACGACTTTGCGTCTCTGTACCCGAACATTATTAGGGAATTGAATTTAAGCCCAGAGACATTTTTGATGAAACTCGAAGAGACCGACCTCGAAGCAAAACGGCAGAAACTCGCAGAGGGATTCATTGTTTCCGAAAGCGGTTGCGTGTTCTCGAAGGATGCGGGTGTATTCAGCACTCTTGTCGGAGAGGTTTATAACAAGAGAAAGTCATACAAAAAAACCGCAGTCAACGCGGCAATCAAGTCAAGGTTGCTTGAAGATTTGCTAAAACGCACAGATTTGAGTGACGAGGAGGCGTTGCGGGAATATGAAAAAATTGTCGCGTAACCGATTGATTTAGCAATACAAACAGAAAAGGGGTTGAATTTCAACCCCTTTTCTTATGAAAACCATTGTTTCAGATATGATATGATACAGCAAATGTCTTTCTGTTTCTTCGGCGGCGTTCCGTTGCTGTCAACCTTTGTTTCAGCGGTCTGCTGTGTAGGTTTCGTTTCCGCCTGCGTTTGTTGAACAGTCGCCTGCTGCCTGTCGTCTATGTCAATCGAATCAATCCACTCTTTTACATTGAAGCAAGGGCAAGCCTTGTTGTCAAATTCATAGTGACCGTGGAATGTAGCCTGCGGATATTTCTTGTGCAGGTACTTGCATAGTTCAGCCATTGCAGCCAACTGTTTCGGGTTTCTCGTGTCTTTCGCTTTCTTGTTCTTATCAAGCCCACCGACATAGCATACACCGATGGATTTTGAGTTATGCCCCGAAACGTGCGCACCAACGCAATCTTCGGGTCTGCATTCCCATATAACACCGTTTATGTCAATCACGTAATTGTAACCTATGCCCGCCCAACCTTTGCTTAAATGAAGCGAGTGTATGGCAGGTATTGTGTAGTCAACGCCCTCAACTGAAGCCGTGCAATGGAGTATGATTTCCGTTGTCACTTTCCTTTTTGAAAGCGTGTTCTTGAATTTGAGGTTAGCCTTGCGTATTTCCATAACTAATCTTCACAAGATTCTCTGAAATGGTGCGGATGTATAGGTCTTTGGACATCGGGAATGCCGTCACCGTCAACGTCAGCAAAATCGTAAGCAGCCCTTTCGGTCACAACCTCGTTGTGCATACTTTCAATCTGTTTCAGTTTTTCCTCCAAGTCTCTCGGCGGTTTTCTATGCGGACATTCGTTGACAACGCATTTAGTCCAAGTCAAGTCGTTTATGGCAAGTCTCTGCTGTCCCTCTATTTCGATAGCCACTTGTAATTTGTTCTGCAAAGTATTGATTTTCTCCCTTGCTGCCGTAAGTTCGCTTTTAGTCTCGTTATAGATACGAATCCATTCGTCATTGGTTGATTTTTGATTCTCCAAGTCTTTCGTCAGAACATCTTTTTCCATAGCAGCCGCTTCAGCAGCACGAAGTCTCTTGTTTTGCTTGTAGAACAATATACCACCACCACCAAGTAATGCGGCTATAAGCCCCGTTAATGCTATAATTATTTCAGTCATTTTCAGTAATATATTGTTTACTGCGCAACAGCGCAAAGGTATGAGGGATTAGAAACCTCTCATACCTTTCTTTGTGCGACCCAAAACGCTTGAAATATGGTCTTCCTGCGCCTTGATGTCTTGATTCCAAGTCTTTGCGGAATCGGTGTCAACTCTTTCAACAACCAAGGTTGCTTCGCGGAGGTCGCGAGTAGCCCAGAAGTGATTGATTTCGTTTGTGGTCTTGAGGTTGTAGAATTTAGCCTCGTTAAGAATTTCCTCTTTTCTCTTGTCGGAAAGAGCAGCCCATTTTTCCTTGCAGATTTCTGGCATATTCTCAACAATGTCAAGTCCTTTCTTTGACTCATAGACATTCTTCCAAACCATATTGGCTTGTGCCTCGTTCTTGACATTGGCTAACTTCATAGCCTCGGCAATCATATCTTGTGTCTCGCTTGGCAGAGTGTTGAACTCGTTTTGACGGTTCTCTGAAAGGAGAGACAAGAAATTGTTTTCGGGAATCTGCTCCTCTTGTTTCTTAATGAGGGCATCAAGTTTCTCGGTGATTGCTGACTTGTAAGCATCGTTGGAGACATTCTTCTCAACAACGGAAGCAGCCTTGCCGCCGTTGTTCTGCTTGCTGCCTGCACCTGCACCTGCATTCTCGAACAGTTGTTCGGTCTTGTTGGTGTTGACTTCGAGTTGTTCAGCGAGATAGTCGTTGTGAGCGAAGTTTTGGTTCAGTTTTTCAGCCAAGTAGTCATTATGGTCGAAATTCTTTTGCAGTTGCTCTGCAAGGTAGTCATTGTGTTCGAAGTTCTGTTGGAGTTTTTCAGCCAAGTAATCGTTATGGTCGAAATTCTTTTGCAGTTGTTCAGCAAGGTAATCATTGTATTTTGAAATGACTGACATTTTCTCTGCCAAGTAATCATTATGAGCGAAGTTCTGCTCAAGTTTCTCGGCGAGATAATCGTTATGCTTGTAATTCTCTTCGAGTTTTTCTGCGAGATAATCGCTGTGGTCGGCAGTCTTTTGTAACTGCTCTGCGAGATAATCGCTGTGCTTGATGGTCTTATCAACCTGCTCTGCGATGTACTCGCTGTAATTGATAGCGTTTTCAACGTGTTCAGCGAGATAGTCACTATGGTCGGCGGTCTTTTGCAACTGCTCTGCGAGGTAATCGCTATGGTCGGCAGTCTTTTGAATTTGACCAGCAAGATAATTCATATAGGCTTTCATATTGCCAATCTCTGACAAATCGAAACCTTGTGCCGCACCCTCATTGACACCGCCGAGACGGGTTTCAATGTTAGTGATGGTTTTTTTCATACCTTCAAGAATACCCGCGATATACTCGGTGTACTTTTGAAAATCGGCAACATTGACATTTTGCTTTTCATTTACATTTACTGTATCCATATTGTCTTTAGTATTTTTTTCTTTATTTGTTGAATCGTATTCAAAAATGTAAACATTGTCATCATCTCCAAAGCCATAAGCCTCGTTCACGCGCCTCAATTCAGCGTTCTCGAAGCCTGGGTCTGCAACCAAGTCATAGGTAAACAGTTTTTCCAAGGTCACTTGACCCGTATTCGGGTTGATTTGACCTGCCGCACGGGAAGAGATGTGCAACGGAATACCATCACGAACAAGGGCTTGGGCTTGTTTGCCTGCGTCCGTGTTGAGAAGGCGTATCTTACCGATGATACGGTTGTTCTCCTTGTCGTATTCGAGTTTTTCTATAACGTGTGAAGCGTTCTTCAAAGAAACATCGAAATTTGTCGGATGGTCAAGTTCGCCGAGAAGTGTGTGGTTCTGCACTTTCGGCAACAGTTCATTCATCTTCGGGATGAAGTCAGAAGCCTCATAGATACGCCCGTTGCGGTTTCTTACCTTAAACTCCGTAAAGATACCTTCAAGGTAGATGCTGTCGCTTGCTGATGGGTTTTCATTTTCGCAAATCCTCACCTCGCCCGCACGCTCTATGATAAGAAGTTTTTTATTTGATTCCATATTTGTAAAATATTATCGGCAAGTTTTTATTATATATTTATATGGTCGGTATTTCGCAAAAACGACACCGAACCGAGACGGATTCATTGACCCGCAATGCTCCGTGATTATATTATTTATAACAAGATAAATTAAAAAAATAAACACTATATGGCAATAGAAATAACAAAGCAAGGAAGAACGGAAAACAAATGGAAAGTTGAAGTCGTCTGCGAAAGATGCGAATGCGAGTTCAAATGTGACAACACGGATTTCCAACACGGCAGAATAAAATGTCCAAACTGCGGAAACGAGATAGAGTATGCAAATACAATCACTGCAAAAAAAGCATCGCAAGAACATTCGCTCACCGAAATGAGAATTGACACCATAACAGACCTTTCCTTTAACGAAATTGATTTTGAAAAAATACACAAGTATATGAAATGGTCAAAATGGAAATGGGCTACATCAAAATCAGACGATGGCGTTCCAACAATAGACGAACTGAAAAGCCAAGTCAGAGATTTGATTGCCGATGCAATCAAAAGAAAAACCACAATATCAACTGGGGGGTTCACCGTAGAATACAGAGAATACGAGGAAAACGAAGAAGACCCGTCAACAATAGGTGTTATTGTTTCATTCAACTGCGGACGTGTTACAGTTGACATAAACAAAGACACATTGGAAGCTGTGTATTTTTAATACGGATTCATTTTTCAGTCTTGCGCATTTGTAATTTGCGAATTTTTTATTATATTCAATTATAACAAATAAAACAAAAATGACAAGACGAGAATTGGAAAATATGCCGTGTGTCCAAAAGACAATGCAATTCGGCAAATACAAAGGAATGCGCGTTCTTGACGTGATTGACAAAGACGCATCATATATTGTATGGTGCATAAAAAATGTGAACGGGTTTGAACTTGACGAAAAATTAGACAAAGAAATTGTAGCACAATACAAACGTCACCAACAGAATCTGCACAATGACACGAATCAAACGCTGCACTTGATAAAAGTACACGGTATGCACGCATCCGAAGCAATTGACTACATTGAAAACGATGAAATGCCAAAACCATTCTGACTATGGAAAATGTAAAACCTATAAACGCCAAGAGCAAAGACACGGCTAACAAATTGAGCAAAGCCTTGTGGAAAATCGGCATTGAGAACTTTGTCGGTATCAATATAAGAAAATACGATAGATGGAGATGGATGTGCCAATATGTAGTGCGTATAAAAATAAACAGTTTCGGCGGGGCATACGCAGAGTTCAGACATAATTGGGAAACATACGACACGGCTTTCGACCTTGCCGTAATATACGAGGTTGGCAAAACAAAGATTGACCCTAACAAACTGTTCTCAATAAAAGATGAACTGAACAGCATAATAAACAAGGCAAACAAAGTGTCGGACAATACACTGTTCGACCGCTCATTGTGTTTCAGATACAAGGAAACGCAGTTTTGACTGTCGAAGCAGTTTTTTGTGTTGATAACTTTGTTGATAACTTTTTCCGAAAAAAATACTGCAAGTATAAAAATTTTGTATTTTTGCAGCGTAATAAAGAATAAAACAATAGTGTATGAAAAACATTCTAATCATAGTTGACGCGCAAAACGACTTCTGCCACGAAAAAGGCGCGTTGAGCAACAAGGAAGCCTGCGAAGCGGCAGACAACATTATCAAAATGCTGAACAAAACGGCGTTTGACAAAATCATCTGCACGATGGATACGCACGGCGACAATTACAGCGAAACTTCCGAGGGCAAACATCTGCCGATTCCGCATTGCAAGAAAAACACTTGGGGATGGAAGATACGCGAGGACTTGTACCAAGAACTTTACAACCAACAGAACGTATCGTTCTTGGAGAAAGACAAATTCTCACCGTACCCAACGCAACTGTGGACGAAAGTCGGAATCGTTGACAAGCACGACAAGATTTATGTGTGCGGTCTTTGTACCGACATCTGTGTCATAAGCACGGCATTCGCGGTGAAGAACAGTATGGAGCCAGAGGTTTATCTGATTGAGAACTGCTGCGCGGGAAGCACCCCCGAAAACCATTTCTTCGCCGTCAGCGTTATGAAGTCCTGCCACATCAACATCATCAAGGGCGAACTGCCGCCAATCGGAATCACAGACGAAAACAACAAAACCCAAACAGTATAACAATCAAAACCCAATCAGTTATGTTACAGCACATTTTAGACACGGACTTATACAAGTTCAGCACGAGTTACGCCTATTTCAAACTCTATCCGAATGCGGAAGGCACTTTCGAGTTCAAAGACCGCAACAAGGAACTGTGGAACGACCAAAAGGACTTGTTCCTCGAAGAGTTTGGAAAAGCGTTGAAAAACGCCGAGTTATGCACCTTGGGAAAGGCTGCAAAGAATTGGTGCATCAAGAACATCCCCTACATCCCACGCACCTATTGGGAATGGCTCACCACGTTCAAATTCGACAAGAACAAGGTCGAATACTACTTCGACACCGAGGGTGTGTTCCATTGCACGGTGACGGACAAACTCTACAAGGTCACGTTCTACGAGATTCTGATTCTCTCAACATTCTCCGAAATCAGAAACAAAATCTTCGAGTACCATTTCGGCTGCGTCCCGAAGCAGGAGGACATTATCGCACGAATCAACGAGAAAATCAACTACGCCAACAAGAACGGCATTGTGTTCAGCGAGTTCGGCACACGCAGAAGATACAGCAGCGATGTGCAGGAAATCATCATCAGCGAACTGTGCGAAAATTCCAAGACCTGCGCAGGCACTTCAAATGTGTTCTTCGCTATGAAATACGGTATGAAGCCTATCGGCACATTCCCGCACGAATGGGTTATGTTCCACGGCGCAATCTTCGGCTACAAGCGTGCCAACTATTTGAGTTTGGAGGATTGGATTGACGTGTACCAAGGAGACCTCGGCACGGCACTCATTGACACCTACACGACCGATTCGTTCCTCAATACGCTCACCAAGAAGCAGGCTCACCTGCTGTCGGGATTCAGACAAGACAGCGGCGATGAGTTTGAGGTCGGCGATAAAATCCTGCAACGGGTGAAGTCATTCGGCATTGACCCGAAGTCGAAACTCATTGTATTCAGCAATGCGCTTGATTTCCCGAAGGCTAAACTCGTCAACGACCACTTCAAAGACAAGTGCAAAGTCAGTTTCGGCATCGGAACTAACCTCACAAACGACACTGGTGTTCCGTGGAATCCCGCCAATATCGTTATGAAACTCTTGAAATGCCGCCTTGACGAAAACAGCGAATGGGAGGATTGCATCAAAATCAGCGATGACAAGGGCAAATTTATCGGCAACCAAGAGGAAGTCGAAATCGCAAGAAAGCAACTCAAACTGAAATAGTATGAAACTGCGCGATATAGACGACAGAATTTGGTGGAGACACATACGCCTTGACAGTATCAACAAGCGCAGGAGACTAAAACTCCTGCGCACGGGCAAGGGTACTGACGAGCAACTGCAACTCGCCGCCGTCTGCATCAAGTTAGACAATTCACTTATGAAATATGCAACAAAACAAATCAAATCAAAGTAATATGAAAAACTGCGAATGTTACGACAAAAACGGTAACTTCCTCGGTTGGTTCAGCAGGTCTGTCGCCGTGGTAGCGATTACCGTTCTCAAAGAAAACGACAAAATCTATGTTCTCGCCTCGCAGAGAGGAACGGGTACACCCGACAAGGAACTTATCGGCAAATGGAATCTCACCTGCGGATACCTTGACTTCAACGAAACGGGTATGGAAGCCGTAGCCCGCGAAACCTTTGAGGAAACGGGTGTTGACATCAAGAACGAAATCACGAAACTTCTGTTCGTCAACACAGACCCGAACAGAGACAAACGTCAAAACGTCACACTCCGCTACGGTGTACTGCTGAAAGGCAGAAAAGAGTTCTACGAGAAACAGTTCTCGCACGAACACAACGAGACCGATGAGGTCGGTGAAATCCGTTTCATTGACATCAACGACCTTGACAAATACGATTGGGCGTTCAACCACAACGAAATCCTGCGTAGTATGTTGGACACCATTCTCAAATTTGACGAATAACATCAAAAACAAAAGTTATGGTTGACAATTTTGAAAGACTGAACAGTCTGCTCACATTTGAAAGTGAGGACGACTTCTATATGCTTCAAATTATGAAGCGCAGAAAGGAGAATCCCGAAATGGACAAAAACTCAATCGCCATCAAAACGGTGTATCTCCACAGAAAAGACCAACTGCTTGACTTGAAGGAGGATTTGATTTTCCTCGCCAACAGAGACAACGCGAGAATCTATCTTAATCCGAACCGCAAGTCATTCAAGAACTGCACGCTCGCCTCCCTCAAAGAGTTTGCCGACAGAATCGCAAAAGAGGACTACTACAAGCCGTACAAGATTTTCGATTCCGTTGCAGGCTCGGCAGGCTCGAAGAAAGCCGTTTGGGTCATTGACCTTGATTGGGACGAAATCGGCGACTGCGACCGTCTGAAATTCGTTACCGAAATGTGCGACTTCGTGAACTCGCTGCAACCGATTGACGTTGCCGAAAAGGTACTCCTCGTAAACGAGACCAAGAACGGCACTCACATTCTCACCACCTCGTTCAACAAGCAGGCATTCGGCGACAAATACCCCAAAATCCAAGTACACAAGAACAATCCTACATTAGTTTACTGCAAATAATATGAGTTACTTATTCACTTCGGAATCCGTATCAGAAGGGCATCCCGACAAAATGTGCGACCAAATATCGGACGCTTTATTGGATGCTTATCTAACCCAAGACCCCGATTCAAGGGTCGCTTGCGAAACGCTCGTCACACGCGGTCTTGTTGTGTGCGCGGGAGAAGTAAGCAACAATGAACTCGAACCCATACACATTGACGATATAGTCAGAAACACCATTGCTGAAATCGGCTACACGAAAAGCGAGTATGAGTTCGACAGCAAATCCTGCGGCGTAATCACAGCAATACACCAACAGTCTCCCGACATCGCACGCGGTGTCGTTGGACGCATATGCACCGAATTGCAAGGCGCAGGAGACCAAGGCATTATGTTCGGATATGCTTGCAATGAGACGGAAAACTATATGCCTATCACGTTGGAACTCGCCAATATGCTTATGCGTGAATTGGCTGCAATCCGAAAGGAAGGCAAGGAAATGACCTACCTGCGACCCGATTCAAAAGCGCAGGTGACAGTAATGTATTCCGATGACGGAAAGCCGCTGTGTATAAACACCATTGTTCTGTCAACGCAGCACGACCCATTCAGCGATGGTGACAACGCTATGCAGGAACAAATTGAGAACGATGTACGCGAAATACTGATACCGAGAGTTGTCAGCAAACTCCCCGAAAAGTCACAGAAACTGTTTGACGAAGATTTCAAACTGTTAGTGAATCCAACGGGGAGGTTTGTCCTTGGCGGGCCGAGCGGGGACACGGGACTCACGGGTCGCAAGATAATCGTTGACACCTACGGCGGACACGGTGCGCACGGGGGCGGCGCGTTCAGCGGAAAAGACCCGTCAAAGGTTGACCGTTCCGCAGCATACGCGGCACGCTATATCGCCAAGAATATCGTTGCGGCAGGACTGTGTGACCGCTGCCTTGTGCAAATTGCATACGCAATTGGATGTACGTACCCAGTCGGTTTCTATATCAACACATTCGGCACTCTGAAATTTAAAATGAGTGACGGAGAGTTCGCCAAAAGAATACGGGAATTGGTACATTTGAGACCATATGACATCATTGAGAAATTCCAACTCAAAAACCCGATTTACAAAGCGACTGCCACATACGGACACTTCGGCAGGACACCGTATAAAAAAACCGTTGAGGTTCACTATCGTGACAAGTTCACATACAAAGACCCGAAAAGCGGAAAGTATGTCAAGGAAATAACGTTCTTCCCGTGGGAGGAACTTGACCTAATCCCCGAACTGCAAAAGGTGTTCTGCTGTGACAACTGCGAAAAGTTCAAAGTTGTAGTTCCAGACAGTGCAAAGGATATACATATACGCCACTGCTCCGAACTGCGAATCAATCTATGTGAAAGGACAAAACCCTGCAAATACTTCAAGATAAAAGATGTGTTTTAACGCATCGATTGTTTTTCCATAATAATGCGAAAGCCGTGCCAAAAGCACGGCTTTTTTAGTCTCATATATAAGTTATACATAACAAAAGCAAAGGGAGCGTTAAAAAACGCCCCCTTTGCACTACGTTCAACTTTACCAAAGGTTGTGTTCAACCTCGTTCATATTTTCCTCCGTATTCGGTCTTATACCCGCGTTAGGTCGGAGATGCCTCATACCCAACCTTGAATCCACATCGGCAAGTTCAATAGCCTCATCGGAGTTCTCTCGGTATATTCTGAATGCGTCCTTTATGCGCATTTTCTTGTACTCAATATCCATTTCCATTTTCGTATTCTTGCCTTCGCCGTCCCTTATCTTCAGAATCTTCAACAGATATTTGTCGTTGGTACGCATATCGGAGTTCTGTATGATACCGAACATTGTGTCGCAGGTGTGCAGCAAGCCCGAAGATTCGGCAATATTGCCTATTGTTATGTCATCGCTGTCAAACGCGCCTCTGTTGGTCTGTGTGGCTGTCACGATAAGGCATTCCTGCCGCACGGCGATTGCACGCAAATCCTCTGAAATCTGCTTTATCTTGTTATACAAATCCTCGGAGTTGAGATTTCGGTAGTTCGCCATAATATTGATATAGTCAATCACCACCACGTCAACCTTGAACCCAAGGACTTCTTGGATTGTCTTGATATAGTTTTCAACATCAATGGTCGTACAGCAGGAAGTAGGGTATTCCTTGATAAACAGCCTGCCCATAGGGATATGCTGATTCCTGCGAGCCTCCGCCAACCGCTCGCCTATGAAATTGGCATCCTTTGAAAGTTTGTCGTATTCGTCAATGCTTATGTCAAGCAGGTTAGCACCCATACGCTTGATTACCTTCTTGGCACTCATCTCGCAAGTTATGAACAGCACGTTCTTTCCGTTCCTAACGAAGTTCACAGCATCATTACAAAGGAATATACTGTTGTGGCAGAGGAATCCGTTTACATAGTATCTGTGTTCGTCAGTACCGACTTCAATGTCATACATATTTTCGCATTCACCCGTCTGTTCAACATCAACAACAAGTTCAACACCGTCCTCCGTCTGTATATGGTCGGGGCGACTGTCTTTGTTGAGGTCTTTGGCAAACACCTCATCGTATTCAGTATCGAAGAAAATATGCGTGTCAGCGCAGCGTATGCTCTTGCCTCTGTCGGTCTTTACATTGTAAACATCGTATGGTACTGTCTTTCCTATCGCTTTGATTGGAGCATATCCTTTGTCAGTAAGCACTTCCCAATCCTCAAGGTCAAAAACTTTTTCAAATTTCTTTTCATTCATATTAGTCGTATTGCTATTGTGATAGTTCATTTTTATAAATATAATAAATTTTGGAAAAAAATGTTTGCCGAAGACGAATATGGTGAATGCAGCGAGTGCGAGTGCGGCGGTTGCCCGTACTATCCGAACTGCGATGGTTGCCCCGTAAGAACGGCAAGCGATTCAGATTCAAACAACTAAAACCGAACAATATGTCAAAAAAACTGAAAGCGTACAAACTGAAAGACACCCTTCCGTACAACTTGAAAAACGAGAAGGCTTTAAGTAACTATGTATCAGAACTTGCAGACAATATGTCTGCGTGCAAGGACAAATTCATAGCCCTTGCCATATCAGTACCGAATGACATCTGCCCCAAAACAACAAACGACCCGATTTCCTATGTCGCTAATATGGCAGACACATACCTCAACAATTTCAACTCGAACATAGACTGCTATTCCCAATGTGTCATAATCAACGAATGCACTACACGGGAATACACACCCACAAACATTGAATTTGTCGTATCAAGCGAAATCGAAACATACAAAGAGGCTGAAAAGGCATTGGCTGAACTTGTTATGCGTGAAAGCGACACGATAAACAAACTGAAGGCTCTGTTCTATGCCACGCCCAACACCATAGTCGGCGGCAACATAAGCCCGTTTGAATACGTCATAGGAAAAACGGCAGAATATTTTGACGAACTGCTTGACATCCACGAGCAGATAACCTCCATATCGCTTCTTGTTGACAACCTATGCCTGCAAGAATAAAAGAGAATAAAGGAGAATAAAGAAGAATAAAAGACAACAATGAAAATCCTATCATTCGATGAGTTCAAGTCAATAAACGAATCAATCACCCTCAAAGCAATAGAAGAGGGTATGGTTGTCGTGTACTCCAAGAACGGCAAGGAGACCAACTACCAATATTGGATTTGCCTCACGGACAAAGAAAACATAAAGAAATATGTGGATTCCTTGAAATGGAACAACGACATAACCGATGCCGACAGAAAGAGAATGAAAGGTATGTCGAAAATACTCGTTGCCCACTACAACGGAAGTTGCGACTACATAGAAATTGATGATGTTCTCATAAACAACATATCCTACATCTACAATCCGAAACTCAAACCGAAGGATATGCTTGACAAAAACACGCTCAAAGACCTGCGTGACGAATGTTCGGACAAGAATCTTGTTTACTCGAAAGACGTTGACTTGAAGAATATGGTGTTGAGCAAACCCGATGTTCCGTTTATGAACTACGGTCTGCGGCTAAACGACTATATGGGCGTTTCAAGAGGCGAGATGACCTACGACTTGGGCGGCGTTTACGGAGTAAGATATTAAATGTTATTCATTTGATTCAACCTTGAAATAGCATAAACTAACCAAAGAAAACAAAATAAAAAGGCTCAATGATTTGAGCCTTTTTTGTTGTTTGCTGATTACGGGCGAAGCACAGTCAAACTTCCGTCAACACCAACCTCTTCAAGTCGAAGATTCGGATATTTCGTGCCGTCAATGTCTTTGCTGTGGTATTCATCATAGATAAGTTTCGCTTGATTGACGGTTTCCCTTGATATGCTGACCCTGCCTTCGCCATCATCATAAGAGACTTGGTAATAAACTCTGTTGCTCCAAAAACCGTCACTTCTTTTTACGGTTTCCATTTCGTCAATTTTCATTATGTGTGTCATATACAATACAATATTTTCTTATTTGACTTCACCCTTGAAGTCCTCCCATTTCAAATCGGAAGGCTTGAACACGTCCTGCCCGTATTTGATTATCTTGTTTCCGTTCTCACCGATTGAGATGACATTCAAAGACATTTTGGAACTCTTGTCCTTATTAGCCTTGAATATACTCTCAAAAAACGGAGCAGCCTTTTCTTTTAAGTCATAATTGTTGAACGGAGTAACTGACTTATACTCGAAGCGAAGATTCAGATAATCGGATGCTTTCTCGTCATATACAAATGGCTCAAAATTGTCAAGGGCTGTTTTTGTAAGACTTTTAAGATAGTTCTCAATATCCTTTCCGAGTTTTTTTGTCAGATTCTCGGCGGATTTGTAATCGCCGTTAAGTTTGAACTTCATATAATCGGATTCAAGCCCAGGGCTGATAAAGATGTTCATAACAGTCTTTATGCTTTTGTCAAGTGCCTCGTTCACGGGATTGCCTTCAAACTCGTTAAATTTCAAAATGTTCATAACAGTTATTTTATTATTTATACGGTTAGTCGTTATTCTCACCATTGAAAAAGGCGAATACCTCTTGTATCTGCTCATCACCCCAATTCTTTATGAATCCCTTTGAATCAATAGTAATGGCAAAATAATCACCATATCCGTTTTCGTCAATCTGAAGGAATTTAGGAACATACTCGTACTTTTTAGTTTCAACAACCTTGTTACCTTTCAAAAGTGAATATACACCGCTGTCAACAACCTTGAAGTAAATCTCAACGGGTCTGTCATCCCAACCCTTTATACATCCTTGTTTAATATCCAAGTCCCAAACAATTTCGGAATCACCGCCTTTGAACACGTCAACCGTCTTGCCAAATATGTATTCATTGGTCTCAAAAAGCGATTGTGATTCCTCACCTTCAAACTTGCACATATACGAACCCGAAGAAATTTCTATACGAACAGTGTCTCCGCTTTTGTCGCGCATATTCATTTGTTCAAGTCGTTCCTTTGTAACGGGCTGTATGTTAAGTCTCTCGTTACATTCTTCCATTTCGTCAATTCTCTTAATGTGTGTCATAATTATAATATTGTGTTTTTCGTTATCGTTATAATCGTTCCGTCATTGAGTTTTATTGTGTCACCCACATTGGCGAGATAATCAATAACTATCGTTCTGCCGTCAGCGAGTTTGAGTGTTGTATTACCCGTGTCAATGTCGTATTCAGTACCGCTGTCAATATCGTATTCAGTACCCCAATCAATATCGCTTTCTTCCGCGTCTTTCATAAATTCGGCGATAAGTTCGTCATCGTCATAGCCCGAATCTTCAACTATATCCTCTTCTTTTAGATAATAGTAGTGTTTGCCCGAACTGTCCGTATATGAACCTCCGTTCTTTTCATAGCCGCCAACCCAATAACTTTTCTTTGTCTGACCATCCTCAACGTATGTCCTGCCGTAACCTTTCCTGCAATAACACTTATATCCTTTGACCTTGACCTCATAATTAACATAGTCAACGTCAAGGTCGGCATACATATAGCCCGCAAGTTTGGTCTCGCCCTCGGTTTTCGGCTTGATATGTTCGAGATACCATTTCTGCCGTCTGCGCAAACTCTTGACCGCTTTCTTGAACTGTTTGTCGGCTTCGCCTTTCTGCGCCTCGAATTTGTCAACCATATTCTTAAACGCGGAAATGAGGTCTTTTATTGAAAATCCGATTGCTGTCGCTATGGCGATTATCTCCTTTATGTAATTGGCGATTTTCATAATATCGCTCATCACCTTTTTGAAATCCTCCATAAACACCGTCACCTTGTAGCCTGGGTTCGGTATCCCCGCAGCAGCACCCGTGACTATGACATCGGGATTCGGTATCTTCGCCACCAAGGTAGCCATATCAACAACAAGTTCCTTGAAAGATTCGGTAAAGTTGTCAAACACTCTGTCTATCTTATCACATTCAGCCTCAACAAACTTGTCACCCTCACCCGTTGTGAAATAATCCTTGACCGCCTGCCAAGCGTCCTTTACCATCTTAACGGTATCTTTGAACAACTTGACTGTATCGTCAACGAATTTGCGCAATTTGGCGACTTCCTTATTCACATAATCCGTGTATTGCTTAACCAAACCAAGTTTCTGCGCTTCCATCATAACGGATTTCATTTTAGCCTTTTTAGACTCCGTTGCATCTTCCGCTTCCTTGCTGACCTTTGCCTTCATATCGGCATCAATCTTCTTGAACTTCTGTTTCACGGTATCAATGCCCGATTCTTCTTTGGCATCGGCAAGGACTGTATGGTATTCTTCTTCAAGCGAATGCTTCTCGTGTATCATTTCAGACAATTCCTCATTGTCGGAATTATAGTCAAGTTTTCCGACACGGGCTTCCGCTATCTTTGTATTGAGTTCATCTATCTGCGGTTGATATTTCTCACGAGCCTTTGTAACGAGGTCATTGTATTTTGTCAACGCCTCGGTGTATTCATCTGTGTATAAACTGTTGCTTCCGACCTTGCCCGATTTCTCCTTCAGTTTGTACAACTCCTCGGCAAGTGCCTGCGTATCGGGCATAGGAGGCATCTCAAAATTAGGCAACTGCGGCATCTGCGGCAGTTTCAATCCCAATTTATCAATGTATTTTACTATAAGCAAACCCTTTATCGCAGGTCTGAACGGTGTAGTTAGTGCCATATTGTGTAAAGTTTATGGATTATATTACAGTTTTCCAAGTGTTTTTACTGGTCCGCTCGGTGAATTTTTCGGATTCTGTTCCAATCTACCAAGTGTCTTTGTGGGTTGTTGCGGTGCGCCTTGGTTCAATTCCAAACCGCCGAGTGTCTTGGTCGGTGCTTGGTTTCCACCCGCATTGAGTTCAACGCCCCCAAGCGTCTTTGTGGAAGAATTGCTCTTTTTCTCAACCAACTCAACACCACCGAGATTCTTCGCAGGCGTTTGATTTCCGCCTGCATTCAACTCAACGCCGCCGAGTGTCTTTGTGGAAGAATTGTCTTTCCGTTCATTCAGTTCAACGTTACCGAGAGAACCGCTGTTCGCAGGCTGCGGCGGACGCTCCCCGCGAGTTGTCGGATTCAAATCCGTGTTTCCGAGAACTTTTGTCTCGCCGCCGTTGTTGTCACCAAAACGCTCCCTTGCATAGTCGTCAATCTTTTCCATAACATATTCCTTGCCGCGTGAGATATACGGGCTTGCGAGCGCGTGGAGACCTCCGTTTGATATTGACGAAACCATATTGGCAACCATACCCGCCCAACTTTCGTCATAGACGTTTCCCATTTGTGTGCCAGAGGTGAGGTAGTTGAACACCATAGCACCCGCCTTTTTCAAGAATCCGCCTATGTTAAGCGTATCTTCGTATGCGTTACCGAACACCTCATCCTCGGAATATGTAAATTCAGCCCCCGCATTGTCTATATAATTATCGTAATCAGCATCACTTTCACTCTTCCCGACACCGTTCAACGCACTTATGTCAAGGGTGTCGTAATATGCTCGATGAGCGTTTTCAGCGTCATATTCAAGGAAGTCGGCAAGTGAAGCGACCGATATCTGCAAGTCGGCATAGTTGAATGTGAAATCAAACTTTGTCTCGTTCACCTCATTGTTGACCGTTGTCGAAAACGATTGACCGCACTCGTCAATGTCAATGGTACAATCCTTGAAAACGAACAGCACAGTTGACATATTGGCAACAACATCGCTGTTGGCAGCGGCGTTCATTTTTTCCTCCGTTGTCAGACCTGGGGGTATGATATTCCTCAAATCGTGCAAAAGAATGTAACAGTTGAACCTTATGAGATTATGCGGTATGTTCATTCTTCTGTACTTGTGGCTGAACACAGCGTTGTAATATGCGTCAAACAACGCGGTCATACGCAAATCCATAGATTCAAGGCAGGTAATCTTTATCTTGTTGTCTGTCGCGCCGAGAAAAGAATCCTTCTTGTTTGTATAGTATTTCTTATAGGCATCTTGCAAACCTTCAACCGTTTGGAATGTATATTGGTGAGCCTTGCAGATTTCCCAAAAGCCGTAAACGAAACTGTAAAGATTTGCGTATTCTTCGGGAAACAACATATTGGTGGCGGTGACATTGTTGTACTTTTCCGTAAATGCGTTTTTGTTCAACTTAACGTCCTCGTCAGTCATACCGCCGCCGTCCATACTTGAATCACCCTTTACGCAAGATTCAAGGTAATTCAACGCGCCATACTGTCTGTCAGTCTCAAAGTCATAGTAATTGTAACCGTCACTCTCTTTCGTGGCGAACAAACCCGATGGTTCGGGAACAATACCGAACACGAATGCCAAATGGCTTGGGTCATCCATTCCATTGACAATCTTGTTGTATCCCTTTAATGCAGAAACATATCTTCCACCCAAAAGGAATTTAGACACACTTGTCTTATATGTGTTCCTTCCACTCTGACGATATTTGTTCGATTCCACTAACATTCTTGATGGCGTTGTTTTTCATAAATGCCTCAACCGCATTGTTGTCAAATACATCGTGTATGCGTTTGAGCATTTCATTTTCTTTATCTTTGTATTTATATTCTTTATATTTGCCATCAAGTGACATATTGTTGTAAGTCATACCCAAAGAGCAACAATATTTGTAGTAGTCGTAAAAACCGTCAATGAGAGGCTTCAGATTCCTGCGCTTCACTTCGCAGGTCGTTTTCTCTATACCAAGTTTTCTTTTGTAATTGGAAACGCTTTGCGGGGTAACACCGATAACATCGGCAATAACACGATTGAACTTCGCCGTGTTTCTCACATAAATCGGATTGTCGTGGATAAAATTCGCCATAATGAGCATATTCTTGAACTCCTTGTATTTGCGCTGCGCTATTGAGTTGTCAAGTTGCTGCTGTGTGTATGGTTGGTATGTGAGGTCGGGGTCATAGGTTTCGACCGCATTGTCGTATGCCGACTTGAAGTCACGCTCAAATTCCTCATCGGTATATGGCTCTGATTTGTTCAGTTTCTTTCTGTACTCGTCCAAACGCGCATAAGCAATCTCCCTGCATTTGTCATAGGATATTTCACCGTTGTACTCACGCAAAATCGTGTATGCGCACTCCCTTGTGAATTTGTTTCGGCTCTTGCACATAAGCAAGTCGTCCTCTATGTTCACGGAAGAACGGGAATCGGCTATCTTACCCAACTCCGTTTTCTTCCTTTTACGAAGTTTCAAGTCTGAAATGAATGTGCCAATGTCATTGTATTGCCTGCACAAATTACCCAAATCATACAGTTCGGCAATTTCGCTATCTGAACATCTGTTGATTACGGTCGTCAAATTATTGTATATGTCCTCGAACCCGTATGACAGTACTTTCGGGGGCATAGTATCAACCCAACCGTTGCCGACACTCCAATATGACTTGAAGTCGGAACTGTTGTAAAAGACATTCTTGATATGCCAACCCGTAAACTGCGAATCCCCGTTCATAAGAATCCGAAGCAATTTTATTGCGTTGAGGTACATTCTGTGAAACTCTGTCGGTTTCATTTTCACATCGCTGCCGCGACCCTCTCGTTTCTTCACAATAACGCCCTCTTTCAAAAACCAATACAATTGGATATGGTTGTTCGCCCTATGCACTTGATAAGCACTCGGCAACGGAAGCCCGATTATAATGCAGATGTCGGCTACATTGTCAATAATCTCACTCGGAGACGCATTCGGACAGTTGTCAACGTCAACGACAAGAACATCCCGTATGTAGTGATTCCTCCCCGTTGTGACTTGCAGATAATCCCTCAAATCGGAACGCAATATGTCAACATAGGATTTGTTTGAATCCTTGACAACATAATAAGTGCGCTTGTCGTTCTTTCCACGAGCGACATCCATACACCTGCTGTATAAGCCGTACCTGCGGCTCTTTGACAATTTAGCACCCATTACACTTGATTTATGTAAACCCCCGTCTCTTTTGTTTTAAGTATATACGCAGTCTCCGTCATAGGAAACGCGCCGAAGGTTTCCTCGGTCGCAAGACTTGTGATTACATAACGGTTATTGTCGGCATCACATTGGACAACACAGTTCTCGAATGTGAAACGCAACACCATATTGTAGGTGTAAACCTTGACAATGCTCCGCATATTGGCATCGCCCGTATTTCTATCTTCAAATAATACCATATCCTATTTATATTTTTCTAATGACATAATTGATGTCGAACCTAATGAGTTTCATTATGGTTTCAGCATCCTTGTTCAAATGTATAGTGACATTCCCTTCGTCATCAATCGAAGACGTGACTGAAGGTTTCAACGCAGGAACGTCAATGTCGTATGCAGGGTGATAATATTTGTTGTCATCGTCAAATGTGAATATATCTTTGTAACCACACAGTTCACTATGAACAACTTGCATTTCCTGCATAACATAAGTTTCGAGTTCGGCAGCGTTGTACTGCGAATGAATATAATCGTATATTCTTTCGAACATACGAAGCGAAAGCCTGCTTGCAAATTCCTCGTATGCCGTACTTCTGCGATACAGTTCAGCCAACTGCGTCTGCATCTCCACAAGTCTCCTATCGGTCAACTTAAATTGCTTTACAAACGCCATTTCGGGCATCATTTCCCCATAGCAATATAGGCAATATGACTTGGTTTCATTTGTGACGCGGGCAGTAAGCCAACCGTCACCTGCGCAAACGCCTTCGAGATTCTTTAACGGAATTGTCTTATATGTGATTGCGTGAGGAACATTCTGCTCGTCAAGATAGTAAAAGACACTCCAATCGGCATAGCGACCTTCGTTAATACCATAATCGAAAAAAACCAAATTTGATTCCATTATAAATAAATTACTTTTTTGGTGTTAGTTAAGATTTTTCTTTTCTATTCTTCCATTTTTCTACAATCCGCAAGGTGAGTCAGAAAAAAGACCGAGCAACGCCCGCGTCCCCGAAACCCCCTCAAATTGTTGTTTCAACTTCGGTTGTCACGGCAGAGGGGGTGGGGCGGTCAAACTGTCAAAATCACTTCTGACGCGCTTTTTTCCGCCAAATGCCTTTCGACTTTACTTTTACACAAAGCCTTACGTATTTGTTCATTGGCTTTTTCCAATGCTTTCGGGTCAACCTCCCTAACCTTATCCTTATGTTCAGCAGCATATTGCCTCAATGATTTTATGTGTTTCATATTTCTACAAAATGTGAAAAACCGTTGCTCTTTTCAATCTCTATCGTTTTGTCAACAAAGGACGAATCCAACACGGCGTGGTGGACTATATACATATTGATTCCGTTGTCCTTTGAAAACCCGTTAAATATCTTCAGCAATTCATTGCAACTCGCAACATCAATTCCCGACAGCACCTCGTCCAAGAACAGAACATTTATGTCCGAAATTTTGGTCTTGATTATGTGCAGGAAAGCAAGTGTGACGGCAATGTCAATTTTCTTACGCTCACCCGTTGAAAGACACTTGTACTTAACGACCTCGCCGAGATAGAAAATGGTACAGTCGTATGTGTTGTCAAACACGATTCGGTAGTTGATTCCGACTTTCTCACAGATGTCAATTATACTGCTGTTTATATAAGGGACATATATATCAGATATGTACTGTTTCAGCCCCTTTTCCGAAAAGATGTTCAGCACTATTTCAAGCAACTGCTTCTTTCCGCCGAGGGTTCTCAAATTTTCAAGAAGCGGACGTTTCTTTTCCTCAATATCGGAAATGAGTTTGCGCATATCTGCGGCAACCTCATCGTTCTTATTTTTCTCCGCGTTGATTTTGGTTTCCAACGAACCTTTCCTCACTTTGAGATTGGTTATCTCCGTCACCTGCCTGCTTTTTGTCCTATTGACATCCTGCCATTTCTTGACAGCCTCGTCTTTCTTCGCGGACACTTCCCTTTCCGCCTTGACCGCCTCATTCAGTTTTTTCTCCAAGTCGTCCATCTCGTGAACGTGTTTGTCGTCCGTCAAGTCAGAACCGCAAGTGGGGCATTTGCCTTTTTTCAGAAGGTCTATCTTTTTGCGGAGCGCGGGCATATCGCTCGTAACATTCGCATACTCAACACTGTATTCGTTGACTTCCTTGTTATACTGTTCGACCAACGCGCTATTTTCCTTGTACGACTTGGCTGTCTCAACAAGGAGTTTATTGGTTTCCTCAAGTTCAGCCTCCATAGCAGAAGTGTCAACCTGCTCGTTTTCCAACTTTGAGATTTTGCCTTTGATTGACTCTATCGAAGTGTCATATCCGTCAATGGTTGTGTTGGCATCCAATATAGCAGTCTTGACCTCTTTCAGTTTTTCCTTTACCTTGAATGCCGCCGAGTTGATTACCGTGTAACCGAATATGCGGTCTATAATTTCCCTCTTTTCGGCAGGCGTAAGTTTTACAAACGACTTGAACACATTGACTGACAATATGATAGAGTTCTTGAAGATATTGTATTGCATTTTGAACACCTCATCTTCAAGATATTTCTGCACATTGCTTTTGCCCGCCGTGTTGAGTTCCTTTCCGTCAACAAACGCCTCGAACAGATTGGGTGACAACCCTCTGTGTATGAACACGTGTTTGCCGTCACAATCCAAATCAATCTCACCCTCAAAGTGCTTGTTCACTCGGTTCGGTATATCACTCTGCGTGAAGTCGTCAAGTTGACCGTAGAGCATATAGATAATAAAATTGGCAATGCTCGTCTTGCCAGCCCCGTTCTGACCGCAGATGAGGTTCAATCCGCTGTCGGTATCAAAGGACATTTCATTCCAAGCATTGCCCCAACTTGTAAAGTTGCGCCACCTAATTCTGTTAATCTTCATTGTTCACAACGACCTTTTTTCTGTAAACGATTCTTCCGTTGGTCAAGTCGTACACGCTCATTTCCACCGTCACCTCGTCACCGACCAAAATCCGTATGTTATGGCTTCGGATTTTGCCGCCGAGGTAAGCAGTGATTTCGTGTCCGTTGTCAAGGGCAACCTTGTACTTGCCGTTGCTCAAATCCTGCAAGACAACACCTTCGGACTTAATCAATCCTTGTTTCATATTTTCCTTATATTTTCCTTATTTTTCTTCAATTTGTCACGCCACTCATAAAGGTTGAGCGCGTGTTTCAGCAACATAACGACAGCCTCATTGTCCGCGTGCAACCCAGCCTTTAGGTTTGATTCAAACGCTTCCAACGCCTCGTCAATCGTACAATTTAATGTATCGGGGCAGGTTCTTACCGCCATTGGAACTGAATCATCACAATCGGCTGCATCGTCTTCCGTGTAAACACATTCGGGGACATACATATTCGCCTCCCAACGGGTGATGAGTTCCTTAATATATATGAATATGTGCGGACTGCTGTTTCCGAACCTATTCATAACATAGGTTATGGAATTTTCAAGGTGCGGGCTATTCATCCTGCAAATAGGAATCCAAATGCGGTGTCCGTCTTTGTCAAATGTACCCCTGCGGATTGAAGTGCGTATCTCTGCAAACGGGCTGTCCGTATAGACGCACATATCCTTCATTTTCTCCTTGTTGTCAGAGATTCTGATATACTCATTGCCGCCGTCAACAAAATAGTCGTCACCGTTCTTATCCGTATGCTGCACGTAGTCGTGCGTGTAGTACGAAGTCAGAACCGTGCCATCGGGGGTCTGCCATCTGTTGAGCAAAAGTTTTCTTTCCATTATTCTTCCTCCACTTGTTCATATTGGACATCGCCGTATGCCATATCCTTGATACGCAGGTTTTCCGACACGGCTATCGAATCCATATCCTCGTCATTTACCGCACAAGTCCACTTTTGAACACCATTGCCGTCAAGCATAAGCGGGTCGAAAACGTCATAAATTGCCTTAATGACATTTTCCTCAAACTCAATGGCGTAAAGATATTCGCCTTTCTCCCCCTTGTTCCAAACAGCCTGCGCGGTGTGACCGTTGTGGGCGAGAACCCCGTTCAGTTCATTTATCGCAAATCCGTTTGCGAGGAAATCGTCCTTCGTGATTTCCGTAATCAAAAAAATTGTGTTCATATTCGTTATAATGTTTTTCGCTATTTTCTTCCTATACTGTGGTTGTAAAAATTGCCGTCAGACCATATATAAGGTACGTTGGCGTGTTGGTGTGAATCCCAAGTGTCGTCATAAAACGCATCCCACATCTTGTTTTCAATGTATGAATTGGCGTTGCCATCGTGATAGAACACAAAATGTATCACGGGTACATTGCCTTTCGGGTCGGCTTTCTCGTTCATTCTCTCCATAAGCGAGACGAACTCGTTTACCGACTTGCCGTGGAAGTTCGATATTATGTTCTCGTGTTCCCTAACCGAAGCGAACCAAGCGAGTATTTCGGGTACTTCCTTCATCTCATTTTTAATTTCTTCAAGTGTCATACAGATTCAGTTTATCACTATAATATAATAAAAAAATCAAAATTCGTGTGTGTTGTTCAAAAATAATTTATATGCGCGTCCGAGATTGGAAAAATGCCAATTTCAACCATTATAAATAATATAAAATATTTTAATCAATATGGCACTATCAACAGAACTTTACGGTCTCAAATCAGCAGGTACATACAGATTTGAAAGAGACCAGTCCGTGACAATGGACACCGCCACTCCGTTGGAAAATGTCAGAATGTTGGTCGGATTCTCAAAGGTCGGCCCCTTTAACACACCCGTGTTTATCCAAAACACTCGTGAGTTCATCAACACATTCGGTGACATTGACCGCACGTTGGAAAAAAGAGGTTCATACTTCCACAGAAGTTGTCTCGCCGCTTTGAGTGCTGGACCAATCTACGCGCTCAATCTTCTTAAACTCACCGATGAAGACAAGGTGGACGCTATGCGTTTCTCAACCTCTGTCGCTTCAGAGGCGCAGGACGAGAACCCGCAAGCGGAAGGCAACCTTTTCGACTACCGTGGAATGTATAACATCGAAAACTTCTACACTCCTTCAGAGGAGTCTTTCCTCTACACTATCGGCAGAAAGAACTACTATGAGGAAAACAGCACCAACTGCATCCTCAACTTCACCAACATCGGCAAGTCACCCGTTTCAGTCATCGTGACAAGGGCTAACGAGTACAACTCAACCAACTTCAAGGTAACTGCACAAGAATGGTACGGCAAGGGCAATGTTCCCGAATACCTCCACGAGACCTCTTATATGAGCGACTATATGGTTGACGTTTATGTTCTCGCAGGAAATTGGGGCGGCGACTTCAATGACGAGGAAGGTCATCCTTACAGAAGATTCGCTTCCGACATCAAGTTCGGCAAGTATTTCGACAAAGACAAGGGCTTCATCAGACGCAAGAACGCCGATGACACAACCGACACTATGCTGACACAGTTCCTCAACGAACCCGATGTCAAGTTGATTGGGAAGTACACGGGTTCTCTTATCCCAGGCTTGGTTGACAAGAACGGTCGCAACATCTATATTGAATATATGATTAACAGCGACACCGCAACCAACGGTCTTATGTGTTCTGTGAACGAGCAAATTTTTGACGGCGATGTGAAATTGGACGGCGCACGCTACGGTATTGATATGGTGGGTCACTCACTCTATGACGCTATCCAAAACGAAAACTACTCAAATGTTAGGTTCTTGAGTTACAGCGGCAATGTCAGCGGAAAACTCGAAGACGACATTTTGGGCGGCGCAAGCCTCTCATTGGGAACGGGTACTGACGCTCCTTATTCACTCACTATTGACACAAACATTCCGAAAGACCTCGAACTCGCTTCAAACGCAACCCCACGCAACGGTGCTGCTGTTGACGAATTTAGAGGCGGTATCGCAGTCATCAACACAAAAGAAGGCAACGGCACTATCAGAAAGTATGTTTACTACTATATGGAAAAAATCGGCGAAGATGCCGACCATAACCCAACCTACGAATATGTAGAGCCATCCGCTTCTGCAACCAATACAGAAGACGAGCAAAGGGACGCTGCCGCTTACGAAACCATTTTCGCACAAGTGGCAAAGAACGACAAGGTGTATATGGAGTACAACAACAACTTCTGGCCTATCACCAACATCACCAAAACAACGCTCAACGGTGTGACCGACAATTCAGCAATCCCGCAAGAGGTCGCTAACATAATCAACGGCAACGCCGCACAGCAAACCGACAAATTCTTCAACAACATTGACACCGAGACAAGAATCGCTCACCCAATCGTGAAATACGTCATCACGCTCAAGGCTGACGCAAACCACCAACTGTCCGATTCAAGCGACATCTCAAATGACGGCGGTTCATATCTGATTTCAGAAGACTTTAACGGCGGATTCATTTTCAACGGAAATCCTTTGCCAAACTTTGTGTTCTTGGAAGGCTCTAATGTTTACGCAAACAGAAAGAACCTCTCAACCCACGACAAGATTGACAAAGACGGTGGAATTGACATCGATTGGTACGACAACATCCATCCTATCACAACCGTAAACGGAACTGAAATCGCAAACGCCGCATACGCTCCCGACTATGTTGCCGCATACCTCACCGAAGGCGAGGAAGACGCTCAACAGCAAATCACAAACTTCTCATTCAACGACAACAAAGTGACTGTTCTTCTTGGTGCAGGACACTACGAAATGACAATCACAGTCAAGAGAAGCGTGTACGGAATCGAAGCAAAAGAAAACGAGTTCTTCATCCCCGCAGAGAGCAACGATGAATCATACGACTATGTTAAAATCGGAAACTTCATTCTCTCAAAGGACGGAGACAACCACCGTTTGACAAGAATCGCGGAAATCACGGGTGTCAGCGACCCCGAAAGCGGTATCGTCACTTGGAGAAAAGTCGCCTGCCAAGACAAGGTTGTTCTGAACAACTTCTTCCTTGATTCAACCGACAACACCGAATGGTGTTCAACCGAGTGCTTCTGCGACATTACCGAATACTTCACACACTACAATGTGTTCACTTTGGGTGGCTTCACCTTGAAGAAATCACATATGCCCGATGGCACAAACGAGCGTCAACACGAAATCCTTGACCTCTTGGCAGAGGACTCAAAGGACAGCAACTTGTTCAACGCTCTGATTGACCGCGAACTTATCCAATTCCGTTATTTGGTTGACACCTTCGGATTTGGTATCGAAGAATCCTGCAAAGACCAATACACAAAACTTTGCAAGGAAAGAAAGAGTGCATTCGCCATCATCAACGCTCCGTCAAGCAACGACTTCAAGATTTCGGAGAATCCGTCATTCATTGACAAGAACAAATCCGTATCAGCAGAGTTCATCGCAAAGGGCGGCGACCCCGACAAGAACCCTACATTCTTGTTCTCACTTCCCGATGTGGCACACGGCGCAACTTGGGGCGCATACTACTACCCATACCTCAAAGTGTACAGCAACTACACAACAATCAATGTTCCGCCTGCCGCTTACGTTTCCAACTTGTATGTTGCGAAGTACGAAACGGGTCAACCTTGGAACGCTGTCGCAGGACAGAACAGAGGTGTAATCAGCGGTAACAATGTTGTTGGCGTTGAGTCAACACTCGTAAGAGACAACCGCGATTGGTTAGAACCTGCGGGTATCAACTCAATCATCTACCAAAACGGCGTTGGCTGCGTAATCTACGCTAACAAGACTGCAAAGCAAACTCCGAAGTCCGCTTTGAGCGAAATCAACTGCCGTGAGGCTTGTATCTACATCCAAGACGGTGTTGAAAAGATACTCCGTAACTACTTGTTCGAAGTGAACAACGCACAAACAAGACTTGAAATCAAGACTTTGGTTGACAACTTCATTGATATGGTGAAGAACAACGGCGGCGTTTACGACTTCAAGACCGTTATGGATAAATCAAACAACACCAACGAGGTCATTGACCACAATATGGGTGTGATTGACATCTTCATCGAACCTGCCCGCGCAATGGACATCCTCGTTCAAAAACTCACAATTTTGAGAACGGGTGTTATCGAAAGCGGTACGTTTGAATAAACCACACGATTATAAACCAAAGAGGGACGTTAAAAACGCCCTTCTTTTTTGTTATAAATATTACAATAAAATAGATTATGAAAATATATTCAATAGACGAATTTGTAAACGAGAAATTGGATATACAACCAATCTCGAAAAAGAGACTGCAAGACCTGCAAATAGAAAGCCTGCCTGGGTGGAGCGACCACAAACTCAAGCAAGAGGCTATGAAGTGGGCGGAAGAATCCGCGCAATGGCTTGTTGACAACAAGGAAAATGGCGGATGCTGCTTCTTCAAACTCGGCGCGTCAAAATGCAAGACGGGTGAAATGTATATCGTTATGGGTTGGAGCGGCGGCTTTGACGAAGACGACACGCAGAACCCCTATGCCGATGGCGAATACAGAATCTGTACCAAACTCGCGTACAATGAAAGTTCAATGCAAAGCGACTATGAGTTTGATTGGGAAATGCCATACGATGAGAACACGGGTGACGTTGACGACACCGACACGGAGTACAGCGAACCCAATGATGTCTTGTGGCAGATAGAGCATTGGCAGGAACTTTACAAAGAAAACGATGACGAATAGTCAGAGGCTCGCAGACGCGAGCCTTTTTTTTGTGTTGATAAGATTGTTGATAACTTTTCTGAAAAAAATGATGCGCGTATAAAAACATTTTGTATTTTTGCGGCGTAATCTGTTTATAAGCAAAATCGCTTATAAAACACATATATAAGTCATATAACTTATAAAGTATGAAGATAAAGAATCTGAAATCAACAATCACCCTAATCAAGAAGCACTTGATTGACTGCGGGTGCGAGTTCGACCACAGCAGCGACAAGTCGAACTCCGTATATCTGAAACTGCTGAAAAAGACAATCCGCATTTCAGACCACTTCGGCCCGCTTGCCTGCAAGGACATCAACATCGTTGTCTCCGTGAACGGCAAATACTCCGTTGTCATAAACGGAGGTCTGCTTATTTACGACAAAATCAGCGAACTGAAATCCTTTATGAAGAATTACTGCGAACTCCAAATCTGCAACAACACCGTTGATATGAACCTCGTAAGCGAGAAAATCGTGTTACAAAAGGAAAAACTTGCCAAAATCAACAGCGACCTTGCCGATTCAAACAGCAAACTTATGCAGTTGCAAAGCAAGGTGAACAAGGCAAACATACAAATATCGCAAGTGTCACACCTCAAATTCAGTGATGACAGAACCGTTGACGTGTCAACACTCACGAGCAAACAAAAAGCGAAACTGTTTCAAGTTGCAAACAGTTTCGCGAAGCAGTTGTCACAGAATTAGTTTGAATCCTCGAAGCATTGAATAGGAATCTTGACAATGCCCAAGTCCGATTCGACTTTCGGATGCAGGGTGTTCCACCCCTGCGCAAGACCCGTCCACGCATAACTCGTGAAGTAGTTGAACGGGTTTTTGTATTTTTCGGGGTCGAAGTTGCGCCAATACCGCAGTATGTTCATCATAGCGTGAGCCTTGCAGTCCTCCGCATCTTCCTTTGAGTCGTAGTGGTTGCAACGGCTCACACGCTCAATAAGCATCTGACAATAGTTGATTGCGTTGTTCGTCAACTCGTCTTTTTCCAATGATATGAGCATTTCATTATAAAAGTCGGTCGGGTCAATATAATTCTTTCCTCTCTTGCGTCCCATATTGAATATTATGTTTATTACTATATAATAAAAAACACGAATGTTTGTTCGTGTTTTCGTATTTGATTAGTCCGATTTACTTATTGTGCTTTCTTCTTTTCGGCGGGTATGTCACCTTCAGTTTCTTGTATATCGGATATTTCGGTTTGCGCTTTTTCTTTTCCAATTCGGGATACGCACTGACCAACCTGCTGTAACTCGAATAGGTCTCCACAATGTTCACACCCTTTTTCTTCACTCTGAACTGACGGAAGTTGTTTCTCTCCAAATCCCAATACTGTATGTAACCCATAGCCTTCAGCACCTCAATCGAATAGCAGTACACCCCTTTCGGTTTCCAATATTGTAGTATGTAACTGCCCATAAGCGTGCCGAATGCCTTTCTGTGAGAGCCGTCCTTCTTCGTGTACTCGAACACGACAAACCCCCTGCGCAGTGCATCCTTGATTGTCTTGCGCTTATAGGTCATTGATTCAAACAGTTCCTCGAATGTGTAGATTTCCATTGTTAGTCTTTGTTGAAGTATATACCGTTGTACTTGGAATCAGAACCCTTGTTGATTCTCACATAGCCTTTCGGCTTCTTTGTAACCAAGAATGTGACGGAAGTGTCAACCATAACGTGAGCGGTGTTCATAAACAGTCTGTTCACGAGCATCTTCACATAGTTCTTTGAACGGTCAACGAGAGCAAACGGAATCTTGTAGTCCTTGCCTCTGAAAGCGATGTCAAGCATAACACTAACCCTTTCCTCATCGTTTCTGTTTCTCACAACGGACTTGCCGCATTTTTTGGAGCGCATCTTGATTCCATTGATTTCCCAATTCACATAGTCGCCGTCAACCTCGTATTTGTCGCACATAATGGACGACACCGTTCCGTTGCCGCTGTCGAACTTGGCAACGAAATCACCGATTTCGGGAACGCTTATCATTTCAAGATAGCCAACCCTCGTTAGTTCATCGGAGGACTTGTGGCGTTTCACACGCTTCTTTTCGCCACCGTTCTCATAAACAAGTTTCTCGCAGATAAAATTATCGTATGTCTTTATTTCCATAATTCAAATATGTCATAATATTTATATCGGCTAACTTGCCGCCATTGAGACATTACCGACAATCTCGGTGTTGATAACTTTGTTGATAACTTATTTCAAAAACCCGTTTTTCCGTATCTCATTTTTTTGTATTTTTGCGGCATTGATTCAAACAACGTTATTATGGTTAAAACAAGCCCAATTATGAAACAGATAACCCTTTCGGCAGCAATAAACAATATTAAAACGCAAATCTAAAACCTACGATTATGAAAAATGTAGTATTCATTAACGAGGTGTTCGACAATGTGAACGGATACCTAAAATCACCAAATTTCCAAAAGTATGTGAGCGCAATAGCAAGACGACTATCGGTAAATGAAAACAGCGAGTTCTATGACGACATCTCGCAAGAGTGTGCAATCGCCGTGATTGAGGCATTCAACACATTCGACCCGCAGAAGTGCGGTGGATTCAACTTCTTTTGGGGTCACGCCTACCCCCGTATGTACGAGTACGCAAAAAAGGAGTTGAACAAGCAAATCAATGTGGTGCATATCCCAATCAACAGAGCCAACTCCGCGTTCTCAAACGAGAAAAGGAAGTACGCTTACGAGCAGATAAAGCACACCTACGTGCGCGGTCTTATGTTCGAGAAAGTCACCGATTTGAACTGCGACATAGAGACCATTGAGGATAACGAATCAGCATCGCACAACTTCCGTGCGTTAGTGCCAGAGAACAGAGATGTTTCCGATTTCAACGCATACCAAATTGCTATGTCATCAGACAACGATGCCATAATTGACATTGCCGAAGCATTCAAACTGCTGCCAAACGATTGCAGGGATGTCGTGGGTATGAGGGTCGGAAGCATTCCAACGAACAACGGCAAGAACGACTACGATAGCATAGCGAAAACGCTTGGCATATCAAAGCGCAACGCCCAATACCTATACGCAAAGGGACGGGATTTCCTAAAAGAGAAACTGTCCTGCTACACAAAATGACAATTCGACAAAGCAAAGACCGCAACGGGAATCCATTGCGGTCTTTTTACATATCGTCAAAGCCGTTGGCTACAAATCCTCAAAGGAACACAACCGAATCGTATCGGTCTTCAACTTCAACCGTATTTGCGGGGAACAGCATATTGCGGTAACTTTGCAGGATTGTCGTGTGTGTAGTCCAACCTGGCTCCGCGTAGCAAACGCTGTAAACCCCGTGGAGGTAAATGTCGTACAGTTCACGGAAATAAACGTGATAGCGGCTAACGGTATCGTCCAAGTAACCCCATTGGCGTTCCTTTGATGTAGCCCAAACGGAGTTGCGTTGGTTGTCAAACTCGGATATGTCCCTCAAATAGTGGTTGCCCGAAACGTCATACGCGCCGAATGCCATAGTGTAAGTCGGGTCAAGTTCGCTGTCAACCGTGAACCAATTGACACCCCAAATGTCGCCGAACACCCTACACAAGTCAAACGGGGCATATCTGTTGACATAAAAGTCGTACAGAGCGTCATATCCGTCAAACGTGAAATACTGATATTGGCGTGTTTGCTTTTTCCAAAGGAAAACCTGCACCTCTTTGAGTTCCATCTTGTAAACCCGAAGGGTGTCGAATAGGTCAATAATCAGTTTGAATGTAAGCAGTTCTATCATATATCGCTGTAATATACGATATATTTATAAGACCGCCGCCGTCAACGAGTTAGAATCGTGCGAAAATCCTATCCTCCTTCAGACACTCGTAATCCTTATTTCCTATCCTTACGGGGGTGGTATGACCTATCGGTTTAAGTATCTTATCACCGACCTTGAAGTGAGAGCCTTCGCATACCGCAACAACCACGGCTACCCTTTGGTAGTTCTGCTTCGGCAATATGATTCCGCTTTCAGTTTTTTCTTCCATAATAGGCTCGTCCTTAATCATAACGTAGCCGTTTTTCATATCAATCTTCATATATGTTCGTGTTAAAACAATTTCGGTTCTTTCGGTTCTTCCGCCACTTCGCCGTTCTGCATTTCAGCCTTTACCTTTGAAGCGGCAGCGTCTATCAGTTTCATCAAATCCCTCGAACTGCGGGTCTTTGCACTTATGGCATCGGCATCTTCCGCAGTCTCCACCTCAACAGCAGCGGTCATTTCGACATCAGAGGTGATTTGCTTGAACGATTCCTCTATCGAAGTGAGGTACATATTTTTCGTTTTGAGGAGTTCGACCTCCGTTTTCTGCAAGTCGGTAAAGCATTTAACAAGGTTCGGGTTTATGAACCCGACCAATATGCTGTTGGCGACTGCCTTGATTACGTCCTCGGTCAGTTCGACTTGGTAGATTATCTTGCCAAGACTGTCGGCATCCGCTTTCGCCTTGAACTGAACATAGTCAATGTCGTTTGAATTTTTGCTGTAAAGGTTCTTTGCCGATGACACAATCTCATCAGCAGCCTTTTTTGCTGTAATGGCACGCTCTATCATTTCCTTGTCGCGTTCCTCACGCGCCCTGCGCAGGGTTTCCTCGTCATTTTCCTCGAACACAAGCGTATTGTCTTCGAGCAAATTGTCAACCGTGCCGTCATTGAAATCGTCAAGGATTTCCTTTATTTCATCTGCGTTACTGCTCATTTTCGTTTATCAATGTTGTATTGCCTCCCGTTGAGGTTGACCAACCGCCGCTACCATATCCACGCAACGGGCAGTTGATACAATCCCTGCAAGGATTAGGACAGTGCGCCCAATCGGTACAATTCTGATTGTCTTGTGTGGGAACGGGAACATAAATTGGATTCCTGCTGCCCAACAACGCCGCATCAAGCGCGTCATTGCAGGCAATAAGCATATCAATCAACTCGGCTTTTGATTTCTTCGAGTAGATTTTCCTCGCTTCCTCACGGGTAAGTTGTCTTATTGTTACAATATCTGAATTTTCCATATCCTTTTATTTATATCAACAACCTTATAAATATATAATAAAAATCTCAAAAAAGTGAATATATGAAAACTTTTCAAGAAACCATACAATCAAACGGGCTTGAATTTGTAAGAGACCTTATGAACGGCTACACGATGGTGTACGAGAAAATCAACGCATCAACCCTATCGTTCAAACGAATTGACGACACCCTCTATTTCTACAAGGGTCGCAACAACGAGGAAATCAACAGCATCAATTCTATGCTGTACTCCTACTTCCAAAACGGAATAGACCACGTTAAGAGAACAAGCCTCATTTGGTACAAGGAACTCCCAGAGAATTGGCTGTTCAGAATGCAATATGTCATTCAGAACGACAACAATATGATTAACTACAACAATATGCCGCAGAACAATCTGATTCTGTCCTGCATAGACACGGGCAACACGATTATCGAAGACCCCAATGTGCTGAAGAAATGGGCTGACCGATTGCAGATTGACTACACGCAACCCGTGTTCAACGGATTCCTTTCGGAGTTCCAAAAGGAGAGATTGGTCGAATACCTGCAAAACGGAGACCTCAACGGAATATCGTTCTCGCAGTATGTCATCAGCCTGCTCAACCCGAATCTCACGCACAGCGCGTTAAGCGATGAGTTTATGGGCGGCATTGACAGTTTCATATTCAAGTTCTACAAGCCAGGCGCGAAGAAATCAACAACACTTAAACTCATTGACCCGTATATGTCCGCACTCATCAAGCAAAACAAGCACGAGTTCGGAAAGATAGACGGCACTGAATCCGAGGTCATTCTTGCCAACTTCATAGCATACTTGCAAACGGTGAATCTCAACGACATAAAGGCTGACGGCGAAACCGAGGACGAAAGGTACATTGACGTTATCTGCAAACTCTTCAACAACTACATCAAGAAAGAGCAGGAACTTATCAAGGGTATGAAAGGCGGCGTGAACGAATCCTATTCGGTGAACCTTGACAAAATCAAGAACGAGGAAACCGTTGAACTTCTGCGCAGCAACCCAAGCCTAACCACCGTGTTCCAAATCATAACGGGTATGTTTATGAACAAAAAAAGCGAGAACAATCCGAACTCCCTAATCAGCGGCAGCGTTATGGACGCATTCAACAAAGAGGTGAGCGATATTTGGAATCACGTTGCGGACAAAACCACATCAGTTCAATCGTTCAAAGAACTTATGGGCGGTGACAAAACAGAGGAAACACCCGAAAAGGTGCTGACATTCTCCGAGTTTATGACGAGCATCGGCAAGGCTGACGAATACTCTGATGACGACAACGGCGGCAAGGAAACCGAACACAAGGAATCCAAACCAAAAGAGACCGAACATCACGAGGAAGCCCACACCGAACCCGACAAATCCGAAAATACCGACAACGGTGACGGAGGTAAATCCGAACCAAGCAAAACGGAATCTGACGGCGGTGAAAAATCAGAACCCGAACAAAAAACAGAACCCGAACACACGGAAAAGACAGAACCCGAAAAGGAAGAAAAAACCGAAGACGGAGAAAAGAAAGACGATGGTGAATCCGAGAGCAACAAAGAAAACAATGACGGAGAAACAAAGGACAACAAAGACAACAAAGAGGAATCTGACAAAGGAGAGTCCGATAAAGGAGAATCCGACAAAAAAGAAAACGAACACAAGGGTTGGGGTGACGAAGGAGACGGAAAAAAATCAGAAAAGGATTCCGACAAAGGCGAAGGAGAATCCGACAAAGGAGAATCCGATAAATCCGACAAATCCGATGAAGGAAAGTCCAATGACGAGCCAAAGGAAGAAAAAGAACCAAAGACCGAAAAGGACGATACATCAAAAAAGGACAATACATCCAAAAAGGACGATACATCCGAAAAGAAAGAGAAACCCGAAAAGAATGATAAACCAAGCAAAGACGACAAATCAGATGACGGAGGAATAACATTGTAATCCGCTATGGAAATAATGCGTTCAAACGAGTTAAACGAAAAACTTAACATTCAGCCAAGGTCAAAGTCGGACATTGGCAAATGCTTGGATAGGGCTAAAAAGGATGCCTACGCCAAACAGAAGTTCATAGAAGATAACCGTCTCGTTTATAACAAAAAAGAGAATGTCTATGACTGTCACGGCGATGTCACCGTAGAAGAAGAGCATTTGACACAAAACGGCATTATTCCAGTGAAACTCGGACAGGTTCTCGGCAATTTTTTCTGTTACAATACATCCATCAAATCTCTGACAAATTCCCCTGCAAGGGTAAACGGCGGATTCAACTGTCACGAATGTAAAAATCTGAAATCGCTGAAAGGCGCACCCATATATGTAGGCAAGGATTTCGACTGCGTTAAATGCGAAAACCTCGAATCACTCGAAGGCGCACCCGAATATGTCGGTCTCGCATTTATGTGCCACAGTTGCACAAGTCTGAAAAACCTTATAGGCGCACCCGAATATGTTGGCGGAACATTCACTTGCGGCGGTTGCACAAATCTTGAAACTCTTGAAGGCGCACCGAAAAAAGTCGGCGGCGATTTCGCCTGCCACGAATGCGGAAAATTAACATCGCTCAAAGGCGCACCAGAATATGTCGGCAAAGACTTGTTCGTAAGGGACTGTAAAAATCTCGAAACACTTGAAGGCGCACCCGAATATGTCTCCGAAACATTTTACTGCCTATTCTGCAAAAAACTCACAATAGATACCGAACACTTCTATTCAAAAATGCCTAAACACATAAAAGACATTCGCATAAAGGGCATAGGGTTCGGCAGATTTGTCACAAGAATAGCCAAAAGGTATTCACAGTTTAACAGTGTGTACGAGCGTTAAAATATAAATATATAAACAAATAACAATTATGAAAATATTACTCACCGAACAATATTCGGAACTTATAACCGAAATGGCGGCTATCAAAAAAGTCGCGCAGGAAATTGACGACTTCTTTGAAATGCTTAAAGCACACAAAAACACATTCGCCTACGTATATACGGCTAACACTATGGACGGCAAACTCAAAAAGAAATTCGTGAACGCCGAGGGATTGACTGTTGAAAACCCTATGCTTGGCAAACTGTTCAAGGTCACTACATACAAGTTCAACTTCGGTCGCACATACAGAGAGGCTGTCAACAGAAAGAACCCCCAATGGCAGGTTCAGAACAGACGCGAGTGGAATGCCAAACTGCAAGGGTTCAGAATGACGGAGTTCAACGAGAAAGGTGACTTGTTCTTCACTATTGCCGACTTCACATCAAAAACAAGGTATTTTATGCTTGACGACAACAGCATTCCGTATGAAGTGACAATGAACGATATTGACGGGTATTTGAAACCATCGTCAAAAACAACAAAAGTGAGCGGGTCTGGCGTTAATTTCCGCAAATTAAATGTGAATAAAATATACCGTTTCAACGCGGGTGGTAAAACTTGGAACAACAAGATTTTCCTCTATCCGATTCTTGACCCAATTTTACGGAAATAACAAACATATTCAATAACCAACCAAATCAAAACACTATGGGAATCATATCAAGACTGTTCCACAAATGCGGCGAACACCTTGAATACATTGAAGGAACGCGCTTCCCCGAAAAAGGAACAACGGGCTTGGGCAAAGTATGGAAAAACTACCGTTGCAATGTATGCGGCAAAATGTATATGTCTTGTGGAAACAAGTTGCATAGAATCCAATTCCAAGATGCGAAACCTATCAAAATGACGATAGGCGGCTGCACGGTGACAAAACAAATAAAATTTGACAAAACAGTATATGAAAAAGTTGTCGGACTACACCAAAAAGAAGGAACAACAACCGATTGACGTATCACTCGGAAAATGCTTCGGCGATGGCGGGTACTGCTGCACCAATGTAAGTGCGGCAGATTTGTTTCTGCGTATAATGCCGCAACTGAACAGTCTGTTCAAATCCGAACTTCTGCAACTGAAGGATAACCCGAAATTCTCCAACGAACTGTCACCCGCCGCCGTGAACTACTACGGAAGCGACAACAAAATCATAGCGACATACAAGCGCGAGGTTATGCGCAAGATACCGACACGATTGACACCATTCGCAAAATCTGCGACATACGTGCCTACGGTCACACACAATGTCATAAGTTTCGGCGACAGTTGCGACAGAGACAAGTTCATTGAGAAATGCAAGGAACTGTCAAACGGTGTGATTGACTTCGACAAGTACATAGCGCAATCAATACAGAACAAAGAACAACAATAGGCAAAAATGGAAATACTCAAATCAGAACAATACATAAACGAGAAACTGAACATCAAGCCCGTCACGAAAGATAGGATTGATAGCATATATGCTGAAATGTATAAAGACCTTGCTAAAAAATACAACCTTGTTTGGAACAAAAGTACAAAAAGGTTTGACTGTGACGGTGACGTGGAAATTGATGCAGACGATATTGTTGACGGAAAATTACCTTTGCCATTCGGCGTAATAAAAGGCAACTTCTACTGTTCTGGACGCACTGACAAAAAAGTATTCGATGACCCACTTGCATACACGGGCAAAGAACTTACAACACTCGAAAACGCGCCAACAGAAGTTGGAAAAACATTTGATTGTTCATATAATAAACTGACAACACTTGAAGGCGCACCAAAGAAAGTTGGTATGGATTTTTATTGCCCATATAATTTACTAACATCTCTTAAAGGTTCTTCAGAATATGTCGGACACGATTTTAGTTGCTATGGGAATAAACTGACAACACTTGAAGGCGCACCAAAGAAAGTAGAATACAGTTTTTATTGTAGTAATAACAAACTAACATCGCTAAAAGGCGCACCTCAAAGATTAAAAGTTGATTTTGATTGCAGTCACAACAATCTGACAACACTCGAAGGCGCACCGTCAAAAATAGGATGTATGGAAGATTGCACATTTGATTGCAGTTATAACCAACTAACATCACTTGAACACGCACCTTGGGGCGGTAATGGTGGAATAAGATATTTTATTTGTGACAACAACAAATTAACAACACTCGAAGGAGCGTGTAATTACATAGAACGTGATTTCAGTTGCAAAAACAATGAACTCAAATCCCTTGAAGGCGCACCACAAACAGTTGGAAGAAATTTTGATTGTTCAAATAACAACCTAAAAACACTTGACATACATCCCGAAATTGTTGAAGGCTCATTCACTTGTAAAAACAACAAAGATTTAGTGTTGCCGAAAAGAAAACCGAGATGGATAAAAGACAAATTTATAAAATAAGTTATGGAAATACAAAAATCTGACAGATACATAAACGAGAAAATCGGCATACAACCCGTCACAAAAGACCGACTTTCAACAAATATGGAATCAATTTCGCAGAATTATTCCATAATGGTTTGGCTTGACTTCGAAGAGGTCAAAAAGAAATTCCACGAAATCGTGGAAAAAGACAACGAGTTGTTGATACAGTCGGAATTGGCGGGGAACAGCGTAAACAATTTCTATTCTTTCTTGGTAATCTGCCAAGAAATCAAAGACAAACTCGGTGCTGAAATAAAACTCGAACATTCAACCTATGCGGACACCCCCGTAGGAACGATGTATATGAACAATGAGGAAATCGGCTCTTTTGTCATATCGAACAACAGCGATGTGAAACGACTACTCAAATCAACAAATATGTCAGTATAAAACAACAGCCGTCAGATTTGACGGCTGTTTTATTATTACCAATGTTGGTAGATTATATCAAATCCACCGTCCTTTCTCTGCGTCACGCCGATAGCCCGATTCATAATGTCGGCTGAACCGTCACTTCGATTATACCAAGCGTCAAGATACATTTCGGGATTGCCGTCATCATTGTTCTCGAACTTGCCTTTCTTGAACCCGCTAACTATGTCATTCCACAAATTTCTGATATCGCTTTCGCTTTTAGGCAAGTTGTATATTTCATTGTTCCACGGAAAACGCAAGTCCAAATTTTCCATTTTCCTGCGCTCACCCCTGCTGTTACCGCCATCAATGTCATCTTCCAAATCAGCAAGCAATTCTTCAAGGTTTTTCTTGAACGTCATATATGGTATGTCGTCTTTCAGACTTTCCAACCTATCCTTGCCTATCGGTTGAATACCAAGCCTCTCGCAAACACCGAACTCCGAAAATTTCTTTATACGAACCATAGTGAATTATTTTGAGTATTTATAAAGCAAGAGCCGCCAAAAACTGACGGCTCGGTAACTTTTTCAACAACTTGGTTGATAAGATTAAGTATTCACAACGGTCGGTTTAATCTCCATCGCTTATAAATGACTTATATATAAACATTCTGACTTACCACATCGGGATTCATAGACGGGTTGGGCGGCTCACTCTCCATACCATTAACCATATGCGTATGCTTGTTGAAATACTTTAAGAATGTGTCGCCTTTAAGCAGACCCTCAACAGCGTCCTGCCCAAGTTTAACACAAGGGGCGTTTATCTTTATCTCCTTATCGGAGTTTATCGTTATGTCGCCGTTCTTCAACGAAACGCTGTCACCGTTTGAGTTATACATAGTGATTTCACCCTCTGGTGTAAGGTTGAATGTGGCTGAACCGTATGCGTTCTTGAAGTCTATGACGAATCCTTTTTCCTCCGTGAAAAAAACCTTTATGTACTCGCCCTTTCTGAAATTGTCGGCATCATTTGCAAGGTTGGTGTCATATATGAGAACGTGAGCATTGGGATAGTAGTCCGTGCCTATCTCGGCAGAAACCTCATCCGACACATACATATTGCCGCCCCATTCGGGAGTGTTGATAGTGCCGCCGACCTTTACGATAGAACCTATCTTCGGAACGGAGAAACTGCCCGCGCCGCTCGAACTTCCGCTCTGCGGCAGGCAGGTAGGCATAGCCCACGGAAGCATCTCCGCAGGAATCACATAAGAACCGTCAGCGTTCTTTTGGTCGGTAACGCCGAATATTCTGACGCGCACCCTTCCCTTGAATGTGGGGTCGTAATTGTCTTCTACTCTTCCTATCATATTGTTTGGCTTCTCATTATCCAATAGGCATCAATCAAGTCGTCTATCGGCTTTATATTATTATAGTCAAGTTCATTTTCCGTGACATATTTATACAAAGCGGTCTTTGCAAGCATTTCGTCATTGAGTTTGTTGTCAATGAAAGCCTTTATCATATACTCCTTGTTTGCGTTGCCCTTTCCCGCAAGTTTCTTCGCGGAAGTCGGGGCGACAATCATAAGTCTGTCATAGCCGAACATTCTGATAATATCCTTACGAAGAAACGAGTTGAACATAATGAGGTCAATAAAAGCCGCGCCCTTGCTTTGGAATGCGAAGCCTTCAAGTGAAATCATACTCTCGCCGCTCATATAACGGGTAAGCCGTTCCGTGATGATGCTGTTCATAATCGAAGCGTCACGCATTTTCGACATCTGCTCCGTCTGATATGACGATTTGTCAGTCTCCCTATTGTAAGGTATGACTTCGATTATGTTTGAGAGAATGTTGTGATAATGGAATTTTTTAAGCGGTTTCTCACGTTTCCATTCAGCACCCTCGGCATTGAAAAAAGAAATGAAGTTGATTTCCTCGCCATTGTCTATGCAGACGGCGGGTGAGTTAAGTGAATAGTCTATACCAATTCTTATCATTGTTATTGATTTTGCTTGTTTTTGAGGTATTCGTTATATGTTAAAAGACCTTCACGCCACTTGTTCTTGCAGGCGGCGTACTCGCTCCTTGCGGAATCCCGCAGATTTCTGCCGTGCCTTTTCGACAACACCGTGCCGTCCTTTGCTATGACGGTATTGCCGTCTTCCGTGACGGTGCATCCATTGGAAGCGACAAACGGTTTTACGGAATCGAATTTGTCGTGTTCCTTTCTATACTGTTCAACATACTTGTTGTATTCTTTCAGACTGTCATCAAGTTCCTTTCTTTCCCTCTCCATTTTTTCATTGTAGGATTCGATATAGTCCTCGAACAACTGCTGAACGCCAAGTATGTTGTTCTTACGGAAAAGTGCTTTTATTTCATTCGACTTATCCTCCCAACAGTATCGGCAGGCATCGTCCAAAAAGGAATAGAACGGCGTTTTGTTACCGAACTTCGATGTATGATGCCATTCGTTATTTGTCACATAACCGAGTGTAATCAGCAAATTCAAAACACTGTCGCTTATGCCATAATTGCTCTTGAACTCTGTTTTCGGAAACCTGCCGTTGTCTTTCGCCTTTGCCGCACGGACGCTAATAGAGTAACCTATGTAACCCGAATTTCCGCCAAATGATTCCGATACAAACTCGTTGAAAGATAGCATATTCATAGTTTTTCTTTATTTATACATTCTCAAAATCAACACGCATAAGAACTTCCTTTGTTATCATACGCTTGGAATCCTTGAATGTTATGCTTTTCAGAAAGTCAGCGACACAATCCGTGTTCAGCATTTTCCAAGCGCGGACAGCCTCTTCCAACGTGTCAAATCCAATATAATAGCAAGTGTCGTCAAGCATAACGGGCTTGCAGTCCTGCGGCTTCACCAAACAGAAATGATAGGTCTTATACAAACCCGATATGGCAACCTTGTACGGCTTGAACGCATAGTCGCCTATACCGAATATGGAAAAGTCACACTTGTCACGATATATTTTCGACTTCCTTCCACGGAACATACCTATATGGTCGTTGAGATAACTGAAAGTGTTTGGATAATCCGTTATGTATGAAGTGTCCTGCCCGACATACCGTTGCGTTACTATGGTGCGCCTATCTGTATCACGGGCGACATCGTGTTTCAAGTCGGAACTTTTCAGCAGCGGATATACCATATCGCGTTCAAGCACAAACCGCTCGCCCAATTTGTTGCGATACATATCGCCGTCACGGACAAACTCCATAACTTTAGAACAGTCGTGCTTCATACCCTGCCGCCACTCATAAGGGCAAACCCCGTCAACCCTGCTTTTACCGAAAGACAAATCCGAAACAAATCTGCCGTCACTATAACCGAATGTCCGTTTCTCTTTCAACGTGTACAAGTCAAACTCTCGGCAAGACAGTTCGCAACCGCTGTTAAGTCTGCAAAGGAACAATGATGCGTCCGCACTTATACCGAACTCCGACTTCGCGTCAAAATCATACTTGCGCATATCCGACACGCGGAGACCGCTGCGTTTCAAGTCACGGACAACCGCCCGTATGACAGACCCCTTTACAAGAAACGCCATACGACCGTCACAATCGCAGAAATTGGCGAGCAAATCGGTTGTTATATATTCCGCTATGTCGAAGTTTCCTTTGCCCGTCATAGCCTCAATTCCTCGAACACATTTTTCGTTGCTCTTGGCGGGAACATTGTCTGAACCAATCGAACACAACTTTGTATTAGTCACCCAAGGCGGATTGCCTATAATCAGAAGCCTGCCGCCCACTGCGGATTCCCTTATCGGCGAAAAGTCGAATCCGAATATGCTTGACCGCAGTATGTGTATGCGTGGCTTTTTCCTTTCGGGTCTGTTTAAGAAATAATCCAAAATTCTGAACTTCGCCTGCCAAACATATCCGTCTTGTATCTCAACGCCAAACACCTCATCCACATTCGGAAAAGCGTCCAACGCGGCGATTATGAAATCGCCCCTCCCGCAAGTAGGCTCGAACACAACGCTCGGCTCAAACCCGCTTCCCGATACAAGGAAGACCACACGTTCAGCCAAATTGTCGCCCGTCTGATAGTCACCATATTCGGTTCTGTCATAACCGTCCGAAGAATGGCATACAGAGCCAAGTTCCGAATCACTGCCGAAGAATCCGACAATGCCGCAGGCATTTTCAATCATAATGTTCGCCGATTCATAAGAATTGCAAGACGACAAAACAGAGGAAATAAAATTTCGTGACAATTCAAATGCGTTCATATTGTGAAATTAAAAAAGATATGCCGAATACCCGTATTTGCCCCCTATGGTCTGGTATTTCGGCATATCTCCGTTATTGTGGTACAATCTGTCGTGCGGCATTAAAAAACCGATTTAATGGAGTTTTTTGATTCCTTTGAATCGCCAAAAACAGACTTCAAATTGGAAACCTCCATCCTGCTTGCGAGATTTTCAAGGTTCATATCCGTCTCGTTACCGCTGTTCTCTTTCGGTATGGTTCTGTCCTCAATAATGTTCGCCTCAATGTATTCCTGCGAACTCACAAGTGATTCCAATTCGGTGAGTTTCGCACTCAAAGCAGCCTTTTCCGCTTCAAGTGAATCAATCTTGTTTTGCATATCGGCGACCTTTTCGTCATATTCCGCGACAGTTGAGGTCAGTTGCGCACGCAGACTGTTGACCGTGTTGTTAAGTGTAGTGATTGTTTCGGTAAGTGAAGTCTCCATCACATTGGCATAGTCGCCCCAACGACCACTGTACAAAACGGTTTCATCGGAAGATGTCCTGCCGTCCTCTATCACGGTTGATATGTAAAACGTCTTGTCGGAGAGGTTCAATATCCTCTCGGCTTCCGATTCGCTTATGCGGAACACAACCTCGCCGTTAGCCATATCCACATTCTCCGCATCCTTGTAGTGGGGGATACGGATTTTGGTGTCGCCAGAGACAAAGGAGAGATACACAGTTCCGAGATTCGTCAGATTCAACGGGACGTGGTTGTCAACCTCCTTATCCTCGCTTTCACGGTATATGGTGAAGAGGTAGTAGTTCGTGAACGGGGAAATCTCCATACAAATATCCCCGCGATAGTACATAGTTGCATTGGACGCTAACTGCTGTATGCGTGTTGACATTACCTTTTCTTTTGTTCTTCAAGTTTTTGCAACTCGGCATCAATCTGCTTTTCACGCTCCAAGTCGAAACGCTTTCTGTCGGTTGACTGAATCATACGCTTCTCGCTTTTCAAGCCTTCAATGCGCAGGTCGGTGTCGGTTATCTGATATTTGTTTATACTGTCAATTCGGTCGTTGATTACCGCAATCTGCTCGGTCTGACGCTTGTCAAACTTTTTAATCTTCTTGTTGGTTGAGCAAGTTTTCAGCATAACGACAGCCATAAGGCACATAATGATTATGATGCCGTATTTGTTCAGAAAGTCAAGTATCTTTTTCATAGTATTCAATTAAAATTGTTCGTTGTCAAGCGGAATGTAGGAGTTGATTTTCTCACGGAGTGTGACTTCCTTGATTTCCTTTCCGTCTTTGTCATACACTTTGACCTTTTCTTTCATAAGGTCTTCATAGTCGCGGTAGTCCTTACCCGCTTCCTTGCACTTGATAGCGCAGAAGTCAGAAACATACTTTCCGCCGTTTGGCGAAGACATTTGTTTGGCATCACCCGTGTAGGTACTGCCGAAGTAAATCCAAACATCGCCGCCGACAATATCGTGACCCTTTCCGTATTTGAGAATTCCGAGCATTTGTTCGGCGCAACCCTTGTGGGTCTTTTCAAGGATTTTGTCGGCTACCTTACGGCTGCGCATTTGGTTCTGTTTCTTCGCGGTGTCGAAGTTGTTGAGAACCCAAACGAGGTGGATGTTGTTAATGTCGTATCCGCCTATACCCGCAAGAACGGCAATATCTTCGAGTTTAGGATAACTCTTGAGGGTGACATCGAACATAACATTCTGTTTGTCCTTTCTTGTTGACTGCTGTCTGAACAGAGTGTTGTTCACTTTCTTGGCAAGTCTGTTGGTGTCGGAAAACTCGTGGAGGTTTGAAACGTCAGTCGGATTGGTCATATCAACCTCACCGAGAAACTTTCCATATTTCTCCTTGTATTGCTTGCTCAACGGCTCGTCATCTTTCATCTTGACAAGTGTTTCCTTGATGTCGTCAACATTGAGAACCTTGCAGTCAATGCCGAGTACGTTATTGGCAACGAATCCCTTCCCGCTGCCGCCACCACCGCAGAGAATGACAATCTGCCCGCTCTTCGGATAAGCCTTCTTGTTGAATGTTATGAGTTTTTCATTGATTTGTGAAAACTCGTTGTAAAGCATTATTTTCATTTCAGTTCATTTATTTTTTCCATAATCTGTTGTTCGGTTTGGAGACCCGCAGCAATACCCATAACCTCGCCGTCTTTGAAATAAACAAGCAACGGTATGTTGCGCACACCGAATTTTTCCGCGAGTTCCTTGTTGTCCTCAATGTCGCATTTCGCTATTTTGAACTCATTGTGTTCCTCTGATATTTTGTCAAGGGTTTTACCCAACACCCTGCAAGGGGAACACCATTCGGCGTAAAAGTCAACAATCGCAATACCATCAGCGATGGTTTCGGGTAAATTTTCTTCGTTTACTGTTGTAATCATATCAATATGTTTTAGTTGTTATATTTTTCCAAAATAGATTTTTTCCAACTGTTTGTCATCCAAATCAAAATCCTCTTTTACACGGGCAATGTAATCTTCAATTACCGTTTCATATTTCGGGTCACTTTTGTAATACACAAACGCCTCCCAAAGCGTAGCGAACACCTTGACTTTCGTGAGTTTCTGTTTCGAACGGGTCTTGTGCTTTTTCAATTGTTCAGCCATAGACAATTTATCCCACGAGTCAAACCTCTTGCTTGTGTCATCGCAAGCCTTTGTGAAATTAAGCCAGCACTCCTTTGAAAAACCGAGTTTCATTATATTGAAGACCACCTGCTCCTCACCGACAGTCCTTTTTCCCGTCCAAAAATGTTTTTTACCCAAAACATCGCCCATCTTGTTAAGCCTATCCTTGGACACGGGCTGTATGTTCAGTTTCTCCGAAACAAATCCTCTGTATGATAACACTTTCATAATTTCCGTTATTTGTTATATTTATATCGGATTAGAACGGGAGTTTGAAGAAAATCTGTATTATTTTCTCGAATGTCATAAACTTCACGTCTGTCATAAGACGCTTCACATACCAAAATATGACAGACTTGTAATCATCGTCATTCCCATACATTTTGAAAGCCGCCCAAAGAGAAGTGTACAATTCGGTCTCGGTCATATTTTTGTTGACGCGAACGGCGTGTTTATTCAGTTGGATGCGAAGTGGAAGCGAATGCCATTTCTTGAACAACGCCAACACTTCGTCAGATGTTTTCTTCATTTTCTCGCTGTTCCAAGCGATGAAACTGTTAGTCCACATATTCCTTCCGAGTTGGTCAAGGTCAACCAACACATCAATCGGGTAGTTGTAACCAAACAACTTGTTTTTCATATCGGAAAGCCGTTCAACAGTCCGTTTCAACCTATCCGCAGTAACGGGCTGTATGTTCAGTTTTTTCTTCTGTTCATTGGGATTTGCCTGCATACCAACGGAATATTAAAGTGAAAGCATATCGCCGAACATTCTGTCAATGTCGGGGTTAGTCCATTTTATGAACCCCGTGTTCGGTGTGAATGTCATCTCTCCGAGATACACACGACCGTTCACCTCGTAGAAGTCAACCCTAACGAATCTGAAGTCGGCAGACAGAATCTCCGCATATTCCTTCATAGTGTGAAAGCACAACGGCTTGCTGTCAAGCATAGCGGGATTGTTTGGAAAGTCGGTACGGCAGATGTCAACGAACTTGAAATCCATATCGTAATAGTTGAGACGCTTGGTTTTCTTGTGTCTGTCGTTGATTATCTGAACGAATGTCGGCTTTCCGTTGAAACAGATGAACTTGTAATCCGTCACATCAGCCTTGCCACGATTCTCTATGAATTTCTCGGCGAAACACTTTCTCGGTATGTTGAGGTAGTGCGGCTCTATTGTTTCGAGTCCGAATGGTATGTTTAACCATTCTTTCAGTTTGCTGACACAAGTCAGTCTGTTCAGAGTCGTCTTGCTTCTGCATATTATGTTATACCCGTAACCGTGGTTGCATTTCAGAACGAACCTGCTCGGCAGTTCCTTGAAGTCAAGCCTTTCGGGAAAATCATAGATTTTGAGCAGAGGCACACATATATCGCTGCCAAGTTTAGACCTGCAATAATGGTGAACCTTTATTTTGTCGGCGCAAACCGATTTCAATGGATTCTTGTCATCGTAGATTTGCAGCCATTGCATTTTCTCACACCAAGTCTTCGGATTGTCTATGTCGAAGTCTTGAAATTCTTTTAGGCGGGCGCGTTCAATGATAGCCTGCTTCAGTTGTTCGCTGTCGCCGAATGGTTTATTGTCCATAACTTGTTTAGTTTGAGATTACTATTTTGTTATACGGTATTTGTCAATCCCGATAAGGGGCCAAATCCTCTTGCACACTTCCTCCGTGTGCGTTATCTTGATTGCATTATAGAAATTTCTCTCTTTGTCGCGCATACCGTTTGCAACAACCCTCTTGTTGAGATTCCAAAGCGAATCGTTCTGTGAATCCTCCAATGTCGGATAGAACCTGCTGTTGAAAACCTCCATACCGTTGACCTTGATATTGTGCTTGATGAAATGCGGTCTGTACCAACTCTCGTCACAGTTCAGCACGTACTCATTGCGCATCGTTTCATTATTGTATGAATCAAACGGGAATATGAAAGGAGGGAAGCAGGAACATCCTGCCATAAACATATTCTTGTGTGACGGTTCTTCGGACAGCGGTATTTCGACAAACCTATTGCCTCTGTAATCGCCGCCCCTTGAAGAATACACACTCAAACAATCTTGATGACGCTTCGCCTCATTGTAAAGTTCCTCAATGAATGTAGGCTTGTAGAGAATGTCATCGTCAAGCAGGAAGTTGTAGCAGTTCGGAAAATACTTGAAACAGTTGTAACGCTTGTGACCCTTTGTGTTCTTTTCAACCCACATAATGTCGGTGAGCAGATTCTCTTCGATGCACCTGCGTATGTTTTTCGGCAGGTTCTTGTCGTTGTATTCCTCCCTGCAAAGCCAAAGCACAATCCTGCTCGGATAAAGCGTCTGCTTTTTGAGATTTTTCAACATAGGATACAAACACCAATCGCGCTTAATCCAAGTTGTGATGTTCACGACAATCTCGCCGTCAAGCAAGTCGGAATAAGTCTTTCCGAATCTCTCATATATGTACTCTCTGAAAAGTTCGTGGCAGCGTTGCAGGTTCGGGGCGTAAACCTCCGAATATGCGTGCATCTTGTTGATGTCGCTGTTGTCACGCCTATCCTGCATATCAAGACCGTCAAGACCGAATGTGTAACGCTTGCCGTTAAGCAATGCGGCATAGGTATAAAGCAAATCGTCATTGCCGAAAAAGTCTATGCCGTATTTGAGAACCACATTCTCGTATAGGTCTTGCAGATAGTCCCCGAAAAACTCCTTTTTCACCAAAGAGAACGCCCCGTGGTGGGAATACAATCCGCACTCCCATCTGCAATTCTCACCGCCGCCCGTAACGGGTGCGTGCTTGCCGTTGTATTGGTAACGCTCGTACATTTTCTCAACGAAATTGTTGGGGTATTCAATGTCGTCATCAATACTGATGATAACGTCATTCGGATAGCGTTCAAGCGTTGGGATAATCTTCTTGTATGTCTTTGTGTTTTCAGCAACCCAATGAATTTCGAACACGCTGTTCTGCTTGCGCACGAGTTCGTATGGCAATTCCTTTTCCTTGCGGGGGAACTCTTCTGACGAAAGGTTAAGGACAATCTTGTTTGGTCTGATTGTCTGCCGCATCATCAAATCAACAATGTGTGCGCAATTCCAAATACGCTTTTTCCAAGAGGTGAACGATACCACAATCCTATCGTTTCTGTTGAGCCACTTGGACGGCAAGTCCTCGCAAAGAAACACCTCTTTGCAGGAAGTCGTCACCATTTCGTCAAGTATAGGCTTTGATTCCGAAACCGTGTCAATGTAATGTTTATGCTCGGCACGTTTCTGCGACTTTAACCCAAGGTCTTTCGACAGCGTGAGTTTGTTACAGTTGTCAACCCTCAAATTGTAAAGAGCCTTTTTGATTGTGAATATCTTTATGACTTTGCGAAGCCTTGTGCGCAATTCAGTATCGCCACTCATACGCCAAGGCATATAGCCACCGTATTTAAGCAACACGCTTTTCTTTATGCAAACACTGCCCTCGGCAAAACAGTTAGTTCCAACAACAGTGTTTTCATCACTGAATCTGTCCTGCGCATACTTAATCATATCGGCATTCTCCTTCTCGGCGGCGAGCATAACTTCGGAAACCATATCCTCGTACATTCTGTCATCGCTGTCAAAACGGAGAATCCAATCATACTGCGCTTTTTTCATAATGGTATTGCAGGTGATATATGTACCCACATTTTCGTCCATCATAAAGACGCGCAGGTTTTTGTATTTGTACATTATGCCCTTGATTTTGGCAAGCGTGGTCTCGCAGCCGTCAATGCCAATCAAAACCTCCCAATTATCGTTTTCTTTGAGCCAAGACTGCGCGTACACAGAATCCAAGCATTCTCCAATGTATTTTTCCGTATGCCAAGCGGAAATGCAAATGCTGACACCGAATGTTGAAGACTGTTTCTTTATGACGGGAATTGCCGTCTGCTTAACAGCCTTGACCGCTTCGGGCGGCGTGTGTTTTATTGCAGGGTTTGAAATGCGTTTAGCACCAGGGCAGATGGCGCGTTCCTGCGGTGTTGAAAAACTTGCGTTGCCAAGGCTTTTCTTCGGCTCAACAACGGGAATCTCAACCTTTGGCGTTTCAACTGAAACATCTTTCTTTTCCGTTACTGCGGGTTTCGGCGTTGGCGCGTTCTGTATATTCGGGACGTTCTTTATGATTGGTGTTGTCGGAGGGAAATTCGGTTTTTTCTTGTTTGTTTCAAGAGCCTTGAAATAAGCATCGAAATACCTTGACTTATCCTCGGTCATCATATTGTACTTGAAATAGAACGCCTTGTTTAGACGAGTCTTTGAACTGCCGTTGCTTCTGCGCTTGTACTTTATGTCAATGAACTCCTCCATTGACTTCGTTACATAGTGACGGATATAGCCGACATCGTGCCGTATGTTGGAATCCGTTGTCTGCAACATATACTTCGCCTCGCTCCCATCGGGATAGCGTATGCCCATCATATAGTCGCAATAATGGACATTCAACATTCTGAATCTGTTGATATTTGTTCTGTAAATCTGCTTGTAGTATTTGTTGACCTCTCTGTTTTGGCACAGTTCAGTGAACCTCTCCAACACGGGGGCATCCTCGTAACGAAGTTGCTCCGAATCGGAATAGCACAGCCAATGGAAACGGACGGCATTAGCCTTCCTGCACCAATCCTGCGCCAAGAAATCCTTTATCGTGTCGTGGTCATTCAGCGTAAGGAACTCATCAATGTCAAGGAACATTATCCAATCGTATTCCTTGCCATAAGTCTTGTAACACTCGTTGTACGCCTTGACCTGCATTTCACACGACAACTGATGCCTGCCGCGATAATTGACTATCGTGACACGCTCGTCTTTGATGACATCGGAGATTCGTTCCCCGTCAACCTCGTTGTTGTCGTAAATGTAGATATGGTCGAAACCCAATTTGAGGTGGTAGTCCACCCACTCTTTAATGTATAAATTTTCACACTTCGCAATAGCGCATAAAGAAACTCTCATTTTCAAATGCTTTTAGTACAGAAATATTTATAAAAAAGCAAAATTGTGGTGGTCTGCAAAAGAGCAGGTTTTATGGATTTAACAAAAGCACGCCATATTCTACCGATTTTTATTGAATCCCTAAATATTGAATTAAACAAACAGCGTATAAATACCAAAAATTTTAGTAATGAACATAATATGCAACAACTGTGTGGGGGCAAGGCTATATGAGACTACGGGCGTTCAATTCAACAACCCGTTTATGTGGTCAATAACAGAACACAAGCATTACATAAACCTCGTGAAAAAATTTGAAAGCATTAACTTCTCAAACGTAAAATTCAGCCTTGAATATTACAAGTACAAAGACAGACAAAATGTATTTTGCAACATAGATGATACCATACAAACTCATTTCACCCATTACATATACGACACCAATTTGTCAGAGCCTACAAAAAGAGGGCTGGACATTATGTACGAAAACATACTGAAATATACAAATGAAAAATACTTCAGCAGACTGTCAAGAATGAATGAAAGTCCAATCTTTGTGTATTCATTCAACGGGTTCAAATTCAGTGACGAAGAATACGCAAAACGATTCAATGACATACTCAAAATAAAAGACAAACCGATACACATATTGGCATACAAATCAAAAGGCGAAAGAGACAACATATCAAACAACATAAAAGTGATTTATCTTGACGATGCCATTCTAAACGGAACAACGGGCAGCGTTGCAAAAAATTCATACAAACAAATAATTAACTATGAAGAATAGCAAGTTAAATGAATACTTTTTCGTATTCGATTCAGACAACTTTGACAAAATCGAACCAAAGGTGTACGGATTCACATTAAGCGAAACCGATGGAAAACTGTTTGTTTCAAACAAAACGGAAAACGTAATCGGCGGTTGCTACATATCCGTAGAGAGAAAAAACGATGAGGTCTGCATAAAGCAGGACGAACTTTCGTCACTATATATCTATTACTATAATAAAGACGGATATTGGGCAATAAGTAACTCATTCTATGAATTATGCAAACTGCTCACCGAAAAAGGAAAAAAACTAACGGTCAGAAACCTTTACATAGACCAATATATTCAACAATCTTTGCAAATTCACTCACGAACAAAAAGTATGGTTGAAGAAATCAAAATAATGGAATGCTTCCGCGAAATGCACCTTACAAAAAACGGAATATCCATATCAAAAAAAGACGAAAACTTCAACACCATTGACCTTTTATCAGAGGAAGGCATCACACTTATTGACGAATGGATTGACAAATGGTCAAGTATAATGAAAGCGTTATGTAACAGTGGAGTCAATGTCCGCATTGATTTATCTGGCGGTTTCGACAGCAGGGCAATATTCACCCTTTCCCACTATGCGGGTATCAATCTTATGTCAGATAACATAAACGTGTTCTCAAAAATAGGCAATTCAAAAGGTATGGTAAAACATTTGGATAACGACTATCAAATAGCAGAACAAATTTCAAAACGGCTTGGATTCAAATTAAATGCACAAAATAAAAAAAATATACCACAAACAATAGATAATAAAGGTGAAACACAATATGAAATTATGCGTAATTTGTTTATGTTTACACATAAAGAGGGATACCATTGTATTGGTGTAAAAAAATCACCAATAATAACATTTGGAGGAACAAACGGTGAATTAGTAAGACGTAAATTCGATTGGATAACAGATGTAAAAAAACATACAACTGACCCATTTAGAATATCACAAGATGTAATAGATGAACAAAATAAAGATATAGAGGAATTAAAAAACATATATAAAACAGAAAAAGAAATATTTATAAAAATTTCTTTAGAAACTGAAGCAAAATCTCATTTTGGTTCATCTATATACAACAACTTTATAGCAAACACATTAGCCATATCACCATTTAGTGACAAAAATCTGTTAAAATTAAATATTAAAGATGGTATTAATACAAACATTATATTTGCTATAATTATATATAGAACAACACCAGAAATATTTGACATACCATTTTCAAGCAACAGAAGTTTTGACGATGAAGTAAAGCAACTCGCCGTTGAATTATGCAGCAAATACCCGAAGCAAAAGCATACACGCGATTATGTATGTGAGTTTGACACAAACCTCGTCAAACAATTAGATGAAATTGGTGACGGTAAAAAAGGTGAAGATATTATGTACGAGGTATTTTCAAACAACAGAGAATTGTTTGTAAACTACATAAGCGGCGTTTGGGGCGAACAATATGCCAATGATATATACGACTATGCGGATAAATTCTATCTAAATAAAGACAATTTTTTTCCAAACAAATGGATAACACCTTTAACATCCGTAATTGAACTACTGAAACTGATTGAAAACAAATAAACGAAAGACGAAGCATTTGCTTCGCCTTTTCTTATCTTATCAATGCCATTATCTTGTCTATCTGACCGTTCAGTTTGTTTTGAACTTTCTTTCCCTTTTCGTTTCTATCCCTATAACTGCCTTTAGGTTTTGACGGTGTTGACGAATCCGTCTCATTCGGGTCTTTGACACCGCCCTTAACGTGCATAGGTATATTCTTCCTGCCTTCGGCAATCTGTTTGTAATACTGCTCCAATTCCGCTGTGTTCGGATTGTCTTTGTCAACATTGCCGAGATACGGAGTGTGGAAGTAACGACCCCTGCCCGCATTGAACATTGATTCAATGTCACCCGCGTCACGGGGCTTTCCGTGTTTGAGTTGGCAGGTGAACGCAACATTAACGGGGAAGTCGTCATATCCAAGACCCTCGCCCATTTGCATTTCGATTTGGTTGCAGACCATATTGCCCATCATAGCGATTGGGTTGAGCGGGTTTCCGATTGTAACGTGCCACATACCCGTAGGCTCGCCCGAAAGCAATGCGTTTGCAGGTTGGGTGACACCGAGTTTACCGAGTTTTCCGTTGATAAGACCGCCGATAATGTTCTGCAACCCCCCCTTGATGACATTCTTCGCCAAGTTAGCCCATTCCTCAAGGCTCTGCGGGAACTCACCGCCGTTCCAACTCTCAATCTGACCCATAACGTGGTCAACAAGACTCTTGCCGTATGCGGCGTAGTCTCCACGGGCGAAAGCGGCAAGGTCGCCAGGCTGCTTGCCGTAGCCACCGCCGTTGCCATAGTAACGTGTAGCACCGCCCCACCAAGTACCCGTGTTAGTACCCATAAGAATCATATTGCCGATAATGTCAAGCATAGCGATTTTAGGGTTCACATATTGGAGAGACTTCAACTCGTACTCGAATTTGAGATTGAAGTTCTGCTCAAAGTTCAGACCAATGTCACGGATGTTGGTTTTCATCACCGTATCAACAGGTCCCTGCGTGTACTTGGAGTATTTGTCCCACGGGTTTATCTGCGCAGCCTGCGCAGCAATGCTCATTTGTTGGGGTGAATAGTTGTGACCCGAAAGCATACTGAAGAACGTAGCACCCATACCCGCAGCAACCGCGCTGTCGCCTTGTGAATCGTTATGCCATTTAGCACCGATACCGAAACTTGACGCACCTGGCGTACCGCCCGTAATGGTCTGAATCTCCGAGGTCTGCTCTTTCCAATTCGTACCCCAAGTGAATTTGAGTATATCTTCCATCTTATTACCCGCAAACTCCGACATATATGTCGTTGCCGTTGCGATAGGAAGTATTGCTGAACGCACATCCATATCGGCGTGTACGTCTTCGGGATAGGCGAGAACAAACGGAATGTCCGTACAAGGCATACCATAACGCCTCAATGTGATAAGGTAGTTGGGCGGGATATGCTTGTAGTATTTGTTGTAAATGAAGTCTTGTATCTTGTATCTGCCTGCCTTTATGTTCTCGAAAGCGTCAATGATATTCTTGTATGTGGGTTCTGCGTTAGACCACATAACACCGCCACGGGCAAGACCCGTATCGAAATTCTTGGTGAGTACGGTTTCGTCACACACACGCATAACGCCGAGCATACCCATATAATCCATAAGCATATGCCTTGCGAATATGCTGAACGGGGCATAGAGGCGGTCAGTCCTTATGTCATAAAAATCCTTTGAAACGACCTTGCCGTTCTCGTCCTTTGTGTCCATTGTGGTATATGTGTCACCCACAACAACACCGCCGTCAGCACCCTTTGACACCATCCAAGTCCAAGTAGGCGCAGACGTACCCGAAACCTCCCACACTTCTGAATAGGGGTTGAACATATCAGCATAGGCTTTATCAATGGTACTCATTCTCTCTCAATATATTCTAAAACGACAGTTTGGAATCCTCCGTTATGAACTTGTATTCCATACCGTGCAAATCGCAATAGTTGCGGCAAGCCTTCGCCTTCTCCATATTCTTTATGTAGGTCTTGGCTTGGTATCTGTAATTCTCCAACGCTTTCTCGGTTTCGCGTTTCGGTTTCTTCGGCTCGGTCAAATCCTTCTTCGGCTTGACCTCCGCGATTATCTTCCTAATGCCGTTTTTCGTCTTGTACTCAAAATAGAAGTCGGGAAAATACTCGTGGTACTTTTCATCGGTGATACTGAAATACGAAATCCGTATGCACTCGCTGCCCCATCTGACAACGGTGGCACACTCATCGAGGAACTTACAAACCTTGTACTCCCAACTTGAACGGTAGATAATTGGCATCTTACCGCAATACTTGCTCGGAAACAGAGGATTGTAGATTCCCTGCCTAAACGGACTGTTCTTCGTGGTTCTCGGTTTTAACGATTTAATGTCCATAAATGATAAATTCCCATATATTTATAAAGGAAAAAAGACGGGTTGCCCCGTCTTTGCTCATTGTGGTTAAGTTCACGATTAAATGTCAAGACAGTTGATGATTAAATACTCAACAATCTCTTTGCACATACCATCATTATCACACCGTGAATCCGCGATTGCAGACAAACGGTCTTTCAATGATTCCACCAAAGGCTCAACATCGGTGTCATTTGTGCAGTTGCCTTTCACCTCGTCCCACCAACCGAATACCATATTTGCCATTTCGTCAACCTTTGTTTGGATTGAACGAAAATATGGATTGTAGGTTTTGATGGTATTCACAACGTCATCCCAAGCGATAGGATTTTCCTCGTTAAAGGTGTCGGGTGTGTACTTACCCTCGGCTTGCGACCAATTCTGCGCAGCCATTTCGTCAATTTTCATAATGTGTGTCATAATTAAAATCTATCCTTTTCTTTTTGATATTCGTCCATAAACGCAGAAACTGCGGCATCCTTGATTTCGTCAAGGATTTTGTTGTACTCGTCAATGCCAAGTTTGTCGTCAAGTTCGTCAGCGATATCGCTGCCTGCATTCGCGCCCTCGTCCCAACTGTCTGAAACAACTTCACGCAAGGTGTCGTCATTCACGTTGTAATCTTCGAGCATATTAACAAACTCTTTCATTTTCTTCGTGTACTTGACATCAATGTCGTAATCGTCATTCGACATATCGCTCCAATGCAGGTTCACAAGCATTTCGACAGTGCAGGAATCAAGTTCTTCATCCTCATAATCCGTCTTTTTGTTAATGTCAAAATAGAATTTGAGGTACATTTCAAAGTTGGTGTTCTTGTTTTTATCCAACGCCTTAAAATCTTCAAGAGTACCCTTGTGTTCTCTGTCGAAATAGTACCAATGCTCGCCGTCCCACTTGCAGTCAGCACTCACGGTGTCCAAGTCAAGCACATTGGTCTCTGTGCGGCTGATAAACATAGCCGCCTCCTTTATGTACTCGGTGCTTTTAAGTATCTTCGTCATATTTTTTATTATGTTCAATCATTAAATTTAGGTTGTCTTGACTTATCATTTTCCAAAGGTGTTCCGTCAAAACAATTTTGATGTAAATCAACATTAGAAACATCCCAAGAAGAAAGATTCCCGTCAAATGCAGAATCAGTAAACATAAACGACATATCAATAAGATTTGACACATTCCATTTAGAAATGTCACCATTGAAATCCGATTCATAGAACATTTCAGTCATATCTGTAACATTTGAGACATCCCAAAGCGATATGTCTCCATTAAATTCAGATTTACTGAATATTCCAATCATATCAGTTATGGCAGAAACGTCAATGTTATTCAGATTGCAGTTACAACCTTCTTCATCAATGCGCTCTTTCACCAATTCAATAAGTTCATCCCTTGTTTTCGGAAAATATTTGTAAATAAGACCCTTTCCTTTTGAAAGTTGTTCTTTTGATATTGGTTGTATTCCCATTTTTTCAAATATAAACCTTTCCGAATTAAGTATCTTCGTCATATTATATATGTTTTTTATATAAGTCCTAATTGTCGAAATATCCCTCCACGTCTTCGCCTTTCCAAACATACAGCGTCTCTTGGTAGAATATCTTGACGCTTGCATATCCGTCACTGCCTATTTTCGCACGCTTTGTCTCGTCTTCGTAAACAACATCGGAATCGGGCTGCACCGAATATGTCGAAGAGTTTTTCGACCCCTTTGTCAACTTTTCGCCAATGCGCACAAGCCAAAGCCAACTTTTTGTCCTTTTGGTAATCTCATAGAAATAAACCCTGCCGAGATAAGTGCAATACACAATATCACCAACACGATAGATTTTACGGGAGACATCAGTCTTGGCAAGCCGTTCTTTCGTAACGGGCTGTATTGTCAGTTTCTCGGAAACATACCTATTGCCTCTGCTCCAAATAAGATTGGCATTACTTTTTGAAAAAATTGAAACAAATTCTTTTATAAGAAAATTGTTTTCATTATCCCTGCATTTTAGATTAGGAATCCGATAAACATTCATTATGTCACATATACCAACACTCTTTATATCTTTCAGTCTATTTGCATTAGATTGAAAAACTTTTCTTGGAACATTCCAATTCAAATTTGAATCATAATCTTCCAAAAATGTGTATGTTTCCCAAGCAACCGAATACACAGTATTTGCAAAACCATCGCCAAAACCTATGAATACACCACTTTCGTTTTTATCGCCATCATAATATGTTTTAGTGTATTTTGCAAGCAAAGATGTATAATCAGAAAATGCGACATATAAAAATGTTCTATTGGCATCCCCTCTGAATGTCACAACGTCACCCGTTTGGAAATTATTACGCATATCATCCGAAGAAACTATGTTGCGGTTTTTAAGAGAATTTTTCGTAACGGGCTGTATTGTCAGTTTCTCGGAAACGAAGTTGACTTTCCTGCTCCAAACAACAACCGCCCTTTTCTTTTGAAATTCAAAAGTATCCTCGTCAAAAAGCAAAGTGCCGTCATCGTTTCCGCTTCTGTTACATTTGAAATCCAACATTCTGTAAACGCGGAGAATATTACCTACATATCCGCCGCTCCAATCCAATTTGGAATTATAGTCCTGCAAAAACGTATAGTTGTTCCAATCGAAAGAAGTCTTTCCGTTTTCGTCAATAAGGAAAACCACAAAGACACCCATCTTCTGTGTGTCTTTTCTATCAAAATTCATACCCGTATGCCAATCCAAATAATCATAATCCGATGGAGCAATATACATAAGTGTCTGCAATTCGGTGTATTCACCGCTGCGCTCATCAATTACCGAGCCGAATGTGACAACATCGCCCGTTTGGAAATTATCCTTCATTTCATCTGATGAATTATAATGGACTATGCCCTTTTTCACCATCCTCTCCTTTGTCACGGGCTGTATGGATAATTTTTCCAAGACATTATTGGTAAACTCTGCAAACTTAAACACTTTTGCCATAGGTCGGTTTATTTCTATATTTATACACGCTCAAACAGCGGAACAAGCAAACTCGCGTCAACATTATTGAAAAAATCAATGTCAAACGGCTGACTTGGAAGTTTCTCGTATCGGTATATGCCGTCAACAAAAAGCGCACCGCCAGTTGATTGCATACGGTCGTCTCTGAAAATATCCATAGACGTATAGCCCGAACCAATATCACCGCCACCCTTGTATTTGCAACTAACAAACACACCTTCCATAAAACTGTTTTCTGTGATATGACCTATTCTAACAATATCATTGTACTTGTACCTCATTATGTCATCGTGGGAAATGTAAACGAACAGATATTCCATTTTGCGCGAATTGCTCGTTTTCGACATAGAAAATATGTCACCCGTCCGAACCATAGATTTCCAACCTTCCTTATCCTCTATCTTTCGGAATGCCACCTCCCTATAAAGCCTATCGGAAGTAACAGGCTGTATGTTCAGTTTCTCTGATATGTATTGTTCGGATTTGAGTATTTCCATAAGTTATTAAAATATTATAATTTAAACTTGCCGTGCAACCAATTTGGTTTTATTTTCGGCAAAACAAGATTTGGATTATTCTTATAATAAAAATCGCCGTTCACATTATTTGGAGCATAATCAAAGGATTTTAACTGATTATGTTCACAATGAACATCTCCGCCGATTTCAAGTGGTAAATAATTAAAAGATTTTACGCTATTATATGCAAACACAAAATCTCCACCGACTTTCTGCGGTGCGCCTTTTAATGATTCCAAACCAGTGCTGTTGGCAAAAAAACCGCCTCCTACTTCCTGCGGTGCGCCTTCAAGTGTTTTCAATGTATTTACATAACATCGAAATGCTCCTCCTACTTTCTGCGGTGCGCCTTTGAGTGACGTGAGTTTATTACCACTGCAATCAAAGTACCCTCCGACTTCCTGCGGTGCGCCTTCAAGATTTATTAAATTATTCGTCTGACATACAAAATTCCCTTTAACACGACCAAATCTGATGACAAGGACTCCATCAGACACAACATTTTCATCAATTTCAACACTTTCGTCACAATCATAGCATTTCGTATGCTTATTCCATTTAAGACTGTGGTCTTCTATGAATTTTTTAACCTTATTGTCAACCGAAGGCTCGTTTGTCCATTCAGCAAGCCTATTTTTTGAAACGGGCTGTATGTTCAGTTTTTCGCCAATATATTGTTCGGATTTGAGTATTTTCATATTATTCGTCTGTTTTCCACTTGTATTCTATCGTAACATCGCCAAACACATAGGTCACATTTTTCAAACCATAGCCCGCGTCCTCGAACTTCTGTGAATACTCGCCGACAGAAAAGTCTCTCTGCTCCACAATAAGCGGGCGTTCCTTGTGCGATACGCGGCGGTCGTCCGTTGTAGGTATCTTATAGTCAACTCCGTCATAGGTGAAATTGGTAAACACTATGTTCTTACCGTTGTAGAGCATATCAATCAAATCGCCGATGTTCACCTTGGTTTCTATTGAACCCGCGTACCATCTCGGAAGCATACGCTTGACAAAGCCCGCGCCCTTCTCAATGTAAGAAACATCGCGCTTCAGCACCTTGTCGCCGACATAACTCAATCCAAAAAAGATTCCACGGTCATTCACATATTTATCCCCGAACAAACTGAACCCGAAAATGTCCTTGTTCTCTATGACATAATAGCATTTGTTTTTATGTTTGTACCAAGTGCCTGCCATACCCTTGCTCTTGTCATTTCGGACTTTCGCCATCATATTGTTCGCCTCCTTGAACGGTGCATTCCATTCGGTCTCAAACTCCTCGTCTGGCAAATCAACCAAATGCGACACGCATTCATTGCCAACGTGGAATATCTGACCTTTCGGGTTTCGTATAACCATAACATTCACAATGGGGTCTTTCCCGCAATGCTCGCAAACCTCGCCAGCGTGGGTTCTGTAATAGTCAACCAACTCATAATGGTCTTTCGGAAGATTGCGTTCTGTATAACGGGAAACATAGGGTTTGGAATCATCCAAGTTCTTCATATCCGATGTATCGGGATGGATTTCATTGTCACGCTCGTATTGCAACGTTAGTTTGGCATTCAACGAAAATGCGTACCTTATGTTCAAAGCAGAGTCAACAGACCAAGCCGATTCAATTTTCCTTATTTCTTTGCCTTTGTAATACACGGTCATAACAGCACCCTTGTTGCGAATGCTATTCCGCATAGTTTCCTCCATCTCCTTGTTTTCACGGGCAACACGCTCTTTCTCGTCACGCTCAACTTTCTTCGCATAAACGTCTTTTACAATGGCTGCGAGTTCGTCATTCTTTTCGGCATACAATCTGTCAAACCCCCAAGACTTAACATAGTCATTCATAATGGAAACAACTTTGTCCGAACTCTTGGTATCACTATGCGATTTGAAATTGTTGTCGGCAAGATAATAGTGGTTGAACTCGCCGTCAATCTTCGTAGCCTTTCCATTTGCGACAGCATACATAACAAGAACGCTGTATTTCGGGTCGGTGACTGTGTTAGTGTCGGGATTCTTCCTCAATTCATTACCGCCTTTTTTCTCATCGCACATAGGATAGAACACGAAACTGTGCTTGTCGTCAAGAGAAAACACGAATTTGTCGCCTTTCTCGGTTTCGACAAACTCCGTCTTTATGCCGTAGAAGTCAAGCATATCGAACATTTTGCCGTAAGCCTTTTCATATTCCCAAGAAAAATAAAAATAAGAGTTGCCGCTTTTCGTGTTTTCTGCGATAATATCCTTGTACCCCGTAATCTTGTCGGCACAATATCCAAAGAATTTTTCCAACGAATACCAACGGAAAGTGTGCAGTTTGCAGTACACATTCTCATTCAACAACTCGTCAGAATTAAGTACATATTTTTTCATACTGTTATCTGTCTTTGTTCTGCTGCGGTTCGTTATAGCCCGCCGTCTTTATCGTATAATCCAAGTCTTTGCCTCTGTTGGATTCCATATATGTCTTCGGGAACTCCCGCTCGGTTATCACATTTTTGTCAACCTCGCCGCCCTTTATTCTATCAGCGAGTTCGGGTATGTCACGCTCGTCATAATGGTCGTCTCCAAGGTGGAATTTGGTGATAAGACCGCCTGGATATACACCAACATTACCGTATTCATCTGAACGGAACATCATAACAGAGCCGTCCTTACCATTAATCATATCGTTTATCTCGTCAAGCAGTATGCCGTTCTCGAACACGGGATAGAAACTCTTTACCTCTATGCTGAACGACACCTTGTACTCCTTCTGTTGGTCAATGCCGAACTCAATGGGTCTGTCCTGCGAATAGTCATTCGGCAAAGTGTACGCCGACTGAACCTGCATCATACCCAAGTCAACGAAAAACGTGTTCACAGCATAGAGTTTGCTCAATATGCTTTCTGTCACTTTCAGCATTTCGATTTGTGACGAACATACCATATTGCAGGTGAACGACATATTGATTGGCAGGAAGCAGCACCTCATATAGAAAGTCTTGAGAATGCCGTCAACCTCGTGTACGAATTTAGCCTGCGTGAACTTGTTGACTTGGCTTCCCGAATCAATGGCTACGTTTTCAAGGTTGATTACACCCCTCGGAACTTTCTCGTAGTCACCAATAGCCTTGCCGTTGTTTATGGCATCATATTGGAACTCGTCTTTCAAGAAACGCTCGCCACCAGTGACGGAAAAGAAAAACGGGATGTCAATCTTTTCCATAACCTCGTTTGTCGGGTGCTGATAGACATATATCCTTTTGTTGAGTTCAGCCAACAAAGCGACAATAATGTAGCGTATCACACTATTGTCGTAATTCATTGTCTGATTGTAAACATTCATTGCCATATTTGCGAATTACATATTGTTTTTGTGTTGAACATCGGCTAAATAGTCATTGAGAAGTTTCAAATGCTCTTCCTCGTCAGCCAAGATATGAACAGCCATATCGTATGTCGTTGTGTCTTTGCCGCGTGTGAAGTCAAGGAGTTGCTGATACCCGTTGATAGCGCATTTCTCGTGTGCGATGTTCATCACAACGAGGGAAAGCGTGTCGTATGGCTTCGCGGGAATCGCATAGTCACACTCGCTCAATTCCGTAAGATTGCGGATGTCTTTCAGTTTCTCAACATCGCCGCCGAGTTCGGATATGCGGTTCAATATCTTCGCCGCGTGGTCGTTGAGTTCATCATCAGCCATTTCAGCGAATGTCTTTTCAATGTTCGGTCTCTCATTGCCTACAAGGAACGGGGCTATGATATTGTAGTGATACCATTGCAGCACTTCCTCCGCATAGCGTTTTTCGAGCATAGAGATGAGAACAGCCGTGTCTATTCTGTCCCCAACGGCTTCGTTCACTTTATTCTTGAAATAGTCTTTGCTTGTGTATTGACTCAAATTTTTCATATTTTATTGTGTTTTTTATTATATTATATCTGAACACGCAATTTATTTTTGCAGCGTAATCAATATATTTATACAAATATGGAAAGACTATACACATTACCCGAAGATTCAAACCGTCTGATAGCGGGCGGGTTGTCACCCGAAACGTCTGACGGATGGGTGAATGAACGGAACGATTTTGAATCTCGCAAAAGCCAAACATCCATTGCGAGAAGTTGGAGCGTTGCCAAACTGCTTGACCTTATGCCGCCGTTTATCAGAGTAGGAAAAGACGACTACGGGTTCACCCATTGGAAGTGCGCCGTGAACACAGAGGACGGGTTGGAAATCCAAGAAGGCATATCGTACCACAGCGAAACCGCCGAACTGCGTGGCGACTTCGTTGGGTTCTCAACAACAACTGAAAAATGCACATTCCTCGAATGCTGCGTCAAGATGATGTGTTGGATTAACAGCCAACACAAAATCAGAATCGAAGCGGCGTTGAACATATAGACTCTCTTGACTGCCGCCCCGAAGACAAGAAAGCCCTGCCGATTGGCAGGGTTTTCTTTTTAGTTCACAGCGAGATTACTGCTAAATCGCTTCGGCACGTTTCTTCTCTATGATAGCCATAAGTTCCTCTTTTGTGCTGAAATATTCATCTTCATAGTGGAACTCAATCGGGTTGTAGTCCATTTCGATTCTTTCGGACTCTTCCTCGGTTATGTCACCGTTATCAACAAGGCTTTTGATGTAAGTGTCGAAAATAGACCAATAGTATTGACGCGCTATTTTCCTCATATCGTCAATTCCGATTTCGCTCATTGCGAATTTAAGGTCATCCTCGCCATAGTCCAAGTCTGGGCAAAGTTTATCGAATTTGTCCAACTCACCCATTCCCGTACACAATTGGAAGAATTCAATGTATGAATCATCCCCGAATCCTTCATTGATTCTACGGGTAGGCTGTGCCATTTCGTCAACTCTTTTAATATGTGTCATAATTCAATTATATGTTCTAAATATTTATGCTAACTGTAAAACGGGCTTTCCTTGCCTTGGTTTTTCTTGCACTCCTCGTCAAGTTCGATATAGCACTTCGACAATTGGTCGAAATTCGGGTCAACACACCATTTCAATCTCTTCTCAAATTTCTTCATAATGTTGTAGTTGTAAATAACAAGCATCAACTTGGTTTTTATAGGGATGAGTTTTGAAAGAGGTTTTGCGTTAAACTCGCCGTCCGTCAAGAAAAGCCAAACGGAAAATCTGTCCGTCTGAACATTCTTCAGTATGTAGTCAACACAGTCGGTAACACGTGTACCGCCGCCTGCCTCATTGTTTTCAACCATATCCAATACTTTTGAAATGGCTGCGCCTCTGTCCTTTTTGACATCCTCAACTTTCAAATAAACAGCGGCATTGGTATCAATGGTGGTTGCAAACGGTATAAGGGTTATGCCCGAATATTCGAGTTTGTCGCAGCAACTGACAATGGTGTCGGCAAAAAGTTCAACGGTGTCTCGGTTGACGGAAGTTGATGTGTCAACAAACACATTGATATTCTGCGGTGCTGCGTCATTCTTCGGGTGATACGGCTGCATAATCTCGTGAGCAAGCGTTCTTTTGTTACCCCAACGAATCTTGTTTCTGTCGGCAATCTTGTGCTTTCTGTTGGCGAACATTGTGTTGGCTTCAAGGAATTTCTGTATGATTTCCTGCCACAAGTCATTGATGGTCGCCTCGCTCATCTTGATTTTGGTGAACAGTTTGCCGAGTTCGCTTTTCGGTTTATTGCGGACAATATCGTCACGGAGTTTCTTGATTGAATCCTCGTCCATAATAGGTCTGCCGCCCAACTCGCCCATCAAGTCTTTAACGTCTTCATCACTGAATCCGCTTCGTCTCAATGATTCGCCAAGCCTTGCATTGACATCGGACTGCTTTATCATTTCACCGACAACCTTTTGCTGTGTCGGCTCTTGACTATGATGTATTCTTGCGGTACTTTCATTCGGATTGTTCTTTCTGTTACGGTTTCTGATTTTCCGCATATCGCCGTTTGAATAACCGTTTGGTTTCCTATGCTCACCGCGTTCACCGCCTTCACCATTGCCAGGCTCACGGTCGGAATCGTCATTTGACTCATCGCCGTTTTCACCGCTTTGCTGTTCACTTTGCTCGCCCGACTGCTGACTGCCTTGCTGATTGTTCTGACCACTTTGACTTTTCTGACCACTATTACCTGCTTCAGAAGCATCGTCAGCAAAGTCAACTGCCTTGTCTGCGGAATCCTGCGCCTTCTCATCTTCACCCTGCGCTTTCTTCGCATTGTCTTTTGCACCTTGGGTGTCACCTTTGTCGGCAGCGTCCTTTGCGGCATCAGCAGCGTCCTGCGCTTCATTGGCAGCGTCTTGTGCGTCATTGGCAGCGTCTTGCGCTTTATCAGCCGCTTTCTGTGCCTTGTCAGCCTTGGACTTCGCATTTTTATATTCCTGCGAATCCTCACCGAATTTGCGTTTAACCTTTTCAGCGTTTTCATTCGCTTGGTCTGCTATGTCCTGCGCATCATTGGCTGCTTCCTGCGCATCGTTTGCAGCGTCTTGCGCTCTGTCGGCAGCGTCCTGCGCTTCCTTCGCAGCCTCGTCAGCGTTCATATTGGAGACATCTTTCTTCTGATTGCCGCCGTTACCGCCTTCTCCGCCGTTGCTTTCTTTTGCTTCGTCAGCAGCATCTTTTGCGAACCAAGAGTTCATTTTGGAATCAGCCTCGGCGTTCTTTGCGTCATCAGCGTTTTCCTTTGCACTCTGCGCCGCACTCTGTGCGCCTTTGGTATCGCCGTTCTTTGCAGCCTCGCTTGCCTTTTTAGCATCGTCACGAGCCTTGTCAGCGGAATCCTGCGCTTGGTCTGCCGCGTCTTGAGCGTCATTTGCCGCTTCCTGCGCTTCGTCAGCAAGACTTTTTGCATTCTTGTATTCCTGCGAATCCTCGCCGAACTGTGACTTCGCGGATTCAGCCTCGTTCTTTGCTGAATCGGCAGCGTTCTGTGCGCCGATAGCGGACTTACGTGCATTGTCGGCTGACTTCTGTGCCTTGTCTGCCGACTGTTGTGCGCTTTCGGAAGCCTCCTGCGCGTTCATATCGGAAATATCCTTTTTACTACTACTCGGACTACCTTGGTCTTGTTGTTGGTTGTCACTTTTCTCGTCAGAAGGTAGCAGGCTGTCATCACCATCAGACGAATCACCGCCCCCATTATTCTTTTGCGGAACAATGGCTCTTTCCTTGTACGTTTCGGGTTTCTTTTCCTTTGGCTGCTCACCACCCCCCATTGGAGGGGGTGTACCGCCTTTCAGTTCCCCGATACTGTCGGAAATGCCTTGCACCAAACCATCTTCATATTTTTTGTATTCAGCGGATTCGTTTATGTATTCCATATTGATTTCTTTGATTGTTTTTAATTACGTTGCAAAAATACAATTTTTTTATACACGCCGCACTTTTTTATCAAAAAAGTTATCAACAGCAAACCAATGATTGTTCATTAAGCACCAAAGCGGTTTTTAAGTTCATCGGCAACTTTCTTAATGTCACCATTGTATTTTTTCATAAGCGTTTCGATTTCCTCCATTGTCTTTGTAGCATTACGCTTGTTGGACTTGTAAAGTTTTCTGATAAGTTCGCGTCCGTCACGATGTCCGTCCTTCCATTCAACTGAAGTCGGAATTTTGTCGTTCTTTTCCTTCTGCTTATCACCCTGCTGTTGCTGCTGTTGTCGCTGCTGTTTCTTTGCCTGCTTCGCGGCATACTGCTGTTTCTTTCGGTCAATGTAGAACTTATAATGCCGCATAATGGTCTCCATAGGAATACCTATGAATTTTTCTTCATACCAACAGTCAAGATTAGGCCAGAAATCGGGCGGACAGAGATTGTCACTGACCATCATACCGTTAATCTCCAAGTCACCTGCAATGTTCAAATCACCCCAAGTGGCAGGCGGAGTGTTCACTTCGTTGTATGCGTGCATTCTCGCTATGTGGGCGAGCATAGAGTGCATAGCCTCGTGATACAGACATCTGAACACGTTGATTGCGCTCATTTTAAGTCCATCGTACAAAAAGCCGACATTTATCATATAAATCATTCGACTGTCAACACACATAGTGGGAGTGACATAATCGTCAAGAAGATAGATTATGGTAGCACCGCGAATGTATTTGTATTCGTATGGATGTGTATTCTTAAAGTATGCCAACGCCGTATTAACAAGGTCAACAAAACTGCTGCCTTCAACATAAGTGCCGTCATCCATTTGGATTCTTCCAAGCGCAATAAGTTGTTCGGCATTACCGCCCTCTATATTGTTGTAACTTTCGAGGATTATCGAATACTTCGATGAATCATATACATAGTTTTTCATTTCGGGAAAATATTTCAAAACTCCCGACCGAAAGTCGGGAGTTCGTTAAACATATTAAATCATTGAGTTTGGAATGGATTTGTAGATTCCCTCCATATCAATCTCTGGGTGGTTCTTTTGAAAGTTCTTCCAAATTTCAAGATACTTCTTACTGTTCGGGTCGTCCTCTTTGTAGTTGATACCCGTGAGGTCACAATATTTGTAAACCCTTGCGATGAAATCACTTGTTGTGTTTCCGCCTTTCTTGTCGAAATTGATTTCCAAGAATCTGACAAGTTTCTCCAATTCTTCGGCAGGAATTGGTTTCTTGACACTATATCTCTTCATAATGTCGCGTTTCAAGTGGTTGGTCATAACGGAAGATTTCATTTTGTCGTCAACTTTCATAGTCGGGTCAGCCATAATGTCCTCGTATGTGTACTTGAACGAACCGCCGCTGAAGTTATCCATATAATCCTCAACATATTCCTCTGCCGTCTTGTCGGGGAGGAACTTCTTTACGATACGCAGAAATTCCTTTTCACCAAGTTCGGTATAGGACTTGAATCCACGAAGCCTGCAAACGCGGTTAAGTTCCTCAATACAGAACGACCAAGAACGCGGGCTGATTTGTCTTGTCTTGTTTTGTGTGGTTGATTCAGTAGGGTCAATATTGTGCCATCTTGAATTTTTATTATCAGCACCTCTTGCTTGGATATGTTCGATTGTGAAGTCGTCAAATCCGCCTTTTTCTTTCGCCCATTTAGCCCATTCGTTAAAATCTGGAACGAAATTTACTGAAACGAAACGCTGTTTCAAAGCATCGCTCAACAACTGCCAATTCTGATTCACTTGAATATCGTCAGTAGGTCTGTTTGAACAAGCCATACAATACCACTTGCTACCAAGTCTGTAACCCGAAGTGGTTTTGCGGTTCATCATAATCTGCGCGATACCGAACAATGTATCGGGGTCTGCACGCAGGAACTCGTCAAACATCAAAATACCGCCGCCACCGTGAAACTCGCTGTCCATTTCGATTCCGTCTTTGTCATAAACGACATCAACAGCACCGTTTGCTGTGGCATTACGAGCCTTGTCAATTTCACGGTCGCCAGTTGGTTGCCACATAGGAAGCCAACTCTTCGGAGCGTCAGTCGCGTGCGCCGAAATGTATTTTTCAAAATCAGCGTTAGTCATATTACGACCTTTCACCATTTCCTTTATGACGGGGTTGTTTTTCACGTTTTCGATGTCGGCATCCGTTATTTTGACTGGCATAGGCATAAACAAGTCGCCCGCTTGGAGTGTTGAACAGTCAATTACTATGATTGACATCATATCCTTGCTCGTTCCGCCGCTTTCCGCTATGCGTTTGTTTGCCGCTTCAATCAAAGTGGTTGGAATTGTTGTCTTACCGATACCTGGCGCACCCCACACCAACATAGGCTTACCCGATGGACGACCATCCATAATGATTTCGTTGATGTTGTCGTTCAAGTCAGCCTCCAACTCACTTGTGGAAACATCAACAGCGTCAATGTTCATATAGGTTTGATTGCCCTCCTTGTCGAAACTCCTCAAACCGACACGGCGTTCATTCACTTCTTTAAGGGATTCGCTGACACCCGCAGCCTTGGAAACATAGTCCAAGAATTTGAGATAATTGTCGTATTCCCTACTTCCCTTTTCGATTTTTTCGTAATAACCGCTCTTTTCGGGATAGTTGACTGGCTTGCCGATTTCGGCATACACACCCTTAATGTTGTTTTTGTGGATGAATTCAACAATGTTCTGCGGCAAGTTAGCACCGAACATATCAAATGTCTTGCCGACAACGAATGTGAATCCGTCTTTGAGTTTTATACCAACGCTCTTGAAAGCCTCTTTGATTTTGCCAAACGCTTTCTTGGCGAAGTCACCTATAACACCCTCGTTCACCCCGTAGTTTTCCTTGATAAACTCGGCTGTGTCCATAATGTATCTTTTGCTTTCGTCAGTATCCATAATTCCCTTATTTTTGTATGATTTCAAATTTTTCACTTTGCGTTTAACGTCCTCGGCGTTTCCGACCATCGCACTCATTTGCTTTCTTGAAATTTCGGCATCGTCAACACTCATCTGACCGATAACGGGCATATAACCGAGCATCGGGTTGATTGAAGCACCCCAACCGTCAATCACATCCTGCTTGTCAAAATCAGAACCGATAAACATATTCTTGATATTCTCCGCGCTTGCAAGTTCCCAACCACGGATTGAATCGTTGTTGAAAGTTGATTTGTAGAACATTCCCTCGAAACTTGTTGCGTTCGACACATCCCAACCGCTCAAATCAACATTCGGCAAATCCTTGAATGCGAACACAGCGCAGAAATTCTTAACGTCTTTCACATTGAAAATAGAGTAGGGGAGTTCGACATCCTGCGTTGTCATACCCTCCAAGTCACCTTTAAGCAACATATCGTAAACAAGGTCGGAAGCGTAGTTAATGTCACGCTTGTCGCCTTGGATATACGCATTGTCGCCACGGTTTCTCATTGCAATCTCCCAATGTGAAAGCCAATCAGCCTGCTCGTCAGAAAGGGTTTTACCCGCAGCCGCGTTCTCGGCACGGTTCTTCCGTCTCTCATATTCGTCCATAGACTTAACGCCGTCCATATCATCGGGAATGCTGTCCTCAAGTGAATCGCCGCCCACAACGGTGTCTTTCACGTCATCGAAGAAACCCTCGTTGACCACCATTTTCGTATTCCTGCTTGCAAGCAGTTCGTTCACAGATTCGGAAATCTGCTGTGCGTTTTCAGCAAAGAACTGTTCGTAAAGTTTACGCTTTTCGGAAATAGGCAGGCTCTTGTCAACCTTGTTCCAAAAGTTTTCCCTCGCGTACTTTGAAACAATACCTATATTATAATCAAATGCGTTCATATATTTTGCTTATGTTTTTTCTTATTCTTCGGGTATATTGATTTGTGAAATCAAGTCGTCTCTCCAATCAAGACCGTTCAAGAAACTCTCTTTCAGAGAACCGTTCACGAAAGCACGCCAAGTCAGATACTGACCGCGACCATTTGCAAACTCTTCTTCAACAGCCTCAATAACCTCATCAACGTGTTCGGGTGGAACAGCCCAACTGTTGTCATTGTTAGCCTTGACCTCATTCAGTTTAGCCTTGACCTTTGTCCAAATCACAAGAACGGGAGGTGCGATTCTGTAAAACTTGCATCTTCCTCTGATTGCGCCCCAACTGTCACCCAACTGACTTGAAAGTTTCTTTTCGGAAAGGTTGGTGATAATAATGAACCTACTCATAATGCTCATTTCATCGGGAATCATACGCTCAACGGTCTTGACTTTATCTTCCTCATCGTCAGATACAGTAGCACCTTTCTTGCCCTTGCTTACCTTTTTCAGCATTTCTTGTGACGGACATTCCTTCAGATACCTTTTCTTGTAGTTCACAATGCCGCCTTCCTTGCAACTTTCCATACTGTAAAAGTTACCTCTGATGACATCGCCCATATCCGAAACGGTAGGACACTTCACTATCGGGAAGTCGCCTTTCGGTTCGAGAGCCTTTTTCCAAAATCCGATTTGGAAATCGCTGTCAAACAACTTCGGGGTGTCGTCAAACACAAGCACCTTGCCGTTGTTGTTGTATATGAAGTTGTAAAGTTCCTTTGCGTTACAAGTCGTGTTGTCACGCTCGGCATAGTCCTTACCCTTCACGAGTTTCATTTCTTTCTTGATTTCATTCCAAGTCTCTGACTTACCGATACCGCCGACACCCGAAATAAAAATGGCGGGCGCACCCGTGTCAAGGGTTTCAAGTTTTTTAACCCTTGTTCTCTTACAGAACTCAACAAGGAACTGTGTTCTCACTTTCAAATCGTCCATCTGCTTGAAATACAAGTCAACAAGTCTCTTGAACTCGCTGAAATTGTTTCCGTACATAAGATTCACGAGGCTTATGTCAATGCCACGGTACTCCGTACCGTATTCACTTGTCACACCGCTTTCAACACTGACAGTCTCGTTTGTGAGAACATTGGCGTTGATGCCGAAAATAGGCATTGTGCATATTGCATAGACAACAGCACAATATGTATCGGGGTTGCTGCTTCTTTTGATGGGAACGCCGCAGGAAAGAATCTCACGGTATTTTCTTCCGTCAGCGTCTCCAACGCAAAGTGATTCGGCAACGTCAAGCGGTCTGAAGTCAATGGTCTTGAAATATTCAGCCAACTTACCAATACCTTCGAGTGTGATTTTGTCACCGAGGTCGCCAGGTCTTGAAAACTTCCTGCCGCTTCCAAGTTCGCCGTTAAGCCAATCTATGATTTTCAAAGTTTTTGGATTCTTCGCGGTGTTATTCCAAACTTTCAAAATATCGTCTCTGCTAAAAGCAGCCTCGTTAATCATAGGTTCGGAATACTCAACATCCATACCCTCGTACAAGCCGTTCTTGTAACCTTCGGGATGGTTGATGATGTCGAACAAAAGGTCAAGCATACGAACCAATCCCATATTGGTAGCCTTGACTGTGTAATTGGCGTTTTGTGAATCCTGCTTCAAATCATAGTTGGTGTAATAACGAAGCACGGCAATGTTTTCGTTTCCAACGGGCGTAACTGTGACAGCCTTTCCGTCACCGTGTCCGCTCATAATAAGAACTGTTGACACGCCGTCAATGAGTTTGAAGAAAGTGTTGTAATACGCTTTCCAACCGCAATTCTTGTTCAAAAGGCTTATAACAAGTTCAGCCATCTTCTTCATTTTCGGATTGTCCGAAACAACAAGATTCGGATTGGCTGCAATCGGATTTGCATTGAGTTCGTCAGCAATCTTAACGGTGTCTATTTCAGAACCGTTTGCCTCAAGAATCAGATTCTCGCTCTCAACAACAGCGTGTTTGCCTAAACGGTTTATTGATTCAGATAATTTTTTCATATTATATTGTATTTTCAGCAAATATATTTATATAGCGGTATGCTTTGTCCTTCGTGTGAAATCCATAATATCAACAGTCATAATCGGATTATCATCATAACTGTTCGAAATTATGCCCCAAGCACCCTTTTTATTGTTCCAACGAAGTCTTGCATAATAAATCTCCCTTCCGTGCAAATCCTCTGTCGGATATGTGAAATGACCGTCAGAACTTATTTTGGTGACATTCGCATATTTTTTATATTTGTCTGGAACATAGTCCTCCCTCACATAAATCCCAAGAACGCTCTCCTGCTCATATTTTTTCACACGTTTGGCAAGGTCTTCATATTCATATATGGTTGTTTTTAGCGTCTTGTTTGCATAAGTAAACCCGTTGTTAAATATATTGGTGATGATTGGCATAAGACAGCAAAAGCCGTCCATCGGTTTGACACCTATGACATAGCCGTTCAGTTCAAGAATACGCATAGCGTCATTCTGCTCGTCCCAAGTGATTGGAAGTTTCCAAACCTCGTTCTCAATGTCATTGTCGTAATCTATATAAAGTCCGCCGACAGACGACTTGAACACACTGACACCGCCGTCTGAATTTGAGCGGTCAAACTTGTTTTCGTCCCAATACCACATAATAGACGATACAAGGGCTGACGCGATAGCCTTCAGTTTCTCGGCTCTGCTTTTCGGCATTTCGGGAAACCCTTTCAAATCCGCCTCGGTTATTTTCAGATTTGACAACGCCGCACCCTCGCTTGCAAGCCTCGCCTTTGTAACGGGTGATATTTTCAGTTTACTTACGCTTTCCATACTGCCAACTTTATTTCAACCTCCTGCGCACGGAATGTGCAGTTAAAGGTTTTCATATCAATCATATTGCTCGAATAGTTGAAGTCAAGACCGTCAATGCTTGTAAACAGCACGTTCTTGAACTCTATCGTAAACACCTCATAGCCGCTGCCGTCAAATATCCTAATGAAAGGAACTCCGTTTATGAATTTGTCCTCCGCCGAAGAATAATAGTAGTTGAACAAATCGCACATAAGGAAATAATTTATATATCCGTCATATAACTGCTGTGTCACCGTAAACTCCTTTGACACGAGTTTTTCGGGTGACATAGCGGAACGGTATATCCTCGAATACGGGGTTTTTCTGTCGTATTGCTCAACGACATCGAATTGGATATTCTGCATATTGAATCCCTGCACGCCGTAGTTCACATAGTCAATGCAACGGTCGAACATCGTGCCTGGGATTCTTTGCAGATAAGGCATATACTTGTCGTTTATCTCATCGGGAACGAGTGTCTTTGAAAAAAAGAACTCGAACATATTGTTTCTTGCAGGTTGTAGCATATAAAAACAGTTTTCAATATTTATAAATCCGCCGACTATAAACAGAAAAAACGCCTCCGAATAATCAGAGGCGTTTTCTAATTTAGAATGGAAAGTATTTGAAAGTTACAGATTTTCTTTATTTTCTTGCGGTTCTCCGCCTTTTTCTTCCTTCTCGTTGAAATAGTTTGGCAACAACACACGGATTGCTGCATAAATCAACGCGGAATCTTTGATTGTGTACGCACCTGCCTTCTGCCCAAATTCAGCAGCCTGCACAAGTACATTGATTGCTTCTTTTTCGTTCATATCTTATGTATTATTGAATTGTTATCGCTTTTTTTGAATCTTTTTTAGCACGTTTCGGCATATAGATTGTCATAACGCCGTTGCGCAGTTGAGCCTTGATTTCAGAATCGTCAATGTCGTAGCCAAACGGGATTTTAATGTCCTCGTCAGACTTCATATTTACGAATGTGCGCTTGATGTCAGTCTTGGCAAAGATTCGGACATAATTCACGCCGTTCTTTTCGGTCGATATCTCCATACCGAGACAATCCTTTTCAATTTCGGGCATAAGGATTTGGACAACCCTCATATCGTCCGATTCGGTCATCTTGACGCTCATATTGTCGTAACAGCAGGAACACCCGCATTCGTTTTTTGAAGAGAACATTTTTGTAAACGCATCGTTCAGTTCTTCAAAGTTTGTGCCGAAGTTGGCAAACAGTTCTTCTAAATTTTTAATACCGCTCATAGTCTTGTGTTTAATAGTATATAATAAATTTTTGGATTTTTTGTTTGTGTTGGAATTTTTTTTTTTTCAACGGGGAACTGCCAGCAATTTATGTGCCAAAGCACAAAAACTGACATTTTGTCAGTTCTTCATAATGCTCTTACGCAAAGTTTTCAAGTCGTCCATATACATATCTTTCGGCACACGTTTGTTCATATCCGAAAGTTCAGCCTTTTTTAACTTGCATTCTTCAAGCAGTTCGGCATACCTCTCCTTTGTAAGAGAGTATATCGGCATATTGATTAGGTAGTCGTATGAATTGGAAACCTTATCGAACTTGTTTGCTTCAAGCCAAGCGCACACATCCTTTTTCGGAACGTTGTTGACTTTGAGTTTCTTGTCTATGATTGACTTGACGAAACGAGCCTTGTTGGTAAGAATCATAAGTTCCTTTTCGAGTTTGGCAACAAGGTATGCCTTGCGCTTCGCATACCAAGTAAGTCGGTAATCACAGAAATAAGGAACAATGTCCTCCGCCTTGCTGAATTGTCTCAACTTGCCGTTCTCGTCAATCGTAACGATATTCTCCGTGTCGGAAGTGTTGACACACAACACCTTTTCGAGTTTGCCGCTGTCAATGAGTTCCTTCAGCCCTGCACGTGTGAATTTGAGAACATAGTCAACCACAGACGAACTGTTGTTGTCATAGTCAACAATCACTTTTTTGTCAACAAGACTGTCAAGGTATTCCTCGTATTTCTCAAATGTGATTTGCGGCGGCAGGTCTTTCACTCTGACCGTGGTCGTGTTCACAACTGTATAGACACCCGATATGTTCCACTTGTTAGGGTTGTCCTTATCCCTCGTGAATGTACCGCCGAACTCCGACAGCCAAGGTTTCAACTCCTTCTGCTTCTTTCCGTTGAGGTGCGCTATGCAAGCGTCAACAACATCAAGGGGGTTTCGGTTGAAAATGTTGGTCGAATACCCGACAGCGATTCCTGGGCTTCCATTCAACAGCAGTGTCGGAACTATCGGCAGAAAGAAATTTGGTTCTATCTCATAGCCTTCCTCAATCTTGTTTTCAAGCAACTCGAAATCCTTATAGAGCATTCGGAAGTTCTTTGACAACTTCGTGCTTATGTAACGCGGCGCACCCGCAGACGGAACACGCAGACTTCCATACTGACCCGAACCTTCGAGCAGCGGCAGGCTGTTCTTGAATGTCTGACCCATATACGTTATGGCATCGCACATACTCTTGTCACCGTGCGCATACAACGCCATAGAGGAAACCTGCCCGCTCAACTGAAAGACCTTCATAGGCTTTTCGCTGCCGCTTTTCCAAATCTTGTTGGCGACATACACGATTTTCCTCTGAACGGGTTTGAACCCATCTATACAACTCGGAATCGCTCTGTCCTCAACAACGGACTTTGCGAACAGAAGTTGGTCAACGTCAAGAAAATTGTCTATTGTACGAAATCTCATTATTACATTGAAAGTTTTTTAGAGAAGATGAAGTCTCGGATTTCCATAATCTCGGCGTATTCATTAACTGAAAAGCCTTCATATATGGTATTAAGAAAATCCGTAAATGTCATAAACGACTGCATATCTTCATACTTCGGATATGTTTTGGTGTCGAATATATAGTCATTAGCCAAAAAGCAAATGGCTGTGCGCATACCGTACAAGTCGGGTTCGTAAAAACCGCAATGCGGTATGCTGTGCGAGGTTAGGAATCTGTCAACCTCATCCAAGTCGGCTGATGTTCCAGCGTCAAGAACAATCATAGTCTTATGGCGGTTAGCCCACTCGTGATAGATTCTCCTTGTTTTCTCGTCAGCGAGAATCGGGTCTTTAATCATTTCAGAAAAATCAACAACCGCGTGAAGCGACTGTATGCCTTTCTGCATAGGGTTCAGTTGGCGAAGCACCATAGAGTACATCCTTACCTCTTGACCCTTGTATTCTTTCTTTTCTTCTTCAGACATTCTGTTAGGGTTTTTGATGAAATCTATAAAATCTTTTATACAGTCAATCTATTCGGCAAACGCAGGTCTGCTCATTTCAGATTCTCCTTGTATGAGTTGCGGAACACCGTGTCAAACACACCGCCATAGTAACCGCTTTCCTCCATTATATCCAACGCCTCATCGAAAGTCCATTCGCCTACTTTGAAATATTCTTCATTGGTAGTATCAAAAAGGAACTCACGAGTAACGTCAAAATAATAGTCACCTACCTTATTGAATGCGTGTTCTATCGGTATAACGCTGTAACACATATAACCTTCGACATATTCAACATCAACGCTCCCGACATTCTCGCCAAGGAAAGTGACATTATCCATATTGTTCAGAATCTGCGCAGCGTGAAGTGCGTTGGCATAGCATTTCTTTCTCTTGAATTTACCTATCGCTTTAAGACGCTCCACGGTCTGCGGGTCGAACAAATCCCTTACGGAACTGATTTCGACCCGTTTCAAGCATTCGAGTTTATGGTTAAAGTAATCACGCTGATAGCCAGATGAAAGTTTGGCGAACTGCTTTAACATATTGACGACCGAATAGTCTTCGTTTTCCGTGATAAACTCAATATACTTTTTGACCATAGAACATTTTTGTTGACTTATTTATACCTGCTTCGAAGCATCGGTAAACAAGTCAAACTTTATAGTTGGATAAGATTCGTAGTCGGTGATTCTGATGTCATTCGGTTCGAGTTTGGCAAGTCTGTCATATCCGCCGATTGGTTCGGGCAAACCCAACGCCTCGGTGACTGTGATATGAGCCGCATCGAACAGATATGGGTTTCTGTCAAGCATACGCTTCACGCCCTCAATGTGGCTTGTGTAGATATGCGCGTTGCCGAGTGAACCCGCGAGCATCTTCGGAAGCATATTGACGGTCTTGGCAATGATAGTCAGCATAATCGCGTAACTCAAAATGTTGAACGGAACACCCAACGCCATATCGCAGGAACGCTGAATCCAACGCATACTCAAATAGTATTTCGGAACATCGTGTTCGTCAAACACGTCAACGATTGACCTGCCGCCAATTTCACCTCCGACATTCTTGTTGAAATAGTCAATTCTGTCGTTAATCGGAATAGGCTCTGTGTAGAACTCCATAGCGTAATGGCAGGGCGGCAACGCCATTTCGGGAATGCGTTTCGGATTCCACGCGGTGACAATAAGCCGTCTGTTGAACGGGTCGGTTTTCAGTTTGTTGACAACCTCTTTGAGTTGGTCTATGCCGCTGTGGTCGAAGTCAGTCCATTGCGAACCGTAGATTGGACCGACATCCCCGAAGGTGTATGCGCCATCTTCCCAATTCATAGAACCACCTACGTCAACATATTTCATAAATCCATCGAATCCGAGCGGTTCTGTCACGCCGTGCTTTTCGGCAAGTTTCAGATAATGGGCGTATGCGTCCTTATCCCAAATGTGGACATTTCTGTCGTTGAGGTAATTGATGTTCTTGCAGCCTTGGAAGAACCAAAGCAATTCAACAATGACGGCTTTCATAGCCATTTTCTTCGTTGTCAGAACGGGCAAGCCCTTGCGCAAGTCGAAATGCAGATGCGCGTCAAACAGACTTCTCGCCGTGCCGACCCTTGTCGGGGTGTCAACACCATTTTCAATAATATCGCGGAGCAAGTCCAAATACTGAACGTCACAATGTGACTCGTGGCGTTTGCGAAACACGTTATAGAACGAGCAGCCGTCTCCGTTACCTGCCCATCTCACCACATATCTCGCCGTGCGGAGTTTGTCGAACATAGGGAAGTATGTATCCAACCTCTTTTCCTCGCAATCCTTTATGATTGAAAGATAGATTGTGTCAGCCATATCCCTTTCCATAAGGTATTCAAAAACCTTTGCACCGCCGATATAGAAGATTTCGTCTTTGTAACCCGCTGATTCGGCAGCGGCTTCCGCTTCATCAATATTGGTGGCAATGGTCGGAATGACACCATTCTCGGACAATCCCTGCGGCTTGTAGTTTCTGTCGCTTGTGAGAATGATATTCAGTCTGTTTTTTAGCGGATGACCTATTGATTCATAGGTCTTTCTACCCATAACAACGGCTTGTCCTTTCGTAAGGCTAACAAACCGCTGCATATCGTCTTTGTTTTTCCACGGGAGTCTGCCGTCAACTCCGATGCCACCGTCTTCTGTGGTGGCGACAACAATGTTTCTAATCATATCATTTAAGGTTTTTCTGTAAATAGTCCTGCGCTTTCTTGAACAGTTCGCGTGTCTTTGATAGGGATATTCCCATAGTCTCGGATATGCTGATAAAATCGGTCTTGCCGTTGTGCGTCTGCTTGAATCCGAACTTCATATCCACGATGTCCCTGCTCTTACTGTCAAGTTCGCCGACAAGACGCTTGTAGTCCATAAGCAGTTCCTCGTAAACTCTGTCACTGTACTGTCCAAAATCAATGTCATCGCCGTTCTCATACGATATGCCCGTATAGGAATGGACGATATTCTCATAGTCTTTGAATCCAGAATTTAATCTGTTGTAGGGGATTTTCACAATGTTCCGTTGCAGGTTGATTTCGTTCTTCGCATACTCCGTCATAAGCGGCTTACAGTAAACCCAAAAATTAGGGTTCTTTGACGAATCATAACGCTCTATGCTCTTTGCAACGGCAATGCAACAAACCTGCCGCACGTCATTCTGCGTGTCGGCGTTGAAGCAATTGAACTTACAAAATATGTAATTCAGTATTCTGCTGAAATCTTTTGAGTTGATAAGTTCCTCGAATTTCATAATGTGTCAACTTTTTTGTACATAGCATTAGTGACAGTTTCGACAACGATTTTGTCGTCAGTGTTCGCGGTTCGCGAACAGACTTCAAATACGCCCTTTCGCTTGTTATAAAAGGCGAAAGCGTATTGCTTTAATTTCGTCACCGCACTCAAAATCGGGTCGTCATCCGACTTCGAGTCGCTAAACAAATCAAGTTGAACATTTCGTTTGATGGCGTACAAAACGCCATAGCCGCCTTCAAGCGGCTTTTCCTTTCTCGAATCTTTCCATTCCATAATACATTATCTTTAAGGTTAATCTTTAACTATTTCAACATTATTGTAATCTATTGGTGTGTAAAACTTTCTGTTCCTTATCAAATTATCAGCCTCTCTGTAATATGATTCAAATTCATCCTTTGCGATAGGCTCTATCTCGTCTTTCGGCGGGATATTCTTGACATTCGGCACAATCTCGGTACACGAATAGTCGAATCGGTTTATCTTCACAAGAATCCTGCCGCCGTCTTTCATAAGACCGTAACAGTCCGTGTAGAGATAATCTTTTGTCTTTTTCATAAAGTAGTCGGGGTATCCGTCCGTTGCGTGGACAGACGAATCCTGCGGAGTGATTGACGGCATAGCGGCAGAATGCCTTGTCTGCACGGGTGCTTCTGTAACTTGGGGTTGCACCTCGGCGGGTTCTTGACGTTTCTGCGCTGCGGGTTTCTTGACCTCGTTCTTCGGATAAAGTGTATCCTTGAAATTAGGATTCACACTTTTCCACACAAACTCGCCGTCAACCTTGGTGATGAAGTTATTACGCTTCTGACAGATGGATTCCAACGATTCCTCACCAAATCCAATGTCATTGGCACAGTTGGTCTCTATTCTCTCAATGAGTTTAAACAGTTCCTCCGCAATACGCTTCGGACTGTAAAAATCGCAGTATTGCATATACAACGCCTCGCAGCATTCCTGCAAATTCTCGCTTACAACAAATGTTTGAAAAACACCGTCATTGTAGGTGGCACGCCAACCACCCTTGTCGAACTGAATGTTTACATTCTTGCCGTCATCTCCGAAAAGACCTATGATTTTTGTTGTTATGTCCATAATTAAAGATTGAATACTTTGATTACATCGGTCAGATAGTCGCAGCGCACAATCTGCTCGCAGCCGCCAAGCGTGCGGACATCAATGCCTCTGTTGTACGGTGCTGAAATCAGAATACCGAACTTTGCGTCAACCCCTTGGAATTTCTTGGGATTGTCGTCAATGAAAAATTCAAGCCTGCCGAATCTGTTTTTGTCGTGCAGGAAACACAAATCGTCAAACTTGAACCCGTTTTTGGTGAGCCATTCAATAGTGTGTACCTTCTGCGCAACATTGGGCTGCGTGGTAAGCACAACGACATCGTGCCTTGACACGAGTTCGTTGAACGCCTCTCTCGCCCCCTTGATTACGGGCGCGTCAAAAAACAGTTCCTTGACGTGCTTTCTGAAAAAGAAGTCGTCAGCATCGTCAACCAACGGGAAAGACTTTTTCAAATCATAGTGAACGACATCATCCATAGTTTTGTTGTCGTTGTATTCCCTATTGTAAACTTCGACAGCGGCGAGGGTGAAATCCCTCAACACACCGTCAACATCTATGCCAATTCTCTGTCTCATAATTTTTTATTTGAAAAAAGCACACAAGAACCAAAATCAATTACCTTATCACAATGCAATTCGTCAAGTTTGCTGAAAGGTTCTTTATCGTGCAACGAGGAACTGTGTTGTCTCTGCATTTTAGATACAATGGAATCGCTGCGTGTTCCTCTGTAAAGTTAATATAATAAAAATAACGGAAAAATGATTGTCTTATCTGCAATAAATTTTACGTTCAAGCAGTTCACCAAACTCCGTGTCGTAAACCACATAGTATTGGCAAGGCTCTTCGTATGAGAAACCGTTTGACATAGCAAACGTGTTGTAACCTATGATACTGCCGTTCACCGCCGCATTCGGAATTGATGTGTATGAATGGAAGTGACCGAGGAAGATTCTGTCTTGGTCGAATGTGTTGTTCCATTTAAGGCTCAATCTGTTTAAAGCGGGGTAGATTCCGCACACCGTTCCCGTTCCGCTGCCGCGTATCTGATAGCCGTGGCAGAAAATGAAGCGTCTGTTGTCATCCGTGTCAACAATTGCAAGTTCACTATCGGGTATGTTGAACTCAATGGGGAGTTTAGCACCGCTGCAATATTTCTCAATGTTCTTATACATCAGCCACTCATAACTCATCTTTACGGCGTTTGCGTGCTGAATCTTCTTTGTCGTGCGGGAGTGGTTGCCAACAATGCCGATAAACTGAATCTGCTTCAGTTTGGTGTTATTGCAGAGGAAGTCCAAACCGCTGATGATGAGGTTCTGCGCAACCCAAGTCGCTTCAAGCGGGGAAAGCCCGTTTGTCTGCGCGAGTTCATCGTGGATGTATCCGCTGATGGTGTCGCCCAAACTTGCGAAGATAAGACGCTCAACCCCGTCCGTGTTCAAACAAGCGGCAAGGTTGTCAAAGTAACGCTCAATCCTCTGCTTTGCGACTTCAATGTTGTACTCATTCTTTCCGAGAACGGAATCCGCCGTAACGGTTTCCTCAATATGCACATCGGAAAAAAGGGCGATTGCATACCGTCTTCCCGCAACACGGTTTTTTGCCTTGAACTCGAATTTCTCGAAAGGCAATGATTCAACATCCTTGAATTTTTTGAAGTTCTGAAATTCGGGGTCGTTGATTAACGCCTCCATTTCAGCGTTTTTATCGTTTTCTTCAGCAGATATTTGCTTCGGAATAGGATTCTTGAATGTGTATGTCACGCCATTGTACTTGTAAAACCCGTTCAGTTTCAATGTGTCTGCAATACCATCACGGTTCTTGTGAATGTGCTTGGAAAGTTTCCGTATGCTCGGATATTCGCTTCCGTCACTTCCGACAATGACCGAACACACGTTCCGTTTGATTTCAAAATTATTCATATCTATGTTTTGTTTATTAGTATTCGTATATATAACTTATGTATATGAGTTAAAACAGTTTCCGTTCCGAACTGTGCAGTTCAATTCCAGCACGCTCGTTTGATATGCGGCAGTATTCGGCATCCAACTCGAACCCTATGAACCTGCGCTTGCAACTTGCCGCCGCGACAGCCGTAGTGCCACTGCCCATAAACGGGTCAAGCACAATCTCATCTTCAATCGAACTGCACTTGATAAGCGTCTGCATAAGACCAACGGGCTTTTGCGAATTGTGCAGGTTAGTCCCGTCAGCGTTCTTTTCCTTTATGTTCGGGAACGACAAAAGGTCGGAAACCCCGCAATCGTTTATCGGTTTTCCCGCACCTTTCCTCAAAAAGAAAATATGTTCAACCTGCCCCATATAGTATGTGCCGCATATCTTCGTCTCCTTATCCCACACAAGCAGTTTGACAAAATGAAAACCGCTCTGCGAAATAACGTCAAAGAAATGCGGCAAATTGATATTATTGCACATAATGTAGCAATGCGAGTTCGGTTTGAGTATGCGGTAAAATTCGGGCAGGTATTCCTCTATGTCAATGGCATCGTGTTCAAACACCTTGCCCCTGCGCTTCATATCGCTCGCCCAATTACCGCTCATAGTACCCATACTTCCCTTCTGCGTCAACTTGTACGGAGGGTCTGTGACTATGAGGTCTATGCTGCCATCGGGTATGAACTGCATACCCTTGAGACAATCCATATTATATGTCTTATTCAGTTCAAGCATCAACTATATATAATAAAATTTCAATATTTTAGAATAAAGTCTTGCATTTTTCTTTCAAACCGTCAATAAATGTCAACGAATCGGTTGACATTTTTAGAAAACAGAGGCACTATCTGTCCGAGCAACTTGTACTTGTTGCCCGTGTAGTTTATGGGGCTTTTGATATAATCGCTCATATTCTAAAACAGTGACTTTTTGTTGTTCGCAGGCAACTCGAAATTTGTAACAAACACCTCGTCATCTTCAGAATCCTTATCAGTCTTGTGATATGACGAATTGTTGTACTTGCTTCCGAGATGGTATGTCTTATATTTTTCACACAGTTTTTCAAGTATCGGATTACCGTATTTGAGATTGTTCGACACACCGAACCAAACTCCACGGGAATCAAGTTTGTCTATGACATCCGCAAGCGTCTTTTCCTGCTCCTCCGTCCACCCGTTTTTCTCATTATAAACCGCAACGCTTCCAAGATACGGCGGGTCGAAATAAACGAAATCGCCATCGCCGAACATTGAATAGTCAAATCGGTCAAAAGACAGATTGAAGCAGGAGACCTCCTTGTCGGAAATCCTCATTTTCATATTCAATATGTTATCCCTCTGCACATCACTGAAGCAGGAACGGTTCTTTCCGAAAGGCATATTGAATTTGCCGTTGTTTCCGAAACGACCCTGCGAATTGAATGCGTAGCAGCAGAGAACATACAGAGTGACCCAATCCTTGCGACCGCTATTGTAATCGTCCCTTAACTTGGCATAGCCTTCCTCGTTTGTTTTCGTGAGTCCGTACTCTTCAATAACACCATCAACACGAAGTATGATTTCCTCATAACACGTTTCAACAAACCCGCGAAACATATCATACACATACTTTGCATACTCGTTGTAAACCAATCGGCGTGCGGGCGCGTTCAAAACAACAGTACCGCTGCCGCCGAACACATCGACAAACGAACCTATGCGTTTCGGCAGTAGCGGTACTATCTGACCCAAGAGTTTGTATTTGTTGCCCGTATAGTTTATGGGGCTTTTGATATAACCGCCCATTTGATTACAGTTTAACGGCAAGATGGGTGTTTCGGTCAATCCACTTCTCCAATATGGTATATCCCAATGATTCAAGGAAACCGAATGTATTGTCGTGTCTTTCCTGCGACATACCGAACACGCCGACATCAAAACACTCGAACACTATCGGCGGGAATTCGTTTCTCTTTATGGTTTTCTTCGCACCGCACAAAACCTCGTATTCGTGATTTTCGACATCAATCTTTATCATACCGATATTTTTCAAGCGAAAACTGTCAAGCGTGCGGGTTTTCACAACACAAGAATCGTCACCGTCTTTTATGGCAAACCCGTCAAACTTGACCTTTTTCCTCGAATCAGACAAAACCTCTTGGAAGATGTCAATGTCATACACCCGTTCCCACAGCAAAGCATTGGCGCAAAGAGCAAACGCGCTTTCCTTGTTAGGCTCGAATGCGTATGCGTGTGAAAACTGGGTCAACCAACAATACTCACCAAGGTCTGCCCCGATGTCAATTATGCTTTTCGAGAAATCGAAATATCCGTCCTCATTGCGGTTTATCTTGTTAATGCCGTCAACTTCAAGACAAAGCGGAGTTGGGTATGCGGCAGGGTAGTTGCTCTCCAACTGCTCAACATCCCAATCCCGTAAAATGATTGACTTTTTCGGTATGTTTACGGGATACTCGTTGTACTTTTTATAATATAATTCCATAGATGTTAATGTTTACAATTCAAAATAAGAGCGCACCGTGTCGTGTATCGCCGCAAGGCAGGCGTTAAGTTTGTCAATGTAAACGAACCTGCTGTCAATGTCGAACTTCGCGTCCTTCCAAGCGATTCGGTAAGTGACAGATGTCTCGATGTGCGTCCCCTCGGACTTGAAGTCCGTTGTCGGCTTGTTCATAACCTCATATTCATTGGTTATGATTCCAGTGATTTTTCCTTTCGACACGGTGACTACATCGTTCACGTCATCGTAACACTTGAAATAAACGGTGTCTCCGATTGACAGTTCGTGCCAACCGAACTTGTTGTTCGTCTGCGTGTCTTTGATTGCATTGTCGCCCGCCTCCAAAATGGCGCGGAGCGCGTTTTCGGTTTTCTCGAATTTCTTATTGTCCATTTATAAGTTTTTTTGCTATTTTCTTGATGTTAGCCTTCACTTTGTCATCGTATTCAAGAACATTGTCAACATATTTGTCAAGCATATCCTCAATGCTGACACACTCACTCATACTGACTTTCGGCATATCAATGGTCGCCGTGCCTTTCTTCGGCAGAAAGTTTATGTTGTAAATGTCTGAATTGTTGTTTATGTATGCGTAGATTTTGTGGAAACTCAATTTGGACAGCAAGTCGGAGTCAACCATAATCTCAATGTACTTCCGCTTGCAGAAATCCTTGAACTCACCCATAGGGAGTTCCTTGACTTCATCGTAATCAACCCGCATAAACTGCGGGGATATTTTGTTTTCATAAAACACCTCGTCACCACTGTCAGTAAGACACATAACGCCACGTGTGTTGTCACGGTCGTTCTGCGACATCTGATAGGGTGAACCCACATACACCACATTCTTGTATTTCTGTCTGTGGTGAATGTGACCCGAATAGATACGACAACTGACATCAGTGTTCTCCAACTTGATTTTGGATTCGGACTTGGTTCCAGAGGCGTTCATTGTGACACCGAAGAAATCGGCGTGGCAAACAAGGAAGTCGGAATCCGACATATCCTCCAAAATCTCGGTGAACTCATCTGTTCCGTTCACCCACGGAATCATACCGACATTCTTCGTGCCGAGCAGAAAATTCTGCGGCTCTTTCACAACCTCAACATTCGGAACGTATTTCAAACAGTCAATTGAAGTGATGTCGTTGCTGTCGTTCTCATAGGCATCGTGGTTGCCGCAAAGAACATAGACCTTGGAAAAAATCCTGCCAAGACGCTCAAACACGCCCATAGCGAGGTTCATTGTGGAAAGCCCGACAGTCTGTCTGTTGTCGAAAACATCCCCGCAATGTATGAGTATGTCACCGCGTTTCACCTTGCTCTCAAAGAGAGGAAACACGAATTTGTCGAAGCACTCTCTGAAATGCCCCTCCCAAACCTTTGAATTGTTTTTAAGACCGAAGTGGGTGTCTGAAATGAGCCAAATGTTCATTTAGAAAAGTTTTGTCCACCCGTCATCGCAGACGAGCAGGTTGTTCAACAATGATTTGTTTGTCGTATATCTTGAAAGTTCCTCATAGAGTTTCACCTTCGCGCCGTTTGGCAGGTCTTTGATGACTACTTCATATTTCAGATTGAAGTAATCACAATAGATAAGCAAGATATTGCTCAATGAGGTGACATTCTTGAACACACCGTAGATTTTCAAGAGGTTCATCGGTATGTCCGCTATGCCGAGTTTGCGTGAATCCACGTTGAAAATATCGTTACAGTCGCGTATATCCATAGTTTTGATATACTTGACAACGCTATCCTCAATCTCGTCAACAACACCGCCATAGTCATTCACGGCGAACACATCCATATCCTCCGCCATAACGCGCTTCATTGAGGATATGCTGTCCGCTTCTGCATAGGAATCCTTGTCGTTGTTGTAATAGATTCCGCGAAGTTTGTTTACGTCAATTCGTTTTCCCATTTTCTATCATTTTGAAAAAGTCACCGATGGGTATCTTCATAGTCTGACCCGTCTTTTTGTTACGCACGCAAATTTCCGATTCGGCGCAGACGCATTTTCCTATGTTAGACTGACCCACGTAACACACAAGCGTTTTCTCGTCATAGCCGCCCGTAAGCGTATCCATATATTTATAGCCGCTGCGGATTTTCTTGCTCGTGTCTTGGTAGTGGGAATCGGGGTTGAAAAAGTCCAAGCCCTCATCAAAGTTGAAGTTGACCCCGCTCGAAGTGCCGACAGTATCAACAATACGCTGGACAACGGTGTCAACATTGTCTATGGTGACATTCGTCATCTTGGCGAACTCAATACTGTCAACAAGGTTCTTTTGGAGATACTTCCACTTAATCCAAGCCTCGGCAGTCTTTTTCAGCCACTCGCTATCGTAGTTGTCGGTGTCAATGCCATAGACGGTTGAGATAAGGTCGTCCTCAATCTCAATCTTGTCGCTGTCGTGAACCAACGCCTTCATCTGATTCTCCGTAGGCACTTCCTTGTATTTGTCATAGAAACGCTTTGCAATCAGAATGAGGGCGGAGAGCGTCTTGTTTGAAAAGAAACTCTTGTCAACGTGCTTGTAATATGTAGGGTTGTCCAAGATATACTTGAACACCACGCTTTCATTAGTCGTTACTTTCTCCATCCCAAGGTGTATGCAATATGGTTATGTTATCGTCTTTCTTTTTCACAAACCCCCCGTCAGTGAGAACAAGGAGCAGTTCGTCCAATTTGTCGTAATCCAACTTCACGATGTCCGCCAACTTGTCGTATTTGAATTTCTGACCGCAAAGGGAAACCATATCGTACAACAAGTCGCACGCGGTCGGGTAGGTTTCCTCATATTGATAAGTTCCCGTTATGTACTTAACGGGAACTTTATTGTAGTCTATATTCATTAGTCGGAAAGTTGGTCTTTGATAAGGTCGTCAATATCGGGCTTCATATCGCCCTCGTCTTCCAAAATCGTTTCGATTTCGTCATTGGTGTTGCTGTCGCTGTAAGCGAATATGCCGTGGATTACATTGTCGTCAAGTCGTTTAAGCGCATTCTCATTCCACACTTTCGCGGAGCAGACTTCAGCCCACTTGAACGGCTCTAACTGATAGTCGGTGCAAATATTCCTGCCGCTGTCTGACGGTTGGAAGTATGTGTTTTTGTCAAGCGGGTGTTGGCGGCATTTCTCCTTTTCGGCTTCACCGAGTTTTTCATACTCTTTCGCCGTGATGAACTTGCCCCTGCCGATACCGCAGGCATCCCAACTCATATATTCCTGCAAACCGACAAACTTGTTCATACCCTTTTGGAACGAGATATGGAACTTCACGACTGTCGGAACGCAGAAACGGTTTTTCTGCGGCTTCGCCGTAACAATGATACCCGTTTGGTCTGTACCCTCTTTCAGTTTAGCCTTCGACATATTGAGGATGATTGACGCACCGTACACAAGACCCGTGCCGCCGCTCTGAACATCTTGCGAATACAAGTCAAGCGTCTTGTAAATGTGGTTGGTGAAAACAAAAGTGCCGCCAATGATACCGAGTTTTGACATCATAATTCTGAACACGGATTTCATCATTTTGGCACGGCTCATATCAGCCTTGTCTGTGTATGCTTTCGCATCGTCAATTTCTTTCTGCGAGGCAAGGTTGCCCGCACTGTCAAGAGCGATAAACACCTTGGGGATTTCAAGACCCGCTTCCTTTTTCTCAATGAGACCGTCAAGGAATTTCGTGACGTGGCTTCTGAATCCCTGCACGGTCTGCACGGGTTCATACCACATAGTTTCGAGGTCAATGCCGAACTTCAAGGCGAGGTCTTCGTCAACGGCGTTCTCGCTGTCGTAGAACAAAACGAAATAACCTTTCTTCTGCGCTTCACGGCACATATTGAGCAGCAGGTAGGTCTTGCCGCAACCGCTCTCGCCGCTCAAACAAATACTTCTGTTGTTCGGTATGCCTTTGAGCAGGCTTCCGCTCATACAAGCGTTGAGCAGGTAGTTGCCCGTTGAAATGTATTCCGTGATTTTCGACACGCCGCCGCCGTCTGACAACAGCGCACCGAACTTGGTGTTCTTACTCATTTCTTTCGTAAGGTCGGCGATTGAAAACACGCCGCTTTTTGTTTGTTTTGCCATAGTGATAAAGTATTTTGGTTTATATTTTACAATAACTCATATTCTTCCATATCGTCATCGTCATACTGTTCCTCAAACACGTGGTCTTGCTCCAACTCAACGAATTGGTCTTCGTATTCGTCCGTGATATAATCGTAAATCCGTCCGAAAAACTCCATAACCGCATCCTTATCGCCGATAATGTTCAGCGGGCGGCGCGAGCGGCATTCGATACGAAGCGCATACTTGCTGCCTTCAATACCGCCGTCATTTTCGGTAACACTCACTCTCTGAATGTCGTTGTCTTCAATCTGAAGCATAACACCGTTTGGTGATTCTTTTGTTTTGTAACTTATCCACATAACTATCCTTTTTTTAAGTAATATAATAAAAAACTAATTTTTTCATTCAAAACAAGCATCGTTTGCCGCAGCCCTTCAGATAAACGCTCTCGTGAACCACCAAATCCTTTCCGCCTGCCAAAATTCTGCTCAAAGAACTTTTGCCGCTTTGCAAATACTCGTGTCGGTCATACAGATAACGGGGAACTTCATACGTGATATTGTCACCGCCCCTAACACCGTCAAACGAAAGCGCATATCCACATTTCAACCCGTGCATCCACTCCCACAGCAAGTCATAGTCAATCGCCCCGTAATACATACCCCTTGTACTTGCATATGGCGGGTCAAGATAAACAAAGTCGCCAACAGAAGGCTTTATCTCTTCATAAGAACAATGTCTGAACTCAACGTCATTCTCATTCAGCACAGAACTCCATTCCATAAGAACAGTCTCGAAATTCTGCGGTGTTATTCCGTCACGGGTAAGATGAAACGCCGCATTGAACTCACCGTTCAGATTATACCTCGGCAAGCCGTTTGTCACAGTCCGCATAATGAACATAAAGTCAAGCGGGTCTTTAGTCTCGTTATAACGAGAGCGAACCTTGTAAAAATAATTCTTCTTACCCTCAATGTCTTTTATAGCATATAATTCGTTCCAAAGTTTATCGTAGTGGGTGGCTACATCGTATGGTCTGTCCTTTATGGCGTTCCACAATGCAATCAGACTTCCGTTCAAATCGCTGCACACATAACGACCGACCTTGTTACCGCTCGAAATAAGCCTGCGCATCACGGACGCTCCGCCACAGAACGGCTCATAGTAGGTCTCTATTTTCTTCGGAAAGAAGCCCACTATAATTTCCGCTTGGCTTCGCTTGCTTCCGCTCCACTTGATTATAGGCTCGAACATCAGTTTTGCTCCTTTTCTTCTGATTCTTTCTCAAACTCACAAATCAACCCGTACACCTTCAGACCGAGGAAATCCTCCTCTTTCTTCAAGACAGTCTTGCAATCCTCATATACCTTGGTGACTTCTTGGTACTTGCGTGTTTTCATTTTGGATTCAATATCCTCAATGGCACGGTTGCACTTGGTTATGCAATAGTCAAGTTCCTTGATAATGCCGCCGTGCATAATGTACGGGCTGAACTCGTCTTTGCCAAAATAATCATCGGCAGCTGTACCATATTTGAGTCCGAATCCGCCGTTGTCGTCAAACACGGACACGCAAGAAAACTCAAAGCAATTTGAAATGTCGCCGAGCATAGTCTTAAAAGAACCCGACTTGATGAGGTTAAGCATTTTGTAGAACCCCCAATTGAAATCGTCAAGACTTTTGTAAATCTTGTTCAGATGGTCGCGACAGTTCTTGACAATGCTCAAACGCCGAGCGGCTTCAATTCTGTCGTGGTTGATTGATTTCCAACTTTCCTTGAGAACGTGGATGATGAATTTGATTTTTTCCATTATTTCGGGTTTTTGTAAAGTTTCAGAAATTCGTCAACGCTGATTACGTGGAGAATGTTGTCTCTGTCAGCAAGCATCTCATTATAAGTGAGTTTTGATTTGTTCGGAAACACCAAATTCTGCGGATTATCGTGATATTCAATGATGCAGCAGCCGCAGTCAGTATCAACCGTCTTGAACTCAATACCCTGCTCGTGGAGCATAGTGATAGCCTTCCACACATCGCCGTTCCAACCGCCGACAACCCTCGGCACAAGTTGAGCCTCATAGTTGAGCGGTATGCAGTCGTGTACGACAATGCGACCGCCCTTGTTCAAATGCTTCAGTCCGTTGATAATGTCCCTGCCCGCAAATTCCTCGGTGTGCATACCGTCAACGAAAATGATGTCGAACTTTTGCTCGGTCTGCGCGAACAGTTCGTCAGAGGTCATACGCCAAGTCAAGCAGGGCGGAATCATATCCTCATTCTTAATCAAATCACCGAACTCCGTGAACGGGTCAACGCAAAATTTGTTTTCGCATTCAACAAAAACAAAGCAGCGACCGTCATCCAAGCCTATTTCAAGGTAACTCTTGTAGCCGTTCTGCTTAATCAAATAGTTAATTATGTCTGTATGTTTCATATTTGATTTATTTTTTCATACTACAATATAATAAAAAAATCTGAAATCGTGCAGGCGAAGTTTATATAGCAAGCCAAGTTATAAATAAAGCATATATAAGAAAAAAATGGAAATACTGAAAGCAAAAGAATACATCAGAGAAAAATTGACAATACAACCCGTGTCAAAAGACAGACTCGCCCACTTGAAAGACAAGGGGTTTTTCATATACCAAGACAGATGGGGACAGGCGTTCATAAGCCCCGAAGCACTCAAATCAAACAAATTTGAATTTGTCAAAAGGACATATTCAATAAGTGACGCTATGGACTACATAGACAACGAACTCGAACCTACATCGGTTCTGTATTCCGCAAAAATGGTTCAGCAACTTGTTGAATTTTATGGATTCGACAGTATGGACGAACTCATTAAAGCAGCCATAACACTATTCGACCCAGACACAATAAACAATACGGAAACGAAACTAATAGACAATACGTTTGATTTGACAAAATGGTTATTAGAACATTAAACAAACAATGAAAATACTGAAATCAAACGATTACATCAGTGAAAAACTTGGCATAGAACCTATCACAAAAGATAGACTTACCAATTGGAAAAACGGCGCATTTTTCATATATCAAGATAAATCAAGAACTACACTCGTAAGCGCAGAAGCACTAAAGTCAAACAAATTCGATTTTGTCAAAATGTTCCATTCGATAAGTGACGCTATGGATTTCGTTTCATTCGACATCAAACCAAGACCAACCGCCATTTATTATTCAGCCAAAATGACAGAACAACTGATAGAATTTCAAAAACAAATCAACGTTGACATCAAAAACACGGAAGAACTTATTAACGGAGGTATTGTACTGTTCGACCCAGACACGGTAAACGATGCGGAAATAAAACTGATAGACAATACGCTTGATTTTAACAGATGGCTATTAAAACATTAAACAAACAATGAAAATATATAAAGCAGAACAACTCATTCGGATTCTCGAAGGCAAAGAGGGCATTTGCAACGGGATGACCATTGACGAGATTTCAGACAAATACGAAAACTTCAAGGGCAGCGACAAATCACTGCTCCGCTCAATAGTGAAACTGTTTTCCGATATGGAATACACGGAAGACTATCTCGCCGTTCTGAACGAACTGCTCAACGACAAGCGCGTGCGCAACATTATGAGAAAGGGATTCGGTGGAAATTGGGGAGACACCACAATCAAGGTGTCAACGGACACAACCGTCAGAACCGATGCCGTGCAACCGACACAGAACGAGATTGATATGACGAAGAGTCTGAAGTGGGGTCTTATGAACTTCAAGGGTACTATTGACAAACAGATACACGCCGAGCCGCCTATGCTGAAAGGCGTGCCTATTGTCACATTCAACAGAAAGTACATCATTGACGGACACCACCGTTGGTCGCAGATATACTGCTTCAACAAAATCCGCAACGGCGAACCTACAAAGTTCGCGGCAATCAACCTCGTGAACACAGACCTCGAACCAATTGACATTCTGAAGATAACGCAGACCACAATTGGCTTGGACTTGCACCCCGAAGAAATCGAACCGCACGTCACAACGGAAAATCCGAAAAACAACCTGCTCAACAAGCAATGTGACGAAAAGACATTGAGGGAGTTCATAGATAAAAACGCAACTGACGACACAGTTGAACTTATGACGAAATTCCACAAGGAAGACGGCGTTAAAGACAGAAACTCATTTATTGACTTTGTTTTGCAAAACTGTCTTGAAATGAAAGACAAAAACAACTGCATAGAGGACGCTCCCAACCGTGGTGCAATGCCGCAGACCGATGTTGACAACAAACTTCTCAAAAACATCAAACGCACTTCTGACGTTTCATAATTAAACACAAGCGGAATATGGGCAGAAACAATGTTCTTGACTACAACGGCTTTGTAAACGAGAAATTGAAGATACAGCCGATTTCAAAGGAAAGCCTCGAAAATATATCGAATGGCATAGCAAAGGCAAAGTCGTCAGAGATAAAGAAGTTTTGGATATACGCAGGTCAAAACGGAATGTACTATGTGAGCGACATCGAACTTGACGGCGTTGGCGGCATTGTATTGAAACTGAAAACCGACAGTTTCAACACAGTTGAGGAATACATAAATGATTTTGAAGATGAATCGTTTGCATTTTCAATAAATCTATTGTCGCTTGTGAAGAATATGTACGGTTACTTGAACGAAGAGGAAACATTCGACAATCAAATATTCTTCAACACCTCAACTTTGGAATTTGTCGAAAATATTGACGACTATTACGAAATAAGAAAGGCGAAGCAAAAGGCAAGCAAACCGCACAGATAAGAATCATACAGCAAAAACGAAACCTGCGAAGATAAGACAATTATGAAATATATAAAAAATTTCACCGAATACACCAACGAAAAACTTGACATAAAGCCCGTGTCAAAGGAAAGGCTGTCGGACACCATTGCACAGTTGAACAACGGATACGCACAACTGTTCGACAAATGGAAAACTATGGATTTGAGAGAAACGATTGATATAGAACGCAAACTGTTAGCCTATGATATAAATGACACAAAGGGCAGGTATGTCGAAACATTCTCCTATGCAAAATTTAAAGTTGAGGATAAATTCAAAAATTATTCATACTACAAAAAAGACTACGCTAAATTCTACGAAAAACACAAAAAAACAGCAAACAGCAGGGCGACAAAACCACAAACCATAATCATATCCCTATATGTTATACTGAAACAATACCTGCAAGATAGGTCATATTATCCAATAATCGAACTCTACCTAAAACGGTTCGAGGAAACATACGGCGTTGACAACGAAGCAGTCGCCGACATTTTCTTCAAAGAACACGTGAACGAGAAACTTGGCATACAGCCCGTCACAAAAGACAGATTGCAGTCAGCAGCCGACAATATTCCGAAACAAAATGACGATGAGGATACAACAAAAATTATGTTCAGACGCGAACATTACGGAGAGATTGTCGCTATAATTGATATATGGTGGAATGAGGCAAACGGTGAGATGACTTGTTACAGCCATATAGCACAGCATTGCGGATGTACGCGGGATTGGGTTGAAAATGAAACATCACAAGCCTATCCGAAAGAATACGGAAACCTGCTTGATGAATTAAAGGGTCAAGGATATTACAACTTGGAAATTGTTGACAGTCTTGACGATTTCACAGTATGCAAATAACCGACTTGGCAAGAACGCTGACGGAAAACCGTCAAACGGAAACGCCTGCATAACTTGCAGGAGTTTTCTTTATTGTTCAGAAAAGTCTTGAATGCAATCTCCACAAATGGTCTTGTTCACATCCATACTCATTCGGTTATGATAAGTCTGACAAACAAATCGCCGCGCACTCCTTTGTCATAATAGCCAAATTCGGGGACACGGAGGAACATACCGTTGCGCAGGTGGTGCGGGGTCTTTATGTACCTGCCGACATTGTTCACCTGCACATACATAATATCATTGATTTCGGACTTCTTAATCCGCATATCATACACAAGCACATACTTGCCCAAATATTTCTTGAACGAGAAATTCTCGCGAAGGGCGAACTTTACCGACAGAAACAGATTGACCCTCGAACCGCCGACTTTCTTTCCCATATTCTCATAGCAGATAACATCATCAACACCTATCTTCGGCGGAATTGTGACGGTAACACCGTCACCGTTGTCATATGGAATGGTACGGGTGCAGCCGTTGAAACCTTCTTCAAGCGTAATGACAACCTCAACACGGGTGTCACGCTCCGTCATTTTCGGCTTGTATCCTATTGTTTCCTCGTGCTTTTTCTTCGCCTCGCGTTTCTTGACGCGGTATCCGTTTGTTATCTCCTTGTATGCGTTGAGTATTTCCTTGAACTTTTCCTCATCGCCGCCCTTGTCGGGGTGCATACGCAAAGACAGCCGTCTGAACTGACGCTTGACGGCTGATATGTCCGCATTGTCGGGAAGTCCGAGTATTTTGTACGGATTAAAGAGAGTGCCGAATATGCTGTAAGGGTCGCTGCAAGTCATCAGAACAGTTCTTTGGGGCGTTTCTTAACCTTTTCACTATACAAACGCTTTTCGTTGCCACCTTCAAGCAACGCCTGCTTGCGCAAAGCGGAATCACCGCCGAACCACACGTTAAGTTTTTCATCGCTCTTGTCGGTTATGTCGTAGTAGTATAGACGCGGGTTCTTTATGATTTCCTCATATTCGGTGTCGGTGAGGGCTGCAAGACCTTTCTTGTAAGACACATCCCACTTGGTGACATCGTTCTTTTTAGTCCATTCCTCCCACTCGTCATCATAGTAGAAATCAAGACGCTTGCCCGTTTTCTTGTTTTTCGCTATGATAACGGGGGTTTCGCAGCGGGCTATTCTGTGTTCCCTAAACAGTTCTGGCCACCATTTCTCAAACAGATTCACCAACAGACTTGCGCAACTTATGCCGTCAACATCGGCATCGCTGTAAATATGTATCTCGCCGTAGCGCAAATTGTCCTCAACAAGATTGCCTTTCTTATCGTACACAAACGGGCTTTTGCCGAATTGCAAACCGAGTGCGCCGAGTATGCTCTTTATCTCTTGGTTTTCGATAGCCTTCTTTTCCGTAACTTCACGGACATTGAGAGACTTGCCCCTCAACGGGAACGCACCCTGCGTTTCGGGATTTCTGTACTTGCGGAATCCCGCCATAGGAGAATCGCCCTCGCAAAGCATAAGGGTGCATTTCCTACGGTTCTTACCCTTTGCCTCAACGAGTTTGTTTATCTTCAGACGGGCAAGTTCCTTGTTGGCGTTGCGGACAGCCGCTCTGTCGTCAGCCTCCGCTTTCCGTGAAACCCAATCCATAATGGACTGCGTTATCTCCGAACCGAATATAGCCTTCAATGTCTTTTCACTTACCGTGTGGCTCGTGCCGAAGTTCCTCGCATCGGTTATCAGTTTTTCCTTTGTCTGCGAACTGTATGCGGGATTCTCAATGGAGCAGGATACGAACACCCAAAGTTTGTTCCGTATGTCGGCGGGTTTCAAGTCAACCTTGTATTTCTTGTTGATTCGCTCGCGCAGATAGTTCACAACTTGGTCGGTTATGTAGTTGACGTGCGTGCCGCCGTCCTTTGTCTCCGCAGAGTTCACAATGGAAATCTGCGTGAACGAATCGGCAGGCGCGAAACCGACCTCCCAACCCTTGCCTTTCTCGAACACAACATCATCACAGTACATACCGCAGTATGCCTCGAATGACTTGAACGAGAACAGTTTTCCGTTGAACTTTATTTTCAGATTCGGGTTTGTCGCGGCAGCGTCAATAACACGCTTCTGCATCATAAGCAGGTGGTCTTCGTCAATCGAATTTATGCCGAACCTGCTCAAATCGGGTTCAAATGTTATCTCGGTGAATTTCTTGCTGCCCGCCTTTATCTTCGGGGTGGACTGCTTCGACATATTCTTCTCGAAAACCTGCACGAACTCCTTTTTGCCGTCAGCGGTTTTCACCGTGAACTTGGTTGAGAATATGTTGGTGAGTGTCGCTCCGAGACCGTTAGTGCCGACCCAATCGCGTTTCTCCGTGTCATCGAAGTTAGAACCTGCCCGCAGTTTGGAGAATATGAGTGTCGGAACATACATTTTTTCTGTCTTGTGCATTTCAACGGGAATGCCGCCGTTGTCGTAAACACTTATTACATTCTTCTTGGTGTCAACCGTAATGTTTATGGTGTTGAGTTTAGGGTTGCGCTTCGATTCGTCAACCGAGTTGCTGAATATCTCGTCAAACAACTTCAGCAGGGCGGGTACATAACGCACAGTCCGTTCCTCGAACTTGCCTTTACCGTCATACACCCATTCGACAACGGGTTCTGTGAGAACGGTAGAACCGACATAGGTTCCAGGTCTCAAGAGGACGTGTTCGGTCTCGGTCAGACTCTTGTATTTTTCCTCAATGCTTTTCTGTTTTGCCTTTGCCATTTTGTAATTCAGTAGCCTTTTTCAATAGTTGCAATACTTCGCTTACCTTTAATCCCGCAGGCACGGCGATACCGTCACAGCGTCTTCCAGAGCCTATGAAATAAAGCCAAGCGGCTCTGCCCGAATTTATCTCGGCAGCACTCAAACTGTTGTTCGCGTACTCGCAGGGAAGTTTCAGTCTATCCCTATTTATAGGCAGTTCAAGGGAAAGCGTGTATATGTTATAGCAGTTGCGTGTTCCGTTCTCGTCAACATAGGAATCGTATGGCTCGCCCGCCCCTTCATCGTATGGAGCGTCATCCCAATCGTCACCCCATTGGTTGTGCATTTCGGCGACCGTAAACCAAAGTTTGAGTACAATGCTATTGTTTTCCTCGCTGTAATACGGACAGTCGGCGAAACACAGTTTCGTGTTATGGTCTGTGTCGTATGCCTCCGTGTCGGTCATAAACCAATTACGGAAATCGGCATCGTTGAATTTGTCTGTCAAGTCAACTAACATACGTCATTCGGTGTTTCTGTGTACCTTGAAGTATAGGTTATTTTATATGTCACATCGGCTTCGCTTTCGTTCAGCGTGTCAAGAATGGTGATTGCGGGGTTTTCAAAAACACGGACTTTCGTGACAGTTCCGTCCCTTGCCAACTCAACAATCTTAAACGGCTTCTTGTATTGCCCGCACACTTTCGTTGTATCATACTGCCGTTCCTCCGTTTTGACGAAAATTCCGTTTTTCTTGGTGAACACGTTGCACGGGTTCGAGCAGCGCATAATGATAGACCAAGGATGAAGGTCAAGCGACATAACGGATTCAGTCACCAACCTGCGGTCTATCTCCGTCAAGTCTTCGGGCATCCTCGCCTCAAAAAGACTTTTCTTGCTCCCATCGGCATAGTCGTAAGTGTGTTCGATTTTCATTATGTATCGCATTTTGTTATTTATGTTTTATATATAAGTCACTCAACCTTTTTGACCTTGTTGTCACGGTTTTTTCCAATGTGGTAGCCGTCACAGAACAAGCATTTGTAAGTGCTGAAATGCGTGCCGTGTTTTTTCGACATCGCTTCCGCACTTTTCAACGCGGTCTTTAAGGTGTTATACATCACCTTCGGTTGACCCGTGTGTTGGTTGATGTGGGAATTGATTGAAAACGCTCCCCAAGCGTTTCTTGAAATGAAGAAATTGTAGAAAAATCTCTTCCTTTTGAATTGGTCTTTAAACCATATCTTGAAATTCTTGAACTTTATTTTATTTTTCATAACGATTCTTTATTTATGCTTGCGTTTGAGCAAATTCCAAAGTTTAGGCATACCAAACTATCCTTTCGATATAATGTCCATAAGTCTATTCTTGTGCGCCTCGGTCTGCGGAGTGCCAGAGAAATTGTAATAGTTGAAAATGAGAACCTTAACCTTGTCGGGCATCGGGTCTTGGAAGTCGGAGTAGTAAACCCTGCTGACAAACGAATTGACCCTGCTTCTGAAAAAGATTTTAAGGTCTTCTGAAAAATCACGGTAAAACACGGGATGTCCGTCAACCGTGATTGGAAACTCATTGCGCAAGAACTTGTGTATCGTCATAAGACGCTGCTTGCCGTCTATGACTTCCTTTACACTTATACCGTCCTCCTGCTCGTGTTCAACAATAACAACCTCGTCAATGGGTTTTTCCAAAATTATATTCTTAATCAACTCAACCTTTTGGTAATCCTCCCAAACATAGGGTCTCTGCAAGTTTATGCCGTATGTCGGCAGATATACGTCAAAATCATAACGCTTGTTTCTGAAAGTGAAATCGTCAGATTCAAGCGCGTTTGCGAGTTTGAAGTCAAGAACGACACCCGCGTTCATATCCATTCTTGACGGAAGCCCGCCAAGACCGCAGAAATTTCTGATGTCGTCAACCGTTACATTTTTTCCGTTTTTCATATATTAAAGATTTACGGTGCAAACATACGATTTTTTCAAACGCACAAAGATTTTTTTATGTAAAGTTATCAACAGAGTTGTAAACACTATTTCTTTGTAAGAACCTTGAACTTCAGTTTGTCGTTCTTTTTGTCCATAGTGATGCTAACCGTGTTGTTGGATTCGTTGTCGTTGATGATAAGGTCGGTTATCTCATCGGAAATGTCGTGTTGGATTGCACGAATCAAAGCCCTCGCGCCCATCTTCTCGTCAGCGGATTTCTTAACGATATGCGATTTGGCATCACCGCTGATAGTAAGCGAGTAACCCAAGTCGGACAATGATTGGCGCACTTCGTCAATCTCGTTGTTGAAGATTTTTTCAAGTTCGCCCTCACCGAGTTCGTTGAAATAGCAGATGCTGTCAATTCTGTTCAAGAACTCTGGCGAGAAAATCCTATTCACCGTGTTTTGGATTATCTTCTTTCTGTTTTCCTCGTTCTTTTTGTCCTTGTCGGATTCAAGCGAGGCAAACCCGATAACGCCGCTTGCGTTCTTTGCCTCCTTTACGCCCGCATTGCTCGTGAGGATAATGATGGTGTTCACGGCTGAAATCTTGACACCGTTGGCATCTGTGATATAGCCCTCGTCAAGCAGTTGGAGAATGGTGTTGAAGATTGACGGGTGAGCCTTTTCAATCTCGTCAAACAGAATAACGGAATATGGGTTGTTCTTGATTGCGTTGCAAAGCACGCCGCCCTCGCCGTAGCCTACGTAGCCAGGAGGCGCACCGATGAGTTTGTTCACGCTGATTTCGTCAGCGTACTCACTCATATCAAGACGAACCATAGAATCCTCCGTTCCGAACAGATACTCCGAGAGTTTCTTTGCGAGGAATGTCTTGCCGACACCCGTAGAACCGAGGAAAATGAAATTGCCTACCGTGTGGTTTTTCTTGCGGATTCCGAGTCTGTTTCTCTTGACAGTTCTGCAAACCATAGACACAGCCTCGTCCTGCCCGATGACCTTGCTTGAAATCTCATTCTCCATATTCTTCATTCTCGCCATATCGCTCTCCGTGAGTTTGGCAACGGGAACACCCGCCATATCGCTGATGGCGGAGAACACGTCCTCGTCAGTAATGGCATTCTCATTGTATGACTTGAACACAACCGAACTCAAATCGCGAATGGAGACTTCAAGGTCGGAAGCCTCGCTGTTCAGTTTGAACACACGAAGCATATTGTCCTTAACGTCTTCACCCTTGTTTTTGATTAAATTGTCAATTTCCCGTTTCTTGCTTTCAAGTTCAGCAGCCTTTTTCTCAATCTGCTTGTCGGGGGTGTGTACTCTGTTGGCGTGCCGTGCGTAGATATGCTCCATAACAAGCACAGCCTTCTTCGGCATCTGAAAACCGTTCTTGACATATTTGTCGGAAAGGGCGACAATCTTGTCTGCCGTCTGCTCGTCCATAACGGTTCTGAAGTATTGGTTGAATTTGGCGAGTTTGCCGTGCAAAATCTCCTTTGTGTTCTCTATGCTCTGCGGCTTGATGTTGATTCTCGTGAAGTGGCGCAGCAAATCGTACTTGTGTTCAATGGACTTCAATTCGCCGTTGTTGCAGCAGCAGATGACCTTGACACCGTACTTGATTGCACGCTCAATGTGCTGCCATATCATAATGTTCACCACGTTATCGTTGATGATAGCCGCTATGTTGTCAATGAAAAGCACACGCTTCTCGGTGTTGTCCATAATGTACTCGAACACGCCGTTGAGTCTTTCCTCGTAGTCGGAAACCTTTTGGATTCCATCGGACAGTCTCAACTGAACGAGTTCATATATCTTCATATTGAAGAACGGCATAGGCGACTTGTATGTGTCAGCCAAATGCTGTATGTGCTTAACGAGAGCGGTCTTGCCCACACCGTTAGCACCAGTTATGATAACATTATTGTTTGGAATCAGAAGCGCATCGAACACACGCCTTGAATAGTCTTCAAAATACAATGATTCAACGCCATCCACTTTATTGAGGCATTGGTTTTCGGGTTTGGTGTCGCCGTAAATCTTGACGGGTTCACCGTTTGGCATATCAATCTTCATTTTGATAGATTTAGAAAAAACAAATTATTTGCTGCAATAATATAATAAAAAAATCCGAAAAAAGACGAGCAGAGGATTATTCTTCCTTTTTTGAATCCTCCCACATCTTTTTCAGCATATCAAGTTTTCTCTGTCTTTCAGCCTCGCGTTCCTTGTTTGTTTTCTTTCTCGGACGGTTGCTTACTTGTCTTATTTTTTGTCTTCCACAGTTGCATCCCATAGTCGCATTTATCTTATAATGTCATACACAAAGGCTTCGCCCGTAAGAGTTTCGTTCACACAGACAATCTCAATAATAGGTCTGTTGTGGACTTCGATTGCAGGAATAACAAGACCGCAGTTCCAAGCACCGTTTCCTCCCTTGTCTGTCGCATCGGTCTTGAACACTATGTTGTGTCCGTTGAGCAGGGTGGTGTCCATATCATCGAACACAATCCTCAAAGTCTGACCGTTGCGCCAAGAAACGAATGTGTCGTCAACATAGAACACAATGTCGTATGCGGCGGGGTCTGTCTGTTCAACATAGACACGAACCATATTCGTAGCCTCCGACAGCCTCAACTTTATGTCGTTGTCCGTTCTGTCGGGGTCGTGCAGGCATATAGGGTTCGACTTGTTTATCAAACCGCTGTTGCTTGAAATGGTCGGCAGGTTGTAGCCGTTGTTCTTTGTCCGAAGAGTAATCTCATTCGGTACGCTTGAATCAACCTCAACGCCGTATCCATCGTGGATTATATCAGTATTGTATTGCAGTCTGTTTGTAAGTCTCCCTCTGACGATTGAATTGATGTCATCGCTGTTTTTCGCAATCAAGTCAATCAGAGTGTTTCTGTCGGCAAACGCAAGGTTGGCATTCTCAATGTTGCGCTCCATTTCAAGAACCTTGTTCACCAACATATTATAATTGGTCATAAACAGCAGCACGTTTTCCAAATCGGTCAGCCTTCCGTTCATACTGTTCACACTGTTGTTCATACGGGTGAACATATCCGCCGACTGCAACATACGGGTCATAGCATCGCTGAACAGACTCATTGAGAAAGTGTTGTACTCGTTCACAAGAGTCGTCACGCCCTGCTTGTTGGGTTCAATGTCAATGCGGAGGTTCAGTTTGAATCCGTAACTGTTTCCGTTCTGAACACCGCTTATCGGTTTGTATTTCGGATATCTTTGAAAGTAGTCCCAAATAGTGTCTGAATGGATGTCGTCAAGGAACAGTATGCCGTAAAGGTTTGAAGTCCTCGTACCCGCGCTTCTGTCAACAATGTCATAGTACACAAGAACAGCGTTGAATTCGAAACTCTCGCTCATAACACTCTTGTTGTAGTCGTCCATAGTCACCATACCGCCGCTGACAATATCCTTGTAAGAGTTAGCCTCGAAGTCAATGCACAACCCGTCCATTTCCGTTCTGAACATATATGACGAGCAGTTGCCGCTTGAATGCGATTTTGACGCTGACTGCGGGTCTCCCGTTACCTCGTTGTCAACATTGTAGGTTTGACCGTTTCCGTCATAGAGAGCCAAATATGTTATCCCGTCTTGTGACACATAGGGGTTTTCACTGCTCTGACCGAGTATGTAATCCGCATTCTGACCTGGGATTTGACTTGGACTGTGCGTAGAACCTCCTTCAAAATTCCCGTCAAACTCCTGCTTGAAAAGGACTGAAGGCGTGTTGCCCGCATCACTCGGTATATGCACATAGACTTCCGTGTAAGCCTCCTGCTCAATATCAACATTGTTTGTAATGTCAATCTGACCTATGTATTTCACAACGGGCTTGTATTCACCACTGTCGGCAAATGTCATATCACAACCCTCAACGTATCTCTTTTGGTTATGGCTGATAAGGTAGTCGGCAGTCTTTTCGTCACCGTTCTTCCAATTCACAGCACCCATCTCTTTCAAGAAATGCCAAAACACACGTTCAGCAACCGAGCGGTCTGTATCATTGTCATTGCCTTGAGAGATAAGCAGTTCCTCCATATTGAAAAGGTAGTCCTGCATAAGTTCGGCAAACCTCTTGCTTGATTTCACCTGCTGTGAACCACCGCATCTGTCACACATACTGTCAAGACCTATCAGTTGAAGATAGTTCTGTTTATAGTTTCCACTGTTACGGACATAAGAACTGCTATCCCCCGTGTAACCACTGTCGGGATGTGTGTCTCTGTTCGGGTTTATAATATCGGGTAAATTCAAGCATACGAAGTGTGAGAACACAAACTCCTTGTCATTGTTTGCAAGACACTTTGACAAATCCCTTGCGGCACTTGAAAAAGTATAGAATGTAGTTCCTTGTGTGTTCAACGGTTTTATAACGGGTGTGAATGCTGCCATAAACTTTCTTTGTTTTAATTGTTATTGTCTTAATATTTATATGTTATCCGATTCGGGTCGGGGTTCGGTCGGGAATCGGAAATCGCGGGGCGGTTTAAAAGTCAAAAAACCGCGCCCCATATTAACTATAATTACATATTTTAAATTTTTAAGATAAGGCATTGAAAGACAGTATATTGTAATTGTAATAAAAAATTGTATATGTATATGCGGAGGTATTGATTTTTTTATTGCAATGCTGTGTATGGCATCGGGTCGGGTGTTGATAACTTTGTTGATAACTTTTTTGAAAAAAAGTGTCGTATGTATAAAAAAAGTTGTATTTTTGCAGCGTAATCAAAAACGATAAAAATATGAAGAGCAGAAACAAGTACATCGTATTCTTCGACATTGAAACCACGGGTCTCGAAAAGGATAAGGACAGAATCGTCCAAATCGGTATGCGCAAGGTTGACTATGAGGGCAACTCTATATCAACCTTCGATATGAAGTTCAACCCCTGCGGGGTGAAGTCAACGCCAGAGGCGTTGGAGAAGCACGGTCTTACCGATGAATTTCTCAAGACGCAGCCGAAGTTTTCGGACTACGCCGACCATATCCTGCGTTATATGGACGGCTGTGACCTCGGCGGTCACAACATCATCAAGTTCGACATTCCGTTCCTTATGGCGGAGTTCGAGAGATGCGGGAAGTCGTTCACCATTGAAAAACGCAGAATCATTGACACACGTCTGCTTTACCTCAACTTCAACACGAAGGTTCTGCTTGATATGTACCGTGAGTATTGCGGCGAGCCTGCCTGCAACCCGCACGATGCTATGTGCGACACGTTTATGTGCTACGGTCTGTACGAAGCCCTTGTTGAAAAGCACAATATCACAATGGACGACATTGACGAGATTTGCGGCAACAACACCCGTATTGACATTGAGGGGTTCTTCGTTCTCAACGAGAATATGAAGGTCTGTATGGGCAAGGGCAAGTACAAGGGTAAACCCGTTGAGGAAGTTGACCCGTCCTACTTCGATTGGATGTGCAACAACGCGGGGTTCACCGAGGAGACCCGTGACTTGGCTGCTCGCTGCCGCAAGTACATTCTGTCCAAGCGTTAGAGACTGTTCTTTTTCATCTCATATTCGGAATCGGAATTATTCCTTTAGTATTGTAAATAAAAATCACGCCAAACAACTTTTATGCTAATCAAAAAATTACCAAAACGATTGTCCTTGTTTGACATTTTGCATAACAAGATTGGAATATTGCATCTTGTTAAAACTTTCGGTATGGACATACCAGAAGATGCCGATGGAAAAGAGTTTAGAAAAATATTTGATAAATGGGTGGCACGAGAAGATTTTGAGACAAACTATTATTTTGCCGAAGAACTCCGCAAGGGATTGAATAAGTATTTGTGCAAGACACAAAAAGTCATATAATAAAATGGATAATTCCGTTTGCTTATGCGGGCGGGGCTTCGGCTTCGCCCGTTGTTTATATATAAGTCATACATACGAAATAAAAAACGGGGCTTACGCCCCGTTTTTTGTTAGTCGTTTGAAGTGACGATGACCGCGTGCTTCATATATTTGAGCGTGGTCTTTACCACTTTGTCGTAGGTCAGCCGTTCCAATGAAGGCGGAAGTTTGAGGTTTCCGATAGCCGTGTAACGCCACGGGTCTTGGAACAGAAGGGCATCGTTTTTCTCCCTGCCGATTCTTATGTTCGACATAATCGTGTCGTAGCGTTCCTCTGACAGCAGTGTTTCGGTCTGCTCAATGAGTTCCTGCATACGGCTTTTCAGTTTCTCCGCGTTTTCCGTGTCGGTGCAGGCGTTGATTACCATAACGCCGTTGCTGTGGTTGCGGATAAAGTCGCCGTACACATAGTAGGTCAATCCGAGTTTTTCGCGCAGTTCGGTGTAGTACGGGGATTCGAGACCGTTTGTCAGCATTTCGATTCCGATGTGCAGGAACGGGTAGTCGCTTCTGTTCACGCGCTTGCGGGAGAAAAGGAACACTGATGTCTTGTCGTTTGAGGCAACCTCAACGTCTTCAATGTCCTTTCGTTTTCCGAAACGGTATTTGCTTTCCTCTTTGTCAATGCCTCTGTATTCAAGTTTGGCAAAGAACTCGGTGCTTTTCCTGCCGACCTCAACGACACGGGTAGCGTGGGCGAACCGTTCCTCGTATGCGTTTTTCATATCCTCATAGGTGAAGTTCTCTATATCGGGTTTGTTTCCGATTGTCAGATAGTCGCCCCACCATCTGCGCATAACCTTCATCCAACTTGCGCCGTTGGAATCGAACACGTTGTCCATATACTCTTGCAGCACGACATTGCGCTCGTTGGAGAAATCTTCCTCGCTAACGCAGTCAAGACCTCCCGTGATTCGCGAATACAGTTCCTGCTTCAGTTCGGGGGTCAAGTATTTATCAAGACCCTCGAAGTACACAGTGACGCATTCTGTGTTGGTAAATGCGTTCCACCGTATTCCGAGTTCGGATAGTTTCTTGTATAAGTCCTTGAATGTTTTGCAGATAAGATGCTCCATAAGGTGCATCGTTCCGTGCTGACCGTCTTTCTCGGTTCTTGAACCTGCATCGAATACAATATGCAGGGAAGTCATTTTGAGGCTTTTCTTTTTGAAAATGTAGTTTCTCATTCGGAATTATCTCTTTAGTTTATAATATTTATGAATTAAAGTTCAATAATCGCTTCACAGTTATCTGAATATTCATCAATCAACTTGATTATCACATTCAGTTTGTTTATAACTCCACGATTGTAATCAGCATTCCTTGCTGATGTTTGATTTTTACTGACCAATGTAATATAATTTATACTTATACAAGTTAGTATGTTTATTTATTATAGAGCGCAAGACAATGTATTAAAGAACCATAGATAAACTTATATATTTATATTAGTAATTTCAAGATTAAATAATTTGTATATTGTAATATGTACACATATTTATAATGGTATTGTTACATTTATAAATATAAAGATATATTTTAATTTGATTTATGCCTAAACCCGCAACAATTTCCGATTTGTTCACGCCGATGCAGTCCATACAGACTTGTATGGAAAACAACACCAATGCCATAAAGAGCGGTGTTGAAACGCTGAACGAGTCTGTTCTCGGTTGCTCCGCTTCTATGAGTACCGTGTCAAGGGTGTTCAAGAAAACGGTGGAGACATCGAAGTCTGCGGTTGTAGCGTCAATCAACGACTTGAAAAAGACAACTGAAAAGTCTATAAAGAACGCCGCCACCGAAATCGCAAAGTCGATGTCTGCCGCTATGAGCGGTGTAGCCGCTGCAAGTGCAGCCGCAGCATCCGCTTCCGCCGCGCCTATGTCTATGATAGGCGAGAGTATGCAGCAGAACGCTATGGCAATGGCTAACACGTACAACGAATTGGTGTCAATAGGAAAGGACATCAAGCAGTTGAAGAAAGACTTGAAGAAAAGCGGCAAGGAAAAAAAGGATGTAACCGAAAAACTCAAAGAGGGCGCAGCACCGAAGAAAGAGGAAAGCGCACCCGCGAAGAAAGGCAAGTTCCAAGGTCTGAAGGACTTGGGTGAAGCCGCTTCGACATTCAGCGAGATTTCTATGAAGGATGCAATCCTAATGAAGTCAAAGGTGCAGAAAGTCCTTGAAGCGGCAAAGGAAATGGAGGATTTCGGAAAGGATTTTGATGCCGAAAATGCAGAAGGTCTTGCAAAAACCCTTGCAACGCTCGGCAAATCTGCTATGGAGTTCACGGCATCGCTTGGCAGCGTTGCAATACTTGCTCCGTTTGCTGCATTGACTGCTAAACTGCTTGTGCCTACAATCAGTTCGGTTGCCGAGGCGGTAGAACCTATTGCCGATGCTAATGAAGATGAATATAAAGGAATAAGCGAATCACTCGAAGCACTCGCGCAGGGAACGGGCAAATTTATGGCATATCTTGCGCTCGGTTCTGTTCTCGCCCCGTTTGCTATGGTTACTGCTTTGCTTATGAAACCGACAGTAGGTTTGATGGTCAAGGCACTTGAACCTATTTCGGGCAACGAAGCGGACAAATACAACGGTGCTTCCGAGACGCTTGAAGCGATGGCTACGGGTTCGTTGAAGTTCCTCGCTTCTATGGCGTTGAGCGTTGTACTCGCTCCCGTTGCTATGGTCGGGGCTGGATTGTTTGCATTGCTTTTGCTTGAAACACGAGCCGTGTTCGGTATAATGGCTAAAAAGGAGACCACGCTGGATATGCGCAGGGCTTCAAACAACCTCGAAAAGATGGGCGGTGCTGCTCTGATGTTCGAGGCTACTATGGCGTTGAGTACGATATTAGCCCCCGTTGCTATGGTCGGCGTTGCGTTAAGCACGCTCGTCATAGGCGGCAGTGCGACATTGTTCAACGCGATAGGCAACAGACGTACAAGCCGTGACATAAGGCAGGGTGTCCTTACTCTCGAACTTATGAGCATAGGCATACTCGGTTACACGCTGTCATTGCTCGCAACCACTATGATACTCCGCTACCTTATAACGGGCGGCGGTGAGAAAGTGGATTGGATGAACATTGTGGCGGTTGCATCGGCACTGCCTATGTTCGGCGTTATGATAGGCTCTGCATTCTTGTTTAGGGAGATAGGTAATTCGTCAGTAAGGATAGCGGAAGGCAGTCTTGCCGTTATGATTATGGGTGCTGCCACCGTTATGTTCACATTGAGCCTGCTTGCCACCTATATGATAACAAAGAGTATGGTTGGTGATGTGTTCAAAGACGGCAAGTTCGATATGAAGAATGTGGCGGCACTTGCTTGCATACTGCCCGTGTTCGGTCTTATGCTCGGTGCAAACGCCGTGTTCAAGAGAATCGGAAATGAGAAATCGGTAAAGGACACCCTTATGGGCGGTCTTTCAATTATAGTGATGAGTGTAAGCCTTATCACCTTTGCGGGTGCAATGTGGGTGACTCATCAAATGACAAAGAGCATAATCGGCAAAGCCGACAAGAACGACATATTCGCTGTTATCGCTGATGTCGCCGTTCTTGCCCTTATGCTTGGTGCTAATTACATATACCGCAGGCTCGGCAAGGAGAAATCCGTTCAAGAGACGCTTGCTGGCGGATTGTCCGTTGTCGCTATGAGTGTCGGTCTCGTCACCTTTGCAGGTGCAATGTGGGTCACTCATCAAATGGCAAAGAGCATTATAAAGAACGGAAGCGGTGCTGACATTGGTGCTTTGATAGCCGATGTAGCAATATTCGCCCTTATGCTTGGCGGCAATTACTTATTCCGCAGACTTGGTAGTGAAAAGACTGTCAAGGAATCTATGCAGGGGTTGGTTAGCATTGCCGCTATGAGCGCAGGTATCATAGCGTTCAGCGGCGCAATGTGGGTGTCACACAAGATAGCGAAACAGATAATCGGTGAAGCCGATACAGCAAGCATACTCACAACGCTCGGCATATTCGCTCTGATGGTTGGCTCTGTTTATCTGTTCAAGTTTGCGGGAAGTAACTTCAAAGACATTGCGAAAGGCGCGGGAAGTATGCTTCTTATGGCTGTCGGTATAGGCGCATTCGGATATGGATTGAGTTTCTTCACCGATGCGGTCAAAGACGCTAAATGGTGGCAGTTGCTTGCAATGCCCGCACTCGTTCTATCATTCGGTGTTGAGTTTGCCGCACTCGGCTACCTTGTTGAGTTTGTCGCCTTGGGTGCTGCTTCTGTTGCGCTTATGGGTGCTTCACTCGTTCCGTTTGGTTGGGGTGTCGGTCAGTATGCGAAGTATCTGCAAGAGGCTAACCTTGATTGGAAAACTGTCGGTCAGATGGCGGGATTGATAATGCTGTTCGGTGTTGAGATGTCACTGTTGGGACCCCTCTCCCCGCTTATCGTTATGTCTGACGTTGCTATGGGTGTTATGGGATTGTCTCTGATAGGATTCGGAAAGGGTGTCAGCAGTTACGCAAACGATGTCCGTGAGAGCAAGATAGATTGGAAAACGCTCGGAAAGATGGCGGGTCTTATCGCCGTGTTCGGTGCTGAATTTGCACTCGTTGCCCCGCTTTCCCCGCTTATCCTTATGGCTGACGCTGCAATAGGTGTTATGGGTGCTTCATTGTATTCAATCGGTGTCGGTGTCGGTGAATACGCCACGGCAGTCAACAAGTCGAAAGTCAATGTCAAGACAATCTTGAATATGGCAGGCATAATCGGAACATTCGCAACCGAGTTTTCCGCTATCGCTTTGGTGTCACCGTTTATCATTGCGGGTTCTGCCGCTGCTGCCGCTATGGGTGGCGCGTTGTTGAGTTTGGGCAAGGGATTGCAGGAGTTCGCCGCAGCGAAACTGCAACCGAAGAGTATTGACACATTCTCGAAGATGATGATTACGCTCCGTGACACATTCGCTGTTATGGCAGGCAGCGGTGAGGCAGGCGGCAAGGGAGGCATACTCGGCACGCTGTTCCGTGGTGTTGTTTCGGCAATCAGTCCGAGCAGTGTTGAGAAAGGCGTTGAAGTTTCCCGCAAGATGGGCAACGCTCTTTATGATATTTCAAAAGGCTTGCTCAAATTCCAAGAGGGAATTGGCGACAAGATAATTGACAAACAGTTTATGCAGGATTTCGCGGATTCTGTTTCAACAACCGTTTCGTCAATATCAAGCGCGTTCAGAACTGTCGGCGAGTCTTGGGTCAGCATAAAGTCACCCGAACCGAGAACCGTGTTCGGAAAATTGTTCCGCAAACTTACGGCAGGTGTTTTCGATGAGAAAACCCGTAACTCTGTTGAGGAAGGTATCAAAGCGACAAAGGGAATGGGAAGCAGCCTTGCCGAACTCGCCAAAGGATTGAAAGAATACAAAGACCTCGTTCCGAATGAAAAGGACGCGGGTTGGGTCGGCGCGGTGGCAACGAACATTGCGTTGATGTTGGACGCTTTGGTCGGCCCGCTCACCAAGTTCGGCACAGTTGAGGAATCCGTTTCCTTGGTTCAGTCGCAGTCGTCAGACATAGCGCGGGGATTCGCCTCAATTCAAAGCAGCATTGACAATACCGTAAACTACAACAGCAAGAAAGTTGACATAGCACGCGCTATGGAGAATGTCGGTCAAATCGGAACGCTTATTTCGGGTCTTGCACAAGGTGTCAAGACATTTGCCGAAATCAACCCGAAGAAAGACATAGGAAGCGCGTTTGAGATAAATGACGATTGGACATTGAGCGGAAACGGCGGCGGTATGATTGGTAACATACAGCAGATGCTCTGCGGTTTCTTCCCCGCTTTCATACAACTCGGTAAGAAGTTGGAGGAAACGGGTACGTTTGAGGAAGTCGTTGAGGCTGCTAAATACGAATCCCATTGGTACGGCAACCAAAAGACGCAGGATGCACGGACTGAAAAGAAGTCCTATGTCGGTATGGCTATCGCCGCTGCGCAGGGAATCGGAAGAATAATATCCGATTTGGCGGAGGGTATGAAATCGTTTAACGAGGCATATCCAGACCCGTCAAAACTCGCAACGGGTGTCGGTAATGTGATAAAGGCTATATCAAGTATGTTCACGGGATTCGGCACTATCGGCTATGCCATTGTGAACGGCGGCGGCTTGCAACCCGTTTTGCCTTCGGGTGCTGAAAACGGATTCGACTTCGGTTACATTCACGGTAACGTCAGAATGCTTCGCTACGCCCCCGATGGAAGCGATATGACGGAGGTGTTCAGTTCAATCAGCAGTTCAATGAACAATCTGATTACGGGCATAGGCGAGTCTGTGAACAAAATGAAAGGTCAGATGCCTGCCGTGAACGAGGTCAACAAGAGTATGGAGGCATACATTCTCACTCTGTTGAATCTGTCAACCGCCGCTCATATTATGGGCGACCATACCGCTGAAGAAAGCGCATTCTTCTACACCTCGAAAGGCATAACCACTTATCAAATGCAGAATATGGACAACGCTCTCGTTAAGGGCGCGTACAGCAATGCGAGCGAGATGAAGAATGTTGTTGAAAAGGTGGTTACTATGGGTAAGTCAATACAGACGATACCCGACAGCGCGGGCAAGAAATTCACCGTGTTCACAACAGACTTGGTTAGGGGTATGAACCAACTTGCGGCAACGCACAACAATGTAACGGCAGCAACCAAGTTCATAGACAGTTTGACAAAGGCTAAAAACGAGCAGGTGTTCGAGAACATCGCGTCCAACACGGAGAGAATCGCGCAAGCGTTGAACTCAATAAACAACAATAATTTGCAGCCATACGCAGAGATGATTGCAGGTATGGGTAAATTGTCCGAAAGCACTTCAAATGCGAAGAAAATTATGGACGAGATACGCGACCTTATCGAAGATATGGTTGACAAAATCGGTGAACTCCGTAACGGTGGAGGCGGCGGAAGCGACACCAACGGCGGCGGCAGCAAACCTACTCCTACGAATGCTCCTCAACAGAGACCGCAACAACCTCAACCCGTTCCGCAGCAAAGGGTTAAGGCTGATGTCTCATTCGACCAAAGCACATTGAACGCTTTGAGCAAACTGACACAAGCGATAAATGAAAAATTCTAACAATGGTAAACGGCAACAAGACAACTGAAAACAATGACCAACTCCTTATAAGCGTCAATACACCCTACACGGGCGTGTCGAAAGTCAATTCGTACACGGCTGTCATAAAGGGGGAGACGGAATCGTTGTATTACAGAAAGGAGTTCAGATGGTCTTATGACGGCATACTTTACAACGATTGGCGCGAACTGACAAACGACAATCTGCGTGTGCTGCTGCCCGACCCGAACAAACCGTTCTATCCGCAGTACAAGTTCACGCAGATAGGTGACGGCGAACTTGAGTTTGAGAGTATAGCCCTTGAAGTCGTTTCAAACAACGGTATAATCAATGATATACCGATGTGCGGCATAAGCGATAACGAGAGTTGCTGCGGTCAGCAGAACCTTGTGTTTGAATGTTGCGGCGGCGGATTCAACCCGTATGCGATAGGCAACTCCGCATTCATTTATTCACAACTCTCGCAGGTTGTCAGCAATATGTTCGGATTCTGTGTCCAATACTTTAAGACAAGTGCCGACCAACGCTCAAAGGATGTCGTGCTGCACGAGTATTCGTTGCTCAATGTCATAGCGGAGGGCAACGTGAAAATACTTGTACCCGACAACCAACTGCCGAGCAGGGAGATAAATTTCAATCCTCTGATGATGGACTACCCGACCATATTCGAGGTGCATATCGTCAAAAACGGATTCAGACAAGTGTTCGGGCAGGACGCGAAACCCGAAGTCGGAGATTATCTTTATTTTGAGCAGTATATGAACAAAATGTACGAGATAAACGCCGTCTCCGAGACGGACGATTATCTTTACAGCGGTTCGTATTGGCGCGTCAGTCTTGTTCAGTACCAAAAGAAAGCGTCCGTCAAATTTGAGGACAAACAGTTCGAGGAAGACGTTGACACCCTCATATTCAATATGGATAAGTTCAACATTGAGGTTGAAAACGAGGAAAAGGATACGAGAAAACCCGAACAATACAACACAATCGGTACTGACGAAAATGATTATGTCAGAAGAATCCTTGACAAGAAACTTCATATCGGAACGGATGCAATCTACAATAATTGGACTATGATTTCAAAATCCTACTACGCATTGAAGTCAATCCCCCGTGGCAAGATGGCGATTCAGTACCGATACAACAAAGGTTGGGAGGATAGTGAGCGTATGTTCACTTTTTGGATAAGACCGAAATACACGAACACGAAGAATATCAGCAGGCGAATTGAAGCCATTGTTGATGTTGACGGATATATGGGTCTGAAGGTTGACAACACAGCCGTTTTTGTTGCGGGAACTTATCTCAACCTAACGGGTACTGACTATCCGAAGTTTGTCAAGATAACTGGTATTGTTGATGACGTTCTTGTTACAAACCAAATCTATGTTGACGATTGTATGAAAAATGCGGTTGCGACACAGATTTCGAGTAACAATTTCTTGTATTCCGAGGGCGGATTCAATCTCATACAGACACCGAACAGTTTCATTGTGTCAATCAACGGGGATGAACATATATTCAATTTCGGAAGCGAGTTGGTTATGAACGCTGACGAATGGTATGGCATCGTTCTCGCCGTCAAGCCCGAAGACAAGAAACTCGGACTTTGGGTTTATCCTCTTGGCAAGGGCGACAGAAATGTACGCAGTATGGATTCAACGATAGACCTCAAATACTATAAGACAATAGGATGCAAGGGCGATATGAGTGTTGATGACGGATATTGGGGATTGCTCGGTTGTGAACTTGACATAACCAACATAAGGATATGGAACGAGATTTGCGAAGAGAGCCTGCACAACATCATACTGTCGCAGTATGTCGTAAAGGATTCTCACCTTTGCGAACTTGTTGACAACGCGCAGCCCGAACTTCTGATTGACCGTGTTACCAATCCGAGGTAATGCTGAAATTTCCTTCAAATACCGCCCGCCTAAAACGGGCGTTTTTTATTTTTGTTCATTTTTTGTGCGTATTTGCGAATTTTTTATTATATTAGTTTGTAACCAAAAATTTAGAATTATGGATTTGAAAGGACTAATGGCGGTTCAAGTGCCGCAAAAAACAAGAACTTACGCTCCGATTTCCTACGAGGAAATTCACTATTCCATTATGGAAAACATTGAGCGTAACAACTTTGTACTCAACGGGACATCTGTCCGTACACGCAACGGCGCGGATGCTGTCGTTATGTACGACCTCGGCGACAAACTCGCCACGGAGGACAACAAGGAACTCGGAATCCGTGTCGGATTCAAGAACTCGTACAACCGAAGGGTCAGTTTCGGTTTCGCTATCGGCAGTGTTGTGTTCATCTGCACAAACGGTATGGTTAGCGGCGAGTATATGATTAAAAAGCAGCATCGTATGAACGATTTGAACGTCTATGTTACCGACCTCATCGGTCAGTATTTCTCCCAAGTCCGTTACGAGCATAATCGGAACATTATGTTTATGAAAGACTTGAAGCAGCAGAGGGTTGACCGTGCGGTCGCCTCCCGCGTAATCGGTGACTTGTTCACGAACAACAGAATCATCAACCAAGGTCAGTTGCGTAAAATGGCTGACGAAATCTACCACTCAACGAACTTCGGCAATCTGACCGACAACGAAACAATCAGCGGGTGGGATTTGTACAACCACGGAACTGAAGCATTGAAATCATCGGCAAATGTCAACTACTTTGCAAAGCATACAACATACAACGACTATTTCAGAGGATTCTTTGGAATCTGAAATGAATGAGGTCATAGACAAGTTGCAGAAACAGAAGGGGTCGCTCAAACTTATGAATGACGGTCTCTTCGGTTGCGACTTGGAAAATGTTGACTTTGACGGTTGCGACATTGAGGTTGAGCCGAAAGAAAAAGAAGTACCAACAATAACTTATATATGATGTACACACTATTGATAGACGGACATAACTTTATGTTTAGGACAATGTATGTTTTTCCGTCAAAGAAGAATGAAAAAATGCTGTCAACGGAGGAATCGCAGAAACTGTTTGTGTCAAAACTTGAACAGAATCTGAACGCTGTGCTGCGTGACTTGGAGAATATCGTTGACAGATGCGTGTTCATTATGGATTCCGCCTCTTGGCGCAAGACCATTGAATCCGATGTTGACTATAAAGGCACTCGCCATCAAGACGAGACCATAGACTTCAACGGGTTTGACAAATGCACGGCGGAATTTATGGAGATTGCAAAGAAATACAATGTCACCGTTTCCAAGACAAAGCGTGCGGAGGCTGACGACTTGATTTTCTATTGGTCTAACGTGTTGACCTCGAAAGGAATCCCCGTCATTATGTACACAAGCGATAAGGATATGCTCCAACTCGTGCGCAGCGTGAATGGTGTTCCCGCCATTCTCTATTCCGATGTCACGAAAAAGATATACACGCCGAGCGATTTTATGAAAGGCAAGGATGTGTCCGAATCAATCTACGAGGCTTTCACGAACAAGCACAAGATTGACGTGTTTGACGAAAAGACGCAGTTCGAGTATCTGTCGAAAAAGCGCAGCCTTGATATGATTGAGGTTGACGCTGACGAATGCTTGTTCACAAAAGTAATCGTTGGCGACAAATCGGACAATATTTCGTCAATCTATTCCTACGAGAAAAACGGCAGGACATTCAACGTGACCGAAAAGAAAGCGGAGAAAATCATTGAAAACTTTAAGGGTAAGGTCGAATCGCTCAATGCGGAGTATCTTTTCCTTGACGATACAATCAAGGCACTTGCGCAATCCTGCTGCGAGGTTGTCGGCGTTGACTGCGTAGATAAGATTGAGGCTAACATAAGACGGAACACACAGTATATTGTGTTAAACACGAATGTCATACCGTCCGATGTCGTCAGCGCAATGCACGAAGACGTTAAGTCTCTCGCAAAGGAAATGCGCAGGGTCAAGTTCAACGCTCTGAAGCCGCAGGAATCTGTCGTGAAGAAAACTGAAAAGATTTTCAAAGGTGTCAAGGATGACGGGGATTTGTCGTTCATAAAAGGCAACAAGGCTCTGTTTTAATTTGCATAAAAATTTGTATAACAAAAGCATATATTATGAAAAAGTTTTTTATTACAGCATTTTTGGTAACGGCATTTGTTATGATGTTCCTATCCGTTTTAGCCATTTTCAAAAACAGATTGGAGTATGCAACGATTTTTACAGCCGCGTCTATGATTGCGATTATCATTTCAAATGTAATATCCTATGTTGATATGTTGGATATGGAATCCGAAATGAAGAAAATGGTGTCGGAAATGAACAACTTTAAGGGTTACTTTTTCCCGCAGGAAAACCAATCCGACTATATCAAGAAAGTATTGGATAGGATTCCCTATGCCGCCCGTGCGGACATTCAGAAGCAGAGCCGTGAGAACGAGGCTGCTCTTGAAAAGGATTTGCTTATGCCGAAGTTGAGCGGATATACGGATGACGAAATCCTCGAACTCAACAAGTGCAACGCGCTCCCGTCCACAATAACGAAAGAAGACATTAACAGACTTCGCAAGATAAATGCGTCAAGGGGTGTCAAGTTCTCGCAATTCGACTTGGGTACTGCCGACACCGATTCAGAGCCGCAGGCTGTTCAAGAACAAACTGAATAGGGAGGTTATATGGAACTGTTTGAATACATAGAACTTTTGTTTGACCGCTCGAAACAGAAAGAGTGGAACAACCTCGTTACGAGTGAAAAAGTCAAGAACCAATTTATGCTCAACCGATTTATGGCGATACGTTATCCCACCTATGCGCAGCAACTGAATGTCATTAAGACAGACGGTCTCGGTGTTGCGGAGGTTTGGCGTATGGTCGCTTCGAGATTCTACAAAGGTGTTCCGAAGTTCATTTACACCAAGACAGCAAAGGGTGCAAAAAAAGACAACCCGCTTGCCAAAATATCGAAGGAGGCAATCAGTTTTTGGTGTGACCGCAACGAGTGCGGACTCCGTGAACTGAACGAGCATTTGGATTTTAACCTTGAGCGCACGCTTGACGAGTTGAAGTACATAGAAAAGAATTACATAACAAAAGACAAATCAAATAAAGAGAACGACAATGACTGATTTATTGAAATTTTTAGTGGTGTTCGCGCTTGCTTGCGTGATAGTGCCGATTTTCGCCCTGCTTGCAGGCTACATTTTCTATCTTGTTTGGAACAACATCTTGGTTGATATCGTTTCCGTGTTCAAGGAAATCACCTATTGGAAATCATTTTTCTTGTGCTTGGCGGTAATGTTCCCGTCAACCTTGGCTAAATACAAGACATACGATGAGTAATTCGATTACGCCCAATGACGTGGCGAAAATGATGGTGAGCGTTTCGGAGATGGAGTTCAAACTTTATCCGAACACATACGATACGGATGCCCGCATCGCGAAGATATTGCGTTTGCGCAGTAGCAGGAATATGTACCGTAACGAGATGTTCGCACACATTGACAACTACTACGGCGGTGTGGCGAAATGGTTTGACTTGTTTAAGAAACGCTTTGGCGATTCCGTTTCGATAGAGGAACACTATGACGAACTCATTAGTAATTTCTCGTCTCCCGAAATCATAGCGTACTACAACATCTACCCGAATTTGAGTTACTATTCGTTCAGAGTTATGGACGAAAAGGACGATAGGGATTGCAGGGAAACCAACAAGACTGTTATGTGTCTGCCCGACACTTCGATAAAGTCTATGTATATCAACCTCCGTAATCTGTTTCAGCAGGATGTTGTTGACAAAATGAACAAGTATTTCATCGCCAACAATATGCTTGTTGACAATGCTATGTTCAAAAAGCCTGCCGTTGTTACGGTTGAGGTTGCCGCATTGCTTGACATTTTCGGGGAGTTTGTGGCGCAGTGCAAAGATGAGAAATTCGCGGATGTTGTGTATGCGGGTATATCGTTTATTGACATTGACGAACTCGCCCACACGAGGGTTACTCTGCTGACCGATTATCCGAGTTATAAATAGAATCGGAACTATCCCTTTTGGTTTTGTAAGAAATCTTGAAAAATATCATATATAAATATATTAAGTGTATGTAGTTATTTGGAGTATTGGTATTGTGGTTTTATACTAAATTAAAAAACAAACTGACTTGTATAAGTAAAACCAAGAAAGTCAGATGACATAGGTCAGTAGAATACTTTAAAATCTCGGTGAGGAACACCGAGTACAGTCGTGGAGTTATGAACAAACCAAGTGGAACACTCAAGTTAACTGATGACTGCTTGGATAACAGTGAAGCGATTATTGAACTTGAAATCTTAATAAATATTACAAGATTAAAAGGAATAATTCCGAATAGAGTTTAACATAGCATTGTTTATGAAACTTTTATCCGATTCCATAAGGAACTTGCAGAACAGTCAGCAGCAGAAGCCCGTCATCAATGATTCACAGACGGAATTGCTGCCCGATATATGTGAATTGCCAAATGGCGAGTACAAGGCTTACTTTTACGCTTGGGTGTTTGAACTTGCTGACGGCAGGAAATTCAAGACCCATATCGGGGTGAAACACGGAAAGCGTTGTGCAAAGTTGCTCAACTATAAAGTTGAAAACGGCGAGTTTCGGGAGATAGAAAAATTCTTCAACGGTTGTGAAAAACACATAACCGAATTGCCTAATGGAACATATAAAGGCAGATGGTTCGCCTATTGCTTCGAATTGGAAAACGGTGAAAAATACAAGACCGACATAGGATTGCTGCGAAGCAGGGAACTTACGCCTATCGGAACGTACTCTCTTGTTGACGGGGCGTTGACTGAATTGGAAATGTGCTAAAAGAAAAGGACTGCGGTTGCAGTCCTTTTTGCTATTGCGCGAGAAGGTCTTTCATTTCCCAATTCGGGAAAGCCTTGTTTATTTTATCTGTTATGTCGTCAACTATTTCTTCGGGCTTCATATCGCGCTGCGGGGTGATTTCGTAGATTCCGCAGTTCGCGCAATCCTCGAACCCGTAGTCGGTTATTCTCATCTTCACAGCGTCTATCGCTTTTGTGATAAATTCATTGTTGTCCGATGTCTTGTTTGGTTGGTCACTGACGATAAGCGTGACGGGAATCGTCATACCGTAACTGTTGAACTCGCCCCATTCCGATTTGTCGGGCAGGGCAATGCACCAATATACCTTTTTGCTATCCATTCCGTTGACAACAATGTCTTTGCTTTCGGTGATGAAGTTCCCAAAACTTTTCAGATTTTCCATACTATTCTTGTTCTTTGAGTTTCCAAAACGTGCAGGTCATATCGTATGATGAGAACACATCATCGGTTGTTCCCGCGCTGTGGCATATCAGTTGACCTTCGACTGTGCCGTATTCTGTTTCGATTGTGAGTTCGTATTTTCTGTAAGCGGGGTGATTGATGTCTGGTGAAGTTCCCGCGAAGTAGTTGTAGTACACGCCCGCGCTTGAAATGACATCGGTTACACCGCGCACTTTTCGGAGTGCCGCTATGTGGTCGCCAACATTCTGCCAACCCGTATCGGAGTATTTGTGTTTTGTGAACGGGCTTGAAGCGGTGTAAAGTCTGTTTATGAGCAGGTTCAGTTGGTATGTTTTATCCATTTTGCCCAATTCGTTGTTCTCGTTTATTATGTCGCTGTATTTTTTGACTTCCATATAGGTGTTTTTCAATATTTATATTGGGTCTTATAAATATTTAAAATTGTGTTTTAATGGGATTTCTTGATACCTCGAAGGTGAAGGCTATTGATTTGTTGAAGCAGGCGTATCTGTATCTGAACAAGATGTACGGTATGTCCGATTCGGTCTTTACTCCGAGTTCACCAACGGGTCAGATACTGTCCGTTGTAGCCAACATTTCGGAGTTGGTTTTCCTTTATCTTGAGCGTGCGGCATCCGAATTGAACATTATGCGTGCGCAAACTGTCGAAAGCGTACACGGTCTTTCGAGGCTGACGGGTCACGACCCGTACAGAGGTTCATCGGCATACGGTATGATGAAGATTAAGTTGAATCCGTCTGCACTGCTTGATTTCAACGGCTCTTATGTGAAAATTCAGAACAACACGGCGTTTGTAATCAAGGAAAACGGCAATCAGTATTTCTTGAATATGGATACCGACTATATAATGCTGCAACAAGATTCCGACCCCGTGAACATAGAGTTCGTGCAGGGTGTCCGTTCTACGCAGACTTTTGTTGCAGATGGAACGAAGTTGCAGTCTTACAACGTGAACATAAAAGGGTTGACTGACCACAACAGAATCAGAGTGTTTGTGGACGGTGCGGAATGGAAGAAAGTGGAAAGCCTTTACGATATGGGTGCTGACGAGGCTTGCTATATGTGCAAGACTTCCGTGAATATGGGTCTTACTGTGTTTTTCGGAAACGGTAATTTCGGAAAGATTCCCGAAAGCGGAAAGAGCATAGAGGTTGAAACAGTGAACCATCTCGGCGATGCGGGCAACCTCTCTGGCACAGCCCTCAACATAGAGTTCCTTGACGCGGGTTTCGACAACGATGGCGAGACCATTGACCTCAACAAGTTCCTTTCGGTTATGGTTGAAAAACCGCCTATGATGGGTGCATACGCAGAGCCTTTGGAACTTACGAGAATGATTGCCCCTCATCAGAGCAAGAGTTTCGTTCTCGCAAACCCCGACAACTATGTGTCGTATCTTTCAAGGTACAGTCAGTTTAACGTGATTGACGCATACAACACAAAGGACGATTCGTATTTGGACGATGACAATGTTATATACTTGCAGATTGTTCCGAACATAAAGGACAAACTTTCCAAGCAGTCCGATTCGATAGACTATTTCAACCTGCCCGAAAATGAGTTCGTGCTTAACGACTTTGAGAAAGATGCCATAATCCGTGCGCTTGATGACAGCGGCAGGCAACTTGTTTCTTCGGAGGTTGTCATAAATGATGTGAAAATCAAACGCTACGCTCTTGTGATAGCGGTCAAATATTTCGAGAACAGCGAAAAAATGAAAGTGTGGACGGCGATACGCTCGAAGTTGAACACATATTTCACCAACATAAACAGAACCGATATGATTCCGAAGTCAGATATCGTTTCTTTGCTTGAAGGCATAGAAGGTATTGACAGTGTGAACGCCTATTTCGTTTCGGAGGAAAACGAGGAGGCTATAAGGAACGGTTATTATATTGAAACCTACGATTATATAAACCCCGATACACATCTCCACGAGAAAGTGGAAAGACGCATAGACCTCGAACCCGATGAAGACCCGTTGGTCGGTCTTGACAGTTTCGGCGACATTGTTTTGAAAAAAGGCGAAGTTGCCATAATAAGGGGTGGATGGAAAGACAGAGACAATAACGAGTATAATAGCGAACTTGATATGAACAATCTTTGCGGTCTTACGGTTGTGTTCACATCGGCTACGGAGAATACCGTTTTCAATAAAATGCAGCAGGAATCTCTGAACAGACTGCTTAACGGCGGATAGTCAGAGACTTTGTGAATCTTTCTTGGGCATCGGCTATTGAGCCGTTCTCGAAGTAATCCTCATCGCAATATATCATCTCGTGTATCAGATTGTAGTTCACGCAACGGCAATCTGATATTTTTGTTATGTCGTACCGCTTTACAGATTCCATTATGTTCACTTTCTTTGAAATCTGCTCTGCGGTGTCCGTTGTGATTTCCTTTATGAAATTCTGTTTGTCCGCGCTGTCAATGTCGGGGTAGTTGGCGATTTCCTTTTCTATCCTGCGCGAATACAAGTCGTATATGTAGCCGAACACTTGAATCCGTATGTTCAGCGGCAGCACTCGCATATCTATTCCGTAAAAGTGTTTCGGGTTCTTTTTTGATTGACCCATAGACATAATGTAGGGGAATGTGTCGTACAAATCATTTCTGTCGGTTGCATATCGAAAGGCGTATAGTTTCCCAGGCAGAAGCCAAGTCTTGTTTATCGGCATATATTGGATTTTGTCGTAGAACTCCGTTTGGATTCTCTTTTCAGAGCCGTAATCCTTCAGCACGTCTCTGACCCTTGATTGGAAATCGTATGTATAATTCATATATATAATTAAAAAGCGTATGAGGTCACAAGATAGTCTTCTATGTATATGTCAACCACGCAGCCGAATGAATAATTGTTCGGTCTCTCGAAGAAATTTACCTTGCAGTAGATATTGATGTTCGAGTCGGTTGTTGACTTGACATATTTTTGGATTTGCAGATTTATTTCGTTCTGTATGTAGTTCGCACTGACATTTGTCTCGAAAATATATTTTTCCAAGTCTATTCCGAAATCGGGCATACACAAAAGGCTTCCTTTTTCGGTATATAACAGAACTTCCAATTTTTGTATGATATTGATTAGTCTGTCGTGTATTTCCAACGCCTTTTCGGAGTATCTTGGTGACTCGTCAGATATTGCGAAAATCTCATTTATGTCGTATGTTTCCATTAGGTGATATGTATAAATATAAAGATAAATCTTGATTATTTATAATTATGACCGATAAAGAATTACGCGACTTGTACATTTTATACAAAAATAGTGGTGCAACTATCCCTTTTAAAGAATGGATTGAACTCCAAGGCGAATCTGGTGATAATGACAACAACAAGCAGGTTGTCATTATCAACGGTGGCGGCGAATGTTGTCCGCCCGCACCTTCCGTAAACGTATGCTGCCCTCCGACAAAGAGAACTGTCGGTAGGGGTAAACAAGGTATCCAAGGTGTCCAAGGCGTTCAAGGTCTGCAAGGTTTGCAGGGCTTGAAAGGTGAATATGCAGCACAAGGCGTGCAGGGCGTGCAGGGTTTGCAGGGTCCAGCAGGCGGCGGTGGCGGCGGCGACCAAGGTATCCAAGGTGTCCAAGGTGAGCAGGGTTTGCAAGGCTTGGCAGGTGAACAAGGTTTGCAAGGCATCCAAGGTATTCAAGGTGCTGAAGGCGAACAAGGTTTGCGCGGTTTCCAAGGTGCAGACGGTACTGACGGAAACCAAGGCGTTCAAGGTATTCAAGGTGCTGACGGAATCCAAGGTGTTGACGGCAAACAAGGATTCCAAGGTGCTGACGGTAAAGACGGCGAGCAAGGTGTTCAAGGCTTGCAAGGTATAGGCGGTACTGACGGTGAACAAGGTTTGCAAGGTTTGAAAGGTGAACAAGGTATTCAAGGTCCAGCAGGCGGAGGCGGCGGTGGCGAACAAGGAATACAAGGTCTCCAAGGTGCGCAAGGTATCCAAGGCAATCAAGGCATTCAAGGTGCAGACGGAATCAAAGGTGCAGACGGAATCCAAGGTGCTGATGGTAAAGACGGCGAGCAGGGTGTTCAAGGTCTCCAAGGTGCAGACGGAATCCAAGGTGCTGACGGCGAGCAAGGCACACAAGGTTTGCAAGGTGAGCAAGGCTTGCAAGGTTTTCAAGGAATCCAAGGTATTCAAGGAACTGAAGGCAACCAAGGTACACAAGGTTTGCAAGGTATAGACGGCAAAGACGGTGAGCAAGGCGTTCAAGGTCTCCAAGGTGCAGACGGAATCCAAGGTGCTGATGGTATTCAAGGTGCTGACGGCAAAGATGGTGAGCAAGGTGTTCAAGGCTTGCAAGGTGCTGACGGTCTCCAAGGTGCTGACGGTATTCAAGGTGCTGACGGCAAAGACGGCGAGCAAGGTGTTCAAGGATTGCAAGGTGCTGACGGTATTCAAGGTGCAGATGGAATCCAAGGTGCAGACGGTGAGCAAGGTTTGCAAGGTGCTGACGGTATTCAAGGTGCAGACGGAATACAAGGTGCAGACGGTGAGCAAGGTTTGCAAGGTGCTGACGGTAAAGACGGTGAGCAAGGTGTTCAAGGTTTGCAAGGTGCAGATGGAATCCAAGGTGCAGATGGAATCCAAGGTGCAGATGGAATCCAAGGTGCAGACGGTATTCAAGGTGCAGATGGAATCCAAGGTGCAGACGGTAAAGATGGTGAGCAAGGTGTTCAAGGCATTCAAGGTGCAGACGGAATACAAGGTGCAGACGGTGAGCAAGGTTTGCAAGGTGCTGACGGTAAAGACGGCGAGCAAGGTGTTCAAGGCTTGCAAGGTGCTGATGGAATACAAGGTGTTGACGGTGAGCAAGGTTTGCAAGGTGCTGACGGTATCCAAGGTGCTGATGGCAAAGATGGTGAACAAGGTGTTCAAGGTATAAAGGGTTTAGATGGGGATGACGGTGAGCAGGGTGTTCAAGGTCTCCAAGGTGTTGGTGGCACACAAGGTGTGCAGGGTGTAGCGGGTGAAGCCGCTTCACAAGGTATTCAAGGTGCAACTGGTGCTGACGGTATTCAAGGTGCTGACGGCAAAGATGGTGAGCAAGGTGTTCAAGGCTTGCAAGGTGCTGACGGCAAAGACGGTGAACAAGGTGTTCAAGGTCTCCAAGGTGTTGACGGTATTCAAGGTGCAGACGGCAAAGACGGAGAGCAAGGTGTTCAAGGTCTTCAAGGTGCTGATGGCATTCAAGGTGCAGACGGCAAAGACGGAGAG